GCTCTCGCCCTTGGCGCTCGTCCCGACGATCACGACCTTCGCCTTCGGGGCGTTGTCGGCGTACTGGTAGACGTGCACCTCGATGCGGCGCTGGCCGGGCGCCACCGGGGTCGTGGGCTTGACGCCCTGCACCTGACCCCAGAGGCCGGTGCTCTCGTCCTTCGCCACGATGGCGCGGGCCAGGATCTTCATCAGGCTGGCGTCGAACGCGGCGCGCTGCTGACGGGCGGGGGCGGTCTCGGTCTTGGTCTGCTTCGGCATGTTCATCTCTCCTGTGTTGGGGTCACAGCGACCCCTGACACAAACTATCATCGGTGGACTTTTGAGCTTCGAGTTAAACGTGAAAGACGGGCCCGAAGGCCCATCGCTCACGGGTGCCAGCCGATCGCCCACAGATACAGGAAGGGCGACGCGAGCACCGGCAGACGGATCAACCACTTCCACGCGGCACGCTGGAACTCCCAGGATGCGACAGGGAAGAAGATCAGGAACCAGACGAGGAAGAACGGACCGTGATTGTCCAGGCCGTTCCCGAGTTGCATGTCGAGGAGGCCGAAGACGATCCAGTGCGTGGGAAAGAACGTGATGATCGCACACGAGAAGACGCATGCGAAGAAATCGAACATCTCCCACGGACCGACCCGCTCCAGCTTCATCTGCTCGCGGACACGGCGCCGCGAACGGACCTTGTCGAAGTAGGAACGCTCGTACGAACGCGAATCCCAGTTGGCCATGCGGCACCTCCTGCGGTCTAATATCGTCGGATTTTGAAATGGCCTATTAGGTCGCGCCCGCGTCTAGGTCACGGGCCGCCACCTAGGCTCGACGTCTAGGCCGTCAAGAGGCACGCGCAAGATCGTGCGCACCTTAACGCACAAGAGGCGCGGACCGGAATCCCCTGAAAGGATTTCCAGCCTCGCGCCTCAGTGACTCACGGGAGATCGCAGACGAACGGGAACACGTAGAGCATGGCGCCGATGGCCAGCGTGATCAGAGCACCGTCACGGATGATGCTCGCCAACTCTCGCACGTCGTGGTCGCTCACTCGGGGAATCCTCCTGAGAGCACAGCGCTCTCCCTCACTATCATTCCCGGACTTTGACCCGCGCCTCTTTATAGGACGCATTCGCCATTCGCGAATCGAGAATGGGCTGCACCGATTCCCGTCGGCCTCGCCCCGCCCTCCACTCGCACACAGGCACGCCGCGTTAAAAGGTCTCGGGCCTTCGGCCCTCGTCGGGCGAAATCCACGAATGAATTTCCAGTAGGGCAGACCACAGCAACCATCCTCGCAGTGGCCGCGAGACCTCGCCGTGACTGCGAGCTATTTAGCTGCGAGTTAAATCGATGGTGTTTTATTCTGCGAGTTGAATTGTTTATTGCGAAAAACCCTCGCCGCGAGTTTACGCGGGGCTCTTTTGCGCTACAAGTTAAATCACCCTTTAGTGGTTTAGTTTCGAGAATCCTAGTTCACACGTTTTTCCACTTAAGCATCCACTCTCGCCACCACTGCGAGAAACTACCAGTGCCTAGGTGGAATAATGTGTAACGGCCCACTTGCGAACGGATTAAATAGCAAACGGGCCCAGGTATTACCCTGAGCCCGTCGACTGTCTCGCAGCGGTTGCGAGTCTCGCAGTGGCGGCGAGGATTAGGTGGTGCGGTACTCCGTGGGGTCCTCTCCACGGCTCCACGCACGCTTGCCTTCCTCGGTCGTGAGTCTCGCTGCGTTGCTCCACTCCTCCCACGTGAGCCCTTCCCGATTCTTCGGGGGACTCGCGGTGACTGCGAGAGTGGGCGGTCTCGACAGCACACAGTGACAGGTCTGCGGGAGGTCGGGGAAGATTCCCGAAACCATCCCACGGTCCCCACACTCCTCCCCTTCTATCATCGTGAGGGTTTATCTCGCAGTGACTGCGAGGAATGCTACCAGCGATTCGCCTCCCACTCCTCGAAATCCCGGTTCCACTGCCTCTCACGCCTCCGCCACTGCTCCACGGTGTGCGTCTCCATGCACTTCCTCGCCACCTCGCACTGGAGCACCGGCATCGGTCTCGGAATCGCCTTGTCGGCATTCGGGTCGAGCAGCATCTTCGCTCCGGCCCTCTCGATGATCCGCGACGTCTCGAAGGGCGCTCCCAGCATGTAGAGCGCGCTCTTGAAATCGTCCGGGCTATCGAAGATGAACGTTTCCATGTTCCACCTCCCTTGCTAATTACCATCAGAGGGGTTTCTCGCAGCGGTTGCGAGGCTTAAACGCGAATAGGCCCCGAAGGGCCCATTCGTCTTAGTGTGCGTCTCGGAAGACGACGATTCGTGCCGGCTCGACTACGGTCTCAGTCACCTTGACCGTAACCACCTTCTCCCGTTCGATGTCCGACGCCTTGAACGTCGGTACCGCCGAGAGATCGATCATCGTTCGGCACAGGTTGAACTTCTCCTCGATCACCGCTCGATTGCTTGCGGTGTCCGTGGCGTAATCGTGTAGCCACGTGTACCCAGGGAAATCCTTCTTGAGCATTCCCACGAAGATGTGGTCGCTACACGCCCTCACCTGGCTCCACGTGCCCTGCACGTTGAACATGTAGGAACGAGGGATGTTGTAGTACGTGAACGTGTAACGAACCTGAAAGGTCTGCATTGTCAGCCTCCTCGCTAATTACCATCAGCGGAGTTTCTCGCTGCGGTTGCGAGATATCCAGGCCATTAAACGCCAAAAGGCCCCTTGCGGGGCCCTCTGGTCACGAGTTGTAGTTGTTGACCCGGACGAACGTCACCGCTCGGTCCCCGTCCGGATCCTGCCGCCCGTGGTTCACCCCGTCCCGCTTCTCCCAGATGCTCTGCGTGAGCGTCGGACGGAACGTCGTCGTGAACTCCTTGGGGCCCGTCTCCCGGCATTCCGTCGCCGAGCCGTCGGTCGCCCACCGGAATCCGATCGTCCTGCCCTCCGGGATTCCGAAGTGCTCCCGCGCCGCCTTCTCGACGGCCTTGGCCACATCGTAGTCGTAGCAGATGTTCCCCGAGATCGACGCGGCGTGCCTCTCCGGCAGCGCCATCGCCAGGATCTCCGCGCCCGTCGTGCTGTCGATCATCGTGAGAGTCGCCTTCGTCATGGTCATTTCCTCCTGCTGAGCCTCGACGATTATCATCAGCGGGGTTTTCTGTCGGGGTACAAACGCGGAAAGGCCCCGTGCGGGGCCCTTACACGTCAGTCGATATCGATGAAGCGGATCGACCGTTCGTCCTCCGGCCAGAGATCGTCGGAATCCCTGTAGTAGTGGTGGACGTTGAGAACGATTCCGTTCTCTTCGTCGATTCCCACCGGGATTCGCTCGTCGTCGAATCCCCTGTAGACGCAGAACGGCTCGCCCGGCGAGCAGTCGTGCAGGAAGAGTAGTCCTGCGGCGTGCGTGATGACGTCCCTGTCGGTCGGGGGTTCGGCTCCCGGCAGACTGAAACGAATGCTCGTGACCTCGCCGTCGGTCTCGTAGCGAACGTGGAAATACGTGGCCATTGTCGAATCCCTCCTCGCTGGATTAGTATCTCCGGAGTTTCCTCTCAGGTTCGGATTCCGAACGGAGCCGCCACGTACCTCTCGCGATCGTTGTTGAACTTCTCGGTGATCGCCCTCTCCGCCGCTTCCTCGCTTGCGTAGAGAGACAGCCGACCATCCGTGCTCGTGCAGAGGTACGGCTCGCTCTGGTCCAGCCGATTGTAGATTCCCCACATGTCCCCGAGGATCATGCTGAGCGAATCTCGCAGCCGCCGCACGTCGTCCATGAACAACGGTGCCGAATACGCTCCGTCGCTCATCGTCGGGTACGGACCGACCCGGATTTCGCACGGCTGCTCCTTCCTGCCGATCGGGTGCGGGTTCGGTCGGATGATGCACGACTCCGTGATCGTCACGTCGGTCGGCTCGTTCCGCACCAGCTTGCGGATGTCCATGTCGGTCGGGAATGCATCGAAGCTCTCGTTGAACGTGAGATCGACGTCACCCTTCCACACCTCGAATGACCGCCCGCCGTCCGTCCAGACCAATTCCTTGATCGTGTACGTGACGCCATCCACCTCACGCTCCCCGTGGTTGATCTCGTTCACCACGGCGACGGTCCTGACATTGTCCATGGTCCACCTCCTCGGCATTTATCATCCGAGGGTTTTGCGTTAAACGGAAAAGGGCCCGAGGATTTCTCCCCGAGCCCCTCTCGCAGTCACCGCGAGGACAGACCCCAGGCGGGATTCTCGTCCTCCTCTTCGCGCCGGGGCATCGACTTCATGCCGCTCGGCTCCGCGTTGCCCCGCAGGATCTCCAGGATGTGCTCCGCGTCGAAATACGCGGCGTTCTCCTCGATCAGCTTCTCGCGCTGCGCCACCATCGCCTCGATCATGTCCGACATGTTGAGATTCGCGAGATTCGACAACTCGCGGATCTGCCGGTCGATGATCGAGAGGTGCTGCACCGCCGTCTTGACGTACAGCATGTGCAGCGCCGGATTGTCCTTCCGGTGGTCGAACTTGAAGGACTTGGATTCCTTCCGCCAGCACTCCAGGCAGTAGACGTCGCCCATCGGACCGTGCTTCTTCTGTGCTCTCGGCATTTCAGCCTCCTCTCGTTGTCTAGTATCCGTGCACTTTCAGCACGGCATTTCCAGAACCACCCGGGAATCGTCCGGACAGAATGCGCACTGCCCTGTCCGGCATCGCCAGTAGATGTCTCGCGACGGCACCTCGTACACACGAATCACGAAATCGTGGTTGCTGAGGTACGCAAGCTCTTCGTCGTCGAACCACCGAACCAGAGCGTCCAGCGTCAGAAATCCGTATTTGTCTGCACACCACGGAATGTCGGACACAGGCGGCGTCGGGTGAGTGATGGTATTCAGGTGTCGCGGACAGATCCATTCTGCCTGCGGTCCCTTCCGGTACGGGCCGTGCCCGCCTTCCCGATGCTCCACTCGGAATATCTGCATTGCTCAGCCCTCCTCGCTAATTAGTATCGGGAGGGTTTTCCGTCGGGCTCGCCGTCGCTGCACGCGCGTTAAATGCGAAAAGGGCCCCGAAGGGCCCTTCCCGTCACTCGATCAGAGCGTGCTGGCTCCAGAACTCGCGGCTCCAGAGTAGCTGGTCCCACGAACTGATCGTGGAATCACCCGGCTCCTTCGGAGCACACGGTCCGCCGTACGCCGTGTAGAGCACACAGGAATACGGACCGTGCGGTCCGGCGATGACCGTCACCTTGCGGGACATGACCCGCATTCCGTCCGGCGACTTGAGCATGCGGCTCGCACACTTGCGATTGCCGCGCACCCTGTAGACCACGTCCATCTCGATCACGGGATCGCACCCCGTGGCCGGACCGACGAGATTGCACGGCACCTCGCCGAGATGCTCGGGCAACTCCACCTCTTCGATGAAGAATGCGCTGCGGTCGGCGAATCGCTCGACCAGGAACTTCATGATCTCTTCGCTGAGACCATGGTCCGTGTGGGAATCCGACGTCACGACCAGCGGCATGGGGAACCTCCGTTCACTGATTAGCATTGAGGGGCTTTTGCCATCTATCAGCGAACTATCAGTTCGTGACGGATTGATAGTTCACCAGCCCTTGCGCGCTCCGCCCCTGTACTTCGGGTACGAATCCCACTTCGCCTTGGCGAACAACTCTTCGTTCTCGTTCGTGCGAGAAATGCCCTCGAACGTCGGCTTGAATCGCGGATCGTTGCGCCAGTGTGCCGGCACCTCGCTTCCGTTCCACGCATTCGACGTCGCGAACAATGCACCGGTCGCCAGGTTCCGGAACAGATACTTCGCTCCACCGAATCCGCGCCCCCACTGCGTATAGGGGAATTCGGGAGCGATGCAGTAGTATTGATGGCGGCCGTCCGGATACCTCGCCACGAATGCCGGCGCCTCCGGGTCCATGAGACTCCCAGCGATGTCCTCCTCCCAATAGAGGCACGAGAAGCACAGTTGCGCCGCGACGATTCGCTTCATGTACGCTGCGTCGTAGCGCGAGCCCTGCTCGTTCCCGCAGAATCGGCACGTGATCACGGTCTCGTCGGTCGCCTGGTCCATTTGAGCCTCCTTAACGGCCGAAAGGCCCCGACAGAATACTGTCGAGGCCAATCGGGTTACGACGTTCTGACGATGATGCTCGACGCGGAGCGCATCGGCCCCATTTCCTCGACGACGACGTTCTTCGCTCCGCCGACGTCCTCGGGACGCATGAGCGGTAGCTTCCAGCGACCGTCGGCGAGTCTCATGCCGGTCCCGTTCCACCACGTATCACCGACGCACCAGTCCATCGGGAGGAAATCCTCCACGATTCCCGGGTCGTCGATCGGCGCGATGATGTACGGGTTCGCGCCGAAATGCACTTCCATGCGGCTGCGGAGATCGGCCGTGATGTACGACACGATTCTCTCGTACGCCTCCGACGGCTCTCCCGTGCGGTGGAACTGCCACGGCACGATCTTCCATCGAAGCTCGCCGGGATACGCCGGCAACTCTCCGTAGAATGCCCACGGAACGCCGTCCCAGCGAATCGCGATCGGCCGCTTCGCCTGCATGGCGAGTCGCTTGATGTCGGCGATCATCAGCGCCATTCCGCTCCAGAGGAACGCGATGATGTTGCCATCGAAGTTGACTTCGTATTCGGTATCCTTCATGTCGGTCTCCTCAGCGATTAGTATCGCAGGGGTTTCGATTACTTGTCGCCCTCGCGGTAGTAGTGCAGCACGAATCGACCATCCTCGTTGTGGTAGATTCGCATCGCGATGTTCCGGGCTGGAGAGACATTCAGCTTATCGAAATGCTCCTCCGCCTTTTCTTCGTCGCTGTAGAGGAACTCGACTGGCGTCTCGCCCACTCCCAGCGTGCAGTTGATTTTGAACAGCCTCATTCGCAGTCCATCGCGATATCGAGCGCTCCGTCCAGAGAGATCGTGTGCTCCGGCTTGCGCTCGCTCTTGAGGAATTCCACGCGGAACGACGCCAGCGTGGTCAGATTGTTGTTGACTCCGCCCCGGTAGATTGCCGTGATCATCACGATCCGTGCGCCGTTGCCGGAGAAAATCACATTCTCCGATTGATGTCCTACCAGAGCATTCGCCACTTCGTCTCGGGTCTGCTTCGCCATGTGTGCCTCCTGCGCGTTAAATGCGAAAAGGCCCCTTGCGGGGCCCTCGCATCTCTCAGACGCTCGTGATGCGGACGACCGGGAGCGCCTCGCTCTTGGCCGGCAGGTAGCCGACGAACCGGACGCGCACCGTCTTCTGCCCCGCCTCGTTCTCGTAGACGGCGCGGCCGAACTCGCACCAGGCGCCGCCACGGAACGACTGCGCACGCTGGAACTCGACGAGATCACCGATGTTCTTCTTCGCCATCTGAGCATCCTCCTGGGGCGACACCGCCCCTCAGCTTTTAGTATCGGCGGGCTTTGGCCATTAAACGACGAAAGGCCCCTTGCGGGGCCCTTCGTTCACATGTCGTCGTGCGACGTCTCGTAATCGTGCTTGTTGATCGACGACCAGCCGCACGGACCATCCGCCGATGCGTACATGGACTGCACGACCTTCTCGGCCTCGGCGAATGTCGGAGCCTGAGAGACGGTGTGCCATCGATAGCCGTCGCAGTCGCGACCGCCCATGGAGATGAACACCTTCGCCAGCGGGTGAGCCATTCGAGCCTGGCCGCTCGCCCAGCCCCAGACGAACGCATTTCCGTTGGGGCACGGATGCGACTCCCAGGAATCGGCGTAGTCCTCGTCCTCCGGAATCGAGCAGAACGTGCACCACAGCTGCACATCCCAGGAATGCCAGTAGTTGTCGTCGCGGTGATCGTCGCCGTACCGGGCTCGCAGGTACGGAACGACGTGGTCCCGAGCAATCGAGATCGCATCCTCCTCGGTGCGGAATCGAAGCTCTCTCGTGCCGAATCGCGGCGAGTGGACCAGAAGCTTGTACAGCGTGAGCCGCGGAAGCTCCCTGCGGTACATCTCCAGCCTCTCGCTGTAGGTGAGGCGCTCTTCGGTCGTGGGTTCCGTGGTGGCTTCCATTTCGCTCTCCTCTTGTGTGGAATTCAGCGGGACTCGCGGCCCTTGCCCTCGGGTCGCGTCTCCTTACGGGCGCGCTCCGCGGCGTCGACCAACTGACGCTCGGTCAGGAAATCCCAGCCACGCTTCCGGAGATTCGTGGCCAGTGCATCGCAGAGGTCCTGGTCCATCTCGTAGCCGAGATAGATTTCCTCGCCGAAGTTCTCGCGCTTGTCCGAACCACCCCAATGCGACAGCGTCTTGAGGACGTCGTGCATCTTGCGGACGGAATCACCGCCGCTGGTGTAGTCGTCGGAGCACTTGAGGAAAAGCCGCGCACCGTAGCCGGCCGCAGCCTTGCGAGTGAAGAATCGACGATCGCTCATGTTCTCACCCGACCTTTCGCAGCGGACGCACCGTCACGAGGTTGCGCTGCTCCAGCTTCGCACGGAGCGAAGCCACCGTGTTGTCGATCCCCTCCATCGCGACGTCGATCTCCGCACGCCGCTCCGGATTCGCCCTCACCGACTCGCCGAGCAAGTTGGCCTTCTCGACGAGTAGTGCCCTGATCTGATCCGAGTTCTGCATTTTGCTGCCTCCTCGGTCATTAGCATCAGCGGGCTTTGCTCAATGACTAGCGCGTGCAAGCGCACGCGTTAAATGCGAAACGCCCCCGGATTTCTCCAGGGGCGCATCACATCACAGCTTGAGCACGCTCGGCGGACGACCGGCCGGGCTGAGCTTCGGCGTGCCGTCGCTCTTGAACCCGAACGGGGCGAGCGCCTTGCCGTCGGGACCGAATCCGAACGGCGCGGCGTCGGGCCCCGTGCCGGGGACCAGGATGAAGCCCTGGGCACGGGCCTCGGCGGCGAGCTTGGCGAGATCCATCTTCTTCGACATGTGAGCATCCTCCTGGGGCGACACCGCCCCGACACTGACTATCATCGTCGGGCTTTTCGCCCTATCGAATCTCGTGGTTGTCGAACGGGACCAGTAGCACGGCGAGACCATTCGGCTCGCCCATCGTGGGCTCGGTGTCGAGCCGCACGCTGGTCGGCTCACAATCCGTAATCTCGCTGTCCTCCAGGCACACCACGACCACGGTCTCTCCGCCGAGTGGGGATTCCGCACGCACTCGCTGTAGCTCTGCGATCATTTCGTCGATCGTCATCGCTTCCGCCTTTCGATTCTCTGCTCCAGGTATTCCCGGAACTGCGGGTCGGCTAGGTCTGCGTCGATGATTGCTTGCTCGACGCCATCGATGTCGCAGACCTTGTCGAAGTCGAGCTTGATCTTGAACAGCGCTCCAGCGAAATCCCCTCGATGGATTCGAGTGAGCACGTCGTAGAGCACGGGGCTCCGACAGAAATCGGCTAGTTGCCGCAGCTTCGCCGTGTCAGACACGGAGCAGCCCATTCTCCTGGAGCCATTCGATGACTCCCGGATACTGGTGCAACTTGTCGAGGTCGGTCTCGATTCGCCGCGCCGCTTCGTCGAGCTTCTCGAATCGGCAGAGCATCGCGGCCTCTTCGAGCACCTTGCAGCCGCGCCCCTCGTTCACCGTCTCGTTGAACCTGAGGATTCGCAGGCCCAGGTTCTCACAGAATTCTGCGCGGTACTTCGCGTCCTTCTGCATCCTGAGCAAGTGAATCGTGACCACCGCCAGTTGTCCCACGAACATCAGCACACCGCCTGATTCTGCACGCCGATTCGGGTGCGGAAGAGCGCCGTCGTTGCCATCGGGTGGAAATCCTCGTCGTCCACGTTGACGTCGAGGAAGCGAACCTCGTAGGCGTAATCGCCGTGGAGATCGTCGATGCTCGTCAGCGGCGCCTCGGTCACGCCGACGAAATACCCCTCGAAGCCGCGGCGCTTGCGCTCGTTGTCGGCCATGAGGAGATCCCGCATCATCTCGGGCTCCATGTAGCAGCGGATTCGGACCGTGCCGACTCCGAAGCTCTCGACCACGACGTGCGTCGCACCCATCGTGATCAGGAACACCACGAGCAGATCGTCTTCGCCTCGCATGATGAGTCGGTAGTTGTGCATTTCCGGACCCTCCCTTCACCGATTAGCATCACCGGGGTTTGGGCCCTTAAACGCGAAAAGGCCCCTTTCGGGGCCCTTTCGGTCACGCGCTGTGGATTTCCTTGCGCGGCTTCTGGTGGGAGACGACGTGCTTCGACCCTGCGATTCGCCGTTGAAGCTCGGCAATCTCCAGGGAATGAACCGCGTCGGCCTCTTCCTGAATGGCACGGAGCCATTCACGAATCGCTGTGTGCTGCTCACGGGTGAACGTGTAGCAGTGGAACCGCGAGTGGTGCTTGAAGTACGGCACCCCACGCATCCCCGGGCGGGCCTGGGCATTGTTCATGACGCACAGCGTGTCGAGGACCGACGCCGCGGGAATCACGAGCGTCGTTCCGTCGATCTCGAAGCGGAACATCTGACGATCCAGAATCGCCATTCCCGACGAATCATCCATGTGGATTTCCGTCACGTCCTCGATGGCATCGAGGGTACCGGGGAATCGCGAATCCAAATCGTCGAAGACCTCGTCGAGCAGCACCTCTGGCACGATGTGCCCCTTGAGTTGCGCGGCGTTGTCCTTGAAGTCGGGTCGAACGAAGTACCAGCGCATGGTGCCTCCTAGATGTCGTAGTCGTAATCGTAGTCCGGGTAATCGTCGAGACCGAAATCGGAATCGACGTCTCCCGAATCCTCCGAGTCGCCCCACGCCAGATCGGCGTCGTCCCAATCGAGACCGAGCCGTCGATCGTTGTAGTCGCTCCACTCGCGCTCTTGCGCCTCTCGCTCTTCGGCCAGGAAACGATCGTTGAAGGCCATTTCGAGCAAGTCGGGGTCGTGGTTGATGATCGCCTGGGCTTCCTCGTTCGTTGCGCCGACGGGAATGAGGAGCCTCGGGTCCTGGTCGATCTGGTAGTCGACGATCCCCTCGTCGATGTCGGCATCTTCGTTTCGCTGCGGCTTTCCCATGTCGACCTCCTCTCAGGAATTAGTATCGAGGGGCTTTTACCTCTTAGGCATACGCCCGTTCTCCATCAGCTTCTCGATGTGACGGAGAGTTTCGACGCGGAGATCATCGTAACTCATGGCGTCGTTGACCAGCGACTCGACGAGATCGGGGCGGCGATCGAGCAAGTCGGGCAGAATGAATCGCATGAAGTATTGTCCCCTACCCACGACTCGCTTCTGATTGCTCGTGAGAGGATCGGGCTTCTTATCGTCGCTCATTGGCAATCCTTTCCAGGACTACTCGGGCTCGCCTTGAAGGCTCGCTCGTCAGGAATCCTTTTCGCACACCGCTGATATACGGCACGCGAGTCTTGAACTGCGAGGCAGTCGGGTCGTAGACTCGTCCGGTCTTTGCGTCTCGCAGAAACCAATGCGGCAATCCCTCGTGCCGGATGAAGTACGAATGGTACTTGCCCGGGTTGAGATGGAATGCGACCTCGCAAGCCACGTAGCAATGGCCTGCAAATCGATTCGGATTCCCCTGGTATTCAGGGCGACGCAAATCGTCCGTGAGATACTTCGTGATATCTTTGGATCGCATGGCTTAAATGCGAAAGGGGCCCGAAGGCCCCTCTCGTCACGTCTTCTGGCGGAAGACCTGCGCGGCGTAGCAGCCGGGCCCCAGCGGAAGATCCCTCAGCGGGAGATCCTTGCACTGCTCGTCCACGTCCCAGCGTCCGCAGTCGAGCGGCTCGCCGAACCACTGACACGCGTCGTCGAATGCCGAATCGAAGCTGCGACGATTCGTCGCCACCCAATCCGGCTCGTCGTTCGTGTAATGGATGTACGTGTCGACCTCGCCTCCGTCGAAGGAATGCGTGATCGCCTCCCACCCCGTGAACGGTTGCGGCTTGGTTCGCATCATCTTCTCCATCTTGTGTGCGAGTTCGTTGAGAAGATTTGCGGACCCGGGCTTCCCTGTTGCAGCGAGAAGCCCGGCGTGAATCCGCGCTCGGCCGATGAGATTCTCGGCCTCGTGGTCACGTCCGCAGGTACACATCAGCCGTACCGAACCTCGCCGAAGAGGCAGCACTGGAGGAATGCGTCCCCCGTGTCCGCGTCGTCGTCCTCGGAGAGGAATCGGCCCCACTGATAGGCCGCCTTCGTCGGCATCAGCGACAGGCCCCGCTGCACCGCCTCGAAATCCAGCACGTAGGTGCGGTACTTCGCCGTGCCGTCCTCGTTCTCCTCGTCCTCGATTCGGTCCAGCAAGTCGGCGACGATGACCGCGCCGTCGGGGCACAGCGGATAGTCGATGTGCCTGTAGACCGTGTTGTCGCCGTCCTCGAAGTGCGACACCGGATTCGCCGGCTCCTTGAAATCCTCGATGCGGTACCAGTAGTTGGAGCCGCCCTCGAATGCCGAGCAGAGTAGCCCCGCGACGCGGCTCAGCTTGATGTCCGACGTGACCGAAATCGAATTCGTCTGCATGTTCGTGGTTCCTTTCAGCGCTTGATGCCGAGCATCGGGAAGAGGATGTTCTCGACCTGGGTGGCGAAGTCGGGATTGTTGGGATTGTTGACGCGCTCCATGATGGCGTCGTAGAGACCGGAGTTCATCACGCGGCTCCACCAGTCGGGCGGATACGCTTCCTTCCGGCGCATCTTGAGCACGTTGCAGGTGTGCCGAAGCTGTGCGTAGTTCTCGCACTGCCCCAGCATCCGAAGCTCCTCGTCGGTGATGAGCGCCTTCTCGTCGAGCGTGCCCATTTCCTTGACGACCTTGTCGGCCGTCGTGCGCAGCCAGCGGAACAGCATCGCCTCCTGGTTCGCCTGGTCGCTCGGGTCCATGCCGTTCAGCGGCAGATTCGCCGGCTCGATTCGCAGATGCTTCGTGATCATCGGGGCCTCCCTCAGTGGTTCGGGCAGTCGTCTTCGATGCATTCGCACTTGGGCGTCTGGAACATTTCGACGTAGGCTCGGTGGGCCTCCATCGAAATCTCCGGCTTGATCGTCTCCCAGATGAATGCGGTCACCGCCTCCGGGAGAGTGCGGCCGTGCCAAAGCTCCACGGTGTCGTCCTCCGAGACGGCCTCGACTCGCCAGCCCCAATAGGCGTGGAGCCCGAGAACCGTCGGCTTCGGAATCATCGCCTGCATCAGCACGATTCCTTTGCAAGTGACGCAGTCTCGCATCGTCTTGCCATCGATGTCGACCACCGTGTAGTCGTGTTCGATCGAGATCGTCGGACGGCGTGCTCCGGGATAGCACAACTCGACCATCCGCTTCACCTTCTTGACGTCGATGATTTCGTTCATGTCGCCGTCCTCCTCGCTCACTAGTATCGCTGGGCTTTATCCCTTAAACGCCGAATGCCCCGGCGTTAGCCAGGGCACTCGACTACTTGGTGCGGAGCGGAACGATGAACGCGAAGATCTTGTGATTGCTGGTTGGCTGGTCCCTGTCGAATCCGCATTCCGACTTCGGGTCGAAGCGCTTTGCACACTGCATCATCGCCTCGAAATTACACACAGCCGTACAGACGTCGCATGACCACGGCCGGAATCCAGCGGGCAGAGGGTCGCCGAGATAATCCTTCCCGTCGCCTTTGCCTTGTTCGTGGCACGTCGAGCATTTCCCGCACGGCTGGAGCGGACCCTTTTCGGATACGCTCCAGTACGTGCAGGAATCATCGGTCGAAGGATTCTTCACGCTGCCCGCGTTGCCGCTCGGTGCTGCTCCATGAAGTGCTGGCGGAGCGGCGAGATGTACAGGCAGATCCAGCGGTCCCCGATTCGCCGGCCGCCCGGCCCGAGCATCGTCACCGCGCAGACGTCGACCAGGGCGCTCCAGCACTCGCGCTTCTCCTCGGGCGTCAGCAGATCGGGCTGAGCGATCTTCGCGGCCAGCGGGTGCCTCTCGTTCAGCACCCACCGGAGGATTTCCGGCCAGCCGTCCTCGCCGCTCTGGAGCGGGTGCTTGCCGTTGGAGACGCGGATCTCCAGCGCTCGGATGACGGCGTCCTCCATCAGCCTCGCATTCGTCCGGGGCGTGAGCCGCTGGAGGATTTCGTCCATGATCGATTCGCACCACGGCGGAACCTCGTAGTTGTCGTTGAAGCGGGTCGGCGGTCGGGCCAGGATTTCCTGAGCCTTGGCGCGGATCTTCTCGTTCATCGTCGACATTTCGCTATCCTCCTGAGGCAACCTAGCCTCGGCCACTAACATCGATGGAGTTTTAGCTAAGCCTCGCTCAGTTAAAAGGCCGCGGCGGAAACGGCGCTCAGAGGAACTCGAAGCCTCGACGGGGCGACTGCGTCTGCGAGAGGCCGAGGCGCTCGGCCACCTGCTCCATCGTGAATCCGTAGAAGTTGATCAGAAGGACGCCCTTGCCATCCGGACCGTACGGCTTGGAATCGCAGTCGTTCATGTCGCGAATCTCGGGATGGCCGATATCCGAGTTACCCCGGAGATCATCCTCGCCGTTCTCGTTCGTGGGAATGTTGGCGTCGGCCCACGGCGTGAGAATCGATGCCACGAGTCGCTCCAGGTCGATTTCGTCTTCGGAACGCTCGTACCACTCCAGATTCTCTCGGCTCCAGTTGATTCGCGGGTCCTCGATCACCATGTCGATTCGCGTGCCGGTCTCCCATACGCGCTCACCGTCCGACCAGTCGAGATCCGTTCGGCTTCGGTCGGAGCACTTGGATTCCTCGTCGCTCCACAGACGGCACAGGTGGGCGCTCACCACCTTGAAGGGAAATCCCTTGCTGTTGAACCATGCGGCGACGTCGATCGCATCATCGTCACCGTAGTTGAGCGGGTACTTGTTCATCGGATCCTCCTGAGGATTTCGATCAGAGGTTGAACATCGTCCTGATTCCCACGGGGCTCGTCGAGCACGACGATGCCAGGGGAATACTCTCGTGCAAGCAGGGGCATCGAAATGTCCGCGTCTCCACGGACAATTACGACACTTCGCTCTTGCTTGGGCTGAGGAAGCTCGGGAAGCTCTAGTTCCGGAAAGATGAACGGGAAAGGAAATAGTTGTCGCTCCGGCTCAGCAAGCGCGCACAGGATTTGTACGCGCTCGATGTATCGTTGAGTCCTACTCACGAGCCGGTCCGACGACGCGAGGGAACACCTCGAATGCCACGCACTTCCGAGTCAGCTTGCCGTCGTCGTCGCTGACAAGAATGTCCTCGTTGTACGGCAGGTATTCGACGGGAGCCTTCGGGTCGACGAAGTAGTTGTACCCCGATTCGTGCTTCTCTCCGTCGGCGCCGATGTTCGGAGTCCACGCCCACAGAGCGTGAGTCTGCGTCGGCCCCGTCGGCGTCACGATGCAGAATGCCGGCTGACTGTAGGTGTTGTCGTCGGTGTTGAAGAATCGCACCCAATACAGGCCGGGAACCGGATCGTTGGTCCAGCCGGTGTCGGGGAGCTTGAGACCAGGGGCGGAAATCGGTGCGGTCATGGTTAGAGCCCTTCCTTTTCGAGCCACGGCTTCACGACCGTGTCTTGGTAATTCTGCCACTCTTCGCGGGAGATTCGGATGAACGGCTGGTACTCAGTGAACCCACCGCCCCGCATGTGAGATTCGTATTTCATCTGCTCGATGAACGGATGGTCCGGAGGAATCACTGCAACGTGCGGAACCTCGGGGTGATGAGGATAGCCCGTCGCCGCAGCGATTTGATCCGGGTGGGTACGAGGGCCTTCGATGAACTGGCGAATCGTAGGATCGATGATCCAACCATTCTCCAGAATCACGAAGTGATGCGACTCGTCCAGGCAAGCACCGCCCCACAGTCCGTCACACTGCGAACTGTAGGTGAAGTATCCGATGCCTTCGGAGTCGAGAATCTCCTCCGCAAGCTCGGTGACTTCGACGCAGCCGCCATCCCACACTCCATCACAGTAATCGTCACGATAGAAGATGGCGGCGTCGCCGATACGCTTGAGGACGTCGAGAGGAATCGGGAGGTCCATCAGATGATTCCGTCCCGGAGGAGCGTCTCGAATCGCTCCCGTGCCGCCTTCTCACGGGCAGCCGAATGATCGTCCTCGCTGTGTTCCTTGCGCTTGATCTGCTCGTAGTCGTCCCACGTCCAGACGTACTCCGGCTCGTCCGACATGATGGCGCCGAAGTTGTACTTGCGGCCCCAATGCATGCAGATCAGTTGCGCAAGCATTTCCTGAATCTCGGCCTCGTCTTTGTCGACGACGTCCCACACGAATGCCTGTCCGTACAGGGCTCCGTAGCCCAGCCCGAACTCGGGAAGGTCGCGCTGCTCCGGGGCCGCTGCCACGAAATGCGCTACCTCGTGAGCGACGTCGTGGTCCGACAGCGGCGTCAGTCCCTTGATGGCCCGCTTTTCGAGGCGGCCGTACCACCAGAGTCGCACATTCTTTCCGTCGTAGATGTGCTTGCGCCAGATCAGCTTGGACAGTAGGCCGACACCATATCGGCCCGCCAGCATTTCCACTGCGGGATGAAGCGGGTGGTCGAGCATTTCAGCCTCCCAGGTATTCGCGGTAGTAGCCGCGCCACTCCTTGAAATCCCACCCCATCTCGTGCATGTCGCGCAGACTCCAGAAGAACGTCCAGACTTCCTGGTCGTCCTGGAATTCACACGCGACCTTCGTGATGAAGTTGTACCAGCGATCCTCGTCGAGAATCAGGGCGAAGAAGGTGAGTGTTTCGAGGTTCACGACGTGGCTCCGATCAGAATCGTGCGGGCCCTCTGGCCGACGATGCTGGAGAACATTTCCTCCGTCAAGCTCTCGCCGGCATCGATGATGCGCCGCGCCAGCTTCGCATCGATTCCGAACTTCGCCATCTCTCGCATCGTGGCGTTGCGGAAATACTCGACGCCCACTCGCGCCTCGCTGATCGCCTGCTCCCACGGGTCGTCCCACAGCGGGCAGAATCCCGCAGCGGCGTACTCGAACTGCTCGATCTGCTGGCGCTTCGCGTCGACTCGACGCATCACCGCCTCGCGGATTCGAGGATTGTTCTGGATGAGATCGTGCAGGTGCAGCGCCGAGAAGACGCGCTCACGCTCGGCCTCGGCGTCCGCCGCGTCGCGCTCCGCCTCCGCCATGAGACGGAGACCATCGGCGCAAAGCTCCTGCGTCGTCGTGATGGTGAGCAGCATCTGCATTCCGAAAAGGAATGCGACGAACCCCGCCACGATCACGGTGAGGGTCGTCGTGAAGGTGTCGATCGAGCCGATGTGAATCATCGAGAGCATCGTGTCGGTGATCATCGCTAAATCCTCCTGAGGCCACAGCGACCTCGGCATTTAGCATCGGCGGGGTTTTGGCCCTTAAACGCGAACGCGCTCCCAGGTTTCCCTGAGAGCGCCTTCGACATTCACTCCGACTTCACGACCTTCCAGTAGTCGAACCGCATGTGCGGCGGCATCACTCGATGGAAACCGAGGCTCAGGAAATCACCGAGGATCAGCTGAGCCTCCGAATCCGAATCGGCGTACACCTGGAACTCCGCCGTGACGGTTCGGATGCCGGTCTTTACCGGAGCACCGAATCCCCTCTCGGGAATCGGTAGCCTGCGGTCGACCTCTTCGAGCAGCTTCGGGTCGGGAATGTTTCCCGTGACTCCGCAGGAAACCAGATTCCGAATCAGGTCGCTCGTCTTCATGTCCTTGTAGCTCATGCGAGAACCTCCTCCGGCCATGCGTCGGTCTCGAATCCATCGCTGAATCGGATCCGAAACATCGGTAGACATTCCTCGTCGTGCGTTTCGTCGGGCTCCGTGATCTCACGAATCACGGTGAACTCCTGGCCCACCCTGTCCTTGTACTGCGAGTACGGCGAAGAGAAATGCGTACGGTACTTCACGCCGCATTCCTTTCGGCCCACCACGCCTTCCAGGCGGTGTTGAACGGCTCGTAGAAGAGCGTCGATCCGTCCCAGACCTGGACGAGATCCCCGCGCTCACCATCGTAGAGGACCTTCGAGAAATCCTCCGACCACTTCGCGCCGACCAGCTTGCCGCCGATCGTCTGCTTGTTGAACACCTCGACCACCTCCCGCGAGGGGAATTCGTGGAAGAGATTGTGGTCACGGTGCGTCACGGTGCCGATCAGGGCGATGACCTGCGGCAAGTAATCCTTGCTGCTGTTCCGGATGTGACAGCCGGTGCGAATGCGGTAGAGCTTGCCCTCGTACTCGTACTCGGATTCGCAGTCGTAGCTCACCTTGAACTTGGGCTCGGTCATTCGTCCTCCAGTTCGATCTCTTGGATCTGAATCTTGACGTCGTGGATTTCGTTGAACCCGCCGCGGTCTTCCTCGGCGAGAGCCTTGAACGTCGGGACGTACTCTTCTGCACGTTCCCTGGTGCGGAATGCTTTCCGGGAAATGAGTTGACCCATGCCCTCCAGGTGTCGGAGCGGGCCCTTCGCAATCAGGATGTGTACCTTCATGGCGCGTCCTTAACGCCCGAAAGGGCCCAGGTTTTACCCTGAGCCCTTTCGTTCGTCAGCCCATCAGCTTCACGCGGCCGTTGTCGATGCCGCAGAGAATCTCCTCACGGGAGAAGTGCTGAACCTTGCGCCCTCGGTAGCGGCGCAGCCTCACCTGACGTGGGCCGGAGGCCACGACGACCATCGTCGTCGGCTCCTCCGCACCCACCGGGTGAATCATCACCTTCTGCCTCAGCTTGAGCATCGTTCCCTCCTCAGCGAGGATTGCGCACCGACGGGTACTCGCTCACCGGGACGTCCTCGCCCACCGCCAGTCGCTTGCAGATGTCGTAGCACCGCGACCAATCGCTGGCGTCGTCGGCGATGACGGCGACTCGCGTCAACTCCCCGATCTTCGTGGCGTACATCACGGCGATCGGGTGGCGGTTCACGAAATCCGTCCCCTTGCCCTCCGCACGAGCGTGATCCCAGAGATGCCGCGTCACCTCGGAGAAGCTGTGGACGACCCCGCTCAGGTTGCAGGCGTCGAGCACGTCGATGGCACGCTGCGCCTCACGCTTGAGGTTCGTCTTGACGATGTTCATCTCGTCGATCTGCTGCATCGCTGTATCCTCCTGAGGCAACGTTGCCTCGCTGATTAGCATCGATGGGCTTTTGCCCTATCAGGTTGCCTTCGGCTTGCTTTCCTCGGCAGGCCAGAGAGTCTTGATCCAGTTGCGAGCGTGGTCCTTCGTGATGAAGAACGCCCAATCATTCTCGACGTCCCACCAGCCGACGTAGTCGTCCCGCTTCTTATTGAGCCAGTCGTCTCCGATGAACGTGTCGAAGATTCGCGTCGCTTCCTTGAGACGCATCTTCTGATTCTGCCGGCTGTTCAGCTGGTCACGGAAGAGAAGCTCGGCGACCTCGTGGTATTCGGCGGGGCCGACGTACCAGACGACGTACTGGTTGACCTTGATGCGCTTCGGCTCGGCGATCTTCGGCATCGCACGGATTCTCTTGAGCGATGCCGGCAGGGCGCCCCACTCGAACTCCGACGAGCCCATGTAGTCCATCATGAAGAAGCGATCGACGCCCTTGGCTCCCTCGCGGGGCTTGCCGTCGTACGTCTTCTGGAGTCGCTGGATCAGGTGGGGCGCCTTCTTCTGCTCAGTCATTGTGACTCTCCTCGCAATCCGTGCAGATGTCGACGTTCCGGCCCGGAATGTAGTGGTCGCTGCACACCTTGAATCCGCAGCAATCACAGGTGATGTCGTCGTGCTCGTTCTTACAGCCGCTCACTCCGCACTGCGGAACGATGGCCGCCCCTTCCTTGATGGTCGCGTTCGGCGCTCTCGACGCAGCACGGTTGAGAGCGTGCTGCATGTCCTCCGCACGGAAGGTGAATTCGACCTGGTTGTTCTCGTCCGCCACCCAGAAGATGGGCTTGCCGTCACCCCAATAGGTGCCGAGCCGGTCGTAGCCCTGCGGGTCGAGTCCGACGTACTTCACGTAGAGCGTGCCGGTGAACGTCGAGGCGTCGCCTCGCGGACCGCCACGCCCAAGCGCCGCACCGCGCCGAGGATCACCGCACCATCCCTTGGGATCGTTGTGCTCGTAGCTGGGCTCGGTCATTCGTCGTCTCCCTTGTACTCCCATTCCTTCGGGAGTTCCGGATTCCATTTCACGTTCTCGATGTGAGGCAGAACACCCTGCATTGCATCGAGAAGCCCGAGAATGCGCTGGGCATTCTTCTTCGGGTCCCGAGCAATCTCTTCGAGAATGTTCTGAGCCTCGCCACGAATCGCCCCGATCTGAGCGTACAGCTGATCTCGGGGCGATTCCTGTCCGTAGTGGCGCTTCGACATTCAGCCCTCCGTACCGGGCTTGCGAATCACCTCACCGAATTCACGCTTGTTGATGACGCGGTACTTCACGTCGGGACCGCACGGCGCGGGGTCGGGGTGCTTGTAGTAGAGGTACGGCACGCCGTTGATCAGCACGCCGAACTCCCCGTCGTCGCAGATTTCCGGGTCGTTGCCTTCCGTGATGATCCAGCGCACCTCGTGCGGCGGTCCCATCTCCTCGGCGGAAATGACTCGGTAGCTCTCGATCGTGTCTCGGGCGACGAGGATCTCCGAGACGAATCCGCTCGCAGGATCCTCGCTGAGAGCGTAGAGTAGCTGGGTGTGAATGTCGGCCTCGTCGACGACGTCCATCGTCAACTCGACGGTCACACGGAACCGCTTTCCGTTCTTCGGCGGCGTGTAGTTGTCCATGTCAGACCTCCTCGATATCCGACCAGTCGACGCGAGCACTGCTCGTGTGGTATCCTTCGGTCCCGTCGTTGCAGCCGGTACCAGAATCCCAATGCTCTTCGATCGTCTCGACGAGGGCGTATTCCGGATTCGAGTCGATGATTCTGACGAGCCACCCCTTCTTCATGCTGGGCCCGGTCTCGGACTCGTCGATGTCGATCGTCAGGCGGTAGACCTTCTCGTCGTGATTGAGGGCCACGGCATTGTCTGCCGCCTCGACGAGCGCTCGATTCGTGAGGCGAACGGCCACCTCACGGGGCTTGTCGTACACTAGCCCGATGGGATTGTGCACATCCACATCCCATTCTTCGACGATCGTGTCCGCCTCGTCGGAGGAAAGTAGCCCGTCACCGACGGCATCCTGCACCTTGAGGCGCAGGTACTCGTCGCTCGGAATGTCGTGGGCCTCGTCGTAGGCCACCTTGATCGTGATGATCTTGTGCTTCGCCATTTCGATTCTCCTCAGCGTCCGGTCATGTACTCGATGCCGAACACATCCCAGCCGCCGATGTCCTCGAAGACACGGAGGGCCGGGCTGAGCTTTTTCGCGAAGATGTCGCGGGTGTCCGGCTTGCGGCGCTGCACCTTCACGATGGCCTTGCCCATCATGCAGTCGTGCGGCGTGATTCCCTCGGCCCAGAAGAGAGCACGGCACATCGCGCCGGCATTCTCCTCGGTCGACTTGAAGCAGAATGCCCGAGTCCGCCAATCGTTTTCGAGCAGCTTCTCCATTTCCCGACGCACCTCTTCGGAAGGCGCGGTGTCGCAGAGACGAACGAGCACTCGGTACTCGTGCTCGGCGGAATCGATCGTCACCTTCTCGATGACGATTTCCGTCCCGGCGTAGCCCTTGCGGAAATCCTCCCGCCGAGCATTGAAGAACGCGTGGGCGTCCTCCTCGGTGTCGAACATCATCGCCCCTTCGTCACCGAAAAGGATTCGGTCTTCGAGGCGCTTGAGTTGCGGAGTGGCAGCAAGGCAGAGAGCAAACATGGTCGGCATTTGGAAACCCTCCTCGGTGTTTAGCATCGACGGGGTTTTCCCTATGAGGGTGGGCCTGCGGGTTAAAAGGCTTCGGGCGCGCACGCGGGTTAAACGCGAAAAGGCGGCCGAAGCCGCCCTTTCGTCAGGGTTCGATCTCATCCGGAGGCGGGGGTGTCGTGCCATGCTCGACGCCTAGCCTCTTGAGGATTGCGATCAATTCGTACGAATCACCAGGAGCCTGTAGCCATCGACGTACTCCAGGGATTTCCTGGGGCGTGTCGTGACCAGAGTAAACGTAGATGGGGACGTTCGACGGTAGCAACCGAATCGCGTCCTGCACTACTCGCGCCCCACCGTCCGGTCGGATAGGTGAATCGATGCGCATCGGCAGTCCCCAATCAGTGATTAGGGCCACGAAATCCGTACGCTCACGCATCGTATTGATGCCCTCGACGACCGTCTGGCATCGTAGGGCAGTCAGTCCGGCTCTCTCGATTGCTCGAATGACTGCACGGGCTTTGTACTCGTCGTCCTCAACGAGCAGAACCTTTTTCATCTGCATTCGATTCCTTGCTGCCTGAGGCGTAGGCATTTTGCATTGTGCTGCTCGGTGATCATCTGCTGCCGGAGTACCTCTCCCCGGAGCGTGATGTTCTCGTGCACCGAAGTGACCACCCAAGCAGCAGAGCTAAAGAACATCGCGATTACCACGATGCCCATTGCCCAATCAAGCGGTCTCAATCGACTTCCTCCATGAATCCATGAATGCTCGAATGTTCTTCGAGCCCTCGGGATTCGCAGAATGAACCTTGAACCGCGGCACGGCCGACTCGCCGTCCCAATACTCCCGCGCCAACCAACTCAGGAAGTCGATGGAAGTATCGGGGCCGCCGAGATCGTGGTCGAGAGACATGAGAGTCGGCATTCCCTTTTCGAGAACGAGCCTCTTCGCCTCTTCGCTGGAACGTGCGACCGTCCACTTCGTGAACCAGCATTCGGAATCCAGCGACAGCGTCTCGTCGTAGACGAACTTCGGATTCCGAATGTCGTCCAAGAAAAGAATCCATCCCTGGTCTGCCGGACGCTGCGCACCGCACAGACATTCGCTCGACGTCGCAGGATTGCCGGCTCGGCAGTCCGAAGCGGGACAGCGCCACATCAGGCCCGCCCGCTCCATGACTGCCATCACCGTAGGGCGCTCCTCTTCCGTAGCCTTGAGGAGCATGAGATTGAGTGTGTCGAGTACGCTGTACATCAGTCGCTCGAATCGTACGTGGTGAGGAATCGGTAGCGAGCGCCTCCCGACGGCCTCACCATGATTCCGGTCCACCCGGGACACTTGCTCTCGACGACGTTGCCTCCCGTGTCGAAGAATGCCCCGTGGTGCAGGAGATCCTGGACGAGCTTCATCTGCTCCGTGCTCAGCGGCGCAGAGAATTCGACGTAGCGATCGTAGTCACGAATGCCCCGCCCCGGATTCGACGACCCGGCGTTGAAGTCCCATCCAGTGTCCTTGACGACCTTCGGGAACGAGAGATCGCCCTTGATGACGCCCGTCAGGTATTCGATGTGCTCGGGCGTGTCGTCCCAGAGCGTCGACTCCAGGGGATTGTCGTAGTGCTTGAGGCGAATGCCCTGCTGAATCATGGCGATGTAGCAGGCGAGCACCGCGTTGCCCTCTTCGTCGGGACCGAAGTAGACGCCACGGTACCCACGACCCCCGGCGAGCAGCATCGGGAAGTGCAGGTGCTTCCCGCGCCACTTGTCCTCGCGGATCTGACACGCCTCCGTGAGCGACGGCTTCGGCTGCGGGTAATTTCCCGCGGGACCCTTCGGGGGATTGAACGTGCCGCTCTTCGGCATTTCGTAGTATCCCCAGAAGTTGTCGTAGCCGTACTTCACCAGCGCCACGCAGTATGCGAGCAGCGGATCGTCGATTCGCTGGCCCTCGTGAATCAGGGCAACGTAGTAGCCATCCTCGTTGCAGATCAGTTCCGGGAACGTGGGAACGTTCAGCGGGATCTTCTTCTCGGTCCGATCGCTCCACAGGTTCTTCGCGGCGAGATCGGGATTGCGCTCAACCTTGACGACGCTCTTGAGAGGAACGCTGAGCTTGGACATTTCAGTTCATCTCCTTCGGATCGACAGGCGGAGGGGTGACGAGGGGCGTCACGTTGTTCGCGCTGCATTTGTCGCAGCACTGACGAGGCAGTTCGCTATCGTTCAGAACGCACCCACAGAATCCGCAGGTGTCCGATGCACGGTAGCTCACCGTGTGCTTGTAGGTCCACGTCGGCCACGGGCGATTGAGGAACTGATCGACGAGACGCTCGGTCGACGTGGGGCGCTGAGGTACATTTCCGGAGCGCAGCTTCATCACGAAGATGAAGAACGAGAGGAACGAGAAGAATGCGATGATGAAGACACAGGTGACGATTGCCTCAGCGATACTCATGGAGGGTCCCTCTCTTTTCGTGCCAGAGAATCGTCGCACGGTCCCGCACGGCCCGCCACTCTTCGCGGAGCCATTGCTTGGACCGGCGACGACTCCCACTCCGCAGCGTGTACATGAGACCATTGGCGAATCGCCAAATGCTCTCAAGCTCGGCCGTGCTCATCTTGCTCAGGCTTTTGAGCTTCGGTGCTCTCGGCCATTCGCGCGGAGGATTCCGGCGCATCAGTAGTCCGAGTTGTCGAGCGGCTCGAAGAGCTTGCGCGACTCGCTCTCGTATCGCTCACGAGCGGTCCGCATCTTCTCCCGGGCCGAATCGATGATCGACTGCGGGTCGCTGGAACGCTCCGCGCTGTTCCGGAGAATCATCGCCGCAGTCAGTTCCTCCTGGAACTCCTGCCACATCGCGGCATGCTTCGTCTGGAGATCGTAGAGGTGGTCCTTCATCTTGCTCACGGGCATCACCATGTGGTTCTCGAAGCCATTGCCTTGCGAGACGCGGCGGCCGTCCTTGTAGGACGCGATCCACATCGTCCCGCCATTCTTGAGCAGGGATAGTTCGACCGTCTCGAACTCACCCCGCTTCGTCGATTCGATGGCGCGCTGTTCGGCGCGGGGGTCGACGAGCATCGGCTCGCTCACGTGCTTGGTGTCGCCTCGCCACCCGATGAGCACGCAGAGATTCAGCTTGAGGTCCGTCATCAGCCTGCCACCTTTCCGAAGCTCGGCACCACCTCGATCGCCGAGACCTTGTTGCCGTTCTCGTCGGCCCCGTGAAGCGGCGCCGAGAAGAACACGTCCTTCCAATCACGCACCCGCTTCTCGGCGTCGGCCTTGTTCGGGGTGTTGAACTTGATCGAAGCACCGTTCATGAACAGCACTCGTGCCTGGAACATGGTGGTATCCTCCTGGAGCCACGACGGCTCCTACGATCTATCATCCGGGGACTTTGCTAGTCCTCGCGATTCTTTTCGATCTCGTTCTGTAGCGCCTGCTTGCGATTGCCGATGCGGCGTAGCCGACGGTCACGCATCGGCCCCGCCTTCCTAGTCTTCACGACCATTGCAAGCGCACTTCGGCGCTTCGGCATTTTCTTGTTCTTGGCAGTCATAGCGATGCTTCCTTCCGGAGCCGCGCTGGATTGCGTCGTACCAATCCTTCATCGCGGCCTTGATGTTGTCGAGATTGCTCAGCCATCCGCGATGGAATTCATCCGACGGAGTCTGGCGGTCCTCTCGATTCCAGTCGCGGACCAGCCGGCAGTGTACGAAATACTGCCAGGGTTCCCTGGACAGTCCGTCGAGAGGCCAGTGGAAATGCGGCGGCCACACGTCACGCTTGCGATCTAGTTCCCGAAGGCACGCCTCCTGGATATCCAGGGCGGCGCCATGCGTCACTTCCTCGAAGGTGAACTTTGCCATACCTGACCTCCAAATGGAAGAGGCACGCCACCATCACAGTAGCGCGCCTCTTGTTCCTGTGTAGCTGTAACTACGAGGCGGCCAAAATGCGGCCGACGTTGTACTTGCCGGTGCGCTCAGCCTCGAAAAGCTTCGCGTCGTTCTCCTCACGACGAATGTTCGCGAGGTCAAGCTCAGCATTAGCCCTGGCTGCGCTGATTGCCCGCTCCCTCATCTCAGCATCGGGAACGTTGCTGAGGAAGTGCACAATCAATTCATGAAGGACACGGGCACGAACGATACGCGTCGTCGGTGCTGCGAGAGCCAGCTGACTCTCGGCCTTGCGGGTAGCGACGCCCAGGACGACTCGGACCGCCTTCTCCATTTGCTCATTCTCGACCGGCATGATCTCCCCTCTTACGGCCGGTAGCTTTACAGACCGACGCTCCGATTCTAGCATCGGCGGACTTTGAAAACGAGAAAAGGGCCCGAGGATTTCTCCCCGAGCCCTTTCTTGATTCACTTGAACTCGACCTGGCGCGTCTCGATCATCATCCAGATATTCGACCAGACCGCCTGTGGCTGGGGCGGAGCGAAGTGACGGCACTCCACCTTCCAGTTGCAGAAGACGCTCTTGAATCCCCACGGAGCTTCCTGCGTCGGCTCGATGAGGATTAGCTCGTCACCCTCTCGGTATTGCACGCGGGCCATCGTCATGAACGGCTTCTTGACGACCAGCACGTCCCTCGGCTTCGGCAGGCGTCCGAAAGCCTGTGCCGCTCCCTTGAAGTGCTCGACGAGATCGGATGCTCGGTCCAATCCCTTGAGCATTCGCTCGTTGAGATCCGTTGCCTTCTGGAGCGCCGCGAGCAGTTGCGTCCTCTCGACGGAGAGCTTCTCGATCGTTTCGAGCGCCTGGCGCAATGCGTCGGCGGTCATTCGGAGACTTCCTTTCGCGAGTAGACGGGCACGCCGTCGAGGTGGTAGTCCGGCGTGAGCTTGAGCCCGTCGAGCCAGCGGGTGAAATCCTCGGACATGACGGCGACGTACGCCGTGTACCACGCACTCTCCGGCAAGATGAACGGCTTTGCGTCCGGCGCGGTGATTACCCACTGGAGCAGCACATCATCGAGGTGCGTGAACTTGCCCTTGAGACGCGGCGGGGCGAGGGGCGATTCCGTCTTGTGCTTCACGTCGCTCCGCTTCAACTGCACGAGCCGCAGCTTGATGCCTCGCTCCGCCCCCACCTGACCGATGCGGAATTCGACTGCGTCCTTCCAGCTGATGACCTGCATCTCAGCGAGCGTGACGTAGTCGTAATCACGCCACGCCTTTTCCATCTGCATCGCACGGGCCCGGTGGTCGTCCGCGGCTCGGTGCTCTTCGTCGATCGCTTCGCGGATCTTGTTGCCCATCTCTGCGCTGAATCCCATGGGGTGCTCCTATTGTTTCGCCGGGACTGCGGTCATGGCCACGTAGCCATTTCCCATTCCCTTGTTGTTCGCGATGCGGATTGCTTCTGCCTTCGAGAGCGCCTCGACCACGCCGAGCCTCGGGTCGCCGTGTTCCTTGGCGTATTCACGATCCTCGTAGTAGATTTCCCAGCGCTGCCATCGGACTTCCTTGAGGCGTAGCCATTGCACGTAGGCGAACTCGATCGCCATGTTGTGCTGCGCACCCGTCAGCGGGCTCCGATAGCTGCCGTCCTTCTCCATGATGGTGGGATGCTGATTCCGAGTGGTCTCCCAGATTCCGATCGGGTACGACGAATAGTCCGGGCCCTCACTGCTGAATCGAGCGATGAGCGTACCACCATCGCACCGCTCACAGAAGTAGAGATCGAACCAGCGCTGTAGCCTGATCGTCGCGAGGTGAAGGCACGAATCGCAGTCGTGCTGGAATCGGGGCTTGAGCTTCCCCACCGGCTTGAGCGGACGTAGCTTCGCCATCATTCCTCCACCACAGTCAGGCTCGACTCGGGGTACCCCTGCTCGATTCCGTACATCCACATCCAGAAGAGACGAATCTTGTAGTTCGATTCCGGATCGTCCAGCGCTCCGAGGGACTTGCCCAGCGTGTACAGCGGCGAGCCGTCGCAATCCCTGGTGTGCTCGATGACGTACAGCTGCACGCGGCCGGTGATCGAAGTGTCGTTCGCGAAATGCTTCGTGATCTCGACCTCGACGAGTGCACCGATCGGAATCTTGTGCTCGATCTCCAGGTTGTTCTCGCGAATGGTCTTGCCGTTCGCCTCGACGATTTCGCTGAACTTGATGATCTCAGTCATTGTCGTCCTCTTCGTCCGGGATACCGTCCCGTCCGATATCCTCACCATCCTCGTTGAAGACTGCCCCGATTTCGGATTCGATCTCGTCTCGCAAAGACCCTCCACCATGCACGATCTCCGGCCAGTCACCCTCAGTCAACGACCGACGGGACAGTGCGGCCGAGAGGCGCGGGTCGAACTGCGGCTCCTGATTCGGTCGGGACCAGACGTAGAACGCCACCACATCATCGGTGAATCGATTGTGCTCGTCGAGGTATTCCCTCACCATTTCGTCGTCAGCGAAGTGAGTCGCCGGAACGCTGACGAATGCAGTCTCCCAGGTTCCTCCCTGGAATAGCATCACGATTTCGATGGAGCGCATCATCGCTTTGAATCCTTCTGCTTCTGGCGCTGACGATATTTCTCAGCGAGTTCCCAGCGAGCTTCTTCGATTACGAGTATCTCTTCGACGGTCGGCTCGATAACGAACTCGATGTATGCTTCCCAAGCCGCCGTGCGTTCAGCCTCAGACATTTTCTAGAATCCCCTGCCACCCTCCCGGTGGCTTCCGCAATCAGTACCGCAAGGGTTCAGACAACGGTAGGTAGGGTCTAGAGGTGACGTCGATACGTCGCGGTCTGGTACACGCAGAAGATCTTGAACTCGTCGCCGGGCTGCGCCAGCCCCTTGCATTCGTCGACCAGATCGTCCTTGCTCTTGAAGCGGGACGGCCGGTCTCGCTGGGACAGATGGCAAATGCCATCGTCATCCTTGACGACATTTCCTCGCCCGACACAGACAGCGTAGTATTCGGGGGTGCTGTACTCGGGCTCTGCACCGCTACGGTTGAGATGATCCATCGGGGGCCTCCATCCTCTCATTACGTCGTCGCCCAGCTTGCGCGTTAAAAGGCCGCGGGCCCCGGTCGGTTAGGACCAGGGCCCGGTAGGCTCAGGCGAAGATGTCGAGGCGGTGGAAGTCGAGATCGTCGTGCGGGTGCCGACGCTCGTTGCGGAGGGCACGGGCCGTCTCCCGGCTGATGTTGCGAGCGTCGCGGACCGAATCGAAGTCGATGCGGTGCTTGGGCTCGTAGATCGAGAGGTCCGTCTGCTGCTTCGTGCGCTTCATGGCTGTCCTCCTGACGGCACTTGCCGTCTTGCTCCCTTTAGTATCGTCGGGCTTTGCCCTATCGATACCTGGCCATCATGCACATGCATCGGATGCCGTTGGCGAAGAATTCTCGGGCCGTGCCGAGCTTGTCTTCGTCGGTCTCCGCGAACATGCGATCCCACGTCTGTGTGTCACAGACGAACTGAATCAGGCCCTCGTTCTTCAGCACGAATTTCATGTCGACCAGCCGAGGACCGGGCTGGGTATTGAAGACGTGGCAGACCAGATTGGCCTGGTCCGGCGTCAGCACTCGCTCGCCGAGAATGACCCGGTACGGTCGAGGATCGCGGGGGTCGGGATTGAAGCGCTCGACATCCTGCGGGTCGACCTGGTGGGGAAGTAGCCATGCCATGAGAACCTCACTTCGAGTCGAGAATCTCTTTCACCTTCGACACGATGCATTCTGCATACGTGTGCCCCATGTCCCGGCCATCCATGAAGATATGCCAGAACGTTTGGTAGGGGTCGTCACCGACGAGAGGCATCGTGCTATGAGCGAAAGCCTTGAGCTTGATATCACGGCCCTCGACATTGCCGTAATACTCCCGGGAGCCGAAGCCGACGAGCTTCGACTCCCAGGATCCTCCTACCTTGCGCAGTTGTTTGATCACTCGTTCATTGCCTGTTCGAGCGTTAGCAGGATTTCGTTCGAGCATCTATCGCGCTCAGCTTCGTCACGAGTGTCGAAGGTGCGAGCCCTCTGGAGCTTGTCGGTATAGGAATGCTCGCTGCCCGGCCGGGCAACGAACTTCCCATCATCGCGCTTGAGTACGTACTTCATCGGTCGAGAGGACGTCCCTTCCATTCCCGCTCGCCGATAGGCTTGCGGAAATTCAGCTGCGCCGGCTTGGGCCTCGGAGGGGTGAGCTTGTCAGTCACCCATTCCAAGAATGCGATCCCGCCGTAGAACGCGAAGATGAGGCAGAACTGGAATCGTTCCTTGAGCGTCATGGGGCCTCCCTCGTGTACATCGTTCCAGCGGGCAGAACGTTACACGAAATCAGTACATCAGGGAGCCGGTGCCCCAATCCTCCGCGATCACGTCCCACGGCTTGGACCCCTCGTCCTCCTCGGGCTCCATCTCACCGACGTGCTTGAAGCGCTCGGGGTGATCCTTCATCATCTGCTCGATTCGCGACGCCCAGACGTAGGAGACCGGGTCGTCGTTGAACGCCGAGAGGACGAGATCGTTTAGCGCGTCGCGCTTGCTCTCGTCGTCCGCCACCTCTTCGATCTCGACGTAATCGTTCGCGATGAAGTGTAGTTCGTAGCTCGGCGTCAACTCGCAACAGTGGACGTGACGGTTGCGGTCGAAGGCGTACACCCCGTACATTTCCTTCGTCTGCGCCTGGATATCCTCACGCCAGTGGCGACGCTCGTCGATCTTGACCAGGTACCAATCAGGCTTCACGGTCGTCATCGGCATTCTCCTTTGCAGGAATGAGGCTCGACTTCGGACGGGGGCAGCGAGGGCAACAACCCCGATTCAATTCCTTGTACGTCGGCGTGTAGCCACACTTCTGGCACTCGTAGCCTTCCGCCTTCTCGTTGTCGTCGTTCTGGTAATCGTACTCGTAGTAGTCGCTCATCAGTAGCCCCGGATTTTGCGGACGATCGCAGCGCCAGCGAGCTTGTTGAGTCGGTGGAATAGACTTTCGACGCGAGGACTATAGATTCCGCACAGCGTACCCATGTCGCGGTCGGCGACATCCACGTCAACCGATTCTCCCGACTCCCACGCGGTCAGCCGCTTTTCGATTGCGTCAAGCGTTGCGCCGGGCACCTCGATTGCGTACTGATTTCCGCACTGATTGCACTGCCGAGTCGTATCATCGAGCGGCGACGTTTCATTTCGGCCGCATACGAAGCACGTCTCGGCAGGCTCTCCTCGGAAGTTCACCATGGCGTTCATCACAGTTCCGATTCCTTCACGTCGCTGACGCGAAAACCGAAGATGTCGTCGGAGCCACTGACTTCGGTCTCCAGCATTCGGAGGATCGGAATGATCGACTTCATTCCATACCGCTCCGCATCGACGTCGTCGTGGATCTGGACGTGCTTGTTCTTCTCGCCGACCCCGAAGAATGCGTACGACCCCATTCCTGAAACGAACGTTAGCCTATGCTTCCGGCAGAACGGGCGGAGGACGTCCACTCGCCAACACTCGGCGAGCCCATTCACGTCATCGTTGAAGCGATTGACGAGTTCCTTGAGGTCTTTCTTGGTCGATGCGTTATTCACCTCGACCTACCTTCCATGAAGAGAACGCCGCCCGTCGTGTAGAAGTAGAATTCGATTCGTCCTTCGGCGTTACGGCTGGCTTCGTTCTCCATGTCCCACATGCATTCCCGCATGCGCAGCGCCTCCTCATCGCGCTCTTCGATGAGGAGGTCCATCGTATCCCACGACAGCTGCATTATCAGTCCATGTCGTCCGAGTTGCTGACGTCTTCGATCTCGAAATCGAGGGCCGCTAGCACTCGGCGAACGATGCTCTGGTGCTTCGACGTCGTAACGCTGCGCTTCTCCGAGCAGAATCGCGCCGTCTTCGTGACGGGATCCAGCACCGCGAGCTTCATCGCGTAGCTGCTGAACGTCTGGGTCTTCGGATCGAACGAGAGGGCGCCGCACTTCTGCCGCCGATTCGTCTTGACTGCGTCGACTAGCTTCTGGTCGTTGCTCATGTTGCGCATCACATGCCTCCGCTGGTGACGAGATCCCCGAACACGGCGCGGCGAATGTCGCTCTCGTCGAGCTTGACGTAATCCTCCCACGCCGGCTCGACCCATTCACCGTCCTCGTCCTCGAATCCCTTGGGCTCGTCGGTCTGGACGAACTCAGCCTGGACGTCGAACCAGGTCGTCTGAATGTTCTCGCTCGCCCACTCCCTCAGCTGGTCGATGGCCTTGACGTAGCCCGGCCAGTCCTCGACACCCTCAGCCTCGCAGTAGTATTCGGCCCCCATCGGTCCGTAATTGACGTCGAAGAGAGCGCACTGACGTAGCTTCTTCGTCTTCTCGTCCATCAGATCGATGTAGTGCTGACGAATCGCTGCCCGAGCCTTGTCGTACATCCTGCTCATGGGATTTCCTTTCAGCCCCTTGCCGGGACCAGATTGAGGGCCGTGTTCAGAGCACTGAACATTCCATCCATCGTGGGGATCGTGTACTCGTGGGGCTCGGCGGGGACCCCGTTGCGCCGCTCCAACTCCTCCCGAGTGAGAAGCTGTCTGATCTTTGCCTCCCAGAGCGTCGCCACTCCCGGAGGCGAAGCCTCCATCGGCGGCTCGACCTCGACGAGCCATTCGCGGCCGTCGGGTCCCGTGATTTCCACCGAGATCCTGTGGTAAACGATCATTCCCATCGCGACCTCCGGGCCAGAAATGGAAAACCCCCATCAAGCTTTTGGCTATCAGGGGGCGTAGGGTGCCGGCCTAGGGCGTGTATCACCGGCGTGAGGGCATCTACCTGGATGTTCATTCCGAAGCTTGAAGGGTTCGCAATACCATGGCGCATGCTTGTGCCAGCATTATTCCTTCAATTCGGTTTTACCGCACCCGTCCCCTTTTGTCTGGTTCCTCGTCTCCGACACGAGAGCCGCCTTCCACCAGCAAGTCACGGCGGTATACACTGGAGATTGCCGGGCGGACAACTCCAGTTGTGAAGTAGGGCGCCGACCCTACTTCACAACCCGACGAGGCTTTTTCATCGGCTTACTGCTGCCTCGTCGATCGAACTCTAGCATCGTTGGACTTTGGTCAGATAGGGATCTCCCACTCCTCGGGAATCTGAGGGAGCGGGCCAAGGTATACGTGGTCGTCCTTCAGATTCTCGACGGTGCTCCCCTTCCCCATCTTGTAGACGCCACCATCCCGATCGACGATCACGAGAACCGTCTGCGGAACGAAGCCGAAGAAAGGGTAGACCTCAAGGTACGAGCCCGTCTCTCGTACGTCGCCTGCTCGGCACCACGCGAGAACTCGCTGGTATCTCGCCGATGAAGGCTCAGCAATCGTGATGTCGAACATGGAACCCGTGCGGATGAATTGCACGACGTCCCGGATTCGACTCCTGACCACACGCAGCTTGTTCCGAATCATGCGGTACCCTTGCTCGGCATCTGAATGATTCCGAGGAACTGGAAGGCGAGCTTGAGATCGCGCTGCTCAGAGCGTCGCACCGCCTCAGCATGAAGCCAGAGTGATTGAAGTCGCTTGCTGACGAGACGATCATCGAGGCGAAGCATCCACGAGCGCAGGTCTTCCACGCCATTGATGTCCGCCTCGATGAGGATCTCTTGGTCAACGGTGTCGACGATATTCATTCAGTCCACCTTCTTCGTTGCGGCCTCGTAGAACGAGACGCGCTGCTTGCTGCCCTTCGGGCCTACTCGCTTTGACGTGTTGGTGTGTCCCGCAATCCAGACCCATGCCTTGCGGATACAGGGGCCGCAGATGATCATGGTTTCAGAATACTGACAGCCAGTAGCGGGATGCGCGACACCCTTGCACGACGCACAGATGTAGCGCTTGAACTCTTCCACATTCCCCTCCTTTCAGGGGATGGTATATCACGCGTGGTGGAAATCGCGCAACAGAATCCCGGGCTCGATCCCCGGTGCAGCGTCGCCGATGATTTCCACGACCACTTCCTGGGACGTCAGCCAGTAGCAGTTGTCGTGCGTCAGCCTCTCGTTCGTTTCCCAAACGAACTTCTGGTCGAACTCAGCATCGCATTCGATGCCGCAGCTAAACGTGGCGGCACGCTTGGCGGCATCCGGGTCAGCCGCGGCGACGATCAGGCCACGCGTCTGATCGTACGTGCTGCGCTTCGGACCGATGTTCCTGGAGAGCTTGTAGAGTTTCAAGCCTCATCCTCCATTTCGTAGAGCTTATCCAGCGCCTTACCGATCTCATCGAAGTCGGTCTGGATGTAATCGATCGTGAGCGGGTCGCCGTCACGCTCAGCCAGCTTGGCGATGGACAATGCGCGTTCCCGAATCTTAGCGAGGAGTTCTTTCTTCATTAGTCCCTCGGCAGATCGGCAATCGAGTTGCCATAGAAGATGGAGATCTCGGGCATCTCCTTATCGAGCGGCGTCTCTTCCTGGTTGTCCGGCTCGGGGAAGAACGTGCGCACGTAATCCCGCATCTGCTTGAGGCGGGGCTTGGAGATGATCCACATTTGCTTGTGGTCGTCACCCTCTCGGCCGGCACGCTGGTACACGAACACGGGCTCGCCGTCGAACTTCACGATCGCCATCGTTTGGCACCGACGACCATCGAAGCAATGGTCAACGATGTAGTCCGTACGAATGCGCTGCTCCGCCTCGATCTTGTCGTTCGCGTCGGCGTGGAAGAAGATCTGGTAATTCGTATTGTCGTCGTTGATGAAGTCGTCGAGGCCGTAGACAGAGTGCCGCGTGTAGGCGACCGGCGCAGTGAGAAGCTCGCGCAGCGTCACGTACGGCAGACCGTACGCTCGGAAATACGACATCTGCTTATCGACTCGCGGCATGTCGACGCGGTGCATCTTCTGGCAGAGGAACACCGCCTCCTCCGGCGTCTCTGCGTCGATGATTTCCTCCGCCGACTGGCTGAACTCTGCCATTCGCTGCTCGACGGTATCCAGGGTGCGAGTACCGTTCTCTCGGTCCTTGTCGACCGCAGCCTTGCAACGGTCCATGTCGCCCTTGTACCACCAATGCATCTGGACGAGGAAGCGCATCAGTATTCTTCTTTCTTCTCCGGAATGATTCGCCGGAGCATCTCTTCGGTGACTGCCTTGATCGTTGCAGTCTTCGGAGTGTCTCTCGTGGCGTAGTGACCGACCATCACGGCGGCTTCGTCGAGAGTGTTGACGAATTCGTTTACGCCTGATCTGCGAATGATGTAGAACGCCGTGCGGACGATTGCTCTTGCTACCCCAGCAAACAGACTATCGCTCTTCGGAAAGACGATGATGTACTTCTGAATCTCTTCCGCGGCCTTCAAGTCCGATTCCATTTGCTTTCGCAGTCGGATATCAGGCGGGCTCGATTCGGGGAGGATGATGCTGATACACAACACCTTCGGGTACTTCGCCCTGAGCCTGTCAAGCCTTGCTCGGTACCACGCCCAATTATGGAGCGTGACCGGGTCGTGCCACGTCGAGATAATGACGTCGCCGACAGCTGCGACAGCCAACCCATTCAGAGTTTCGATGTTGTGAAACACAGTCTCCTCACCAACCGATACGGACGATCTCTCCGACTCGTCCAATACACTCAGGACCGAATCCCGAGTCGATGCTTTCAGGCACGGTCAGTACACGAGCGCACCGACCGCAGCGCCCTTCGTGTCTGAATTCAAATCCCTCCGGGAAGGGATTTGCTTGGCCACTCCACAGCCTGAGAGTGAACCACTTGAATGCATACGCCGAGGGAGCGCCCTCAGAGATACGCGACTTCTGAGAATGAACGTACCTCGGCTTCTGCGGGCCGTCGTCGAAAATGGATCCGATGAACGTGTAGTCGCTCGTGTTCTCAGGTCCGGTCAGTACACGAACGAAGAGCACCGGCTTCTCGACGACCTTGACCTTCGCAGGCTTCCACCCATTTGCTGCGTCACGGTACGTAGTCGGTAGTTCCGTCTGCGTACCGCTGGGTAGCTGCTCTTGCTTTCGGTAGCGCCTCACCTGGTACGTGAAGCGGTTGCCGCTCTTCCGGTTGCTGATGGTGAAAATAGCACGACCGCCTCGGAGGAAGCGGTCGATGTCTTCGGGTTTCGTCAGAGCCATTCGTCGTCTCCTCGAAGACGCAACGGCAAGCGTTCAAGCTCCTCGTCGAGTTGCGTCATGTACTTTCGGTGGTGGGCCTGACAGTGGAGTAGCTTCTCCCCGCTCGGCTCATCCACGTCGGTGTCGCTGTACTCGCCCTTCTCACTGCATCCACTCCAGGTGCAGATGCCGGCCAGCTTCTTTCGCATGAATTCATTCATGGGGTGACCCTTCCTGGTTCAGCGCTGAGGGCTGCACTCCATCCCATTTCAGGCTCGTAGCCTCGGTCTTTTGCTTTCCCAGGGACCGGCCAGACCTCTCACCATTTGAGTGCAGCCCTCAGCCTCGCTTAGTATCGACGGGCTTTGCGCCCTTAAACGCGAGAAGGGCCCGGTGAGGGGCCCTTCTCTTACGTCAGCGTCCGATGAAGAACAGCGGCCACAGGAACAAAGGAATGATCCAGTCGTGCAGGACTCCACTGCGCGTCGGACTCGACACATACCCGGCAAACACGAAGAACATTCCGACGACGATGTACCCGACAGCTACTGCCCAGAAGACCCACAAAGGAATGAACAGGTGCATGGAACCTCCTGTCTCCTTAACGCTCGGGACCGGCTACTGGCCGAAAGAAAGTTGTAACTGCTTGTTACTGCTCGTCTTCCAGGAACGACTCGTCTTCCTCTAGGTCGTGCCCCGTCGCCTTGGCCCCGATCGAGCAGCCCCGGCCGTTGCCGAGAATCTCTTGTGCGATGGTGATCGCGTCGGCCTCGGTCTCGGCGTACAGGAAGAACGTCGGGATCTTACGACCGACCCCATTGCTTTCCTTCGCCTCGATCTCCCACTCACGCTGGAGTGCTTCTCTGTCGAACTCGCTCGGGTGGCCGTAGGAGAATTCACCGTGGCCCACCGTGAGCATGTGGGGAGGGTGGTCGTCGTCCCACGCGACACCGTGGCCCAGCCACTCCATCCCGAGATACCATCCGAAGCTGCTCGGGGTGGGGTCTTCGGTGTGGCGCCCCTCACGATTGATTGCCTGCTCGTATAGTTCGCCGATGCCTCGCCACACGTTGGCACGCTTCTCGATCTCGATGATCGCATTGCGAGCAACGTCGCGTGCGTCCTGAGTGACGGGGTCCATCACCTCCGTGATCTCGACGCCACTGAGATTCTCGATCCCGTACTCCTCCACGCAGTCAGCCCACGCAGTTGCATGAAGCGCACGAGCGAAGCCTTCGATGATTTCTTCGCGAACGTCCATGGATTCCTCAGTAGTCGATTGCACCAAGCCCCCTGACTCCCTGCTTATGAAGCACACGATGCAAGGCACGAGCGGTGTCGAGCAGGTTTTCCGACATCTGCTCGTAGAAATCACGAGCGTCGGGATTCGACTGGTCCTTCGCCGTCTGTTTGTAGATTCGCGCCTCGCCTCTCAGGTTCGAGAGGTGCCCAGCGAGCAGGTCCTCATCCGAAAGGTGAGTGGCCATTACCATCTCCGGGGTTTCTCGGGCTCGGCGATCTCATAGCTGTACGTCGTTTCGACGTTCATCTTGATTTCGCGCCACAGGAATACGACGTCGGGGTTCTTCGTCCTCGGATTTGCCTTGACCGCCTCCATGAGAGACTCGACGTAGCTGCCATCACGCACCTGAGCCACGAGGCCGACGCTGTACCCGATGTAGACGACGCCGCTGGCGCCGGGGCTCCAGATCTGATTCGGCTCGATTCGCTCCAGGAACTTCCCTTCGCGCTGGTAGCCGGAGCGGTTGATCTCCGAAAGGAAATCATCCTTCGTGTAGAAGAGCGACAGACGGCTCATACTATCGCAGTACGCATAGGCCGGCTTGGAAGTATCCTCCAGGCCCGTACGCCACTTGACCGCAATCTCATCGGTCTTGCAGACGACCCACGGAATCTCAGCGGAGAGATTGAACCACGCCACCTCGTCGTGGAGCGGCTTCTTATCCTCTCCGATTCCGTAGACATCGCGCAGGCAGAGGTACGCACGACTCTGACTGCGGCTGCCTCGAAGCTCGTCCTTGAAGAACTTGTTGACCTCGGTCTCGTCGTCCGGATTGCAGATCGCGATGGCCCTGTGACCGTGGACGTTCAGTTCGAAATCCTTGAGCGTCGAATACGCCTTCCGCATCCGACGAATCGCATCGGGGATTGCCCCGAACTCGAACTCAGCCGCACCGTGACTGCGGAAGCGGAAGTATTGCGAGAGGCCCGCGACGTACGGCTTATCCTCTCTCCGAAGCTCGATAGCCTGAATTAGCTTGTCACCCATTTACGCCTCGCTAGTCGCAAAGGCGTTCGTTGTCGAACTCCTTTGCATGATCGAGAAGCTCATTAGCCAGAGAATTCCATTCGCGGCGCTCATCCACTGACAACGTGTCCGTCATCATCTTGTGGATGAGCGCCTCCGTGCGGGCCAAGCCGCCACCCTTGCGGGTTAAAAGGCCGTGGAGTTCGACCAGGTATTGCCTAGCCCGCTTCGATTCCCAATCGGATGCCGACATGCGGCATCTTTACACTACTTGAAGTCGAGAGCCCGGAGCGCCTCCACCGTACGATCCACGTCGTCGAACGGGATCGACATGGGGAGCAGCACGTTGAGTGCTCGCGAAATCTCGTTCGCTCGACCTTCGTTGCCGAACTTCTTTTCGAGACGGATTTCCATCTTGCGCATCGGAAGGGAGACCACGACGGCCTTGCCCTCGGCGCGAATGAAGGGATGAACCTTGCTCGATTCCATCAGAGCTTCTCCTGCTTTGTACCGCACCAGTCACAGTGATCGCGGTCACCCACCTGGGCTTCGCAGTTCTGGCACTGCCCGATCTTCGACTTGAGCCACTTCTGTAGGTCGAGCCAATGCTTGGCGTCCATGTCCATTCCGAGCCCGCCCTTCCACTTCGACGCGGACTCGATATCCCCAATGATCTGCCTGACGTCCTCTGCCGTCAGCACCTCGAAATGCTCTCGCACCCATTCGGATGCCAGCATGCTCATGTACGTCTTACGCCCCAGCGAATACCGGAACGTGCAGAGGAGCATCACGCGGAAGTCATCGAGACTGACCGAGTATTCTCCGTTCGCATAGGGATGGGCGCAGGGACCGTCGTGGCCCTTGTCCCTGGTGCACGGGGCGTAGCCCGCATGACCAGGAGGAATGAATCCGCATCTATCACTCGGGCGCATGGACGAACAGTTCTCCTCTCCGCCAGTACAGCTGCTCAGCGTGACGCTTGGCCTCCAGCCAATCGTACTTCGTGAGCATGTCCCACTGACGCGGCGACAGCGCCGAGGCGTGCTTGCGCTCGCTCGACTCCAGCCACGCCACTAGCTGGTCCCGCAGCGACTTGCGGAACTCGCTCTTGAATCGCGTCTGATTGAGTAGCTTCGATGCAGCGAAGATTCTCGCCGATGCACCGTGGTCGCTACGGAATTCCTCAGCGAGCCCACGCTGCCACGACTCCGGCCACTCCCTGTTGACGCCGAGGCCCCACAGATACTTCCACTTCGTGGTGTCCTTGAGCCATTCCTCGGGGCTTAGCCAGTCAGGCAGCCAGACTTCCTTGACTGCGTACTTGGGCACCATCACGAGGCCGTCGTCGTCCGACGTGCGGCAGCATGCGATTTCCTCTTGGAGGTTGACCTGCTGCGTCCAGACCTCGACGGGATCCTTCGGACTCGTGGCGTTCTCACCCAGCTGCTGGAATAGAATCTCGTGCTTCTTCATTGGTCGCCTCCCTTACGATGCTGAGGATGATTTCCAACTCGGAAACGAACTGGAGATTGTAGGTTACCTCGTCGGTAATCTCCGGCCATTCATCGGGGTGATCGAGAATGTTTGCGCAAGAAACGCAAACGTAAACGAGCCGTCTCTTGTAATCGAAGAATGTGCAGTCAGAGACTCGGCGAAACATCGTGGTACGAAATGGATGCTCGCCGATTCTGTCCTCACACTTCCAGCATCTCATTCGGTCTTGTTCAGCGCTTCGGAAATCTTCTCGAACACCGGCCGAAGCGCTTGCATCGCATTCTGCACGTCCGGGTCACCGGGCGGCGCCGACTCGATCTTCGCCAGCAGATTCGCCCAGCGCTCCTTCGGCTTGGATTCCGGCGAAGAATTCGTCGTAAGCTCTTCGATGAACGGCCAGAAAGGCTTCGGGACGGCGAAGTAGAACGTTGCGTAGGTGTTGTCGAAATCGTCGTCCTCATCGCTGACGTAGAGCGGGTGCTCAGGCAGCTTGAGCGACGCAATGCAACCAGTGCAGTTGCACCCCTCTTCGCGGGCGCCCCACGTCTTTGCGTTCCAGCACTCGCGGTTGCCTCCACCATTTCTGGTGTAGACACAGAGAAGCCAGCGGTCGCCGCTGAACTCGACGTAACAATCGCGGAAGCGGCCCACCGTCTGCGTCGACAATCCGACGAGCCCGAGAAGAACCTCGGACAGCGGGTTCACACCGAAGAGCATATTGTAGAGGCTCATCGTCAGTCCTTGTACACGCCGATCACGGCCGTGTTGATGTGCTCACAGAAATGATCGCCGAGCTTGTCGGAGACGTCCCACCACCGCTCCATCATGCGGGTGGAATGTGAGCCGTTCGGGATTCCGGATTCGCAGTGAATGACCACCGCAGCCTTCGGCGACCACTGTCCAGGGTCTTCGCTTCCGAGGAACGTCGACTGCTCGATGATTCGCTTTCGCGTCTCAGGATTCTCGGAGATGTAGGGACCCCACACCTCGTCGATCGCTGCACGCACCCGCTGGAGAATGTCGTCGGTCATCCCGCCTGCCTGCACAGTTCGAGGTATTCTTCCTCGGTCAGAATCAGTTCCTTGCCGACGACGTCGAGGATATGGCCCGCCGAGCTACCCCAGCAGATCGGATTCTGCACCTCGCGCTCTTCCCCGTCGTTCATGACCTTCCGGCCGCTGTTGATGGTCGGCTTGATCCACGAGGGACCGCATTCCCGAATCACGACCTCGCCGAGAATCTCGACGATCTCGTAGACGTAGCCACGCTTGAAGAACGAATCGCCAGCCTTAGCTATGTTGCCGAGAATCAGACCATCGTTCTCGGTGGGATTGCCGGTGTTACGGCGCACGAATCGAGCGAGGAGCTTGTCCATCAGTACCTCGTCAGCGGACGCTCGGTCACCTCTCCAGTGATCAGGTCCAGAACGTGCCAGCGCTTCTTGTCCTCGACGAGAAGCTCCACGATTCCGAGGAGCCCCTTCTGCCGAGCCATCATTTCCTTCTCTTCGCCGTGACGTCCAGCGAGGAAGTAATCGTACGAGTCCGCTTCCTCCCGAGCGACCATCTTCGCGATCGGCTCACGAACCTGAGCCGGACTGCCAGGCGTGTAGCGGGGATTCACGTTGAAGTGGAATGCTCGGCGCCGTCCGATGAATTCACGGATGCGCTGGTCGTCGACCACTACCTTAGCCATTCTGCTCGACCTCCTCCGGGTAATGATCGTCGCACCACTTGTCGTACCAGTCGTCGTCCCAGCTTCCGGGCTGCCCCGTGACCGGGCAGACCCACCCAGAATCCGATGCGAACATCTGGTATGAGTATTCCTTCTCGGTCAGAAAGTTGCCGCCGCTCGGACAGCAACGGCACTTGACGCGATACGCAGTCTCGGGACGCTCCGTCGGCGTCTCCGGGCGCTCCGGCGTACCGATGACCTCCCGAACCACCCCGACGAGCTTGCGCATCTCAGGGGACCGCTCAGCGTCCATCTTCGCCTGACGCTCGGCGTTCTCTCGGTCGAACTTGTCGTAATCCATTCAGGTTTCCTTCCGGGCTGCGGCGGCCTTCAACTTTGCGATGAGGGCCTCTCGAACGTCGAAGCCTTCCTCGGCTGACATTTGCTCCAGCACCTCGTCGAGAGCCTCGTCGGGGAGCCAGAGCAGGGCTTGAATCTCTTGGAGTAGCTGGCTCATGGCTCCTTCTATTATCGATGGAGTTTGCCTCTTAAAGCACGAAAGGGGTGAGCCGAAGCCCACCCCTCTCGCTTAGTGACCTACGGTCTTGACGCTCACCACACGAGCCGTGTAGCCCGGCTTTGCAGTGTCCTCGGCAGACCTGAGCGCCATTCTCTCGGCTTGCTCCGGCGTTACGTCCGGGAAGGAATACGTCTCCGTGTACACCTTCTCGACCGTAACCGTGTATGCCCCTCGAAGCCCCGGAGGCTTGAAGCCATCCCTTCGAGGAACGTCGCAGATGCCGTACTCCAGGATCTCGCAGGTGTCTGCAAGATCGTTGGCGAATTCCAGCGCCTCGTGGTACGTGTTCCTGAACGTGACGTTTCCCGTCGAGAATTCCTCGTCGAGTTGTGCGTCCGTCAGATCCTCCGGGTACAGCGACGCGATGTGCGCCACCGAATAGCGCCCGTCCTTTAGCTGCCTGATGTAGACTCCGTTGTCAGCCGACAAGACTCTCCTCCTTCTTCGCGAGAATGTCCTCGATCTGCCGCATCGCGAATCGGCGAATCGGTTCACGCATCAGTTCGTGCGGTGCCGTGGTGCCCATCCTCCAGCGATGCACCGTCGGCGTGCTCACGTGTAGAGCGTTGCCCACGTCAGCCTCGTGAAGCCGCAGCGTGTAGAGCACGTCGTCGACGACCTTTGCGTATACATTGTCGTCTTTCAGATCGGCGTTTTCGATTCTCGCCTTGAGTTCTCGCGCGCTGTAGTGCGAGATTCGCCGCTTGCGCCTCTTGAACTCTGCGACGATGACCGCTACGTCCTGCACCGGCACCTTGTAGTACGGGTCAGGCTCGTTGAGGGGATTGATTCCCGCTGCTCGAAGCTCATCGAGGCGCTCGTCCAGACCCTCGATGACCTCATCAATCGACGGAGGTTCTCTTTTCATACGTCGTTGTCCGCTTCCATGAACTGGTCGAAGTCGTCACCGAGAAGATGCTGGAGCTTTTCCAGCTGCTTCTCACACCCATCGAACGTCTTCCTGTGCTTGGCGGTATCTTCGTACCCGAACTCGCTGAGGAATTCCGAGTAGCCATTCCGCGCCACAGACGAATCGGAGACCATGCACGACACCACGTCGCCGACCGAGATGTCTTTGACGAGCGAGCCTGCGTAGAAATCGAGAGCAACCGTTCGCTTCTGGTACTTGAGGGTCACTCGCCAGTTGCTCGAAGTGTTATCCCACGGCGACTTACGCAGTGCCTTCCCCTGCTCAGCCTTGAATTCGATCTGCTTCACGAGGTCCGAAAGCTTTTCGCTCATGCTAGTTGACTCCTGTAAAGGGGTCCTTACTGTCCTGTTTTCCAAGGAGATTCAGATGGCTAATATTCGTCCGCTCGGCGACCGTGTAATCATCAAGCGCGTGGACTCGGCAACGGTCACCAAGGGCGGGATTCTCATCCCGGGCTCTGCTCAGGAGAAGGAAATCCAGGGAGTCGTGGTGGCGGTAGGACCGGGCCGCCTGCATGACAATGGCACGTTTCAGGAGTGCACTGTCAAGCGCGGCGACACGGTCCTCTTCTCGAAGTATGGCGGCACCGAGGTGAAGATTGATGGCGTCGAGCACATCATTCTTCGCGAGGAAGAAATCCTCGGCGTCGTCGAGCAGTGATCAGATTCGCTTGTAGTTCCAGTGCGTAACGATCTTGCCTGTGCCCGGCTTGAGCGTCACCTTGGTACCTTCGGGATACCTGGTGATAGCGTCGGGCACCCGCATGATCGTAAGCCCACGCTCTAGGGCAACAATTGCCAGGTGCGCCAGCTGGCCGCCTTCCTCCGTGATGATTGCTTGCGCCTTCATCGCGGCTAGAGCGTGGTCTGCACTGAGATTCGGAAGGACGACGATTCCTTCACCGACCACTCCGGTAATCTCAGAGCCACGTCCCTCGACGATCACCATGGCCTCGAAATCACCGAGTCGTTCTTGAAGCTCGCTGGCCGCATTCAGCGCCGCCTTTGCGACTTCACTGTTGTACGATTCGTCGAGGTCGACGCCTGCACCAACCATCCAGTCCGTATGGTATTCGTTGTCCATCGGGAGCTTCATTCCCGAATGAGCAACGGGCTTCCACGGAGGGGAAAGGTGACGCAGTGACGTGCGACCCAGAGCCCAATGCCAGAACGGGGCGAGGGGAACCGTCAGCACTCGGCCATCGCTGACGTGTAGCTGGAACGTATCGTCGCCGGCCTGCTTGAGCACACCCTCGCGGACTCGCTCGATCTCAGCGTTGTACCGCTTCTCGGCCTCGGCTGCCCGCTTATCGTACTCGCGTGCCTGCTTCTCGCGCTCGCGCTTCTCCGCCTCTTCGTCGGTCTCTACGGGCTCCGAATGCGGGTGCTCGATTTGGATCAGCGAGCGGCCCACAGCGAGGAATTCATCGAGAGCCTGGCGCGGCGTGAGGTTCTCCTTCCACCAGAAAGGAGGCTCCGACGTCATCTCGAAGATGACGGGACGGTCGTCGATGAAGAGGAGACGCTGGTCATCTCGCACGTAGTATTCGAGGCGACGACGGGTCCAGCCCTCGAATCGATCGCTGTCGATCGTGGGAATCGGCAGCCCTTCATTCGCATACTCGGCGTCTTCGGGACCGAGCAGCGTCACCTCGGCGAAGGGCCGCATCCATTTCCCGTTGATGCGAATACGCCCAGCGTACACGAACTTGAGGTCCCGCTTGTATCCTGCGGCTCCCTTGTCGTTGACGACGCGAATGCCCTTCGACGAATCACCCGTCAGCTTCTTTTCGCCATCGAGGACTTCGCGGGCAATGACGTCAGTCTCGCCAGGATCCCCGCCGACGAGCCCCTCGGATAGAAGACGCCACGCTGCGCCAGGACGCTCCGAGAGCAGCATATCCCGCGCCGTGGTCGTCATGTCCTTTCCGTAGATTCGGAAGAACGTGACTTGAGTGCTCGGCATGTTACAGTTCCACTCGGGAATTGAGCACGTCGAGAATCTCTTCCCGGTCTCGCTTCACCCACCAGGTGTTCGGACCGTCAGTCTTCTCGTGCTCGGGGTGGACCTTGTACTCGTCCGCATCGATGCGGAACCAGATGCGACCCTTGATAATCGATTCCTCGCCCACCGCCATGCGAAGAATCGCCCACACCAGCTTACTATCTTCGTCGGTCATCGAACCTCAATTCAGGCTCTTGACGTAATCGAGCCCTGCATCCTGGATGAAGTCAACGTAGTCAAACGCGTCGTTCATTGTCTTGAATCCATCGCGACAATGAGTGTGGTCCATCCACTGAATCTCGACTGCGTATTCGTATTCACCGGTATCCTCATTGAGGATTGCCTGAACCGTATAACCCCAGGATTCGCTGAGCAGGGACTTCATGCTCAGCTACATAAGCCGCCTGTGTTCCGGCGTTAAAAGGCTTCGGGAGCCGCCCTATGCCCTTATCTCAGTAGTCGTCGTCCGGAAATCCGTAACGGCGTCGGGCGACGTGGTAGCTGTGCTCCCACTCCATGCGCATCCGCCAGGGAGGCTCGCACGACTCACCCACCGACCAGAGGAAGCTCGACCGAATCTCGTCGGTCGCGTCCCTCTGAGGCGGGCCCATCTTCATCATGACGGTGCCGAATGCCGAGCCGAGATCGCTCACTTCGACATTCTTCTGGCTGTCCGGGACCTCGTTCGTCGGCTTCTTGTACTTGAAGTCGTTTCCTGCGAGCCGGTATAGCTCGTTCAGGAAATACGTCGGTGAGAGATTGCTGATGTGCTTCATCATCTCGACGAAGCCCTTAGCAGCCTCCACCCCGTAGTGCGTCTTGATTCCCTCGTGGATCTTCTGCAAGCGATCCTGTCGAAGGTCTCCGGTATTTGCCGCGTACCCGCTGTAGTACGACGGACTCGACGACAGACCCGCGCGGCTCACGATTGCGTAGATCGATTCGGTCATTCCTCGCCCTCGTTGTCCGCAACGGCGTCCCTCGCGTCGGGACGACCAAGACCGCCATCGGGTCCGTGCGGATGGAATTTGCTGGCCTCAGCCGGCTTGTCCTTCTCCACGATCGGATTTAGGCACATCTTCTTCGAGAACGGATTGAAGTTCTCCGGACGATACTGGTCACGAAGTCGAATGACCTCGTTATTGTTCTGCTCCTGGCCCACGACGCAGTAGACGTACTTGCCCTTGAAGGGCTTCCAGCCCATCTCGTGCGTCACCAGGTACGTGTATTCGCCCGGAGGATCCCAATGTGACGGGTCCGGGTGACGAACGACGGTGATGTACTGACCCTTCCGGGGAGCTTCGGGAAGGGTCAGCCATCCCTCGTACGCACCGATGGTCGAACTAAACAGACAGACCTTGACCGTCATTAGAACGGAATCTCCTCGCCCTCGGTAGCAGCATCGTACAGGTGCGGAGGTGCCGGGAGCGTCTCCGGAATCTCACGCTTCGGCTCAGGCGGCGGGGTGTTAGGAATCAGGCTGAGCGCCACCAGGATTTCCTGGTCCTGCCGCGTCATCTCATTGATCATCTGGTGATACCGCGCCGAGATATCCCAGTGAAGCATGGTCGTGTACTCGTACACGGTCATCATGTCTTCGGCGGCACGGAATGCGAATCCCTCGCCGTCGGGGTCCGAGTCCGCCAGGGTGCGGATCCTATCGACCTCATAGGCCGCCAGAATGTGGCCACACGCGCTCAGCTGGTCCTGGAAATGCGTCTCCTCGTCGATGTAGCCCGTCGTCGAGCAGTGGTAGCACGGGCCATCCTCGTGGTACCCATCATCACAGCGAGTGCAGTTGAATTGGGTCACGCCCCCATCCTCCGCTCCGCCTCGACTTCACGGCGGTAATCAGCATCGTCCTTGAAGATCTTGTGCGCTGCCTTGACCGCTGCGGGATTCGAATTGCGCTCGTCGATCGTGAGCACCGTCGTACGCCCGCCACACTCGTAGCACGTGACGTCGTACATCCCCGACTTGTAGTTCTCCCGATCCTCGTCGTCCCAATCACGGTCCCATTCCTCGGCCGTGATTCCGTGGGCGTCGATGCTGGGGTTGACGTGCGAGCCCTTGCCGTCGCAGGTGGGGCACACGTCGTAGCGTAGCCTCAGCACGTGCTCGACGGGCGGTAGCTCCTCGGGCTTGGGAGGCGTCGGCGGCTTCCCGAAGATCGCCTCATGCACCACCTTGCCGAGACCAGCGAATCCGATTCCTCCGTTCGGCAGAATGAAATGCAGCGTGTACGACTTGTTGCGTCGCTGCTCGGGCAGCGTCTTGATCCAGTCGATGAGCTTCATGGTGATCACCTCACGCAGGGAGTACGACCGACGCCGACCTGGAAGGGTCGAATCTTGTAGTCGTGGTAGTCCTGGCCGTAGCAGTTGAAGGCGAACCAGACGTTCAGATGCGGGAAATACCGCGTCGAATCGAACACGTGGAAATCGAGGAGCAGCGCGTTCTCTCGGCGGTCCTTTCCGGGAGGCGTCCAGTGCCGCCGCATGTCCACGTGGACACGGAACAGGTGGTAGAGGCTGCGCTGTGCGATGACCTTCTTCGCTAGCTCGCGGAATCCCGTCGGGTAATTCGGCCAGCCTCCCGGCGCCCTCACCTTCGGGAACCACTCGCTGTATTCGTTCGTCGGGTATCGCGTCTTGCCGTCGTACGACAGCTTGTGGAATGCACCCTTCTCGACTAGCTTCTCGGTCACACGGTCGACGAACGACGCCAGCTTCTTGTCGAGCTTCGCACCCATCTGCTCTAGCCTGCTCGGGGGCGGAGGCGGCGGGGGCTCCGGAGGATCGGCCTCGACGAAGAACGTCGCGGTCATCGAATCCTCGTTGATCTCGACATCCGGAAGGTTGCTCAGCGGAGAACCGAACTCAGCCATTTCGTCGCGGCGATCCATAGGACCTCCTCAGGCGGCCTGCTGCGAAGCGAACCGGCGCTGAAGCTGAATGAAATACTCGCCAGCTTCCTGCCACTCTCTCACGGCACTCCGAATGACCCGCATTGCGTGATCGTCGGAATACCCAACCACCTCCAATGCCTCGTCGAGCACCTGCTGCTGAGCCTGTGCAAGCTCGTCCGCGGCCTCCTTGAGATGATCCTCGGTCACGATCTCCGGCAGCTTCTTCACCCACTTAGCGTCCATGGTATTCCTCCTCACGCCTGCTCGATGTCAGCGTTCGACACCGCGATGATCGACTGACTCTTGTATTCCGCGGTCGACGATTCGACCATCAGCATCACCGTGCCCTCGCTGGGCCCGGTCCCGTAATCATGCACCGTCGCCTCGCGTCCGGCGTGGTGCGGCGCTCCCTGCTTCACTCGGACCCTCGTACCCTTGCGGAAGACGCGGTTGTAATCCTTGTCGAGGATCGTGATGAACGTCCAGACGTAATGATCCTCGGGGAACGTGGACCGTAGCATCTTGATCCATGCCTGGTCCTTGCGACGAACCTCGGACCATTCGCAGGTCTTTCCCTGTGCCATGGCTCCGAGAAGGTACGCCGTATTCGGCCCGACGTTCTGTAGCTCGAAACTCTCCGTGGCGTCCAGCAAGGTCTGATAGATCTCAGCCATGCGGTTGATGTGAGTCTTCGCGTTGTCCCGCTGATTGCGGGCCGTCGTCAGGTCGAACTTGAGGGCGCTGATTTCGGACTCAAGCTCCTGGATTTCGTTCGCCTTCGGCATTCAGTCCTCCTGCGTCTTCCAGCCAACGACCAACTTCGCGTCGGGCATGTTGATCAATCCCTGATCCCGGTCGTACACGCTCTCGATGCTGATGAAAACATCGGACGGGATGTCACGGCCGGTGTACATCCGGAGAGCATCGACCAGCTGCTCCCGAGTGAATCGGAACTTCTGTTCGTGCTCGAACTTCGGGTTCGACATAGGGCGTCCCTTCTGCGGCAACGTTGCCGCTGAGCCCTTTAGTATCGGTGGACTTTGGCTCAGTGCTTGTGCGCGCACGTATCCTTATGGAGTCTGCGGCGCATCCAAGCACGAGCAAATCCCAGCCACGGAGCGGCGAAGAACGTCATGAACATCACCGCCGTAGGCACTTCATTGTGGCAGAACAGATGGCATTCCATGTGTCACCCAGCTTTCAGCATTCGCCTAGGGAGCTTTGCGGGAAACCTCGGAAGACCAAGGTCCCAGAACTCTTTGGCTCCGCGCCACCATGCCTTGAATTCCTGAGGCGTCTGGTGGAGCAAGTACCCATCGTCTGGAGAACTAAAGGGCTCTCCGTTGAAGAAAGCAAACTGGACGGGGTCGACAGCCCCGCAAGGGAAGCTCGAATCGAAGTAGAGGTCACCGATCTGAATGAACGCGTGCGCTCCGTCTACCCCACCATCAAACGAAATCAGTTGCGCTTCTGGGTGAGCAAGCTTAGCGAGCCACGCCCACACATAGCACCAACCGTCATTGATCTGGTTTCGGTCCTCGAAACTTCTGAAGTACGTCTCAGTGATCCAAGTCAGGTCCAGACCGCTCATCGCTCCCTACCAACTCCGGAAAGTGATGCCGTACGATTTTGATCACTCGACGGCAATCATCAGCATCCATCTGTCCGATGTGAACTTCTTTTGCTTGCATCTGTGCGGCGAGCCAGCGATAAGCTTTCGTCCGGCTCATCACACCGCCAGGCTTTTTCCACAGCGTATCGAATACTTCGTGAGCCTTGATGCGCACCTTGCGGGTAGCTGCATCCGCTGGAATCCCGAGCGGTGTTCCGTCGGTGTGGCAGCCCATCCCTCCCTTGCAGTTCGGCCAGTTCGTGCACCCAAAGAAATGGCGAGAGAACTTCGTCGACCAGCGACGAATCAATTCTCCATCGCATCCTTCTTCGGGACACGGGAACCGGGGAGGGATGGGCGGCTTTTCCATTCAGCCCTTGAGGCGGTGGTGTGCCATCGTTGCGTAATACGCGGTAGCTGCGGCGAAGCCAGCAGCCATAACGCCGCACACCACACGGACACCCACCTGGTGATGGAAGAGCATCGTGTACGCCGTAGCGGCGAATGCCACTACCAAGAACACCAGGAGCATTACCCAACCGACGATGTCCCGAACCTTCTGAGCCGTCATTTCACCACTCCACGGTTACTCGCGCCAGCTGACAGCGCTGGACGAGTTCATGAAGCTTCTCTTGCAGAACTTCGTACTCGGGCAGCGGAAAATCTTCAGCCGTCAGGTCGTCGCGGTAGATGAAGATGAGCTTGCCAGTATCGAGTACGGTGCCCGCTACCTTGCCCTGGTCGTTCTGTACCTGAACGTTCCAGAGAAACACACCGCCTCGTGCGTACCTCACGCTGATTACGCTGACGCGGTCGTTGAGCTTGAAGGGGTCGCGCAACTCGATGGTGATGAGATCCGTCATTCTGTGCTCCCGTGAAACGAAAAAGGGCGGAGCCCCGAAAGGCTCCGCCCGATTTCTTTAGCCCATCACCGGCTGCTGCTCCGGCCTCGGCAACGCCGCCGAGGTCCAGGGGCTCGTCCGAATCGACACGTCGAACTCGGTCACCAGCGACTTCTTGAGATACTCGTACGTCCGAGCCGCGGCACGCTCGGCTAGTCCGCCGTAGCCGTACTCGTACGCCTTGGGATTCACCACGACGCCCACGCCGAGGTGCATCAGGTCCCCATCGCCGTCGACCATGATCAGCACCTGGGAATTCCGGTACACCAGGATACTGTCCCGATCGGAATAGGCGATGCCCGGGTAGCGGTCCTTGCTATTCCGCGGGACGTACTCGAACGATTCGGGAAGGAAAGCACGAAGCGCATCGATGACGAAATCATCGAAGCGCATCTGGTTCAGATCATCATCGGGCTCGTCATCTAGCCCGAGATTCACGTACAGCTGGTCACGGAAGGTGTCGGGATTGTAGCCACTCGCCGGAGTCATCGGACGCCAGTTTCCCTTGCCCATGTGTCACTCCTTCTCGGAATCGATGGCCTTGATCAGGTCGACAGGATGCTGTTCCTGTCGGCGGTCACAACCTGCCGCCCAATCGGTATTTTCGTCGTGTCGATCTTCGATGCCGTAGAACTCAGCGAGCAATCGATCCTTGTCGTTCCAGTTCGTGTACTCGTAATCCTCTTCACGGATTTGCAGTACGGTCTCGACGAACTTATATGCGTGATGCGGAAGGCTCTCCTCAGCCTTACGAAGAGCGATGATGAATTCGTTGTAGAATCCATCCTTGTCTTCGTGGCAGAGAGTTTCAAGGTGACGAATCGTTGCTCGGATTTGAGCTTCCCGCTGCACAAGGCTTAGCGCATCGAGAACCGCAAGATCGCGCAACGCCTTCTTTCTTTCGGCGTCCATAAAGCTCCTAGCTACTGCGGCACGTTGCCGCTATGACCCCACGGGGATTTGAACCCCGGTTCTCGGCGTGAAAAGCCGGCGTCCTGGACCGGGCTAGACGATGGGGCCAGAGTCCGATATTGTGTACCGGACTTATTACAGAGTCAACCAGCTGGCTGACTCAACTTAGTATCGTCGGACTTTTGCTCAGAAGCGTGAGCGCAAGTTCTTGCACTCGTTCTCGATGTTCTTTCGAGCCTGGCCTTCGAGCTTGCGAAACTCGTCGGTGTAGAAGATGAAGTGCTGGTTGAGCATCTTGCCCAGAATCTCGTGACGCTTCTGGGAGAAGATGTCCAACGGAACCCAGATGTATTCCTCGCGAACCTTCAGCGCGTACTGGTAGTAGTAATCGTTCTCCTCCGCGCCGAGAATCGAAAGGTCGAGGTCGAGGAACAGCTGCTCGGCCTGGGTCAATTCCTTCGCGAAGGGACCGAAGTGATTTGCCGTACGCATGACCATGTCGTGGACCATGCAGGCGAATCGCTGTACGGCGTGCTCAGGGGCACGCTCGAATCGACCATCGAAAGAAACGTGACCGAATCCGTCCCGCATGATGGCGTCGACAGCGAGTTCGGCACTCTGCTTGACGTTCTCTGCGTCCGGCTGGCGCGTGTCGTAGACAGCGTCGTGGAACCAGATGGAATACTCGATCGCCTTTCGCTCGGGAGGCAATAGCGTCTTCGCGGTCTCCGAAGATTCCAGCTTCCGGAGAAGCGAGAAGACGTGCTCAAGCCCGTGGTAGTGGCGGTGCTTCTCGTTGTAGAGCGTCGTTAGTGCTGCACGTGTATGAAGAGGAATCATGTCCAGGTCTCCAGGTATTCGGCGGGGTGGTGCTCCTCGAACCATTCAGTAATCCTTACAAGTTCGTCGATCTCGTTAGGAGTAGGAATGGTGACGAGGGGCAGGAACCACCCCTGTTCATCCTTCACGTTCTGGTGTCCCCAGACGTACCAAGTACGAGGGTCGGACCACCAGTAATATCCGTGCGTCTGCCAGAGATTCTCCTCGATCCAGGTCCGGTAATACCAGACCTCTTCGGGAGGATTCGAGTAGTATTCGTTGTTCCAGAACGGGCCGTGCGTGGCGTCGAAGTCGGTCCCGTCGGGGAGCCGGAGCCAATCGACTCCGTATTCCCCGAGCATGTTCTCACTCTCCCATTCATTGACGTCGAGAAGCTCTTCCCGAACACGATGACTGGTAGCGTGACAAACGAATTTCCACCAGAGCGCCACGTCCTCTTCGGATAGGCCGCGCTTCTTGAGTAGCCTATCCTTGCGGATGTACCAGTAGCCGCCGTCTGCGCCCATGCGTCACCAGGGATTCTCGATGTCGTCTCTACCGTTGAGGCTCGTCAGGAACCACACAGGCGTTCCTGCCTTGTCGAGCTTGGCGGCGATCGAATCGATAGGCTCCGACTTTTCGAGCGTGATGTTCGTGAGCCGCTCTGCGGGGACAGCAAGGTACCCGTCGGCCCACACAGCAGCATTCAGCGCTCGTGCAACGTCATGCAGGCGACGGGCACCAAGGTCGGTGATGCCCGTCGCCATCATGAAGAAGATTACCTTCCCCGGTTCAAGTTCGCTCGGCTGTACATCGAACCCGAGCTTGTATCCCAGGAAGGTGCACTTCGCGTCGATGTCCATTAGGTCCTCGGGAATCGTACGGTACGGGGCTTGTCGCCCGTGGAAAGGAACGTCTCACGCACAGCAGGAACGAGCCGCTCGTCGCCGAGCTTGTGCACCTCGTAGCGGTCGTTCGTGTGATTCTTGCTGTGGAAGTCGCCGTCGCACAGCTGCACCGCACGCTCGGCATCCCAGCGATCGAAGAGCCACGAATTCCCATTCCGAATCGTTTCGGACTTCACGACACTCGCGAGGAATCGTCCGTAATCGATCTGGTTCTGGAACTCGACCGGCTCTCCGTGGAAGAAATTCCAGACACGCCCACGTCGAATCAGCTGAAGCTGACTCTCCTGCCGCATCGGGAAGCTCCAGCCGCCCTCTTCGTTGTAGCTGATATCGTATGTGATCTCAGCATCGTCGTAGTTGACGCGATGAACCATGAACGCGTCCGGACCGCACCCAGGAATGAGAGGCATCTGCCGCTCGCGCGTGTCGTGATAGCGAACGATGTCGCCTTCCCAGAAAGACGTCTCGGGAAGGGGCCGCAGGTATTCTCGATTCGGAATCGTGCGCGGTCCCGGCTCCACGAAAGCGAGGTGATGGGTTCCGCAGGAGAACAACGTCCCATCGGCCAGCTTCACCTTCATGTAAGAGCGGTTCTGGAAGACGCCCGAGCCCCGCCCGCACGTGTTGAACCGGCCATATGTGATCTCCTCGAATCTGTCGATCGTGCCCCGCGTGCCATCGGGAGGAGCCTTGAATCCCCAGCTTCGGGCCTCGGGGTCCACTGCGACCTGCACAATATCACCGACGTGGTAATCGAGCGTGTGGCCGTTACCCTTCGCGTTCTGCATGGAGCCTGTCTTTCTACCCCGACACCGGGGCTTAGAATGAGAGAACGATCGGACCCTGAATGTCGATGACGTCGCCGGTAGCCGTGAACCAGTGATAGCCGAGGGGCCACTTGAAAAGAATCGTGTGACCGTCGTGCAGCACCAACCACTTGATGCGCTTGCCTACGTGCTGCGCAGCGACAGGAGTGCTGTAGCTGCCTTTGATGGTGCACGTCAGATTTGTGAGGCTGATCTCGGTGGCGGGGATCTGAATGCTAGCGACACATTCACTTGCGTCGGCGCCGAATTCAGGCTCGTCGGGGCAGAAGCCGAAGAACCTCTGAGCGAACGCGTGCTCCAGGGCATTCAAGAAATTGAACTTCTTCGGCTTGTAGAAGCGGCACTTCTGATTCGTGCAGCCGTCTACCTGGAGAAAGCCTACGTACTCAGCGGGACTTCCGCATGCAAAACAAGTCGGCACGTTTCCACCTCGGAGCTTTGGGTTTCGCGGTCTCGGCGCTCTCGATATTGACTAGGTCTCGTATGCGGTCCCAGCCAGGAAGAGTCGAGGGCCACTGACGAACGAAGTACCAAGCCCCGGGTTTCCATCCGGGGCTCCAGTACGTCCAGTACCCATCGATCACGGCTTCTTCCACTCTTCCAGGAGAACTCCACGCTCATCGTGAATGTGCCCACCTGCTCGGATATGCGCCACGATGCGATCGGCCCTCTCGGTCCACCAGCCAAGGCGCCTCTGCTCTTCGATGTCCTTTTCGGGAATGGCGAGCCAGTCGGCTTCCATTTCCTCGCGGGTCCTGGCCGGGTCAGGGCAAGCACCACAGCCACACGACCAGTAGCCATCCTCGTACTCGAATTGAGGAACGTCGAACACGTATCCTCGTCGAATCTTGTTCGAGTATTCGGGAATGAAGAACTGGAACTGCGCCCGAGGTACCCAACCCTTGATGACGTGGTTGTGCCCGTAATCCGATACGATCATTCCCGGCTTGAACTGGAGCAGGTAAAGGATCGAATTCAGAGTCGCGGAGTTCAAGCGCTTGCGGGCATTCCGAGCACGTCCCTTGTAGAGCTTGCTCGGAATGCCATACGCCTTGATTGCCTGCGCGGCTTCGCGCCGCTTTGCCCTGTTACCCATCGAACCCTTTAGTTGTGCTTAATGGTCTCGACGAAGGCCCGCACAGCCCTGCGAAGAGCCTCGTCGTCCGCCCCTGCGGCGATTGCCTTGCGGCCCTCGACGAACACCTTGTTGATGTCGAGGACGCTGATCTGGATTCCCTTGCACGTCTCGTAGTACGCGCGCTCGATCCGGCGATCGATTTCCTTCTCCGCCTTCGTCTGCTTAGCCATGCTATTCCTGTCCTTCCAAAAGGAATGCCCGTCTAATGCGGACAACGTTTCCGTCTTCCTTGCCCTTGACGACACTGCGTTCGAGGTGATTGAACACGGGAGGAATCGGAGCGATCGATTCCACCTCAACGCTCGTCTGCGTTTCGTAGTAGTCGAGCAAGTCTGCTCGGGACATCTTCGTTGCGATCAGATCGACGCCGCAGATCTCACCACTCTTCTTGCTGCGAAGGACGACTGCGTAGTGCCGCAGCCAATCACTTGCGCGCTCGTTGAACTGGTGGTCTACGGCGTCGGGAATGAATTTCCCGAAGCGATCCATCAGACGCGCTTCTCGTCCGCGGCCCGGCAGCGCTGCCACTCCAGCTTGAAGAACTCGATCAGCCGGAAGCGGTTGGCCTCGTACACCGCACGGACTCGGGGAGAGAATCGGGGGAGGACCTCCGACAGCGGCATCTCCATCTCCGCGGCCCTCTTCAGGACGGCACCGATGCGGCTCAGGATCTGGTCGTCCGTGATCTGCGTCTTCTCCGACATACGGCCTCCTCGCTGTGGCGACTTTCGCCACCAACTACTATCGACGGAGTTTGCCTATGGACGCACGCACGTAGGCGTTAAAAGGCTTTGGGCGCCCTTATCGGTCGCTGTAGTGCTTCTTGAACTCTCGCAGCTTTGCAGCTACCTCCGCACGCTTGCGGAGCTTTTCATCTTCTTCAACCTGGCGCAGCTTGATCATTCGAGCTTCGCGGCGCTCATGCCAAATGTACAGGAGCACAACGAAAGCAATGCAAAGGATCGCTAGGCCAAGAATCCAAGTGGCGGTGTTCATACAGTCCTCGGCTTGAGCGGAAACTCGATCTCGTACTTCCGCCCGTCAGGACACAGCACTTCGATGGCTGTGATTCTTTCGCCAGTTGTATTCCATCCACCAAAATCAAGCACGAACAATTCGTACCATCTACAGGCGCGCTCGGCGGCCTCCTCAATGGTTGCGGCGTTGTAACGGATTGCACTGCCCATTGAGAAGTAGCACGACGCTCGGTACATCTTTTTACCCCGCCTGTATTCCTTTACATAACAGGAATTAGCGGGTTATCTCCGACCAGGAGACCCGAGCGATGCAGCTAACTGTACGAAACGTATCTCGATCTAAGATCGCTATCGGCGGCGTTGTGGGCACACTCGCTGTTGGTGAGCGTGAGACCTACTCGCTCTCGAATGCTGAGATGGACGCAATCCGTTCACGTCTCATCGAGCTTCAGAACGACCGGCTGATTGAATGGTCCGTCGCCTCGGACGCATCATCCGTTACGCCACAGGTGTTTGTGTACGACCCCTCAGCGGCCAGCCCGGATGGGGTATTCATCTTCGCGTCCTGGGCATCCTTGATGGGTGCCGTGGCTCCCCTCGCCGCAGCCAGCACGCCGTTCAAGATCATCTTCAAGAACGAATTCAACCACCCGATCCCCGCAGGTAACTACGATTTCGGCGGTAACTGCGTCTGGGAAGGAAATCGAAATTCTCTGGTCCTGACCGGCTCAGAGATTCGAGGCGTCTGCCAGATGGACCGCATCCAGGTTCATGGGGGCGCTGGTGAACTCCGTGTTACGGTTCCCAATCTTGTGTTGAACGCATGCAGTTTCGGCCTCGACGGAGAGACACTTCGAGTCGAAACGAACACAGCAATCTGGGCACACGATTCGTATTTCTACGGACAGCTTGCTCCGACGATCACCGACCCAGATGGCGAGGGAGTAACTCTTCACTGCTTCGGCCAGACATTAGTCGAGAACGACGCAACTGCTGTTCCTGGCCTAACCTGCATCATCTACTCGCCCTACGTTTTCTTCGGGTCGGTACAAGATGGGTCGATGGGATTCTCCATCAACGGCACTACTGGTCGCAAGCTAGTTTCCTTCGGAGCACTGAATCTCCCGACGGCACAGGGTAACTACTTCCTGCGTCCAAACGGAGGCGAGCTAATTGCTGATACGACCGGTGCCTCTTGGTACGTTACAACGGCTGACACCTTCATTGTCCGTATCAACATAGCGCACCAGACGGCGGGCACTGGCTCTAACTACACTGTCGATATTCTGATCAACGGAACGCCTCTCGGCGCCGGGCTAAACGGCAGCACAGCGGTGAACAACTTTGTTTCAGAGTCGGCAGCTATCCAGGTCCCGCTCGTAGATGGAGACCGTGTCCAGGTTCGAATCACCGTACCTTCTGGCTGGACGCTTTCGCCTCGTGGTATCTACGTCGACCTCTACGGTATTTGACGCATAGCGCACGCGCGAAACGAAAAAGGGGCGGAGGGAAATTTTCCCTCCGCCCCGATTTCATTCTCTGACCTAACGATCAGAGATTCGAGAGCACGTCGTCGATGTCCGCGTCGTCGATGTCGTCGCTCGCAGCGGTCTCGCTCTCGTCCGCGCCGCCCTCGTCCGAAGCCGCCGACGCCTCGGTCTCGGTCTCCTCGGCCGACGACGCCTCGACCTCGTCGTCACCCGCGCCGTCGTCGTCCAGGCTCAGGTCGAACTCGTCGGTCGTGTTCGGCTCGGGCATCCGGGTCGTCGGCTCCGCACCACGCTTCGGTGCCGCGGCCGTCTTCGCCGCCTTCGCGGTCGGGGCCGGCGCATCCGCCGCCTTACGACCACGGCGCAGCATCGGCGTGCCGTCCTTCTTCACCCCGTACGGGGCGAGGGGGTGCCCCTCGGCGTCACGACCGTAGGGCGCCTCCTCCGAGACCGAATTGCGCACCTGAAGCGCCTCGATCTGATCCTCGCGGATCTTGCGCGCCTTCAGCTTGCGCCCCGTGCTCGCCGGGGCCGCCGTCGCGGCCTTCGTCGCGGTGCGGGGAGCCGCGGCCGGAGCCGCCGCCGTCTTGACCGGAGCGGTCTTGGCCGGCGCCGCCGTCTCACCACCCACGGCGATCTCGAAGGTCACGCCGAAGCTGTTCTTCAACTCCGCCCGGACCTCACGCATCGCCACCACGAGCGGGTCGTTCGTGAGACGACCCTCCAGTCCGACGAGGTTGTGGAGCTTCGCGAAGCGGGCCTCAAGCTCGGTCGAGTACCCCGTCTCCCACATGGGGTTCAGGGGGCGGGGCTGGTTGCGGGTCGTCTGGGTCTTCTGTCCACGCGGCATACATTCCTAACCTTTCTAGCTAGTTAGCTGAGCACCTGGCGAGCAAGCTGGCCGTCGCCACGTCGGCCTGTCCTCTGTTTAGTATCGGCGGACTTTGCCAAAGCTTTCGGCTATGTTTCCGCCGTACGAGCAGTTACGAGCGCCATCGACGGGCAAACATATGCCGCACGTATCCGAAACGCGCAAGTGGGTTTGCGATCTTTTTCGTAAAACCCCGACTTTGCTTGGGGAAACTCTGCGTTTGGTAAGGACCGGAGGTCCTGACGCGCAGTAGAAACAGAGTGCGTCCGTGTTATCTGGCCCGCATGAAGCTGACCATCACCAACACATCGAAGTCGACCGTCTCCATTGGTGGACGTATCGGCGCCGTCCCTGGCGCCACTGTTGTTACTGTGGAAGTAACGGCAGCCGAACTCGAAGCTCTCCGAGCTACGCTTACCTCGCTTGCTGCTGCATCAGCGATCAGCTGGAGCACAGCCCCATCCGTCGGAGCGGATGACGACGACGCCGAGATCGCTACTGTCGGCTACGTCAATTCACGCGCCGGGTTCTCTGCGGAGTCTGTCTCTGTGTACGTTGCGCAGAACGGCAGCGACACGGAAGGAGCAGGAACCCTTGACTCACCTTACGCCACGGTAGCCAGGGCGCTCCGCGACCGTAACGGGTTCGCAGCAAGTGGTCTTGCCTTCCGCGTGCAGGTCGTTGCTCCCTACACCGGACCGGGCTTCTCATACGAGAACACCGCGCCAGCAATCGAGGCCACAGACAATCTCACGACTGTCCAGCCCGTGAGCGTAGCCGTCGAGGCGTACTACAACGCAGCATCGGCAGGCGTGAACGACCCCCGTTTCGTTATCGAAGTTGGTCCGATCACTGCCAGTGCGGCGAGCGTCGTGAACACGGCATTCGTCGCGTACACCGTTCCAACGGGATCGTTCACGGCCTCGCACATCGGCAAGGTCATGCGTGTATTCCGCTCCGGAACCGAAGTTGGCCGCGCCACGATCGCACACATTGTCACGGGCGGCAGCGACATCGTGTACCTTGCGCAGTCCAGAATTACTGGACCTGTCGCAGCATGGGCCCCAGCAGCGGGCGATGCTCTCTACGCGTGCGAGCACGCTGTAGTATTCAATAGCCCCGTCCGCATCGGCACAGGCTACCGTTCGCAGTTCGTTCTCGCGTGCTGCAAGGTCGAAGTTCTCGGCTCCGCGTACGGTGAAGAATACGCCCTCTCAATTATGGGCGGCACCGCGGTGCTAGCGAACGTGCGTGCGGTAAACACCAGCGTGAACCGCGACGAGGGGTTGTTCATCAACCGCGGCGCAATTGCTGTTCTTCAATACGCGCCGTCGACGGTTGTGCCGTGGATGGACGCCACCGAGCGTACATTCACGTTCATGTCAGGCGGATTCGTGACCGCAGGGTCCCCTGCCACGGATTACGCCACGGTTGTTCGTGGACAGTGCCTACTTCGTGGCTGGGTCTTTGATAAGAAGACCGGCGTGCTCGAAGGTTCGTTCACGACTGCGGGTGCATGGTTCCGCGGGCAGCTTACGATTGGCGTGGGCTCTCGCTTGGCACCTGAGTCGCCTGTTGTATTCGGCGGAAATCGTGTAACGCCATACACGCAGAGCCCGATGTGGTTCGAGGGTGCTGACATTGGTAACGAACACGGCCACGCCATCGTGTTCATGATCGACACGGCGGGGTACGCTGCGGCTCTTCCGATGTGCAACGTGAAGAAGACGAGATTCACGTCTCGTCTGACCCTCAACGGCCTCAGCGGAGCCACCACGATTACTGCACCTGTATTCAAGGTGGATGATTTCTCGTGCGTCGTGACGTCTGCCGGCAACATCACGAACAGCACCGCGGGTCAGGACGTACAGGCGGGCGCGAACTTCGCGGCGTTCGCTGGACTTCCACTCGTAGATGCAGCGACGCTTACTCGCATCGCCACGTCGTGATCAGCGCACGCGTCTCGCTCCGTTCTTGAGCGCCTCGGCGAGCTTGCTCTCCTTCACCCAGTAAATTCGGCAGCCGTCCTCGACGGCTACCTCTTGCTCATACTCACCTCTCGAAATCTGACGGCAGACTTCACTAGCATGCGCTAGTGCCTTATCGAGGTTCTCTTTGTTGACGCGATTGGCTTCTGCGTCAGTCAGCAAACGCTGCGCGAACTCCTCAGCTATCTCAGCGAGATGGGTGTTCGTGAATTCATAGGGAGGCGGGTGCTCTTCCGCATCCCGGATGAGTTGCGCCACGTCTTCGATAGGGACGTAGTCACGCATCAGCGTGTACAGGAATCCCTGCAAGAATTCCTTGTGGCGCGGCTTCATCGTACCTCAGGAACCTTCATGTGGATCGTCGTGATGCGCGACTTCACGAACCGTGAATTGTTGAGCTTGGACACAGGGTGTCCGAAGTGGCTCTTGAATACGGCCTGAAGCTTCCGACGAAGCTTACGGAAACTCGTGCTGCTCTGGAACTTGCTGCGCCCGCACATCTTCGTCGGCAACCCCGTCGTGATGTACGCGTTGCATTCGTCCAGCAACACCTTCTTGTGGTATCCCATCTCAATCAAGCACTTCGAGAGGCGCTCGATTGGCTTTGGGAATTCCTTGCAGACGGCCTCTACGTCCTTCGCGTAATCTGGGTGCAAATAGAAATAGGCGTGAACCATCTCGTGGCCCAACGCCCATCCACCGTCACCCCTGAATGTGCCGATGACGTAGAGATTATCGCCATGCTTAGCCCTGTACGGTTCAAGAGCCACACGGACCTTCTCTTCCTTGTTGAGAAGGTCGAGATAGTCCGTAGAAAGATCGACAGGCGCCTCTAAGACGTAGCCTGGGAAGTTGAAGCCTTCCCAATCATCGAAGTACGTGAACTCCCAGCCCTTCATCTTGGCGTAGGAATCCATGTACTCCTCAAGACTCGGCCACTTTCCCCGGAACTTAGGGTCCTCATAGTACGCAGCAAACCGCATCAACGAAGAGCACAAGAGATAGCGGTTTGGGTACACGAGGTGGAAGATTGGCAGCTTCTCCGACTTCATCGACTGTACCTCGTGTACTTGATTCGGTGATCGATGGTGTGCAGCTGCTCGTTATTGATCACGCCCTTCTGCTTGCATTCACTCAGACCAAGCGAGATCTGGTGCATCCAGTATCTCTTCCCAAGGCGACCGAAGAATTCGTTCCTCATCACCTTGTCCAGGACGTGACTGATCTTCACACGAATGAAATAGAGATCGTCTTCGAGATTCACTTCTTCTCTCCAGGAATGGGTACCTCGACCAGGTCTTCGTATAGCGAAGTCACGGCGTGCTCTGCACCGAGATAGTATTCACCTTCGCCGTTCGCGAAGACACGGGTTCTGACATGCTCCTGCGCCTTCGCAATCATAGCCTGACGCATCGCCCTGGCGCCAGCTGCGAACATGGCGTTTTCTTCTGCCCGAGGAGTCTCAGTGAGAATCCTCTTCCAGAATTCCATCTTCGTCCGAACCTTCGAACTCATCCTCGAAATCATCTTCATCCTCGAACATACGGTTGTGGTAGCAGTCGGTGCATTCGCTTCCGCCTTCCTGGCAGATCTCGCAAATGTCCACACCGCAATTAGAGCAGTTAAACGTGACGAGGCGGTAATCCGAATCACCGCAGCCATCGCAGGTGATCGGATCCGCCTCGTCTTCGTAGTCGTCTTCGTACTCGTCGGACATGCCGACGTTTTACAGATTACGTAGTAGGAAGGTCGTAAATGACCACGTCGAGATCAGTCATGTGGTGCTCGATCAGCTTCTCGATGTGCTCCCACTTACCTCCCGCGAGACCCGCCCCGAATCGCGGCGCATGAACGGACGCGCCCCAGGCCCTTGCCTCGTTCGCCACGTCCTTCAAGCACTGACCAAGAGCATCGTAACGAATAGGCGGCCCATCGTTCCAGTGAAGAACCTGGGCCACCATATTAGCTACGTACGTGGTCTCATCGATCTGCACGAAATGCACGTCGCCGAGCTTCATCGTTCCGGTGCGGTACCGACGACGGTAAGTAGCCTCAGGCTCCTTCCACTTCTTCGATAGCGCAAGAACGAATCCGCGTCCCCAACCGCCCTCACAATTGCACACGTGAGGAATGATGACCTTCTCGCCAGCCTTACGCTGCGGGGCCGTTGCATCTCCGACGACGTAACGAATCGGCATACTAGCTCCTCAGAGTCGCATTCACATCATGCTGAATAGCGGTCAGCTTCTTGCTGAGGCTCGCGACAACCTTGTTCAAGGTATTGTCCTGTGCCTCCACTAACGAGTAGCATCCACGAAGGCCGACGATGTTGACACGCCCAAAGAACTTGGCGCGGGGCTCAAATCCCCAACTCTCCTTCGAGATGACGAAATCGAGCGTACCAAGCCTCCCCGCCCACGTTTCTCTGTCACCGAGGCGCTTCAAGGTTGCGTTACCGACCTTGATCGTCTCGCTCTTGCTCGTCACAGAGTTCGCACGGGAACGATTGACGCTGCTTGCCTTCTTCGACTTTGCACGATTTGCCATACTTGCACCCATGATGAACACAACAGTGTTCGGTATGAACGTCCGTTTCACTCAATTCGAACTCGAACGGGGACGTAACCGCACGAGCCGAAAGCTTACCGAGGACATCGAGTTGGTCGGACCAATTCACGCCCAGCTTCCTCGACAGCTGTTCGATATCCGGCCTTCGGTGGGGAGGGATTCTGACCGCGAAGAACGTGAACAGTCGGGTGGACATGTACGTCTTCCGCAGGTCGGGGAACTCAGGTAGCGGCTGAATCTGCTTGCGACGCTGGAACTCCCAGTCGTAACGAAACACGAACTGAGGTTCTGCGTCAGAATGCTCATCGTGAATTAGCTGGCCGCACCACATCCGGAGCTTCTCCCTCGTAAGGGTTCCGATGTAGACCGGGTCATCTAGCCACGGAACAACCATCTTGACGTGTAGACGCTTCATCGCAGCTTCTTACCCTCGATCATGCGACGGAAATCTCCGCCACGTGCCCACAGTCGCCATTGGGCACGACGAGATTGAGCAGCGCTCATGATCCATTCGCCGTAGATGTTCGGTCGCCTCGCCCTCTTATTGATGCGAATGCGGAGACGACGAGCCTTACGCCGGGTCAGCTTGATTACCTTCCCGGTGTGCGAAAGGAACTCAGGCATCAGTCCTCGCTAGCGAGCTTACGTGCTTGCCACATGAACACAGCGAAGAACAGCGTGGCTACAACTGCTCCAGTCATGCGAATCCAGTTCTCTTCGCCGACCCAGCAGAAGTAGAAACCACCTGCCGTCGCAAGCACCGACAGAGTCAGTGCGAGGATACGGACCCACTTCGACGGCGGACTAGGCGCGATGTGCTTGTCCATGAGTGCTGCGGCGAAAAGGAGAGCGATCAGGTTGTGCATTTATTACCTCTTGAATCGGAATTTGCGAGCAGCCCGAGCGCCACGCTGAATGGCACGACGCAGGCGCTTACGCATGAACGGGAGGAACTCGGAATTGTATCCGTGCTTGCTGTAGGTTCCGCTGTTCACGCACAGGTTCTCGGGGTCAAGCGGATGGAAGAACTCCCCATACGTCGACATGGGCTCCCAATCCTGCATGATGGTCCCGCAGCGTCGGCATACTGCCTTGGCACTCCACCGCCCACGCTGGAGGAGAATCTCCTCGAACGCTTTGACTTCTCTCTGCTGAGGCGGACTTAGCCAGGAAGACCTGGGGTGCTTCTTTCGTCTAACGACCTTTTCCTGCATTGCGATTCTTCTTTCGTGACTTGCGAGCGGCCTTGGCCTTCTCGCGCGCCCGCTTCTTTTCCGCCTTCAAGTCGCGGTTCACATCGCCCCGCTGGGGCTGGAACGTGCGAACGAACGGAGGAGAATTACCAGGCTCGCCAAGGGGCCAGACTACTTCGTTGGACTTCGGAGTTTCGGGGCTCATGCCCCGTATTTTACAGATTTCCTGCTACGAGTCACGACGGCCGTTTCGATTCTGAAACGGAGCGACGCATTCGATTCATCAGGACGGCGGACCAAACCGAATTGTTCCGCGTACTTATCGAGCATTTCGGCTTCCTTCCGGGTGGACCACTTCAGGTACCACAGGAAGGCTGCGACTAGTGCGACGGAACCGAGAACCAGAAGCGTAACCATTCGCGCCCCTCCACCATGATCTCGTGATCGTACTTGTCGAGGCGGGTGCTCCAACCTTCTTGCGTGTTGTGGTTCTGAGCAACCACCCCGTACTTCGCAAGCTCGTCAGGAGTCATTCGATCTAGTGCCCGCTTGATGCGCAGCATCCGAATCGAATTCTTCGTAGCGTCCCGCTGCATCGCGCTGTGACGAAACATCGGATGGCGCCGTGTCAGCAGGCAGAAATGCAAATGCCTCAGGAAGCCATGCTCGTCCGACTCGTACATGCACTGGAAGAGTGCACGTTTGGTCTCGAACAATTCCTCGTCGTCTTCCATGCGACCTCCTAAAACGAGAAAGGGAGGCACCTTTCGATGCCTCCCCTTCGTCTACTTCCGTGCGATGTTCTCGTAGCGATACGAGCGCTGGACTTCCTTGTTCGCGGGCAGCAGCGTCGTGATGTCCGGCTGAATCATCACGCCCGTGCCGTCGTCGTTCTCGATGAACTTGACGTCGGCCTTACCCAGCCACCGCTCCCTGTACCTCTCGGCGTGAAACACCGGCTCGTCAGCTTCACGCCTGATGAACTTGAACCGGCTCAGCTGGTCAGGGTGCCAGTCAAGCATCATCCAGATATCCACCGCGAGGGTGCGGTAGCCACGGGCGGAGTAGGCTCGCTCCCAGAACGCCCACTTGTTGAGGTACTTCTCGAAGCCGACACACTCTCCGGCCATCACGATCGAATTGACCAGGTCGCCGAAGAGAATGCCGATCTCCGTGTACTCCTCCCAGACCTCCTCGTCGCTGAGGAGAGAAGGGAACCAACGGAAAAGGAATCGCCGCAGTCCGTACATCAGATCGCCGGCCCTCGGTGAGCGGCCAGGTGCGCAATGTCGACTCCGTCCACGGACTGAATCGTCGTAAGCACGCGGTCCGCGTCGCGGCAGTCCCGGCAGTTCGCCATGAACATGGCGCGGAATCGCGCGCTCTCATGGTCGGGGAACAGCTGCTCGACGTCGCACTTGGAGAGCACTCCCTCAGCAATCAGCACGTCGATCTTGTCGTCGATCTCACGAGCAACCTGCCAGATCTCACGGTCGGGATTCAGGTGAACAGCAATCTGCGTCATGACTACCTCCTCCTCAGCGAATATCTCGAACCCAAACGAGCGTCTGTCCGTCTTCACTCACAGCAACGTATGAGCGCTTCTCGATGATGCGCCGGACGTTCCTACGAAAAGCTGCGTCGTCTCCCTTGCAGGCGTCGTCCATCGTGGAGACGTCATCGAGCAACTGCCACAGGTATTCCCTGTCGCTCATCGAGTCCACCCGGGCCTGCTCCCGTGCCACCATTTCGGCGGCCTCGTCCATCTTCTTGCGGAACTCAGAGACCGTAATTCCCTGCTCGTCCGCGATGCGCTTCATCGCTTGCAGGTATTTAGGCGGCTGGCCGATCTCCTTGACTCGCGCCCTGGCCCACGACTCCGCAGCATGAATCGCTGCGTCCTCATTACCATTCACGACCTGGAAGGTTCGCGGCTTTCCGGTAGGAAGGTCGCCGAACTTGATCTGAATCTCGACAGTTCCTGCGACCTTGTCGAGACGCCATTCGTAATTGTACGTCACTTCTTCTCCTGAAATCGACGCGGGTGAAACGAGCAGAAATCGTTGTTAGAATCGCTCGTGAATCCGAACAACGTACAGCGATACAGGTGACCGCAATCTGAGCACTTCTTCCCTTCCGGGAGGACCATGCATTTGCTTGCGTGCTCACCTGCACACTCGCCACCGTCTTTGCCGTGGTCTACACAGCACCCATGACGCGTCGTCACTCTGCACCGTCCTTGTAGTATTCAGGGAACATCTTCGTGTGCTTCAGCATCATCACCGCCCAGAGTGCCCACGCCGGTCCCTGCTTCACTGTCTCAACGCCGATGTTGCAATCGTCCGCGAGCCACATGAATTTCCACCAGAACTTCTCGTCATGGCGGAGCGGGACTTCTTCCACGGGACCCCGCGGAGGCTTGGTCGGAACCCGATAGACCATTCAAGTCACCACGTATCAGGTCGTGCCTTGAATTCCTCGACGTCGGGAACCTCTTCGATCCAGTACCAGCCGTCGTCCGGCCACTTCGGAATGAACGGCTTCTTGAGCCAATGCTCGTGGACACGAGCATCAAGCCTGGCCTTCACCGTTTCTGCTTCTTCCTTCGTATCGAAGAGGAGGGCTTCAGCATGTACGATGCTGATATCGCCCTCGGTGTCCGTGAGATATGCCCAGGTTTGATCAGCAGGAGCAGCTACGACGTACTTCATAGATTTGCTACTCGACTCTTCGTCTGGTCGCGGCTGTACCGCGTCTCAAATTGAGTCCCGGTGAACGGGTCGATATCCAGCACTCGGCCACTCTCCGAGTGCTCGACCGTGAGAGGCGTGCCGTATCCTCCCGTCTGCACCTTGCGGCACCTCGTCTTGCCACAATGACACGATCGGACTTCGCCCCTCGGGGTCATAACATCGCCGCAGTTTCCACAGTAGACGATCTTCACAGGATTTTGCACTCCCTTCGTCCGTCCCGGTACACAGAGACGAGGACACGCACACGAAGTCCTGCGTGGAGTCCGCGCTGCGCCTCCTCGAATCCCTCCGGGCGATGGGCCTTGGCGACAATCTTATTGTCTACCCATTCATTACAGTCGCCATCCTCGAATCCCCACGACATATTGAACTGCTCAATCGCGGAGATGTGACGCCCCTTACGTCGACGGATAGGCTTTCCGGTTTCGTCTACTGCGTAATTGCAGACGCCGTTACCGCCATCGAAGAGGCCGACGGCATTGATTCCGGGGACGCTGACCCACACGACGTAGCGAGTAACAGGCGTTTCTACGGCACCCCCGAGGCTAGCGAGTGCCTTCTTCGAGGTGTGCTTGACGGTGCCCGTTTCCTTGCAGACAGGGCAGCCCTCAGACACTTCATCGAATTCAGTTACGCAAGGGCACTTGTCGCCCTTCTTCAGTGCAGCAGGCATCCTCGCCCCGTACCGCAGGTGCACGTGCCGAGGGACTTCCCTCTCGCAATGACTTCGTCGAGGACTTCCAGGACCCGCTCCGTGGTCGTCGCGTGATCGATGGTGAACGCCTCCAGCAGCCTGCGGACGATTCGGCCTATGTCCGGATGCATCGCACCGCGTGCGTGAATCAGGAGCTTCTGCATGCCGAGGGGCTTCTCGCCCTTCATGTGCCGGTCGTCGATGGCAATCGTCAGGAGCGGCCAGTCATTCTCGACGGCATCTCGCCGCTGCTTCATCGTCCACGGGCCCTCGCCCTTGTACTGATGGACCGGATCGTTCTCGTGCTTCAGGTTTTCCATTTCACCCTCTCAGTACAGTGCGCCACGAATGGCGGTCGTCTGGTACCAGGCTTCCCGACCGCGCTCTTCAAGTTCACGGACGCGCCACTTGGCAGCCTGCTCGGTCCCCGTAGTGCGCTCGTAGATGATGTGCCCCGTGCAGGGAGAAGCGTTACAGAGGTGCCCGTCGCCGGGCTTGCTCTTGTAGTAGACGAAGTAGTTCTGTTCACTCATACGACCCCGCTCAATTCCCACGGAGGGCGCTCAGACGTGAATCCCGCAGCGAGCTTATGCCCGCCACCACCGAACTTCTCTGCGATCTTCGCCACGTCGAAATCGCCGTGAGCCCGCATCGAATAGCGGAAGCGCCCATCGGCATCCTGGTACCAGCCCACAGCGAAGTAATTCGAACGAGCCAACTGATTCAGGAGAACGCTGGCGTTCGCGCCGTTGACATTCACCACCGGCACATTGTCGTACCCGCAGAACACCAACGAACGAACGCTAGCCTTACAGCTGTCGACGTTCAGCTGCTCGAAGCGAAGAAGCGCCTTGCCGGTTTCGACGGCCAGCTTGGGATTCAGAGCGATTACGTCAGCGAGACCTGACCAGTTGTTGAAGTTGTCACGCGGCATACTCTGAATGTATGCGTTGACTTCCTTCGAGTCCGGAAGCTTCCACCGCCAGAGGTCGCGGTCTTCCACGTAATCGATGATTCGCTGGCGGGGAATGTCTTGATGGAACACACCCCAAGCAAGGCCCGCTCCGCTCTTGTTCATATCGAACGTAGCGAAACCGAAACCCTTACAAATCTCTTCCGCCGTCTTGTGGTGGTCGATGACCCGCAAGGATTTCGCACGTGCCACGAAGTTGAGGATCTTCTCACGCGTGGGGCAGTAGTCGAGGAAGTAAACCTCCCTGCCGTCAACGTCGAAGTCCGCCGTAGGCGGGTAGTGAGCGTCCTGGTAATCGGCAGCATCGCCGAACTTCAGCCAGGCGGCCCACGCTGCGGTCCACCCGTCGGCACAGTTGCCGTGGTAGACAACCAGGATCGGCTTGCGGTCAGTCACGAATTCAATCTCCTGATGCACTCTTCGACGTGCGTCTCGTTGAGTCCGGCCTCGTCATCCTCGCCGAAGAAGCTCGTCCTCACGAGATTCGCCATGAGCATTCCCATGTCGGAATCATCGTCGAGGATTACGAATCGGTCGACGATGTTGCCCTCGTCCATCTTCTTCCGGGCGACGTCGTCATTCCAGTCACGAATCCACCACCAGATCTCGTCGCCCCGGCACTCGTCGTTGGTCGTCTTGGACGGCGTCTTTGAGAGAAGCGTGAACTCCGCGCCCTTGCTCTGAAGCATGGCGCTCAACTCCCAAAGGTCCATGCCAATTCGCCACGAGGACGAAAGGACGACGACGCAGCCGGTCTCGTTGACGATGCGGTTGAGCCGCTTGATTCGCACAGGGTCCAGCATATTCACGTGCCAGTCCCAGCGCTCCTTGGCAACCTTCACAGGGTCGGCCTTCTCCCGAGCCTCCATCATCTCGGCAAGCTCGTCGAGCGTGAACGACTTCGGCCCCTCATCTGGCACTGCGTGCTGCTTGTCGGTCTTCTTCTGAGAAGCCACAATGAACTTCTGCGTATTGAGTACGCCATCGATGTCGAGGAACAGAACCTTCATGGCAGCCTCCAAACGGAAAGAGGGACAGTCCAGCAGAGCCGAACCATCCCTCTTTACTATCTCCGGACTTTGGCAGTTACTTCGCGTGCGCTGCTTGTACCGGTGTACGTTCCAGCTTCCACTTTTTGAATTCGACGTTTAGAGTCGGAAGCTCCCCTGTCTTGTTCTTCTGGTCGAAAAGCTGTTGCGCGACTCGGTTTACTGCCTCTGAACTAACCTTGAACGTAGGGTCAGTCTTCTTGCCCTCGTACGCGATCACACAAGCCTTCGTGAATTCGATTACATCGTAATCGCCGGGAGCGCGCTTTCCGGTGTCTTTGTCTACTTCACACACAAGACATTCCGCCGCGTGAAGAAACAATACCTGACGCGCTCTTCCAGGATTATCAAGGAAAGAATCGAGGAACTTCTTACCCGTGCACGTAGTAGACGACGTCAGAATATCCAACAGCCACCTCGCAATTGCGTCTTCTTTGCACACGAGTTCATGGATGCTGTTGACGATTTCTTCGATTCGCTTATTCGTAGAGGTCCGCTTGTTCGTAGAAGGATCTCTTTCTTCTAACTTCGAGATGAGATCCGACAAACGATTCACGTAAAAAGGTGCTTCCAGAGCGGAAGGCGCCTTCTTCAAGAGAAGCTGACTACGCACGAAGTACAACAGGTACTTCAAGTGAGAAAGCTGGATGTCGCGCTCTCTTAGAGTCGAGAGAACATACTGCCGATCCGCTCTAAGCTTGTTCTCAGCGAGCTTGGCCAGCTTCATCTGGTGGTCTACCGATGGGGCTGCTTGCTCTTTTTGCTTTTCTTGCTCCTGCTCCTGCGCTTTTTTAGCCTTCGCCCGCTGGACGCGCACCTTGTGCTCTATAATTTGAGCCATTGAGCTGAGCAGTCGGACAGCGTCCATGTCTTCGCCGTACAAGTCTTCGCCGATCGTTTCAACATCGCGAAGCACCCACTCTTCATTACGGGTTTTCGTGATGTCGAATTCGACGACGACTCCAGATCTAACAGGCCGTAAGATATCTGCCGCCTGCTTGAGGTACTTACTGCTCAGGGGGAATCCGCACTCAGAGCAATACTGAGCGTTATCAAACACCTGGGTGTCACAAACGTAACACTTAGCCTGCTGAATCAAAGTCATCCGACGCCTCCTCCATTTACCAGTGAACTTCCCGAGCGGTTCGAAGTCGAACGAAGGTTCAGTCTCGTACCAGCGTACAAATTGTACTCGGACGGTGTTCTCTGGCGTCTTTCCTCCATTAGGAGGAGGATGGGTCGCCAGCACCTGGCGAACTTTCTCCGCTAGAATGAATTCCTCGCCAGGGCTAATGATGTTCCGCAGGGCTTCGAGGTAATAACGCTCATGCATGGGCGGATTACTCGTCCGTTTTTACGAACTTCCTATCGATGCAGCAAGTCTGGCCATCGCCAGTGAACGAACCGAGCACGTGATTCTCGGGGACGTCGATGTCTCGCGCCTCCCAGATCGTGCCCTTCACTCCCGCAGCGATAGGCGTGAATTGCCATACGCCATTCACGATCCTGAGAGCACGAACGGCGCCCTCAACGGTTCTTACCTTTTGCATTGCTTCGCTCCCAAGCTTCTAGAGACAGACGCGTGTCTCGTTCTTCATCCGATTCCCACGCAGGCAACTCAGTCCTCGGCGTGCGTGCTTTGGAGAAATCGTCCTTCACGTCATTCAGGATCTCGTCGATCTCGTGCGACGAATTCCTATTGACCTTCGCCGTGCTGTAGTCAACTCCGCCGCGCGCATTCCGCTGGGCTACGTAGTCGCACTTCGAGCAGCCGTAGAACTTCGACTTTGTCTGAGAATTCTCCAGCAGAAGAAACATCCCTCGGCAGGTGTCGTCAGCGCAGCGGTAGGTCGTCACGGTCTTTTAACTTCGCACGAGTTCTTTACAGACTCAGTTCGAACGCGTTCAAACTTCGGATTTCTTCTCCGCCTGCTTGAACTTGCCAGGGCAGTAGAAGCCACACTGTAGCTTTTTCCACTGCTGGTGCATAGGCATTCGGGCGCGCTTGCCGCATTCGCTGCACACAAGCTCCCGCATCTTGATCTTCTTCGGCGCCTTCACGTGACGAAATGCTTCTGCTCGTCGCAGCGCGAGCACTTCATGACGTGGAGCCGGCTACCGTCCCAGGCATGATTCGCCTGGTAGTACGACTGCCAGTCGTGTCCGAGTAAGAAACAGATGAACTGCCACAGCTTCATTGCTTTGACTTTCGCTTGCGCTCCCAATAGGCCAGACGCTGGGTCAACTTCCGCGCTTCAGTTCGCGTGATGTTGTGCGCGTCCGTGTATTCCAGATTAGGACCGCGATGATTGATGAACTTCTGGTGCTTTTCGCGTACCAAACACGGCGGCGTAAGGTCCCAGTACCCCTTAGATGCGGGATTTCTTTTGCGCAGGTCATCGTCGGTGACTTTCTTCTTCACCGAATCCAGGAGTGTTCTGGCTCCCTTGAATGCGCGCCAAGCATTTCGTTCAGGTATGTTCAATCGTCGCTCCCGTATCTCTGTCGGTGCGTGCGGCTGAACTTCGATGTGCGGTACAGCTTCTTACGCTTCCGGGAAACGGACTTGCGTTGCTCGTCGACAACGAACTGGCCGTGCTCGTTGACAAACTGTTTCTCTGGCTCGTAAATGCGCGTGCACCTAATGATGTCACGCGACTTGATTGGCTCAGAGAACGGACGGCCGACCGTGATGTGCTTAGTCGGGTGTCTCACAGCGACCATTCTTTCGTTACCGTCCATAGTCTACGATGAGCAGAAGTGTGCCTCAGTTTCTTTTCCCTGGAATCAACTAGCTTTCGCTCGCCGTCATCAGGGCCAAGAAATTCATCACCAACAAGCGCGATCTTCTGACGAGAGAGTCGCGTCAGTCTTGTCTTCCTGTGCTGCGGAGTGCCCTTTCTCATTCACACGTGTCTTCGTGATCGATTTTGCAATCGTCACACATCGGCTCGCCGCACGCGAGACACTCGTCGAATTCACCGTCAGTGACCTCGGCGTGGCCACACTCGATGCACCGGTTACGATGCTTGTCGTTGTCGTCACTCATTGTCTTCCACTCCGAGGAGAGTCGTTGCATTGCGCAGTCTGTCAAGGATTGCATCCTTGTTCCGAGCGTAGTCACGCTTCAGATAAGGTGCCGTCGTACCACTCTCCAGCATCCCAAGAGCCTTCTTGCAAATGCTGTGGAAGCGGGCCTTCGACGACTTGCTCGTACGGGACATCATGCCTTCGCTCTCTGCCGTCGCTGCGTGGAAATCGGCAAGGGCGAGAGCAATCGCCTCCATGTCCGATACACCCCAGCGCGAGAAGAACACGCGATTGCCCGGGGCAAGCTCACGGAACCGGAGAATGTCCTCGGTAGTGAACCAGCCCATGCCCATTGCATCGAGGCACTTCGGCTGGAAAGTCTCGTCAGCCATGTAGACGTAGAACCAAATGGAGCACGGGCTCTTCATCTGCGGATGTTCTACGTGAATAATCTGCGGCCGGTCATCGAAAGCTGACGGAGGAATTTCGACGCCAAGCTCTTCGTGAAGCTCACGGCTCAGAGCATCACGAGGGTCCTCACCGGGCTCGACCTTGCCTCCGGGAGATTCCCAATAGAACGGAAGCTCTCGATGTGCTGCCCGCTGCTGCATGAAAATGCGGTCACCACGCATGATGATCGCAGTAACGACGTGGACTTCCTTGCTCATCGCTTCTCTGCTTTCTAACCCCCGAAGGGGGCCACGGCGTGGTTGCCTGCCGTGGCTCAGGCGCTGGATTGGGGCTCATTCGGCTGGGGGCACGTCGTCCAGTCACCAGTGCCTGCGTTGTCTGATTTGCCCTTGGCTTGTGTACAAGAGCAAATCGCCGTCCCTCCCCGACCTCTTATGATAAGCCTCTTTACAGGATCACGACACGTAGCACGAATACTTGTGCCCGACCCTGTCCATTTCTTCGGCAGTCGCGTGTACCTGGTGGAGTGCGTCGGCTAGGATGATGCCGCGCACCGTGCCCCGGCTAGGCTGCCATCGAAAGGGCTTGCGCGCCATTACCTGCTTGACGTCCGCATCGAATAGACCGTTCAGATCCTTCCAACGTTCGGCGTCAGCGCGAGTCGCGAACACGTATTCCTCGCACGGCAGATCGCGATCCTTGCGCAGGACGATGAACCCTCGGAAATCACCAGGGTCATTTGCTGTAGGAGCGCTAGCGAGGCCGTCACAGTAGTCGCACACCCAGGAAATGAACAGCTGGCGCATCTTCTTCGAGCACTTCTGACAGATCATATGAGCCTCATTTCGAAGGTCGCGCAAGCATCATGGCAAAGCCTCCGCGCTGCGCGAGGAAATCGCGGTGAATCTCAACCCACTCCTCATCGGGAGAAGTGCGAGCAGAACAGCTTACGAGAACCTCTTCCTGAATCTTGGAGCCGAGCTTCTTGCCGGCGTCATCGAAAATCGGTACCTCTCTTGTGCGGAAGCCGCAGAGCATCACCCAATGGTCCGTCCATAGGTCGCCGGTCTTACGGTAATTGACCCCGGTCAAACCGTAGTATCCGGCTTCGAGTGCCATTCGGACGTAACCAATCCAGCCACGGACCATCGTGCGCCCAGGCATACCGAACGCCAGGTCGCCGAATGCCGGGCGGAACTCGAAGGGCCAAATCGGAACCTCAGTGATGAAGTTGTCGATCAACCCGCGGCTCTTGGCTTCCCAGAGGACGCCCTCGACGTCGTAATTCGACAGAGAGTCGTACCCGTTCTTACCTTCGCGCGACCATCGCCATTGCTCTTCCTTGCGGGTTCGCGACTTGGCGATCTCGTAGACCTCTTCAATGCTGAGGCCGGTCACACCAGCAGTCACACAGGCGACGCAATCACCGCCAGGATACTTGTGCGGGACCGGCTGAGGAATGACTCGACGCGGGAGAACGATCTCGACGAACTCGGACATGCCTCCATTTTACAGGGAGCGCACAGCGTCGTAGACGCGCCGCCACATGTCCGGCGACAGACCGTCCGGCGTGTACTGCTGGACCATGTAGATTCGAGTGTCGTCAGGCATCTCTGTGTTCAGAGACTCGCCTTCACGCTTGACGTAGAAATGATCGAAACCAAGAGCCAGGCCGAGGCCCAACTGCAAATAGCAGGCGAGTTCCTCTTCGTACTGCGCCACGCTATCCTCGACAACGACCTTCGGTCTTGAATTCCACCGGTTCGGGTCTCCTCCAATACCGAACTCAGGGAGGAACCTACGCTCAGCAGGAGCAACCACGAAATGCGAAATGTCGTGGAGGTCCGTCATCACACCGTACAGGCCGGGCCTGACGACGAGGCTGTGCCCATCCCACGAGAACTCACGCTCGTAACGAGTAGCCTCTATGACGAAGTCGCACGTAGGATCGAGGCGACGCATGATTCCGTACGCTTCACGGCGTACAGAACACCCTCCATCGGTGTACGTATACATGGAGTCACCCGAAGAGAGTGAACGTCAGGAAATGAATTGCCTGAGCTTCCTGTTCGAGCTTGTCTGCGAGTGCACGCCCACTCAGGCCAGCATTCACGGTGCGGCCTTCGTAGATGTCTCGCGTCTCCTGTGTAGCATTCGCAAGCAGGTCGACGATCGACTTGCCCTCTCGGATTGCTTCGGCGATGCTGTATAGGTCTTCGACAGTCTGGTGATCTTCATCATGAGACGACATTGAGACTTACCCCAAAGGAAACTTCGGCTTTGGTAGTGCTGGCGGCTTTGCCGCAGGCTTCTTAGGTGGTGGCGGAGGGTCGCTCTGGTACTCGCCCATGAGTTTACGGAGTTGGACGATTACGCGACCGCACTCCTCAGCGCGGATCATGAACTTCTCCACGACTTCTTCGCCGTGGGACTCGACGGCCTTGGCCATTTCTAGATGGTTCTCTCGGTCCTCCGTCAATCTGTCGAGGAGGAACCGGAGTGTGAACCGGTCTAGTGGTGTTCTCCAATCATCTGGCATAGTGGCACCGTCAGGATAGTAGTAAATACTACCCTGACGTTTCCCATTATGCCGCGGCAGTCAAGTATCTGTCAATGAATCCTGGACAGATGCTCACGTTTCCGTAGGGGAATCCTCACGCGGCGGCTCAGCGGGAGCCAGCTTCTTTTCCTCGACCTTCTTGCGCATGCTCAGGAACTTCCTGTACACGCCCTTGAATTCCTGGGAATTGAGCTTCGGCCCGAGGTCGATCTTGCCATCCCCGCTCTGCGCGGCGGTCAGGATCTCGTTCATGAATTCGATTTCCTCGAACGTGAACGAGTTGGAGACCCGGATCTTCGATTCCTTGATGAGCGTCATCGCACGTTATCTTTCAGCTGGAGGGTTCGCGAATGAGACTGACAGTTACAAACCTAACAAATTCGAGCATTTCGGTCGGTGGCCGCGTCGGCAAACTGCCCGCTGGTATTTCCACGACGACCACGTTGGATTTGACAGTTGACGAGCTTGAGAAGGTGCAGTCTCGTCTAGTAGCCTTGAAGGCTGCTGGTGTGATTCTTTTCACTGTGGCTGCAAATGCAGACACGAACGACAATCCTACCGAGGGCGTGACTGTCCAGTACATGCAGGACTACGTCACAACGGCACTCGCGGGTGTAAGCGGGGGCGGAGGTGGCGGACCTACCTACATCGTTGGAAATTCGGCAGCAGGCGATACCTCCTCCAATTGTACGCACCTCGATTCCGGCAACGGAGACGCCCTCAGGACCGCTCTAGCTGCGGCAGGCGGCACCGGGGGCTCGGTGTTCGTTCGTCGCGGCACGTACACGCTCACGCACGCTGGAGGAGCGACGGTAGTGCCAGGTAACGTAGACCTTATCGGAGAGGGTCAGGGAACCGTCCTCGCGCTACCCCGCAGTGGTGAAATCTTCTCACTCGACATCAACGGCAGAGTTGAGAACTGCGCCATTCGGCAGACCGGCCAGCCTAACGGCGCGTTTGCATTCAGCACCAACCGATTCATCGAAATGCGAGGAGGTGCACGACTGAACAAGTGCCTTGTTGAAATCCTCGCAAACGGAGGAAGCGCGGGTAACTACGGCGGCTTCTACTCAATGGTCCGCATGTCGTCAGCCCTCGGCCTCGTGAGCAACTGCGTGTTCCGTGGCTATTCTTCGACGACTCTGGGTGCCGGCTTCGAGTGCTTGGGCGTCCAGGCTATCGGCGGATTCTGCGGTGTCGTTGATTCGACGTTCGGGGACACCGGCTTCAACGCATTCGATGTGCCCGTTGAACTTGGTGAAGCTTCGTACAACTACGCCAAGGGCTGCAACTTCGTCCGCACGACCATTCACGGCGTCCGCCTTGTGATGGTGTTCGACACGCAGGGTCAGCGTATCGAGGGATGCAACTTCGACGTACGAGGCGGAAACGGCGTGGGTATCGAATGGTTCGGCAACGGTGTGCTGCGCAACACGCTCATTCACGGAAACGTGATCTCTTGCGCAGCGACAGCGTCGCACGGAATCAACCTCTTCAGCACCTCGGGCACGAACGAAATCGACTTCCTCAGCATCCAGAACAACATGCTGGTTGGTGCTGGTGCGGGTATCGGAATCCGCCTCGCAGAGAGCGGAGGCGGACTCAACAGCAACGTCAATGAATCGCTGAACTCTGTCTACAACTTCGGCACGGCGCGAAGCATTGCTGCCACTGGCGGAGGTCTCACCCAGGTCGGCAATCTTCCCTGAGCTACTTCGCCCAGCGCTTGAACATCTCCACGACGGACTTGGCCCCGGAACGCTTGAGCGTCCCCTTGACGCGATTGAGTTCCTTCTCGGCCAGGTCCGTCAGCGTATGCTGCATCAGCTTTACCCCGGCGATGAATTCCTCGACATCTTCCTTGTTCTCTGAGGCGAAATAGATGACGCCGCCATCCCTCTCTGCCCTAAGGCCCGGCCCCGGAACACTGAAATCACCAGCCCGATCGTAGAACGAATCAAGGCTCTCTTCCTTGAAGACACGAATCGGCTTCTCAGAATAGAGACCGGACAGGTTGACGCAGGTGCCCCAAAGCTTGTCCGCCTTGTCCTGCCTAGCCTTCCTGCCTTTCTTGTAGAGCTTCTCGGCTTCGTATTCCTTCCGCTCACGGGTTCCATTCTTGTAGTAGACGTCCACTACAAAGATGTCGTACAGCGGAGCGAACGAGTCGCTGCCCGTGAAGTAGTCCTCCATCTTGAGGAGAGACCACTCGTCGTAATACGTAGGCGTAGGGGTACCCTGGTCCTCACGCCACTTGTGACTCCAGCGATGTTCCAGGCTCCCGACGATCGACTCTGCCTTGGCGTTCGCCTCCTCCGGCGTGTCCGCTTCAATACACAGGCAGTGACCGTACGTGTCGGTAACGTTGAACCGGCCGTTGGGATTGTTCTGATCGTACGTGAAGAACATGAGTCAGGTCTTTCCGGGTACTCGAATTGCGGGGACGTACGCCGCGTCCTCGGGGCCCTTCTGGTGCGGCTTCACCCAGGTAGACTTCACCGCAATCCATTCGTCGGGGCGCTTCGGAGCGATGTGGCGCTGGAAGAGTTTGCGCAGGTAATCGTCTTCGATGTCAAGCAGGAAGATTTGGTACCCACGCTTGCGCAGCTTCTCCTCGACCTTCGGAGGAATCGGGAGCGGCCCCCGCTGCACCTTGACCCGCTCGTGACCGCGCACGTCGAAGCGGTACGTGTAGCGGAACGAGGGGCCCGCTGCGGCGTTTCTCTCCTGCTCTTCGAGCACCTTACTCGACATACGAAGCACGTAATACGGCTTCGGCAGGAAAGTCATTCGGGCTTGCTTCGCCTTCTTCTGAAGGTCGCGGCGCTGCCCCGGCGTGTACGTGACTTCCTTGATGAATGTGCGGTACTGCTCCAGTACGTGCGCGAAGATCTGCACCATCCAGGGCACGAGCGAATAGCTCCGAATCCAGTTGCCCTTGGTGCGAATGATCTCGGGGATGAGGGACGAGGAGCCGTCAGCTTGCTCGTATTCAACAAGCTCGATGACCGTGCCGTCGTCCTTCTGCGTAATCACGTAGCCACGAACGACAGCGGCTACGATATCGGTTCGGAAGAATTGGCGGTAGTGCTCCATGCGAACCATGAAGTCCGACGCCGAGATATGAACTCCCTGACCTAGCCCGATGTACACAGTCTCGAAGGGCCAACGCTGCGGGAATTCGACGTGCTTGCACTCCTTGAGAATCTTAGCCATGTAGGCTTCGGCTTCTTCCTTAGGAGGAGCTTCGCTTCCCGCGGGCCGGTAACGATATCCGGCCAGCACTTCCGTCGTGTACATCTCAGCCTGCCGGTACGCGTACAGGTACACGTGCGGCTCAAACACGAACAGGCGAGCATTCCACAGCAACGAGAATACCTCGCGCGTGAATGCTCGCCGCTGCTCGTCAGTTGCTTCGGCAGCAACCCTGCTGCCGTCGTCGTAGTTCAGGACAGGCTGAACATCGTCCCGCAACAGCTTCTCTTGATTCATCGTGCGATGAAGAGAAGCCATCGTGTGGAAGTAGTATTCGAGACTCTCCTTGGACTGGTCTCGACCGTACGTGATATCAACCATGGTGGTGCTGGTAGAAACGAGACGAAAGACCCATGTCCTGCTTGCGGAGGCTCAGGTCTCCCTCGAACATCACGCAGAGTAGCTGCTGAATTAGCCACCCCTGGATGAACTGATCGAGGCAACCATTCTTTTCTGCCTTGCGGGCCTGGCGGCGGGTCGCGTGGTTGACACTATGACGGGAGCGATACCATCCCATCATGAACGCATGCTGCTGAGCTTCAGTCGGAGGCATCAGAAGAATAGGTCCTTCCTCGCTTCGAGGCGCGTTCTCACCTTGTCCATCACCGGGAGCAATGCAGCCAAGCGCGGGTCGTTGATCTTCGCGAACATCTCAGTATTGAAGCGGTCTCGACTGAAAGGGATTCTCCCTAGAGTCGTCGCGAGGTAGAGGTCACGGGCCTCAGAGCGAAGCTGCTCAGCAAACCACAGCTGATTCTCGCGCTCCACTCTAAGGTCGTCAAACTCATCGAGCTTTTCCCACTCCGCTCGACGCGCCTCCCATTCCTCTTCAAGCCTAGTCTCAAGCTCGAACGCCGCCCGATAAACACGAGCGGCGTCCTGCATTGCGTCGTTATCGATAGGAGGCAAAGTGAAAGTCACTGCTTCGATTCCTGTTCAAGCGCCTCGTCGAGAAGCTTCCGCACGCGCTCGATTTCCGACTTCTTGTGCGGGGTACCGCCAGCGTTGATGTTGACGTACCACTGGAGGATATCGCTCCGCTTCTTCAACGAAGCAACCCGCACACGGAACGACGAGCGCACCATCCGAAGGTTGTCCGTGTACTCCCGGCAGTACGAATTGAATGCAGGGATCTCGTTGTTCATGAAGGCCAGCACCGCAGTGAGCCGCTGCTTGCCATCGACAATCACGAACTGCTCGCTCTTCGAGACACGGAAAGAACCCATCCAATTCGGATGATTGAAGTACAGGTTCCTTCCGCTCTCACCGCCGAGTAGCTGGTACTCCACGAACGCAATCTGCTGCGCCTTGGTCCAGACGTGACCGCGCTGGAAATCCGGATCGAGATTCAGGCCGTCCTCAGAAATCCAGCGGCTGATGTGCTCAGGCAGGTACTTCCAGCCGACGTCGCACTCGTAGTTGGGTGAGGGAAATTGGGGGATGTCCCCGAACTTCGTGTACTTGACGGTGCTCATCGCGAAAGCCGAATGTACCTGGGAAGCTCGGCCTGAAGCTCCAGGACCATCTTCTCGCAGTCGATCGTCTCCGCTGCCTTCTTATCGAAGGCCCACACGAAGATTCCGTAGACGTGCTCCTTCACTTCCTTGACACCGGGGAGCATTCGGAAAGGTTCACCATCCGACAGACGCTCCGCCTGTAGCCGGGCCTTCCACAGGTAATCCCACAGGTCGTCCGCCTCACCATCGTATTCATCGTCAGGCGTGCCCATCTTCATGAGCCCGTAGAGGTCGTGCTTGCGGAACAACTCCCGGACGACGCGCTGGCCGTCACGGTAAAGCGGGCCGGGGTCGGTTGCCTCCAGGAGATTCGCGACCGTGCCGAACTCGGGACGACCGAACGTCGCCGCCGTGGTGCGTAGGTGCTCGATGATCTTGGCCTGCTCATCTCGCGGAACGGAGCGCCACTCTTTGACGCACTCGTCCATCGAATAGTAGTACGGCTTATCGTCCATTGAAAATCTCCGTATCGTACTTGCCGTTCTTCGCGTCTTCAATCTTCTGTTCCCAGCGAGCCTTCTCAGCTTCGTCTTCTTCACGACGGAGCTTGAGATACTCCCGGATACCCTCGCCTAACTGGCGAATGATTTCGGGTCCGATTGCGACGAGAATTTCTTTCACGGCCAGTCGTGGGGATCGTGGTCTTCGAACTTGTGCGGCGTGCCCCTGACGAGAAGCACGCCCACAATTACCAATGTGATGACGAAGATTCCTAAGAGGTGCATCCGATCATTTTACTCCGCCTTCGGGGCGAGAGCCACTACACGAGCGAATCGCTCAGCGTTGCGGTCGGCCGCTTCCTTCAGGAAGCCGAAGACGTCCGAGAGATCTTCCTTCTCGACCAGCGAGATCTGAATTCCCCTGCTGCATCCCTTCCGAGGGTGCAGCCACCAGAGAACCAATTCGACGTGAGCGGCAGGCGCCGTGTAGACGGAACCGTCCCCGTTGCACTCGGGGCAGAGGCCGTACACACCGAGCCGCTTGGCGCGGGTCTCGATGAGAATCCAACGATTGATTGCGTCGTGCGGACCGAAATGATGCTCGCTGGAATAGCGCATGATTCGGTTGACGTAGTTCACGTCAGCCGCAGTCGGACGGGGACTCGGCGGGTCCCACTTGTTCGTCTCGCGATTGTACCGAGCACCGAGCCGCCCTGCCTCGATCAGGGCGTCAACCTCGTCCTCGGTAATGGCGTCGCACCAACGACGTCCCTTACCATCGAAGTCGTAGAAGTCTTCGGAGATCTGGGCGGTCTCTCGATTGTAGCCGCGGCTACCTGACCCCGACCACTGCGAGCAGGTCGGGCACTCCTTGGAGTCGCGTCGAAGGGAGAAGTAGAAATTGACGCACTCGTTCAGGTCGTTGAGGCCGCCGTACGTGTTACGGAATTCCTTCCACGAGGCGATGAACGACGGGCTTTCCCAGCCGCGGTCCTTCCCTTTCGCCATGTAATCTTCGTTCGGCCCCCAATGAGGGTAGTCGGGATTCAGCTTGAGAAGCTCGGCCATCCACGGCTCGGCCTTGAGCTTCTCAAGATCCTTCATGTCACTCTCGTCCTCAGGGTAGCAGCGCATCATTCATCCCTTTTCGATCGCGCCAGTGTCGAAGTTGACCCAGCCGTGAAAGACATACTTCCATCCCGCTCCCCTGGAGGTGTCGGGATAGTGCGGAGGCGCTTCCGCATAGGTGCATCCCTCGCCAACGTGCAGGTAGCAGATTTCACCTGCACCGGCCGAGTCGAGGGCAGCGTTCTGGTATGCGGCCCATCTCGTGTTAGGCCGCAATCGGGAGCGCATCGTCGCGAGCGTCTCGGCGTCGATCATCAGACGCTCGCTTCCTCACCCTCGCCCGGGTCCTCCTCTTCGTCGTCTTCCTCGTCGGACTCTTCGTCCGCCTCCTCTTGAAGGGAATCGATAGCTTCTTCAAGAGTGGCCATACTGGAGCCGATGTAGTCGTGGTCGCTGCTGAGCGCCATCACGATCTGAGCGTACCAGTATGCCTTGGCGCGGTCGTACTCGAACTTGTTGCCGCTGTGCCGGACGATCTCCAGAGCCTCGAATGCGAGGTCCTGCATTTCCGTCTTGATCTTCTTGAGGCGATCGATGTCTTCCTGGTCAACCATGTTCAGTTCTCCTCCAGCAACGGCTCACCGACGAGCGCACCATTCTTTTCGAGCAGACGAAGAATGTATCCACCAGTTGAAAGGCAGCGGTTCAATTCCTCAGGATCGAAGCCTCGGGGAAATACGACCTTCTGCATGTTCGCAACGAGACCAGTTGCAGCCGACGTACGGAACTTGCTCCACGCCTTTTCTACAGTATCGACGGACCCGTGCTTGTAGATCGCGCCGGTTTCGCGGTCGAACAAGAAAGCGATCTGCTCCGCCATGAGAATGATCGTCTCACCATTCTCGTTGAGGAAGCTCTTGCGCGTCTCCTGGACGTAGTAGTATGAGCCGTACTCCACCTTATACCAGGAGCGCAGACCGTCCTTACGTCGTCGCTGTTCCATGGTCTTCCATGAATTCCTTGAGAGGAACTTCTCGAATCCAGATCTGGTATTCGCGGTCCAGGTACTTGTTGAAGTACGGGACGGCGTGCGAGGAATCGACCGGTGCTAGTCCGCCGTGCACCGCCTGAATCCGTGCGGCGTAGCGGTCACGAAGAATCCGGTGGGCGTCATCCCACGCCTCGGTCCGGTCTTCTCGGGCATGGAGTAGCCGATCGCCCTCGACTAGGATGTAGATCTTCCGGGACATTCCCTGCCTCCGCTCTTCGAGAATCTTCCGACCTCGCTCGCACCATCGACAGGCATTGCTATCGTGGCAGTTCACGCAGTTGAATTCACTCACCGCGCCTTCGCCTTCTTGCGCTTCGCTCGCTCCTTGTCCTTCTGGGCGAGTGCTGCCTGACGCTTACCGACGGACATTCCAAGCTCGACCTGCGCATTCACGAGCAGTTCGATTGCCTTGGAGATCATCGGCATCGCGACGCCAGGTCCCTTGATTCCCTCGCCGTCAGGCTCCAGCGCTAGAGCAGCGCCTTCGATAAGCTCCAGGGCCGACCGCCCACCAAAAGGACTACCGTCCTTCAGGTACTGGTGGGCGATCGATTCGTGGTCACTCGGCTTCCGCTTCCTCATCGTCCTCGTCCTTCTTCAGGAATCCGAACTTCTCCGCAGCCGCCCAGATTTCCTTCTGGCACCAACGCTCGTCGTTCGGGTAATCGTCGATCTCGGTGAAGATCGCGCCGACCGCGTCCTCGTGAGCGTGGACCTTATCCCAATCCACGTCGTGACGGCGCTCGCCCCACTTCAGGACCTCGTTGATGGTTTCGAGCGCCTTGTCGACAGCGTACCGCCCAGCCAGTTCGTCGTCGGCGATCGGGTATTCCTGGAGCATGTCGCGCCAGAGAGTCATCCACTTCGCCACTCGGGTGATGTTTCCCTCGGCGTCGGTCACCTGGAACGTCAGGTGCTCGACCCAGCCGACACCCCAGTGACTCGCACGCTCCATCCGCCACGAATCCGCCTCGATGATTCCGCGCTCCTCGGCGAGCTTCAGTTCACGGAGAAGAGCCTCGGCGTTCGCCTTGTCGTCGGGACCCGAATCGCGATTCACGATCGTCGGGCCCATCGACCACTGGTTGAACATCTCCTCGTTCCCGCCGAAGTACATGAAGGAATCCGGGCGCTTCAGCATCTTCCGGATGTCGCTGTCCTCGACGTCAACGTTGTTGACCTCGTCGAGCGAGAAGTAAGGCGTGCGACCGCTGGTGTCGATCTGCTCAATGTTCATGGCCGTCTCCTTCTGGTGGAACGCTCCACCCTCTATTAGTATCGACGGACTTTGGCTACTTAGAGTTCCCGATCGTGGAATGAAAGCATTCGGCACCATCAGGCGGGCGAGTCAGGTGATAGCTCGACGGTAAGCCCAAACCGAGGCGGACCTCGACGAGGAAGTCCGACCAGCAGTTGAACCACCAGTACACGCCATCATGAAATAGCCAAGGGTCGTAGGTGAATTCCACCAACGACCCCTGGTATTTGCCCCACTCATCTGTGCGCGGCTGCTCTCCACGTACCACCGTAATGTGCGGTGGATACTTCTGCGGTCGGCAGACGTAATAGCGCGGAACGAGAGAGCGAAACAAACGATGAAGCTCGGGGTCCACGAGAACCACGAGCCTGTGGTATCCGTCCTTGACTGAATAGTCGAGGAGCCCTGAGCTTACTTCTTTGCCCATCCCCAGCGAGCCAAGAATTCCGCCTGCTGAGCGGGCGGTAGGGGCTTGCCCCATTCACTCTGAGGGATGGTCGCGTCAGGCTTTTGCACGATCACCGGAGTGGTGTCGCCCTGCCAGCCAAACAGCGGCGCGTTCTTCACGCAATTCGGAGAGGCAGCCAAATGCTTGGCGTGCTCCTCTGGGTTGCGCGCCTGCTTCTTACAGGCGGGGCACACCCATTCCATTACTTCTTCTCCTCAGCCGTGTCTTCCTTTTCCTTCGGAGGATTAGGGCACGGGTAGACAAGCTCGCCCCACCCGCCAGGAACCTGGTCCGTGTGACCGCAGTTCCGGCAGACGACGTCATACGTCGATGCATCCATGGACGTGCGTAGATTGTGCGAAGGGTGAGGACCGCTCACGAAGGCTCCAGGGTAATGATGTCTCGGTGGGGATAGGTGTACTTCGCGCCCGTCACTTCGTCGAGGAGGTCAGCGTACGCATCACTCACGAACCAAAGGATGTAGCGCTCCAAACGACCTTGCTTGTTTTTACGGAACACCAGGCCGTCCTTATGGCCTTTTAAGCGTTCACGCAGTTCGTCGTCGCGTTCTCTCATCGGAGCATCCCCTTAGCGTGAAGGATTGCGTAGACTTCGTGGGCGATGGCGTACCCAAGATCGAAGAAGTTCGCGGCGGTCAGCGAATACGTGACCATTCTACGAGCCTGTGCCCGAGTTGTGAACTTCAAATTGTTCTGACGAACAGCGAGGTCTACGTAGCTGAGCGGCAAGGGCCGGCTAAAGAACTCGGACACCATGATCGAAATCGCGAGAGCGTCGATTTCATTTCCCTCTCGGGTCGACGGGCTGAGGAACGACAGCGTGGTCCCGATTGCCTCAGTACGGGGCGTGTTCCACTGACGCGAATCGAGGGCTGCGTGGTGTCCGATCTCGTGGAGAAGTTCCTCGAATCGAACGCTCTCCTTCGTGCTGAACTTGTACTCGCTCTTCGGCAGAAGACGGTCGTGTAGTTCCTTCAGACCGACGTTGAGTGTGGCCACAGGGAGCGGCTTACCGAATAGACGGCGCGCATCTTTAGCGGGAATCACCCATCGCTTCACGACTTGTCCTTGAACTTCTCACCGATGCCTTCGCTATCCACCCAGATGCGGCCAGTCTGGCGAATGGCAATCAGCGTCAGGATTCCGATGATTGAAAGCGTGACCCAATCCAGCGGGCCAAGCACGAACATCATCACCGGAATCATCCACGTCATGGCAGCGAGCGACTTCTGTCGCTCAATTGCCATGCGCTTCCAGTCAGGCGGAATCTCCGTCCGAAGCTCGTCCATCTTCTCGCGGTACAAGCTCTTCATCATCTCGAAATCGGTCATTCGGAACTCCCCTGTATCCTCCCAGCGTTTGCTGGTAAGCCCATGCCCTGTACCCAAGCTCGATCGCCATTTCCGCGCCTTCACGAAACCACTCGGACGTTGCATACGTCGCAGGGTCTCGCCTGGACAGGGTGTGCACCATCTGAGGGTGGCTCTTTCCGAAACGGCGAATGAGTTCAGTCGTGTAGTTGAATCCTCTCACGAAAGCAATCATGTCGTTGGTGTTCATGCGCTCTTCTTTTTCGGAGCGGACCAAAACCCACGGTACTCAAGCGGTTCGATCTTGACGACGATACGGAGATTGTCGATCGCGCACTCGTCCTTGTTGCCGTTGACCCAGGTGATGGTCTCGTCGTCACGGAGGAGTCGGCCGACCTTCGCCTCCAAGAGATACCGAGCGAGCATCATCGTGCGTGCCGAATTCTTGACGTCGATGTGCTCCATCGTGAGCATCCACGTCTCTTCCTCGGCGCTGTAATCAACGCCAGTGACCTTGTAGTGGTCGTAGGGACGGGCGCACTTGCTGTTCACGAGATTCGGAATGAGCATGCGGAACGCAGCAATGCGCTTCTCACGCTCCGCGTTCTTGACGACAAGCTGCTCGGCCTCGTCACGAAGCGCACGCGCCTTTGCAACAACAGCCTCCAGCATCGGCCGGTGGAACTTGTTGCGGGGCGTCAGCGTCTTGATGGTCTGCTCAACCTCGGGAGCGTCAGGGCCGTGGGCGTCAATGACCGCCTGAAGCGTGGCGCACATCTCCGCCTTCTTCTTTTCCTGCTGCTCCGTGGCCCAGCGAGCATTACCGGCACGCTTCGATGCCTTGCGGCAGTCCAGGCACATCACGCGATTGTGATCGGTGCTGCGGGGCACCGTCACGATTTCCGAGCACGACACGCAAGGAACGTCCTTCGTCTCCTCTGCACGCTGCTTGGCCGTGACTGCCGAGGCGCATTTGATCGAGCACCAGAAGTTCGTCGGGCGAATCGCCATGAAATGCTTGCCACACTCCTGGCAATTACGCGGCTTCGGCTCCTTGTAGAAGGAGCGATGCTCTTCGCAATGAACCTTCTTGTCCGGAACATTGCGGGCAACAGTGACCATTACCCCGCAGGTGGCGCACGGCTTGTCCTTGAAGTGCGCCCGGTTTTCCTTACCCATCTGAGGGGCAGTGACCTTCGTGGCGCACTTCACCGAACAGAACTTCTGGTCAGGGCGGGTGCCGACGAAATGCTCCCCGCACACCTGGCAGTCGCCTTCAACGGGAGGCTTCGCCTGGGCCTTCTTCGCGTCGACGAGGTCAGCAATCAGGCACGCCTTCTTGCAATACTTCCCGTCGCGATTCTTGTGCTTCCGGAACTCAGTGCCGCAACGAACGCAGTTACGAATGACCCAGCCGTCCTGAGCACGACGACCATGCGTGCACTTGCAGGAACAGAAACGCTGCTTGGGCCGGGGCTTCTCGATCACGACACCACAGAAATCACAATTCTTCGACACGCGATCTCCTACCTAATCCAAAACAACCCAAGCATCCGCTTCCACAGCGGGACGATGGGAAGGTACCTTGCGCGTTCTTCCTTCAGGTACTTACTGATACGTTCGCTTGCCTGTCGCTCGCCAGAATTCGTTGCGATGATCTCTAGCGAGTCAAGGATATCCCAGCGAATACGAAACGGAACTAGCACGCGGCCGGTTTCCTCCAGAATGCCACGAGCTTCGTAAGCACTCGAACGATACGGGCCGCTATGCTTGTCAGTCATCGAAGATCGTTCGCTGGCGAAGACGCTCGTTCAGAAGGTGCTCGTTGAGAAGCACCCACTTCATTGCGTCGTCCTCCGTCGAGAACTTCTCGTCCGTCAGGAACTTCTTCTGGTCGTAGTCGAACTCGTCGAACCACTGCATCTCGCAGATGGCTACCTTGCCATTGTCGCGAAGCAGAGGACGGAAATAGATTTCGTCACTCATAGGCAGGCCCCGCAATAGGAGGTTCCGAAACACGGACCTTCGTCTTCATCCCCGCCCATTCCTCAGGGAGCAACGAGCGAAGCTCCTTCTCGAACGCACCGTCGAACAGGTAGACGATGAGCGAATTCGTTCCGATGCCGACCACCATCTTACCTGCGGCGATCAGCTGGCTGAACCCCGTGCTCATCTCACCGAGCCAAGCACGAAGGGAATTCGCGGCAAGCGACGAGCCGCTCTCGATGTTCTTCTTTTCGAGCAGCGGCCCCTCGTCGATCGTGTGGTGCTCGTTCGGCCAGCACGCCGCCCCGGGGTGGCTCTTCTCCCACGCCTCGGCGCAGGGACGGCAGGGGTGCTCCCAATAGCCGTAGGGGTCAAGCTCGCCGGAACCGAACGTGACGCGCTCGCAGATTCCGGTCGACGTGCCACACTCAGGATTCCCGCACGCCTTCTTGATCTTCCTCATTGTCGCCCTCACCGTCGGGATGGATTTGATTACCGAGCCGCCGCATTAGCGTGGGGACTTCAAGCATCAAAGGCTCCCTTGCCTTCGTCTCTGCTTGCTCGTCTTCCGCCATCATCTCTTCAAGCAAGGCAAGCAGTCGTTGACGCGCGGCTTCATCCTTCGCCTCGTACAAGCGACGTAGCTCACGCATCAGCTGAATGTGATCTCGCTCGACTTCCTCCAGGATTTCCTTTGCTTCCTTGAAGACGAACGAGTCGGAGGTCTTGGTACCGTTCAGGTCACAGCGCTCGACGGTAGAAACCAGGCGGCTGAGGATGCCGATCAGCTTGAGTTCGTTATTCATCCCCATCTTCGAGTCCGTACTTTCTCTGGATGTCCGCCAGCATTTCCTTCGCCTCTACAGCGAAGCGTCCCCAGAATTCGCGGAACCCAGGAAGCGTGTCAACGAAATCATCCCAACGCTTGTCCTGCGGGCTGTAAGCAATCTGCGGCTGGAGCCGGTCCATTTCCTTCTCCAGCATTTCCTTCTGCGCTGGGTCCTTACACCCGAGGTAGGCGAGCCAGCATGCGCGGTACTCCGCTTCCGCAGTGGGATTCCTGGGGCCGAAGTACCGCTTTTCCATGATCTTACTCCTTGGGCTTCTTCCACCAGCCGGGGCGGCCGTTGGACATCATCTTCTCGATCGCCTCCTTTACGGAGTCGAAGTCGCCGATGTCGAAGCTTTCCTCAAAGGCGCGCACTACCGCGGCAGCGTCGTCTTCAAGAGAAAGGAAATCGTCCTGGATATCCTTGACCATCGCGCCGACACGGCTCTCACGTTCGTATTGGACGAGATTGCTCACGAGGTCGTTCGTGATGTCGTACGCCGTCTCCAGCGTCAGACCGTGGTGCACCATCAGGCCAATGTCCGCTTCGACATTCACCTGAGAGGCGTAGGCGAGCCCGTAGTCCTGAGCCAGTGCCCAGGCCAGGTCCTCAGCGGTCTCGGCAGGCCCACCGTTCGGGGCCTTAGGCCAATCCACCGCGCGCTTCATGGGAAGCGAAGCGTAATACACAGAAGGATTCTGCTTCTTGATGTTTCCTTCGCGGCGCTGACGGAGAAGTTCCTTCTCCTCGTCCGTCAGTCGTCCCCACATTTCGTCGAGAATCGTGTCCCGAAGAATGTCACCAAGTGTCTCATCGCCCGAGTTGTCGGCGTCAATCATGAGCCGCTCGTTGATGAGGTACACCCGCATGTTCGCACTGAGAGGCTTCGCAGTCATTTCCAGCAACTCCTGCTGATACTTTTCCCGCGTGCAATGGAAGCAGTCACCGTCGAACTGCTCCGTATGCTTTTTGCAATACCACGTGGGTAGCATTTCAGAAAGAGACCTGAATTCCGAGACCCGTAACACGAACAGATGCCGGTTGCTTTTGAGGGTGCGGTCTTTGACTATGACGGACGAGTGCCACCGTCAACATCACGCCCAGGCCGACAATATTTATTGTCGTCAAGGCAGCGAAGTGCTCGAAATGAGACGTATCCTGAAGAAACCCAGCGATAGCGAGTGCTTCACTGCCTAGATATCCGAGTATCGAAGCAACGTACAGTGGAGCGTAATCCGTCGCGACGGCGATTACGTACGACAAAATCCCGACACCGGAAAGTGCGTACGAGAGACCGTAAGCGACGTCAGGGTCTAGACTGACACCACCACTGGAAGTCCCGTGGCAATGTGTAGTTCCCGTACTTGAATCTCGATGGCACCCACGTGAGTCGGTTCCCCCACTATGGGCGGAAGCAACTGCCGTAATCGAAAGGAAAAACAGGACAATGAGGAAGAACTTCATGATTCACCCAATCCCGAATCCGAACGTGAGTTCGTAGCGCTCCGGAGTCTCGATAGGCTCGTAGCGCTCCGCGTCCGTGTTATAGCGGTACCAGTACCGCTCGTTAGCGTACGACGAACCGTAGAGCCAATTCGGAATGACCGCCTCGATCACCACCAGGTGATAGCTGCATTCCCAGATGTCGCCCTCGTTCCTCTCGACGATCTCCTGCGCCCGCTCAAAGCTGTCGCAGATTACAGGGGTACGCTCTCCCCCAAATCGCGCACTCGGCGCAATCGTCGTGACCGTGTACAGCCTCGGTGCTTCCGGGTACTCGCCCGCCGTCCTCTGGACATGCTTGGTATCCAGAGGACGGCACGCCTTCACCATTTCCAGGAATTCCTTTTCCTGGTCGGTACGTTCCTTCATACGTCGAAGTTCCTCGTTTTCCTTGAGGAGGCGGTCGCGCTCCGCAATTAGACTGTCGACTCTTTCATTACAGAATCGAATCGCGGTGACCGCCTCCTCAGGAGTAGAGACCTTCATGCCGCCTTCGCCTCACCCTTTCGCGGGAAGAGCTTCTTCAGGTCGTAGCCCTTCTTCCGGAGGTCCACCAGCTTGCGCATCATCTGCTCGATCGTGACCGACCAAGCGAGCCCGGAACCCTTCTTCGCGTACGTGTTCCGAATGCCGAAGCCGATCACCGTGGTCTGGAGACCGCGCTCACGCAGCGTCTCGACGGCGAGTCGCAGGCACTCCACCTTCGCCTCACGCATGGTGGGCTTCGAGATCTCCGTCGGCATCTCGACCACACGCACCATGCCCTGCGCAAGTAGCTTCGTGCCACGGCGCGTCGGACCCTCGTTCACCTCGGGCATCAGGATGTAGATGTTCCAGGACATGCGAGCCTCCCTTTCAAATCAATCCGTGCGCTTCCGCTTCCCCTCGAACACTGCGACGATATCAGGGGTCGTGGTCGGCTGATACTCTTCAGGAGTCGAATCCGTAACGGTACGAACGACCGGGTATTCGAAGTTCGGATCTTGAAGCCGGCGAAGTCTCGTCTCTAGACCCTTTGCGTAGCGGCCCGAGAAAGGCTCACCGTAAGAGCGAGTCGACTTCTGGTACGAGGCCCACGCCCCACAGGAGCATCGGCCGTGGCCACTAATCAGCGTGCCGTTGAACTTGTGAACGTGAGGCTCACCAGTCTTCTCAGCTTCCGCCTTGAAGTAGGCAGCCAGAATGTCGGACCAGGACATCAGGAGAACATTCCGAACGGGCTGCGGTGATTCGCCATACCGGCTCGATTATCGCCGTACTCCAGGTAATGCGCCGGCTTACGTCCGCTCACCACGTTGTCGATGACCTCGTCAATCATCGCTCGATTCTCTCGGATGAACTTACGAATGCCGCCCTTGTGACGCCGCGCCATGTTGTAGAGGCCCTCGTCGTTCTCGACCCACTGACGTCGCTCGTCGTCGTTGTGCTTCGACTTCGCCATATCAGCCTCCGTATCCGTATCGCTCGGTGATGCTCTTGGCCCGAATCTCTCGGTTGCGAATCACCGACTGGTTGCGGCCCTTGAACTTGTTCTCGCGTCGCTCGATTTCGAAATCGTTCTTCGCGGTCAGCATCGCCACCTCGTGGGTGATGCCGTCATTCTCGTAATCGAACGCCTGGCCCATGATCCAGAGCTTGCGGAACTTCTCGAACTGGTCCTCGGTCATCTCGTCCGTGGTGAGGTAGCGAATGTCCGGGCGTCCCTTGAGAGCCATCAGAGCCTCCCCTGAATGAATTCCCAGCCGGTCGAGCCGATCTGATTCACCTGGCGACCCATGTAGAGCGGGAGCGACGAACCATCGATCGATGCAGCCTCAGCGATTGCCAGTTTCACCGCGGCGTTCGCGTCGTCCGAGTAATACTGGACGAGCGGAGCGAAGAGACCGTCGTTCACGAGGCAGCCGACCATGATGGCTTCTGCCTTGTCCTCCGTGGCGTGCTTGACATCTTCCAGCATGTTCCAGTTGCTGAGGATGTTTCGCATCTGCACCGCGTCGAAAGCCCCAGGAGCGACAGCGACGAGGTCCACGTTCCACTCGGGCTCGTTCGGACGGCCGTCCCTTCCGACCGCCTTCCGCCAGTTCGTGACCCGGATGGCCAGGAACATCGGCCACTCAGCATCGTCGGGCTTTACCGAGTCAGGCCGCATAAGGAGCGTGCCGTCCTCGTCGTACTCACCCTCCCAGCCAGTCAGCACGCGGAACTTGGGTAGTTCGGCCGGCATGCTGATCTCGATAACCGGAGCGTGGCAGCGAATGACGGGTGCATGTGCCCCTGCAATCCTATAGGTTTCCATGGTCGCCCCTTTCTTAGACCACTGCGGTCTCTTGCCTCTGGTTAGTATCGTCGGACTTTGGACCCCTTAAGCGCGAGGAGCCCGGGACAGCAGCGCTGCCCAGGCCCCGATGTCTTTTAACACGTCCGCAAGAGGGCTCGAACCCCTGACCTGCGAGGTCATTACTCTCGCCGCTCTACCAACTGAGCTATGCGGACATGGCTCGGCCGACGCCGACCGAGCTTTAGTATTGCCGGACTTTGCCTAATCCTTGTAGTGGAGCCAGTTCCAGAGAGCGACGAAGTCTTCGTCCTTCCAAACTACTCCCTCTTCCATTTGCGTGTCGATGTCAGGTCCCCAGACCTTCAACGACTCCACGGTGTAGAGCGAGAAGTCAATGCTGACCTTTCGATCCTTGTGCCACCACTCGAACACGCCAGTCTGCGTCTCTTCGTATTCATGGACGAGAGGGTCGTGCCAGGGATAATTCTGACACAGACGCATGAACCGCACGAGGAGCCACCGGGATCGCTCGTTGATTTGGCTATCTTCGAGGAGCATCACTTCACCTTGTCGATCCAGCCCTCGGCCACGTACCGGCTCGGGCACTCGGAAATAGCAAAAGCGAACTCCCGGGACAGAGATGCCCGTAGAATTCGCCCGCTCTTCGAGGACCGAATGAGGTAGAGGCCGGAGGAGCTAGACTCCCCGCGGCTGAGTTCTCGCCCTCCACGTAGGTGAATCCGCTTGACCTCGTAGCTGGGGTCGAGGAAGCGGTCACGGATGAACGTGGTCAGGGACTCACTGAAAGAAACACGGTGGACCTTGCCGCCCTTGATGATGGCGTAAGCCCAATCGTCCGGACAACCGTTGATTGCATCACACGCAATGCATAGAGCCTCCTACTGTTTCAGCTAATCTAACCTGTTTCGATCAGGTTGTCATCCCCTTCGAGCGAAGACCGGCTCGGGTTCGTCGAGGCCGACGTTGGACTGCGTCACAACGACCTCGCTCTTGAAGATGACCACCGGCTTGAAGATGACCTCGTACACGACGGCAACCGAGCCAGGAGTCTCCTCCGCGATGGTAGCCGCTCTCGTGCGGGCAAGCTCGATCTCGTCGGCCTCCAAGATGTTCTGGTGGTCGTAGCGGTCCTTCGCGGACCCCTTCAGGGAATTGATGTCAACGAACCCCTCGGGGGTGCTGGTAACGAAATAGCCGACCTTCTTCATCTAGCCCTCACCTTCATCGTACTCAACGGCCGAGAGGATTCGCGGACCAGCCTCCGGCTTCAGCTTTCCAACAAGGGCACCGCGGACGTACACCGCCCGTGCCCAACTGTTGCCGTCAGCGACGGCCGGTCCAAGAACATAGAACGGGTAATCGTACTCCAGTGCCTTCTTCCCGTAATACGTCTTGAAGTTTGACATCACCCTTCTCCTTCATCCGCGTCGAGGCAGTGCATCACCTGCGGACGATCTGCCTTCGGCGTGTTGCTGAAGTTCGGCTTCGAGCTATCGAGGCGCCCCGTCCTGACACCGGCGAACATGTCCTTCTGCGCCCACTCAGGCGGCGTCTTGCCGTTCACCAGTGCACAGCGACGTACGAAAGCTTGGACACGCGGGTGCTCCTCGTCAACGCCTTCAGGAAGCATTCCGTCACCGATGAGTCGGAACATGATGCCCTTGAGTTCGTCGTCGCTCAGCGACTCACCCTCAAGAAGCCAATCATTCAGTTCATTCTCATCGAGCATTACGATTCGCATTCTTCTCTTCCCTTCGGATCCTTGCGAGATAGTTGTGGTATGCCCTGGACGTCTTCGGCGTTCGGGCAACAATGACGATCTGACCGTGCGTACCCTTGAACCGGAGGTGCCCGGACCCCGTAGGTTCGACAGTCCAACCGCGCTCCTCTGCCTCAGAGATGAGCTTGCGGATGTCCTTGTCAGGCGATAGCTGATGAGCGGATTTCACGATTACCTGGAAGCTAGGGTTTGGTTTCGAGTAACTGATCGAGTTCCTGTTCGAGCTTCTTTCGCTCTTCAGAGTCAACAGGCAACTGTTGAATCTTCTCGAAGAGTTCGTCCCTACGCTGGATGAATTCCGGATCGGTCGGAATTCGCGGAGGCGGCTTGTCGAGCCGTGCACCAGTCTTCATTCGGCCATTAGCTCCAGCGCAAGTATTTTCAGGTACTCGACAAACATGATGCGACTCGCGCCCTGGAGGCGCTTGGAGTTCTTCGCAAGCTCCAGTACGCCGTCCAGGGCGTCCTGCTTTCTCTTCAGTTCCGGGTCAACGACCCTTCGCGTTACGAGAAGCTGGTATTCAGGCGGCTTCGTCGTCTGCGTCTTCGACTCGGGGGTTTCGTGCGCGCTCTCGGACGGCCTTGGCGAGTCGTCGGTCGTGGATTCCGCACTTCCGTCGGAACTCGGACCAGAGGTATTCGATGTAGAGTCGCTCACGTCGCTTCTCGATTTCCTTGGCGAGGCATGCGTATGCACGCTTCTCGTAATCCTTCGCGCCGATCTTGATGCGGAATCGGCGATACGCATGAACGCTGTCGGGCATGAATCGATGGAACGTGGTGGCGAGATCCATCGCGTCGAGAGTGTGTTTACGGATCCACTCCTCGGTGATGTCAGCCGGCTCGTCTGCGTCGTACTTCACGCCGAAGAACTCGGCAAGCTCTAGTTGGATGGCACCAACACGAGCTTCGCGCAGCGTGGCTTGATAGGTGTTGGGGTCGTTGTAGGACTTCCCCATCAGGTACACCTGCCGAATGTGCAGGCCCCACCCCGGTCGAGTGCACCGCTCGTCGTCGATCTCGATGAAGTGCGCCATCTCGTGCAGGAGATTCGAAACGTGAACCTGCGGCCCTGCCCTACCGCCCAGGATAATCCCGTTGAAATCACGGGGGTCCATGTACTGCATCCGGTTGGTCCACTCGACCTTCATGCCTTCCACGTTGAGGTCGACGCGAACTCCGGTACCTTCGACCCACTTGAGGGGGTCAGTCGGAATGCTGTCCATGCCTAGTAGTATCGGCGGACTTTGCGTCGATCTCGGCGAGACGAGCCTCCATGCGCTCATTGAATTCTCGCCTACGCCGCGTGCTCTCCTTCAGCACAGCAGCAAGCTTTTCGAGCGATTCACGATACGCACGGAGCGTATCACGAAGCTGATCTAGGGAATCGGACATCTCGCGCAGCCCTCCAGCAATAGGAGCCAGCGAACATGAACAGCACCCCGAACGCAACCATTAGACCCTTCACGTACGGAGTCGTTTCCATGAGAGGACTGAAGACGATGAAGCACGAGGCGTAACCTGCGCACATCCCCGCCATGATTCCGACGCTACGAACGTGATGAATGGTCTGATTGACCGAGCCCTCCCGAATGCGGCGAATCTCAGGGTCTTCGGCTCGCACCCGGGTCTCCTCAATCTTCGCCAGCAAGTCTTCAACCTTGTTCTCGGCCTCTTCCTTCCCGGCCACCATGAGGTCGGTTGCGTCGAGAAGCTCGCGCCACGTGCAGCCCTCGGACATTCCAAGAAGCCGAGCAAGACCCCTGCGGCGAGAATCGTTCTCCTTAAGGACGCGATCGTACTCCATCTCGCGCTCGTTAGCCATCATCCAACCTTCTTTTGGCCGTTCACGTACGTCTCAATTACACGCTCAGAAGTACGGCCGCTGAGCGTCTGACGCTGAATCAGTTCAGCCTTGCCATTGGCTGACGCCCGCTTTGCAAGGTGGCGAGCAGTCTCGACCTTTGGCGTTGGTGGAGTCTTTTCCCTGGAAGTCTTCACGTAGTAGGAGACCGAGTCGGCCATTTGTATCCCTCGCTCAGAATGGAATGGATGTGGATGACGTCCACGTAAAGCTGCTGGTGCTCGGGGTCTTCGTCGTTATTGTCGACGACGAAGTTAGCCCACTTCACCTTTTCCTCGACGGGCATCTGCGCTGCGATTCGCTGGCGTGCCTGGGCCTCATTGAATCCGTTGCGCGCCATGAGCCTACGCAGCTGCGTCTCAGGGCTCGTCTTTACAACAATGAGCGCATCGAACATGCGAAGATCGCCACGTTCGATAAGCGTCGCCGATTCGAAGATGGCGTACATTCCCGTACCCGCAGCCAGGCGCTTGTGGGCCTCCTCCATCGCAAGCGGGACCACGATGGATTCAAGCAGCTGGAGCTTCTGCTGGTCTGCAAAGACGATGTCCCCGAGCGCCCTACGGTCGATCGTTTCCTCGGGCGTGAGAATGTCCGTGCCGAATGCGTCAACGACCCGCTCGAATCCAACCGTACCCGGCTGGACTACGTCGCGAGAAATCTGGTCGGCGTCCACGCAGTGGACCTTGCACATCTGGAAGAGCTTACGGACGGTGCTCTTACCGCAGGCAATCCCACCTGTGAGTCCTACGATCTTCATTTCGCTTCTCCGCTAATCCAAGCGGCGTCGTGGCTGACCTTCGTATCGTAGACAGAGAATTCGACAATCGTCTTTCCGATCTCGAATCCCTGCACACCCAGGTCGTGCTTCAACGCGTCGAGCTTCTCGTTAAAAGACTCCGCCGTGCCCGTCGAGATGCGCAGCGTCATCATGATCATGAACTTGTCGCCATCGAGCTTCTTGAAGACGTTACGCGACAGCTTGGCTCCGTGACCCTGGGCTACGGCCCGCAGCGCTCCCTGACGCTCCTCAGTGCACACGATGTTGAGATGCGACTCGAAGTAGCAGTTCGGCGGCATCTTCGGATTCTGGTGCCGCGCCGAGGGGGCCGAGGGGTGCCACGGAATCGTCTCGATCTTCTCACGGCAGACGAAATACCCGCCCGCAGCAAGGGCGTCCGAGATCCGCTTCATCTCCGCGTATGCCGTGCGGTTGTCTCCGATGTGAACCGAGGACGTCATCAGGTCTTTGATCACGCCATCATTCTGGGTATGAAGGTCGAGAAGAATGGGCTTGACGCCAATCTCTTCGCACTTCTTTCGGAAGTCCTCGACGAAGCTTTCACGCACGGTCACGTGGATTTCGTACGGGACCGGGTACTTCGCCTTGACTTCACGCGCCTGAAGATCGGCCCAGTAAATCGCCTTACGGTTGATGACCTCGTCGATCTCGTCGTCGGTAGCACCAAGGTCATACCCGACCGAGAGGACGCACAGGAGCGCGTCTGCAACCTCCTCAAGAATTCGCTCACGGTCCACGAAGCGGTGCGTCGTGGCGTAGGCATTCTCGAACGGGAGAACGACCTTCGCTAACTCGCCCACCTCCTCGACGGTCTTGAGCGTCTTCTGAGTGAGGGTCTTCTTATCCGTCGCCGTCAGTCGGCGAATCAGGTCGAACGTGCTTGGCTTCATGCGGCCTCAGGTGAAGGAGTGAAACGGACAACCACTGGTTGCCTCCGTCGCTCCTATTTACAAGAGCCCGCTTTGCGCCCTTCACGAGAGGATAACGAAGTGTGACCATCCGCCATTCCTTCTTGTGTGCGCGGAACACGTATAGTTCGGTGCCCGCAGGAATGGTGTCCGTGACCTTCACTTGCGCTTCCTTGCGCGACGGCGCTTATCCGCCTCGTCGATGATTCCCTGAAGAGCCTTCATAGCCTCGCCCGGCTGCACGTGATCGACGTGCACTTCGTTCGCGAGAATCGCAGCGTCTTCTAATCCCGCATCCATGAGGGCCTTTGCGATCTTCGCCCTCATGTACGTCTGCCCGTGAGCAAAGCGCTTCCGAGCAGTTCCCTCGTGCACCTTCGTACACTTCGCCTTGTGCTGCTGATAGCGACGAGTGAGAACGCCGACGTGCTCCTTCAGGTCATCGTTCTGCTTGATTAGTTCCAGTAGCTTTTCATCATCGGCGTCAATTGCCTTGAAATACATCGAGGAGATATCGTCCCTCGTCAGCTGAGTCATCTACACCTCACAAAAAGAAAAGGGCCGGGCAGCACGAAGCGACCCGACCCTTCCCTCACATGCCAGCGCTAATTAGCGGGTAGCCGGCTTACCGTTCTTATCTTCCTTGCGCACCGGGGCAGCAGCCGTCGGAGGCTCCGGAGCGAGAGCCGTGGTCGCGGCCTCCGTGAGTTGACGGACGACGCCCACGACCTGCTCCTTAGTTCCATCCGAGAGATTCTCCAGAAGCCCCTCGACCTGCGTCGCGAACTTCTGCCCGGAACCAAACGAACGAATCATCTCGTTCACCTGCTCGGGGGTGCCGTAGAGCTTCGCGTCGATGCGCTGGAACATGGTCGCCTGGGCCTGTGCCATCGCAATGCGGACTTCCTTCTCCGCATTGACCTGGAGCTTCGCGATCTCGAAGTCCTGGGCCACCTTACCATGCTTCTCGCGAGCCTCAAGCTCGGGCTTGATGACGGTCTCGACGCGCTCGCGCTCGACGGCAACCTCGGCCTTCTTCACCTCGATCGGCACCATGGCCTTTGCCATGTCACCGGCCGCACGCTGCTTCTCCGCCTCTGCGGCGGCTTCGGCGCCCTTGCGGACAGCCTCGGCCTCTGCGTCAGCCGCAGCCTTGCGGGCACGAGCAGCCGCCTCGATCTGGTACGACTCGGCGTCGGCCTGCTTCGAACGACGAAGGTAATCGCGCTCTGCCTCAGCCTGGGCCTCGACAATGCTCTTGGCCTTCGCACGCTCTGCCTCGGCCGTGACCTTGATCGTCTCGACCTCCTGCTGAGCCTTCTCGACCTCGGCCTCCTTTTGCGCGAGGAGGCGCTCCTTTTCGGCACGCTCGGCCTGCGCAGCAGCGACCGCAGCTTCCTTTTCCTGCTGGGTCACGAGAGTCGCCTGCTCGCGCTTCTCACGAGCAATTGCGACCTCACGACTCGTCGCTTCATTTGCAAGCTGCACCGCCTGGGCCTTCTCCGCCTCGGCAAGTGCGAGCGCCTGCTGACGAGCGGTCTCCGCGACCTCCAGAGCCTTCGTCTTCTCGATGGCTGCGAGGTGCGTCTCGCGCTCCATCTCGATGACCTTCATCTGAGCATCGCGGTCAGCCTGGGCCTGAATGCGCTGGACTTCAGCATTCTGAAGGGCCATTGCCTCCTTCTCCTGCTGGTCGAGAGCCAGAATGCGCTTCTTATTCTCGACGTCCTGCTGCTTACGGCGCTCCTCACCGTCGCGGACGAGACGATTGCGTTCGGTCAAGCTCGACTCGGTGATTTCCGCGATCTTGCGGGCACCCTGAGCGTCGAAGATATTGTTGGTCTTCAGGAACTTCGGGTCCGTCTGGTCGAGGCTCGAAATCGTCACCGTCTCCAGGACGAGACCGTTGTTCTTGAGATCGTCCTGAAGAAGCTTCGTGACGTCCTCCAGGAACGAATCACGTTCGCTATTCAGCGCCTCCAGAGACTTCGTGGCCGCAGCCGTACGAAGCGCAGAGACGAGCTTGTCTTCGACAAGCAACTTCACCTGCTCGGGGTTGTCCATTGCCTCACCGAGCGAACGAGCAGCCTGGAGAACCGCGTCCTCCTGCGGATTCACGCGAACGAAGAATTCGGCGCGAACGTCAGCACGCAGCTTGTCATGAGTGATGAGCGCATCCACGCCGGCACGCTGGACCTCCAGCTTGATCGTGCGCAGCGAGACGCGGGTCAACTCGTGGATGAACGGGATGATCACCGCGCCGCCATCCTGGATGACCTTAGCGCCGCCCTGACCCGTACGTACGAAAGCCTCCGACGCCTTCGTCTTCTGATAGAGACGAGTGAAGACGAATGCGACACCACTGAAGAGAATCAGCGCGACGCCCGAGCCGGTCAGACCAACCTGCGTTCCGGTACCCACCGGAATGCCGAGGATCTGAAGGACGATCGGTGTGGCAACGAGCAGCACACCGAAGATGAATGCGATAAGAACTGCCATGAGACTTTACCTTTCTATTGAGCTTTCAGGAGGGAAGCTGCTCCACCACAAAGGTGGATTTCTCTTCGTCGAAATTGACGACCAGAACCTTTTCGCCCCGAGCGATTTCACCCGCTTCGGTCTTGGCAGGAATTCGGTGAAGCGAACCAGAAGCGTCTCGCACGTCCGCCGAGCCAGACGTAGGAGTAATGCGAGTAATCACAGTGGCTTCACGTCCAACCAAGTCGGACGACTTCTTGGTGTACGTCTCGACCGTGGGAATGAACCGGCCCACGATCCGAGCGAACATCGAAGTCGAGATCACAGAGAAGACAATCGCGAACACCAGGCTGTAGAACTCGATGCTGTCAATGAAGTGCTCGCCTACCATGACGAAGAGCACACCCGCCGCGCCGAAGGAGAGCAGGTAGCTCATCACCAAAATGGCAACAGGGGCCTTTCCTACGCCGAGGAGTGAAAGCATCCCTCCGTGATGGTCGTGATCGACATCCGGGTGCCCGTCCATGTCGAGGTCAACACCCAGCGCGCCCATCGCGGTCAGACCGACGAGGACAACCGCAAGAGCAATCGCGGTGTAGTAGAGATACACGACCCAGAGAACATCAGCCATCGATCTGCCCCTTGTGTTTACAGTTCATCTACAATCCTCACCGCAGTAGCAGAGCCATGGCCAGCGGTACATTGGGTGATACCAGCTTCGCTGGTAGCAAGTTTCCATGCACTCACGGCATGATTCAGTCATGCCCGAGGAATGCTCCCGCCATGCAGCAGGAGCTTCCTGATTCGTACAGCCCGCGGCTAAGCAGGCGATGAAGAAAAGGCGCTTCATTCGTAACGCTTACGAAGCTTGGCATCGTCAGTGAAGAACTCTCCGAGCCACTCGTGACGCATGCCGCCGTTGTGCGTCGTAACGATTCGACGTCCTATCGTTCCCTCATACTCCACGAGTACACCAGGTACCCATGAGCCCGCAACTTCAACGTAGACGTTTTCGCCCTTTTTGTAGTTCACGTTACGATTCACGAATTATCTCCATCATCGATGTCAATCGTCTTCGGCAGTTCCACCTGGCCGAGAATGATCGGCTCTCCCGGCTCTACGCTAGGAAAAACAATCTGGGCCTCGACGTCGTCTCCCCGCGGCTCTGCCACCACGAAGATTTCTGCCTGGCTCGAACCAGGAAGCGGGCGGAGATTGTCCATGATGAAAGCGGGCAGCTTGGGCTTCGGCTCAGGCCCCGCTCCCAGCCATTCGCGCAACTGAGCACGGTCCATGTTCGGCTGGCTCTGCATCGAGTCGATGATATCGGGCGGCGCCGCTGCAATGATGTTCCTCATCGCATCTTCAATCGTGGCCTGTGCGATGGAACGATGGATGAAATTCTCTTCGCCGTCTGCTCCGTCGTGCAGGTCAACGAGTTCATTCATCGACCACACCACGCCCGTATCGACACCCTCGATGAATGAATCCATCAGTGCCTGCGTCTGCTTTTCCTCTTCAGCGCGCTCCGCCTCTCTGAGAGCAGGCATGCGCCGAGCGTGCTCGATTTCCCAGCGGGCACCAGTCCAGGCAGATTCGCCAGGCCAGAACGATTCCATCTTGTTGAGAAGCGCTTCGGCCTCGTCGTACTTCTCGTCCTCGATGAGACGCGCAATAGCGTCGTTGTCCGTCCACGATTCCGTGGCGTAAGCCAACTCGCTGAGCGCCCAACGGACACGTCGCTTGAGCCTATGGCTGAGCTTCGTGCGGTCGAATGCCGGGTCAGGATACCTGCGAATGAGATTCAGCAGGAAGTAAACAGCCGTATCGTACATCACTTCTCGCAATCTTCAGAGTGCTGATTTCCGGCGACGCACATGCCATAACAGCAAGGCTCCTCAGCGCTCTTCGAACTCACGCTGTGGCCCATGGCGCGAGAATTCATGAACTCGATGAATGCCTCTTCGAGCGCGGCCTGTTCGTAGGTACGGCCATTCTTGTTCGGCTGCCGGTGATTTCCGTAGAGCACCGCAAGAGAGGCGGTCTTCGCTGCCTTGCGTTCTTGCGGAGTTACTTCCTCCGCCGCCTTGTTGAACATCCTCGCAGCATTCTCGCGATGGATGTCGCCGCCGTCGAAGCCCGCCTTGAAGTAGAAAACGCGCGGCTTCGTCTTGCCCCGCTGCGTGCGATCAATGGCACGCAGGACGTCCAGGCCCCTCGCTAGATCGGCGTCACACTGAGGACACGACGCATCTCGGAACATGTCCTTAGCGGCGCACGGGAAATGGGCGGCGGACCTGTCGGCGGGAGTCGTGACGTACTGCGGCTCGTAGCGTCCGACGAACTGATTCTCGTACTCCGTCTTGAAGACGTACTTCTTCTCGACGGGAGCCTCGTACGCTCGGCACTTCGGATTCGTGCACCCCTCCGAACTCATGAGGAGGGTCAAGCGACAATCAGAATTGCAGTACAGACAGGTGGCCATTAGTGATTTCCTTCTTCAGCCAAGCACGAAAGCGCATGAATATCGTCGCGTATTCACCGCAACACGCGCAAACGTGCCATTCTTCGTAATTCCTACCCAAATGGAGAATCGCATCACCGTAGATGCGAACACGCTTGATTGCAATGTGGTTGTGCTTGCACACAGGTCGCGACGGTTTACGGTAGGGGCTCAAGGGATTCCCTTCTCCTTGAACCACTCTAACGCGCGGTCCAAAGCACATTGGAATTGTTTGAAGTCTAACCCGTCGTAATCTCGAATCCCGCATCTCGCACAGAACTTCGGGGACTTCACCCTGAAATCCTCGGGCTCGAAGTACGTCAATTCGAACCAATCGTGGTCGAACCTAGCGCACACGTGCCGCCACAGCCAATGCTCGCGCTGGGGCTGAAACGGACCGTCAGGGGTTCGGTACGTCGTTCCGCGCTTTCGCGCCAAGCTCTGCCTCGATGAGTGAGAAAAGCTCATCTCCCGCCTGTTCGATCTTCTGGCACTCAGGACACCACGAGGGCAGGTCGCCGTCTTCCTCGTGGCCTACAGGACACTTCGGCGTGTACCGGAATCGCTCCGCAGCTTCAAAGAGACGATAGACGGCCTCGTACTTGTCCTCAGCCTCCTGAAAGTGCGACTGCACGTACCCGCTGAACTCCAGCTTCTCGGCCTCTGCGTATTTACAGGACTTGTTCGAGCAGTCAGCACTGTCGAAAATGCCCGTGTACCCACAAGGGCTGCCGCACGCGATGCAAGTATGCTTATACGCCATCTTCGCGCTCCCCGTGCACGACGTCCCAAGCATCGTCGAAGGCCCCGTCGACACCGAGGCAGTGGTGCAGTCCGCTCGCGTCGAATTCGTCTTCGAATTCACGAATCAGGTGCTCGTAGATTCGCTGACGAGCGTCGTGCTCCACGACATTGTTGTGCACAGCCCAGACGACACGCTCCATCACAGAGGAGCCAGTAGACCAACTCATGTTAATCTCCCGTGAAGATGTCGAACATGCGGTCGATATCGAACGACTCTTCGTCACCGGATTCGATCTTCGTCGGCGTGACAACCGCCCACGCAACGAAGGTCCCGTCGTCATCCAGACGAACGCTCAGACGTCTCTTCTCGGCCGCCGCCTCGATAAGAATCACTGCGCCGCGAAAGCCGGTGCTCTCGCCAGAGAATACGTCACCGTCGTAATTCCTCTTGGCGAGAGCAGCGCGGAACTTCTCTTCCCACTCTTCGATGAAGCTCACTCTTCCTCCCGGAAGCGCTTACCCACAGGGAAGCGCGGCACGCCATCCTTGGTCTTGTTCTGGTAGCAGACCGTCAGAATCTTGCCCTGCCAGAGACTGTGGTCCTCGAAGAATTCCTTGAGGCGGTCGAGTGACCCATCCATCTTGGCCTTGAAGAGCTTCTCGTCCGGCGTCCTACAGATGAACGCAGCCACGTGCCCCATGAGCTTTCCGCGGCCTTCCTCGAAGTCGACGATGGGGAACTCCTCGTCGAGGAATTCCTTGACCTTCAGGAGGTCGTAGCTGCGCTTGTACTCGTACATGCCGTTGGCATTACGAACCATCGCGCCCTCGTAACCCTGGCGGAGATACTCCGTGAAGATTTCGACAAGCTCGTCTTCCGACTCAGCCTTCTTATTCTTCACGAGCTTGAACGGATGCGGCGCGTCAGCGAACAATTCCTTCAGGTACTTGTATCGCTTGATGAACGGGACGCCCTCGATGACCGCATCGAACACGTGGTACTCGATTACCTCGTGGCCATCACCCGGCTTCTTCGACCGGCAGAGCGACATGATGCGCTCGAAATCCGTGGCGAGCGTATGAACGTATGCCTCACCGTCGAAGATGTGATTCCCTTCAGGGAACTTCTCCTCGAACGCACGAGCAATGTGCGGAAGGCTGGTGACCGGCTTGCGGTTACGCGTCCAGAGCTTGCAGACGCCATCATTGATCGTCGCCACCATGCGCATGCCGTCGAGCTTTTTGCTGACGAGGCAGGGGTACTTGATCTTGTGGCCGTGCTCGGAGAACTTGTGGGCGAGCATCGGAGAGATTCCTCCCTCGACGAACCGCTCGTCCGCCTCTCCCGCCGTGGCCTTTTCCGGGTCCTCGACGTAGAGCTTGATTCTCAGCTGCTTCTCCCAGCGAGCCTTTGCTTCTGCAATCGCCTGCTGTTCAGGAGTCGTCGCATTGACCTTGCCGAGATTCTTTCCGGCCTTGATCACGTCCTCGGTCGTTTGCTTTTTGCCGTCGACCTGGCCGTGAATGGTACGAATCGTCGTACCCTCAACCTCGATCTTCCATTCCTGTAACGTGCCCTTTGTGTTCTTCTTGTAGAGCACGGGGAATTCAGTCTTCATCGAGTCTTCCTCATTCGCGATTCGTAAGAGAACATCGGCGTGGCAGGGGAGCGGGGCGCACCAACACAGGAGGTCACGCCCTTTTAACTCCGCTCGGATCTTGCGCATCAGGAGTGGACGTGTCCTGACCCACTCCTCGTATTTACGGATTACCTCGGAACGTAGCTGGCCTGGCTGCAACTCGAACGGGTTTCCAAATGGCGAGGGCCTCCCGACATATACAGCGTCAGGAGGCCACACGTTACCCGCGCGTCTGTTGTAGACCTTGGGCATTAGCCCGTGTCACCGAAAGATCATCTGCCATTGATTCGTGTACACGACGGCCCGATGACCAGGAGGGACCAATTCAGCGCCCTGACTAGCCTTGTACCAAGGGAGAATAGGCTCCTCCCCGTGGTCCGCGCCATAGAACTCACCAGGAGTACAGGCAGCGAAAATGCGCCCCTGCTTTTGCGTCTCTGCTGCACGTCGAAGAAGTGACGCTTCGATAGCGTCCAGGCGCGTCTCGTAGCTTCGGACGATGTCGTCCACCACTTCCAACTCTCGGTCAAGAGAGAAGGTGACGAAGACGCTCATGTGGAACCGAGGAACCTCGGCACCCAAGCCTTCAACAGCGTCCGAGAGTCGCACGTCACTCGTGACGTAAAGACTCGGGTCACTGATGGGCCCTGCGTAACCAAGGACCCTATTCATCGTCTCGCTGCGGCTCATGTGAGCTTCGATCGCTCGGTGCATTCTGGACTTCCAGTCCTCCTCACCGAACGTCGGAATCGAGGCAGCGACCGGAAGGACTACCGCTGAATGAATGATTTCTCTGCGCTTCATGACGTCTCCTTGACCCAGTTCGCATTCTCCAGGTCGGCCGTATTCGCCAGGTCGCCAGCCTCGTCGAAACGGCCCTTGCCGGTCTCAGCGTCAACGACGCGCACATCGAAATGCTCCCCGTTCTTGGTGCATTCCACGATGCGCATCTTGCCCATGTCACTGACGAGAATCGTTCCGACCTCGTACTTCGGTGCCTTCTTCTTGCTCATGCTGCCTCTACCTTCTCAACCCGTCCCGTCTCATTGCAGTTCGTGCAGGGGCGTTCGTCTCGATGGTAATCACCCTCGATCTCGCCCTTCCCCTCACACTTCGGGCACGGGTCCGTATCGTTAAGCCATCGCTGGTATTCCAGCAAGGCTTCGCGCTCCTTATCAAGCGCGACGGGGTCGATTCCCAGGAAGCGACCGATGAGCCGTTCCTTCGAATAGGCCACGACTTCGAGGTTGTATCCACGCTCGGAATAGGCCGACAGCTGAAGGCCCTCTTCCTCAATCCAGTCCAGGAACTCGCTCAGGAGTAGGGACTTGTTTCGGTCGATGCGAAGCTGTTCGAGCAGGGGAGTTTCAGGTCGCTTCATGTTTCACTCGCTGTCGTCGAAGTTGTAGAAGTCGCGGAGCCGATTGTGCAGGTCGTCAGGCATGAGCAGCGCCCTGTACGCAGCAAGCAATTCAGGGTCGCTCTCGATCTTCTTCAGCACCTTGGGCGGTACGCTGACGTGTCGAATTCCGTACGGCCCGTACCAATCCCAAATGTGGTGGAGTAGTTTCACCGCTCGCTCTGCGTAAGCGAGGGAATCTGCAATCTTACGCAGAGGCTTGAGCGGGTCCTTCGGCTCCTTCACTCAATTCCCTTCCACGAAAGAGTGGCACGCACCATGTGACAGTCCGGACGATAGACTTCACGCCAACGCTCACGAGATACCCGCACGTAGCGATAGGCGTTGAGCTTCTCCGACCACTGGTCCTTGACGCGCCAGACCTTCGTATCGAAATACGTGGTCTCGATTCGCCCATTCGGGTGAATGATGACCCACCCCTTCGTCTCGGAACCACGGCGAAGAATGGCCGGGATCTTGGGCACCGTCGCCAGCTTCTTCCCAAGCTTCAGTGCGTCGCGTAGCGCAGCCTGTTGCCTCTTGATGCTCATGTGACCACCTCTCTAGGGCCCTTGTGCAGGTATCCCCTGTCCTCGCCGTCTTCGATCAATCGAATGGCGCAGTTCTGGGGATTGCGCTCCTTCTCGAACCACTCGACCGTCTTGTGGCACCACATCATCACGAAGGCACGCATCGTGACGCCGTGGCAGACCACCATGATGTCCTTGATCCCGTGGCGCTCGGCGTCACGGTGGAACGTTCCGAACGCCTGGTGGACGCGCTTGGCGACATCGAAGCGGCTCTCGCCAAGCGGCATGCGGGCCCAGAAGCGTCCCTCGAATTCCTCGTGCTTCCGATAGTGCTCATGCTCCATCGGGAAGAGCTTCGGCAAATCCTCGTCCGGGTGTCCGTCGAAGAGACCGAACTGCTGCTCACACAGCAGAATGTGCTCCCTGATGTCGTGAACGAACGGCGTGCCTTGAAGCGACTCGTGAATGATCGAGGCCGTCTGTGCCGCACGAGCGTACGGGCTGTACCAGATGCGGAAAGTCGGCACCGGGGGCGCGATGCTGACGCTTCCTTGACTACCCTCGTACACGTGCGGCTTAGCCTGCTTCTCGCACCAGCTACGGACAAATGCGCCTGCTTCGAGCGCCTGCCGCTTGCCGAGATCCGACAGGCCAATCGCGTGGTCAGGCTTCTTCAGTAGAACACTGCGGTCGACGTTGGCTTCCGACTCACCATGACGAACAAGGAAAATCCGCATCATCACCTCTAATCACAGATCCTTGGTTCGCCGTACGTAGATCACAGCGAACAACGTCCCAGGAAAGTTCTCGTGCGTCTTCCAGAGCACGTTCGTTACGCGTAGAAGAATCGGGTCAGTTTGGTAATGGTCCCCGATGCGGGGAACCTGCCCATGAAATTCGAGCAGCAGCGCATTCGTTTCGCCGTCACGAATCTCGTGCTTCTTTAGTGAATCTTCCGGCCTCACCGGGCTAGGGAACGGCGTCGGCGTGTAATTCGTCAGCGCGGCAGGTACCGTCTGTACCTGCTTCCGCTCCCGCGAGGAGCCCACACGCTTGACATGCGCATCCCAACGGTCGCCGTTGAAGCGAATGTCCGACAGCGCGTGGTTCTCGCCGATTAGTTCCCTAACGGCGCGGTCGAAGTTCTCCTTCGTGACCGACATCGGAACCCACGACATGTGAACCGGACCGCCATTCTCGTCGAAGTAAACGGAGGCGGTCCAGTAGTTGTTGTGGGAAGACCACTGATAGTCCCTACGATTCCAGCCGTAGGGCGTTTCGAGTCGGGTCATTAGAGCATATCACCGGGACGAATGAGCCCGGCGCCTGCGAGATAGCCTTCAAGCCACGGGCCAAACTTGTCGATGTTCCGGTCGCGGTTGTTGATGCTGTGCTTACACAGGCCAGTGCTCAGAGAATTCGGCTTGGGGGCGATGTACAAATACGTCACATACATACCGTTCTGCCACTCCTCAGCGGTGAGAAGCATTCGGCAGCAGTGAGCATCACCCCACTTCTGGGCAGCTTCGAGGACCTTAGGTCCCCATTCCCAGCGGCCCCACTTCACGGCGTGGCACCCATCGATCCACGTGCTGGGTGCCTGCGGAGGATCTTCGTCTACTTCAGGATAATCCATACGCCCCCTCATTTACAGCAACGGCGCGGGGAGCAACGCTCAAGGCTCACGTGCACAAGCGTTGCTCCCCGCGCCGCTTTCTCAGACGAGTTCCTTCAGCGGAACTCCACCCCGCGGCCAGTCATTCGGGTCAGGGATGCGAATGAATTCGCAGTTCTCCCAGCGCATGAATTCGCCGTCCCAGCCGATGACGAAATAAACCCTCTGCCCGCCGAACCCATCCGGCTCCATGCCGAGCAAGCGACCGACACGCTGAGGATGAAGGGCCAGCGAAGTCTTCTCGATGACGAGATCGCCAGGCGAAGGATTCCTCATCCAATCGAAGGCTAGATTGTCGTGCGGGCCGTAGGGAGGAACATGACCGCGGCGGAGCGACAGCTTGTACAGCTGCTCAGCGAGGAAGACAACCGTACGCGCCAAGAAAAGCGCCTGGGCCTTGTCGTCCATCAGATTCCCTTCTTCCGCTTCCAGTTCCAGAACGAGTCGCCGTAGACGGCCTGGACCGCTGCCTCGTAGACGTAGTGCTTGAAGTCCTCGTCCTGGTAGCCGGACTCGACGGTTTCCTCGACGCCGTGGATTACGGTCTTCACGAGGGAATCGAAATTCGGATTGGAAAGAGGACGGGGAAGAGCGGACCGCTGCTCCTCCGCTTCACGCCTCTGAATCTCTGCGAGCAGCTGCTCCTTCGAAACCTTACGCAAGTCCATGCATCACCTATCGAGCTTCCGGAACGTCATCGAAATGCGACCGCCACAAGGCTGATCGTGCTTCGGAATCTTGTGGAAGTGGTCCTTCTGATAGCCGCCAGGCATCACGAACAGCGAGCCGTTCGTCAGGAAATACTTGTCGCTGTCAGGGATGTTTCCCTTGAAGTCCTTGCGCTTCGTGTAGATGTACCGCTCCGCACCGAACGACACGACAGCGATCGGGTGATCGAGGTCCTGCTCGGGCGAATCATCAGCGTGCCATCCGAGGTGCTGCTTCTCGCTCTTGTAGTAATTGAGCACGCAGACGTTGTACGACGTGCCGAAATCCTTGTTCAGCTTCTCCAGGATTTCAAGCACCTTGGGATGCATCGGAACAGCACGGTACGTGTGCAGCGCTTCACGAAGCTCGTTGTTGTTCCCGTAGCTGTACGTGAGGCTAGTGTCGACCGACATGAAGCACTCATCACGAGGAGCATCGCGATTCACCCACGGCACTTCCTCACGGAGGACCTCAAAGAGATTCTCGGGGAAGTAGTCCTTCTGGAAGTGAATCTTCATGAGATTCGTGGTGTCCTTCGAGTGCATAGGGCACGCGGTGTAGATCCAGCCCTTGTGCTCGTGGCTTCTACCCGGAGCACCGCACTCAGTACACGTCTCGTACGACACGTGCTCCGCTTCCCGGATTGCCTCACGCATTTCCTCGGAAGCAGGGCCGGTGTAGAAGCGGAGGCCGCCAAACTTCGACTTCACCTGCTGGACTTCAAGCGTGTCCCAGCCCTCCATCTTGGAGAGCTTCGCAAGCAGGTTGTCGATGAGGGCAGTCCAGCCGATCGGGAAGCCCGACCACTCACCGAGCTTCTTGCTGTATTTCGTTTCAAGGCTACGGAGAGCAGCTACCTGCTCATCCATACGCCTCAGGATTTCGTCTTTGCTATCCATGATTCTTCATCCCAGCCGTGTACGTCTTTCATTGCGAAATGACGGACGGCATTCTTGTCGACATCCAGCGCAGTGAGGAGCCACCCAGGTTCAGGGTGCCATTCCGTTGTGCCGAACCAAATCGACTGAGGGACAATCTTACGATAGTCCTTCTCGCCGCGCCAGTTCGTGTAGAGAATGGTGACGACTTTGACCTTGGCGTTGTCGTCGATCATTTCCGACTCTTGAGTTGCTCGCCCAAGAACTTGTGCAGCCTCTCGACCTGGGGCCATTCGAGGAGCATCGCATTCCCAGGGAACATGGTGATTTCCTGGGTCTCTTCGATGTCCCGATCGTCCTGCATCCCGAGCCAGAGTCCGCGCTCCCGCCCGTCCGAGAAGATATTCAGGTGCTCGTTGTAGATGCTGTCGGCGTAATGCTCCGTGAGCAGCGCTTCCTTCTGTTGCTCCTCGTAGTAATCACGACGAATCTTGGCCTTGGCTTTCTTGAGTCTGAGTTCTTCTCTGCTCAATTCTACACCCAATTCGAGAGATCATTGAGGGCGGCCGAGAATTCGCGCTGCGACTGCTTGTAGTCCTCTTCGAGCTTTGCGATCTCCGCGAGCAGACGGGGGCGCTCACGCTCCAGGCGGATACGCGCCTCGTTCATCTTCCGCGCAGCTTCTGCTGCCTTGTCGTTCCTTGCCATAGGTCAATCCTCAGGCTTGAATCCCATTGCGTTGGCGATCTGCTGGGCGACCCAGCAAGCGCGCATGTGCTTGTTACTCGTCTCCGGCTCTACCTTTGCGAATAGAGCGAAGTCGTCGCCGCTCTGGAACCCGGTAGTGCTCGCGATTTCCCAGGGGTGGTCGGAATACCTTGCGCGAGCCTTGCCGTAATCCTCGGACGAGTAATAGAGGTCATGCCCTTCGTAATGACCGAGGAAGATTTCCTCCGGGTCGTCAGCCTCGTGGGCAAACACGGGCTGACCTACGCCGGGCAGGGCCTTCACGTCGCCCTTGCGCTTCTTCACCTTCCTGAAGCCACTATCGGGAAGGTCAGTTAGGAATCCCGTAAGCGACCCCTTGTCCTTGTCGAATTGGATCCGGAAGCACCAGGTGCCTTCATCGTTCTGCCAGACGTCCTCCATCACCCCTGAGAGTCTGTCTGCAGAATTGACCCAGCGCGACCCGATCTTCGGCTTCTTCATGGTGGTTCGATTTCCTCGACGACCGGCGTCGTCATATCAGCGTACATGGCACGGACCGTCACCGTGCCTCGCGTTTCCGTAGCCAGCGAGAGCGCAACGTCTCGCACAGAATCTCGCATCGAGGCGTCTCCCGCCTCCCCTGCCTTCGTCCAACCGCACTTCTTCGAGCACGAGAAGGTCAGGAGAAGGGTCCCGCCACGCGAACCTGGCTTGAACGTACCGACACCAGAAATGTGACGCAGCATAGAGCTATCCTTTCTTCATCTCACTTTGGAGCAACTTCATCTTCGAAATGAAGATGTGAACTTCATCGAGGAGCGAACGCCCCTCAGCTTCAACCATTCTTCGAGCTACGTGAGCGACAGCATCTTCAAGAGCCTGGTCGTCCTTGAGCCCCTGAGAAATCAAGGCCACCCGGATGTCCGAGCGCAGCGACTGAGCCTTGATGCTGATCAGCGTCCACCAGGCGTTGTCCATCGGAACCCTAGCATCGTCGGACTTTACTCATCCTCGACCAGCGACACGAAACCTTCCTGAGCCTCAAGGAAGGCACGCTGTTCGTCGGTGACGTTGCAGAGTTCCAGCTGGAACTGGTCAGGACCACAGGTGTAATCCTTCGGACTGTAGTTCGGACAGGTGTACGAGAGACGGTTCTTCGCTAGAAGCCGAACCACAGGCAACGACTTCTCGACAGAGACGTTCCACGTAAGCCGGTAGAAACGCGCCTTCTTCATGTGCCTCCAAAAGCCGAAAGGCGGAGCAGCCGAAGCCGCCCCGCCTTTCATTCTTCCGCGCCTAGAGTCTGTAGCTCAGCCTTCAGACCTTCGATCTCGCGCTCGATCCACTTGATGTCTTCGTTCGTTGCTGTCTTGAGCTTATACCGCGCGATTCGAATTCGATTTCTGATGGCCAGGACTTGTGCTGCACTTCGTTCAAGTGCAGGAGGTGTCGCCCCTGCCAACCACGACAGCCGCTCCTCGGGAGGATTGTGGCTACTGAGATGCCAGCCCCCACAGATGCTACAGTCGTAATATCGCAGGCGATGAGAGCGAGGCAGCCCTCTTTCCTGCGCCCTTTTCATCGCCTGAGCAGCGGCGTAGTCGGTCAGGTACCGGACCTTACCCCGGCACTCCTTCCAGTCGCCCCTGCTCACGGGAAATCACTCCGCGGCAGCCTCGTCGCTCGTAATCACGCCACCGCCCTTGATCGCCTTCTTCAGGCTGCGGTTCGCGAGGGCGTCCTTCGCGATACGACGCACCACCGAATTCTTCGAGCAGTGCAGAGTGCGCAGAACGCTAACCAGCGGGTTCTCGCCCTCCTTGTACTGCACAGCGCCACGAAGATTGCTGCGCTTGCGCTTCGGGTTCGTGCGACCCGTCTCCATCCGAAGAATAGCCATGTCACGGCCGATGATCTTGTCGAACGAATCGCCGACACGCTCCTCGACGACTCGATTGCGGGTGTCCTCGGTGCGCTTCCACTCGATCGGCCGGTTCACAGCGACGCCGTAGTACACGTTCCCATCGACGACGCGGCGAGCGATGGTGAGGACGCGCTGCTTGTTCTCCGGATCGCGGTGGTAGAAGTACATCACGCGGTCCGAGATCTTGCCGCTCGTCTGCGTCTTCTCAGTCGTTTCAACAGAATCAGTCATCTGATAGCTCCTTGGTTCGTGTTTTACAGTTGATCGATGGCGAGGTTGTACGCCCGCGCCAGAGTGAAGTGCGTTACGTTCTCGGCCGCCTCGTAAGCTTCGGGGTCGAGGTATCGCTGCGTGCTGTCGACGAGGTATTCGTTCCCGCCGTCGTAGACAATTACAGTCCAGAGTCTCCTCGAACCGATGTACCCGCGACGGATGCGGACCTTCTCACTGAGGCGTACCTCAATGACATAGTCCTGGAGAACCTCCAGCGCCGTGCTGTCGGGAATGATCGAGGGCTCGTAGAACGCTTCGAACTTAGGCTTTCGTCCCCAGGGAACCATTATCTTTCTCGGGTGGGAGGAGGACCTTTTCGCGGAGACACAGGAGGAATCTTGTCGAAGCCCCACGACTCACGCAGAGACACGCCAGGCCGAACCTCTACACGCTCCGTGCAGAGGGGCTTGTGTTCCGCGTAATCGTGGACTTCGTAGCCGCAGTCGGGGCAGTGGACATTTACCTGGAAGCGCAGCCTCGACTTCGGCTTGACTTTGAATCCGAGTAGCTGCTTTAGGCGCTCAATCGTCCAGGCCATCGACACCTTCGCCATCAAGGGTCACGGTCACGACCCTCTTCACGCGCACCTGCACCTTGCGCCAGATTTCGGAGTCCGAGAAATCCGCGTGCTCGGTCTTGACCATGTCGTTGTAGACCTCGACCGCTCGCGCGAACGAATCGACAGGTCCGAGCACAGCACTCGAAAAATCGCTGACGCCGTAGTGGACCTCGAACGGCCCCTTGCACTCAGCGAACGTTCCGTCCTCTTGCTTGAGGAGCTTCTCGTACACGTAGAATTCGTGACCGGGCAGGCCACAGGTCTTGCGAATGGTCGCCTGGAGATGATGCTTGCTCGGGAAATAGAGTGTCCCGAACAGGTTGCTCTCCATGCGGTATCTCACGTCGATGATCATCGGGGAATTTCCTTACTGATGCGGATGATTTCCGAGACGAGTCGGTGCAGGAGATCCTTGTCGAGAATCGTGAACCTATCGTCCAACCACTGAGTAATGTGATCGTACTCTTCGGATTCGGGCACAGTAATGGTGATGCTCGTCTTCGGAGAACTATCCATCCGCAGGACGAGAACTTCACCAAAACACAGAGACGCGGCCAGTTCACGGCACTGCGTGATCAGGTACGAGCCGCTCGGCGAATGAATCATCGAGACGGACTGCTCACGCTGATGGGTAATCATCGACTTCTCCTAGCTTGCTGCTCGAACACACGACGTCGGCGGGCCCACGTGCTGGCCTCCAGTCGTTTCTCGCGCGCACGAGGAGAATCAGGATCTTCCCCGCTACTCACGATTGCATGGTATTCATGCATCGCGTCATTCTCGAATACGAGACAACGCTCAGCCGCCTCGTCCCACGTCTCACGACGAGGGAATAGCCAAGTCATTAGACGATCAAACCAGTGCATGTGCTCCCCAAACGAAAAAGGGCGGAGCCCCGAAAGGCCCCGCCCTAATTCATCACTCCTCGACGAGGCTCTCGATCTCGTAGCGCTCGACCCGGGCCTCGGTCCCGGACTTCACGAAGCGGCCCAGCACCGCCGTACCCCTCGTGAACGGGTAGCACCCGAACCCATCCTCAGCGAGGAATAGGCGGTCCTCAGCGGCGCCGTCGTAGACATCCGCCGAAAGGAGAACCTTCCGGCCCTTGATCGATTCGCCCTCGATGCTCTTGGTCTTCATCACGCCGTCTCCTCGGTCTGCGCCTGTCCCGACATGAACGGGCCCAGGATGCGGTCCAGCTGCTCCTTGGCGTAGGTGCCACCCTCACGCTTCCACTCGGTCAGGAGCAGGTCATAGAGCGACTGTGCGTCGCCCCGGCTGCTGTACCGAAGCTGCTCCGCGGCGAATAGCGCACGCAGCTGGATCCAGTACGAATCGAAGAACGAGTGCCCACACGAATCGACGCCGATGAGCAGGCCGTCGACCTGGGGATGCTCGTAGAGACGCAGGCCCACCTTGAAGCAATTCTCGCGAATCTTCGGGTGGTCCTCGACGTTGAAGAACGTGCCCCACATGGGCATCGGCGAGGAGTTCTCGCGGTCGTTGATCGCCTCCCGGGCCTTCTCGTCGTAGTCCTTCCAGCTGGCGAGATCCTCAGCGTACTGCTGCTCCTGGATCTCATTCAGGATGGAATTACCGTCCTCGTCGAGGCCCGCGCCAGCGTCGGCGTAATCCTCGCGATCGGGCTCGGTGAAGAGCTTGATCCCGAACTGCTCGTCCTCTTCGTTCGGCTCGACGTTCCACTCGGGAACCTCGACCGCGTCCTCGTTCTGGATCTCGGTGCAGTCCTCGAATCGCTCGGAGTCCTCGCCGATCACGAGCGACTGCGGGATCGAACTGGTATTGATGCGGAACCAGTCCTGCGTCGAGAAACTCGGGTCCGAAGCACGATAGAACATGTGAGCCTCCTGCGAAACGGGAAATCGCTAGCTTCTACTAGTATCGTCGGACTTTGGTCCGTCAGATCTTGGGGAGGGTGTTGAGGACATCTGCCACCTCACGCAGGAAATCTCTCACCTGCGTTCTGGTGTAGATTCCATCCATGCCCTTGGCGACGACGACAATCGTCTGTTGCATGATGTCAATCGTCTTCTTCGCGACATCCAGGTCCTTCTGGACTTGGCTCGGATCCCGCTTCAGATACGCAACCTCATCCTTGAGCTTCTTGATTTCTGCGGACGAAGAATTCTCTAGCGCCTTGAGCTTTTCGCTCACCGAGGCAGCGTGAAGCCAACCCTTCTGCTCCTCGGTCTTCGCAGCAGTCTTCGACGTAGCTATCCAGTCGATGAGCGATTTGTTTTCCGCCTCTAGCTCTTCGATTCGGCGGCGCAGAGAAGAGAACTCCTGAGACCACTGGTCGTCTCGGAAGGTCATTCCTCGAATGCCCTGCCCGTGAGCCTCTCGTACAGCGAGAGGGCGTAGCTTACGTGGACACGCATTAGCGAAGAATCGGGAGTGACGGGGATATTTCCGGGGCGCCAGAACGTCAGCCAGCCACCGCGATCGTCCGTGCCGTGGTGAACCCAGCCCACGTCCGCGATTGCGTCAGCGAGCTTGTTCCACGCACGGCCAGCGACCTCAAGCGAGTCGGTCCGCTTGCCGAGCGGAGTCGTGAAGATTTCGGTAGGTCTCGTCATCGGGCCACCTCGCAATCACTTTCAGCGCGCCGATCACCGCATACGAAAGGGCGGTGTTGAACACCGTAATGTTTCGCTCCCATGCACCATCAGGAGCGACCCAGTAAGAAACGAAACACCACGTGATGAAGAACAGACAGATGTAGAACACACGCTTACGGACAAATTGCCGCAGCTTCATTCGCCAGCTGAGCTTCATTGCGGGTGAACCTCGTGCTGCGGCCACACCTGACCCGCGTGGTTGACCTTGATGATCCACTCCTCACGCGGCTCGAATTGCTGGTAATCAGCGAGGCTGCTCGGCGAATACGTCCAGGTGTCCTGCTCTTCGACGAACACCACCTGGTACGATTCAGCCTGGAGAATTCGCCAGTTCGGGGGCGAAGCATGAAGCCGAGTGCCCCAATACGTTTCCCGTCCGGTACCCGACGTCACCTCAGTATCCCGAACAATCCACCGGTAGTAATCGTAGGTACACCAGTCATCGTAAACAGGACACTGATCGTAACACGTACTACAGCGTTCCTCCGAGCAGGTATCGCAGCATGTACTGCACGATTCCTCTTCGTGACAGGACGAATACCCGTTGCCGAGATCCGAACAGCTTTCGTGCGTCACGCAGTTGCAATCGTGGCATCGGCAGTCGTACGAGACCTGACGGCAATTGCAGTCGTGAGGATTGCAATCCCGGGTGCCGTGCTGCCGACGCTCACAGTGCACGTTGAAGGCGTCGATCGGATGGCCCCATCCCGAGCCGTGCTGGACCGTACGCTCCTCTAGCGTCCTCGTGTACTGCCACGCCGTGGACTGCACGAACGTGTCTTCTTCGTGCGGCACGCAGAGCCAGACGAAGAACATCACGAAGGCGGTGCACGCAGCGAGGATAGCGATGCCGAGTGCAATCGCTCCGGCCCTTCCGGGATTTCTCGGTGCGTCAATGGGTCGACCACCGACATACAGCTGAACCGGAGGACGAGGAACAGCCTCATCCGCCATCTTCTTGATCTTCTCCTTGCGACGGAGAAGGTCCTCGCGCGTCGGGCTCGTACGGTATCCCGCGGGTTCCGGGGGAGGAGCCGGTTCGGGAATTACCGGAGGCGGCGAATCGAGCGAAATCGCATTCGACGGATTCGGGTCGTGCATCGCCTCCTTACGGGGCGCACCGCACTGCTCACACGTCTTACGTGAGAGGTCCCGATTGTCCCACGAACAGTAGCTGCAAGTCCAGTTTGCACCAGCACGTGCCTGCTTCAACTGCTCCGGGTTCGTCACCGTCGGACGATTCGACGGAAGCTCGTATTTCTCGTGGCGGTCTTTTGGCTCGCCACACGACTGACAAGTCATGTGACGACCAAGATTCGATGCTCGGCACGCCGAACACGTCCAAGTGTTCTCGACGATCCGAGAAGGACCCTTCCTCACAACTCGTCTGGTCATTGCTCCCTCCGACCTTTAGTATCGGCGGAGTTTCCCTTTTACTGATTCAGAGTCGTGCGCAGGAAGTCTTCGTAGAACTTCTTGATATCCGCGGCGAGCGTATCGATGTCCACGTGGATCGTGCTGAGCGGCTGGTTGCGCTGAGTACGACGCGTCGTGTACCTGTGGAACGAATTACGAGCGTCGGTCACGTCCATGCCCCACGCAGACGGAGCGACGGTGACGAAGAGGATGAAGAACATGTCTTCAAGCGATTCCTTCGTCTGCGCATACATCCTCGGACGCGTGAGCATTGCGTCGAGGGTTTCGAGAATAGAGTCCTGGAGATTCACGTCCGAATCCCTCGTTCACGAAGACGCTTCTTGCGCTTGTTTTCGAGTTCGACGTCCTGCATTCGCAGGTATTGAGGCTTGCCCTCGAAAAGAGTAAGCCCCCTCTGGTTCGCGACGAATTCAGACACCGCCGCCTGGGCAACTCCATTGTAGCTGGAGAAGTTGTACGACCCTCCAGCACGCGACCACCTGTCGACCTGCTCGACGATTTCCGCTGCCTCTTGCTCGGTCGCGGGCCGAATAGGATACGTGGGCAGGTTCTGCCACCACTCGACGCCGTCCTGAGGAACGCTACTGTAGCCCCAGTAGGTATCGCCGCTCGGCACGGCCGGAACGAGCCAGCCAATCTGGTCTCCGTGCCGTGCGAGATCGAGGTACTTGTTCTGGTCTCGCTGCGCGCAGAACACGCAAAGAAGCTCGACAGAGGACGCAACGGTCTGGTACTGACGCCAGAGCTTGCAATCCTTGTTGCCGCACTTCGAACAGACGTAATTCTCGCGGGCGTAGCTCATGCGCGTCGCGCCCCGGGGCCGACGAACATCGGCATCTGAATCAGCCGACCGCCATTCTTCACGCGCTCGATCGCCGTCTTCGGGCGTACGACCACGTCAAGAACAGCAAAGCCAGCGAAAACCGAAACCAGATACGCCGTCTCCAGGTGCCACTTGATGTTACGCATTGAGTCCCTCGTACTTCTCGCCCGTGTCGGTGAACACGAGCCCATCCTCTAGAGTCACACGAACAGGTCGAATTCCCAGGCGCTCACGCACCGGAAGCTGCTTGTTCCATGCATCGCGGGTTTCGTCCTGCTGCTTCTGCCAGCGGTCGAATAGACCTTCGATTTCTTCCTTCGTCTCGTAGAGACAATAACCACCGCCATTCTTGACGACGGTGAGACCCTTTTCGCCTGCGGTCTTATCGATGACCGCCCAGCCGTTAAAAGGTCCCGGTGAAATCTTGTGCGCCTCTTCGTAGACGTGCTTGATCGCCGGGATGAATCGATACATGGCCAGGTTGAGGTTTGCCTTCTCCTGACCATCGGGGATGATCTTCGGAGCGCTGTCAGCCTTGCTGAAAATCCGCTTCATCGAATACGCGAACGACACGTGCTCTACAATGCGAAGCGACTTATCGAGCGGGGAAATATGGTCGGGCAGCGCCGATTCAGGCTGCGCCAGCACATAATGATTCTTGACGAGGTGCCAGACCAGGCAGATCACGAACCACGGGTCGACGACCGTATTCTCATCACCAGGAATCTTAGTGTCGCCGCGCTGATACGCGCCGTACTTTTCGACGAGAGCGAAGACCTTGTCATCGTCCATCGCGTCCCAGTAATACAGGGCGTCTTGTTCCGGCTCATGATGATTTGCCTGCCGCTCCGCAAGCTCAGCCAATTCGATGGGCTTGACCCACTCGTCGGCGTGTCTGAACCACGAGCAGACGATGTCCTGGATTTGGCTGGCGGAACCGCAGCAGCCTCCGATGTAGAAGTTCCCCGCGTTGCTGGCGATGCCGAACCACTGAACCGGCGAGAGGGGAAGCTTCACCGCGCTGAAGTACGGTCGCGGCTTAAGCTCACGAGTCCCGTCCTCGTTGGTGTCCCACTTCTCGATCTGGTGGAATTCGGCGCCCAGCTGAGTGAGCCCTGCCTTGCAGTCTTCGAGGTTCTTCAGACTACGCATTTGCACGCCTCCAACCAATAGCTGCGTAAGCTTCCTGACGACCCTTGTCGTAGGCTTCATCGCGGGCCCGCTCTGCGTTCTTCAGCCTCGCTTCGAGTTCGTAGCAGCGCTCGCGGAGACTGTCTTCAGACTTCATGAGCGCCCGAACATTTCGAACCAGCATGCGAACCGTAGGAATGAGAGGACTATCGTAGAACTTGATCGTCTTCTCAATCTCGGTAAGCGTCTTCCGGTCCATGATCTTTGTCATCTAGAATCTCCTTGGCCCAAGCTTTGAGCTTCTTCGAAAAGCGTTCTGCTCTGATCTGCGATTCACCCACCGCGAGAGCGAACGCAATGATCAGAAAAGCGAGAATGATCGCGCCAGCCACACTCTTCACCGTTTCCCAGGTATCCGTAACTAGGCCGTAGCCAACGTACCAAAGCCCCGCGAAGAAAATCGCGAGCATGAACGCCGCTGAGAACAGTGTCTGTGCATTCAAAACGAACCAAGCAAATGCTCGCTTAATCTTCGTCACGGTTCTCCTCAGCCTCTCTAAGCTCTTTTAACTTCGTGAAGAACACCACCAACGACTCACCAATTAGTCGGCGGATGTGGCGAGCCGCCGACGGCTTTATTGGCGCATCGTTTTCGAGCATTCGCCACAGCTTCCGCACGTTCATGAGTTGTCCGTGTCGTCTCCCGTCATCCTAACGATGTGGTTGACGTTCGCTGCAATGTGCTCGTCGTGCGCCAGGTCCTTGCCCGTGTGCGAATACGTATTCGCCTTCGCTTCAGCTTCCTGATTTGCCTGGCCCTGCACAAGCGCAGAACCACGACCCGTCAAGCGATACTGCGCACCGCCACCCGGAGGGAGGCGCGTCAGGTACCCCTGTGCAACGAGGCCCTCAATGACGCGAAGAATCGTCGTCTCTGGTACGCTGTAATACGAAGCCAGATTCGCGACCGCATCGTTGTCCTTGTAGATTCGGCCAAGGACAACAGAAGCGCTAATTACTCGTCTCGATACCATTAGGATCCTCCATGATGAAAAGCGTCTCAGTAAACTTAGGACGGCCGCGAAGAACCTTCCCGTCGGCACTAATCCAGATCTTCTCTTCCCACACGAATAGACCACGAACGTGGTCAGACTCGACGCGAAGCGTCTTATCACATCGGGTGCAGGTCGTCAGCTTCTCTCTGAATTCCCGAATGAAATTCTCTTTGTGGACACAGAAGGTCTGAGCGTCCTCAGGAATCCCAGAGTAGTCGACTTCAGGAGCATTTCTGCCCAGCGCATTACGACGGTAGGATACTACGGTTTCGCCGTGGAGGCCGAGCCGGCACATCAGCTTCTGCATGCGTAGCATCCACGGACTTTGGTAGCGCGTCATACTGGAGTTCCTCGAAGTCGATGTCTTGGATTCGAACCGGGGTCAGGTCTTCCAGGAATTTCACGAGGGCCTCAGCGACACCCTCCATCACTTCCTGGTCGGAGGAGAGATTTACAGCAACCGGAATGGTGCCATAGAAAAAGCCGCGATACTGGCTGCCCATGCCAGTAAACGCGGCTTTCGTCTTACGCGCCTTCTTCGCCACACGCCGCCACAGCTGCGCGTCTGGCTTCGAACTGAAGGTCACGTACGCCTTGAAGAGGACGTTCATTCCTCATCGCCAGGAGAGGGGATCTCCTGGAGAAGGAAGTACCCCTCATTCGACCGCAGAGCGAAGTGCTTACGCACCTGGATATCGCCGTCCGTACGGTAGTGATTAGCGCCACTAACCTCGAACTTGCGGCGACCCTCCGCTCGCTCCTCGGTCAAGTACGTAGCGGTCACACGACCATTGTTGTAGACCGCATAAACCTGCACTACCTCAAGCATTCATTGCTTCCTTCCTGACGCACTTCGCACAGATAGGGTCTTCATTCTCGCCCTTGTCCCAGCCGCCACCCTCTTCGAGGTCGCCAGCAGTGACATGGCCCCAGCACTTCCGGCATTCCCAGAACCAGCCGTGCTCGCGCACAAGCACCTCGTCGCTGGGCACACCATTGTCGAATTGCGGGGCACGCTTGCACTTCGCCTCGATGTACGAAGTGTCGTGCCATTCGCCGATAGCCGACATGATTGCCTCGCTGCGCTTTTCGGCGAAGACAATCTTCGCGTACTCCTCACAGCGGTCGCGGACAATCCACGCTTTCAACTTCTTCGGCTTCTCGGCCGGAGGCTCCACGCCACCACCGTAGCGGTACTTCAGACCGCACTGAGGGCAGTGCGTCGAAATCTCCGTGGACATCTGGTTCCGACTACCAGGACCGATGATCATACTCATCGGGTCTCCGCGGTACACCTTCTTCGACTCGATGACCAGCGGAACGTGGCAGACGGCGCACAGCTTCTTTGAGAGTTCGCTGCTCACTGCCAGCGCTCCATGATGACGTTGACCATCTCACGGCGACAATCATCCGCCGAGGGCTCCACATAGGGGTCGGAGCTAGGGCTGAAGATGGCTTCGAAACACTTCTGCTCGCCGCCGTCGAGGCGACTGTTGAGCTTACGGACGTAAACGTCTACAATCTGGCGCGCGTCGACAGTGACAAGGCGCTCAAGCGTACGCAGACGCTCAACCTCCGCACCGATCTTCTTTACGGTCGCGGTCAGTTCGTCGAGCTTGGCCTTGTCGTTGAGGTATAGGCAAACATTCGCGCCATCGTTCAGCATCTCGTAGTCGCGCTCGGCTCGATCCTTGCGGTCGCGAATCGTCTCAAGATACGAGAGTGCGTCGTGTACCTCTGGCTGCATCGTAATCATCGCTTACCTCACGGTTCTACCTTCACCAACTTGCCGTGAATGCCATTATGGCCAACCCAGCCGTTGATGTGACCCTTATTATTGCCGATCTGAAATCGACCGTCCTGCTTCGCTTTTACAAGATGGAGGAATTGCCTGCCGTGCACCGTGCAGAGAACGACGTCGCCGACCTCTACAGAGTCGGGGTTAACAGGCTCTACCGTGCACAGTTCCCCGTCATTCACTCGACCGGTCATCGAGTGCCCCTTCGGGCGGAACTTCACGGTCTCCCCGCTCTTCAGCTTCGCTATATGATGACTCGCCCAACCCACTGCAAAACCTCATGAAAGCAAGAATGCCCTTCGTAACAGGGCGTTCGTAATCGAATTTAGGAGGACGCCGAACGTGTCGCAGCTTCATGCAGCATCCTCCGGAATGTCGAGCACCGTCCAATCGGTGGTCACGTTCGCTTCATCGATCGTCCGGACGATCGTGCCCGGACGCATTTGCCTGCTGCCCACGAGATCGATCTTCGTCTCGCCACCGGTCCACGTCTTCGAGTCCCAGCGTACTTCGGTGTAGCGCTCTTCGGCGTCGTCGACAACGACAAATCCCGTGTACTGCACAGGGCCCCAGAACTGCATGACCTTGCACAAGGAGCCAACAATCAGCTGGTTCATCTCGTCCAGATCAGCGAACACGAACATCCGAACGCCACTCGCCTTGTTGATTAGCGAAATCTTCTTGAGCGTTCCCATCATGGCTAACTCCATTTGCGTGAGCTTGGGCCCACTGACATTTCTCGGAGCGACACACCCAACGCGCAGGGCCACCGCCGCCATAGCAGCGGACCAAATTGAAAACGCGCCTGCGCTGCCGGCAGAAGTAGCAATGGTTCCAGCCACTAGAGCCGTGCAACCATCTAATCCCGCGGCGACGCAGACGCGTCTTTTGAGGCTCCAGGTAGGCGAGCAGCGTCGCCCACCAGGAGGGCTTAGGAGGCGGTGCGGCGATCCGATAGGGCACGGAACGTCCAATGGTCCGCGGTCGAAGACGGGTCGAGATTCGAAAGCTCGAACGCCTCACTTCCGAGGACGACGGTCACAGAGGCACCCGAACGCTGTACGTCCAGGTAGAATTCCGCGGCCCCGTCACCATCGGGCTCCAGAACGTACAGCTTATCGCCCAGAGCGCCGCTAGGGTTGTGCTGCACGTACTCCACGAAATTCGCGTTGAGTTGTCGGTCTCCGAGGGAGACCGTGCACGGCAGAGGCCGAGTAATGCTCACCACTTCCTCCCAACAGGACGACGCATCTTCTTCGCTAGGCGCGGACAGAAGATAGCGACGGGGTCACACATCGCAGCAAGCAGCGCAAACATCAGGGTCATCAGGACCTCGTTCTCGTCTTCTGCCGGAAGAGGCAGATTTCGCCTTCGTGAATCCGCACGACGAAACGGAAATACTGAATCGTGTCCGCAGGCGGAAGACTTTCGAGGTAATCCATGTGGCCGCGAATCGTCTTATCGATTTCACGGACGTCGACATCCACGTGGGTACCCCACGAGGCAACCAGGACTTCCTCAAGCACCCACGGAGTCTCGGACTTCGGCTCGCTCGTACGTTGCACGGAAAATCCTCCCCTTCACAATCCACACGTCGCTCGGGTTCTCACGATTGCGGAGAACCCAGTCGCCAGCGACGCCGCGCTGGAAGTAGCCACCATCACCGTCGTCCTCACCCCAGAGGCCCTTGACGGTGAATTCAGCGTCCTCGACGCAGCAGGCATCAACGATGTTGCCGGGCTTAGGCGTACCGACGAACCAGCCGTCGGAACCAACACTCCGGACGTCGTACTTCTTGAAGAGATCCTTCGGCGACTGCTGCCAAAGCTCTCCCTCGACGCCGACACAGACCATCGTGTCTTCCTGAATGCGCTGGTCGCCCTCAAGCGTACGCACCAGAATACTGGCCGCCACGCTGAGGTCCGCCATCAGCGCAGTCACGTGCTTGAACTTGAGCGGACGCGTCTTCGAGTACGGCCGCCACGTAAGGTCATCGAGATTCACGTGACGCATACGGTCTTCTCCTCGTACATCGCTTCCTTGAGCGCAGGAAGGATGACAGTCTTCAGCTGAACGTAGGACTGCTTGTGCCCGGTGCGGCGGTAATCCCACCAGTTGTCCACGAAAGAGACAGGAGGAATTGGATCGATCTCAGGATCCCAATACTCCAACTCATCCCATTCGTGCCGAGCTTCCCACGCCTCGATTTCCCCACGGCGGCGCATCTGCAGAAGCTCCTGCTTCAAGGCGCGCTTCGTCTCGTGGCCGTCAATCTCAATGATGCCGCCAAGATCGACGTGGAGCTTCGTGGCGACGTATTCGAGTTCGGCGTCAATCAGGAATTGCGAAAGTGTACGTTCGCCGCCAAAGCTGCCCGTGCCCCAGCGGTAAGCGTAGTTACCCCAATCACTGACGATGGAAAGCGTGCCTCGAATATCGTCGACGTACGCTGTTGCCCACCCGCATGGCTCGAAGGTAAGGTGATATGCATCCACCTTCGAGCAGGACTTAGTCTTCAGAGTCTCGGCAGACAAGATTCGCCTCTGCGCAGAAGTCTTCGTAAGTATTTCCGGGGAAGTGGTCCTTGGTCGGAGCAAGGAAATACTGAGCGTCCTGCATCTTGATCCAGGCACTCACCTCTTCCACGGTGCCCCGGAATTCCGGCTCCGCTTCCGTGTTGTGGAAGTCAGTCGTGCGGTACGCCCCGTAGACAGGCAACGGGTACTTCGGCTCCGGAAGCGTCTCTCGCTTGAAGAAACGCAGGGCAGTGTCCATCGCGTCCTTCCACGTCGGGCCGATATATTGACGGCCAGAGCGCGCAGCATTCACGACGAACATGCTGACAATGGACGGGTGGTAAGTGACCCAATGCACGCGAAGAATAAGCTCGCGCAGCACATTGATCACTTCGCTGCGCTGCTCTTCGATGTCTTCGAGAGCGTCAGCTGCCTCATGAATCAGGCTGGAAGCGCTCATTCCGTAATCTACACCCGGGTCCATGTCCCAAATGCGCAGACGCTGAATGAGCGGAAGCGTCTTGAACTCTTCCGGAGTGAACGGCTCGTCGACTGCGGGGCAATTCTTCCGATCGAAGAGCATACGACGAGCGCGCTCCTTCACCGGAAGCTTCAGGAATTGCTCAGGCGTCACGAGGATCCTTCTTCTTGGTCTTCTTGACCATCTCGTAGCCAGCCTTCTCCAGCGTCTCGGCGAGCCAGCAGGAGCCGACCGGAGAGCCGAGCCACTGAATGACCGTAGCAGCCACCTCCGCGTCGCGAGCGCTCATCTCCTCAAGCACGGGACGATTGTTGTCCGCAGCGAGGAGATAGAGGAGCGTCGGAAGGCCACCACGATCGCCGTCGTTCAGCTTCGCCCACTCATCCGCGAAGCGCTTCTCCAGCGCGTTGTCCTTGTAGCGCCACTTGTGCAGGCCCCGGTGAACGACCTTCTTCGGACGCCCACGACCACGCTTCTCGACAGTCGTCATAAGACTTTCCTCCCGCTCTTCTCTTTCGCGGCGCAGACCTTCGACCCAGTCCTCAGTGCTGCTCTCGCGCTTTCGGGTCATTCAACCACTACTCCGCGGTCACAGGAGAATCCGAGGCCGTAATGCTGCCCGCCGACGGTCACGCCGAACAAGAGAGCCCACATCACGATTCCGAAGAAGATGACGCTCAAGCATCCAAGGCAGCTAATGCTGCACCCCACGCTCTTCTTGTTATCGCTCATTTTGCCTCGGTCTTAGGTTGCAACTGAATCTTCAAGTTGCAACCGAAAAGAAAGGCGGCAGGGGCCGACGCGAGCCCCCTATTCTTTCGCCGAGCGCCGCCACGCTCCGGGCGCCATCTCACCTACCCCTATGGCAGGGAAGCCACCCCAGTCCTAGCCACTGCCAGTTTCGCGCCCCGGCTTGACATCGGACAGAATCAGAGTTCGTCGTACGAAAGACCACGAACGTTGTTGAGATCCAGTTCCTTGATCTGCTTCTTCGACAGCTGACGCTTCTCGACGCAGACCCGAACCGCCTGGGAGAACACACGGCTCCCGTTGTGACGGGGCTTACCGTACTCGGCCTCCAGTCGCCAGTTATCGTCGCCGACGACCTTGAAGGGGAATTCGGTGTTGTAGGGGCGGTTCGTCATGTGCCGTCCGATGTGAGCATCGAACAGCGTCTGATACGGCTGCAGGTGATCGTACCGGAAATAGAACCAGAGGCCACCGATCTTTCGGTAATCCTCACGATCGCTCTTGCGGACGACCTTCTCGTAATAGGTGCGGTTACGACCGTGACGGCGGAAGCCGTCGCCCTTCGGGCGCTTGTAGCGCCGGAGGATGCCGTGCTCCGAGACGTAGTAATCGCCGTTGCGAAGCTCGTTCGGGACACCGCTCACGTAGGAGATCGCGTTGCAGACGCGACCCTCGATGAACATCGGGCTCGTCTCCACGTACTGCTTGACGTGGTCGAGCACGTGCTGGTGCATGGTCGTACGACCGTTCAGCATGGAGCGAAGCTCGCTCCACACCTTGTCCCAGGGTCGACCCACGCTGTTGCGCAGGAAACCCTTGATGGGGCTGAGGAAGTCATCCTTGCGGTGAACCTTCCTCTCGTCGGACCACCCGCCGAACTTGTGCGGCGCGTGGATCGACTCCTTGTAGGGGAGATCCTCGAAGTTCTTCTTGGACTTCGCGGTGCGCCGGTGGGCGCGGTTGTTGGCGTTGCCGTCCTGGCCGCCACGGGGGCGCTCCACGACGACGGTGGAAAGGTCCTTACGCGGACCGTTGGGATTGCTGTTGCGCATAACGGAGTGCCCTCCTTACAGGCACCTAAATATTTGCTACACGCATGGTTGCCTCCTTTTCCTTAGAGATACGAACAGTTACCTGCAGGATTATCGATATATCGATATCGCTATCGAGATTCCGATAATCGAGAGGAAGAGGATTCTCCAGAACCACAGGGCATGACCCTGGAGAATACCCTTTCTACACAGCGTGGAGCACGCCTTGGTGCCTCCAAGCTCGTAGTATAGCCCCCGAATCTCGTTGCCGCACCAACCACAACGATCTCGGGGATAGTCATCAACGGGACGCAAAGCGCCCCTTCGAGTCGCGGCGCGGCTTCGGCTGGTTCGAGTAGATCAACTCAGTACCGCGGAAATGCCACACGTCGAAGTTCCTCGCGTGGAACTTCGCAGCGAAACCGTACAACGTACCGGTCGCAGCAATCGCGCGCTTACGCTGGTCGGGCGTCAGCTTATCGAGGATTCGGCTGATGTTGACCAGGGCCTCAGCCACGGTCCTACTATCGTCGGAGTTTTCGACTCCGAGAGCATTGAGCCCCGCGGGCTTATTCCAGTTGCTAGCCGTGGCTCCGGTGGAGCGGGACTTCTTCGTGGTCGTCTTCTTAGCAGTCATCTGGTTCCTCTCAGCAATTCGATCTTCGCGGAAAGTAGCCCCGCTCCACTGGTCACCCATGATTACTTACTCTCGCTGTCAGGGGTCTGGGTCTTCTGCTTGATGAGATTCTCAACAGCAGAATTATCAAGGCCGCGGGAGTATGCGTCCGCGATCTCGTCCATCAGGTCAGCTGCATTGACAGACGCGCTGTCATCGACGCTACGAGCCGAGAGCACTGCGTCACCAAGAAGGGTTGCGCCCGCAACATTGCTGCCACGCATGCGGCTCGAACCGACGTAGGCCGAGGTCGCACGGATAGCGGCCTTCATACCGGCACCACTGGCGTCGTACTGAACGCCCTTCATGCCCACTGCGCCGCCAGCAGCAAACGCGTCAATGTTCGCGCCGAGGAAGAGGAAGTTCCAGGCGTACTTGGTCTCCTGGTGCTTCACGATCTCGCGAATGCGATTCGGGTCCCTGATTTCACGGCTGGCATTCTCTGCCCCGTCAGTGACCACCACAAACACGACCTGACCAGGGCGCTGGTCCTCAGGAAGCTTAGCGAAGCGGGTGCCAGTCTCGCTAATTGCCTGGTTGAGCGCGTCGTAAAGAGCGGTGGAGCCCCGCGGGGTCACGCCGTCAAGATCGCTCTTCGATGCATCGGCAATGGACTTTGCCTTGAGCACGTGGTCGACTTCGGTGTCAAACGTGTAGAGCGAGAGGAGAGCCTTACCCGGAAGCTTCTGCTGCTGGGTAATGAAGGTCTCGATGCCGCCGATGGTGTCATCCCACAGACGAGACATTGAGCCAGAGCGGTCGAGAACGATCGTGATGTCGGTGTAGTTCTTATCGGTCATTGATTCCTGAGTCCGTAAGGTCAGACGCGAAACTGCGTCCAAACCCATTTACAGAATCAGAATAGGTCAATGACAACTACTCCACGATTTTCTTCAACCGACTTTTCTTGTTCTGGCCGCTTCTGCGGCATCTGCATAGGCAGAGGTAATTCGAGGACGGGCTGCTCCTGGCGCCGGACTTCTTCGCGCTTCTTGATTTGCTCAATGATGTGCGCAGGGAGCATTTTCCACCGTCCTCTCCTACCCTTAGATAACGTCGGCCACCAAATCCCACCCGTCCCAGACGGCACGGAACTTCGTGAGTTCGATCTTACGGGTCTTGCCCTCGTTGTCCTCAGCAACGATCAGCTTACCGCGGATCTCCTTGATTTCAATCTCGGCGAAGACGGTCTGCGTATTTCGGCTCTGAGGAAAGCGGGCCTTCCACTTCTGGCCCACCTTCACTTCATGAACCGCCTGCACAGCCTTGCGCTTCGAGCGAGCGACGAAATCAGCCGTTACCTTGTGCGCTACCGACCAGTTCTTTGCTGCCGTCACTTCTTTTCTGCCTTCGTTCGCTTACCTGCGCTGCGGCGCTTCCTGCGCCACGTCCAGACGATGATGTTCTGGTAGTGCAGAACGGCCGTCGTCGTTCCGATCAGTTCCCAGCCAGAGCCCTCGGGCTGCTCAGGATCGGGAACGAGATATCCATGGAATACATCGCGGTTTCCCCAGGCGATGTCTTCGGGAGGGCGCTCGTCCGTTTCGATCTCAGCATGAGTGCTTCTGTATTCGTAAGTCATTTCTCGCCTCGCTTTTGCCGTGCTTCCTCGCAATACTTCTGAATTGCGAGGTGCATCGGGCTAACTGCTTCCTCGGCGATGTTGAGCGGGTCGAGCTTGTAAATGCCCTGAACTTCAAAGGCATCCCAGACCATGTGAGATAGCGTCTCACCCACACGCTGAAGGACAGTACGAAGCTCGTCAGCCTCGAAGAAGAGCGAGTGGTGGCGCGTCTCTTCGCCGACCTTGATGACCACCTCAGCGAGCATTCGCATTGCGGCTCCTAGCATCTACGGACTTTTGCCAGCGCTTGATTACCTCAGGCATGGGCTTGCGGCGAATGTAGTTGTCGCTCGCGTAGAGATGCTCAATCCCGGCCCAGTCCTCGACCTCCTGCCTATCCTCATCGCTCCAACTGGCGATGACCTCAGCAGGCGGCGGGTTTTCCATCACAAGCGAGAGCATGTCGTGAATGACGACGGCCATGATAGTCTCCAAATGAAAAGACCCCGTTGCCGGGGTCAGGTTTCACGCAGCCTTGAATTCGCTGTGCTGCTGAATGAAGTCGAGAGCGCGTGCCTTGTCCAGCAGGCGCCAACGCCAGAGCTTCTTGCGCTCGGTCGTCTGCTGCTTGACCTTTTCGCCGGTCTCTTTGTCTTCGACTTCGACCTCGACGAAAACCTCATCGTACGTGTACGCGTCGATGAGCTTGCGGTCTTCCATCCAAATGATGCAGCTGCGCGTGTAATTCGAAGCCCCGTAACAGTTGCCGAGATTTCCCGCCGTCTTGTAGATGGCGTCACACATCTCGTCGAACGTACGGTCCTGCACGAGCATCAGCCCCAAGATCACCTTGGAGAGCTTCGGCCAGATAGGATCGTTAACAGACGGTGCGGCCTTGTCTCCGGGGTGGTCAGGATTAGGGGCTCGATTCTTTCGTCGCATAGGTCCTTCAGAAGTTGGGCTCTACGACCTTTACAGTTCGCGTGCGGATGTAGCCATGCTCTTCAAGCAACTTCGCCCACTGAGGATCCGGACCAATAGTCGTGCCGGGGTTCCTCTCGATCGTCTTCTGCCACCAGTGAGCATTCAGGCCCACAAGATCCGAAATGCTGTAGATGGTCTCCATCATGTTGTAGCGGTCGAACGCTACGTACAGGGCGCCACTATGGTCACGGTCCTCGGAGACGAATTCTTTCGGCACCAGGGTCACGGTATCGGACTTGTAGAACCCGTGAACCTTGAAAGCGAGGCACGGCTCCGGAGTGCCGTACGGCGTCAGGTCAAACGTCGTAAGCTCCACCTGGACACCGTTCATCACCAGCGTACGGAGAATGGTGTCGAGGTCAGCGAGCAGAATTTTCGTAGGAGAATCTTGAGTCATCGACGGTCTCCATTTCCAGCTTCGGACACAAACTCGAACGTCTCGCCGATCCAGATGAAAAGGAAAATCGGCAGAGTGAAGAGGAGGTACAGCGGGAAGATGAGCCAGCGAAGCGGACCAAGTAACACGCTCAGTGCCACAAGCTTCCCATCCATCCAGCCGGCATAACGGTCGACCATACCCATACTAATCATCATCCAGGATAAGCTCGTCGCTCAGTTTACGCGGCGGCTTTTCACGCTTGATGTTGAAGATCTTCGGCTCCTTCAGGAGCACGCGAATCACGATGCAGTTGATGTCTTTGGTCTGAGTGTCTTCCCAGACCTTCGACTTCACTTTACACTTGTACCCAGCAGCGAGAATTTCCTTCTTGATGCGGGCACGAAGCGCAGTGTTCTCCTCGGGAGTCAGAGGCTTCTTTCCGAGCTTCTGGTAGGGCCACATCGTCCCGATGACGCAGACCCTACCCTCCTTCGCGTAGCCTCCGCTGTAGATCAGTAGGTCAGCCTCCTCTATGATGTCAACGACATCCGGAGGGATAATCGCTTCGAGCATCAGTCGGCCAGCTGTTCAGTCAGCACAAACCTACGTGAAATCAGGTCTTCCTGCTCGGTCGTGAGTTCGTCACTCATCTGACAGATGCAGCCATACCTATTCACAAGAACGTACTCGGCACCGAGTGCTTCACACGATTCGCGACATTCCGCTACAGTCCGGTCAGGCTCGTCAGCGTAGTGGTCACCGATGACCACCGCGGCAGCTACTAGCGATGCCAGCCCAACCATAACAGAAATGATCACGAGACGTTCTTTTTCCATCGAGCGCATTTTACAGTCGCTTACTCGTCCTCGTATCGACGCCGCGTGGCGTACGCACAATACGAGATGATTTCCTCGTCGGAAAGCAAATCACCGTAGAACGTCTTCAGGAATTTCGAGGCACGCTCGAAGCTGACCTTCTGATAGATCTGGTGACCGAAGCGAGCGTCGAGCGCAGCTTCGACGATGTAACGTCGATCGTGCTTGACCGGGGGAACCGGGGTGCCCGTGCAGGGCTTCGGGTTGTTGTACCGGCCGTACCCGTATTCCTTCTCCGGAACAAGCTCACCGCGCAGGAGCTTTTTGTGCTTCTCGACCTGCTCCTCGATGTACTCGGCGGTCTTCTCGCTGTACTCGTCGGTGTCGCGCCACTCGTGGTGGCGGTCGTTCTCGAACGAATCAGGGTTCATTCCGATGGCCTTCAGCAGGCCATGGAAGTACGCGAAGAAGGTGCGGGCATCCTCCTTACCCAGAAGCGGGTAAATCCAGGACTGGCTGCCGAAGAACGGATTTTTCTCGTTGCCGGGCTCGTACCAATGCTCGTTCGCCTTCATCGCTTCGATGGTCTCTTCGGGAACCATCTCAGGAACCCAGCGCATCATCTTGCGAACGATCTTCTTCGCCTCCTCGGATCCGTGATCGGCCGAGTGATACGAGAGACTACGCACCGCTTCCGTGACTGCTCGAACCAGCTGCTCGTTGCGCTGCTCAGCGCCGGCCAGGCGCCCCTCAAGTTCCGCCAGCGTTGCCGGCTTCACTTCCTTCGGAAGCTTCGGCTGCGGCTTCGTCTTTCGTTCCTTCATCGCCATGTGCCCACCTCTCATCGAATTCCGGCTGCTTCCAGTATTTGCAGTACATTATCGCCTTACCGAGCAGCCGAGCATCCTCGACGGTCAGGCGTTCTCCCAGCTGTCTTTCAAGCTCACACAGCACATCGTAGGTGGCGCCAAGAGCACGCTCCCACTTGTTCTCAGCACTCACGGAATCATGCCCCGGTCACGAGCATCCTTGATGATTCGAGCATGGTCGAAGCAAAGTACGTGGGTCGCAAGCACGACGTCAGGATAGACGAGGGTCACGGTCTTCGCGTCATCTCCCGCCCGGGGAATCTCACGGCAGATTCCAACGAAGGCAAACGAGATTACGTGCTTACGGGGATCGCGTGCCGGGTCGTCGTAATACCCGAGGAACTGAAGCGTATCGAGCTTCACGTTCAATTCCTCACGAATCTCGCGGTGAGCGGCGTGCTCAACCTGCTCACCCACATCGATGAATCCACCAGGGAGCGCGTAACCCAAGGGAGGATACTTTCGCTCGATGACTGCAATTCGTGAAGTCGGTGCGTGATATACGACGACATCGACTGCGACCTTAGGAGTCTCTGCGTTCACGACGTCTCTCCAGAATTCTCAGGGGTCTCCGACTCGACACCAGAAACCCACGCTTCGGTGTTGTCGTCGAATAGCACTCGGTATCTCATCCCGAGCGACATTCTGAGCGCGGTGTCTCGAAGCACTCCGACCTTACCGACCAGGTTAGCGGCCCGCGGAGACCCGGCATTCGTAACCCGAACGCGGGAACCTACTGCGTAGGTCTTCACGACAATCTCCAGAACTGGAATGCGCGACCGAACAGGTGAAGGGTGATCGTGAGGAGCTTGTCACCCTGCGGGTCGTCGTGGTCGATCCGAAACAGGAACATCCTAGCAGGCGTCCACGTCTTGATCTGATATCCGGTCTTGCGCCAAATCCAGTGCTTGTACCAGAGAGTCTCTTTCGCCATTCGCCCCTCTTAAAACGAGAAAGGGCGACGAGTTTCCCCGCCGCCCTCTCAATCAGTCGTCCGACGCTTCGTTGCCGATCAGCTTGCGATTCTCGGCGTCCTCCTGGATAAGCTCGTGAAGCTCATCCTTGGTCATCCGAGAGCCGCGCTTCTCGTTCTCCAGGATGCCGCGACGCACGGCCAGGCCGATGAGCGTCTCCTTGCTCATCTCATCGAAGGGCACACGCTGGAGAGCCATCGTGCGCACCACGATATCCTTGCCGAGGAATCGCGCCTCGTTCGTCGAGAGGAAGAATCCGGCGTACGTCGCCTCGCGGCAGATATCGTCACGATTCATCGCAGCGAACTTCTCCATTCGCGCTTCGAGCGTGCCGTGCTCCTGCCGGATGATGTACTCCTTCTCCTCCTCGCGATAATCGCTCTCGACCTCCTCGAAATCGTCCTCGCCGGTCATCTCCGAATCGTCGTAGACCGGACGTGACAGATCCTCGGTGCCGCTGTAGACCGAGACGACCTCGTACTGGCAGGTACGAAGCTTCTGCGCGTCGTGATTCGGGACCGAGACGGCGTCTCGCGGATTCACCTTGAGCAGCACGACGACGCCGTCCGAGCCAGCCCAGTTACGGGCGTAGCTCAGCGTGCCGACGTGGAGACCAGCACCGCAGCTGTTGCTGCGATTGTCGTCCACCTGCTCACGCGGCATCGAGACGGTCGTACCGACCTTCTGAAGCACGGTGCCGGTGTGCTTGTCGTAGAAATCCCTGCGGAGACCCTTGTACCCGAGGAAGCACCCGTCGTTGGTCAGCGGGAACTTACCCTTGTCAAGGAAATCGAAAAGCGCCTTCGCGCTCTCGATGCTCGGATTCTCCGACAGGTTCACCGCAAATCGAACGAAGCCCTCGTACGGAAGGTTTCGCTCGTACAGCTGAACGATGCGGTCGGTCAACGAGTTGTGCATCGGACGGCCCTTCACGAGCACCTGGCCGTCCTTCACCTCGATATCGCGGATGCCGAACTTGTCCAGCGTCTTGTTGAGCACATTGACACGTGTCTCGCTGACGAGGCGCTCAAGCTCGGCGCAGCGCGCCTCTTCCTGTTCGTCGGTCTCGTTCTCCGGCGAACGCATCAGCTTGCTGATCTGTGCGTAATTCCGGTGGTCATCAGTGACCGCGTGGTGCTTACCGCGAAGGACGAGAGAAATCATCCCTCCGGCGAAATGGAAACCTACCAAGCCCTTAGCCATTCGATCCTCCTCACACGGCCTTCTTCTTGACGATTGCGTAGCCTTCGGCCTTCAGCATGTGCATCTTGTCCATGAACGTGACGTACTTGATGATCTTTTCCTGAGCGTGCTTCTTCTCGACGTGCTCAAGCGAGAACACGAGCATCGGATAACGCTCGATGATCGGCAGGAAGATATCGTGCTTCAGATCGACCGGTCGATCCCACGTGAGAGTGAAGTGATTGACGTGCCACTGCTTCAGCGCTGCGAGGTAACCAAGCTTCGCCTTCTTCAGCGCCAGGCGATTCAGCTGGTCCATGTACTTCGTGATGAACGAATCCTTCGGCAGCTTCTTCGCCAACGACACGAGAGCGTCGAAGGCACGCGTCGGGAAATTGTACATCACGTCGCTGTACGGACGAACAATCGCGTCGGTGTCGTAACGATCCAGGTCGTGCTTATAGAAGCGGTGCGCCCGGCGCAGGTCAGCGTCCTCTTCCCACGTCTCCCAGATCTGCTCGCGAATCCACTCGCCAAGCTCGTACCATTCACCGTGCTCACGGAACTTCTTCAGGTCGGCGGTCCTGATTCCGTAGACCGGCGTCGGGTCGTCGTCATCCATTTCACGAAGCTTACGAAGCGCTTCGATATCGTGGCCGAGGGCATTCGCCTTGAGTTCGCCGACATGTCCGGTATTCACCGGATTCCAGTGGCGAAGCTCGACGTAGATACCACCACCGTCGAGATCGATATCCACGGGCACCCAGGACTGATCGGACGAACCACCGCCACGCTTGTACTGGAAGCACTTCGCACGCACACCGGAGAGAGCGCTGCGGCGGCCACCGGGACCACCACCGCCACCGATGCGCTTGTAGACGAGCTTCGGAATCTGCGACGCCGGCTTGAGGTAGGTCTCATCGAAGCCCATCGCCTCGATGAAATCCTTCTTCAATTCGTCACTCTGGCACGAGACCAGGTAAACGTAATCGTCGTCCTGGTAGACGAGCGACGAAGCGTCGTCGTCAACACTGCGCAGATTCTTGATGTACGTGGAAATCCGCTGCTCAGCGCCAGGGAAATCCGCGTAGTAGAGAGCGACGCCGTCCTCGGGGACGATCTTATCGACCTGCTGGTACGAAACCTTGCGCTTCGTCGAGGAGCTACGACGACGGCCCGCCTTTTCGGTGACCGTCATCTTCTTGATCACGGTACCCTTCGGCACCGAAATCTGCGGCGTGACCTTCTGCCCGTTCCACTCGGGAACGATCTTCAGGTCCTTCAGCGACGTGGTCGAAATGAGCGACCACATCTTCATGCGAGCGTCCCAGAGATTCTTCGCTCCGGTGATCTGCGACGTAACGTGATCCACGATTTCGTCGTAGATCTGGTCGAGGCGCTCGGAGATCGACTGAATCGAATACTTCGTCCAGCTGATCGACTCACGAGACGGCGTCATCTGGAATGCCCCGAGCGGGAATTCCACGTGGACGCACAGCTTCATCACCTGACGAGCGTTCTCCGAGAACTGCTCCTGGTCGACCAGGGGATACTCGACGTTCCCCATGATCGCGAGCGACTCGTGAGAGCCGCGGTCTCGGATGATTCGCCAGCCCTTACCTTCCAGGTAAGCCTCGGGAGGCTCACGCCAGGTGAAGTCCCCGATACCGCCCTTGACGATCGGGCGAACAGCGAAGGGGGCGAGCGCCGCCTCAGCCGCATTCTGGAACTTCCGGAAATCGGCCGGCTTGACCGCGAAGAAAACTTCGAGGCCATTCGCCTCGTCCGTCTCCTCCTGGGCCACACGAACGAAGTCGGGTGTGCCGTCCTCGTCGACGACGTTTGCGTACGTCGTCTTCATCCCGTCGAAATACGAGATGACCGTCCAGCTTTGCGTGTAAGCGAACGGCGTCTTCGAGCCGAGACCGAAACAACCGGTCTGCGTATTCGTGTTACGCTTGGTCGACTTGAAGTACGACTTGTAGATCCCGAACATGTCCTCGTCCGACAGTCCGGTTCCGAAATCGCGAATCCGGAAAGTCGGGTCGAGATGATTCGGTAGCTGCACGATGAACTGCGTTTCGGGATTTCCTGCAGCAACGTGCGAGTCAGCAGCGTTACACGCTAGCTCACGGACAATGGCCTTTTCCTTGTCCGAGTACATTCCGGAGGACAGCGTGTCGAACGCGAACGCGTTCATCTCAGCGCTGTACGCTTCCTTCTTGAATCCACCGCTGGATTCGACCTTCGAACTATTGACCTTTACCTGCATCGTAGCCTGTCCCTACCCGGCGAAGCTGCCGGAAGCTCCCTAACTAGTATCGTTGGACTTTGGCCTATGTATCGAGCACGCAGGTCACGTCACCTCGATAACAGTTACACGCGTACCTCTGCGCTTCGGGCGCATCTCCCGAACACGCTTGGCGGCGTTCTTCGCGCCTTCCTTGGTCTGGAACCAGAAGGTTACGTCGCGGGTGCCATCGAAGCAGTAGCCGTGGCCGTCAGCGCTACGACGAACGACCTTGGCAATTCGGTCGTCATAGCTGTGATCGTAACCTGGGTACGTGACTGAGACGGTGTAGTACGGGTATTTCACTTGACTTCCTCCACTGCAACGGCCTCCCACACGTGGGTGCGCAATTCCACACGGTGCTTCTTGCCGTCAGGACCCTTGACAAAAAGAATGAGCGGATCAGGCGTTGCGTCGTCGGCCCATTGCTCCGCAACAGTCGTTACGAGACTGAGCAACCACGTCTTCGGCGGCGCGACATTCGGCTTCTCAGGCTCAGCGTCCTTTGCCTGCCAGACCTTCCAGGTCTTCTTGCGCGTGGTCTTCTTCATCGCAGTTCCTTCGTGCTGTCGAAGATCATCACGCCCTCGCCTTCGACCTCAAATCCAATGAGCGTCGAGCAGGGGTCAACCGTCTTCTCCCCGATGACAGTATCGTTGAACGTCTCGCAGAAGCGGAACTTGTCGGACATCTTGAACGGTTCATTTCGAACGATTCGGACGTCGCGCCACTCACGCAGCTGTGATTCCTCAGGGCAATAGTAAACCTGGTCCTCGTGACGGAACCAGTACCAGCCCTGCTTGAAGTCGATGTCTATGGCCATTTAACACCCCAGCGGGACCCAGCACCAGTCGTCAGCAGCAAGGTCCTCTTCGGTCAGCTGCATTGGGAGGGGAGCCCCGTTATCCTTTGCGGTGAGGTCCCACTTCTGAATGACGTACGAATTGTCTGCGCGCAGGTAGACCAATCGCTTGCCCTCCCAGGCCCTGCGCGTCCACATCATGTAGCCGTCCGCAAGGCACTGAGCCCACGTGAGATTGTTCATCACAGGGCCCGTACCTTTCCGATGATTTCAATCTCCACAGGCAGATCGAGAATCTTCGACGGGATTTCTGCCCGCTGGCTCGCGTTTTCGAGACCGATGATGACCTTATCATCGAGTCGTTCGACCGATACGATCGTATCCACGCGATCGAACAGCAGACCAAGCTCTACGTCGACTTCGTCACCCATTTCGCTTCTCCTTGAGGAATTCCTTCACAGCAGTCACTGCGGCAGCCAAATCCTGGCCACCCTTGATTCTGCCCTGCAATTCCCTAAGCTCGCCGATCTTGTCTCCGGGAGCGGTCGTATAGGGCGCTCGGTGGCGATCGTGGGCGTCCACGACCTGGTCGAGTAGCATCTTCATGATGCGATTCTCCCAGGCGAGGGAGCCGTCGAATGCATCATCCTTCGCTACATCAAGCTCGGTCGAGAGACCGATGACAGCGTCCACGAGATTCGTAGGCGTGGGAAGCTGACCTCCCGAAATGTCGATCCAGAGATCGAGCTTCTCGGGCGAAAGGTTAACAGGCTCCTCGCCGAGCAAGGGCCCCTCGATCACGCAGTTATTGTCGAGGGCAGCGCGAGCCATTGCAGCAAGCGCCTGCTTACGCGATTCGTGAGCAAAGGCGCGCAGCCTGTACGCACGGTAACTGCTGGGCTTCATCGCATCTGCTCCGGGCCCGACGACCCTTGCCGAACAATCAATGCCCAGTAAGCACGGTCGAGCTTTGCGTACTTCTCGACCAGAGCGCGAAGGCCCTCAGGAAGCTGAATCGGGTCGACCTTCACGAGCCAGCGAAACATCAGGTGAATCTGGCGGTCGCCATCTTCCATCAGATGCTTCATCCCGTAATGGTCGGAATCCCAGCGCTTCTCGATTTCGTCCTCAGCGCCTTCCGGTGCTACCTGGCCGAACTCATATCCATGATAGGCAGCGTAGATGCGCTTGTACGCCCGGACATGCGCCAGGACCGAATTCGGAAGCAGTTCCTCATTCATGTTCAGAATGAGGTCCTTGATGGTAGAGCGCACCTCAGAACGTTCACTGGCGATGTTAGCGTTGGTCACTGCGCCACCATTTCCCGAAGCTGCTCGACGCCGATCTTCGCGGCGTGAGACTTTACAGAAATGACACCGAGCCGAACCGCAAGCTCCGCGAGTTCCTTCTTCTTGAGCTTCTTCACGTCGATCTGCTCGATGCGCGGCGTCTCCACCGGGGGCAAGTCAAACAGCTGACACGCACGCTTGTACATTTCCTCATCAGCGAAGAAGAGGAAATCGTGCTGGACGTCAAGCCAGCCACAGTAGCGTGCGTCGATGTCGTCACCGAGCTTGTCGAATCCCTCGACGACGTGAGGGTCACGCTTGCAGTTCCCGCCGAACTGGTGGGACATGAGCGAGCGAATCATTTCCTCGACCTTCGCCTCGGCACCAGTCGGCGCGATGACGAAGACAGGAACCGTCTTCGCCGGAGGAAGCATCTTGCGCTCTGCACCGCGGCGCATGTGCGACTGACGCAGGTAGTGGAGTTTGCGCTCCATCGGCGAAAGCGTGAACACGAACGTGCTCAGCTGACCGTCCTGACGCATCAGCGCCATATTGTGGAATGCGATATTGAGGGCGCCGCCCTCGTATTCGGCAGCCCCCATGTAGACAGGCACTCCGAGGAATTCGATGATCTCCCACTGCTTGGAGTTCAACCCCAGCTGCCCTCCGCCGAACACGCGGTGCGCAGGAATAGCTCCGACGTTGACCTTCTCACTCGGGGGCTGGAACGTCTGAAGGAGATAGCACTTCGATTCCGGAAAGATGCGCATTGTAAACACCTGCGTATGAGACTTGGGAAGTACGGGAAATTGATGCACCTAGACCGAGTCGCGCTCGGCAAGGGCTACGTCGACCGATTCACTTTCTTCGAGTTCAAGCCAATCGGCGGCGTGATCTTGAACATCTTCAACACCGTCGAACAGGACCGTTTCCACACGCATGCATTCGATGCGATTTCGGTCATGCTGCGCGGCGAATACTTGGAAGAAATACAGGACGAGGCAGGAACGCGTACCCGATTGAGGAAATCAGATATCACATTCCTGCCTCGCGAGTTGAATCACCGTTTGATGAGGTCCACCCCGAACGCAGTGTCCATCACGTTCATGGGTCCGTGGAAATCCACGTGGACTGAATGGTTCCCTGGAGGGAAGAGGCGAACACTCAGCTGGGGACGCCAGGCTTCCCGCGCCGCTTGAGTCGCTTCTGCTCCTCCGTCGTCGGCGGTCTCGGTCCTGCCTGTTCGGTGGGATCGATGACGGCGACGCTGTCGCCTACCATCGCCATCTGCTTATCGAACTGCTTTTCGATTTGACTGAGCAGTTCCTTGTTCGGCTTCTTACCATTCTCGCCGAACACGCAGCCCGCACAGAGATCGGCACCGTTCGGCCCGTAAGGGCGCAGTTCACGGCTACCCTTCCCTCCGGGCTGCTTGCACTTACAGCAGTGCCTCTCAGACATACTCCGTGGCCCCCTTGCGGAGGAGGTACTCCTCGCTGACGCTCTTCAGCTGCACACGCCCACCGCAGCAAAGAGCGCTGCCGCTGACCGGAGAAATCGCGAAATCCTCCCGCTCGAAGATGGGGCGGAACACGATTCCCTCACGCATGTGCGCCTCCTTGCCGGAGACCGTCTCCTTGCCGCTCGTGTACTCCTCGATGACTTCCTTCGAGTACGGGCCCCGGTAGAGCACCGGCACACGGGGAATGTCGAGGTCACGGCAATACGAAGTGAGCGTCGCGTCGTTGCAGAACTTCCCGGAACCAGGCTCTCCAACGTAGATGTCGAAGATCCGGAATCCGATCGTCTCGTTCTTGCCGACGTTCGCTCCGTAGTTGAGATCCTGGCAGCCAGCGCCGAAGATTTCCCCGCAGATGAATACGGGAAGGTTGCCCTCGTCTCCGACCAGATTCCAGAATACCCGGTCCATACGCTCTTCGAGCTTGAGCGCCTTCGCCGTACGGACGTAGAGATTCTTCTCGTTCTCCGGCGCGTCCATCTTGAAGGCAAGGCCCTTCCAGGCCATTCCCTTCGACGACACGACGAGACGACTCTCATCCTGAGGCTGAAGGCTCTTCGGCATGAGCCCGAAGATTGCGAACGTGCCGTGCACCTTCTCGGTGATGACGATGATTTCGTCGTCCTTGAAGGTGTCCGGGAAATTCTTCCAGTTCTCCACGTCGTAACGGAGGAGACGACGACCAGTCGCATTGTAGACTGCACCGCTGAAGCCAGCAGGAATGGGCGGCTCGTACTTCGTCACTCCAAGAATCTCGGTGACGTCGTCGCCTTCCTTCCAGCCCTCGCGCGCCGGGTAGCAGATTCCCTGACTGAGAACGCCGCGCAGGCGCACCGCCTTGACGCGATTGAACTCAGGTCCGGCGAGCTTCCCCCCAAGCCCAAGCTCCTCGATGAGAGGCTTAGGACAGAGTGCGCCCTCGGGAATGTACGCAACTAGGTCGCCGGTCTTGTAGAGTCCCTTACCGACAACAGCGCGGTACCCGCCGACCTTGGCGCACTCCAGCTTGTCAGCATTCTCATGCGGTCCGATTTCGATCGGAACCACGCGCACACCGAACGTCGACATCAGCGACTCTCCACGAAATAGACGGTGCCTTCCATCATCCCCCACGAGGACGATTCCTGGAACGTGTACGTCACCGGCTCCTCGCCTTCCTGAAGCGGACGAGTGAGGTACCAGAGGTCGTCGTCCTTCCAGGTCGCCAGAATGATGTGCTGACCGCGAGGAAGATTCACCGTCGTCTCACCGCCCCACGTACGGGCCGACTGGTTGTCGGTGCACGACACCAGCAGACTCACCGTGAGCACTGAAAGAACGAATCCGAGAATACCTACCTTGAGCTTCATTAGTTGATCTCCCTCGACTTCGCGTAATCCCAGAGTGCCATCAATTCGAGGTACTTCGGATACGCTTCATTCTGCGACGGCACTGTGCCCCGCTCGACAGTTCCCTTCAGTCCATCGATGATGTAGTCCGCGATCTTGATGGCGATGTACGCCTCAGAATTCGCAATACGATGGTTCGCAGCGGCATCAACGATGTCAGCCACCGCACGGAGCATGTCGGTCGGAGTGAACTCGAACGCGGGCTTCTTCATGCAGAAGCGTTTACAGTCAGCGGTACTGTTGTGCCGCTGCCTTCAGGCGCCTCTCCCGCTCGAATCGAGCGCGCATCCGTCGACGTGCGACGGACTTCTTCCCCTGGTGGGTGTCGTGCATCTTCTTGAAATGCTGAAGAGCCTCGATGAGGGCCTCTACGTGTCCAGGGTAGAGGAAGAACTCGATCGGCTTCTCACCCGAGCATTGCGCGATGAACGTCGCCGACGTGCCCATGAAATAATACTCAGGGTCCTCGTGGGCGATCAGCACGAGCGACGACGAAGAGAAATGATCGTCATCGACACCGACCACTCGAACCGCATCCGGATGCTTCTCAGCGAATTTGTCGGCAACTTCCATCGCATCGTAGCCGACTTTGTCGCCCATCTTTTTGGCGAATGCATGAGACACGTCGTGAATCTTGGTGTCCCACGACTTCTGTCCTTCGGTCTGCTCCTCCTTCGTTGCAGGGCGCTTGCGCTCCTTGCGGCAAAGACGGCAGCGGTCCGTCATGATCATCTTCTTGCCCGTATACTGCGACGAGAAGCAATCCCACTTGTGGCGGTGGGGCTTGCTCGGGTCGACGAGCGGGGGCCTATTCCGGTCCCACGCTCTGTCTTGCCGTGCGAGCTTTGACTCCCGGGCGAGCAGAACCATGATGGCGACCGAAGCACGCTGACGGGCCTCCTCGCTCTCATCTCTCTTACTCGCAATCGAGATGAGGCGGTCCGTGTTCAGCCTCGTGAAATCACGAAGCTGGAGCTTCTGCTGCTTCTTGCGCACGCCGGGCCCGAGACAATCCTCGATTACCACGTTCGCGGCCCACTCAACCTTTCCAAACGAAAGAGTCTGACCATGGTCGATAGGCTGGACCTTCTTGAGGTCCGCGACGGGAATCTTCGCCTTCTTCAGGTAATCGCTGGGGATCGTGAAGAATCGAGTGTCGCCTGTCATGCAGACAACATTCCCGTCCGAATAGCGTGCTCCGATAATGAGCAGCTTGCGGTTCTTCGCGGAGATTACCTCCAACATCTCCTCCTTCGGGAGGAAATTCATCTGCGTACTCGTCATACGTTCTCCAGAGTCAGGTCGCCACGAAGCGGCTTGGACGCAAGCTCGGCTTCAAGCACCGAGGCATCCTGGCGGAGCCTATGCCAGTTGCGGAATGCGTCGTAGTACATTTGCATGTACGTAGCACGCTCTTCTTCGGGTGCCGTCCGCGCAGCCTCGTGCGCATCGACGGTCTCTTTCTCCCAATGAGCAATTCCCAGGGCGACGATCTTCCGAACGACCGCGGAGATATCCTGGGGCGGACGCTTGGCGAGCTTTTCGACAAGGGCCTTTTCCTGGTCGTTCATCAGAACGTCCTCTTTTCCTTCGTCAACGCGAAGCGCAGCCGAGCCACCTCGTGGTGGTTCTCGAACGCCTCGTTGTACCGGGCCCTCGTCTTCTTCAGCGTCTCCGGGTCGAGGTCTCCGCGCTTGAGATCTTCGAGCGCGTCATGATAGATCTTCGCCCAGTTGTTCTTGGAGACGTCGAGCAGGTGGACGAGCACCTTTTCGATTTCATGGGCATGGCGCTTCGACAGAGCCTTGAGAAAGGTCTGCATCGCGTCCTTGGTCTCGGTCTTAGCTGCGGTCGACATAGAGCCTCCTCTGCCGTCACGTTGACGGCTCATCTCGTTGCTCTACTATCGACGGACTTTTGCTAAGTATTGCCTATGCCTGGGTCCGTACGTCTGCGCTTGGGCGTACGGACCTCGTCGCGAATCTCTTGAAGAACCTGACGCCACTGATAGCCTTCCTGGAAGGCTACGTTCAGGGCATTCTCAATCAACTCAAGAAAGCGCACATAGTCATCTGGGTCGATGTCCGCCCCGACCATCTGGTGCAAGACCTCCTGGGCCTTGCGCCTATACGATGGGATTTCGAGCGTAATCTCATCATCCCATTCGTGGCGGTACTTCTTGTCCACAATCCTAAATACCGCCAAAGCACTGCGTATCGTTCTCGATGTCGACGATACGTCAGCGGTTGAAATATCGCAGCGCGTTGTAAAGCCGACGATTGTAGTCGGCGAAAGTATTGTACCCGTCCAGAAGCTCATCCCACGTGAGCCACTTCACGTCACCCTCGTCCACGTCGGGATGAATCTCACCCGTGAATTCGGCAGCAAAGGTCGAGCACACAGTGGTGCGGCACACAGCCTGGAAGACGAGCTTGAGGTTCGAGACTTCAAGGCCCGTCTCTTCCTTCGCCTCGCGTGCAGCCGCCTGTTCAAGACTCTCGCCGGGCTCGACCTTCCCACCAGGAAGGCCCCAATCCCCGCGGTCATCCCGACGCGAAACAGCCAGGACCTTTCCGTCCTTCACGAGGAGAACGCATGCACTCTGAGGCATCTTAGACATCAGACTCTTCCTTGATGATCTTGTCTCGAAGTTCCATCCAAAGCTGGCCCAGGCGATTCTTGCCGGACCCATCAGCACCACAGCCCCAGTAATAGTCGGAGGGCGAGTCCTCGACGATCTTCTCACCCACCGTAGCCATGAGGGCTTCCTTGACTTCCGGATGCTGCTCGGCCTTTGCGGCGAGCGCCTGACGCATCACGTTGTCCTTGATCTTTTCCCAATCCCGACGCAGCGGCTTCTTCTTATCCCTGCCCAGCTGTGCTGCGATCTTCGGGTTGTTCGTCTTCCTGATCTCTTCGGCGTAAGCCGGTTCGGTCGTGATGAATTTCTGCGCCTGGTAGTAAGCTTCCGTAGTCGGGTATCGCTTACCGCCGATTACGACAGCATGACGCGAGAAATTCGAAAAGCAACCGTATTCGCCACGAGTCGAGTAGAACTTGACCGTCATGCGAGTCTGGGCTGTCCCTTCCACACCTCGGGCTCAGGCTCATCGTCGAGCAGAATTCGGTACAGGTGGTTCACCCCACAGGTGACTTCCTCTTTACCGACTCTGACGATGTACGTGCCCTCCGAAGGTGCCTCAAGGATCGTCACGATGGCGAAACCACGCGCCTCGTAAAGACCCTTCGAGTTCAATCTGACGTATTCGATGTGATGAGCCGGCACGTTCGTCATGTCCGAGTAGCTTACGGACACACGTAGAAGTGCCTTCTTACCGATGTAATCCGACTTCCAATCCACAGCTGCCATGATCTCCATCTCAAACTCCTACCATCTGCTTCCACCGAGCTTCGATCATTTGAACATAGAGGTGCGACGGGAGTCCGTACGACCCCAAGGAAAAAGCATCGTTAGCTTCAACAAGCAAAGTCGGGTTGCGAATCTTCTCCGGACGCTCCGGGAATTCCGCTACGCCTACGTCAAGCGAATACGCGGCCTGCTCCATGACCTTCGCCTTACGCACCATGCGCTTGATCGTGTCCCCGTTCGGAAACACGAGGGGGTCTCCCGCATAGTGCCGGACACCTACGACATCGCCCTTCAGAATGAACACTCTGTATTCCGAAAGGAACTTGATCGCAGAGAGTGCCCACACCTTGAATTCCGGAGGAAGACTGGATGTAGGCAGCAGGTCCTTGAACTCTCGAATGACACGACCCGTGAAGGCTTTGTGCTCCTCCACAGGCTTGATGAATACCGGACGGAAATCCTTCGACGCGATAGCGTCGTGGATAGCCTGGAGTGTAGTCTGCCTCGGCGGATGATCCATGAAGTCCTGCCGCAGACAGTACGGGTAGTCGAAGTTCTCCGGAGACCTCACGCCCAGCTGGTTCAGCGCCTCGCGCACACAGCCGATGCCCCCGGCAACAATGGTCTCCTTCGAGAGTGGGACGGCCCGGCTACGAAGCTCGTTCTCGGTGAACGAGAGAACTTCATAGCCGCGCATGCGGAATCCGTGAGCGGCAGAGAACGTGTTTTCGTTCAGCCACTCACCGGATTCATTCTTCTGTACGAAGACAGTAGTCATTCACCCTGAGCGAGGAAGAACCAGATATCGTTGTCCGTACCGTTCTCAGGAACGATCTCGGTGCGCTCGATGAGTCGAGCAAGCTCGGTCATGAGGATGTGGTTCGGGATGTTGTACTTCTTGAGGTACTCGCCCTTCAGAAGCTTGAGACTGCACGCCTCGTTGCGCAGCGCAGTCTTGATGGCAATGCGAACAAAGGCCGGGTCCTGCCCCGGAGCGATAAGACGATCGGCCAGATGCTGAGCATCTTCGAACGTCTTGTACGGACCGTACTCCTTCACCTTGTAGGTGTCCACGTCAGTCTCTACGGTATCAGCGAGCGTCACCCAGTAAATCTCACCGGCGCGCTCAATGTAAGCCTTACCGTTCGCCCACATTCCATCCATTACCGAAATCCACTGCGAAGTCATGAGCCTGAACTGAACTCCTCTCGTGCATTTCTCTTTACAGAGTCGCGAATTCAGGCTATTTACCTCGTAGATGCCTACATACATCTGCGGGTACGAAGTCACAGATACAGCCTACTCTTATCGGCTGCGTCGGTGGGAATGTCGCCTCACGATCGTCAAAGACCCAATCGGCGACCCGGGCGAAGTCGTTAGAATTCACGGATTCGGAAGAACGCCAAGCTTGGCTTTCGACCTCGCGTGTGAAGTCCTTCGAGCCCAGGGAAATAGAGCGGGCCTCGACGACGCGAATAACAACGTCGCCGAACACCACCCTGAACCCGCTCAGCAGCCCCCAGAGCCGCCGAAGAATCGGCACAGGCTCGATGGGCTAAAAACCAGAGAGCCGTTGAGGCAGCCTCGATTCACATCCGACGGAGAGCCCGTCGATGACGTTTTCGAGAAGCACTCAATCGACGCCTTCGACAAGATGACCCAGGAGGTCACCTACGATAAGAAGACGCGTCGGCGTTCTGGTTCAGTTCCCGAGAAGCACGGGCGCCAGCAGGGTAGCGGACCTAACGGGAAGCGCCGCAGGCGCAAGAAGAAAGGTCACGGGAAGAAGGGCTACCACAACATGCCGGTGCGCCGCTGACCTCGCGGAGTCGCTGTTCGATGACGTCAGCGATTGTCCTGAGCCGCTTCATGTCTTCACGAAGCTGGTCAAGTGTGATCGTCAGGTCGGTGCGCGGCCCAGGGATCTTGCTCGCTGCTTCGATGATCGCAGAGACCTGGCGCACCTTGGCCTTCTCGCGGTAATTCCCGCGATGCGGCTCAAACACCTCAACGGCAGGAGGCGGAGGAGGCGGCCCCTTCCAGAAGTTGGAGGCAATCTTCTTGATGCCGGACCAGGCCCAATTGATCATGTACGCCCAGTACAAGATCGCAAATCCAATCCCGAACGGGTTGTTCAGGAGGACAATCAACGGCCTTCCCAGGTCCACCCAAAGGATGAACGTTGAGAGCAGCAACGACCACCCTACCAAGTTGGTAGCTTTCTGCATCGTCGACATATTATCGTCAGACTTTGGTAGCGGTCGCTCTCAAGTTACGCAGGACATCCTGAAGACCTGCGCGCCATCCCTTAGCAAACTCTTCCGACTCGAATGGTAGGTCGTTCTGGAGCATCTGCTCCACCTCTTCAATCGCTCGGTTGAGTCCGTTCGTATAACCCTCGGCACGTCCGTAGAGCTTCGCTCGCGCCCAATCCATATCCTGGCGGGAGCGAGCGAAGTCCTCGAACGTCTCGCCGCGGCCGAGAGCTTCGATCATATCATCGAGCGAAAGCTCGGGGCCCTTGGCGTGAGACGACATCACTCCTCCTCAACTTCGAGGTAGCGGTTGACGTACTCGCGGTTCTCCGTGAAGATCGGAGGATTGTTATCCACGACCCAACGGGTGCGCGAAACCTTCCCCTCACTACCCACGCCGTCGACTTCGTACGTCTCCTTCACGATGCAGCGACCACGCTTGAGGTGCGCGGGCAAATCGTTCCAGTTACGTCCCTTCTGGAAGCACATCTCCTGAAGCTGCGGGTTGTTCTTCAGGTGACATTCCTTGTGCGAATACAAGGAACGGGCGAGCATCTGGACCGAGTTGCGGGTCCAGTCCTGCTGCCTCCAGATGAAGTAGTTGCAAACCTCGGCCTCCGGCAGCACGAATACACGGCTGTCGAAGGTCGCGATGCGGGTCTCACCGAACAGCTTCGCAGACCCGTCGGTGAACACAGTCGACGCAACAGCGGCGCTGATGCTGACCATCTTCTGGATCTGGTTGTCGAACCACGCCTGGGTCGAGAACTTCTTGTACGGGTGCAGAAGGATGCTGATTTCGTCACTCTGGACGAAAGCAAACTGCGCGGTCTGAAGCTCCTTACAGAGAGCCAGCGCAGTAACGTTCATGACGTCCTGCAATTCCTCGCTGAACGGCTGCAGGCCGCGGGTGTACGTGTGGAAAGCTCGGCCGTCCACGCGAATGATCGTGGGCATGCGCCCAGGAAGAACCGAGCGGAACGCCCGCTCGTATCCCTTCATACGATCGCCGAGAGAATCCTTTTCAGTCATACGAACTCCCAGTGCCTAATGAGTTGGGGTTGAGCCAAAACCATCGACTCGCAAAGATACGTCACGATTTGAGTCGAAGCAAAGTAACTAACAGCGTGCCGTACTTCGTACTTTCGCTCGAAGATAGAAACCAGGTTCTGACCGCGAAGAGCGAAGAACTCCATCGGAGCGAGGGTATCGGTGAAGTAGATCATCCGCCCCTCGAACATGACCTGCATCTTGTTCTCGTCGTGGACAAGCTCCTTATGGATGCCCATCCCTGCTACGACGCAGGCGACATTGGTCGCCTGAGACAGAAGCTTCGCCATCAAATGAGCGAAGCCACGCGGGCGCGCAGTGTCCGTTGTATGCTGCGTGCTTAGGCCGAAGTTAGTAGCTCCGGCACGAAGAAGAGAGACGAAGATCTTGTCTTCCTTCTTCGCAAGCTCCTGGTTGTTATTGTGGAGCGCGAGGTACAGAGCCTCTGTTGGGTTAAACCCATACGCCAGTATCTCGCGGTCGTCCATGAAGGATTCGACGTAGATCATGAACTCGTCCGGGTACACTGAACCGGCTGTGTAATTCGGACGAATCGTAGGAGTGCCGTCAACGTGCGCGACTATAGTCGACGACACAGTATCCAGCCCTCGCAGAGGAACAGCGCCGATCTCACCCTTTGTCAGGGCACGGACGTACGAAAGTGCTCGTGCAACACCACCCGTGTACTTCGCGTAACGACATGCGTTATCGAACGCCTCGATGCGACGGGAAGCCAATGTGGTCTGGTAATCAGGAACATACCTAACCGCATCGCCGCCACACGTGCACGTACGCCCGGTACGACTTCCTTCAGCCGGAATTGAGCACGCCCGACACACGTCAAGCGCTACCCATTCATTGCCGTCACCACAGTTCGGATTTGCACACGAAGGCCCCATGACGCCTTCGTAGAAATCCGGGTGCTTACATACTGGGCACTGCATTCTCTTCAAGCTCCTGCCTGAGGCGACGAATTTCAGCGATTAGCGCTGCAATATCCTCAGGAGCACTGGCAATGAGGTTTGCCATACCTGCTCCATGCACAAGGTCGGTACTGGTACAGTAAGTGAGAGCAATCGCTTCACCACCGTTGTCTCGGACAGCACCGCTGTGTTGAGTGCGCTTCTCCGCTACCCAGGGTAATCCGATGCCCACCGTCCATCGAGCTTCAATGTCGTCGATGTCGAGCATGTCACACCCTGTCGTAATCCAAGCCAAGGTCGTTGAGAATGTCCTCGAACTCTTCATCGGACACACCGTGCGGCCAAACGACGATGCTGTCCGCGCTCACATTATTGGCGGAGTAATCAAAGCCAATAGTGTTTGCGTTCTCTTCGGCCCAGATAGCTGGGTCCTCGCCGTGAGTCCATATGCAGTACATCGAAGACATCATTTCCCCTGAGACTGAGAGTACACGCTGTCGCCCACGTGTGCAGTAGCTCTTACAGAGTCGACCTGATTCTGAGCCGCAGAATCCACTGCGGCTCGCCAAGAGTCGTAGCAGTCGGAGACGAAACGGCACACGAGATCCGTGGCTTCGTGTTCGCTCATCGAATAATGAGAGGCGACGTACGCAACGACGTCGTCAATCTTCACTCGAAACGGCCTCCGTTCGCTCACTGTTCTCAGCCTCCGAGCTTCTGAAGGTGGGCGGTCACGGTCGCCATGATCCACGCCTCACGAATCTTCGCCGGCAAGTCCTGCCACTCAGGCATCGGATTCCCCTGGAAATTCTTACCCGCCGTCACCGACGCGTAAGCGTAGTACAGGTCGCGGGCCTGAGTGTTAATAGACGTTGGCTCGCTCGGCGCCTCGGCGATGTGAGCGAAACGACCATCATACGCTGGGAGACTATTCATCGACTTCATGTGAACTCCGGGGAATTTCGGTACTCAAGCCGAAGGGCTCGAATGTAGAGTGCGAGTCTTGCGCGAACGTACCGCATTGTCAAAGCATTACGTGCCATTTGACCTACGGTTTCGTCCCTGTTCTTCCTAAGGTCGTACTCAGCGACCTCAGCGTAGTGAATTGCTACACCGTATGAAGGCGAAGAGAAGTAGTCGGAACGACTGATTGGCGTAAATGCCTCGCTGACGAGTTCGCGACAGGTGCGCCAATTCCCGCGTGCAGCAAAGTACGTAGCGATGCGCATCATGGAATCGAACATCTCCCGGCTGATAGCGAGAGGATGCGCAGATTCATCGATCGTAGCCACACGGGGCTTCAGTTTGTGTCTCGGCAACTTTCCCGTGAACATGAACTTGAAGAGGATGGTCTTCTGCTCTTCAGTCAGATTACGGAAATCGATAGCCGGGGCTTCTTCCTTGGCCACCGGAACCGACAATGACTTCTTACGCGCCATGCTCAATCCATCTGGTAGAAGACGGTCGCGTCCCAGCCCCGGGCGCGAAGCAGGTCGCACATCGCCTCAGCGCACCGGAGGCGCTTAGAGGCCATACCCACGGGAGGAGTGATCTTGATGCACTTACGACCAAGCCATTTGCTGGAGTGGGCGTCAGGAAGGAGGCGTTCGACCTTCTTACTCCAGCGAATGCCGGAGAGGACGACGTAATCTGCGCTACACGACCCGCCGTCAGGAACCTGCTCGGCAGCTGCCTTACCGGCCGCAACGGCGTCCCTCATGTCCATCGCCAACTTATCGTAGTCAATCATCGCGCAAGCCTCGGGTTCATCGGCACGTCGCCGCCGCGACGGCTGATCGTGACCTTGTTCGACTTCTCATTGTAGGTGAGGAGCACCCGACCACCACGGGGCCCGTACGCTACGTACAGGCACCCCTTGGTGTCCTCCATCCAATCAAGGTCGCTCTTCGGGCGCGAGCGCGAGAGGGACTTCGACTCAGCGGCCTTCGGGAATTCCTGGAAGATCCGGTCGAACACGTCGGCGATCTTCATCGTCTTGATCTTCTTGGCCATAAGCCGTCCTTTACAGAAAAAGGGCAAAAGAAAAGGCTGGTCGCCGTCAGACGCCAGCCTTGTCTAGGACTCAGTTGTAGTCGATGCGGCCAACAGGCAGGCCCATGCGCTCCGCAGCGTTGCGAAGCAGATGAGCCAATTCCATCGAGATGTCGCTGTACTCGTCCCCGTACACCGCGACGACGTTGTCTTCATCGACATTGAAGACGGGCTCTTTGCTGTTTCGGTACTCGGTGTCGGTAAGCTCGCGGTTGATTCGCTCGCGCTGCTCTCTGGTCACAGCGAAGCTTCCGCAGCTACCACGACTCCAAAGCTCATCGCCTATGTAGCCGTCCTGAAGCTCGTACTTCGAGATGAAGGCAGCGACCTGAGCGTCCTCAAGGACCTGGCGCGGAATCCAGTAGACGACGCTGCTACTGTTGGTGATGAATCCGATGTTGATGGTGACTCGCTTCATTTGTCATCCTCCTCGTCGGACCTAGCATCGGCGGACTTTGCAAAGGAATCCGTAGTTGGCTTCATGACCCAACTATCTCCGTGATCCTTGCAACCGAAAGTCACCCAGGCAGCGCCGACCTCAGTCAGCCAGCAACCGCAGGGGTAATACTCGCCTTCCATCTCAAGAGGCTTCGGCTTAGGCACTGACCGTCTCCACGGGCTGAGCAGTCCTGAACCAGAGCTTGCCGTCGCGCTCCATCAAATCGCCAATGACTCTACGGTTCCCCTTCATCGTGCGCTCGATATTGCCGTAGTAGCCCGCGATATGAAGAATCACCTCGCCCTTCAAGGTGTTCACAATAGCAACACCCCTTACTGGGTCGTACGATTCGATGTATCCCTCAACGACTTCTTGGCTCATGGCTGAAACTCCTCGAATTCCTTCAGGGCGGCCTCAAGCTCAGCGGGGGCTTCCCTGAGCTTCTTCTTGCGGGACTTGAGATGCTCTTCCTGAGCAGCCGCGTAAGCGACCTCGGTTTCAGCATTAGACGCGTCAACGGCCTCCTGGAAGGCCGGGACCTCGTTGCCCCAGCTGGTCCAGCCCTCGCGCAACGAGCGGGCAAAGAATTCGACGTACGGGCCCTTCGAGCGCGCCTCAATCAAGTCATAGAAGCACGCTGGCTTCCCCGAGTGCTTGATTTTGCCGTCGTCCTTCTTGACGTGCTCTGCATCGAGATGGCTCGGAAGGTTTCTCAGGTCCGTGTAGACGGACGGATCCTTCCCCTTTCCGCGGACGCCGAAGAGCATAAGCTCGTGCTTGCCGCGGAAGTATTGGCCGATGCCGATCTTGGGCTTCGTCCAGACGACGTTGGTCACGTATCTGAAGCCCAGCTGGTCGAGGAGCCAAAGACCGTGCTGGAGGAACGTGTTGGTCACCCACATGTAACAGTGGGCGTTCTCCGCTGGCGTCCACAAACCGGAGCCGCGGATAACGTCTGGCATATCCTGCGTCTTCAGAAGAGGATAGTGCCTATCCGCTCCGCGCTTGATTTTGCCACCGCCCCGCTCGTTCCACGGCGGGTCCAGCATTAGAGTGCGAAATTCAGTCATACACGCACCGCTTTCACGAATGCGCTTTTACAGACAACAAAGAAGTCCGTACTGACCGAATCACGGTGTTGGAACAGCGGAGTGGTCTCAACGAAATAACCCATGTCCGCTGGTCGCCCGACCATGTAGATCTCGTCAGCGTCAAGCACCTGCGTGCCTGGGGCTCGATAGAAATCGGAGTACACAGGGATCCTACCTGCGTACCCATCGAACATCGTTCCCAGATGACCCTGCTCGATCTCATCGGGGTCGGTCGGCGCAACATAGCTGAATTCGCTACGCTTATCCTGAAGGATGTCCGAACCGACCGAAGAGACAATCAACGCGCCAGGGAGTGCCCCGAGATCGTTGATCAGATGCTCAGCCATCGCAGTGAGCACCGGAACGTTAAAAGGTTCAGGGTGCATCACGATCGTGTTCATGCCAGCAAGCTTACGAATCTCGCGAATCGCCACTTCGTCTTCGGCGTAAACAAGAGACGAAAGAACAAGGTCGAATTCGCGTGAGTTCCTTGGCGCCATGCTCTTGAAGAAAGCACTGGCTGGCCACGAGATCTTCGGAGCGATTCTCGCGTACGTATGCGAAGTGTACGTCGAGAATATCTTCCGAGCGAGGCTCGTTTCCTGCGCCTGCTTCTGCAAGCGAATGACTGACCACGGATTGTCGTCGTAGTAGTCGCCAGCGAACTGACAGGAGGGGTTGGAGCACCCCTCCACGTGCGTCATACCCACATAGTTACATGGGCTTCCACAGGAAGTACAGGTTGGCATTTAGTAACTCGTCCAGTGGTGGTCTGGGTTCAGCAAAAGAAAGCGCATGAGACTCATCTCATGCCCAAGAATCCAAAGCGTGTCCTCACGCTTCGAATACTGCTTCTTCACCTCATCCATGTACGCATCCATCACGTACACGGTGTAGCGGTGAGCGTGAGGTTCCGCCGCGGAAAGGATCCGCCTCGTCTGCTCCGTGTTCATCTGGAACAAACTGAATTCCTGAGACGAACGGTCACCCGAGGCGAATAGATGGAGGTTCGTGCTCACTTCTTACTCCGAGCGTAGGCAAGGGCGTCCTTCCAGCCCTCCGCAGACGCAGGGAAGCGGGCAGACGGGCTCGGTGCGTATTCGTCAGAGATCGGCTTCTTGTCCGTGAAATGCGGGTCGATGTTCTTCCACTTCACCGCTGCAATGGCCGGGACGTGGAGGTACACGAGAACCTTCGTGCCCTCGTACGCGCAGCGCGAACAATTCGGGTACCGCACCTTCATGATGAGGTGGTAGCCCTCCTGGACGACGTCGAGAACCTTGTAGTTCTTCGCGTCAGGAGTCTCAGGCGTATAGCTATAGCTTGAGGTGTGCCAGGCGCTGCCCTTAGTCGCCTTACCACTGGTGCAGTTCGGGTCGCCGTCCTTATGATGACAGGTCATTACCACTTCTCCCCGCGGTAGCCGCCGATGCTGAAGAACACGATGCCGCCCACCATCAGGCCGCCTGCCATCACCCACATGGGGTGGTGAACATCCAGATGTCCAATCCAGCCGATGACGGCCAGAAGAACGCCAGAGCCCAGAATGTACTGTCCCACACGCAGCATCGCAAACCTCACTTCATCGTCAGAGTACAGACTCCGAGACCACGAACGTAACCCAGCTTACCAGCAATACGGGTAAGCTTCATGTCATCCGACAATGCCTTGTCCTCGACGACCTTCATCTGCGCCGAACCGATCTTCGAGGAGAAAAGCTCCAGCTTCTCGTCCTCAACCATCGACACGCAGACACCCGAATCGAGCACCACGAAATTGATCGTGGGGATCGTAATGTCGTTCGTCACGCGGATGTCGTACTTCAAGTAATCCTGGTCGAAGCGGAAGACGAAGCGATCGTACTTGCCCTGCTTCGCGCCGATTACCATCAGCACACCACGGTCGAACTTGGCGTCGGTAATCTTGTAGCCGTCAAGCTCGGGGATACGAACCTGATAGCTCGCTTTCGAGCGAGGGAACACAGAGATGTACGTCGAGCCCAGCATGTTCTGGGTGACCACCCCCTGCCAGAGGTGCGACGAGTTCTCCATGACCGAAGCCACGACGTGCGTGCCTACGATCACCTCATTCGTCTCGGTGAGCACAAGCTCAAGAATGTTGTCACGGTTACGAAGGTACACACGACCCTCGTACTCCATGATTTCATCCGCACGCAGCGAATGCTTGAGCCCCTTCCGCGCCAGCGCATCATCGATCATGACGACGTCGCCCTGGAGCCAGCACACGATCGGCTTCTGGCCAATCGGAGTTCTAGCGACGCTCACGAGCGGGCGGATCGCACCGATATAGTTCTGCCCATTCGGGGAGAAAACCCCATCGTCGGTCTGGACGATATCGCCGTGGGCGCTGTAGTGGTAGCCACGAATCACTGCGGCCATCGTGAACAGCACCTTGACGTCGAGCGACGCGCTGACCGCGCTGCGCACCGTCGGGGCGATGATGTTCGCCTTCGCCTGAAGGTCGGTCGGCGGAGCGAGGCGCTTGCCGTCTTCAAGTACCGCACGGTACCAGTCGCGGTAAACCTGGGGAATCACGTCGACAGGGTACGCAGCGGAAGGTACGCCGACGTCTTTGTTGAAGACGGAAATGCCCTTCTGCATGCGCTCGTCGAGCGTCTTCACCTGAGGGTGCTTGCCCTTGTACGGGTGAATTCCGACGAACATCTGGAAGGAAATGATCGCGAAGGAGAACCAGTCAGAAAGCTCGCTGAAGTCTCCGATCGCCGTCTTCCAGTCTCGAACCGACGGCATGATAGCCGTCGCAGGGAAATGCTTCGTCTGGTACGAATCGACGTCGATGAAATACGCCTCGTCAAATCGCTTGCTGACAAGGCAGTTCATCTCGTTCATGTCGACGACAAGCACCTGAGAGCGATGAATGTTCTTCACGCTCTCCTGCATTCGGCGCACGAGATTCAGGATGGTCGAGTGGTCCAGACCTTCACGCTCGCGAAATGCCCGAGGAAACAGCTGGCACAGCGTGTACGTGTCGGTGACAAAGCGCATCGCATACCCGACGGCCTTGCCCTTCTCGTCGAGGAGAATCTCCTGAGGACGGATGACGTTCTGATCCTGGATTGCGGCGAGTTCGTTGAACTTCGCCTCCGGGATCATCTTCTTCGGGTCGTTGTAGATCTTGTACGCCTTACCGCCCTTGCGATAGACGTCGCCCTCACCACCGGAAGCAACGAAATCAGTCTTGCCTAGACTGACCGTGCCTCCGCCCTTCACGGTGACCTTCATAGATCAACCTCCGACGACACTGGCCGCGTGGTCGAGAGCCTTGGTCATACCTTCGACCGAGTGCTCGTACCACGTCGTCTCAACTTGCTTTCCGTCCTTGTGAATGACGAGCTTCACCGGAGCATGATTGCGTCCCCACTCCACATCGACAGACCACCCGGTGTCCTGCATCCGGCCCTTCTCGTTGCGAGGACGCTCCAAGAGCCTCTTGCAGACCCTACCATCATCGAACTTTTCGGTGGGGTGCCAGGTATCGTGGCACTGGCCAATGCTCAAGCTGTACTCTTCATGCTTGAACGGAGCGACATTCGCACGCTGCATCACGTACAAGAAGATGGGATTGGTCTCCTTGTACTCCTGCCACTTCCGTTCCCACTCGTCCTGACGCGCCTTGTGTTCAGCACGGCGTTTGGCTTCCGCCTCGTCAATCCATTCGCCGATCTTCACGAACTTACCGCCTTCGAGACGGAAAGTCTTCGTCGCCACGACGACCTTCTCTTCGTCTTCGTCGGTAAATTCCGTGTAATCCTTGCCGGCGATATCTCCCTTGGAGCGCGCCTCGGACGTGGTAATCGTGCCGTCCCGCCGAACGTAAGGACGCACCCCGTCCGAGTCGATGAATTCATCACCCTCGAATTCGACCTGAGGCCAGCACTTCCCCATCGGGTCGGAGAAGTCGTAGAATCGGAACTCGTAGGGACAGGCCCAAATGCAACCGTCCACAACGAGCAGCTGGTGTTCCTCCTCGAAAGAGTAATCGACCCAGCAGAAACCGACGCCGTCCTCTGCCTCCTTCGGGAGGTGGTCTCGACGCTTGCCCGTGTCAAGCTCAATGACCGTCTGGCCCTGGTAATCAGCGCCGCAGACCAGGTAGTCGTGGCCGTTCGGATGGCCCTCGATGAAAAGGAAAGGGAACGACGAATAGTTCCGCTGTACCTCAGCGATAACCCGGTCACCCTCCTTCACCACACCCTTGGTGTAATTCCAGCAGCCAGGCTTCGTCGCGATTGACGTTACGGACAGCGTGTACTTCCCGCTGTCGCTCGTCTCGGTCTTATAGGGCTTTTCTTCAGACATCACTCACCCACCCAGGTAAATCGCTGCGACCGAGAAATCGTCCGTGTGAATCCACCCCTGCTCCTCGCACTCCTTCGTCAGGAAGCGCTTGGCGCGGCGGACCATGAATTCACCAGTCGGATTCTTCACGTCCATAAGGCGGTCGATGACCTTATGAACAACGACCGGGTCCTTCGTCTCTTTCATCTGAAAAGACTCGGCGCCATCGGAACACGCAAGCGCCAGGTCGTAATCATTCTTGTCGAATTCGAAAGCCAAGGGCTTCGTCCCGACCTCCATCGTGACAGTGTTCCACTGCCCCGATTCGCTTCCGTAGAAGGACACGTCACGCCGCCCGTTCTCGCTGAAAGCGAGGTACGAAGCGCGTCGGCCTTCATGGAGGGAATAGCTGGCGTACGCCGGAGCGCCCATCATGAACTGGACGGCGAGCAGGTCGAAATCGCGCGTCTTCTTATTCCGAAGGGCGATGACACCGTCCCCGGAAATCCAGGCGCGGATGACCTTCTCAGACGAGTCGTGCATGAGGGCCACGACAGTCGCATCGAGGCAATTCGGACGGTCAACGCTAGCGTACGGGAACATCTGGCTGGCCCGGACCGCCATTTCGTTGAGAGTGCGCTCTGCATCCTCGGTCATACGGAGCCCGCCTGAGGCGCGGAAGCTCGGCATGTAATCGACCAGAGCATGAGCCAGCAAGCGGGCACCGATGTCAGTATTCGGCGAGCCCGAGCATCCGTCGCAGACGACCGCAATCTCGATCTCGCGGTCAGCCAACTTGGACGTACCCGTAAGGGCGTAATCCTGGCAGTAGTTGTGAGTAGCACCAATCTGGTAGAAGCTATCGACGCCCATATCAATCCTCGTCATCAAGAAGAGCAGTCGTCTGACGCATCATCGTCCAGCGAGTATTGCCGTTCTTGTCAACGACACGGGTTCCCTTGACGAATTCGACGCCGGGAACTTCCTTGTACTTGCGGCTCTGGAATTGTTCCTGGTCAATGACCAGGTAGCCGTGCTCGTCGATCGTGAGGCCGGCTGCACGTGCCTTATCAAGCTCACGCTGCCGGTGACGCTCATCGAGCTTCTCGGCGTACCGAATAACCTTCGCGCCTGCCTTCCGAAGCTTGTACCCGAACTTCCGAAGCTCCTCCGTTAAAAGGCTCATCGGTCAACCCACTCGTAACCCTTCGGGGGCTTCGGCCAGGGCTTTTCGAGATGCGTACCAGCGAGACGAACGCTGGACCAATCATGCAGGTCGAACAGCGGCTTGATCGGAAGAACGCCGATGAGAGGGTGAATCACGCAGTTATGCAGGAGCCACCACGACATGTGACGAACCTGATTCAGGCCCTTCGCTCGAAGCCGCCACGCCTCGGTACGGTATCGAAACCGCTCGTACGACGTCTTCTGATTGAACTTCTTGGGATCAGGCCACCACTGCTTCCTGCCGGCGTCGCGTGCTGCGAAGAACTTCCGAAGCTCTTCCTTGTCCTGATCCTTCAACTGCCTGAAGGACTGCGCGGCCGTCTTCGGATCCTTGAGCGTCTCGGCCTTGCGATCGAACTCGCCCTCATCCGGATCAAGGAACATTTCCGCCTCCCATCTTCTTGCGAACTTCCTCTAGACGTTCCTGAACGGTAGGATCGTCGAGAACAGCAAACACATTCGTCGTTCTGATGTAGTAGAGCGCGTCTTCCGTATTGAGGTAGCCCTTGTTGTCGTCGAGCATCCTAAGCTTTCGCTCAAGGATATCCAGCAACGATGAACAGGCACGAATTACCGCACGCTCAGGCGAATCATCTTCTTCAGGCATGCAACTCCGAGATGACATCAATTGCCATCACGACAACCCCAGCTGGTAGGCCGAATGGCGATGGGCCGCGAAGCAAGTAAGTCACGCGAACGACGAACCAACGTCCGGTGTACTGTTGAGTATCTGGGTCGAATTCGTCGAGAGCCAGACACTGACCCACCGCGTATGGTGGGTCCTTATCGTCGGCCCGAATCTCGAACTTCTTCTCACCAGACCAAACAGCATTGAAGAATTGTGGCCAGGTCTTCAATTCGTGGGTGGTGATTGCGTTGTCGACCCACTTACGGCGTGATGTTGGGCAAGCGAACGTCATTTCTTCTTGTTCCAGGATTCGAGGTAGAACTTCTTGTCCCGCTCCGGGCAGTGCTCGTCGCAGTACGCGAACATATCGTCCGGGTGCCACCACGTGGCAGGCTTGCCGCAGCTGGGCTCATGGACGCGGTGCCCGCCAGAGCCACACTTCCAGTGGCCGGCGCAGGTCGGCGGGAAGTATTCCCCGTCATCGCCGTAGTCATACTCCTTCCGGATTTCCTCAGGAGCATCATCGAAGGCCGGGCAACGGTCCATCATTTCTTGACCTTCTTCTCTTTCTTCGCACGCATCGTAGCGAGACGCTTCATTTCGGAAGGGTACTTAGCTGCGAGATTGCGAAGCTCGTTGATTTCCTTCGCTGCCTGCTCGTCACGCTTCTTCTTGTAGGCGTCCTTGCGCTTCTTCTTGGCGACGGCTTCGGCTTCAAGCTCCTCGGCCGTCATATCCCGAAAGCCGTGGATGCTGAGCCGGATGCGGGAACTCGCATTGCAGCTACAATCGTTGTCTCCGTAGCCGGAGTCAAGCTCACAGGAGAACAGCAGCGCGGCATCAACAGTGACGTTGCTGATGGGGTACTTACGACCCTTCACCCATTCACGAATCTCGGCAACAGCTTCTGCAAGCTCATCCTCAACACTATCACTGAACGCGAGCGCATTGAGGATAGTCGAAGCCAAGAACTGCTCATCGACAGTGTAGACACGGATGTCAATCCGCTCCGGAATCTGCACATACCAGGTACGGCAGTAATTGACCGTGTTTCCTGTTCTCGACGTCACTTCTCGATCGCTGTACATACCGTCCTCAAAACAAGAAAGGCCCGCCAGGTTTCCCTGACGAGCCTCTCTTTACCGAATCACTTCTTCTCGCGCAGCTTGATTTCGAGTTCCTTGTCGCCCAGCTGCGCCTTCACTGCCCCTCGGCTACTCGAAAACCTGAGGTGTCCGAAGTACCAGGCAGCGACCAGTCCTACGACGACGAGGATTCCGATAAGCTCGAACATCAGAAGCTCAGCGACTGCGAGGGGCCACCGGTTCCGAGCGCCTGCGACTGTGCCGAGATCGACTTGCTGACGAACTCAGCGAGCTTCGCCAGGGTCTTCGAATCGGCCTTGTCGATCTCCACGTACTGCGTGAAGCCTGCCTCGCTCTTGAACGCCTGGAGGTACGACGACAGCTTCGGGTCCTGGACGTTCACGCCGATGAGCACCGACACGACCGACTCGACCACCTCGGACTGCGTCAGGTCCTTCAGGGCGCGAGCGACCGACTGCGCGTTCATCGTCGAGCGATTGTCGTCACCGTCGGTCACGACGAACAGAATCGCGTTGACGCTGTAGTCGTTGTCGGTGAGATCCTTCGCGTAGTGGCGAATCGACTCGATCATGTTGTGAGCGCCGTCGAACATCGCCGTCATGCCGCCGACCGAGAGGGCGGAGGCATACGAATCGACGTTGCACTCAGAGAGCGGCTTGAACCCGTGAATCTCCTTGACGTCGTTGGCGAACTGCGCACAACGCATCATCAGGTTGTCAGCACGAGGGCTGTGGCGGCAGGAGCGCACGATCTCCTGAGTTGCCTTGTTGATGTCACTCTCGAACGGGGTGACCGAACTGGACGCGTCCAGCGAAATTCCGACGAGCGTGTACTCACTCGCCTGGAGGTCGTTGATGCGAGTCGCAGAGAATCCATAGGGCGAGCCCTGGATCTTGCGCTCTTCAAGGGAATCATCATTCAACAGCGGCATTCGTATCTCCTCTTCTCGAACTAATTGACGTCTTCAGGCTTCTTTGCCTTGAACATTGCCTCGGTCAGTTCACGATTTAGTTGCAGGGAAGCGTCCGTGAACGCCTTTGCGACTTCTGGATTCTCGAACGCGATTTCAAGAATCGCGGCGGCGGCAGAAATCACGGCCAAGCAATGGCCGTCCTTCCCCTTTCTCGCGAACCTCTCCATGAGATCGTCGACCAGCTGAATTGCTGCGTCGATAATCTCTTTGTCCTCTTCGGGGCTGAGGCCGCCCTTCCAGTCGTCGAACTTGCGGCTCTTCATCTCACGCTCCCTGAGAATGGGGTGCTGACCGGCCCGCATCAGTCAGCACCCCTCCCCGTTACGCCAGGAAATCGGTCGTCGTGGTCGTCTTCATGCCCTGCTTGGTCAGGTCACGGACGAATGCCTCACCGTACTGCTCGAAGCTACCCACGTTGCTCGACGCGTCGGTCAGCAGGTGGATCTTCTCGACGTACTGAGGCTTCGAGAAGTTGCTGACGATATCACGGACGGTGTTCGCCAGGCAGTGCGAAAGCGCCTCGCCAGCGACGAGGATGACGTCCGCGTTCTCCAGCGTGTTGATGAACCGCGTGTTCACCTGCGTCGCGGGGTCCTCCGGGTCCGGAACCTCCGCCTTGACCGCCGAGAAGTGCTCGGTCCAGGGATTCGAGCCCTTGGTGACGAAATCGGCCAGAGCGTAGCGCTCCTCCCATGCGTGCACCGCCGCCGAGAACTCCGGGAACACGTTGTGGCCCTCGTCGCCGATGAGGCAGTGGTACGGCCAGATCACGTGCGGGTAGCGGTTCGTCGCCTCCAGGGCTCGAAGGTACGAAAGCGAGCGCTTGTACGCGCCGGGCTGCGTCGTCGTCCAGGCTCCCGCCTCGACGTCCTTCGCGGTGATCATCGTGAACGGATTCGGGTGACGACCACTCGAATCCTTCCACCACATCGGGTGCGAGATGTCCACCTTGCGGTGCGAATCCAGCGTGATGTGAATGTCGTTCAGCTTGTTCTTGAGGCGATGAACCATCTTCGCCAGACGCTTCATGTCCTCCTCGGCGCCCTTCACGTAGAGCGAGCCGTTCGGATTGCAGAAGTCGTTCTGCGGGTCGATGACAACGAGTTCAATCTTAGCAGCCATTCTCAACCTTCCTTCATTCTGAGCCAGACACCTTCGTAGCTCACGATCTGTTTGACGAGCCTCGAACCCTGCACCTCGAAAGAGGGCACGTACTCATTGCAGCCATACTCCTGAGGATCCTTGCCGAATCGAAGTGCACGCTCGTGCCACCGATTCAGGTACTCCTCAGGAGGGGCTTCGCTCAGGAACACGGCAACAGAATCGTATGCCGGGTATTCCCTACCATCCGCAGTAGTCCGCATGCGCCCAGGAGTCACCCAGATCGAAGCGGGGCGGAACGTCCCGTGGTCATCGGGCTTCTGGACGACCGCCCGTTCGACGAATTCCTTCTCAGCGTCGTCTGCCTCATCCAGAAAGTAGTCGAGGCATTCGAAGCCGACAGAGCATTCACCGATCTGCCCGGTCATGAATGCAACGAGATTACGCTCGAAATTCCCTGCGTACTCACTCGTGTCGACGATGAAAATGAATTCGTCGGCGGGCGGCTTATACATCACGCACCATCAACGTCGTTGAGGTGAATCTCCGTGCTGCCAGCGGCGACGCGAACACCATCAGTGCCGACGTGGCGGACGTCGATGCGGTCGACACCGGACATGATCCGGATATCGCCTGCCGTCGACACGTGCACCTCGCAACGGCGTCCGTCACGTGCGCACCAACTGATGATGGCGATATCGCCCTTCTGATTCTTGTCGCGATTGATTTCCATGCTTCCCTTAAAGGACACGAAGAATGACGCGGTCCTTCTTCGTCTTTACATAGTTGTGGTCCGCGAACGCGCACTGGAGGTAGTGCGAATCGTGGGGCACAGCGCACTGCGTGAGGTACTTGCAATTGTTCATGCAAGCCTTGTGGTGCGGGTAAGCCGCCCCATCGAGCTTCGTCCAGACGTACTGGAAGTCAGACTCGAAGATGCTGTGCTCCCGCTTGTACTTCAGCGCACGCTCAAGCGAGTCCTTGACGGAACTCGCAACGTGCTCCTCGATTTCCTCAGCGGAGAGATCGACGCGGTCCTTCCAATACGAACGCGTCTCCTCTACGATTTCCGCCTCCGACCGATTGTCCGGCTCGAACGGCTCGAAGGAGCTATGCGAAACATAGCCCTTGTCGTCGACGTAACAGGAGAAGAGCCCTTCCTGACGTACGGCGTACCGCGTGTCAACGCCAGGGATCTTCATGCTGAGGAAATAGGGCAGGAGCCCCTCCGAGAAGGCGAAACGAAATCCCGCCTTCTGCTGCGCCGACATGATTGCGTAGGGCAGGGCACTCTGGTACGTGTGCTTCGACATCACGCCAGAGAATCCACCACGACCGACGGGGTAGTAAGCGAGAAGCACGATGTTCAGATCGCGCAGACCCACAGACGCTAGCTCGTCGAGCGACTGAGCCACCCGGTCGTCGGCAATCACGTGCACGTTCATGAGGACGTGCTTTGCGAGCTTCGCCCGCCACGTATCGTAGACCTCACGGAAATACGCGGGGCCCTTGAATGCATGGTACGTCAACGCAACGCCGCCACAATATTCGTTGGTCGCCTTGATGACGTCCTCCCGAACAATGTGGCCCGCGGTCGTGTAGTTCGGGACGGTGCCCTTCTCACGGGTGTAGGAAAGGAACCACGGGAAATCAGGGTGCGCGGTCGGCTCGCCGCCGCCGAACGCAATCTGATACGGCGCGTGCTTCAGCGTGAAGATGCGCTCCAGAAGTTCACGGGAAGCGTGCTTCCCCGCAGTCGTCGAAGACTGGTAGCAGTAGTCGCAGCCGAAATTGCACCAGTCCGTGATCTTCACGTCCACGGTCTCGGGGCTCGGCGACCAAGCGAAATGACGACGAGCACCCCAGTGGACGTACTCGTCGTCACCCGCACCGCGAAGCTCACGGTCCCAACGCTTCTCGAACTCTTCCCACCCCTTGGCGTACTCCCGAATACCATGAAGCTTCATGGCAATCATTTCGGGAAGCGTGTCCAAGCCATAGCCGTGACGCCCCTTCTCAGGAACGTCGGTCACGCGGACCAGGGTCCCGCTCTTCGGGTCGAACGTCGACTGGTAGAATACGTACCCGTCGAATTCATTCTTCATCTGTCGCATGTTCAACCTGCAGGGCCATCGACGCCGCAGACACGATCACTGAGACCGAAATCGAAGCGGCACGAATAGCGGTAGCGCCCGTCCGTCGGGCAATCACTGTCATCCTCGCAGTGCGCCGTGCAGCCCGACACGGTGATGCAGATCGTGGAATCGCACTGCGGACCGGACGTGCAGCTATTGCCAACCTCGTAGCACTGACCCATCCAGCAAGCGTGGCTCGCCGGACAATCCGCAGCGACGCTGCACCCGGCGTCGGTCGTCCCGGCGTCCGTGCCGGCGTCGACCATTTCAACCATTCCCGAATCGGTACCGGCATCCTCGGTACCCGAGTCCTGACCGCCATCCTCCTCGATCACCGCGTCAGGGACGTCCACCTGGGCGTCGTCCAGCGGCATCGCCGCGTCGTCCGTACCGCCATCAGCGGTCGTCAGGTCGGGCCCAAGGGCCGAGAGATCGTACATGCAGCCGACACAGAAGACGGCCACCAAAAGGCTTAGCCTCGTCATTTTCACAGCCCTCCAAACTCGAAGGCGAAGGAGACACCGGCAGCGACTGCCAGAGCACTCGTGACACCGATCATCACGTTCGTTGCGAGAGACAGCGAATCGACGTTGCTGATTTCACCAGGCGTGCATCCCGAAGGCGTCAGACCACAACCCGAAGCCAGCTGATGGTACTGTGCATCCGCAACAGCACCCAGCGAAATCGTGGTGACGAGGGAAAGAATCGTCGCGACACCAAAGGACGTCGTCCAGACGAACTGAAATCCCTGGGGAGGCGGCGGAGGAATTTCCTCGACAGGCGGCTCCGGATCCGGCACGACCTCCGGCTCAGGCTCAGGAGCCACCTCGGGCTCCGGTTCCGGCTCGGGCTGCGTCTCGGGAGGCGGAGCCAGACTCTCCAGGAGCGACGTCATCGTTCCGATTCGCGTCTGGACATCGACGCGGTCATCGGAATTCGGAAGCTCACGGAGATAGCGACGGAAAGCAGCCACACCGCGGTGAAGATTATCGACATCGTGCGTCGTATCGTACGCTCGCTGGTAGCAGAGACCGATGTTGTACAGAAGCTCGGGAGCGAAGACGAGAGTGAAGCTTCGCTCGAAGTGCTGAGCGCAGTCGAGCCAGCGGCTCGTACGGAACGCCAGAGCGCCCTGCTCGTAGTGCAATCGAGCTTCCTCGATGCTCGCATCATCAGTCGCCTGCTGTGCCAGGGCTGTGCACGGCAGCAAGAACAGAACGAACACGAAAACTAGAGAACGCATAGGGACCTCCTGAGGCCACCCGGCCTCCTCATGAACCCTAGCATCGTTGGACTTTGCCCTATGTTTCAGCGCACACCGCGATGGTGTAAACACACCCACCCGTTACGGCCGCCTTGCACGAGAACAACAACGCCACCTTCAACTTCGCACTCAGACTTTCGGATCTCGTCGAACAGAATCAGGCCGAAGAAAACGATGAGCGTCGCAATGAGCAAGAACATAGCCGAAGCAATCTTCGCCCGCTGCGTGCGGGAAGTGCTGTCGACCCCAATCTGCTCGATTGCACTGTCGATCTCAGCCTTCTCTGCTGAAGGTTGAGTCCACTTCTGCTTGGATTCTCCGAGCGGGTGCACGACGCGCAGGGCGCGCTTACTTGCCTTGCGATACATTGGCGCTCCTAATTGCCGTCGAGGAAACCGCCAGCAGTTCAGCGCGGGTCTGCGGCACCGCAACGACGTTCACCGGCCTCACAGGAACCGACTGAAGGTCCTGAAGAACGCCCTTGTGAATTCGCGGCCAGACGTGAAACTTCGCGTCGAGAGCCTCGATACCATCAATACCGTAATTGTCGACGGCACGCTGGTACGTATCGATGCCCATGTGGAAGTGCAGCTGAGAAACGCAGCAGCGACGGAGGAGCTTGATTTTGTCGATGAATAAGCTCTCCTTCGTCACGATGACAGGAGCGTACCCACGGAACTGATCGAGGCGCTGGAAAATCTCGTCCTTCGTCAGATCCTCCTTGTCGACACGCGACGCAGAGATTTCGAAGAACTTCGCGCTGCCCCAGCGATCGATCTGAATCGAATCGTAGATGTGACGGTGACCGTCGTGGAGTGGATTGAACGACCCGGGCACCACATGCAGGTCGAAGAACGCGGTGTCGTTCAGCGGGTGCAAATCGTACCCACCGACCCAAATTCCTGTATCAGACAAGGTAGCCTCCTTCGACAAGCTCAAGGCAGAGCTTACTAGGAATACCGGTGACCAGACTCAACGCAACCTCACTGACCATGCGGTCTTGAGCGAGGCGGTTGCGAAAAACATTCGGGGCCGTGTGCTCGTGCTCTTCGAGCTTGTCAAGACGAAGCTGCCACGCCTTGTCTGCCGTGGCGATCCATGCACGATTACCACCTCTGCGGTACCGAGCAGACGTGATTGCGCCGGTTACTGCCACCAGACTCACGTCGCGTCCAGCCGTGGCCTTCGACAAGGCACGGAGCATGAACTTGACACGCTCAGGAGAAACGGCAGGAGCCATCTCCGCCTCGACGTAGGTGTCATGGTCCAGGTTTGCCTTGAGGAAGCGAAACATCGCCTCCTCTGAGTAAAGAACCTGGATCTCGTCCACCACACGGCTCGCGCCTGGAGCAGAAATGAGGCTCGTGAACCATGCACCACAGCCGGTGATGACCGCGCTAATCTTCGGCCCCTTGTAATTCGCAACCACACGAGCGTGGCTGAAATCGTGAGGGTCGTTAGCGAGGTCAGCTAGGATCTCATCCTCGGTCATCGTCGTCATGGCTATTAGTATCGACGGACTTTTCAGGACGGGCCATATCCCACAGTGGGAAACCCGCGTCAGCGAACTGCTTCTGAAGCTCGTGGAACTTCTTTACCTGCTCACAGTGCTCAAGAGAGAAAGCTGAATGCCACAACCGAGCGTATTCAGACGCCATGCCCGCGAGCATAGTCGTCAGGAATTGAAGCTGTCGATGATCAAGCTTCATCGCTGCTTCCATCGCGGCGTTCGTCGCCTTCGCGTAGTTGCCTGCCTTCAGACCTTCACGGAAGTCGTTGAACGTGCTGTCCACCGCGTCCATGTCGATCGTCTCGGTCTCCCCGTCAGCGTTGCGCTGGATGAGGATCTTGTTCCCGGTCACGTTGAACATGTTACCGCCTCTTGTAGTGAGTCACAGTGAGGCCAGGCTGATACGGATGCTTATCCGTGCTGGCGACCATGAAGCGAAGAAACGAAATCTCGGGAAAGCGCACTAACGTTCCGTCGTCCGGCACGTCATCAGGTACGTTCGTGAGCCAGATCTCGTCGGCGATCCTCATCGCCTCGGCGTACATCCGAGCGCCACCAATAACCCACGCCGTGTCGTAGAACGCGCCGGGGGTGCTGGTGGTCATATTGTACCCGCGGGCGGCTTTCAGGGCCTCGTCGAGGGTGCGTACGGCGCACACGGTCTTGTAGTTCTCGGGCTTGGACGTAACGACGATCGGGTATCGATACGGAAGCGGGCTCTTGATCGACTCCCAGGTATTTCGCCCCATGATGATGGGCGAATACATCGTCTTCTCCTTGAAGAACTTCAGATCTCCAGGATAGCGCCAGGGCAGATCGTTCCCCTTACCGATCACCCTATTACGGCCGACAGCCGCGATCAGCTTAACGGTTAGAGGGTTGCTAAACATCGGTCTTCGTCGCCGCATGAATGAGGTCGAGCATCTTCTGCGCGTCCTCACGAGCTTTCTGAAGAGTCTCGGGAGGAATTGTTGCAGCGTGCCCCAGCGCGAAACCACGCTGGCTCAGAATCATGAGCGTAATGTGATTCAGCACGTTCTGCTCAAGGAACGCCACCTTGTGGCGAAGATCCTCATGCGCAAGCCGAAGAGACTCATGGCTGTCGCAAAGGCCACGCACTTCCCAGTAATCCCACGTCTTCTTCCCACGCAGGCGGCTGACGTAGTCCCGTCCGTACGTGCGATCGATCGGGATGATCGTGAACGTCGAATATCTGCTCTTCTCGTCGTCGATTCCGTTGCCCATTCAATCCATGCCCTTCGTGCGCTGAGTCATTGCCTCGCCCCATTCCTGCATCCTCTTCGCGACTTCATCGATCTCTTCGTCGGAAAGAGTTCTCACCTGCGAGGGTTTGCTGGCGAGGACGGGTTTCTTCAGGTCTTCCTGCTCTTCGCGTATGCGCGCTCGTCCTTTGGCGTACGATTCCCAGCGCGCAGTCTCGTGGTCGAATTGCACGCCAAGGTGCGCCCGCTGCACAGCGGAGACAAGAAGCTGAATCTCCTGATTCACAGCGCGGTCGTTACGATGCTCCGCGTCACGTACGATGAAAACGCGGGCACCACGTACCTCCGCAAGTCCGTAACCGGGCGGAAGGTCATCAACCTTGAGCAAGCCAGGAGGCGTCAAGTACCACCTAAACTGCCCCATCGATTGCCCCGCCCTCACGTGAATCTTCCCACGGTCACGGTGAAAGTCGGAGCGAGATACCTTCACTTCCACTACATGTGAATTGAAACGGTACCACCCAATCACATCAGGCGTCTCGTGAAGAGCAGTTGTCATCTCCGCGAAAACGACAGAACAAGAATGCCGGCTGCGGAGCCAACGCACAGCGCGGTCAACGAGATCCTTGTGGTTCATACCGCGACGTCAGCCTTGATTGCCGGGTGAGGATCGTACCCCACCAGCTTGAAATCCTTGTGCGTCAGGTTCTCGATGAATTCATCGATCGTGCAGGTAAGCTGACCAGGATCAAACGGCACCGCAATCTCAAGCCGCGGTGCGGGGCGCAATGGTCGCATGATCTGCTCGATGGCTGGCTTCATGTGATTCGAATAGAGGTGGACAGACGCCCCGAAGAACACAAGCATTCCCGGCTCGTATCCAGTCAGGCGGGCCATGATGTGCGTCAACGTCGCGTAACTCGCGATGTTAAATGGCAGCCCAAGGAACACGTCGCAGCTGCGCATGTTGAAGAGCGCATCGATGTAGGTCTTTCCATCAACCTCACGGGTCGAGAACTGGAAAGAATAGTGGCAAGGCGGCAGCGCCACGTCGGCAACATGTGCGGGGTCCCACGCGTTCACAAGAATGCGACGAGACATGCGGTTGTGCCGAAGGAGTTCGAGAGCAGCCGAAATCTGGTCAGTCCCGTCCTTACGAGGAGAGCCGTACAAGCCACCAAAGTTGCGCCAATTGTGGCCGTACACAGGCCCTAAATCGCCCTCTGGTCGGCCGTACTTGTCGCACTGTTCCTTGGTAGCCCACTCGTCCCAGATGGTCACGCCACGAGCCTGAAGATCCTTCACGTTCGTCGAGCCACGGAGCATCCAAAGCAACTCCTCGACGACTCCCTTGAAGAAAACCTTCTTCGTGGTGAGAAGCGGGAATCCCTTCTGAAGGTCAACCTTGATCATCTGACCCCAGGTGTCGTAAGTACCGACCCCCGTACGGTCCTTCTTCTCCACGCCGAAGTTCAAGCAAGAACGAACGACGTCGATGTACTGCGTCTCCCAGGTCTCAAAATCATCACTCATTGCATTCCTCTTACTTGGCTGAGTCGGGGCTCGGCAACACCAGTACCGTACACCCACGTGAAAACGTCTAGAGTCGTTCCGGGAAGTTGGCAGACCCTGATCCCGTACGACCCAAGCTCTACACCGTTCCCCATGATGTCCCACCCTTCACGAGTGGACACAACCTCAAGATTCTCGACAGGGATATACTTCAAGAAGAAGTCCCGCGCCTTCCGAATCACACGCCGCAAACGATCGTTAAGGAACGCTTCAGAAGCTTCAAGGTGGTACGGCTCGAACAACTCCACCTTCATGAATTGCTTCTGATGGACTTGGTCAATGGCGTCATCCCGGAAACAGGGCGAGATTGCCACGTACGATCGCGGAGTGCTCTCCGTCCCAAGGCCCAGAATACCTCGCAGGGTCACGTGCAGGAATGACTGCTCAGCAGATCCCACAAGCGCGTTCTGAAAGTTGCGGCCGTCCTCAATCACCCCGTACGGGGCCCTGGTTGCCGGCAGCGTGATAGCGACGACATTCGTCGGTACAGCCCAAGGAACCTCTACGTATTCGAAGCCTTCGCTCGTATACCATTCGAGCGCGGCCGAGAGCGTGCTCCAGTCAATCGGATGAAGCGGGGCATTCGCGAGCGGATTACGCTTAACCGCGCGTTCCGTCACGGAACGCCTCCTTGGTAAGGTCGCTCATCTTCTTGAGGTCCTCCATCGAAACTCCGTACTTCAGCTGAGCGCAGTGCTCAAGCGCGCCGTACAGGTCTGCAAGTTCGCAAAGCGCGAGAATCGTAACTCCCTGCTGCTCGGCGTCCTCAAGCTCTTCAAGTTCCTCGCGAATCTTGGACGATTGCCCGAGCACGCCTTTTGGGATCTGTCGAGTGTGGTAACCCATGATTCCTCACTTGTGGTCGGAAGTACAGTCTTTACGGTTGCAGTAGACACAAACGCCGTTGATCTGGTCCTCCCAGAACGAAGGCATCACGGACTTCATGTGCCTACTAATTGCCTTGAACTGCTCGTTGACCTCTAGTGCCTCGGCAACTCCGGCGTCGTACCCCTGCTGGTAGACATTCTCCAACACATCGGCGAGCATGTTGATCCACTGCTCTGTGCGCTGGTCGTTGCCTGTGTGGCAGACGTGCTCGAATTCCTCTAGGTAGGCGCGTGCAATTTGCACGAAGTGTTCACGCGTGACCATTGTCCTTCATCTCCTTGACGGCTGCGACCTTCTTCTTGAGCATCGCAACGACTGCCGGAACGACGACATTCGAGATGTCCGCGCCGCCCTCCAGAAGCTGCTTCACCTGACTGCTGCTCAGGTCGGAAAGGGAGGGGTCCGCAGGAAGGAAAACGGTCTGGATCTCGGGAGCGAGCTTCTTGTTTTCCTCAGCAAGCTTCAGTTCGTAGGCAGCATCAGTGACGTTGCGGATTCCACGGATGAGCACGGACGCACCGATCTCCTGGGCGTAGCGCACCACGTACCCGTCAGTGCTATCGACGGTAACGTTCGGCATCCCTGCAAGGGAGACATTTGCCGAAGTAATGCGCTCGGTCTCCGAGAATAGCGTCTTCTTGTTCGGATTCGTCGCGACCAGTACACGGACGTGCGAGTACATGCGAGCGCCGATCTTCACGATCGACTTGTGGCCCAGCGTAAACGGATCGAACGTACCAGCATAGATCGCGATCGACATAGTCAACTCCTTACATCAAAGAATGAGTCCTGGATGGACTTCAACATCTCAGTCGCTTCTTCGTCGGAGAAACCGGCCAGAAGCTTCTTGAGTCTCGCGTTCACCTGACGCGTAGAGAATCCCTGCTGCCGCAAACGGTGGCGAAGAAACTCAACCTCGCTTGGTTCGAGCTTCTCCCTTCCGGTCAGCATCTCGACAAACATCAGCGCTACAAGATGGCGCGTGTCGTGATTCATTTAGCCCTGAAAAGGTTGAGGCCCCGAGATTTCTCTAGGGGCCTCTTCCTTTTACAGTTGCTGTCACTCAGCGGCGTCAGGTTCGTCCTTCTTGTCACCACCAAGAGGGTCAAGCCAGTGCGTCGTTGCGGCAAGCTCCTTCAAGACTTCGAATAGATTCTGGAACTGCTTGTCTGCTTCGAGCGTCGACCCCTCAGGTGGGCTGAAGTGATTGTTCGGCAGGTGCAGGACCTTCGCGAGGTAATCGATCTCCTCGTGCAGGCTCACGTCGTCAAAGACGCGCATGTCAGGGACAGACTTCTGGACACGATTCGCGAGTTGGCGAGCTTTCTTGGCGAGGCGCTTACGAGCGTTGCGGTACTGTTCGAATTCTTCATAGATCTGCGATGCCTCCCGTTTGATAGTTTCGATCTCATGTACCCGACGGAGTCGGGACGCCTTGATCGGAGCACGGCTACCCATGCTACTAAAATAACGGGTGCGAAACCTATAGCGAATTCGCCGCTACTGTTTTCGGAGGAAATGCCAGTACGCGTCGTCACCGAGCAGCTGGTCGAGTTCGTCGTCCGACAAGTTCACGATCTTGTAGTCTTCCATCACACCAGGGAGACGAGGTACAAGCGTCGGAGCGAAGCGGTAAATCCGACGTCGGTGCCCACCTACAGTGCGCGCCCAAGCATACTCAGCGTTCAAGCCAGAAGTGAGTAGCAGAGCGCGATCAATCTTCCAGAAGATGCTGGTCTTCGTTTCGTCGACAATGACGTAACGATATCGTTTCTCTCTGATGTCTCGGATGTCTGGCAGCGCAGGAAGGCCCCGAGCAACGGCTTCGGCCTTAGCCGCCTTCATCGCCGACTTAGCGGTAACACCGTGAGCCTCACAATTTGCCCTAGCACTCGCGATAGCGCAGCGAACCGAGCAAGGGTTCGACCCGTCCGTAAACCTCGAAGAGAATCCACAGACAGGGCACGTGGGCACTGCGCGTGGGGAAGGCACGTCAGGCGCTCCCTCCGGGGGTCTCCGGGTGCAGCTTGATTTTTCGGCAGGTGTATCGCCAGTACATCGCCTGCGTGAAACGCGCGACGACCGTGACCGGGAAGATTGCCATGTGAAACAAGAAACGCATCATGTCTCGATCCTAATATAACTCAGTTGTGTCCATCGGCTTTCGCGTCGCGAAGCATGAGTATGTGCGCGTCAGCGAGAGCATTCTGCACTTCGCGAGGAAGCGGGGCAGGCGGAGGAAGCAACTGAGAAAGCTGGTCGTCAAGCAGGCGAAGGAGCGTTAACTCCTTCTCGGTCAGTGCCTCTCCACGAATCTTTCTGAAATGGAGCGCATCCCGAACCTCGCCGTAACGGTCCATCCATTCCTGGAGTTCCGTACGCTTGTCCTTACGCTTCGGGGCCCGGATGATGTCACGAGACACCCGGAGCGTGTCAAGGATATACGTCTCTGCCTCTACCGTCCTGGCCGTGAAGTGCTCGCGCATTTCCTTGACGGTGTAGACCTTGTCAGCTGTGCGCCAAAGAGGCGAGTCGTCAGGAAGGTCGGACAGAAACTCAGTGAAGACTGCGAATAAGTCGTTCATTGCCAGAATCTCGAAGTAGGGACGGAGGGACTCGAACCCTCAAAGGTGCGGGGTTTAAATCCGCTGGCTGTGCCTTTCGCCGTTAACCCACGTCCCCGTAATTACTGCTTCGCCTTCTCTCGCTTCACAATGACGTACGTTCCAAGCCAGGAACCAATCGCCAATGGGATTAGATAAAGCGGATTGTTGACGTAACTCATCACACCCAGCGCCGACAGGAAGTACATCGACGCTGCGGTATTGGCCGCCTTTACCGGGTTCAACTTCGTAACGTACAGCGTATACAAGGCGTACAGAGCATCCAGAATGATGTACAGAAACATCACCCCGACAGCAATGTCAAACCGGAAGGTGGACAACCAAGTCTCTACGAGAGTCCCCATCGCTCCATCAGCACTTTCTGCCACAAGCGCTGCGTTTCAGTCTTCGATGGTGGAACCAACAGCTGAATTACATCGCTCGGCGTAAGCGGGAATTTGAAGCGAATCACGCCGCGGCTTTGCTCTTCACGGTCCAAGGACGTCGAGCAGTCGTACTGCAGCCCTGGGCCGTGGATTAAAAGGCTATTCCCCAGCAAGACCTGGATCTCGTCGGAACTACAATGGCTGTAGTCCAGACCCAGTCCTACCGGGGAATGCGCGGGGATAGGCTTTACGACAGTGACGGCGACCCGATGCGCAGTGTAGAGCGTAGCCGGGTAGTAATGGACCAACTTGAGTCCATCATACAGGCTGCGAATACGCTCGGGCACGCCGTCCATGTCTCTTAGATTAGCTGAGGCTCAGCGGAAATCAAACCCACGGAGCGTCGAACGCTCCTTCTTCGCCAGAGACATGCGGAGCTTTCGCACCGAAGTCTTCCGCGCCGTCGGACGGCAATCACCACCCCAGGGAGGGAGAGCCCCGAATCGAGTCTCGTGCTCGATTGCCTCAGGCACGTCCTCATCGTTCTTTTTCTTCTTGTCGCTCATACGCTGTTCTCGATGTCGGATGCGGCTTCGCGAAGATAGTAACTGACGTTCTGAGCGTAGCTCTTGAACTCAGAAACCCTCTTTACAGCATGCGAGCGGGTATCCTGAAGAGAAGTTCGGTCGATGCTGGGCCTCGGAAGACGATCGCTCATGATCGTGTAGGTCTTCCCGCTGTTCCTGTACTCGTGAGCGATCGGGTCTCGCTCCGTGTAGTGAAAGAGCGTGTCGGTGACCTTGCCGTCCTCCACGCGCCGAACGACGACCTTCTCGCCCGGCAAATTCGACTTGCCTCCCTGCTGCACCTTCATCACGGGACGCGAGGGGGCGTTGTCTTCGCCGAATACCTCGACGATCTTGTAGACGAATCCGGGGCTGTGGTGCGACGCGACCACCTTCGTGCCCACGCCATACCCGTCGACCGGAACATTCTTCTGCGTGTACAGACGAATCGTCTGCTCGTCCATCTCGTTCGAGACGAAGATTTTCGTCTCCGAGAATCCCATGATGTCCAGTTGACGCCGGGCAGCGAACACCGTATTCGCGTCCCCGGAATCGATCCGGATAGCGGACAGCGGAATCCGAAGCTCAAGCGAAGCACGCATCGCATTCGCGACACCCTGCTCGATGTTGTAGGTATCGACGAGGAGCGTGTGCTTCTCGGGGAACGCTTGGATGAAATCCTTGAAGGCGTGAAGCTCGCCCTTGACGCCGTCGCCGTAGCTGAGGACGTAGGCGTGAGCCATCGTGCCGGAGATCGGAATTCCGTAACGACGACCCGCTTCGACGTTCGAAGTAGCGTCGAAGCCACCGATGTACGCCGCGAGAGCGGCATGCACAGCGGCCTCGGGGTCAAGACGTCGCGACCCGAACTCGATCAGCGTCTTGCGGGGAACCTCGCGACGAATACGCGAAGCAACCGTCGCAACTCGACACATGTGATTCAGCATTCCGCAGATCGGCGTCTCGATGAGCTTCACGAGAGCGGCGGGGCCGCGAACCTGCACGGCGGGCACGTTCGGAAGCAGAAGCTCACCGTCCGGAACGACGTGAATATCGAGGTCCGAAAGACGTGCGTCGTTCCGCAGCCACACCAGGAAGTCAGTGTCAACAATGCGGAAAGCATCCGAAATGTAGTCGACCTCTTCCTTCGTGAAGAGCTTGTCCTGGTGCCTCGCCACGAAATCGTGGATGGGATTGAACCCGCCCATCAGGATGTAGTTCCACCCCTCAGGGAGCTTCCGGAAAAAGGCTTCCGCAGTAACCTTCCGGTTGATGTTCCCAGACTTCCAGTGCGCATAGGCCATGGAAATCTGGTACGCATCCGTGTGCAGCGCGCCAATCATGATGACCTCTCAGAAGAACGAACGAACCGAATCACGCGACGGGCCCGGAGGGGGCGACGCCTTGTGACGCGAAACACGCTCAGCGTGGTAGGTCTTCTCGATGACCTCCAGCTGGCGCTTCGTGAACGCCGTGTACCGATCAGCGAATACGGCGAACGAGCCGCATTCCTCACGAGCCGCGAGGACGTTCGACGAATCGTTCAGTTGGGTCACCCACTCGATTTCCTGGTAGGTGATTCCAAGCTCGCCTTCGTCGGTCTGGCCTGCATCGGGGCCCCAGAGATCGGCCGTGGGGACCGCCTTCACGATCGACTGAGGCACGCCGAGGTAATCCGAAAGTGCCCAGACCTCGCTCTTGTGGAGGCACACGATCGGGTTGTTGTCGACGGCTCCGTCTCCGCGCTTCTGGTAATATCTGAAAAGCGCGTCCTCGTCGCGATTGCCGGTGCCGTACACCAGGCCGCTGTGCTTCTTGCCGAAGTAATCGAGAACAGGGGCGCGGAGACAGCTGCGAAGAGCGCCCTCCTCCGCCCGCTGCTGACTCACACCGGCGAACCTTCCGTTGCCCCACTGCTGCGCGGCCTGCCCGACGATCGACTTGAACGCGTCCTGAAGGTCGATCTCGTACTCGATGAACTTGAAGCCCTTCGAGCGCATCGCCTCGAAAAGCTCATTCGCACGATCGATCGAATCGCGGCTCGATCCGCAGGGCATCTTTACGCCTACGGTCAGCGGGAGAGCACGAACGCAGAGCGCAAAGACGAGTGCGCTGTCGACGCCGCCGCTGATTCCAACGACGCCATGCGGGAGGCCAGACGCCTTCGCCTGGTCCTGAATCCAGCCGACCAGGTGCTGTGTAAGACCCTCGTAATCCTTGATTTCCATCTCACTCCTCCTTCTTATCGACGAGCAACGTAGCGTGGTCCGTTCTAATCATCCCGATCTCGCGCACTCCACACTTCTCACAGATCGGAATGTCGTCGCCGGCACCGTCGGGCGCGACCCACAACCGAACGTCCGTCGGAGTCAGCGGGTGATTGCCCCGAATGTGGCGAACAGTTCCAGTGAATTCGACGAAGCTGCCGACGACCTTCGGCTGCACTCCGGCGATCGAATACGTTCCAGGCTCCTGCGCCTTGAAGAACTTCACGTAGACGCGGCTGCCCTTCTGGATATAGTCGGACGGAGGCGTCTCGCCCTTCGGGGTGACGTTGATCGTCATCACCAGTCTCCCATGAGGTAGTGCATCGTGCTGGCGTAGCCAATCATCGTCACGCCGCAGTCGGGGCAGGGCCCGTGATATCGAGGCCAACGCTTCCGGATCTCGCTAACATCGAGACCCTTGGCGGCCTCTTCGTCGAACTTCACGGGAAGGTTGGCGTGCTTGCAGAATTTCGATTTGTCGACGAGGCCGCGCTTCGCCAACCAATCGATGACGGCAACCTTCTGCTCGCCGTTGAGAACACGGGGAGGCGGCTCACGATAGCTAGCGGAAAAGCTACCACCACGAATAGTGATGAGGTCGGCGGGGTCAGCGAAGCACATCAAATTCAACCATCCGACCCACATCTCCTTGATTCGAGGATCGATCGCCGTCGCTTCGTACAGTGCGTCAAGCTCCTCGTACGTAGGACAGGGAATGTCCATCAGAAGCTGAGAACAGTCGTACTCAAACCAGATGCGACTGATTTCGTCGGCCATCCACTGCTTCTTGAGACCTTCGAGCTTTTCCTGAAGAGACATCACGATTCCTTTACGGTCTCCTTCGCGGCCCTCACGTCCATCTCGTCGCACCAATCGAACACTTCCTGAGAAGCGTTCCAGAACGCCGAGATGAGGGCCTGAGGAAGCTCGTTCGCCGAATTCAGCGCCTGCACGACGGCACGGCCCTGTTCTGCGTACTTGCGAATCTTCCAGGTCTCCCACCCCGGAGGGCAGCGGACCAGGTCACGCATGTTGTCGGTCTTATCTGCGCACTTCACGAGCTTCGCAGGGTAGCTCTTATGCGGTGCACTCTTGACCTGCATGAGGCGCTGGGCCTCGCGGTCGAGGGTGGGGTCGTCCGTGCATTCCTGGACGATTCCAAGAACACGATCGCCGAACTTGAAACGAAGCTCCTCGGGAGTCGTCTTCGTGTCTTCGAGAGTATCGTGAAGCACCGCTGCGATCAGGACGTCTTCGTCGTTGATGCCGATCTCGCAGAGAATCTGCGCTACCGCCAACGGGTGAACGACATACGGGATCGTGGTGCGGTTCGCTGCCTTACGCTTCTGATCCTTATGCCGCAGCACAGCAAAAGAACAAGCACTGATGAATCGAGAACTGGTCATTGTTTTCCTTTGCCCCTTAGCATCGGCGGACTTTGGCCCTTAAAGCGAACGAGCCCGCTGAACTCAATCAGCGGGCTCATTCTAGTAGCTGACCTGTCCGGCTCCCGACCACTCGACCCACGGGATCCAGGGCTCAGGGAGACGTGTTGCCCAGATCACACGAGCGCCGATGGTTGGGAGATTCGTCGGGCGCGCAGGCTTACGTCGAAGCCTCATGCCCGCTTCCTCAGGCGTCCTGTCGCCCTTGCGTTCGTTGCAAGGGTAGCAAGACGTCACGATGTTTTCCCAAACCGTCTTACCGCCGTGTGATCGTGGCTTGACGTGGTCGTAGTTGAGCTTCGTCATCGGGAGCTTCGTGCCACAGTATTGGCACTCGAACCCGTCACGAGCCATTACGTTGAATCGGCTGAACTTGATTCCATTCGACTTGGATGCAGCCTTCTTGATCGGATGCAGCAACCGAATGACTGCCGGCATCTTGATCGTCGTGCTGGGAGAGCGAATGTCGATGTCGTACTCAGACACGACTTCAGCCCTCTCATCGAAAACGAGGATGATTGCTCTCTTCCAGCTTACGATCCCGTGCGGTCGGTAAGAGCGGTCAAGAACCAACGTCCTCTGGTACACAGGTGCATTTGTTTCTGTGGCTTCCGAGGACATCATGACCATGCTCCTACATCAGAGATATATCTTTGGCTTGTGCGTAATAAGGGTGATGAAATGGTACGCGGGCGTTTCTCCGAGCTTGCCCTCGTGAATTCGCTCGGAAGGCTCCAACCCGCGCAGGAAAAAAGTGGCTCGCGCCCGATTGATGTCAGACTCCTTGGGAGCCTGCATCTTCCCATCACTGTCCCGGAAGACAGCTACATGGTAGCTGACCTGCTTGTTGTCTTCAACGTCGCCCTTCACCTTGACGGGGTTGAGTGCAACCATGACGGTCGTCGGGTGCCCCTTCAGGCGGAACTTCGAGAAGATCTTCTCACGGACTTCCTGCTCGCCGAGCGGAAGCCATTCGTCGGTCAACTCAGCAGGCGCGAGCCCCTCAAGGCACTCGCCCACCCAGTCGCCATCAGCATCGATGGGCCAAAGTGCCGTCATGACTCACTCCTCGTCGCCCTTCGTAAGCTCATCAATACGAACGATCGCCAGACCGTGCACACGAACAATCTTCGCCTTAGCGCGGTCACGAGCGTCGCGAAGAAGCTGCTTCGCCCACTTTGGTCCCAGCGTGCCGGTGTAGAACGGCTGCAGGTACGCAATGATCTCATCAACGTTACCCGCAAGAATCATGTCGGTAAGCTCGGTAACCGCCTGCTCGTCGCCAGGAATGCTCCCGCCGAGGCTAAGGCCATCACTACCAGTGCCCAGGGTGCGCTCTCCATCAGCCATTGAATTTCTCCTTGAGACTACGAACCATGGGAAAGGTGGGAATCGAACCCACACGCCCCTTCCGGGGCAACGGATTTTGAATCCGTCGCGTCTGCCTGTTCCGCCACGTTCCCGAGGTGAAGGAATATGACCTATCCCATTGAAAGGTCAACCCTTCTTTACAGACTTAGAAAGAGTCGTCGTCGTTTTGATCGTACGGACAATGACGACCTGAATTTCTCGGCTCTCCGTCGCGAATCTGCGGACAGTGCTTCCAGAAGCATTCACCATCACGTCCAGCGTGACAGCGTGCTTCTACCGAGTCTTTCTTCACATGCGGGATCTTGCACTCGTTAAAAGACCTCAACCGCTGAATGGGCGCGGTTACAGGCGATTCACATGAGCGAAGCAATTCCTGGAGCGACTGAAGGATCGTTTTGGAGACCGCACCATCTGCTGCTCGGATTACCCGACGCAGTTGCTCCGCGTACATGAATGCGTCGTCGCCACGAATGAATACGCCAGGCCAGTCGTCTCCGAAGGACATCACGCCGGTCTCGGGGCGGTTAGAAACGAATCCCTCAGGGGCTTCGCACTTCATGCCGCCGCAGCGACTACAGACGTCACCGTATCCGGTGCCGTAGCCCGAGAATCCCGACCCCTGACATTCGATACAGGGATACATGTTCTCGTCGCAGAAATCACAGCCGACGAAGCGCTCAACGCCGTGATCCGGGCATTTCTTCTCGTCGCTCATACGTGCCTTTTACAAAACAGAAAAGGCGCCCCAGCTTTCGCCAGAGCGCCTCTTCCTTGATTAGTCGTCGTTCCGAAGAAGGCGGTCCGCCATCTCATCGGATATCTGAAAAGGATCAGAAGGAGCTTCGGGTTCCGAATTCCAATCGGGGCCTAACAGACTTTCCATTCGACGGTAGAAGTCGCGCCGCGACTTATAGGCATGGTACCTAGTCAGGGCGGCGCGACAGAGCCATCCAAGAAGGAACGAAAGAACCAGCGCGAGACACGCTACTGCGTTGCTACTCACTCAGCAGTCGCCTCTTCCTCCGCGGCCACCTTCATGACCGGAGGAGCAGAGAACTCGATCTTCTCGATCTCTTCGACCCAGAACTTCGCGTCCTTCTGCTTGACGAAATTCTCGATTACCGGCCACACGGCGTCGCTGAATCCGCCGATGTTCAGAATCGAGCCAGCCTGGTCGGCTGCCTGCGTAGTGGAGTTCGGGCTGATGTCGATGTTGATCAGCTTGGCGTTCGGGTTGCGGGAGCGGATCTGCTGCCAGAGCGCCTCCTTACCCGTCGTCAGCTGACGCTGACCGAAACCATAGCCCGTGTAGTACGAGCGATCTGCCCACGACTCGTTGTCCGAGATGAACAGAACGACGTCTGCCTTGTTGCCCGACTTCACGATGTGGTCGAGAGCGAGCGACAGGTTCGTTCCACCGCCACCGAACTTACGAAGCTTGTTCGCGTTCGTCATGACGGAGTCACGCGGCTCCGGACGGTAATTCGTGTGAAGCTGGGTATCCACAGGAATTACGTGAGCGTGACGGCTCGTACGGAGAATCGACGCCGCCACGAGGGCCGCGACATCCACGTACGTCATCTTCGAGGTCGCCGTACCACGGTTACCCGTGACCGGAGAACCCATCGAACCGGAGACGTCCGGGAAGACCCAAACCTCTCCATCGAGTGCCGGCACATTCTTCGTCGCGATTTCCATCGCGTCGTGGAGCGCGTCGATCAGCGGACGCGGAATATCCGCGCTGTCCTTCGTCATGGTGTACGCCATGAACAGCTGGTACGGGAACGCCTTGGCGCGGGCGATCTCCTCGGCGTTGCTGAGCTTCGCCGCCAGCTTCTTCACAACCTCCTTATCCTTCAGCACGCCGTGGCGCGCAAAGGTATTGAGGTTCATCCTGACGAAGTGCCAGCCGCCATTCAGAGCGATCTCAGTCCACTGCGCAGTTCCGAGGTCCAGAGCCGTGAGCATCTGGAACGGCACCTTCGGAACAGGAGCGTTCTTCGGATCCTTCTTGAATGCCTCGAACTCGCGAACGAGGGGCGGCAGATTCTCGTTGGTCTCCCAACCCTTCTTCTCCAGAAGGTAATCGTAGAGCGCCGACTTCTGCTTATCCGAGCCGCTCTTCGGGTGCGCCAGCTTCATGAGGTCAACGAGCGAGGGGCTCTGACCCACGGAGCTACGGAAGATCGCGTGAGCGTTGTGCGACTCGAACCAGCTGGAGACGAGATTCTTGCCCGAGGTACCGAGGGACTTACGCCCCATCTGACCCGAGCGCACGATCTGGACGAAGTTCTTCACCATCTTCGCGTTGTCACACGCGATCGGGAAGACCGCCTGGAGCGTACGACGAGCGACCTCGTCGCCTGCACCCGCGCGAGCGAAAAGCATCGCGCAGAGCATGGCCGGCGTATCCTTCATGAAGGCGCTCTGACGAGCGTAGACCGCAAGCTTTCCGAGGAAAGCCGAGTCCACCTTCTGAGCGTGCTCCATGACCTGCTTCAGCTGGTCTTCAGCCGAGGTGTAGAACGTATTCGAGAACGTGCCGGTGCACGCCAGCTGCGCGAGCGCAGCCTTGCTCTCGAACTTGAACGCTACACCACCCGCAGCGTTGCGAGTGACAGCGCCGCTCGCATCCACAGCCGCACGCGGCTTCTTCCCACGACCCGCTGAACCGAACAGATTCTTGTTTGCCATAACGAACCTCCTGACAGAGACATTCAGGTAAGAGAATTTGAAGGGCACGCCCCTAGTGGGATTCGAACCCACACCACTCGTACTAAGCTCTCTTGTTAGAGAACGCGCTTCCCTAGCGACCCGGGGCCTCCGTGCCATTCGGTGCATCCGCAACCTGCGAGAGCGACCCACACCCCTACTTGAATTCGTTCGGGTAGCAGGTGTACTGAGTGCCTTTTACGGTGATCGGCTCCGTTTTTCCGATGTTCTGCCCTTGAACTATAGGGGCTGAGAAAGCCTGGCGACAGAAAATGATGTGAGGGGTATCGGTTGCAGTGATGTACTCACATCGGCATTCGCCAGAGAAAAAGTGCGGCAACAGAAGGTGATGAGTTTAGTTTTACGCGCTCTACCAGGCTGAGCTATCCCCTGATAAAGCCAGGGGAGCAGGATTTGAACCTGCGACCTCGTCCTCCCAATGGATGTAAACCCATCGAGCATTTGCCGCGAAGCCTACTATCGTCGGACTTTGCAGTCGACGTGCCACCAAGAAACGCAGGCGTTTCGTGGAAGGCGGGGAGTGTAGCCTATCTTCTTGGATAGGCAAGCGGATAAACACTATCCGCTAGTATCAATGCGCTCGACGACGTCTTCGTAGAGAGCGCGCACCGTGAGGGCACCGAGGGTTAGATCGTCCGGAGACGACTCGACCAGGCCACGATACTGGTGGTCGAAGAAGCCGTAGAACGCGTCGCGTGCCTCCTCGTACGTCTTGCCGTACGTAAAGATGCTGTAGCGCGAAGCAGTGAGGATGTGGTCGCCCTCACCCGTGACCTCGTATCGAGCGACTAGCTTGCCGGATACGAGCACGTATACACGGTCCCCGTATGGGATCCTATCGAACGAAACACTGTCCATCGGATTTGGGGCGCGGGATTCGAACCCGCATTTGCGTGCATGCAGCGCCGTCCTACCGTTGAACGAGCCCCGACAGATGAGCCGCTAAGCACATCTGCTTGCTTTCTTTCCCGCCGTCAGTGGTCTTCCCCACAGCCAACCTCACATTCGGGTGAGGTGCCCTATCCCGTACGTCCGGCCGGGCCGCACAGGCAGGTTAGCGTCCCCGGGAGGATTTGAACCTCCGACCTGCGGTTTAGGAAACCGCTGCTCTATCCTGCTGAGCTACGGGAACACTGCGGTCACGTCGCAATCTGGTACACGTGCAACGTGTGTGCGTGAAGACGCCTACCGCCATGAAGCCTAATGGCCAGCGCAGCCGTAGAAGGAATCAACGCCACACTGAAGCACCGCTGGAAACGCCCATCGAACATTCGAACACCTACAGGGATGTAAGACGTACCTCTAGAAGAGGTAATCTCCAGTACGGTGGGCTCTGCGTCACCAGTCAGTGTCTCGAACAACTCGATCAGGTAGGGTCCGCCGTCAGTATGCACAAATTCGGTTTCATGCGTACTCACGCAGAGTAGATCCAGATCCTCATCTCTATAACCATTAAGATGGAGTAAGGATCGCGTTGCCGCTCGCGTGCGCGAGACAAAGTCACTCTGTGCCGGAAGAGTAGAGGCAAACGCAAGAGAAGGCGTAGCTACCGTGAAAGGCAGAAGGGCCAGGACCCGATTGAACGTTGAACGCTTCATGGAGACTCCCATTCAAATTCAGTTACCATGCTAGACCATCCTTCAACCGATCTAGCGTCTTCTTCGAGTAGGTGAATTTGTCTCGCGACCAACCTTCACTTGCCGGGTACTCTCGGATGAATCGAATGATCTGATTCTCCTCAAAGGTGAATCGGGTCTCACGATTCCTTCCGTACCTGACCCAGGAGTTGTCTTCCTGATTGAAGCCGTTCAGGGCCCACAACCGGGAAAGCTCGGCCTTGATTTTCGTCTTGAACGCTTCGGTGCGAAACGCCATGTGAACCTCAGAGCAAGGGCAGGTGCCCGACGAAGGGGGCAGCAACGTCCTTAGGCATCGGCTGAAGCCCGAGTACCGTTACAGTGTTCGGCTCTACGTGATTTCTACCTTCGTCGACTACCACGGAGGCAAAGTACCAGTGCTTATCAAGCTGGTCTTTTACCGCGAGTAGCTCTTCGAGGTTCTTAGCCTTCAACACGATCTTGGCGTAGCTGGTGACCTCCCATTCCTCTACCCACTTGACGTGGTCCGTCGACCCTTTCTTGTCGACGAGGCGTAGAGCGAGGTGCACTCCGTGACCGACCTGCGCCGCAATCTTTCCCTTCGGCATACCTAGATCGGTACGCACGATGATGTATTGAACGATTTCGGACATAGCTCAGCAGTTCGTCAGCTTCGGTCCCTGCTCGCGCAGGCGACGAGGTTCCCACTTCTCACGAAGTTCAAGGTACCTCTTGTACTCGCGCTGCTCTTCCTCGCGGTCGGCTTCGCGCTTGTCCGCGTACCACTCGTCGACCCACTCCTGGAAAGGAAGATCGAGCTTCCTCATTTCCTGGAGATCGAAGACGTGGACATCGAGGCTTGCCTTGTCCTCCGCATTGAGCTTCTTCGGCAGGTCGTGCCGCCAGAAATCGCAGATGTACTGGTTACAGTGCATCTCGGCCTCGGCCATAATCGTCTCCTCATCATCAGAAGAGACAGCAAATTCACCGTGGGTGAACATGATGAAACGGGAGTGACCCATAGCTATTACCTCCGGAAAAACTCAAACAAGGTCCAGGCAACGTAGGCTGTGATTGTCAAAGTCATGCCGACTAGACCGGCAGCCAACGCTAATGTCTCGACCATTGGACGCGACAGGATTTGAACCTGCGACCCCCGGCTTGCAAAGCCAGTGCTCTCCCAGCTGAGCTACGCGCCCTTAGACTTCCACTTCTGTGCGAGTTCCTTGAGAGGCTTTGTGAGCCTGTGCTCTTCAAGCATCTTTACAATGTGGCCCATACCCTTCGAATGCTTATTCGCTTCCGAGTAAGCCTTCTGAAGGCTCCCGTGTCTTTTCTTCGACCGGGCGCCGCACATCGCGGCTGTACAGTACCAAACCCACATCTCACGCACCCATTATCGTCTTTACAATCTGTCTCCACTCCTCCATCGACACGAAGATTAGGTCTCCTTCTTCATGTCTTACCCAACCACCGGCCTCGCGAGCCAGGGCTAGGAGAGAAGCCATTTCCGGATAGCCGATGTTTTGTAGCATGGCCTTTCCGGTAATGCAACGCCACAAAGCGAATTCCCACCCCATGACCCAATCTTCATTGTGGACACGGCGGCAAAGGGAACGCACCTCAGACATCAAGGCTTCGCGTGGTGGCAACATTATTCTTCGGAAGCGTCAGAACGAAGCCTGCAGCGGCAGTAGTGACTGTCGAAGGTCTCATCGGGTGCACAATGAGAAATTGAGCAGGCAGGACGGGCAACAGGCGCCGGAGCGCATGCCGCGAGAGCTAGCACGAAAAGAATCACGTATCTCATGTCTATCCTCTTTACGCTTGATCGTCATCAGACGGACGTAAACCTGAGGACAGACCTTTGAAACTTCCACCGATTGCGTCGGCAATCGCTTCCCACATCGACTCCATATCCCTGGCGTCGATGTCTACGAGAGTCTCGTCGTACTCATGTACGTCGTCCTCTAGCCGAGCGACGACTTCGTCAAGCTGTGTTTGGTCAAAGTTCGAGCAATTCACATTCGGACACCAGACTGTGGTGAATCCGACTGATGCTTCTGGGTCTCCGCAGACTGGGCAACTCATTGTAACAACTCGACTCGGTGATCTTCAGCGATAGGCCGAAGTTCGTTTCGGACGACTGCCGAAATAATCCGGTCGAAGGTGTCCTTTGAAAAATCGCCGTCAGGGAAATCCCTGTAGCTCGAACCTTCTAAGTTTCCTGCGTACCCTGCTAGGTACAGCGAGTTATCTGGGCGCGTCCGAGCGACGAGGATGTATTTGGCCGTCTGAGTGTTGAAACTGAGACGGACTATCGCATCCTCGTCGCTCCGGTACACATTGAGAAATCCTTGCGACGGCACGATCGGCCGAAGCCAATCGCGCAGGGTCATCTCAATCTGAGCGGAGATCATCCACTCAGGTATAGCTCACGATTCGTCAGTGGAGAAGGCTCTTGATGTCGTCGTGCGAAGGAACGTGAGACACGTCGCCAACGACCGACACGACCATCGGTGCCGCAAGCGTGCGCTCGATGGCGTCCTTCACCGCCCGCGACGTCACCTTGCGGATGTCACGAATAGCATCCTCGACGGGACGAACGTATCCATGTGCTCGGAAGCTGTGGGGCATTCTCTGCGCACGAAGCTGCGTCGACTCCATACCCATCAGGATTCGAGCACACAGCTGATTCTTGGCGCGGTCGATTTCCTTCTCGGTGAGGTCGTCCTTGAGTCGCTTCATCTGCGTCAGCGCCGCCTCGAAGAACTGTCCAGCGTTCTCAGGCGCCAGACCGCCAGTGATGTGAATCGCGCCAGCGTTGTACCCGGGCCAATAGCTGCTGCCCACGTCGTAGACGAGACCACGACGCTCGCGGATTTCCATGAAGAGACGGGAAGTGAAGCCGCCACCGAGAATCGAATTCATGACGGTGGTCGAGTACAGGTCCGGATCCTTGACCGAAACCGACGGGAAACCGATGACGACGGCCAGCTGTTCGAGTTCCGGTCTGCTCTCCAGCACGAAGTCAGGACGAGCACTGGGAGGCATGAAGCTCATGTCAGTCACGGGCTTCATGTCAGAGAATCGGGAGCGCACCATTGCGACGAACGCATCGTGCTCGATCTTTCCCGAAGCGGCGACGACGAAATTCTCGCTGCCGTAGTTGTCTCTCGTGAACTCGATCAGGTCCTCACGAGAGAGATTGAGCACCGTGTCTACGTCACCAAGCACCGAGCGGCCGATGGGGTGGCCATCGAACATCGTCTCGTGGCAATTAGCGTAGGCGACGTGGTGCGGCTGGTCGTTGTACTGACTGATCTCCTGAGCGACGACCTGGCGCTCCCTCTCAAGCTCTTCCTGAGGATACGTCGGGTTCAGGATGATGTCGGCCATGATATCGACGGCCAACTCAGCATCAGCAGCGAGGACCGAGTAGACGTACGCCGTCTCCTCCTCGGAGGTCATCGCGTTGAGGCTACCACCGACGTTCTCGATGGCCTCAGTGATCTGGTCGAACGTGCGCTTCGTCGTGCCCTTGTGGACCATGTGCTCATTCAAATGAGCCACACCACTCTTGCCGGGCCTCTCATGCATCGTCCCGCGGTCGAACCACCCACCGATGAATACGCTCTCGACGTGAGGGATCGTATCGGTGAGGACGATGATGCCGTTATCAAGACGGGAAAGCTTGGTACTCATGTATCCTTTGCATCGAACGGAAAGGGGAGCCGAGTGCTCCGCTGGCCTTCTTAGTATCGACGGACTTTTCCTCAGAAAGGCGCGTTCGTCGCGACCATGTGTTCGTGATCTTCCTCAAGGAAACACGCCCACAAGTCCTTTGACGTGCCGTCGTCTACGTCGGTAATGACGATCGCACGCGCTTCCTCTTCAGTTACGGGTGAGATTACGATGCCGTCCTCGGTTCCGTCGCCGAGGTCATCCATCGAGCACCCGTAGTCACGAAAGAGAACGGTCAAGACGACGTCAGGAGACGCCGCCTTGATCCACCACTCGTACGCTCCGTCATCGACTTTGAATAGGCTCAGGCTCGCCGTGGACATCGACTTCTCCTGCAAGGAAGCGTTTCATGCGCTGAAGATGCTCATTCAGCGCGATGACGTTCTTTACAGAAGCGCAGGCAGCCCCGAGGGGCTCGGCACGCTCGGCGTACAGGACAAGCGTCTCAGGAGGGGAAACCTCTCCGGTTTCCTCATCGAAATCCGCAGTCACGTCAGCGGTAATGGAAACGTAACGTGAAGGACGCGAATCACTGAAAACAAGAAGAGAGGTCCCGTCGGGACCTTCCGAGATCGAACACTTGAATTCAGACATTGAGGCCGACTCCTTGGATTCGAACCAAGCCCATCTTCCGGTTCGTAACAAACGGTCCTAAGTTCTAGGCAGCCAGCATGGCTGGCTCTTCGGAAGTGCTCACCTGGAGCCGAGTCGGCACGTTACACTTCCCACATACGCTCGCGGACGATCTCGATTAAGTCATCGAGAATTTCCGTGTGCGCCTGGGCCTTGATTGCCTCTTCAAACTTCCGGGAGCCAACTGCACGCTGCTCCTGCTTCTGCGCCGTCTTCTTCATCTTCTGAAGACGAGTGAGGAACTCCTTACGCATGCGTGTCGTTGCGAAGAAGTCGATCTCGAACTCGTGCGCAACGACCGCACGAACCAGCACGAGATTGTCCTTCGAGAAGATGACACTGACATGGTCGCCTCGCTGAGGGGGACGACGCAGACCGTCTGAATGCCAAACGGTCCCGTCAAAGTCGAACTTCTCCATTCCGATACGAACAACGCCACGAAGCGTAGCGGAGTTGTATTTCGAAACGATGCCCTTCTTCGCGATCGTCTTCACATCGATGTGGTTCACAGGAATTCCTCCGCCTTATCGCCGTAACGCTCCTTCACCTTCGCTACCCAAGCCTGATTCTTGACCTTGAACATGAAGGGAGGAGTCCATTTCTTGTTCGAGGGGATCTTGCAGACAACACCCTCGAACGTCTGCCCGGGAAACTCACCAGATCGGATCTGGGACTCGATCTCCTTGTTGAAGTTCCCCTGGTGGATGAGCTTAGCCGCGTCAGGAAACAGATCGATGAAATCGCGCACATCAAGCAGACCCTGCTTGTACACGTCGACATCGATCAGCTTGACCACGTGGGGCTCATCCTCGTGCAGACCCGCAAACGAATTCGGTCCGTAGAATTCGAAGAAACAGGTGACCTTCTGCCACCGCTGCTTTTCGAAAATCGGCGCAAGCGCATCCGTCTGTTCGTGGATGAGCTTGATTGCCTCTCCGAGCAGACTATCGGGGCCGATCAGAACCTTACGCGACCCGAATTTGTCGAACCCCTTCTTGCGGGTCCACTCAGCACGAATATTTGAACCGTCGAGCTTTTCGAACATGTAGCAGGGGCCGTAGCGGCAATCCCTACTAATCGTCGGATACTGCTTCATCTGAACTCACTGACGGATCGCCATTCTCAGCGATCCACTTCTCTTCTGCCCGAGCACAGTATTGTGAGCAGCCGCGGTCGCAGACCGCGCCTTCATTCGGGCACTCAGATTCCAGGTCAGGACGAGTGGGCGGGATCTTGAACGTCGCAATAAACTCATCGAAGCAACGCTCACAGATGTCGAACTCCCACTTCGTCATATCACGGGGCGAGGGCCAACCCCACGTCTTACGTACCGCGAGGTACGAGTAATCGCTGGCGTGCGGCTTATACCCCTCTGCCATCTCGTAAGGGTTACAGGGCTTAGCGCAGCGATTGCAGATGACCTCGTCGATGACCGTCTCCTCAACGGTCTTCGTAACCTTGTGCGTCTTCAGCATCTCACATCTCCTTCAGGCGATCGTCGATCTCGACCCGAAGCTGCGGAATGCAAACATACGGGTCGGATTCATTGTGGTCCATGATGATCCACTTGATATCGGCTTTCTTGTTACGCCGATAGAAGCGAACCGCCTCGTGAGAGGTCGGACGGATCAAGGGACCTTTGGCACGATGTTGAAATTGAGATGCGGTTACATCGACGATATGCCCTTCATACTCGCACCAGTAGTGACACCACCACCTGCGCTTGTAGAATACCTGACCTTCTACGGCAGAAAGCCGCAGACCGTGGTGACGGCGTGCGGCATCCTTGAGGAGAAACGAGCCGATGCCGCAGGCACCAGAAAGGTTACTGCGGCATACGTACTCGATCTCAATGTCCCAGAGGGTCTGGTTGACGGCTCGGGCGACCCGAGCCACCTGATCAATCACGAGCGTTCGACCTCATAGAGGAATTTCGTGCCGCCGATGAGCTTACGATTGCTCGACGTGCTCTGGATGAACACATCGAAATCAGCGATGGAGCCCTCACCCGGCTTCACATCACCGCGGCTGCCGTAGGGCAGGCCAATCATATCTCGCGCCTTGTCACCCGAGAACATGTCTCCGGTGCGCTTGTTCACGAGAATGACTTCCTTGCGCTCCTGCACAGTCTCACGCTTGGTGAACTGGTAAAAGCCGCGCCCCTTCTGGAAGCGAGCGCCATTGGCCTCAACGAAATCCTTGATCGAGCAGTCCTTGTCGACTTCGAGGACCTGGAATCGACCCGGAGGAACAGCTGCAAGGTCGCTGGGCTTGAAGTCAACGAGCGGCTTGTCAGAGCCGAGCAGCGTCCCGTACATCTCCACGAGCGAACGGGAAACACGGCCGCTCTCAAGCACGTGGTCCACGTGCTTCTTGAACTGCTCAGGCGTCGTCTGCTTGTAGACGACAGCCATGATCAGCTGAACGACATCGGCGAACTGATTCAGCCGGAGATGGAAGCCGCCAGTGCGCTTCGCACACTCACGGTAGAAATTCGTCGACTCGTGGTAGTTCAACGCCTGAACGGCGTAAACCTGGATCTTCGACTCGGTGAGGAGATCCAGTTCATTTCGCCAGTCGAGGCGCTTGTCGTTCTGCGGGTACGACGGGCCGTGCGGATTCGAGTCGCCGATCATCACGAGGACGCGAGGAACACCTGCACGCCACGTGAGACGACGAGCCTCGTGAAGCACAAGCTCGTAGCACTCATCCATGTCGCCGCCCGAAGTATTCGGGGTGTCCCGAATAAACTTGGCAATCTGGTCAACGTTGCTCGACAGATCGAGCATGCGGATGACGTAATTGCCCCGCGGCGGGGCATCGCAATAATCGCCGTGGGCGATGACACCGATGCGGAGGTCCGGGACGTCCTTGAAAAGGCGCCTGGTTGTCTCTTCGACCGTGCGGCGAACCTGCGCAATGCAGGCGCTCATCGAGCCAGTCGTATCGAACGAGAAGACGATGTCAGCTGCCATGGACGGTCTCCTCAGAAGCCTCCGAGTCGGCCATCAAACCCGCTGCGCATTCCTGGCAGAGGTAAATGCAGTCCTCGTCGCCTCCGTAAACCGCCTTGTCGTGGTCGATGCGCTTCTCGCAGCACTCGCACGTAACGCGGTAAAGACCCTTCTCTTCTTCAAGAATGTCGCGGAGACGATGGAAGATGTAATCAGGGCCATACTCAAAAGCATAGCCAATGATGCGGGAGATGTAGTATTGCTTCGTGTGCTTAACGGGTCGACGTGCCATTGGAGAACCTCCAAGCCCTTGCCGGGATTTGAACCCGGGGCCTCTCCCTTACCAAGGGAGTGCTCTACCCCTGAGCTACAAGGGCGTGTTCGCTATTTTCTTCGCGCCACCAAATCGCGTTCTTCCAGTCTTCGCCCTGAGCGTCGAGGAAGTTGCCGATGTAGCGCTGGAGTTCTTTCTTGTTCTCTGCGATGCTCGCGGGGACGGTTGTAGTTGTGTGCTTCTTACGGTCGTAGTAATCGGTGAATTCCACCGTAAATGTCAGCATAAGTCTGCATCTCCTAGATAACAGCTGAGTATGAGAACTTTCACGGAGAGGGTGGGATTCGAACCCACGGTACCCGTTGCCAGGTACGACGGCTTAGCAAGCCGCTGCCTTAGACCACTCGGCCACCTCTCCCGGCTCCAACTACTATCGTCGGACTTTCAGACACAGAGGGAGTGGGATTCGAACCCACGGTACTCGGGAGAGTACGCCGCACTTCCAATGCGGTGCCTTAGACCACTCGGCCACCCCTCTAGAGAACTACCTGCCGCGCTTGGAAGGCATGTTTGCCTGCCACTGACTCGGCGTAACGTGAACCACACCCGTGTTCGTGTCTAGAATTTCGACACGCCCTGTCTTCCGATCGTTGCGGTAAACAACAACGTAACCCTTATCAGAGTCCGCCTCTTCGATGGTCTTTGCGACCTTCTCTCCATTGAGGTAGACGACGTAACGATCCATCTTGTCTTTACCGGAGTTGATCTTCATCTCAGGGCCCTCCCGGATTACATAGTCGTTTACAGAACGGGTTATCTACCGACACAGGTCGAAAATGCGCACAGACATTCAACTCAGACTTCTGCGAGTAGCGAAGAAGATTGAACTTCTTCGTCGAATTGCGCTCACGACGAAGGAGCCCGAAGGATTTGGGGATGTCGCAAAGCGAGTCGGTCTTGAGCCGACGCTCCTCAAGCTTCGTGGCGAAATCTTCAAGGCCCTGAAGCAGACGTTTGCGGGCGAAGATGAAAGCAAGAAGCAGGTTTTCGACACGGCCGTTGACCTTCTGCGTAAGGTCGTGGACGACCGTGGAAACTTGAAGGACCCGAACGCCCCTCGTCAGCTTCAGCAGCTGGTAAAGGGCACGGGCGGCCAGGCGCTAGACCCAGCTGTACGAAATGCCCTTCTGGCATTTGCCATCGCCTCGTTCCGCGCGATGCTGATGACCGGCCTTATGCGCGGTCAGCCTAGCGAGGAAAACAAGGAGGCGATCGAGCAGCACAGGCAGGGCTTCGGGGATGCCATGAAGGTCATCCTGAAGAACATCAGCCAGGCGAAGAAAGCCCCTCCCGTAGGTGCTCCTAGCGGCACGTTCAGCGAGCCGGGGAAGGCGGCCCCAGAGAAGCCGAAGGACAGCACCCAGAACGAAGCAGTGAAGAATCAGATCGGTGAGCTTGAGTCGAGCATGAAGGGAATCATGCTGGAGCTTGAGCGCATCCTTCTCGACCGCGCCCAGAAGGCATTCGGTGCGGACCCGTTCACTGCCGCCCTGAAGTCGAATATCAAGGCGTTCCTCGCAAAGGGAACCGTGCACCAAGCACTCAACCGCGACAACGACTTCTATCAGGACGCTCTTCACATGAGCCACGGAGATCAGGAATTCGATCTCGGCTCGATGCTCGGGGACGCCAACAAGAAGAAGGTCTACGCCGCGTACCGCTCATTCATCATGGCGGCACGTGCGCTTGGAATGGTGCAGTACCTCTACCGCAACCCCAAGCTCGTGGTGCTCTCCCCTGAGAAGTCGAAGGAAATCCTCGACAAGGCGGAGATGATTCTGAAGAATCGTCGAGAGAAGGTAATCTCGTCGCTTCAGGGAATCGCACCAAGCGCACCAAAGAAGAAGCCTGTGCCCCAGGCTCCGACTGAGCAGCCGAAGCCAAAGAGCACAGGCCCGTCGCCCGCGGTCGCGCCTCCGGTTCCGAAGGGCGTATTCAGCTAACAGATACTCGAATGAGTATTTGAGCCCTACTAGGGCTAGCGTGCCTTCGTAAACCGCTCTTCAATGGAGATTTCGCGCATCTTCTTGATGCGCTCCTCCAACTCGGCGCGGCACTTCCTACCCTCCTCCAGGAGGGCACGTGCCTCCTCGCGGGTGAGAATTCTCGGCTTCCAGTCCGGATCCCGCTGCTCTTTCTTGGGAGCGACCGGTCGTGAAGGCGAAAGCCGCTTCGCGCCCAGCTTCGACAGCGACTTACGAAGGTGCTCTTCGTAGTAGTACGCCATGTCGTGAAGCTGCTGAGGGGAAAGCGCGTCTCCGTCAGTTCTATCGACCGCTGCAATCAGCTGGTCGAAGAGCTTCATGATCCGAGAGTAGCGCTTGAATCCGTCTTGCTTGCCTGCCATGCAGGCATTTTACAGAGCGGCTGGTGGGACTTGAACCCACGACATTCTCGTTGGCAACGAGATGTTCTACCACTGAACTACAGCCGCGAATCGCCAGTGAGTTCCTAGCCTACTGTGTTCCCACTTTTCGGTGGAGTAGGGGTCTCTATTTCCCGATCCCTCCCTGGCGAAAACGGAGGGGAGATGGACGCGAGCGGGATCGAACCGCTGACCCCCTCGATGCCATCGAGGTGCTCTCCCAGCTGAGCTACGCGCCCGAACATTCAATCGTGCTGCGGACTCCCGTGTGCACGCTTCCCAATGCCACAGACGAGGCAGCTGGGGTTTATCTCTCGGTTATGCTCGTCAATCGCGAACACATGATCCGAAGCGTACGGTGCTCGGGTGCCGTGATAGCCACCGAGACTCTGCCCTCCGGTGCGGCGTTCCGCACGAGCACCGATGCGCTTCCACTTCTTCCTGGAGCGAGCAACGTGCGTCGAGTTACAGCCCGCACCTGGGTCTCTATTTTCCCAGGTGGGTCCGGTCTCCGTCCGCTTCTTCTCACCCCTACGGTGATTGTCGTGGTTGCTCAAGAGAACCTCCAGGGTCTAGAGTGCCAGACTGGAATCGAACCAGTGGAATAACGGGTTGCAACCGTTACCGATCACCAACGATCACCCGGCACACGTCGGCGTACTGCGAGAGAAATTGTCCACAGGCCGATGGCGAAGCCTAGCGTCGACACAATCAAACACAGCACGATAATGTAGGCAGGAACAGGAATCTCGGTCAGTAAATGACCCAACACAATCAGGAGGGCCCCAGCCAGCATCTCACAGCACGCGAGCGCGAAGGTCCAAGGGCGGATGATTTTCACTTGACGATGACCTCGTTCACGCGGTAGTCGATGACCGCCTTCTGAAAAGGCGTAGCATTCTCTCTGCGTGCGGAGACGAATGCGTCGGCCTTCTCTCGCGAATCGAATGTATCGATCTTCGCGATCACGTCTGTCTGGTTGTTCGAGCGAGAAACAGCGAGAGCAACGACCTCATAGACCTTATTCATCGCACACCTCGAATGTTGGACACCCCGGAAACTGAATTCCAGCACAGCGCCTGATCAGACCCGCTGCGGACGGTACCATCGGTGCCATAGGACTGGGCGGAATCGAACCGCCGACCTCACCCTTATCAGGGGTGCGCTCTAACCAGCTGAGCTACAGTCCTGTGAGAAATGACCCCAGGGAGACTCGAACTCCCGTTCCTGACGTGAGAGGCCAGTGTCCTAGGCCACTAGACGATGGGGCCAGTGCGTCACCTAGGGTCCCTTCCAGCCAGGCTGCTGATTAGGCTTCACCTGGTTGAATTCGGAACCCATGTAGGTGATCTCACCTGTCTCTGAAGGCTTGTTTCCGGCAAGCTGACGAAGGTCGATTCGACTCATCATCAGCACCCCGGCACGATGGCCTGTCAGGCAGACGTCTGCGAAATGTTCCCAGCTGGATCGGGGCATCGTGGCCTCTTTCAGAGCCTTGAGCGTCATCGGCTTACCCTGCCGGACGACGAACTCAGAAAGGCGCTTCGCAGCCTCGACCTTCATGCTGAGCTTCCGCTTATTGCTCTCTTCCTCGTCGAGATCCTCTTCGAGGGAAGCAATCAGTTTTCTACGCGCTTCGCGATCCATGCTGAGAGATAAGCGTCAACGACGAAAACGATCAGCGATCTCGCGGTAATCCTGAGCGTCCTCGAACATTCTTTCGGCCCGGCGCTTACGCAGCGCCCTCCGCAATCCGGGAGTCATCACGATGTGAACGGGCTCCCCGTCGATCATCTTGTCAAGAAAGTCGTTCATACCCTGACGCTGGCGCTCCTCCTGAGAGGGAGCCGAAGCGATAAGATCAGACAGCTGCCGCATACACCGTTTCCTCTTCCTGCTGCTTCTTACGAAGCAAACTGTTGACGTGGACGTCGAACATTCTCACAGCATTCTCTCTAGGGAGAACGGGGTCTTCGTCTTTTCGAGGATGGAAGATTTTGCACCTGTCGAAACAACCCCATGCTGAAGAAGCCGAACCGTCTGCGCCTCGATCAAACGGGCAAAAGTGATTGTGTTGACGATGCTTCGGCGTTACGAACCACATTTCGACATCGAAACTGAAGTCGCCTGCTTGCGCTTCGAAGTGGCCCGTATTCTTCGGGGGATTTTCAGGATGCAGTAATTCGTCAGACTGCCAAAAGTCTATGTCACCGGTGCACAGACCCCAAGAGCAGTGCGTAAACTGCTCTCCAATTTCTTCGGAGTTGACGATTACGAGCATCTCGCCATGAGCAATTCGCTCGCGCATCCTCTGAAGCTGATTGAGGTACTGCGCATCGGTCATGTAGAACTTCTTGGTATCCATGAGCTTACACCTGGAGCAGGGGTGTGTACTGAGCTTTCTGCCACATCGCCCCCGCTGAAGAACGTTACAAGGCCCCCTGGTTGTGCTGAACAAACAATCCTCTCACCGACAAGTCCTCATCGATGAGAGGCCAATGTACGCCACTTCCCTTCCCGATCAGACGTGCAGTAGCACGCTGCTCGTGGGTGGCTTTCGCGAGTCGCTCTGAGGTCGTGTAAGGAACGACGAGCCGTTCGCCTGTCTCAAGGACTACGACGAACACCTCTTCCAAGAACTCAAGGCTGACTGCTCGCATGAATTAGTTCGGCGACAGGGTGTCGAAGAGATTTACCCGGCTGCGTCTGCCATTCCGCCATGCCTCCCTTGCGAGGAGACACCAGGACTCGAACCTGGAAGCCCGTGAGGGCGGCTGGTTTCAATGTAATCACTTCTGCATTCGCCGAGAGCGGCCGGCGAGACTCGAACTCGCGACAACTAGCTTGGAAGGCTAGCGTTCTACCACTGAACTACAGCCGCTTGGAGCGGTGGAGGACCACCGTACTACCTAGTATCGTCGGACTTTCAGCATCCCACATCGGGGCTGCTAGTCTGGTCAGTAGGGACGAAAGGATTCGAACCTTCACTGTCATGATCCTAAGTCATGTGCCTCCTGCCTTTGGGCTACGTCCCCGAGAGTTTCCCCAGGTCCCCGTCTGCTGATGGCAGTTCGGGCACAGGAAACGCAAATTATCTTCGCGGTGGTCGTTATTCACACCGTTAATGTGGTCAAGATGCAGCGTGATAGCCGCCCCTCTCCACTCACTCAAACCGCATACAGCGCAAGCATACTTTCTGCCGCGGGCAAGAAGTCGCTGTCGAAGCCCCTTCGAGTTCGAGTAAGACGAATTTTCACAAAAGACTAGTTCGTCTGGTAATGTGAGCTTCTCGGCCGCAGAGCGAAGAGCAACGTGCGTGTGTTTTGTTTCTCCCCTAGCCCAACGAGCACCAGTAAAATGACTCGTGTCTAGGCCCCAATACCTGATCCACCTACTGATCATTCGGTGCGTACCGCCCGCCTGCTGAAGACCAAGTGTGCGTAGCACATCAGCTATGCTAACATGCTGAGCAACGATCGGTGCCAGGAGTTCTTTTGTGTACCTAGTCTTGGTCATGACTTCGGGTCGTACTCATCTACGCGAGCAGGAAGGCCGCATCGACGAAGACCATCGGCAAGGTGCGCATCACACGCCTTCAGGACCCTTCCCTTATCGTTCTTGAGCTTCCAGCGAGGAAGCTCGGTACAGGGGTCGCGCTTCTCATCAAGATGGAAGCACATGTCGATCGTGACCTTTTCTCGCTTCTCCACGTACAACCAAATAATGTCAGAGGAGAGACTTGAACTCTCACGGGATTTCTCCCACTAGATCCTTAGTCTAGCGCGTATGCCAATTCCGCCACTCTGACAAGTGCGACGACAGGGAGTGTAGAGACTTCATTTTTGTGCGCCCATACACCGCAAGGCCCCGAAGAGCCAAGCCGGGACTCGAACCCGGTCCTTCTTTTGTCCAAAAAAAGAGAGATGTAATCCCTACGAGCATTCGTCGCGAAAATTCACCTACGTCGAGCGATCCTCTCCCAGAGGGTAGGAGGCTCCACGAACACATCGATCATGGCCTTGCTGACATTCTGTGCGTCATCTGACGTGAGACGCTTTAGAACGTCACGCTGGTCGGCCGGGAGATTCTCAATCATCTCACCGGGGCGTCCGACCCATTTTGCACGGGGAGAACGGCCGAACTGCGTCTTGTACCAACCACGAAGTGCCGCGTCGTACAACACCTCGAACGGACGAGGACCTTCTCTGCTTGCCACGGTTACTCCTTCGAGTGGTCAGGACAGTAGCACTTCACGGAGCGCTGGTCAGGTCCGCCTTCAACCTTCCAACCGTTCGCTCTCACGAATGCGAGCATGTCACCCCAAGTTTCCTCTAGCGTGTCAAACGCAACAGAGAAACCTGCAGGTACTGGCTTCCCTTCGACCATCTTGCACGGAGTCTCGGGACTATGGGCCGCACACACAAGGTTGCTGTGAATCGCCATGCTAAGTCTCCAGGGTGAGCGACCGGACTCGAACCGGCTAATGACCCGGGCCACATCCGGGTGCCTCGACCACTTCAGCTTCGCCCACCAAAAGAAAGACGCTGACAGAAATGACAGTGACGTGTTTTTGTCTTTTGCTCTACCGAATGAGCTACCTACGCCGAGGCGTAGGCTTGGAGTCGAACCAAGTACCTAAAGAGTGGTGTAGTCACTATCGGCATTCAGCGCCGAAACAGTTGACCGACAGAAGTTGAGGTGAGGCCGCGAGGTTCGAACTCGCTACGATTCGTTAGAATCGATTATCCAATGTACTCACTTCGAGCATTCGGTCACAGGGTAGCTCGGATTCGAACCGAGGAGACAAGAGTTTTGGAGGCTCTCCGACTTCCCAGAGTCTACTACCCTAATTAGGTCGAGTCGCAGCTGCCACTCGGACTCGAACCGAGATTCCTGCTGTACGAGAGCAGTACACTAGCCAATTGTGTTATGGCAGCAATCGGCAAATTCGGGGACGTGGATTCGAACCACGATAGACGGTACCAGAAACCGTCGTCCTGCCGTTAGACGATCCCCGATCATTCCTAGATCCCAAGATTCGGGAGCTAGGATTCGAACCTAGATAGGTGGCTCCAAAGACCACCGTCCTGCCGTTAGACGACTCCCGAGTGTAGCTTGCTCACCTTTGGCGTGCAAGCTTCTTTGCTGACTTCAGCATTCGAGCGTACGAAAGCGGAATACCGTCAGGGCCTGGCGGAAGGAACTTTGCTTCCTCAGCGGAAAGGAGACCAATGCCAGACTCCGAACGAAGTTCGATGAGTCCTTCGCGGTCAAGCTTCAGAATCGCCGAAGCGATCTCTTTCGGAGGAAACTTCTTCATGATCGGCTTGATCGCGTCAGCCACGTTGACCAAGTCACTACCACGCTGCTTCGCGTAAGCGAGGATTGCCTTCCTCACCTCCGAAAGAACGTCGCCTTCAGCAGGCTGCGCCGCAGGAGCCCTCACAGGAGTCGCGGGTGCAGCAGGTTTTGCCGCAGGAGCGGGCGATGATGCCGGAGCAGCAGAGATCTTATCAAGCGCACGTCGAATCAAGTCAACACGCATCTTGATGTCCTTCTCATACTTCGCGGGGTCTTCATTGAAGAAGTTGATAATATCGTCGAAAAGACCCTTCGCGTTCTTGAGCGCGCTGAGTGTCTTCGGATCTCCAGCTGCGAACTTCTCAACGGAGCCGTGAGCGAGCGCTTCAAGAAGCGAAGCGGCTGCCATCAGCCGACTTGAATTCTTCATCCCCCAACCCCACGCTTCAAGGAAGCAGATTACGACGAATCTGCTCAATCTCGTGCTCAATGATCTTGCTCATTGAGTCTGGGGTGAGATTCGACTTCTTGAGGAGACGAATCAGCCCATGAACATAATCGCCGCGAAGCTTACGAATCTCAGCAGCAACGGCCTGCTTATCCCCGCCGTCCGCTGCCGGAGCGGCGCCGAAATCAGCAGCCTCCTTCAGGGTTACGGTAGCAAGCTGCATCAGCTTGTCGGCCCGCTCCTTGTTGCCTGCGAGAATTGCTGCGTCGGCTGCGTCTGCAAGCTGCGCGATCTTGCGCACGCGAGCAGCGAACTCCATCGCCTCGTTCGGAGCGTCCACGCTTCCGAGCTTACGGGCCGCCGTCTTCTGCCCGTTCAATGCTCCGACCAGCTGCTGGGTACGCTGGTGAAGCTCAGTCAGTGGCTTCTGAAGCCTACGGATGTCCGTGAGGATATTCAGAAGAGGCTCACCTGCCGGATGCTGATTCAAGTCGTCAGGAAGGGTATTCCTGAACTGCTTGAGAGCAGTAAAGCTCTGGAGCATCATGTTGTGAAGGAAGAGAACCGCCTTATTCAGGCGCATCGCAGCCTTCAAGCCCTCGGGACTCGCCTGAGTCTTCGGAGCCTGAGCGGCCATCGAACCCATTTCTTCCGCAACCCGACGAGTAACCTTGGCAGTCATGCTGCCTAGATAAGGGCCCGGCGACAGAGTTATGAGTGAGGTTCTTGTGATGAAACGAAGTTTTTGCTTCGTCGCGTCTTCCAGTTCCGCCATACGTACCCGCTAAGGTACGCACCAGGACTCGAACCTGGACTCGTCCGCATTGATGTACTCACCCACGCATTCGCCGAATTCCCACGCCCCCTACGGGACTTGAACCCGTGATCTCCTACGTGACAGGCAGGCGTCCACTCCGGACTGGACCGAGGAGGCAGAGGCTCACAAATGTGAGCCGTAGATTCATTCACCGCGACCCTGAGCAAGCATGTCTTCGCGAATCTCTTCAATTGCGCGAAGAACTGGCAATGGGAGAACCGCTACGTCCATCGCCTGCATAACTGCAGTGTGCAACTTGTCAAAGCGCCTACGAAGGCGAAGTACGTCTTCGTACGCTGGGGACCAGCCCCAATCGCCACGCTTGGCGACGTGTTCTGGGTTCGTAGCCCCGAGTGCAGCTGCCCCACACCCGGCAAGCTGCACTCGAAGCTGGTCGATCTCATCGTGAAGAATGCTCATCTCACTTCCTCTGTCCGAAGACGCGAAGCATGTAGATGAACAGATTGATGAAGTCGAGATAGAGGGTCAGAGCACCCATGACCGCCGCATTCGTGCTGTACGAATTATCGGTGGCAATCTCCTTCAACTTCTGGTGATCGTACGCCGTGAGGAGCGAGAAAATCAGCACGCCCGAGCAGTTGATCGCGAACGTCAGGAACGGAGCCTGAACGAACATTTCAACGACCAGTGCGATGAGAAGACCGAAAAGACCCATCAACAGGAACGTGCCGAGGAAGTCGAGAGACCTCTTAGTCACGAAGCCATAGACAGCCATCGCGACGTACATGCCGCACGTGATTGCGAGAGCGGTCACCACCGAGGGAAGCTCGTAGATTACGAGCAACGACGGAAGCGTAAATCCGTTGAGCAGCGCGTACACGAGGAACACCAGTCCTGCGGTAAACGCCTCCATCTTCTTGGCCGTGAACGACAGACCGAAGACGAGAGCAAGCTCAAGGCCGCATAGAATCAGAACGACATTCGGCTGGAAGAAGAAACCGAATCCGTCATTCGCCATCACGACAGCAGCAGTGCCGGTCGTGACGAGGAGTCCTGCAGTCATCCACGCGTAGACACCAGCGAAAAAACGCCGAATGGCTTCGGCGCCAGGATCGCTTAGACCCGCGGTACGATAGTTGTAGTTCATTTCTGACCTCAGAGAGCGCAACCAGAAGAAAGACGACAGCTACGACGGCACTGCTCCTCACGAGCAGCACACTCCGAAGGGCACTCGTAGCGAACGCAGGACTCTCGGCACTGAAATCCCTCACTGGAGCAGCGACGGACACAGTCGTACTGACGCTGACAGGCGTCTTGTGCCTCAACAGTGTTGATCACCGGAGGACGGCCGAGAAGGAGTCCAACGACGAAAGCAGCCGTAGCGAGAACGAACACAACAATCTTTGTACGCATGATTCTCCTTGAGACTATCTCGAAGCTCCTGGGCCTGGACTCGAACCAGGGACCATCCGGTTAACAGCCGGACGCTCTACCAACTGAGCTACCCAGGAATGAATTAGTGTGGCGACAGAGAGTGAAGAGTCTAGTTTTAGGTGCTCTACCAACTGAGCTACTGACTCCGTAGATAGGAGTCAGGCAGGACTCGAACCTGCGACCACCCGCTTAATAGGCGATGTAAACCCTTCGAGCATTCGCCACGAACATTAGTGCGACGACAGGAGAGTGAGGAGTCTAGTTTTTAGGTGTCCTACCGTTAGACGACAACCTCCATGGGAGGCCGACAGGATTCGAACCTGTATCACCCGCGTGATAGGCGATGTAAACCCCTCTAGCATTCGTCGCGGAAATTCACATGTGCTTGGGATCGATCGGCGCGATCTGCTTGAACTGCGCGATGGTCTCATCAACCAGCGGAGCAATCTCAATCATCGCGACCTTATCGTGATACTCGTCGGTGGCCTCATCGTATTCAGGCCACAGAAGAGGCAGAGCACGAAGCTTCTTCGCCTGTTCTGCGGCAGCGTCGATTCCCCACTGCCAGGCAGTCTCAAGCTGCCCGAAGAGCCCTTGCGTTCCTTCATCGTTCGTGTTCGCAAGCTCGAACACGAACCGATACCAGACGTCGCCATGCTCCAACGGAGGCTCCTTACACCAGGAATCGAGGTTACGAACCTGCGTTCGCATCTCGATACGGCACTCCAGCTGCCAGTCACCGATCTTGTGTAAGACTGTCATTTGTTACCTCTGGGGCGTGAGGGATTCGAACCCGTCTTAGTCACTGAGGACACTTGATTTACAGTCAAGCGAGGCTCACCACGCGCACGGACACCCCGTAAAAAGTGGCGACAGAATCGGTAGAGAGGGTTTGATCCCAAAAAGGAGAGATGTACTCCCTACCAGCATTCGCCACGAACATTAGTGCAGCGACAGAGAACGCAAGTGACGTTGTTTTCACCCATTGAAATGTAGTCACTTACAGCATTCGCTGCGAAATCTTACTGACGAATCTCGGATCGATACGGTCCAAGACCGTAGGATTGAGGACCCGGGAGGTCCACAATCATACCGAACTTCGCAAGAAGTTCTTTCATTCCGTCGAGCCTGCCCTGTCGATACGAGCGAACATGATCGTTCATGTTGCCCGCTTCGAGCGCCTGCTCTTCGTCGAGAATTCGTGTATACGTTGCCTGCACGAATTCAAGGAAGGCGATCTGAACGTCAGAAGGAACCCCAGGTTCCTCTTCGGAAAGACTCGGCTTGCTCATCGTACCTCTGTCGAGAACTGAAAACGCCGCTCTAAGGTCCCGCAGCAAATTAGGGGGAGGTTCGCCGCAGTCCAAAGCGGCGTTTTCAGTTCTCGAAATCGGGGTGGAGGGATTCGAACCCCCGACACCGCGCACCCAAAGCGCGTGCACTACCAGGCTGTGCGACACCCCGGAAACTAACCTGTCTTCTCTTTACAGAGTCGACCTTTTCCGGGATTCAACTTTCCGCCTGCTCGCTTCAGGCGCTCACTTTCGTGAGAATTCTAGCTAACGAGAAGAACACGATCCAGGATGGGCGGAGTGGGGTTCGAACCCACGACTAACTGATTAAGAGTCAGCTACTCTACCAACTGAGTTATCCGCCCGAACGAACAGGAACATGGCGCGGAGAGGAATCGAACCTCTGACCCTCGGGTTTCAACCGAGCGCTCTACCAACTGAGCTACCGCGCCTCTAGCAAGAGGCGAAATCGTACATGGCGACGGGTGGAATCGAACCACCGGCCTAGCGCGTATGAAACGCCCGCTCTGAACCAGCTGAGCTACGTCGCCGGAGTCGGCCCTCTCGCATTGCGCGCCGGACTCGAACCGGAGGCCGTTGCCTGCCTGACCTGGCGCCGTTACGCCCGCCTCGGACAAAACGAAAGGGACTTGCGGTGGACAGGATTTGAACCTGTGATCTCCGGCTTATGAGGCCGGCGAGGACGACCAGACTCCTCCACCCCGCGACAAGCCAGCGTTGCTGCTGGCTTCCTCCTAACATCGGAGGACTTTGAGTCAGGGATTCTTGATCAGAACCCCGCGACCCGTGAACAGATTCTTGAGCGCGTCCTCAAAGGACGTTCCTTTGGCGGTCAGGATGTTAGCAGGAAGAGTCGCAATGGCAACCCAGCCCGTCTCGACTTCCTTGACCCTCACAGCAAATGCAACGAAGGGATCTGCGTCGTTCGCCTTCGTAGCGTGAGTGAGAAGCGCCGTCGCAAGGTCGACCGCATCCTGCACTTCCATGCGCAGGTCCTTGGTCTCGCTCAAACCGATCATGATGCTACCTCCGGTAGAGGTAACACGCTCGTCGGTATGCTTGTACCGGACTCCGATTCCGGTTACCTCATCCGTCGGATAAGGACTGTCGCTCAGGTCCATATCAAGGTCCAGAGCGATATCGATCTCTTCACTCCGATCCCGCAGCAGCCTCTTGCTCCTGCGTTCACGTGCCTCGGCCAGATCGATGATGTTGTTGGCTTTCGAATTCGGCATCTGTGTGTCGGCCCTTTTCTGCTCAGACCGACACGTGGTTCACGAAGTTACGCTGTGCTCTGTCAAACATCGGAACTAATCTCCCTCGGTTAGAGTTTGAGAACCTGATGCTAAGCGAGAATCAATCATCAGAGCCGTCAGACGGCCGGGCCTGATTACCGGGCCAGCGGTTATACGAATTAGAACCGCGAGCCTGGTCGGCAGGGCAGGGCGTCTTCCCCCTCACCACCTGGCCGGAGAAAGCGATATTCCACGCCTCACGTACCTCCTGCAGTCCCGACTCATCGCAATACTTGCATTCACCCGGAGCGTGAAGGATTCGCGGGTCGCAGTGAGGAAACTGGATTCTCTCAGTCATGAGATGACTCCTGAGTTGTGTGAGGTTATTGAAAACGTCGCCCTCGGAAGGATTCGAACCTCCGACCCTCGGTTCCGTAGACCGATGCTCTAATCCGCTGAGCTACGAGGGCTAGTAACGAGGCCAAAGGGGGCGACGATTTCTCGTCGCCTTCCTAAAGTCCTCGGCGGCCCTTTTCAGGGCCTCCCTGATCTCTTCTGGTGAAACGACTTTCACCTTCGCGTATTCTTCTTCCGACAGGGGGCGGAGAAGCTCGCGGAGCTTTTCGTCAGAGTCCTTTTTGCTGTCCGTACTCATTGTAATAGTCGTCGTCCAGTGCTAGGTTATCGAGTGCCTTCTTCGCGGCGTCGTCAATCGTTGACGACTTCTGCATCTCGACGTGCAGGCCACGGTAGAATTCACGAAAGGGGACGTTCCGCCAATCAGCGTGGTGCTTCTCACCCAGCGCACGAGCGTCCTTCTCGGACAGGTCTGGGATGCTTGAGGCAAGGCGGAGCAGGTCTACTGCAAGCTCGGCATACGCCTTCTTACTCTTGCGCTTACGTCGTCCCTTGCTGTCGTACTTCGACTTGCCTGGGATCGATTTGACCTCGCCCTTCTCCCTCTGCTTGGCTGTGTTCTTCTTGTGGCAGGACTTGCAGAGAAGTCGGCACTTGCGCACCTCTCGGTTGAATTCTTCGTCCGGAACCGACCAAAGCTTCGTAATCGTGAAGCTCTTCGTCCCTGGCTTCTTGTGGTCAAGCTCAAGTCCGCGAGTCGATCCGCATGAAGAACACTTTCCGCCAAGGCTCTTGATCGCATCCTTCTTACGCTGATGGTAGCGCTTCTTCTGGTATTCACGCTGGTAGCCGTTACGTGAAGGATCGTGCTTGGCTGTCAAGCCAAGCGCCTTCCCATTCCCGACGCCAGCATTGTTGAACCCCAACACCCACCAGAAATGGTCGGTTGTGCTTGCGGAGCGCAGCGGCTCCGACCAGTCCCAAGGATTTGTTCGATCGCCGAACGGCCCTTCCTTCACTGCCTTGCGGTACTTTGCGACCGCGTCGCGAAGCTCCGAGAGATGCAGATGCGGGTACTGCTCGCACAATGCCCCGAGTAGAAGAGTCATGTTACTCATGCTGTTGATATAGCATGAGAAACGACATTCGCTATTGGCGCGGAGGGACTCGAACCCCCGACCTCCACCTTGTAAGGGTAGCACTCTACCGGCTGAGTTACGCGCCAAAATTGCGGGGCTTGGGGCCCCGCCGCGGATTCATATTCAGTTGTCAACTGACTCCGCGGCGCTAGACCGAGGAGAAAAGGGATCCCAATCCTAGCAGGGGCTAGAATTGCGTCAAGCGTTAAATTTCGCTTGGGGGCTATTTCTTTACAGAACGTGCTGCAGCCCTGATCCGAGATTTCTTTGGAAGAGCTTTCTGCGTCTTCTTCCACTCACGCCAACGCCGCCAACTCGCGATGATGTGTGGCATCTTCTTCTCGTCGAAGTCGATCGCTCGCTTGTAGTCGGGATGCTTCTGCTCGTACGCCAAGAACAAATCGTTATGCATGTTCTTGCAGCCGCCTGGGGTGGGGCCGAGATTGAGGTGCAGCATCTCATGGTAGATGATGAACCTCAGGTACCAAACAGGGACACGGGCGTCGTCCAGAACCTCGTTCACTGAAATGAACCGCTCAGTGAAGTTACAGTACCCGAGCGTGGTGCACTGGTCGTCGGACTTAGGGAACGGAAGTCGACGCCAACCAATTCCACCACAGACGTGCCCTCCGAAGAATTCACGGTTGATGTAGTCGAAGTGTTTGAGAAGACTTGTGTTCTTCTCAACAGGCTGGCGTGGCTTACGAAGCGGACCGGCCATGGACTACCTCCGTGAAGGACAGATAACCCAGGCCGACCTCTTGTTTTGGAGCCGAAATCAAGACGAGAAAATGCTGCAATTTCAGCAGCTTACAGCTACATGGGACGTGTGGGATTCGAACCCACGACCGTCAGGTTAAAAGCCTGCTGCTCTGCCAGCTGAGCTAACGTCCCGTGGACATCAGGCGGCTTTGTCTTTTCGAAGCAACAGGCGGTAGCGGTACGACTGCGATTCCACGTGGGTCTTTCGCTTGTGGCAATTTGAGCAGAGTACGACGCACTTGTCAAGTTCTACTCTCAGCTGATCCCAGCTACAGTCACTCTGGATCAGCTTGGAGATATCGGCGCGCTTGTCTGCGAGGTGGTCAAACTCAAGAACGAGGGGGTCATCTTCGCCGCAGGCCGCACACGGATTGTTGCAGAGCAACTCGAAGATGCGGGCCTTCTTTTCGTCAACGTGCTGTCTACGAAGCGCCTTCTTATTGACCACCCAAAAGCTCCTGATCGAGTTACCTGTAGATAACCCGATCAGGAAACGAATTACCCCTGCGGCGGGATTCGAACCCGCTCAACCTCTGACGCACCAAGACCGAATGCGAGACCGAGTTGAGTGAGGAGGAGAGACAACGAGGTGCGGTAGAAGCGGCCACCAATTAGGTCGCAGGGAAGGAGGGGCGGGTGTCCCGCCCCGGAAAATCAGACGGCGTCGGGAATGTCCGACTTCTTGTAGTAGCGGCTGTGGTGCAGGTCGCGACCCTCGCGGTACGCGTTCCAGGCGTGGATGCAGCGAACGACCGTCTCTCGACGAATCGCGTGACCGCCACCGGAGTGCGTCTGCTCCTTCAGCCACGTCGCGAGCACCTGCAGAGGCGAATAGAACTTCCCGTCCACCATGTGGTGGTTCGCGACCGCAGCGCTGAAGAACTTGAACGCAGACTGCTCGTCCTTCTTCATGCAGCGAATGGCCGCCGCCAGAACCGGCGTCGAGCCGCCCGCGTTCGCGAGAGCACGGATGTTGTCGATGTACTGGCAGTTATCGACAAGCGTGTTCTTCTCGATCTTCGAGAGCGTGATCTTCTGGTCGAAGTTCGACGCCTCGAACGCGATGCCGCCGACGACGCGAGCGGGGACCGAGGTGCGCCCGGTCATCTTGCGAATGTCGTTGACCGTACGCGACTTGCCGGTGTCGACCACATCGAGCGACTTCTTGCTCTTCAGGATGACGACGGTCATGTCCGGAATGACGAGCGAGTCGTCCTTCGCCGCGACGAAGGCCGACAAGCGGTGCTGCCCGTCCACGAGCGTACCGTCGGGCGAGAAGCGGATCGGGTCGCCGGTGTTCTCCCAGCGGCCGTTGTCGATGTCGTTCCGGATCTCCGCCACGCGGTCTCGCGCAAGGTTGCGCTGCGACGCGTCACGAAGCTCCAGCATCTTCGCCGCCAGGTCCTTGTTCACGTCGACCGTGAACTCGTAACGACCCGTCAGGTCTCGCTTGAGCTTGTGCCGCGCAAGCAAGAGCGCGAGGACCGGATTGACCGTGCTGGTCGGCGCGATCGGGGTAACAGAAGCAACGGGGGCGAGCGTCATGTAGGTGTCATCTCCCAGAGGGTTAGCGAACGAGCACGGGGCTCAGCCGAACTTACTATCGTCGGACTTTGCCCCTACCAAAGAACCGAAGAAACTCGACCTCGACTCTACGGCGATCTTTCCTGTTGAGCGCGTCGATCATGAGGACGCCGTCGAGGTGGTGCGTCTCATGAAAAGCACACTGCGCAGCAATTCCGTCAAGACGAACTGAGAACGTCTCTCCGCTCAGCGTCTGAGCAGAGATCTGAATCCAGTCAGGGCTAGGAATGTCTACCGTGAGACCTGGGAAGGAAAGACAGCCCTCTGACTTCCTCTGCCACTCTTTACGATCCTGAGTCGACTCGATGCGCGGGTTGATGAATGCATGAAATTCAGTGCCATTGGCTGAAGCATCCATCACGAATACGCGCAGGGGAACTCCAATCTGAGTCGCCGCAAGCCCCAATCCCTCGTTCGCGTACATGGTTTCAGCCATGTCATCTACTAGTGACTTGAGGCTCTCGTCGAACGTAGAAACTTCTTCTGCCTTCAAGCGAAGGCGCTCATCCGGATAAAAGAGGATGTCGCGGAGCATCACATTACTCTGACCTGCTGCTTGCAGAGTCGGCAGATGTATCTCTTGCCCTTCTGCATGCGTGCGTATCTGGTCGGACCTACTGTCTTTACAGACCCGCACCCGCAGGTTGCCATGTATTGGCGTCGCGGCCCTCTGGGGCGCCTCATCAGCGCGAAGTTCTTTTTGAACTCGTCTGTCGCGTCAGCGACCTTGTATCTCGCGGCGGGCTCGATGCCGTAATAGCGCATCAGCTTCTGCCACGTTCTGCCGTGAGGGTTCTTGTCGTACTGCTGGCGCCATGCTCCGCTTTTCAATCTGAAGTAGGCGTCCAGAATATGACACACCTCGTGGACGACGGTCTCGTAGCGTTCTTTTTCCGAGACCAACGGCCACAGAGCCGGCGAGAACCGGAGAACGACTTCGTACGGGGTCTTCTTGACTCGAAGTTCCGCGTCACCGAAGCGGCGAGTGAAGCGAGGGTTCCACTCAATCGTAATGTGCTGAAGAAGCTCCTTCGTATGTCTACCGAACTCTGCGATCGTATTTACAACCCACATCGACACCTGCTTTTTCATTTCAGGCGTGAGTCGTTCTGCGACCTGGAGATGGTACTTCATACGCCTCCATCATAGGGCGGACGGGATTCGAACCCGCAACCTGTGCGTTTATGAGACGCCCGCGCCACCTATTGCGCCACCGCCCGATGCTTCACTTCTCGCTCTTGACCACCTGCAAATTCGAGATGTCAAGATTGTCGGAATTTCCATCGATGAAAGTAACGGACTCACCACTGACGAGCTTGCGCCCAAGATGGACGCTCATCAGGTATTCTGCCTGAGTGAGAGCGCGCTTATTCGCCGCACGCTTGTGTGCAAGATTCACGACCCACTGCATCAACTCGAAATCGTAGGTCGGACCGAAGACGACCCAGTCCGACCACGGGCCCTCGCCGTCCACCGCGCGCTTCTTGTTGCGAAGGCTGGTGTTGCGGCGATCGGCGTACCACGCACGCCACGCAGCCATGTGCTCAGGGCAGCGAGTCGTCCGCGTCGAGCGAAGCGGAACCTCGAACGTCACACCACAATCAGAGCACGTGACGGTCTTCTTGAGCGTGACCTGAATGCGCGCAGTGACTCTTCCGACGCATCGGCTGGAACAATACTTCGTATCTTCGGAGAAAGTCGTGAAGTCCTCTCCGCACTCGACGCACTTCTTCTGGAAAGAGATCCCGGCCTTCTGATTGGCCCGCCTCAGCTTATTAGCTCGCTTCTGAACGTAGCTCTTCTCAGTCTCAGACACCGTCATGCTCCGTTACCATCGTCGGACTTTGCCTCGATCTGGTTAGGTACAAGCTGCTGCCGGATCCAATGTCCGTGCGTCTGCACGTGATTAGCCCGAACGTACTTGCCGGCAGAGCGTCGGAACGCACCGTAGGCGAATTCGTCAGCGAGCCGAACGACGTACCCCTCAGCAGGGTCTCCGTTGAGGCCGTTCTTTTCCAGGTCAGCCCCGAGTTGAACGAGTTCCTTATCGAAGCCCTTGTCCCAGGTACGCCCCTCGACAAGCACGGGAACGGTCTTGAGGCCGAGCATGCTTGCGTACTCTACGGTTTCCTTCCAGGAAAGGCACCTAAGTCCGTCCCAGATGGAAAACACAAGGAACAGGTCCTCAAGATGAGAATAATGGATCGAATGCTTCGCGTAGAGATTCTCTCCGCAGATCCGCCAGTTCTCGGGGATCTCATGAGCAATTCGCGCGTGCAGCGCCTTCACCCAATCACGGGACGCATGAGGATCGTACTCCAGTGACCGAGCGTGAATGCCGTCTCGGTACATCGTAGTATTCTCACCATCCATCTTCGCCGTGACCACCACAGGCTGGTCGGAGAAGCAGCTAAGGTCTCCGATCACCCGGTCATCCTTGGTCACTCCAGGAGACCAAGGCAGATGGTACGTCCTCGGGTATTTCACACGGTTCGTGAAGAGATGAAGCACCGGGGCGAGAATCTTCTGGACTGAAACGTCCGTAAAGAGTTCGCCCTTCATCCTCTGACCGTTCGGCAAAATGGGGTTGCCCCACTTGTCGTAAAGCTGGTCACGGTAAAGGTGCTCGGGGAGCACGAGCTTCGTGATGCCGCACTTCTCGCGAAGCTCATCGCACGAGATGACCGTCTGCTCCGCGGCGATATGGTGCTCCTCGCAAACAGAAGCACCGTTCTCAAGATAGTACCCACCGTCACCCCAGAGCTTCCGCTCAAGAATGTGGTGGGCATCAACGGCAGGACCGCCACAGACAACACATCTGTGACGGTCCCTGGCGAAAACCTGTTCCCTGAACTCGTCACGAGTCAGGAGCTTTGCCTTGAACATTTACCTCTCCACTTGATTCTCCGGCACGGTCTCGCAATCCTCAGTTACAGTAATCCACGTGCCGGAACAGGAATCTGCCGCACTGTCGAGTGCACGGCATCCGCGGTCCTCACCATCCGAAGCGCACCAACCACAAACGGGCCTAGATGCACACAGCCCGCAGTTATCAGCTGCGGGAGCCTGCACACAGGCACTTGAGGTTGGTGGGGTCGGCGCGGTCCACGGACATCCGGGCAGCGAAATACTCAGTGAAAGACCCAACACCATAGCCCAGAACGATGCCTCGATACAACGAAGGAAATGCTTCATGGTTTATCACTCCAGTCAAGAAGGTCACGGCCGAGGGCAGCGAACACTGGCGTGAGCACGCCCATACCCGGAACCTCGATACCCTGAGCGTCGGCAATCGCCGCCACACGAAGAGCAGCCTGCAGAGTCAGGAATGCCGGGTACATAGCAACCGGTACGTCCTTCTTTTCGTAATCGACCGTGATTCGAATGTACGGGTCCGTGTCGCCCTTCTTCCACGATTCTACGACAAGCTGAGCAGGGCCGCCATCAGCGTCGAACGTCAGCTTACCGTGGTAGCTGTTCTCAGAAGAGGAGAACGGAGTAGGCACGTACCAGCTGCGACGAACAAGCTCGGCGTCCATGTCCTTCGGGTCCGACAAATAGAGAACCATCGGTTCTCCCGTCGCCATGCCCGCTTCAAGAACATAGGCTACAGGCTTCGTGTCGCCCTCCTCGCGGAAGGCGATATAGCAGGCAATTGCGCCGAACCGGGCGCCCGCCTGTCTCGCTGGCGTGACGACGTTGACCTTCTTGGGTCGAAACCCGAGCTTCTTCTCGTAGTGCTTTCCGAACGTCTCTAGATCGTAGAGAAGATGGTCGCCAGAGAAGATCTGCCCGATGCCGGTCTCAATCGTATCTTTCCAGACGTCAGGAAGGGAATACATCACGCAAGGAAGCTTCCCAACGAACTTCGAAGTGACCGGCTTATCGCCCACACTCTGCTTCAATCGGTGGTGCTCCGCGTGAGCAAGATAGTACGTGAATCCGGTGATTGGCTTCGCACCAATAGCGGAACGCGTTGCCTGCGTCACGAGATTCGTGTCCTGAACTACGCCAATCTTCGCGTACTCTGGACGGTAGTTCAGTTGCATGGCCTCCACGCAGTGGTCAACGACGTCATCATCAATCGATGCGCGGGGGTCTGGGAATGCGCCACGCAGTGCATTGCGAATCTCTTCGTATTTGCCTGCTCCGAGAATAGTCTTGATCGTCATCTCACGTCTTCCTTGTACGCTACGTTGTTATCGAATTCAGGAGTACCCCGCACGTACATCTCGCGACTGCAAAATTCCCAGTTCTCAACGACGACGAATTCGGGGTCGGACAACTCTGGTCGTCTTAGCTCATGCCACTGGAAGGTCAACCCTAGCCAAAGCTTCTGAGCGAAAGAACGGCGACCGATGAATGGCTTGGGCCGCCTCAGTACGACGCGACCCGAAGCCCAGAAGTAATCGACACCGTCGACCAGTTGTTCTCCGTTGTAGAATACGAGAATCTCGTTGGATCTCATTACTTGGTCCGGTAGAAATCCTCATGAATCTGAACACAGAGGTCGTTCAGCTTCTCCAGAGGAGGATGCTCAGGGAGTGCGGTCGACGAGTTAAGTAACTCTCTCGCCTGCACGTCCAAACGATCCGCCTCTTCGATAAGCTTCTCGTAGCTCCATTCTCCACGACGGATGGAGAGAAGCTCCGCGGCGTCCGGACGCCGTACCTTGAGGCCATCACCACGCAGAAGCTCGATGCAACAACGCATCAACCGGATAAGGTGCATTCCATGCTTCGTGTCGTACCCGTACTGTCTTTCAAGTTCGGCGCGGGCGGGGTTTCGCTCGCTCTTCCAGTTCTGGTACTGGTTCCAATGCTGAAGAGCCGTGGCGAAACGCTTCTCTCTGTCGATCGTCACCATGGTCTCAGCACTGAAGGTGTAGCCTTCAGATTCGAGCTTTTCCACGCCACCCATGATGTCGGCACTGATCGTCTTCTGGACCGGGTCCAGCCCGAAGTCAGCACGCTCCGGCTTCTTCTTCGGAGGATTCAAGAGCCACGAGCGATGGCTCTTCATCCTGTGAAGCTGGCCCCTCGCGTAGCCCGAGAACGTCTTGAATGCACGACGAGAAAGGAAGAGGTTGCGGTTGTCCAGGAGAAGTTGACCGACCGGATGAAGGACCTGATGGTCCTTCGGATCTGTGAAGATCAATTCAAGTGCATTCGGGTTACAATCAGCCGCCATGTGAAAGAACTTCACGACGGAGAACGTCACCTTGTCCGGGCTCTTGAGGACCTGTTGCTCGAACTTATGCGCGAAACCAAGCATGTACCTCTGCGGAGGAACTGCAATGGCTCGGATGTCGAGATCGGAGTCAGGCAAGTTGGTGCCGTAACAATTCGACCCGTGAACGGTTGAATAGATCGTGTGAGCTTCAATATCGAAGTCAGTCATCTGGGTTCTCCTGAGGGCCAGCAGCGATGAGGTCTTTTAACACTTGAATCCGTGCCTGAAGGCCCGACAGCCACTCGCCAGTGATTCTCCTGACGCGAATCGCGTCAATGTCGTACTGGAGTGCGTCACGCTCGCTGACAGGGTTCAAATAGAAATCGTGAGTCTGCTTCACCCGCAAGACAGGGCAATACGGGTCACCAACGTTCAGTCTCTTCGTCTGGAGATGCGGATTGTTGAACATGTCTTCTGGGTAGATTTCCCGGTCCGTACGGACAATCACCTGATAGACGTTCGGTACGTGCTCTGAATCAAGAAACACGTACACGCCGGGAACGATGGCGTCGTCCCACTCATGGTGGGCGATTGCGCCAATCCCTCCCTGCATATGATTCGGACGCTTGCGCTTCTTCTTGCGCTTCTTTGCGCTAGACGATCTGGACCTCTCGCCTGGAGGTGCGTCGACCTCCTGCGCGTCGTCTGACAGGTCCTGCTCGTCGAGAATCGCTTTAGTATCTGGGTCCCTAAAGCGCCCGAAAATGTCCACCCAATAGAAGTCGATCATCACTCCTCGTCAACTACAAGTCTGTAGATGACGCGAGTATGAATCAGGCACTTGCGGTCCTCAAGGAGCTTGACCGCGATGGGGGACACAACCACCGATTTCACATTCGGCAAATTACCGATGTCCTCGGTGATCCGGCGCTCAACACCGGTCGCAAGACGAAGCTCGTCCTGGCTTCCGCTACAGACAACAACACAAACCACGTGCGTGGACGTGTAGCTGACCTTCTTCTTTCGGAAAGTCATCGTCGCGTGGTGGGCGACAATCTTTCCAACCTGCTCGGTGCAGTCGTTGTCCACGGTAAACTTGCACTCCTTCTTGACAGCCGGGCGAGGCGTAGGAATCAAGTCGAACGTGTACTTCTTACTACGAATCATCGCCTTCTTCAGGCCAGCGACCTTCGACAGCGCCGACTTCCCTCCTTCGCCGACGCGAAGTGCCGCCTCCAGCTGAAGCAGTAGTTTCTCTGCTTCAGTGCCGAGCGTGTAGTCAGAAAAGGTAAGATTCCCGAAGGGCTTCGTTTCAATGATCGTCATCGTTTTCGGGCTCACTCATATCGAGGATCAGCTGATCGATCGCATCATGCTTCTCGTTGATTTTCGGAACGAGCGGCGTGACACGTGCGCGGACCTTGATGTTCACAGGGTGATCGCCTTCCGACGTCGACCATCCATTCTCAATCCCAGGGGCAAGTCCGTCCCAGCCAGGAAAGACGCAAACAGCATCGTACGAAATAGGACGGAAGCCACGATGCTTGACCAACCACGCAGCGGCAGGATGATAGACATCACTGAGCCGCGCAGCACGACTCGTTCCGGGCAGCACGTGGTCCTCAACCTGCCCCTCTTCCCAGGAGGGAGGGGTGGCAATCCACAACTGAAGTACCGCGTCGATTGCCTCAGCTACAAGCTCAGCCAACTCCATTTCGGAGAATTGCTGCTCATGAAGCAAAACGACGTACGGTGATTCTTCCCAGGATGAATATCCAATGCGGTACACGTGCATGTTGAATCCGGGGAGGTTTCCCTCCCCGGCCTCGGTCACTTCGACTGCGAAAGACTGTGGAGTGCCTGCCGTACGCGGGTCTTATCGAACTCAGGCGTATTCGCGACAATCACGAACACCTTGCCGTTCGTCTCGATCGTCTTGGTCCTCCAACCATCAATCTTCGTGAAGACGGAGGTGATCGTCTCGGCGTCCTTCGTGGTCACCACACGAAACGCCTTCACGACAGAATTCGGGTCCTCCACATCCTGCTTGCTCTCCGGAATCCGAATTCCGTCACCACGAAGCGCGTCACCGAGACTGCGAGCGGTGCGCATAATTTCGTGGTCGGACCCCACTCCGTCAGCGATAAGCTGCTGAAGAAGATCCTCGTACTGCTTCGAAATCTCCTGCATATCAGTTAACCTCAGTGCTCTGAAGCTCGCCATTGTCAGCCGGCTCGAACGTGTACCCTGCCTTCTTGAGCAGCGTACGAAGCTTTGCCAGATGCTTTAGCGAAGCATGATCTTTGGTGTATCCGTCGGCCAGCATCAACCGACGAAGGGCGTCCCACTTGGTCTCCACCAGGGTCTTGTACTTCTTCATGTTTTCTCCAGCAATCGAGCTATGCGCTCAGCTTGTACGACTAAGCGCTGAAGCACCTGCTTCTTCGTAAGCACAGAGGTGTCAGCGATTAGGACGTCGGTACCACGCTCCTCTAGAGCCTTAACGGCAGCTTCTAGTTGCTCATAGAGCTTCTTGTCAGCACCGACCTCTCTAACGCGACAACAACTCATTCGGGATACCTCTGCTCGCGGAGAGCTTTCACGATTTCGTCAGTCGAAAGACTGGTGGTACGATATCCGGACTCTCCGTTGGCCTTCCGTTCGCTCGCAACCTCCGCGTCTTTGAGAAGACGCGTGAGCCACGGAAGATAGTCCGTAGTGAGCCAATACAGTTCGTCCAGATCAATTTCGACGGCGGTATTTACGCGCTCCAGGATCTCGTCCAGGATCCCCATAGCTGCTGCCGTCGCTTCATTGTCCAGCCACAAAGGGCGCTGGTCAAGGTACGGAACGAGGTTGCTATTCCCACACTGACACGCAGAAAGTGCAACGGGAAGAATCTTCCTGCAGGCAGTGCATAGAGACATCCGCCGTCTACTGGGTAGCTTGGTCGGTACAGGGGTCAACTCGGGTAGCTCCATCAGGTCTCCCTTCGCCGAAAGCTCGACCCTGGTTACTATCGCCGGACTTTGCCTACTAGTACAATAGCAAAGGGCCCCCGATCTCTCGGAGGCCCTTTAGTCTAAGCGAGCGAATTCTCACTCGTCATCGTCGTCATCGTCCCAGTCATCATCGTCATCGTCGTCAGACGCCGGGGGAGCGGGCTTCTTTGCGGGAGCCGCAGGCTTCGCGGGAGCCGCAGGCTTCGCGGCAGGCTTTGCAGCCGGCTTCGCAGGAGCCTCATCCTCGTCGTCATCGTCATCGTCATCATCGTCGTCATCGTCGGACGGCGGAGGCGCCGGCTTCTTCGCCGGGGGTGCCGCGGGCTTCGCGGGAGCCGGCTTCGATGCGGGCTTGGCCGGTGCCTCGTCCTCATCATCGTCGTCATCGTCATCGTCGTCATCGTCATCGTCGTCATCGTCGGACGGCGGAGGAGCGGCGGGCTTGGCCGGTGCGGGCTTCGCCACGGGCTTGGCAGCTGCTGTGGCCGGTGCGGGCTTCGCAGGAGGCGTCTCTTCCTCCTCGTCGTCCTCATCGTCCTCGTCAACATCGGCGGGCGGCGGAACGGGAACTGGACTCTTACGCGGACGGCCGGGCCCGCGCTTCGCCGGAGGAGCCGTAGCCTCCTCTGCGTCCGGAGGAGCCTCTACCTTCGGAATCTCAGCCGAAGCAAAGGCAGGGTTACCCCAGTGGAACTGCAGACTGTTATCGCGGCCGAGGAAGACCTCAAAGCCAATTATGATTCCGCGAATCACGTCCTCATTGACGCTGGTGCCCTTCACGAGCACTTCGCCATGACGACGGATGAGGATATCCTGAAGGTTCGAAACGTACTGCTTCAGCTGCGTCTTCAAAAGAGACATCTAAGACTCCTGTAACGAAATTGAGATCAGAACGCGGGCGACTCGGTATCGGTCGAATCGATAGCGGGCGTCTCAACCGGAGTCGCCGCCGTAAGAGCCGCGAGAGCGTCGTCAACCGACGGGCGCTCCTTGCGCGGGCGACCACGCTTCTTGCCAGTCGTGGTGGTCGTGATCGCAGCAACAACCTTGCGCGGGCGACCACGCTTCTTGCCAGTCGTGGTTGCGGTGGTCGTGGTGGTCTCACGCTTCGACTCCGCGCCAAACGAGTAACCGTCGCCGGTCAATGCGTCGCGAAGCGACTTGAGAAGACGCATCGCACGCTGCGTGCCCTTGAAGCCATCCGTGCGAAGCTGCTCCTCAAGAGCAGTAAGGGTGGTGGAAACAACCTTGGATCTAGCCATGACATTCTCCTGTAATTGGTTACGAAACGAACAGCAGACACGCCTTTACAGTCTGCTCAATTTGCAGCCTTGTCTCTTCTAACAAGGCGAAGCAATTCGTGGCTGAGAATGTGCGCAGCGTCTTCGTCAAATGCAAGAGCCAAATCGCACATCTTCAAAAAAGAATCGTAGAGAGTTTTCAACTCTGGTGAGTCGCACGGAAAGCCTTCAAATCCCTTTCGCAAGGACGCAAAGGCAGAGGAAGGAGCATCGTCCTGAAGCAGGGCCTGCAAAACGAGCATGAGCGTGATCAGAGATCCCTTCTCCATGCCAGCTAGCCGGGCGTTCGCGATCGAACCTGCGGTCACTGCCAGTCGCAGCAGCTTCGCTTTTTCCTCGTTTGTGCGCACGACTAGCACATAACGTGTGCTTTACGCCGCACAAAATTCAGCCGGTCTGAACCAACTCGTGGAATCTGGAGAGAAATTTCTCCTCTGCAACGCGAGCCGTCCAATTGCCCAACGTAACGGGCGTGATTGGAGGGTTCGCGTGGCCCCACGGCTTTGGTTCGCCTACGGGGTGTAGGAGGTCACGCGCCTCGATCAACAACATCGTACGATCAGCCGCGTACACCTCGGGAGGCAGAATCCAAGGAAGGTTGAAACGCGCAGCGATGGCAAGCCAAACGATCGATTCAACTTCCTCGAACGCAGGGATGTTCTTCTTGATTGGAGTGATCAAGTCCCCGATATATGCCTCGGTAGCGTCGTGCAAAAGAGCGCACAGCGCTAACTCAGCAGGAACCTGATACGACGTGTGCACGCTGTGCTCTGCAACGGAGTAGAACTCCAGGCAGTGGCCGTTGAATCTGCAGAGCTTACTCAGCGCCCCCGCGATATCCTCGATGTGGATGTCTTCTGCCTGAGGGCTCCAGGGGTGAAAGCGCCTACCAGAGCACAACGAAAACCAGGGTCCGCGCGTCATGCTCATTCCTTTACACTACCGGGCCAACCTGGCGCACGAAAAACGAACGCCATAGGCTTGTAGCGAAGGATCGCGTTGAACTTAGCGAAGTTGGCTCCGTACTTCTGCGCGGATGCGGGAGCCGAAGCGTCGATCGTCCACGCAAAGTAAGCGTACGCCTGCTTGATTGCTTGGGCTTCAGGATCGTTCTTGATGTACTTCGACACAGCCACGACGTCTTCCTTCGAAGCACCGTCATCCACGGCGCGCTTCTTCGCAGAAGAGAATTCGCTGGCGTCGACAAGTCCGCACAAGAACGAACACGCAACACGACTGAAGTCGAAGCTCTTGGTCGCATCATCAATGCGACGAAGACTGGCAACGATATCAAATCCGGTGGATGGGGACATTTGGGCCATCTCCTCGTGGAGGCGATCGTCATCAATCGGTGATACAGACATCGAGGGGCTCTCGACCTGGGGAAGCTTCTTCGGCTTCTTGCTGCGCTTCTTCTTGAAGATTAGAGGCGTCTCATGGGGGTTACGATAGTATCTCTGGCCCTTCTCGGCCCCGAGCACGCTGACCAGGAACTCCACGTCCTTCTCGTCCGCCTCAAATTGGTCGCAAGCGCTTTTAACAGGAACTCCGGCCTCTGCGTGTTCATAGTACGCGCGCCAGAGCATCTCAGCGGGAGGAGATGTTTCGATGAACTTCTCCAGTTCAGCCATCTTCTCAACCGCTACGCCTGCGGTCAGACCCACCTTCTGGACACGAGCGACCCATGACTTCTTCTGGAGAAGGCCGACGAGGTACATGCAGACGTGTTTCGTAAAGTCCGCGGTCAATGACCTCCCGGCGACTACAGACTGAAGAAGTTCCCTGAAGCTGATGTCTTTCGAGAGCGAGCGCACCGACTCAAGGACATCCTCAGGGATTTTGAACTCTCCGCCCATCAAAAGCGCAGCGTTCAAACGCTCTGGCGTAATCTTGACCTTCTTGAAGGAGCCGAAAGCTTCGTCAGGCTCGGCGTCCAACAGACGAATTCCCTGGACCCTGTTCAAGACATCCGGGTCTTCGAAAAGAACGAAGGAGTGAACGTCGTCGAGATCCTTGATGCGGCTCAGGTCCTGCACGGACGTCACAAGGACAATCGGAAGCCGGGAATCAGCCTCCTGAAGGAATGCATGAAGCTCACCTGGCTTTCGCTGGTACAGATGAACGCGGAACCTGGAACGGTCCATCACGACCAACGCAATACCAGGCGAACAGAAAGCCAATCCAACAAGACCTGACATAGATCACCCGTTCAAGTAAAGACGACTCTTGTGGTTCTGCATGCGAATCGTCCAGATCTGGTCGTACATCTTCCGACTCGACGTGAGATCTTGATCGTGCGCAGTCACGAGAATAGTACCAATGTCCAAGTCACGCAAAAGGTCGTAGCACGCCTGACGGCCCTTCTTGTCCAGGTGCGTGAACGGCTCATCGGCAATGAGAAGATTCGTAGTGCGCTGCCCCATCTTCGCGAAGGCGAAGATGATAGCGAGACCTACACGCTTCGCCTGCCCGCCGCTAATGGACTTTAGGCCAATCGACTGACCACCCTTCTGGAAGACGAGGTTGATTCCGTCACCAGAATCACTGACGCCAAGCGTAATACCACCCGAAGGGTACAGTTGCTTCAGATAGACCGGCAACACCTGCGTAAGCAGTTCCGTCGACTCGCGAAGCCCGATCTTCTTCAATTCCTTCAGAGTGATCGTAACGTAGTGAAGGGCACGGTGACGGGTCTTCTCCCGGGAAGACTTGTTCAGAATTGACTCGTAGTCGGACTTCTGACGATTGAGAAGCTCATGGCGCGAGACAACATCCTGCAAACGGAGAATTTCGTTGTTCGTGGCCTGCAGCCGCTGCTCAAGCGAAATCAGAAGCTCCTTCGAGCGCTGATATTCGTAAGGATCGTACTCAATCTCGCCATTTCGGAGTACCCAGTCATAGCATTCCTCGATGTCTTCGACCGCGGCAGCATACTGCTCCTTGAGCGGGCTCAACTCTTCTGCTGTTTCAGCAACGACAGGCAGTTCTCGAAGGCGGTCCTGAAGAGCCGTGAGCTTGACCAGATTTGACGCAAGCTCAGCCAAATCGCGTCGCTTGACTTTGAGCGACGCGATCCGTTCACGAACTTCATCCGCGTCGCCTTCAGGGAGGTCCTCAAGCTCTGAAATTAGAGCAAGCCTCTTCGTTTCGGTCTCGACCTGAGTAGCGAGGTATTCAACAAGCTCCTGGAGCTTGGAGACCTTCCCGGAAAGCTTGGCATGCCGATCCTTCCGCTCCGCAATCAGTTCTTCTTTTTCATGTGACGAAATGGGGCGCATGCACGTAGGGCACGTGTCATCGAGCTTACTGAGCTTGGAGATTTCGCTCTGGAGTAGACGCACAGAGCCGTCAAGCTCCGCAAGCTTCTCCTTTCGAGCGAGAAGCTCCGCCTTGACGTCATCAATTGACGAATCAATCGGCTCAAGACCCTTTAACTGCTTCTCGTACTTGGCTCGCTGCTCCAGCCGCGGCAGCTGCGATTGGAACTTGTCCAACAATCGCTCCGCCTTCTCGACTTCCGCCGAGATCTCCTCGTAAGAAGAGGTCGCGGAGTCAGCGCCCGCAGCCGCCAGCTTTGCTTCAAGCTTTGCTCGCTCTTGAAGAGTAGCAAGCTTCCTCTCGACTGCAGAAAGCTCACGCCGAACGTGCACCACCTTTGCCTTGAGAGCTTCTGCCTCAAGCGCGGCACCGTGGCGCTTGCAGCGCTTCTCGATTGCGGAGCGTTCCTCAGCAATACGCGCAGCCTCTGCCTGCTCCTGGAGCTTCAGCTTCACAGACAGGATGCGCTTCTGCGTCTTATTCGAGGATTCGCGTTCCTGCTCAAGTGCTGCTTGAACTGATGGTACGTCACCGAGCGCCTTCAATTCGTTCTCGACGTGGTCGAGAAGACCTCGAATGTGGCTCTCGTCTGGTAAGGGAATCGCATTCAGGCGCTTCGTCGTCTCCGCAATGAGAGCGTCGAGAGTGTGAAGCCCGAAATGCCTAGAAAGGTAATCCTTCTTCTCCGAAGGAGTGCCTTCGAGCATCGTATGCGTGTACTTCTGGCTGAGGTACACCTTTCCCTGAAACTCGTTCCAGGTGAAGCCGGTAAGCTCAGCCAACTGCTTCTGCGCAGCTGAGATGCCCTTCTTCGAGATCTTATGCTCTTCGGAGAGGTGTTCTCCCTCGAAGATCTCGACGCCAGTTCCCCGCTTCGCGACCTTGCGGTAAACGTCACTGAAGTACGTCTTGCCGTCGCGAGAATGCTGGAGATGCGTCAGGAAGTTCTTCGGCTCCAACAGGTTCAACAATTCGTTGTCTGTTGGTCCCTTTGTCGTCTTTCCGTAGACGTGATTCGCCAGTAGTTCGAACAGGGTGGATTTACCCGCGCCGTTACTGCCACCCTCGTCTTCGTTCTCACCCCTAATCAGAACGAGACCCTGGTCCACGAGGGGCATGTCCGCCTCCTCGATGCATCCTCCGTTCTCGATACGGAAGCGCTCAAATTCCGTCTTCATTTTTCTTGTTCTTGCCGTACTTCAAGTGAGGCGTGATGCGAACATCGTTCCTACACGAGTAGTGGTCACACACCCACGGCTTGTCTTCGTAGGTCGAGCAGCCTTTGCCGGGTACGTAGTAGACGCAGTACCCGTCTTCGCGACGCTTCAAGACATGGCGCTTCTTGCCGTCGTATTCAAGAACCTCGTTCTCAAAGCGAGAAATCTCGTTAGGCCGAAGCTCAACGATAAACTGACAACACGGCGCACGGCAGTAACTGCAATCCGTCTTAGCACCGTCTTTTGTGCGGGCCATCGCCGCCTTGTTACCAAGGACGCGAAGGACCGGGAGTTCGATCTTACGACGCATTGCCCATCAACTCCGCACACTTCATGACCGCCAGATCCAGGCATTCCAGCGGGTCAGAAGTATGACGCCGAACGCGTTCCAGCGCATCAAGGTGAAGTTCGTACACCTTGATGAGATTCTCGGGCGTAATCTTCTTCGGATTGGCAAACTTCGTCGTGTTCACGAAATTCACCATCGACTTGTCATCGATAAGCCGGTCATCCTTCTTCAGGATGATCATGTCTCGAAGGAACTTCAAGACGAGGGTCACGAAGAATTCCTGATTGTCGACCTTCCGCAGGTGGACAATCGGAACCATGCTGCCGTCGAGAATCCTGTGAACGTACTTCGGCACGAGGGCTTCGGGATTGGTCCCGAGAATCTCTTCGGCCATCGCAGGAAGCTTCTCCTTCGCTTCCTCGACCGTCATGTCAGCTGCGTTAGCCGCGAGAGACTCAAGGAGCATCACCGCGTCACGAACGTGACCAGAAGAAAGCTCCGCAGCGTAGTCGAGGATCTCCTTCGGGAATTCGATCTCTTCCTTCTGGCAGATCTTCTGAAGGAAGGTAGAAATCGTCGAAGCCTTGACTTCTGCGAGCTTGACGTGCTTGGACCGGCTGCGGATAGGTCCGAGCAGCTTCCAAGGGTCCGTGGTCGCAAGAATGAACGCGACGTGGGCGGGCGGCTCCTCCAGGTCCTTGAGCAGAGCGTTCGACGCCTGCTGCGTAAGCTGGTGAAGCTCGTCGAGGATGAAAATACGACCCTTGTAACGGGGCGCCATCTTCGACATGCTGATGACGTTTCGGATATCGTCGATTCCGCGCGCCTCAGCTGCGTTCATTTCGAAGATGTCCGGGTGCTTACCCTCAGGAGACTTGCACGAAAGGCACTTTCCGCATGCCTCCGCAGGTCCAGAGGTGAGGCAGTTCACCGACTTCGCAATGATGCGAGCGAGCGTGGTTTTTCCCGTCCCATAAGGACCCGAAAGAAGAATCGTACTACCGAGAACCTGGTCCTTGCGCAGGAAACCTTCGATGGTCGAAATGGCGGCGCGCTGACCAATGACGTCCGACAACTTACGCGGACGGTACTTCTTCGTGAAAGACTTTCCCACCTAAGACTCCTTAGCCGTGAAGCGACTGGCGGTAGCTCGCGTACCGCTTACGGATCTGATCGTTTACATCCTTGTGGTGGAGGTCGAGATACGCGCAGTACAAGCGCATAAGCTTGCGCGGCTGCGACATCAGTGCATCCACCGTCTGCCCGTGCTCCTCATCGAGCCAGGATTCGAACGCCTCATCAGCAGCGCCATCCACGAGGAGGTTGATGAGCCTGCCCGCTTCGGGTGAGAGGCCCGCCTTGAGGAAGGCGACGAAGTTCTGCTCGTTGACCGCCTTCTCCGAGTTCGAATCGATCACGGGAGTGAAGACGGGAAGATCGATATTCACGGTCGTCTGCTGGAATTCAGCCACGGCGTGGCAGCACTTCTGCGACTTGTCAGTCAGACAGAAAATGCAGGTGCCACACGCCTTCGTCGAGTTGCGGACCCGTGCGCGAGATTCACTCGTGTGCAGCTGAATCAGATTGACGGCCTGACGCGAGATCGCCGCCTTCGCGTAGTTCTCCAGCATGAGGAGATCACGCTTGTGCTCGTACAAGCGGATGACCTGGATGCCGTGCGACAGAAGCTCGGTCTTGAAATCTTCAAGATCGAAGCTCTTGTCGTTGTCGCTGAGGAATCTCAGCTTCAGGTAGGCCGTCTTACCTGCGTACTTGTCGATCTTGTTCACCAGATCAGCGAATTCGTGCGGCTCAAGGAAGCCGTAGTCTTCCTCGGTGAGCGCGAATTCACGAACCTCGGTCTTGTCCTCAGCGCGGAGGTTGTTCCAGATGAACCGCGCGTCCTCCAGGTCTGCGGAGAACTTCGCTGCGGACTCAGGAAGCTTCTTGCTGTGCCTGATGGAGTAGCAAATTGCCCTCCACACCTTGCGGCACTCGAAGCTCGACTTGATGAATTCCCGGACTTCCTTGTAGAAGACCTGATGCAGGTTCTCGTTGATGTCTCTGAGGAATTCGATGTTGTTACGGTAAGCCTTGTAGTCGAGACGTAGAGCGAAATGAGACACGGCGCGCAGCACCGCGTTCTTATCGCTCGCAGGAACCTCGGACAGGAACGAAGAGAGACTCTCGCGAAGCATTCGACAGACCCCCGGGGCAGAGCCCCTTCCTTTACAGTACGCCACACATGAGCGCAATACTTACGCTCCGGGACTACCATCGTGGGGGTTTGAAAGGTAGTCCTCGAAGAGGTCCTTCACGCCCACGATTCGCAAAAGTCCGTCAGGACTTTGGGGATTGGGAATCATCCATCTGTCGTCGATCTCGAAAATTTCGCCCGTCTCCAGACGGTACGCTTTCCTGGCACGAAAACCTGCGCTCTGGTATTCCAAAATCAGCAGAGGATTCGTGAAATCCGCGCCCAGGCCACCGATCTCCGCGGCAACGATTACGGCTGTAGCCTTCGCTGCCAACCGCTTCGCATCCTTTACAAACTCACGGATCGACGGATACTTGAAACCATTGACGAACAGACCGTCACCGTTACGCAGGATGAATACGCTCGGCGGGATGGGCTGAGAGTTCGCAGAGTGGCTCTGCGAGACATACTCACGCATCGCACGAAACAACGCAGGCATAAGCTGGTCGTTCGGAAGTTGGGGCAGGGAACGGAAGGGTGAGTTCTTGAGCTTGAACTGCATGTGCGCTCTCTAGCGCACCTTTACCATCCGGTAAATGCCCCCGCCCTTCAACTTGCGGGTGAGCTTCTTCTGTAGCTCATTCGGAAAGACGTAACCCCGGTCGTAGTTCATGTTCCGGGAGTGAAGGGTCCACTGCAGGCGCTCGAAGCGCTCACCCTTCTTATTCCACACAATCGACGACACTGCCTTACCATTCAGGTAAATGCGGAAATGGCAGTTCCCGTACTGGTCATCGCCCATGTAGAGCGCAGCGTAGTGACGATCGTCGATCGTCGCCTGAGAGGCGACAATTCGCAACGAGAGTTTCTGCGCGAGCGACATACGACTCCTACATAATCAACGAATCGATCGATTCACGTGGGCGAGGACTAGGTTTTTCACGTAGTCAGAGATGCTGATCTTGCGGCCTTTTACTGATTTCTCCGCAACCAACAGCTTCAGTTTCGCGTACTCTTCGCGAGGTATCGGAACCTCCACGACGATGGACGCGCTACCCGTGTTTGCTTCGGCGGCGGCCTTCGACTCGGATACCTCAGTCTGCACGACCTCCATGAAACGCTGGCGCTGGGCAGGGCTGGGATACGCAGCCATAGCCAGGTCATTTGCATGCCCCACCTTACCGGCTTTTAACATCTGCGCAGCCCTGTGAACCATCTGGTGAGCGTTCGCAGATAGGTACACGAGGTTCTCACGCTGGTCGCCGCCGCCCGCATGACGCGGGCGAAGGTGGTGGACGTGGCAGGACGCTTTCGGGTAGCGCTTACCTTCGATGTAGCAGAGGACGAATTCCGTCCCCATCACTCATCGATCTTCAAGAAGCCCTTGTTGAAAAGCTCCTTGAGATTTGGTGACTTACGCAATTGGGCGATAGTTGCAAACTGCAACATATCGACGACCTGTCCCGGTCGAATTACGTACGTCTGGAACTTGTTGCGGTCGCCTACCCAGCAGATGCTTACTTCAGAACTAATCGAGTTCCGAATCGTGCACTTGCCACTCGCCAATGACTTCAGAAGTTTAGCCGACATGTTTCACCCAATACCGAAAGCGTTCAACAGACGCTGTTGTCCGTTAGAATACGCAATTACCTCGTCCATGTTATTGATCTGCATGCGCACGGTCATGATAGCACGGCCATCAGTTCCGACGCGCACTTCACCTGACCCGGCAGCATCCATTGCGCCCGGGGGCACAGGTGCTCCACCCGTCTGAGCCTGCGCGAAAGCCTGCTCCGCCGTCCTGCCAGTCTGAGGGCGGGCCTGCGTGCTGAAGAGGTCCTGCGCCTGTGCGGTAGGTGCAGTACCTGGAGCACGCATTTGATCAAGCCCTGCGAGGGCTGCAACCGACTGGTCTGTGAATCTAGAAACCGGAGAAGGCTGCGGCCCCATCCCAAGAAGGCCAAGAATACCCGCACCAGCGCCTTGGGCCTGCTCGCGTAGCATTGCGGCGAGGTCTGCCTGGGGGCGAATAGGCTGCGCGGCCTCCGGTGTTTCTTTCTCCTGCCCGTCCCCGATAAGAGCGATGGCGTCACGGAGGCCGCTGGCCTGCTCACGTGCTTCCTGCATTTGACGTAAGAGATCTGCTCGCTCGGATTCAAGGTCTTCCCGCTCGCTCTCAGACGTAGTTGACTGAAGCTGCGTGGTGATCTTGTTGTAATCATCACGCATCGCGAGGTAGTTCTTCTCCTGAACCTCCAGCGCCTTCCGTGAGTCGGCTACATCTTTTCCGAGGAGGCTCTGAACGTATTCGTGAGCCGCACTGGTCCCGCTACGGCCGAACATGCTTTCGAACATCGTAAGGAACGTGTCGAAGCTGAAGACCATTGCCTTCAAGTAGTCCTTGATGTTGAACAGCTGCTGAATCGGGTCCTTCAAGCTCAATACCGTAGTCAACGCCTCGCGCTGTACTTCTTCGGAGGACTTCATCTCACGGTCGGTATCCTCACGAAGCGCCGCAATCTCTTCAGCAACCGCGTCCGCTCGACCTTCTTTGATCATTCGAGCAAAGCGACGGGACTCGAATGTGCTCAATTGAACGCCAAGCGAATCCTGTAGAATTCGACGGTAGTCTGACGTTCGAGAAACACCACCCAATGTGTCCTGGATGCTGTCCAGCTTAGCTCTGATTCCAGACTTCGTGAACGCCGCCATGTTGCCCACGTCGACGTTACCCAAACCACCTTCGCGAGCAGCCGAGATCAATTCCTCGATCTGCGCCCTCTGTTCATCGCCAAGGTCGCCGGGGTTGAATCCGAAAATCTCACTACCAACACGACGCGTAATCTCTTCCTGGATTGTCTGCTCGCTTTGGCCCCTTAGTTCCTCGCGGACAGCCGCAATCTGTTCCTGAACCTGCGCAGATACGCGCTGGCCTGCCATGAAGGTAAATGCGTCCTCCCGCTCAGTGAAAAGAGCCTGGGTGAATGCCTGCGCAACCTTCTCCTGGCCCTTAGCAGCAAGACCATACTTCATCGCTTCCTTAGCTGCGTAACCATAAGCAGCAGCGACGTTGTTGATATCAGTGATCTGGCTCTGGAACTGACGCGACGCTTCCATCATCGCACGCACGAAATCTTCACGGATGGTGAAGCCAGACAACCGCACATCGCGGTTCATCTTCTTGACGGCGTCTTTCAAGACGTCGGCCTGCTGTGCGAAATACTGAAGGTCGTCAGCGGACTCTTCGAACGACTGACCGGTCAGCTTCGAACGCTCCATCACGAACTGAAGACCCTGGCCTGTCTCGACGCCACGGTACTTCAGGAACATGAGGCGATCAGCTAGTTCCGTGACCTGCTCAACAGCACGTGGAGCCGTGATATCGACACGCGCCTGCTCAACGATCGCCTGAGTGAGCTTATCGACCTCACCCTCAGCGTCGTTATAGGCGATGCCCAGCTTTTTGACCTCAAGATTTAGCTTCGAAAGCTGACGGCTGTACGTCATGAACGTACGCACGCCCTGTACTGCTAGCTCGCGAGTCCAGTCAGCGGTTGCCCCTGCGGTGCGCTCAACCGTGCCGCCAATATCTCTAAACGATCCGTCAATCTCACGAATCGGAGCCGAAAGCTTCGGAAGATCTCCGAAGCGGAGCATGTTATCGACGCCAGTACGAATCGGCTTCCAGATCGTACCAACGATCGTCGAGGTATCTCGCATGTCCGTCTGAATTTCACGGAGCGTTTGCTTTACCTCTTCGTAGCGAGAGACGAGCGTCTTGATACGCTTGACCTCGCTCCGATAGTTCTTCTCACGCTGCGCGTCCAAGCCGCGCAACGTACGCATCTGAACCTGAAGCTCCTTGTCAAGCTTCGACAGGCTCTTGCGTTCATCGTCAGCATCGCGAGCACCCCTACGGGCGTCTCCGCGGGCCTCACGAACAGCGTCTTCAGCAGATGCTACTCGGTCCAGTGTACCGAGAAGTCCTTTTAGCTCACGTGAGTAAGCTCGAACGGCACGAGCCCGCGCATTGAGGGATGCTTCCTCTTTGCGCGAGCCCATACCTTCGAATGGATTACGAGGCATTACTTACCACCAATTCGTCGTGGAGCACCTTGCGCGAAACCAGACTGAGGCCGCTGGCTAGCGTTAAGTGGATCGACAGACGAAAGTGAGCGGTCTTGAACTGGGGTGGCTCCCATCTTACGAAGGAAGTCATCCTTAGATACCTGAGAAAGCGAAAGAGCATCGACCGGAACGTGGCCCATTCCGAACAGACCTCCCTTAGACGGGAGAGCACGGTCGCGCAGTTGCTGCAGAAGCTCGGGCCGAATCAAGAGCGACATCGGGAAGCGAAGAGGCGCGTTAGGGTCGTGAACGACTGTCTCGTGTTCAAGATCCTTCAGTGTCTTATCTCCCTGATTTGCTTTCTCGTCCCTAGCAATCTTTTCGAGGTCCTCCGGAGTCCACACGAGACCCAGCATCGATTCCCATCGACCGAACCAATCGTCCTCTTCCCACTGAAGGAACAAAAGGCTCGTCTCAAGATCAGCGACGCTAGCTTCGCGAATGCGAGGATCGTTCACTGTGGTCCTGAGTTTCCCTGCGATGGTTCCTCGAAGCCAGATTTCCCAATCTAGCTCGCGGACTCGGTCTCGGGTAAAGGGCCTTCCTTCTCCCCGTCCTCCTTGGGCTTCGGGAAGTAGTTCATGTCGATCTTCTGCTCGTAGAGTGAGTACAAGCTCTCAACAGTGTCGTACAACGACGTATTGAGAAGCTCGCAGAAAGCCTCGGCAGCAGCGAAGCGCAAACCAATGTGCGGGTACATGGGGTCCGCTACATGCGCTGGCGATTCAGGCTCAAAGCCGAGAGCCTCCCAGATCGGAATTCCATCCATCGAGGCGGTACCGATCGACACGCAGGCGGCCTTCCAGGCGAACTGGATCAGCGCCACGTTATGCTGAATCTCGCCGGTCTTCTCCAGGGCCCACTGGTAGTCCTCAGGGTTCAACCCGCGGAATCCGAAGCGCATCTCGATGTTCTTGTTCGCGTCGTCCGGGTCACGACGAAGGACAGTTCCCTCGATGACGTCGATACGAGCAAGGCCGAAGACTCGCTTGAACTTCTGAAGGATTGCCGTTTCCTTCTGCGAAGCGGGCTTCACTGCAGGCACCGCACGCTTCTTTGGAAGCTCTACAGGGGCAGCGGCTGCTGGGGCGGGAGCCGGGGCGGGAGCCGGCTGCGCAGCTGCGGTCTTCTGTGCCTGAGCGCGCTGCTGCGCCTCAAACATAGGGTCGTAAAGAACCGCACGTCCGGGGCCTCCCGCAGGCTGCGAGGGCGCGGTGTTCGAGAATGGCGTGCTTACCGGCTGAGCCGTTCCCCAAGGATCCTGGGGATGTGGCAAGGTTCCGGGAAGAGGTGCGTCCGAAATCTGCCCGAGGTTGACTCGCTCGCCGTACTTGTCGTTGCTCATTCTGGTTCACTCCTGGATAAGATGGGGACAGCCACTGTATAGATAATACCTGATGACGACCCAGAAAACAAGAAGCCCCAGCAAAAACGCCGGGGCTTCATTGTTTGTCGGGGTGGTGCCGACTACGTGATCACTTCTTCTTCAGAAGCGTCGCGAGGCGCTGAGCGAGCTTCTTCTCGCCCCGCTCGTGAAGCTTCTTCGCAAGCTGCGCGAGCTTCTTGCGATCGTCAGCAGACGCGATCGAAACCTCACCCATGCCCATCGGGCCCTTCACACTGAGGTTCGGCATGATGTCCATCGCCTGGGCATCCTCGCCGTCGCCGAGGTCCTCACCGAGGCCCTCTTCCTCTTCCTCCGCAGGAATTCCGAGGTCGTCGCCAGGAGCCATCGGGTCCTCCGCAGCGGGCTCCTCACCCTCCTCGGCCATATCCTCGTCCGCACCGTACATACGGTCAGACGCCTCAACGTCCTCGTCGAGCGCGCTCATCATGGACGCAAGCTCGTCCTCGCCCTCACCGAGGTCGGGAAGCGCGAGGTCCATGTCGCCGCCGTCTTCCATCGGCTCCTCGCCGCCCTCGCCGCCCTCGTCACCGAGGTCCGCCATGTCCATGTCGGTGTCGTCAGCGGACTCTTCCGAATCCTCTGCCGGAGCTTCCTCGGACTCCTCGGACTCATCAGCGGAGAACGAATCCTCGGACTCCTCGGACTCTTCCTCGGCCGCGGGCTCTTCAGCTGCGGGTGCCTCTTCCTCGTCGCCCATCGCAAGGCGAAGAAGCTCGTCAAGCTTCGCGTCGAAATCCGCGCTCTTCTTGGTCTTTGCGGACTTCTTGCCCTCGCCGAAAGGATAGCCCTCACCCTCCTCGAAGGGATTCTCAAGCTTATCCTTCTCCTCAGCAGGAGCCTGCATCTTCGGCTTGTTCATCTTCTTGCGATCATAGATCTCAGAAGCGTCGCCCTTCTGCTGTGGCTTCGAGTGGTCACCCTCTGAAGAGTACGTGTACTCGGAGTCAAGCTCCTCCGCGATCTTCAGAACGTCAAGGGCGGCCTTCTTATCGCCTTCCTTGATAAGCTCTGCTGCAATGTCCTCAAGCTCAGAAACCTGAGCACGAGCGATCTTGCGCATCGCGGCGGCAACCTTCGCGCGACGTGCGCCTGGGTTTACCGACTTCTTAGCGGCAGGGGCGGCCTTCTTCGCGGGCTTCGCTGCGGCGGGCTTCTTCGGCGCTGCCGTACGTGCACGCTGAGCGGTGTCAAGAATTTCCGCCGACGCCTGATCTACAAGCGTTGCGAGGTCTGCATTACCAGTCTTCTCAAGCTCCTGAGCAATGCTGTCAAGCTCAGCGAGTACGGGATTTTCATATTGCGCCATGGGCTTCGACTCCTAAGGGGTGAAAAACGGAACCAATCACTTCTTCCTAAGCCACTCGCGGTTTGCGAGACGCCGCAGAACACGGCGAGCATCGGAAAGGTGTGAAGCAGCCTGACGAATCAGAGCCGCATCATCGTCGTCAAAATAACGAAGGGCGGACGTAGAACTAATATCCTGGAAAACGTGATTCAACTCATCCAACCCAATGAAATGACTCGCGACAGCAGTACGGACGCGGTCACGCTGCATGCGAGACTGTGCGGGAGAAGAGTCTGAGGGAGAAGACCCCTGAGCCGCACGTTCATGAATACGTGCGGCAATCTGCAGCAAACGCTCCGAAGGGATCTTCGTTTCAGACATATCAGACAGCCCTCGTACGCGAGACGAAGTTGATCTCGCCGTTCACCTGGAAAATGGCGTTGCCTTCCTTATCAGCGCCATCCTCGTTGCGGCCGGCAAACCAGCAACCAGAGTACAGCCACACGCGGTACACAGTGTTACCGCGGAACAGGTACTCCTGCATCGAGAATGGGCGAGTCTGGTCAATCAAGTCAGACCAAACTGCTGGGTAGCCCAACGCAATTTCAAACTCCTGGTTCCAGACCTCAACACGCGAGACGGACACAGAGTAGTTTGAGTTGACACCTGGTACGTAGTCAACAGGGCGACCGAACGTAAGGTGGTTAAGCTCGTACACGTGCTGGCCCGCACGCGTGTACATCTGAGGGGACCAACTCTGAACTCGACCAATGATTCGACCACCAACGACAATCGAAATGCCGTGGTAGGTCTTGATCGTTGGTGCACCAGGCGCGTCGAATTCAAGCGGGCTAACGCGAACGCCGTGTGGGTTCCCTGCGAATGGAGTAGGGGATGCCATGTATCACTTCCTGTGGGTTAGCGAACTTTCTCTGCGCCTTCCAGGAGCTTGGAAGCCAAACGCTTGAGCTTCATATAACGACGCAAATCAGACTTAGTAACTCCATCGGAGTGTTTGCGAATCAACGCGGAAGTGTACGCACGCTCCTCTAACGCCTGAGCAGCGTTCAACAAATTCAACTGCGAGATCAACGACATCTTCGATGCCTCGCGGGTCGAATCGTAGTACGCGGAGTTCTGATCGATGGTATTCAGTTCGACGTGGACAGGAAACTTGTGAAATTGTGCGGCAAATTCAACAACTGGGTGAATGCCGTGAGTTCGGATGTACCGGAGGTACTCCTGCGTGAAGACCACTGCCTTGTCCACATCCGGAACGAGAACTCCTTTTGAGAGGAGGTCCAGCTTCCGATTGTATAGAAGAACCTGCCCCGACTGCTGAACTGCGTTCAAGCCGGTCATCTGGAGCAATTCACTGAGGCGTTCGAGAGACATCAGGTGCCCGTCTCCTCAAGCTCGTTAACCTTCTCCATGTACATCTCGTACGCGGAGATCAGATAACCCTCGTACTGACGAAGCTGCTCGTCGTCCCATTCCGCAGGAACGAACGACGGGCGATCACCGCCCTCAAGTGCAGTGTGGATCTGCTCCATCATGCGCTCGATATTCTGAGCCATGACCTGGAACTTCTTCAAGTCAGTGGCTTTTTGAAGCTGAGGGTGCTCGTTCACCTTCTGCTTGAGAAGCTTCAATCGGCTCTTCGCAAGCTCAAGGACTTCGTCCTTTTCGTGGCGTGGAGCGTAGAGGTCCGCGATAGAGTTCGCTGCCTCCTCGTCCGTCTTCATGCCGTCCTGCCAGGAATTGATCGCCATCTGAGCCTGGTCAGAAAGCTCCAAGCCTGCCGCCCGCTCCATGAAAGATTCAGGCGTGACCTGTCCCTTCAAGTATGCATGGACAAGGTCTTCAATCGAGGTGGCTGCTGGAGCCTCTGTGGCAGACTCATCGGCAGAGGGCTCTTCAATAGCTTCCTCCGCGGCTGCCGGCGCTGCTTCTTCCTCTGCAGGCTCAGGCTTCGCCTCGCCACCAAGAAGCTCGTCAAACTTCGCGAACAAAAGACGCGTCTGCCGGTCTGAGGACGCTTCCGGGTAGAGCGTAGAATACTGAATGTAGATCGTGAACTCGTTCGATGCCTGGGGCAGCGAGCGGTTCTTCAGCGCAACACCACGAGTAAGGTCATTGAAGACCTTCATTGCATCTTCGGACGATTCGAACACAGCGGGACGAAGAGCGTCCTCGTCCTTGACGCGAGCAGACTCGTAATAAGCGGTCTCGCCCGTGTCCACGTCAATGATGCGCCAACGCTGGTTCGCAAAGTCACGAACAACCTTGTACTTACGATCGCCCGCACGACGAGCGTCGGTAGCAATGATCTTGGTGCGAGTCTGCGTCCCGCCGAATACGTCAGAGAGAAGCTTCTCAAGCTGCTGCGTCGAAAGGACCGTACCGCCGTAATGAGGACCAGTAGACATGTCGTGGACAGTCTTGCTGGTCATTACACCAAGACCCTGTTCGGTCTTGTTGGTCAGGTAGATGGGTCCAAAAATGAATTCAACCCGAATGGCCTCACCCACGTTAGGAATGAACGACCTAGCGGCGCGTACACCCTTATCCGTCAAAATTGACGGTGGAGGGGACGTCGGCTTCGCCGCGTTCTGCGACTTGAAACGTGGGAGGCTATCGGGGAAAAGGAAAGCGACAAGCTTCTTTAGGCTACCGTTGCTCGCACGGTCAAATGCAGCAACAGCCTGTCCTGGATCGACAGGACGAAACGCAACCTGTTGGGTTCTGATTGCTAGCTTGTGGAAGAAGCTAGCAAGGCGAATCCTCGTTGACTGATCCAGGACAGGCATCTTGCCTCAGAAAGTAAGATCGTCGTATGCACGGGGCGCTGCCATACGGGACAGCGTCTTAGCGCGCTCAACCTCGTGATTGAGCTTCGCAACGAGCTTATAGCTCGCCGTTACTTCATCCGCAAACTTGTTACCCGCCGCTGCCGCCTTTGCCTGACCAAGCGAATCAAACACCTTGCGGATGGTCTGAGTCACAGGGACAAGCTCGCCGAGGAGCGCCTTCGAATTCTTGCGAATGGTGTCAAGGAGAAGCGACAGAGCAGCGCGCATCTGACGAACGTCGTTCGACATCACAGCGTTCTCAAGTCCGTCGTTCGCCTTAGAAATGGTCGCAAGCGCCTGCTGAATTGCAGGAAGCTTACCCTTCACCATCTCATAAAGCTGGAACACAGGCTTGCGCTGAGCATCGCTGCCCTTAGCATTCTCCTTCGCTACCTGAGGCTTGGTAAGCGGAGATCCGAGGTCGCCCTCGTCAAGCTCACGCGTATCAAGGTCCTCCATCAGGGCCCGACGAAGCTCGGCGATCTTCGCCTTACGAGCGTCGCCCGCGTCGGCAATCTTCGCCTTGACCTTCGGCTTAGGAGTGGACTTCAGCGGGGGCGTCTCGGAGGTAAGCTCCTTACGCTTCTTGTCCGCCTCGTCCAGCGCCTTCTGCTTGGTCTTCTTTGGCGTTCCCTTGTCAGCAACCTCTTCCTTGCGGCGAGGAGTCGCCTTGTCACGCTTGTTGGTCGGCTTTACCTTCGCAAGCTCCTTCGAAGGAGAGCGCTTGTCCTCAGCCGTCTGCTTCGCCTGAGCCTTATCCTCAGGGAACGATTCAGACTTGGGCTTTGAGGGCGCCTTCTTCTTGGCAGCTTCCTTTTCCAGGGTCTCGATCATCTTTCGGCGGGCAGCAGCCGACACCCGACGAAGGCGATCATTCATGGTGCTCGTTGTCATGGGCTATCTCTCTCCTCAGACCTGCTGGCCGAAGAACTTGCGGTCAACCGAGTACAGACCAAACAGGCGCTTGATCGGGTAACGGCCGAACCAGTAGTATTTGAAGTTGTAGAGGGTCTTGGAATCCTTCGCGCGGAAGACCTCAACGTCCGAATTCGGGTCGATTGGGCGTGGGTTACCGTTCTCGTCCTGGTAAGGACCGATGATTCCACGAGCGACCAGGCCAGCCAGACGCTCGACGAGGAACGTCTGGATGATCGCGACACCTGCCTGCTCGGAAGGAGGCACGATAGCGATGAGGCTGTTGTCCATCTGCGTGCGGATTTCACGCGTGACGAACTGCTTCTGGTTGATCGCGACGGAGATTTCGTTGTTGTCGTCAGAGCTACGATCGACCGTAGTGGACTCCTCGATACGGAACACCGGAGCGTCGTCACTGCCCTGATTCGACAACCAGATGATGGACGCACCGTTGAGGAGAAGCTCGTCGGGCTCCGAGTAAACCTTCATCGAGTCGAACCCGAAGAGGTTCTGACGAAGAAGAGTCTGACCAGGGTCCTCGAACGAAGCGTTCTTCGCAGCAAGAGCGCCCGCGATGAACGAACCGTCAAGCGTCACGACGACGTTAGAACCGTCAGAAAGCGTGATCGTCTTCGTGGCTTCAACGTTACCGCAAAGCACACGCGTACCGTGCGCTGGGTTCTCGCCGAACACCTGGAGGGTGCGCGTTGCGAGGTAAACCAGCGTACCTGGAGTCGACTCATCACCGATCTGAGTACCAACCGGCGCACCCACCCAAAGAGCACGCTCGCCACGCTCGAAGGGATCGTTCATCTTCTCGTTGTTCGCCATCGATGCCGAAAGCGATGAGAAGCTGTTGAGCACGATTACGTCCGTGAGCGTACGAACATCTTCGGTGGCTTCAATTGCGCGGTTGATGTCAACCGGGTTGATGACGCCGTCACCATCAAGGTCTCGCGCCTGGCAGAAGTACGCGCCGGGGGCGTCGTTATCCGTCAGAGCAAGCTGAGCCGCGATGTAGAGGTCGTTTGTCGCCGACGACGGACCGAGGAGAATTCCTGCTTCGTCGTCGCTAAGCGCGCGAAGCGGAGTCTCATAAAGCTCCGTCGGACGAACCGTATTCGCCGTGATGTAGTAAATGTTGCCCGGAGAAGGCTCAATTCCTACGGTCTCGTAACGAATCTCGATCGGATTTACCGGAGCCGTCGTGAACGCAACGTAAGGCTGCGTCGTTGATGGCATCGAGTACGACGTGATCAGCGCTCCAGTGACCGTGTCGCGCACGTAAAGGATCTGGGTAGGAATGCTCGAAAGAACAACGTACCTCAGACCAACAGTGCCCGTAATGACACCGAGCGCGTCCGTGTAGACCTGCGTCGTGTTGATCGTCTCGCTGGTCCTGGTCGTGAGGGACCAGTCGATGACGTCGTCACACACGGTGTCGAACGTCCAACGGTCGCCAATCGCGAAGCGGTTCGAAGACGTAACCTGAGAACCAAGGTTACGCACGTAGAGGCGCACGCCACCAGGCAGGAAGAGTGAGCCACCCGCCCCCGTAGCGGACACAATACCGAAGCTTCCTTCGGGTGTGCCCGTCTGATAGGAGAACGTCGCGACATTGTCAGATCCGCTCGTACCAACCGCGGAGACATCGAGGATGTACTCACGGTCGTCCTTTGCAGAAATGAAAGCGCGAGGCGCGTTTGCCTGGAACCAGTACGCGTCATTTGCCGCGAAGTTCGAGGCACCAAACGCGAGGTCGATCAAAACACCATCACCGAGGCTGACGTTGGAATTCGTGCCCGTAGCCTCGGAAATCGTGAATGTACGGCCAGAGCCGTTGTAGCGAAGGTCCGCGTATTCACCCCACGCCTGCCACACGAATGTGGCGGTACGTGCGCCCGCAGCACCCGCAGCAGCCGTGCAGATGAGGAGGTAACGACGGTTCGCGCTACCAGTGTACTCCGCGTTCGCACGAAGAGTGATGGCGCCCGTGCCCGTCGCTGCGCCGCCGATCGAAATCGACCAGTTTGGCGTTGCAGCAACCTGAGTGACCGCGCCGGAGCTAACCGCGGAGAACGATGCGTGCTGGACGGTGTTCAACACCGCTGAATCGATCTCAATACGGGACGGACCGACGACCGACGTCTCGAAAACATCGCCAGTGTCCGTGTCGGAAGCGGAGTCGTCTAGCACCAGGACGATCTGGTCGCCCGTGATATCAGTGAAATTGATCGTACGTACTGCGCCCGGGGCACCGAAATCAACCGTCGTCGAAGACGACGTAAATCCGGTGTGGAGCGGAAGCTGCGGCATCGTGCCGATACCTGTAGTACCGAACATCGAAGCAGCGGTGATGCTTGCACCCGCAGCAACTGCAGGAATACTTGCGCCTGAATCCTGGAGCACTTCAATCGTCGCAGGAATTGACGCGCCGACGGTGCCGATTGTCACGCGATAACGACGATTGTAGCCGTGACCAGACGTAGACGCCGGACCAACATGGAGCATGCTGGTTCCAGTGCCGCTTACACGTCGGAAGTAGCCGGCACTAGCCAGCGCGGAGCCGGTCGTGGGGAAGCGGAGTCCAGTCGTTCCGAGCACAGCGTTCGCGGTACCAACGTTCACCAACACAGCAGAAATGCCAGGGTCGTTCGAATTCGAACGAATGGTGATGTTGCCCGAGGACTCGGCGATTGCAATACCCTGGGCAGAGATCACGGCGTTGATCTGCGCAGCAGCCGAAGCAGCTGACGTGGTCGCGCCCGCGGCGAACACGACGTTCGGCATGACGACGCCGTTGATGGAGAGGCTCAGGATTTCACCGCCCGCAAAGTTGAACGGAGCGGCAGCCGTACTCGTGATCTGCGCCGCGAGGAAGCCCTCATCTGTGCTCGCAGAATTCGCGTTGTCCGCATCGGCGGTCGGCGAGGTGATCGACACAGGGATGAAGAAGTTCACGAACTCAACGTAGAGATCCTGATTCTCTGCGTTGCCGACGAACCGAACCTGACGAATGTCGTCAAAGAGAAGCTCGTCGCGAATCGTGCGAGAAGAGGACTGGTAGCTGAGGGTGTAGCTTACGGTTGGGTCGAAAACCTCAGGAAGCATAAGCACGGAGTCGTAGACTCCGGAACCTGGGGTTGACTCAAAGAAACGCCACTTCGAGGGCGAAACAACGTTACCATCACTGCGCTCAAGAACAGCTACAGTCTGGTCGTTGATTGCTGGCTGGGCGAGCGCCACAATGTGAGGTGCGACACCAGGGAAAGGCATCGCGACGTCACGCAGGTAGCTGCGACGCATGCTGTCGTTAAAGACAGTGCGAAGGCGGCTACCCTTACCAACGTAGCAAGGCAAACGGACGAAGCCGGTAAGCCCCGTTGGGGTTGGGCGGTTGACACGGCCAATATACGCGCCGGGCTTTACAACTCGTGTAGTTACAAGAACGTCAGGCATGGTCCTCAGACACTCCGCACTCTACGTTATCCGCAGTAGACGGAGTAGTTTGTTGTGTTCTAAGCCGGCGTAAGTAGCAGGAAATCACTCACCGAGGTCGTTCGCAAGCTCGTCAAGTGCTGCGTCATCATCGACGTCAGCCTCGTCACCTGCGTCGAGATCCATGTCGCCAGCATCCTCATCAAGGCCAGCGTCATCAAGGGCTGGCTCGTCAGCTGCGGGGGCAGCCGGAGCAGCTTCAGCACCGGGAGCCGCAGGAGCGCCGCCAGCAGCGCCGGGGGCCTGCGTCATGTCACGAAGCTTCATGTAGAATTCGTGAAGGTCCTTCTCGTGCTTCTCGGCAGCATTCACGAGCTTCTTCACCATCTGAACCTGCTCGGCTCCATGTCCGTACGAGTCCATGAAGATGTAGACGAGGTTCTGGCCACGGTTGTTGTTCCACCAGTTCAGGAAGTCCGGCCAACTCTCGATCTCAATCTTCGATTCCTTCGAAGAAGCAGCCTCACGAAGGCTTGCTGCGTTCAACTCGCGAATAGCGGCAGCGATGCGGGCGCTAACGCCATCAAGATTACGACTCTCCGCCTGTGCTGCGAGGCGAAGGAGCTTCTCACGGGCTTCGTTATTGCTGCTCATGGACACAACCTAGGTGTAGGAAAGATAACCCGACGATGCGGGGGTTGAAATCACTTCCGGAAGATTTCGGACCGAACCGTAGATAACGGCAACGAAAGCGTCCTCTAAGGAGTGTGGAAGACGTCTTGGATTGCCTTCCGGACGAAAGAGTAAGGGTATACGTGGTCGTACTCGTTGTTCACGATACGGTCGCATTCTTTTTCGATGAGCGAACGAACATACCCCTTGAAGGGCATCATGAAATAGTACCCAGGGCCCGTGAACTGGTTGCAGACGAATTCTACGTCCTCATCCTCAATCCGCCCGTTCATCCAGTAGAGCACAGCAAGCGTCATGCGATACCCGGCAACTTCTTCAGCAGCCCGGAAGGGTGCTGGTAGAGGGGCCAAGCACAGCAAGAAAGCAAAACAAAAGTACCAGCCCCAACCAAGCCAAATGCCGAGGAAGCCGAAGACTGACAATACCGCAAGGATCTGCGGAAAGATGTATGCTAGGCGGTGCGGCCACGTGCCCTTCTGCTTTGTGTGAAGCAGGTGGACGAATTCATGCGCCAGAACAGTCCAGAGAAGACGAACGTTCTGGAACCATGACTCAGGCACGAATACCTTCGGGTACATCGTGGTACCGAAGTGCTCCATGAATCGGCGATTGAAGAGCCAAACCACAGCTGCGGCAGCCTTCATCCAATCGCTCTTCTGCTTAGACAGCGTCTCGTACCCCGGAATCTGACGCCGGATCTCCTGATCCAGCCGCTCCAGCATCATCTCGTCCTGCGTCTGCATCGTCAGCGCCCTTCCAGTATCGCTTGATGAAGCGAACGTCGTGTCCTGATTCACGATAAGGAGAAAAACGGCGCTTCATAACTCGGATGGCCTCGGGGTTCTGATCGATCAGGATGAATTTTCGATTGAGGCGCAAAGCCGCCTCACCCGTCGTACCGCTACCCCCGAAGCAATCGAGAACAATCCCACCCACAGGCGAAGAGGCGCGGATGATGCGCTCTAGAACGCCGAGAGGCTTCTGTGTGGGATAACCAGTCTTTTCCTTACCAGTAGGACTGACGATTGTGTGCCACCAGCAGGAGGTCGGCAGTTTACCCTTTGTCGCCTTGACTGAATCGACCATTCCTGGAGCCATGTAAGGTTCACGGTCGATGTCGTTGATGTTGAAGATATGAGAGCCAAACTGCTTGGCCCACACCATGATGTTATTGTGCTTTCGAGGCCAACGGTTCTTGGGCTTGGCCCCGTAATCGAAAGCCCAAATGACCTCGTTCATGAAGTTGTCACGCCCGAAGATGGGGTCTCCCACAAAGACGCGGGCATACGCAGCTTCACGGTCGTCGAGGTGGAGATAGAAAGTGCCGGTGGGCTTGAGAATTCGGTGAATCTCACGGACTCGCAGATTCAAGAACGCGAGGTACTGGGCCTCGCTCTCGAACGAATCACCATACGAGAGATTCTCACCCAGGTCCTGAACGATGTACTCGTGACCTCCGAAGCCGATCCGGTCACCGTTCTCTGCCCGAATATACTTAGCCTTGCCGCGCGTGCGCGTCTTCCCCGTATTGAACGGAGGGTCGATGTAGACTAAGTCTACCGACTCATCCGGGATCATACGAAGAATGTCGAGACTATCTGCGAGGTAAATCTTCCCTGAAGACATCCGTAATCCTTAAATCACTTTGACGCGCACAGACCAAGTCTTGATGATCTTAGGACCGCTCGCGATACCTGGCGTGTAGTCCATCAGATGGAGATTGAACGTACCTGGGCGCTTTGGAATAAGCTTACAGCCATCCAATCGAGCGATACGCGGGTTGTCGATCACGAACCGAGATTTCGCTGGAACCCACGGAGCGTCGATCACCGCGTGTTGGTTCAGCTGAATTTCGGCGGGGACACGGATCGAGTCAATCGACGGGTACGTAGTTGAGATAGGAACTACGTCTCCGGTCTCCAGACTGAATCGAATGGGGTCCGTCCCCTCGTACCAAGCACTAATCTGATGCAGTTCTGGCTGCACCTGCTTATCAAAGCCGAGGCGGATGAGTCCCTCGAAGGTCAAGTCGAGTGAAATCGACGTTGACCACATGATGTCCTTCGAGTCGCCCTCCATGTTCCTGTGCTCCAACCCACTGGGCTGGAACGTCAAGGGGAGGCGCACCTCCCACTTGTCTTCGGGACGATTGCTGCGAATCGTGTGTGACTTGTTGAAGTGCGTCAGCGGGCCGAAGATGTAGACGAGTAGATCTCGAATGTCTGCGCAAGTAGTCTCGTCCTGCGCAGCGATGTGAAGCTCCATGGGGATGTTGGCTAGCATCGCCAACTCTACGCTGGACGTCGAGCGGTCAATCGGCCAAGAGCCGGTCAACCCACCGAGACCTGGCATCACATACTCGAACCCGGAATCGACGAGGATGATGCACGGCAGCATCTGCTTCAGGTCACGCCAATAGCGCGAAAGCTGTACCTCGATAACTGTAGGGTCGTCCTTATCCTTAGCACCAGAAATTCGCGTCTCGAACTGAACAGAAAATCCTGCAGTCAGCTTAAGCTGCTGGCGCAGGTTTCCGGTAGGAGCGAAGTATCGCTCCAGGTATGACTGAAGCGCGGACTTGACCGTCTGCGTAACACGGGCTTCAGCGTCACGCGCAACGCTTTCGCGTTTCGTGCGCGGAATACTGCTAAAGATGTACTCTTCGGGTTTGTCCATCTTCCTAAGATAAGACGCAATTTTAGGCCATTAAGCGCGGAAAGGGGCCAGGCACTACGCCGGGCCCCTTTCCTCTTATTTCTTCTGCTGATCCTGGAGGAACTCCCGTTCCTCTGCCTCGATCGTTGCCAGGAAGTCGAGAAGCTTTTCTGGTTGATTTGCGATGTCTCGCGGAACTGGCTTGCGGCCAAGGTACGCTACGTCATCAACAGACGCGTACATCGCATGTCCCCGAGTGCCAGGGTGATCAATCAGGAAGTGCGTGATCTCTGGACGTTCCTTTCGAACCTGACGAGCGATTCGAATAAGTCCGGCCTGGATCACCTCACGGGTCTGGTCGTCTGTTCGCCGAGGAAGTTCGATGATGTTCTCGACGGCGTCGGGCTGCCGCAAATAACAGTAGCGCTTTGCGGCAGCCTCAGACGTAAACAGTAAGACCACATAGTTCCCGCTGTCGAGGAGTTCGACAGCTGGAATTCCGCCGTTCTTTTCGCTGATGACGAAAAGAGGCCCGTTGAGGGGAACGTACTTCGACTCTTCTTCCTGTGGTGGCATACGCGTGGAGGCTAAGTTACGTCACCCGCATAGTCAAGCAGCCGGTCGTACCACCTACGAACGTTGTGGTAGTACGCGTAGTTGAACCGGCTGGGGCTGTTGTGCTGCACCCAGTAGCCGTCAGCACACGGTACGCTGTACCTGAGAACCCGACCACTCGACCACGTGTGAACGCCTCTGTATACAGTTACAGAATCGCACTGCCTCCGGTAATTCACCATCGAACGCGCCAGGATTCGAATACTGGTGCGGGCGTCCATCAGTTCGGCAGGGTCGCGAATCTCGAATTGACCCACCATGCCCGGCCATCGGAACTGAGCAAGGCCAAAATCGGCCGTACCCACCTGATACTGTGCGCGCAGCCGGCGACTCGTAAGGATCCTTACGATATCGCGTTCGCGCATGTCTCTGCCTTCAGAACTAAACTGCTGTCTCACCTCCGCCCATTCGGTGCCGCTGACTGCGCACCGATTGAAAGAACTTTCCTGCATGATGATCGACGCGGCGACCCACGGACTGAACGCGGCGTCCTGATTGTACTCCTCGATGAGATATTCGGCGTACTGGCGAGCGCGAAGCGCAGCTTCCTCATCACGGATCTGCGTTCCACATTCTCTCCAGGCGAGATTTCCACGTTCACCAGTCTTCAGCCGCAGAATCGCTGCTCCCAGAACGTCGACCGTAAGCGGAGGCTCGTCCGCTGCGGCTACGCTCGCGACCTGGCTGATGATGAGGAAAATGATCAGTCCCAGATACGTATGCTTCTTCATTGTGTCTCCATTACCAGGCACACAACTGCATCCAGACGAATTACGGATTGTCATTCGACGCTCCGGACCATCGGCTAGAAAACCCGGCTTCTTTTCTCCTTCTCGCCCGCGGACCTATTTCCGCGCGACGTTCAAAACGAACGAGGGGCGGGACATAGCCCACCCCTCGAACTCTGTCCAGTCTTGATGTAGTTCAGGTGCCTACAGCGCGGCCGTCCTTCACGGTCTGCAGCTGGGCGTAGGCCCCGCGGGGCTGAGCGACGGCCTCCAGAAGCTCCGGGGTCGTCGCCATCGTGAGCGCGTAGGTCGAGGCCTTGTTCTTCTGGGTGGCGTCAGCGTAATGAGCAACGGTCTTCTGTTGCATCGCGCGCAGACGACGATAAGCGACAACAAGAAAAACGAAGCCTAGAACTTCAACGAAGCCGATGACAAACAGTGCGGACATATCAGCCTCCAACCGGAACGAGTTGGTAACCGTGGCTCAGGCACTTTCGCACGAGAAGCAAGCCCGCGTCACGCTTCTGCGTGTTCGGGTCATGCATGTGCTCGACAATTCCACCGGTCCAGCTTCTTAGCTGCTTCACCGTAAAGCGTGAAGTCTTCAACTGACCATTAGGGTCTGCTGGGACCGAACGCGGGATGCTCACCTTACCATTGGTGAAGTTTCGAACGAGGTCACTGCTAAGGAGGTCGCAAAGGTCAAGCCACGCCTGATACTGACCGGGGTAGAAATCAAGAGTCTCGATCTTCTTCCCTAGCTGCTCTGCGATCACCTTATTGCGGGGGCGCTTACCAACGAGCGCCTTAGGCTCAGCAGCGTTTACGATTTCGACGCCAAGCGTCTTATCGTTCATCGTCTTGCTGCCGACGTGTGTACACCTTGTACTCACAATGTCGGCTACCTGCCAGACCTTGGCTCTCGCGTCTGTCGGACCGCACGCCCCGATGAGGAAGTGAAAGCTCACCTTCATCGGCTTGTTAGGGTCCTTCTTCGACTTACGTGCCTTCGTCCCCCTCACTACGAAGGGACCGTCATCGTCGAAGGTATTTAGTCCCGCCTCACCAGCGGTCCAATGTCCCGTAATGCCGACAATCGTCCCCTTTTGGGGGTCCGCGCCGTGGTCCGTTGGTGCCCACCAGGCGTTGGGATCGTGGATGATCCACTCGGTGCCTGGAACTTCTTTGCCGTTCGCAATGAGTGCCATGCCCTGACATAACCAGGGCATGGCCTCAATTTCTCAGTAGGTGCCCAGACCGAACATGTGAAGGACTTCGTCGGTCCTCGCGTCAAGGCGGCTCTCACGAACAACACGAAGCACAGGGGCACTCGTACCAAACGCAGAAGCCGCAGCAGTGCTCGCCGAAGAACCCCAACGACGGTTGACCAGCGCCTCAAGCACAAGCTCGTGCAGAAGATGGTAAGAACGATCGTGAAGGCGAGCAGCGTCGTCTCCCGTGTTCTGGAACGACCGCATCGGGCAATAGAAGACATGCGTGTAAACGCTGTTGCCCTTCTCGATCAAATCAATGTACGCCTGGTCGACGGTCGAATGGCTGTGGATCAGCGTGTACGCCATATTGTCGTAGTGCGTACGGTCCGTCACGAAGCTACGGTGCTCCGATTCCCATGCAATCTTACTGGTCACAAGGCGCGTCTGGAATTCAGCGCGCTTGCCTGCCTGATCAACGTCGTATGGGGAATTGAATCCCATCTGCTTCGCGACTTCGCGCGAGCCAACGTTGCACATCGGAATCTTCAGTACGTCAGAGACAATCTTGGCAAGCGTGCTCTTGCCAGTACCCGAAGCTCCGCAGAATGCAACACGATATTCCGTCATCGTTCGTCCTTTAGTCGAGAGGCCAGGCTGCCTCAAGCTCGCCGTTCTTCAGCAGCGTGCGGGAGGCAGAAAGGTCCAGAATGTCCTTCTTGCCACCCTTTACAAGGACGAAGTTCCTCTGACCCAGAACGAACACACCCTCAGCCTCGAAGGTGCCCCTAAGCTTCGAACCGTCGGCCGCGTAGACGCCACCCTGAGCAGGTACGCGTACCGCACGGACGACCGTCGCGTCAGAATCCATCTCCCTGGTCGGGAATACCTTCATGCCCTTCACGAAGGTACGCGTGCCCTTCAGGCTCTCGTACTTCAGGAGCGTTCCCGTATTCTCGTCAGTCAGTAGGAGCAATGAATCGCCCGCCGAGAGGCCCGCGGCAGACGTCAGCTGAGTGGCTCCGCGCATGACGTTGTAAGACGTCTTGGACGGAGGGTGCTCCAACGTCACGATCTTACCAGTATCGTCTACCGCAACGAGAATCGTCGACCCGTCGCCAACGAGACCCACAATGTCCTTAGGCCCCTGGTGCTCGGAGAAATAGGAGGTCTGCAGCGACTCCGCGTTGTTGTTCACGTAAACGACAGTGACCGAAGAGCGCGCCCTAGTGACGAAGTCGAACTTATTGCGGCGGTCGACCTCACCAGCGAGGCGCGACACCTTCGACCCTTGCGCAATCACCCACTTCTCGGTCTCTTCAATTTCGATCGAAGCAGGAGCCGCGTCCGCGAACTGCATCTTTCTCTCGTCAGAGAAGGCGACGATCTCCTTGAGATGCTTCAGAATCACACCGTCGACATCCTGAAGATCTGCCTCGATCTGCTGAATCTCAGCTTCGATGCTTTCGATCTCGGAGCGCTGCCCTTGTTCATTCCTGCGGGCCAGTTGCTGGACCTTCATCTCAAGAATGACGTTGGCCTGCGTTTCGGAGATGCCGAGCTTCTCCGCAAGAGCCGCCCGCATTTGGTCAGTCGATTCGTACTTCCGACTGTTCTTCAACACGTCAGTGACGGCATCGAGATTCAGGATCGCAGCAAGAATTGCCTTGGCCTTGAGCAAGCGAGCCTTGGCGAGAGTCATTTCGCGCTTGAGGCGCTTGCGCTCGACATCGCGACGAAAGTCTAGGAATTCCTGGAACAGCTTGAACAGTCCGCCACTGAATAGCGTTTCACTGCTAAGCGACGAATCGTCGGCGCGACGCACTACGTAGAAACTGTACGCCTGCGACGTGTTCAGTTCAGGAAGAATCCTGTCACGGAAAACCACACCGTCGCGGAAGGCAACGAGGACACGAATCTGATTTCCGGCGCTGGTGTCGCTGCAGTAGTCGATCAATCCGTTGTCGGACAGATCCTTCATCTTCTCAAGAAAACGCTCTAGAGAAAATCCGGGTGCGAGACTCTTCAACACGAGCAGCTGTCTGCCTGCGTCGTCCGTTTCCAACGCGTAGTCACAGCGGTATTTGAGAGTACCCTGCCCCGTCTCGTAGAGGGCGTGGATCTCCTCCGGCGTCGAGGTGATGAGCCCCTGCGCGTAGTCCGGACCGAGCAGGTGCTTCATCGCACCACGAACGGTCGGGCTCTCCTTACGCATGTAGTAAGCGAGAGCGCGAATAAGCTCACGCAGGTTGTGCGGAGGTATAGACGCTCGGAGCCCTACACCAATACCCTCGGAGCCGTTCAAAAGCAGCAGAGGAATTCGAGACGGAAGAACGAGCGGCTCATCACGATCACCGCTGTAGTTCTTGACCATCTGCGCAACGTCAATGTCCTTGAAGACATGTTGCGCAAACGGAGTGAGACGCGCCTCAGTATACCTGTCCGCAGCGGCGTTATCGGTCGGGCCCCCGTAGTTACCGTACCCCTCAACGAGGGGATAACGGGCCCAGACCATGTTCACCATCGTCTGGTAGATCGCGGTGTTCCCGTGCGGATGGTAGTTGCCCATCGCATCACCGACGATCTTCGCACTCTTCTTGAAGCCGTTTCCGAACTGCTTGTACAGTTCGTACATGGCCCAAAGAATTCTACGCTGTACAGGCTTGAGGCCGTCTCGTGCGTCTGCGACTGCGCGATCCATAAGAACGTACGTGCCGTACGTGCTCATGGCGTCCTTCGAATAATCTGCGAGCGAGATAGGGGTAATCTCGCCGGTCTCCTGGGACCGCTTCGCCTTCGCCATCTAAACCTCGAATGAAAGTAGCAGGAGCGGAAGGACTCGAACCTTCGACCCGCAGATTAGAAATCTGCCGCTCTATCCAGCTGAGCTACGCCCCCGTGCACGCCATCCGAAGCGAAGCTGATGAAGGGACTTGAACCCATAACCGCCGGTTTACAAAACCGATGCTCTACCAATTGAGCTACATCAGCGCATCGGCGCGAAGAGACTCCAGTCGAAATCCTCAGGAAGACACTGGGCTTCGAGCCAATACTCGTGCATAGCATCAATTAGAGAATTGGTCAAGTTGGTCCAACCGACATGACCAGCCACAGCGATCCTACCGCACTTCGGACAGACCGCGCTCTTGTCCTCCCACGCGACGATGTCGAAAGGCGTAAACCTTTCGCGGCACGCAAGACAAACACAACGAGGACTTCCAAGAATCGCAGTAGCGTTATGCCTGGTGAACTCTTTGAAGGCGTTCTGCATCGCCTGCTTCATCAGGACATACTCATCGATCTCAAGCAGCGTCGTCATGGCACCCTCCTCAACTCTTAGTATCGGTGGAGTTTGCCCTTACTACTTCGATAGAGAGGTTCGTCATCACCCACGAGCGCTGCACGACGCTGAAGAACTGCTCGGGACCAACATCTTCGAGCGTACGCTGAAGCGAGCGCGGGAGGCCGAACAAAAGCTCCCGCGTAAACTCGTCCTGAGCGATCGTAGTGGGACTGGCGACGAACGCGAAACCCATCCGGCGCCCCTCCACGTAAACGTACATGAGGGGCACGGACGGCACGTCGTAGCGAATGTCAGAGCAAAAACGGACCAACCCGACGGTGGTGGTCTTACTCGGAGTAAAGTTCTCGAAGGAGGTTGCGGTCATGATCTGAGATCCAAAGGCGACTAATTCTGTCTTCATCAGGTACGACAGTTGGGAACATCGCCGATCCTTCCCAATCATCGTGTGCCAGTCCAAGGCAGTGACCCATCTCGTGAGTCAACACCTTGTCGAGCATTTCAACGGTCCCTGTGTTCCACGTACGGGCTTCGCACGAGAGCACACCACCGTGACGGAAATGAAGAGCATCCCCATTCGCGTCACCCATGCGGGTACCGACCTCAGCAGCAACACCCACACGAACGACGATGTCCGCGTGGTCATCTGCCATCTCTAGAGCAGTGAAACCAAGGCGACTGTTTACAAGATCGACAACGGAACGTGTCTGACGCTCCGCGTCTTCTCCATTTTCAGAGATAGCGCGAACCTGAAGGGGAAACTGACTACGGTCCCACTTCACTTCCTCGCACTGCCCTTCGTAGTCGTACTCTCCGCTGCCATTGACGCAGCCGGAAAGTAGACCCGCCTCTGTATGAGTCATCACGCCGTACACAATGCCAATGATGGCACCGACAGTGATTAGTCCGGCGATTACATACGTTACTACGTCACGCGTCTTCATTGAGCCTCAGGACAGGCCCAACAAGATCTTCCTCTCAGAGGAATCGGAGCCCATCAACGACAAAATAACCTCCTTGTCGTTGTCTCCGAATTTTACCTGCCAGAGCTTGCGAGTCTCCGGCCGCATGGCGTAGAAGGCCAGGTCGTTGGCATTAGCCTCGCCGTGCCCCTTCAAGCGGGAAATCTGAAGCTTGGGGGACGTCATACCGGAGATGCGCTCCAATTCTTCACGAGAATGGGCGTACCACCTCTGGTCCTTATACACACCGCGGTACAGAGGGCTGTTTACGACGTACACGTACCCCTGCTTCACGAAATCGCGAAGCCAAAGAGCAAAGAACGTAAGAATCAGGCTCGCAATGTGGCTACCGTCGGGGTCAGCATCCATCAACAGCAAGACCTTACCTACGCGGAGATTCGTCAGGTCGACCTGGCGTTTTCCAGTCACCTGAGCGCCAATGGCGATCAGGACGGACGAAAGCTCGGCGTTCGCAAGTACCTGACTATCAGCCACACGAGCGGAATTTGCGATCTTCCCGCGAAGCGGGAGAATCTCCTGGTACTCAGGATTTCGCGCGGCCTTTGCGGATCCCCCTGCCGAATCACCCTCGACGATAAAAAGCTCACGGTCCTCAGGCTTGCAGTTGATGGCGGCTGCGAGCTTATCAGGGAGCAGTCCGCGAGAATCCTTCTTCACCACGGTCTTCCCGATGGAAGTCCGGAGCTTCTTGTACTCCTCGCGAGCCTTCTTCAACTGGAGCGCCCTGGAAACGATTCCGTCGGCGACCTTCTTGTTCGTGTCGAAGAAGGACTTCAGGTGCGGGTACAGTGCGTTGTACACGTCATCGCGAGCTTCATTGTTCAAGAGCTTGTCCTTCGTCTGGCTCTTGAACTGAGGCTCCGCGACAAGAACCTGGACCGCAGCGAAGAGTCCGTCGGTCAAATCGCGAACGTCGAGGTCCTTCTTTGCAAAAGGCTTCAAAACGTCAGAGATGGCCTTCACTGCGCCATCGACGTGCTTCCCTCCTTCAGGAGTCGCGCTTGCGTTGCAGAAAGACCACCAGTGCTCTCCTGCGCTCTCATCCTCGTCGCCATCCGCCCACGCCAGGGCTGCAGTGACCTTACGGTCCGGAGTCGAGAAGGAGATAGGAGGGTGAAGCAGTTTTGCCTTTACCTGCGCTGCCCGAGTCTGGACTAGGTGCCCCAGACCCTCACTGCTGAAATTCTCAGTCGTGCCGTCGATCGTCAGCGTGATTTTCAGCCCGGGGCAAAGGTGACTCGTTTCCTCCAGCCATTTCCGGACAGCCTCCACATTGATGCGATGCTTGCCGAAAATCTTCTCGTCGGGATGAAAGCTGACCTCAGTGCCGTGCTTGCCCCGTACATTTGCTTCCTTCTGAAGCTGCGGCTCCTTGGTCTGAGGAATGCCACGTACGAATGACTGGGCGTAGCAGTATCCCTTACGCCAGACGCGTACGGAAAGAGAATCGCTGAGGGCGTTCGTCGCCTTCACGCCGACTCCGTGCAGGCCCGCGCTGACTGCGTACGTCTGCTTGTCGAACTTTCCTCCCGCCTGAAGAACCGTGAACACAGTCGTCAGTGCGGAAATGCCAGTCTTGTCATGCTTCTCAACAGGAATGCCACGACCGTTGTCCGCAACGCGGAAAGTGTGAGCGTTCGTGTCGATCTCTACTTCAACATCAGTCGCGTGGCCTTCCAACCACTCATCAATGGAGTTATCGACCACCTCCTTGAGGATGTGGCGTACACCATTTTCATCCTGGGACCCGATGTACATCCCAGGGCGCTTCCGAACGTGCTCCAGGTCATCAAGAGCCTGGATGCTGCTTGCGTCATAACGCTTAGCCATCGTCACCTTAATATCGTCGGAGTTTGACTCAGTCGGCGCCCTTACCGTCCTTGAAGTCGCGCGTCACGATCTTGTGCCACGGCATTCCGTCCGCCAGTTCGCCGTCCCAGCCGTGAATCTTCTCGTAAATCGGGCGAAGGTCAGATTCAACGCCGTCGTAGCCAAGCATGTGGCCCCAACGGATGCCGATCTTGAAATCGACCTCCATCGGAACGATCATCTTGATGCCGAATTCCTCCAGAAGGAAGGGATCGATGTTTACCATCATGTCCGCCATAAGCTTCTGCGCTTCCACCATCATGTCGAAGTCCAGAGGAACTTCCATCGTGATAGCGTCGTGGACGCAGTTGATGACGCGGTACGGACGATCGTTCTCTTCGATCCAGTTCTGGATGCGCCATGCAGCGAGAGCCGTAGTGTCCGAGCTAACCGCCTGAATAGGCGAGTTACGTGCGCGACGCTTGCCTGCTTTTTCGTCCCTCTCGATCAGTTCAGCAAGGTGTCTGCGTCGCCCCATCGGGGTATCGACGCGACCATAGGTCTCCGCAAAATTCTCGATGTCCGTAAGCCAGTTGCCTGCCTTAGGGAACTGCTGAACGAACTTCACCTGAAGCTGCTCGGCTTCATCCTCAGTGATGCCGAGGATGACAGCAAGCGTCTTGTAGTGCTGGCCGTAGATCGATCCGAACGTAAGCGACTTGGCGCGCTGACGCATCGGCTTCGTGACTTCAGAAAGCGCAATCTGGAACATCAGCGACGCCACCTGACGGTGGATGTCGCACTCCAGCTTGACGCGCTCCTTCAGCGTCTTGTCAGACGGATTTGCAAGGAATTCCTTACGCAGCTTCACCATTCGGTGGAAGAGTGCCGCGTATTCCTTATCGCCTGCAATCTGCGCCCACCAGCGAACCTCGGCCTGACCATAGTCAGCCTCGATGAGGATGTGGCCAGGCGAAGCGCCATACATCGACTTGATGCCGGCCTTTGCAGCGTTGTCAGGGCGCGGAAGCTGCTGAAGGTTCGGATCGGACGACGCGAGACGACCAGTAACGGTTCGATTTGCGTGGAAGCCTGCGTGGATCCGGCCGTCACATCTGTTGTCTGGCTTGGAATAGAGAATCTCGTCGACGCTCTCAAGATACGACGTGCGAAGCTTGAAGAGGCCGGAATACTCCGAATACAACCGAACGATGGGGTGACCTTCGTCCGGCTTATCGGGCGGCGCGTAGTGTGCGATGAATGCCTTGTCGATGCTGCCCTTGCCGTCCTTACCAACAGCGAGAGGTTCAAGCTTACACGCATCGATAAACAGATGAAGCTTGTGGTCTCGCTTGTTTACATCGAGCACCCACGGCTTCTTCCCGAAGAGCGGCTTCATCCCCTTCGTACGGGGGTCCGAACCAAGGAGAATATCGTTGGCCAGCTTTGCTTCTGGCTTTGAGTAAATGATACCTGGAAGCTCGGCAAGACGAGACAAGATAGGCGATTCGTCACCACGCAGGTACTCAAGCTGAGTGGGGTCGACGTAGAATCCAGCCATGCTCATCTTCGTGAGAAGATGAGAAACACGAGAATACCAGCGGAGGGCAAACGGAACAGCCGATTCGTACCCCTGTTTGTCCAGCATCCGGACGAAGTAATTGAACAGGCGATACGTAACGTACGCGTCCGTACCACCGTACTCTGACAGGCGGTCAAGCGAGAGATTCCAAAGACTACCGCCGTCAGCGCCTTCACGGGCCGCAAGAGCGTCGGTAAGCTCTAGATCGTAGATGTAGAAGCCAAGGCGCTCACGAGCCAGCTGCTTCAGGCTGAATACGCCCTTGAGAGCACCACCCTTCTTGGGCCCGTCCTCGTCATTTCCTCCGGACGCAAGATTCTCGTCCTCAAGGAAGGCCAAGAACATCGTGTCGACGATAGGCTTCGTGATCCGCTTCAAACGGAAGAAGCGAAGAGCGATACCGATATCGAACTGGGAATTGTGCGCGAGCCAGTGCTTGAATTTCGTCTCACTGGACCGGAAAAGGCGGCGCAAGCGCTTACGAACGTACTTCAATTCCTCCTTCGTCCATGGCGACTCCCAGTGCTGAAGTGGGATCGTGTGCGCCATGTCGTTGTCGGCAGACAACTGGAGGGTCGCAATCTTGTTCACCTCAACATGGTTGAGGTTCATGGTCTCGAAGTCGAATGCAATCGGCTCGGTGCATTCGAATTCGTAGTAGTCCATCACACGATCGAATTGCTCGATCGTGCGGATCAACTTGACCTTACCCCTACGACTGTTGGGAGTCTCCTCTCCTGTTAAAAGACGGCGAAGCGCCCCAATGTGCCGATAGAAGCGCTTCTTCTCGTTCGTATTCTCCGTCCGGATGTACATGGACGGATGGGCCGTTACGAGATGCGTCTTTCCATCCTTGGTCCTGAAGATGCGACCTTTGAGGCCGCCCGCCTTCTTTCCGGACCAGTCAGGATTCTCATTGAGAGCCTGCACAGCCGTCGTGCCCATGAACACGACAGTGCGAGGATTTAGCGTCTCAATGTCTTTCTTGATGTAGTTCGAGCAAGCAGCGATCTCTTCAGTCGTCGCTGGTCGATTCTTGCCTTCTTCATCGGTCGGACGGCATCGAACCACGGTTCCTACAGCGTAGGAAGATTCGATTTTCGCCTTCTTGAGAGCGTTACGAAGCTCGGCGCCAGGAGGACCCGAGAACGGAATGCCGATCTTGTCCTCCATGTCGCCGGGTGTCTCGCCAACAAAGAGAACGTCAACCTCGGGGGTCTCCCCGTCCGCGCCCGCTCGGTCGTAGTACACGTCCGTGGGTACGTACGTCGTACGGTGCCCCTTGTCCCGGTATAGAGGGCAGCCTTCGCAATAGTCCTGCTCGTGGCGAAGATGAACACGCATCGGCGACCTTTTACAAGGTCAGAAACCTCTCAGGATTTCCCGAAGATACCCTAAGGTCAGCGAGGGCGCGCTGGCGTGCGACATGAACCGGCTCTTCAGTGCCGGATTCGAAAAAACAGCCATGAGCTTCAACTCAGCGGCGGAAATCGCCTGAGCGAACGGCCCACGACAACCGAGCGACGGAATAAGGCTCGACGCGGGGGTAGAAGCTGAGGGTGAGTACGGTGCACTTAGGTACACCTGACCGTTCACGCCCAGACGAACGGGCAGTGAATTCCCTTCGGCCTCTAGCCCCGCGCACAGATTTGTAGATCTGGAGGACGTGGCAGGAGCCGCGAACGTCCTGCTCGCGGTCCTACCACTACGGCAATTGCATCCCATGAGGTACTTTTACAGCCCGAATACCTGTGCAGTCAACGCTAGGTACTCAGGATATTCATCCAAAAGGGTTGCGATCTTGCGCATCGCCTCGACCTGCTTCTTGGGCCAAATATCCTCAAGAGAGGTGCCGAACTTCTTCAGGATCTCATCGAACGCGTCCAGGTCAGCGATAGCGTAACCAGAAACGTACAGGTTCTTCGAGAAGTCCTTCAGAAGCTTCTGCGCCTGCTTACGATTGTCGCCCATGTAAATCCACGTCTTGGCCTTGCCGATTTCACGGAAGCCAATCTGCTTCATCACACGCAACGCCTGATCGATGTACTTCGGGTCAGCAAATGACGTGTCGCTGACGATGAAGCACGGGTGGGAACTGACGCTATCGCCGTCTAGAACGTCGCCGAACGTGCTCACCTGGAGCATGATCGGAATCTTCCCGTCAGGCGTCGTGACGTCCAGCCCAGGAATCTTGCCGTCAGCAGGCTCCTGCGTAAGGTCCGTCTTTGGCTTCGAAGGCGCAACAGGCGAACCTGCCGACTCGAAGTCCTCCTTGAGCTTCTTGTACGTCGCAGGAATGACGGACAGAAGCTTAGAGGTGCGCACAAGCCATTCACGGACGGCGTTGTCAGCAAGCGCCTTCTCGTCGAGACGCATCAAGCCGATCAACTTCGCTGCGGCGAACGTGTTGATGGGCTTCAGTTCAAGCGCAGGGTTCTTCTTCTTGATCTCGGCGAAGACCTTACCCGCAAGTGAGGCGTGCTGAGGGGCCGCGCGGAACGCAAGGAACGAATTCCTCTGCTTCTCGTCGTGAGGATTGAAGGCAGGAACACCCGCGGCCTTCTTCACCAATGATTTGTAGTCGATGGTCGACTTCGGATTCGCCGGGTTTACCGGAGACTGACCCTTAATCTTCGCAATCACGTCGGGCATGTTTGCGACGACAACACCATTTTCGCGGAGCTTACCAAGCAGGTCTGCCGCTTCCTTTGGTGTCTTGAACGGCCACACATACATGTTCGGGTAGTGATTGACCTGGAAACCGCGGAAGATGCGCTTGATTTCGGCGTCGTAATCCAGAAGGAGCCAGAAGCTCCCCTGGTAGAACTTCATGTTGAGCTTGATGACCTTTGCAGTCTGCGGAGAAATCGTCCAAGGAGACTTGTCCTTGTCTGCACCCAAGTTAGGCGTCTCGATCTCGCCGGAGCCGGCCATTTTCTCTCCGGTCGAAAGCTCGTACGACTTCGAACCGTATAGCGCAGGAGCTTCTTCAGCTTCCTTGATTTCGTGCTCACGAATACGGCCGTACGCGTCCTGGTACGCCTTCATATGAGCGAACGTGTTCATCGTCTGGATGTTGTCGAGGTTCATACCGAACAGCGGGAATTCCGTCGTGTCGGTGAATCCAGAGACCAGCTGACGCACCTTGTGCATCTTGCTGACCATACGAATGAACTTCGTGATCTCGGCGGTGCCCTCGGTCATGACCAGGTCCACAAAGACCTGAGCGTGACGACGAGCCTTCGGGTCCTTGGGAGGAAGACGGTACGAACGAGCAATCGCCTGTTCGAGGTCACCTGGGTTCCAGGGCAGATCGACACGGATGATTCGATTCGCCATCTGAAGGTTGTGACCCTCACGAAGCGAAGAATCGACCGCTACGAGAATCTTGACGTTGTCGTCCTTCTTGAATTGCTCAAGAGCCTGCTTGTTCTGCGCATCATAGTAGACAGCAGATTCACTCAACGCGATGTTATCGCGGATGTGACGCATGCTCGCCTTCTGCAAGCCCATGATAATGACCTTGCCATTACCTGGGTCGGAGAAGTGCTTCGCGAGGATGCGGTCGATTACCGCAATCTTAGGACTGACTCGGTCCTGGTCCTCTACGAGGAAAGCGTTTCCGAATTCAACGGACGTAGGCGCTGAAAGGAAACGGTCCAGCTGGGAGAACTTCGCGATCAACGGCTGGAAGTCCTTCTCAGCGGCGGCTGCCGCCTTCTCCGGGTCAGCACTCGCCTGCATCGCCTCATACTGCTTCCACAGTTTAGCGATACGCTGCTGCTCCTGCTTGAACTGCTGACGGTGAAGCGGGTCCTTCAAGTCGAAGACGACGCGGTTACGCGACTTATCATCGTCCTCGTCCTCGTCCGAATCGTAGATCGAAGCCTCAGGGTCCTCGTCCTCGAAAACGACCTGGTCAGAGGGCTTCCACTTCGAAATCTGTTCGCGTGCGAGCGGATTCGAAGCGTACTTCTGCGCGAGTTCCTTCTGAAGCTCAAGACCAATCGTGCCCGGGGCTACTTCGCCAAGAAGCTCTTCCTTGATGATCTGGTCGAGAATCTTCTTGTACACAACGAACTGCGCAGCGTTCAGAAGTGCCTTGTGGTACTCGACTGAAAGCTTCGGAAGCTGATTGAGCCACGCCGAGCGCCGAATGCACACAGCGTTCTTCTTCGTGATGATCTCGCGAACTTCCTTAATCGCGCCAGGCTTCCACGCCTCAACCTTACCGGAGTTCGGGTTAATAGACGCTGCGTACTTCGCGATGAAGGTGTCCCGATCACCCAGAACCGCAGGGTCAAGGAAGCTCATCTGAAGCCAGATATCGTCAGGTCCGGAAGGCGCAACCGTACCAGAGAAGCAACGCTTCATCGGCACAAGACGCGACATCTGCATGATTGCCGCAGCCTGGTCCGACTCCTTACCAGAAGCGCCGATACGAACCGTGTGAGATTCGTCGAGCACAAGCATGTCAACGCCACACTGCGTGACCAGCCAGCTAGGATTGCGGAAACGCTTACCAGAGGCTGTCTCCAGCTGGTCTCGTCCCTTGAGGCCGCGCAACCACGAGTACGAAGTCATCAAGATCGTGTTGCGTGGGGCAGAGGCGATGGTCTTCTTTAGAAGGTCAAGGCCCGTCCGAATACGATTACCTGGCTGGTCCTTGAGCTTCTCTGCCTCGGCATTCGCTGCCTTCACCGTCTCGGTGTTGATGACGATGATGTTTACCGAATTGTTCGTCCACTCCTCAAGCTCGCGCTTCTGCTGGGGAAGAAGCTGGTTCGGCATTACGACGCAGGGGCGCTCACAGAGCCCTCGATTCAACTTGTCAAGGACGTCGGCAAGGATCATCAACGTCTTACCTGCACCGGGGTCCGCGTCGATCATGGCGGCCTTGCGGTCCTTCAAGAAGGCCAGCGCGTACGCCTGGTGCGGGAGGAAGCGAATCGGGTTACCGCCGATTTCCTTCGGAATGTGCGGAATCTGAGGCGCGTCCTCAGGACGGATGTTGGAAAGCTTATCCTCTTCCGCCTTCTGCTCGACGAACATTTCCTGGTACTGTTCTGCGAACAGAACAGCAACAATCAAGCTGGCGTATTCGGATCCCAGCTGTTCCTTGACGGACAGCTTGCCCGACTTGATCTCGTTCTCGATCTCGACCAGGCGGTGCTCTACGTAGTTACGGAAATCCGGGTTGCTCTTGCGTGCGTACAAGAACAGAGGAATGCCAATGACGTCTGTGTCGACGTTCGACATCTCACGGATTCGTCCACGCAACTGCTCGGCGCCGGACGATTTGTCCTGAGGATTCACGTAGAAGCGAGATTCCCACTTCTCCGGGTCCCAACTCTTACGCGTGCCGTCAGGCGTACGGTACGTGGAGGTTACCTTGATCTTCTTCTCCAGCGTCGCGATGATTGCATCACGGTGCTCTGAGAGCTTGAACAGATTACCTACGTTTTCCGTTGCAAGGGCACCGGTCTTGTCCACGTAATAGACGAGAGAGGAGTCCTCACTGGTGAAGACAATCTGATTTACGATCGAGCGTTCCTGAACAACCGAGTCAACCTCCTTGAGGAGTTCGCCGGTGGTTGGGTCAGTCTTCGTGCCGAACGGGAACGTCTTCTTCGTTCGGGGGTTGATCATCATCTCGTCAGGAGATGGGGGAACAGGAATTCGGATGCGGTAGTCCGCGAAGTCGTAGTTCCTCTTCGTCTTTGACTTGCGATCGTCCTTTTTCTTCTGCTCGAATTCCTGAACCTTCCCACGAAGAGCATCGAGGTCGATCGACAGCTGAGACAGCAAATCTACCTTAGGGATGTAGTGAATACGACCGTACGATCCAAGATAGAGATTCTCCTTCTTGTATCGATCGGCAAAAGCTGCTGTCTTCTCCGTCATCGCTGCCTCTCACTCTTCCTGGTCAGCAAGGTTCGACGTCGAGTCATCAACGTCCTTCATGACATCGTCAGGATAATTCGGGTTTTCGGCGCACTTCGTCCAAAGGCGCATTGCGTCTGACTTCTCAAGCTCCGGAGCGAGCTTCTTCGCGAACCTCACAAGCAGAGGGCAGATCTCCTTACGCCTCTCGGGGTCAAGATTGTGGAGACGATCAAACCCCCAGTGAATCTGGGCGTTGAAGATATCAAGACGCGTTACGGAGTCTTCCGTCGTTCCTGGACGGAGGGTAATCAGTTCGATTCCGGAAAGCTGAGGAACCTTACGGCGAGCAAAAAGAGACATGACTACTTCCCTTTCTTCTTGAAAGAGTAACCATCGCTCTCCATGGCCTTCTTGAGCTTGTTAGTCAAGCGAACGATCTTTGTGCGGCCTGTGTGTCCGTTGCCCTTCAGTTCGCTAAGAAGCTCGGAAACAAGATACGCAGATTCGCTATCGTACCCGTGACTAACGTGAGCTACACGCTCCAATGCTCGGAGTGCGCGCAGTGAGTGTGCGACACGATTGAGTCTAGACATGATGTCCGGGCGCATAGCAACTCTCCTCACGATATCTTGAATCTCGGGCATTCGTCTAAGACCAGGGTAGGCGGGGTTGATGTCTGGGGAACTAGAAGGTCCGTCGACCTTTCGACGAGTAGGACTGGGGTAGAAGCCGTAGTCGTCAGTGTTCTGAGAAGGCGTTGTGGGAGTTCTCTTGACGTACGCAGGACCCTTGTCTGAACCGTCAGGCCAATCAATTGTCGGCACTCCGTCAATCTTGACCTTCGTGCGCTCTTCTGGGTGAAGAATCAATCGAATCTCGTAGCCCTTACCAGAAGGAGAAACCTTGCAGTAGGATTTCCGACCGAGCGAATTCAACCGCTCGTTCAGTTTCGAAGAAGCGGATTGAGCCGACTCGAAACTGTCGAACTTCGATCTCATGACACCTTAAGAGTGCCCCGAGCAGTTACTGGGAGGCCCACTACGATACCTGAGGCCGAACCTGCGTCCGCCCCCGCGCGCACCTTCGTGCCTACCTGACCAAGAAGGCGAACAACACAAACGTCGCCCTTGATCGACTGAATAACTGCGTTCTTTTCGTGGTCGCCACGGGGCTGCATAACAGCCCCCGGCTGGCCTACTTGCGGGCCAGGCACAAAACGAACGACGTCGCCCGGCCTCGCGCCGTCGAACATCGCCCTTCCGTACATGAGCACGCCAGAACTCATAGAGACTTCAGCACCCTCTCCAAGCGAGCAAGGATCTTCAACTTGCGAGAAACCTTCAACATAGCCTTAGCTACCTTAGGGTTTTTACCCGCAGGAACAGCTGGCTTCTTCTTGGTGTCCGACACGATCACGCCTCCTCAGGCCCGCCCCCAGACGCCTCCGGGAACGGAATATTTGGTTCGTCAGAAACAGGAAGAGAATCAAGCGTCACAATGACGCAGTAAGCACCGTTCTCCTCAGCAATGATGCGCTTGTGCGTCAGTGGCATGATCCAGTTGACGTTCTGCTTGCGAGGAATGATCAGGAGGCGGCCATTGACGACCTTCGTATCGTACCAACCTGGAATCAGGTGAACGATTTCGGTGTCAGCGATGCGCTCGATCGGCTCAACGACGAAGCATCCCTTGTTCTTACCGCTGTTGATTTCCTTCACAACCTTACACTTCCAGAGTTCGCCATTCTTCGGCATCTTCTCTGGACCGTGCTTTTGGCGGTAATGGCGCGAGACGACCGCGATCTTCAGCATCGTACGGCTGATGACCTCATTCTCGTTGTCGGTCGTCTTTTCCTTGTAGTTCGTGTTCTCGAAAAACTTCAGGATGCTAATCATGATGATGCTCCACTAAGGCAGGGGGTCGAAGTTCAGTGTGAGTGACTGAAGGTTGATTCCGGCTGACGCAGGGGTGCGGAACTCCAACGTCAACGCGTACAAGTCGCCCTCAGTAAATACCCCAGACGAGTAATCCACACTAACTGTCGAATCGACGAATGATACGGAAGGACTGATAGTTCCGCCCGTAAGCGACACAGCGTTACCATCCGTGTCAAGAAGCCCCACCAGCAGCTGACAGTTCGTATCGACCTGTGCGCGCACGACAAGCGAGACAGGACGGAACCGAGTCGCTGAGAGCGGGATCACAGCCACGGTAGATTCGTAGGCAGGAGGCACGGGGCCGAGTGCGCTTGTCTGCACGCGCGTGTACACCGTCATAGGTGCGGTAAATCCGTTACTTACGGTAGTGTTCGCACCAACAGCAGACGTAACCCACCGCGAAGTAAAAGGCGCGAGGTGTACATCAGGCTGAAGCTGAGGGAAATCAGCAGATTCACTCAGCACCTTACGCGCAGAAAAAACGAATGAAGATGCAAGCGGAACGGCGCCACCTGGGTGGCGGACCCACCCGAGAACGATGCCGTCCGGAATTGACGTAAGCTCGCCGGATTCAATCGCGTACACTGCAGCCTGTCCACCGATCACATCAGCGTCCACATGGCGTACGGTAATCGAGTACGTGGTCGCGGCAGCAGGGAGTACCGTGAAACGCAGCGTAGTTGGAACATCCTCACCAACAAGGATGCCAGAAGGCAAAAGAAGATAGCCCGTCGTCAACGTGATTACGTCAACGTCGGTTACGGTGAGATCGTACCCACGGTACACGCCAGGCTCGTGCAGCGCGAACTGTGCGATTGACGCGCGGCTCGACGTGAACGTATCACCGTAATTCCAAATGCGGATCTGCGTCATGGAACTTCCTCAAAAAAGCCTACGACACGAACGATAACGTTCAGGAGTGTACCAGAGACAAACGTCGGAAGCAGTCTGATCTGTCGTCCGCCAGTGCCGCCGAGATAGATATCTACCGTTGCGGTCTGAGACACGTACTGTGTCATGTCAAAGTTGATGTTTCCCCAGTTCGTTGCGAATCCTGTGGCGGTACCTACGGACTGAACGCGAAGCGTTCCAAGTGTGCGCGTAGCAGTAGCGTTCGAAAGGTCAACCTGCAGTCGAACGAAATTCACATGCGGGGGAATCGCTAGAGCAGACGAAGCGTCTTCAACGGTTACGTTCTGACCAGCAGCAGATACACCGCCATTGAATACGACGTTGTCGTTCGTACCAGCGAACACGTCACGCGCCCCGGTAACCGCGGTATACGTACCGGTACGAACGAAATCTCGGCAGCGCCAAACACCCGAACCAGAATCGTACATCTTGAACGATGCAAGGTGGTAGGTGATGAGACTTGCCGACGTCCACGGCCGAGGAGCAACTACCCCAGCCGGGGCTGAAAATATACGTGCGCTGGTGCCGCTTACGGGAGGCAAATCGCTAATGAGTACCGATACATACCCCGAGGAAGGGTCTGGACGGTACGCATACAGGTAGAACCACTTGTCAGCGGCAGGAGCAATCGATGCGGGAAGAACCGTACTCCCCGTGATTGCCATGATAAATTCGCTGCTCGGAGCGAGCGCGAACATACCGGCACCAATCTGGTTCTTGAGTTCGCCTACATAGTCACCAAGCAAAAGTCGTCCGGCGTTGATACGAATCGTATTGTCGTCGTTCACCGCCTTGACTGATGGCTGGGACGCCAAGTTCTGTCCGAAAGAAATCCCAGGAACAACGTTCTTCAAGAACTTACGATGGTCCTGAAGCCAGATGCTACCTGAGGCGGTTGTCGCACCCGACGGAACATACAGGACATGGATTGGGATCCACGCCTGGTCTGGACGCAGAGCGGGGCACATCGCCGTGCCCGTGGCCGCCTGCACACCCGGGCGAATTCGTACCTGTACGCTGTTCGTCTGAAGCTTCGGAACTGGCGTCGGGACAAGACGACGACGTCCCGCAACTAATGCAAGGACTTCACGGGTCTCATTCGCAACTGAGCGCAGACCAGAAATCTCAACAACGTCATAGCGTTCAAAGCCAATGCTCGGAGGCGAAACAGTCAACGTCGCAGCGGTCTCTAATGTAGCAACCTGGTAGTTGCTCTCGATCGTCGCATCAACACCACCGAAAGCAATCGCCGCCATACCTGGAGCGATCGTGACGTTCATGTTCGTAGTGGAGCGCGTGATGTCAAAACCAGACAGAACGCACCCCGCCTGCACCTGACCAGCGGTCAAGCCAGACGCGTTACCGAGCGTACGAAAAAGCTCACCCTCAATCAGGCGGTGATAGTCACGACGAGCGTAACTGACGTCGTCAAAGACATCTTCGTTGACGATGACCTCTTGGTCGTTGTACCAAATGCGCTTCGACATGTTCTGCTCTCAATCAGGTGAAGGTACCGTTGTCCCACGTGCCAACGTCGAACACGACAGAACCAGGATCGACACCCGGACCGTCTGTTACGTAAACGACAATCAGGCCCTTACACTGGCCGCTCACGACAACCTGCCACTTCACGAGAGGCGACGTTGCGGGCACAAGGTCGATCGTGAAGGCAGGCAACATGAATCCACCAAGAGGTACCCAGTTGGACCAGTTACCCGTGCCATCGAAATACCGGGCCAACATGTTGAAGTCGCGATCAGGTTCGATTGGGATGAATCTCAGTGCTTGAGGCGCGCTCAAGTGCGGAAGAACAGCGATAGGCTTACCGACGTACGTGTCAAAGCGGTCGAGACCTTCGAAGATCTTCCGCATCTTCGTTTTGGTGGGAGCGAGGCCACGAGCGAGGTCTGTATCGACGACTTCTGTCGAAATGAACCTTGGCTGGTCGAAATCCTCCACCCAAAAGTTGTACAGGTAGCCTGGGCGGTAAACGAGAGTGCCTTCCGCTGAGGCGAGACCCGCGGCAGCATACTTCGTGATCTTCGGAAGATGCATCGTCGTGTTGATCGGACGAATGTCTTCCAGGTCACAAACCTGAAGGCCGTCCCACACAACCTCAGCAACTGGAAGAAGGTCGGCAATCTCCTCCGTGTCGGTTGGGTTCACGTCCGCCAGAATCATCAACGCAGCGTCAGGGCCTGACGACACGTTATCCGTGACGATGAAGTTTGTAACGGATGCGAAGTAATTCGTGGTGTACACGAACTGCAATGGGTTCTCAGAGCACGTACCAACCGCGGTGTCGACCCATGACGAGTTGAATTCGACGGTCTCAACGATGGTTGACCCGCCCGAATCCTTGCCCGTAATCTGGACGCGGACGAGCAAGCCAGGGCCCGCAACTGCCTGAGAGAGTGCGAGCTTCAGACGAGCAAGACCCTTCATCGTCGTATCAAACGTTCGAAGAGAGGACCCAATATCCGTCAAGCGCTTGTAGCAGTAGATCGTCTGAGGATACCGCTCCATCAGACCATCCTTGTTCAGGTAGACGATGTAGCGCTGAGGTACGGGACCTGCGTCCTCGAACGTAAGTTCGGGGTTCGTGATCGTCGAAAGTGAAACACCACCCGCAATGATCGCCTCACGGTCGTTAGGCTGACCAAATGTCAGGCTCGTGAGAGGAGATGTCGTCGGTGGTTCTGCTGCGTCTGCCGTCATGTATACGACAGTGACGTCCCTACCCGCTGCGTACTCGTCGGTCGGCAGGAAGAAAATGATGTTCTTGCGAGGAATTTGAACCGGAGCCAAATCAGCGCCGAGTTCAGAGTCAGTCGCACGAAGAACAAGCGTAGGGAACTTGCTGGTGCGGAAGTACCAAGCGTCACGAATGCCAGTAACGTCACCCGTAACATCCTGGGTGATCGCTCCAGAGAGAATCTCTTCGACGCAAACCTTACCAGGAAGCTTCGAGAGGCTCTGGTCCTTCGAGACAATTACGCCATGATCGAGGTGTAGCTGGAACAGCGTGAACCCGCTGGTGGCTGCCAGGTCATTCAGCGAAAGCGCATGCGGATTGTTCTCCGTCTTTACGCCAGTGCCCAGATAAGAGCGATGCTGTACGTCCGCAGCAGAGAACCACGGCCTATTAACCGTCAACGTACTACGCGTCATGTCAATGACGAGCGTGGTTGTCGTCCCTCCACCTGAAGCAACAACTTCCTGCACAGTGATTAGCGCCAAGGGAATCGTCTTGGCCCGCTCGTCTGCCGTCAACGCGTCGTAGTCGGATCGGGTTGTGATGCGAATGTAGTCCGCAGGTGACGCAAGGAACGTCACCTGCGTGTTCGCCAGCGTTTCGTAGCGCGTCAGCTTCGGACGAGTCTCAAGCTCGGAGAAGTACAGGTAAACGATGCTCTTCGTACCGATACCACCAGGCACAGAAAGTCGAGTAGAAGTCGCGTCTAGAACAATGACTTCACCGCTCTGGAATACGGCGGTACCTCCCTGAACGTCGACCGTTGCGGGGTCGGTGGGGTTGATAGAAACGGCGAACGGACGAGTATCTGAAGTGAGCGCTGAAGATGGATCTTGCTTATCCACGATACCGAAGGCATTGACTTCAGGGTCAATGCCTCCGAACATCAAAGTCGTGCGCTTCAGGATCTCGTCGATCCACACTTCCCTCTCGTATTCGAGAAGGTCAAGCGTAATTGGTGCTGGGAAGAGAATCCTACGCATGAGTACCCTTCAGGTGGCTAGGAGCCCTGCGTTGAAGCGCGAGTAAAGGTCAGTCTGAACTCGTAGATAGGTAAGACGCAGCCAATTAGGTTTTGCGAACGCTGGACCACTCGCCCATACATTTCGGCCGGTTACCTTCGCGATCGTAGCATGAGAAATGAAGGCAGCGGTCTCGATGCCCCTGATTTCCCAGCTTTCCATATCGATTCTTGTGTTCGCTTGAGGCGAGCCGGGCGTCACCTCCGAGTCAAACAGAATGTGAATACGCTTGATGGGTTCACTCCCCTGCGGAAAATCAATGTTCACCGAAGTGGTTACACCCGCGGGCAAGAACAAACCACCACGAGGGGGCGGAGGTGGAAGCGGAGCACCAGGGGCGCGCGTAGTGAATGGAGTCAGAATCGAGTTCGGCTCCAGGTGTACGATCATGTAGCAATCGTTCTGCGGCGTCACCTGCACGCGCCAGCCCTCAAAGCCGTCTGCGTTATGGGTGATCTCCGGAACGCAAGTGAAATGAAGGTGGAACTTACCTTCGTCGTTGGTGAATGCCACGAAGGTGTTGTTCGTGCGGCTGTAATTCAACTTACCTGCCGAGAGATCCCAGAACAGAAAACTGTCAGGAGAGATCGCTACGTTGTAGATGAGCGTATTCTTGCCGTCATCGAACGACGTGATCGCTGAGCCTGCAGCGCTGTACAGCGTAACGATGTCCTTCTCCTCAACATCAAGGTCTTCAAAGAAGGAGCCGCTAAGCCGATCGTACAAGAAAGGCCCAATGTTGGCCTCAGTAATCGGGATGTTCGGCAGCGGGCGTCTCTCTGATTCGTACGAAGGATACGCACGAAGGTAAAGCTGGTCTGTGCGACCATTCTCTAGAGTGTCTGGAATTCCTACGTCAATCGTAATCTGGTACGTACGACGTCCGTCAGGAAGAGTGCCCGAAGCAACAGCGGCCACCACATCATACTCGAAGAACTTGTAGTTGATTACGTCGCCGGGGTAGATTGGATGATCGCTGTGGACTACGAAGGTGGTCACCACCGAAAGCTGAGCCCAGGTCAACCGATTACCGGCGATAGCGGGCACAGCGGTAGGATCGGCGATTGTCGATGAATCGTCAGAACTGGTGCACACCCACGACGTGCCGCCATTGACTGTGCCGCCACTGACGAAAACCTGAGCGCGGGCGGCACTAGTGCCGCCAACGAAATCGTCAGGACGCGTCCACGTGAAGACAGACACGACCCATACGCCATTTTCTTCAGGGTCAAGCTGACCAGTGAGAAGGACACGATCACCAGCTGATGTGACAACATCATCAATGGTGGGTTCACCAGTGAGCGCTTGGTTCGCCGTAGCGACCGCCACGACAGACCCACGTGGGTCGAGGTTTCGAACGTAGTCGTCAGAGACCGGATTCGTCGACGGAGGTGGAGAGAAGGTACCGTTTAACTCCAGCGGGTGACCGTAGAGGTCGACGACCGTTCCGGTAGCGTAGCTGGTAATGAGATTCTCAGTCAGAAGAACTGATCTTCCATCGTCAACGATGTCATCAACGTATACGAAAGACCGCTCGTCCACACGAAGCTTACTTCCAGGCACAATCCAGCTGATGATGTCTGAAAGGGTCAAACGCGGTGTGTGCGCTGAGGCGGGCGTAGCAAGGGTCGTCTGGTTATCAGGGAGCCAGATAGGCAAAGGGCTACCTACCTTCCTGGCGAAACGGAGACGACCGGACAAAAAGATGTCAAGCGGATGTGCAATTCCGCGCATCTTGACGAACCCCGCGTTATAGCTGGGGAGCTTGCCGTTGACTAGCTCGAAGATTTTCCTGACGCGGCCCATAAGACTCCTCAGCAGTAATCGGTGTCGAAAGGAAGTGCGATAGAGCGAATCTCCTGCGCAAGACGCGCGAGCTTCGAACCGTTGTACGAAGAGCTTGTGAACAGACCCTTCGGCGTCTCACGTCGCTCAGTCACACGGCGAGACGGTCGCTTCGGGGCTTCTTCATCCTGAAGTAGGAGTTCGAGCATCTGCTGTTCGTCCGCTGCGGGAGATTCAACAGGGGCTTCCTCTTCGAAGAGACCAGCGGGCGGACGCTTCTTTTGAGGCGCAACGCGAGGGTCTTCGAAAAGGCCGGCAGGTGGACGCTTAGGCGGAGCTTTACGCGGGGGTGACGTATCAGGCAGCTGAGATTCCGGTGCGGGCTCAGGCTCTGGTGTCTGGTCCTGATCGTCTTTTGTAGGAGGCTCTTCTGTCTTTGGCGTCTTCTTCGGTGCCTTCTTCTTGGGCTTCTTCTCCTTGACGGGAAGAGGCTTGGGATCCGGCTTCTCGGGAGGCGAAATCTCAGGGGAGATTTCAGGGAGGTCGGGAGTCACCTCAAGCTCAGGCTCCTCCACCTGCCTGTCCTCAAGTGGCTCCTCGCTCCAATTCTCAATCGCATCCTTCAACGCGACGACAATGTGCTTGCAGCCCATACCGATTCCACGGGGATTCGTAGAATCCGCAGACTGCCCATTGCTGTGAATGATGTCAGATGAGCCGTAACGAGTCAGTGCCCATTCGCACACGTACCTAAAGTGCTCACAGCTGCACGTGACCCACACAGGAGTGTCGGAGCCCGGACGACCAGGTGTGGTCTCTTCATTCTTGAGGCCAGGCTTCTCTGGCCCGGCCCAGCAAAGAATCACCTGCTTCGGCGTTCCGTACTTCTTCGATTCGGGGCACTGAACACGATAGAATTGGCGGTACACCGTGCCCAGCTGCGAAAGCTTGCGGTACTTCTTCGGCGCCTTCCAGTCGTCTCCGTCTTTTAACAGGGAAACGTCGTAGCAGCCCTCAGCTGCATCCATCACCTTCGGAGGCGTGTTTCCGATGATGTCTTTGGCCGTAAGAACGCGCATCGCTAGGCGTAAATAACCGTCGCGTCCACTAGGTCAATCAACCTTCGGCTCAAACCAGGCAACAACCGTGTCCATGGCGTAGCTGAACGCCGCGGCAGCGAAACTGTGCCCGAGAAGAGCGCCGAGACCTGAAAAACTTACCTCAACAGGGAACAGAAGAAGAAATGACGCCCACCCTGCGTGAAAGCCCGTGCAAAACGGACAAGAAAGGAGGTCGCGCAGAAACGCGGAGCGCTGAAGAAATTCACGAGGCTTCGCGAAAATCTTCGAACTGCAGACGGTGAAGGTGATGCCGTAGGCACACAGAAGGAATAGAAGCATACGTAGTGTATAGCACGTATGTGGCTAGAGGTCAGTGCACCACAGGGAATCGCCCGACCCGGCCGTAATAGTGATTGCCCCCGCCGTGGCTCGCCCCAATCGTCAACGCAGTACCGCCTGGAAGTGCCGAACCTGCGTGGGCCAAAAGAGCGTTGCCTGTGGTGAACCCCGACAACGTCGCGCCAGTATTAGGCACGTAATCAACGCCCACCGACTGGTACCTGGAAAATGTGACAGCCTGAGACGCGACGACCGCACCGCCGCGGGCTAGTGCGACCTCACAAGCCCCTGCATTGTGCCGGAAATAGATCAGGTCGTTCGCGCCCACCGCGAAAATCACGAGCGCACCGATCGTCCCGTCGATCACATCCTGCGACGAGAACTCTGGACGCAGCGCAAATGCCGCTCCGTTCGTGAGTAAAGCTGGAGGAATTGAACCAGATGGGATCGTAAGAAGGTCCGCTTGCCGCGTAGCGACAGAGCCACCCGCACGAATGTACGAGGATGGAAATGCTGCGCGTTCGAGTTGTATGCCCCACGCGAAGATCGACCGTGCAACTGCGTCGCTCGCGTTCATCGGAGTGCGAAGGGACAGATTCGTCCCTCCTACGCCAACGCTCATCGAGAGGGCATACCGAGCCCACGCAGTAGTTACATCCAGGTCAGCACTCGCAGTATCGATGGCTGCCTTATCACGAACATCGATTCGAAATTTCTGGGCGGACAAAGCGCGAGCAAAGACTGAAACAGCTATGCGTTCATTATCCGTCCAGCCAGCAGAGCCAGACACACCGAAGACCATTCTGGCTGCTTGAAGCGCACTGAATGCGATAGTGTCAGCATCCGCGCCTCCATCAGGCGCAGTGTCCGTATCGCCAGTTGCCGTTGCATTGCTCCCAGTCCACGTCGTAGTGAAATCCTCTGAAGGGGCCGCGTAGTTGATGCGGCTCCCTTCGACTAGAATCCAATCTCCTGCGTCCCTAGCGTCAAGTCGAATCACTCCAGATGATTCCCACGTACCGGAGTTAGGGCCCGTCCAACGCCATGCTTCCGACGCACGAGTAAGCGAACCGGACATTAAGTCGAATCCGCTTGACTGGATGCGGCGTCGACCCTGCATTGCTGCTGCGCCTGCGCGACTCATGTTACCTCAAACCGGGTCCAAGTCGCCACGAACTAGGGCAGTGGTGCTCGTGAGGATTGTAATCACAATAGTTGAATACTGCTGGGCGGAGTGCGGGTTGAACGCAGCAGGGTACGCCAACGTCATGCCGCCACCAGCAGCCACCTGTAGCTGACCAGAACCCATCTGAACGCACTCCACGGTTACACCCGGCTGCAGGCCAGTGTTGACGGTAATCGTCACGGTGGAGTTCGACGTAAACTGAATCAGTGTCCCGTGGTCGCTGTTAGCGATCACACGGGATGTGCCTGCATCAATAGGCGCGACCGAGAAGACCGGGTCGGTACCGCCTGGAGCATGCGTGGATGCATGGGCTACGAGAGCGTGAACGTGGTCAATACGCGCAAGCTCACTTATGACGCCTGGATCGTTGGCAAAACCAATAGGCTCTGGGTTCGTCGCGCCTCCGGTAATCTGCCAAATTGAACCAGCGCCCTCAGACGTACCCTGACGGTAGTAGAGATCAGGGCCGGAACCGTCATCAAGCAGCGCGTAAATTACGCCCTGCTCAGCACCAAGGCTCGAAGGAGCAGGGCTGATGCTATAGAGACGGAGTAACGAACCGGCCGATCCATCCACGGAGAAATTGCCGACGCGAACTTCTTCGTGTGCCCAGAACATTCCACGGTGCGTCCACGTAACGCTCGTCAGACCCGACTCAATCGAGTCGGCCTCCACCGTCGTACCGAGGTAAATACTCCCGTTACTGTTGGCGTTGCCGGGCACAAGGAAGATGCTGCCGCCAACTCCTCCGTCACCCCCTCCATCACCACCAATTAGCGAGACATCACCGCCCGGAGCGCTACCACTGGCTGCGCCGCTGAATCCCGCGCTACCTCCAGTGAGAGTAACGGAGCCGCCCGCGCCACGAGAACCGTCCCCATCAAACGGGGAGCCTCCGATACCACCAGTGATCGAAACCTCACCGCCGTCACCACCAGCGAGTGCCGTATCTCCACCTGAGCCGCCAGTACCGCCCTGAATAAAGACGATACCGCCTGCTTGTCCAGGTCCGACCATACCCATGCCGCCGTTGCCAGCACCCAGAGTAAGATCGTCGCCAAGGTCTTCGAAACCAGCACCGTAAGGCGAGATGGTAATAGAACCATCACTACGGATCTGGTCTTTTCCGATCTCCAGCGTCTGGGACGCGAGCGTGTCGGTCACCAATACAGCAATACCCTGACCAGCAAACGTCTGAACGAACTTCGCGGCAACACCACCGCCAGAACCAGCGTTCTGTTCAACGAGCAGAACAGCGTTTCCCCCGCCGAGGTCAGTGCCTGAATTCGTCAGGCGGAGCGCGTACGTCTCGCCTGTACCGATAGGGCGCGTGATTTGGATGCCACCATCGGCATTTAACGTGATGTCGGGACCGGCATCGTATGCATTCTGAAGGGAGCCGCCTCCGCCCGCTCCTACAGCAGTCCAGTCAGCGTCACCGCCTACACCCTTAATCCAAAGGGTACCGCCCACGTCAATGAGCAGCGAGCCGGGAGTAGCGGGTACACCTGTGATGTCTGGATTCGCAGTTCCCGTGCCTACGATAATCTGAACAGAACCGTCCGGTCCGAACGCAGGAACGCCAGGAGGCTCCAGGTTCAGCATCGTGGCGTAGCTGTAATCAGTGTCGTTAGAATTCCACGTACGACTGAGATTCAGCTGGCCGTTCGCTTGGATAGCCAGACGAGTATTGTCGTCGCCATCCTGTACCTCAAAAACTGAGGTGGGGCCATCCTGAGGCTCAAGCGGAATGATCTGGAAAGCAGAATTATTCGACGTCTTGATGACGTTGATTAGCAGAGCGTCTACCGCAGGGTCAGCCTGCCGCGGCGTCTTCTGCGTAGGGACGCTGTACCCTAGGAACTTTAGGTCGGCCATGCTCGAAACCGGAGGTGAAAGCCTACCCTTAGGTAAGCTTCAAATGCACCTCGGCTAATTTGCGAGCCCGACCACCACAGCAGCACCAACAACACCAAGAATCAAGCCCAGCGTGAGCATGATGATGTTGCCATTCTGCTCCCACCATGACGTGGTCGACAGCTGAAGAATGCGGGACTCCTGCTCATTGATGTGCTGCTCGTAGAGCGTCGTCGATTGCTGAAGTACGCGCTGCGCGACCGCCAACTCAACGGTCAGGCGGTCAACAGCAGCCGCGTCTTCAATGCACTGCTCAGCTGCGTCAGCGTCAATGAGAAGACCAGAAAACGGAGCGGGGCGCCCTTCAAGGAGGGTCACGCCGTAGTTTGGTCGCCTCTCCTGAGCGAGAACAGACGAAGGGATGGAAAGGATTAGGCAGAGAACAAACGAAATCAGACGGTAAGTCACGTTACGCCTCGCTATACGAATTCGGGTTCCACCAGTCAGGCTTCGCAATACCGATATCCTGCTTCCGCGGACCCTTACGACGCTCCTTCACAGGAAGCGCACCTACAGGCATCCCGTGGAAAGCCCCTTCGACGTCGTCGTCATCTTCGCCGACGTCATCGTCATCCTCGTCATCACCATCATCCGCGTCATCCTGTGATTTCTCCTTATCAAGACCGTCCTCAAGGAGCTTAGCAGTGTCGGTCTTGTCGGCAGCAAGCAGTTCTTTTCCAAGACTGAAGAGGCGAGCAGACGCAGGGGCGTTGCCCGCCTTCAGCTGAAATGCTGCAGCACGGATAAGTCGGCGTGCGAGAACAATGTTCATCTCAGTCTCCGCCTGGAAGCTGCAAATCGATGCCGCGCTTCTTCGCTTCAGAGCGCAGAAGTACCCACGCAAACAGCGAGATCACGCCAGCGCCAGCGAAATAGGCGACGCTCGCAATGAGCGGCCACGCAGGATCCATCTGCTCTGGGTTCTGCCAGAGCAGACCAACAAGGCCACCAGCAAGAATTGGGTGAACGGGGAGCGATTCGCGACCCCACCACCAAAACCACTGCGCATCCCAGAACTTGTACCAAGGGCCTGGGCGCTTCTTGTACGCACGAGCCTTCGTGAATACACGAGTGCTCATGAACTGACCGACCACCATGAAAATGATGGTGATCATGCCAAACGGCCAGTGAGGGAGGATGTTAGCTACGAAAAAATCCCAAGTCTCTTGCATGACTACACCGTCCAGCTTGTGCTGACAGTAAATACATAACGTCGTAAGCCACTGCTCAGAATTGAGTAAGAATCAAGCGCACACGTCAGAGAAGCGAGGGGAGGAGCGCCCATGTCCGCGAGGATTCTTGCGGACAAGTTGTCATCAAGATACGTACATGGGTCCAGGTAGGTATCGTAGGTTTCAACGACAACAGACGCAGATCGCGTGAACGTAGTCTGCGTGACCGTGGTGGTCAGGGTGGCGCGAGAGGCAGGCATTAGCCCTCCTGGCGTCCAACGATGACGATTTCCTTGATGGCCTTCTCAGCGATAACGTCGGCAAGGTCAGGATTGACTTTCAACCGGAACTGGAAGAACGTCGAAGCTGAAACGGAATCCGTCTGGCTAAGAATCTGCCAAGCGCCGGTTGACGACGTGCGGTACTCGACCTGAATCTTGTCTGTAGCCAGGTCTCCCTTCACGAGATATCCGTGGAGAGAAACGGGAATGGCATAAGTTGCGCTGTTGAACGTGATTACGTTCTCACCCTCGTAGATGTTCTCACCTACGCGGACGATGCGGTTGTTGGTTGAGTCGGCGAACAACGCGAAGTTGATCAGCACACCATCAACGCTAAGAACGTCAGCGGCAACAGCACCAACAGCGCCGGTCACAGGAGAGAAGCTGCCACTGTTAGGATTCGCTGCATTTTCATCCTGAGAATACGATCCGAACGTGTAGAGATGCTTCATCGTGACGAGGTCAAATACCTCTACGCCGGGGCTGTTCGTCAGATACAGGCGGCGACGACCAACATCAACATGGATCTTCTGAGCAGAACGTGTCGCAAAAGAACGACCACGGAATTCTACGTAACCGACAAGGTAGTTGTCCGAGGTCAAACCAGTCACGGAAATCGCGCCAATCTCATAAGGACGGGCGGTATTCGTCGAGTCATAACTCAGCACCCACAAAGCACCCAGAGTAGAATCGAATGCAAGGCCCTGAGGGAGGGCTACGCTCATCTGGTGAAGATCCGTACCCTGATTTACGACGATATACGAACCAAACACAGGGGTCGCTACGGTCGTAACGTTGAAGGAGCAGACGAATCCCTGGCCAGTTCCACCGGCCGATGCGGCAATTCCCTGCGCGCACGAAATGTACAAAGTGTTTGTCGCAGGATCGAACGCAAGGTCGGTTGGCGTGTTGAGCAGAGGCGTACCAACAGCGTCAGGCAACCCGGCGCTGCCTGGGGTGCCGATCGTCGACACAAGAGCGAACGTAGAAGCGTTGTAGATGCGGACCATGTGGTCCGTGCTAGCAACAGCTACGTACTCAGTTGCAGTCACTCGGAAAGTAATCGCTGACGATGCTGCGCCATAGCCAGATCCCGTAGTGATGGCATTACCTGGAACGGCGCCAATGATATGGCCGTACTCGTTCAAGTAGAACACACCGCGGTCTGCGTCAGTCACGTAGTAGCGACGACCGTCTGAAAGAGTGCCGTATGGAACACTGGTCTGAGTGCCCGCTGCATCATCGGAGCGCTGCCAGATCTTCACCACGTTAGCAACATTCGCTTCCAGGAAACCCTGAACGATCTTGTCAGAGCCCTTGGGATCGAATCGAAGCTCACGCCGATTGCTGTCGCTGACAAGCAGTCCTGTGGAAGAAGCCACGGCAGTGGAGTCGAGGCGAATGTTCAGATCGGGCGTAAGTGCGCCAATCACATTGCTAAGGGCCGTCGCGTACGAGGTGTTCTGCAACACCGCGTTCTTCGACACGACTGCCTGGTCAGCGAGGATGATCTGAAGGAACTGCTTTAGTTGAGAAAATAGCATGGCTTCCCCTTCTCACAGAGCGACTACGATGCGATAAGATACCACGTCTCGGTCAGTCTTTACTTGAAGAGGACGGTGAGCCAGTGCGAAAAGGAATTGGGTTCCAACCTCTGAGACGAAAGGGGAACTCAGAATGGTGGCGACCAAAGCCACCTCGCCGATGCCTGCCTCAAGGTCTGTGCGGCCGACGCGAGCAACGAAACTCTTAGCAGTGCCATCCAGCGTAGCGGTTTCGACGAGGTCAATCGTATCGCGGTAGATCTCTGACTCCAAAGCAGACGCATTTGGGTCGACAGCAGTGGCAACGAGTGGGTTTGAAGGATCGTAACCGCTGGAACCCAGCGCGTAATGCGTGATACGGAACGACGTCCCATCGATCAACGACCGCGCCATCAGTTCGCGAGCGGCCAACGTAACGGTGGCAACAACAGTCGAAACCGAGCCGGAAGAAGTTGTGGTCCCACTGAGTGAGAGGCCGATACATCCTGCTTCTGGCGGCCAGTGAGCGACGAATGACGCGTCAAGGGAAGCGCCCCCTCCTACGAAAGGACCCGAGACAGCAAAGTCTGAGGAGAAGCTCGTCATAGAGTCACGTCACCGGGGTCGAAGTCGTCGTAAATCTCGTACACGACGTGTGTAATTGGACCACCAAACGCACACTCGGGGACGCCTGATTCGTCCAGAATCGTGAGGAAGCACGACCAGAACACGTCGCTGAAGCGCCAAGGCTTCGGAATCCTAGATAACACGCTCGTCGTGACATATTCACGAACGGCGCTCTGGGAATCGAAGCGGGGAGGAGCCGAGATAATCAGCTTCGCAAGCTTCGCTGCCTCGGCATACTGCGCGGAGTCGCTCTTCTTCGCCGCATCACACACGTGCTTAGCCCCAGAACGGACATCTTCATCCGCAGTCACATCGATATTGTGAGCAACTACGTGAAGCAAGTAATCGGGGTCAGCCAGCGCGTGCTTGTAGCGCGTCATGGAAGCGGGGCCTTGCCATTCCACACGGAACCAATGCCATTGCCGAGCACGTATGTTCCGTTGCTGTTGAGTGGTGTTCGATTGGCGATGTTGTCGTTGAGAATGCGTACACCTGGAACGCGTCCACGCCACGCTTGGTCAGGCGTTCGATGAAACACGATGACATCGTAGTCATCCTGTTCGCCGGACCGAGGATTTGTAGCAGCAGCGGCCACAGTCAGCATATCAACGCCGGTCGAAAGCAGACGCTTCTGAGCGAAGCGCAGAGCAATCACCGAATTAGAGGCGTTTAGGCCCTCACCCACACAGAAGTTATTCACTACCGTGGTGTTCCTGCTCAAATTATTGGCCACACCAGCAGCAGGACTTCCGAAAATCGCTGAATAGCTCAGGTCCTTCGAGACGCCAACCTCGGACGGTGAGTGGAATGGTGAGAGCGAACCAAGCCAGAGGGCATTTCGGTTCGAAGCGATACCACCCACGTCTTCTGACCAGATGTAGACGTAACCTGCAGTTGAATCAGCGACGCAGAACGTCTGAGCGAGCGTGGAATGAAGGTAGTGATTGGATGAGACCGGCAGCGTCCAAGAGCTACTGCCAACGCTCCACCCTCCTACGAAGCCAAGCTGCCAGTACAATGACGTGGAAACGCCATCAACAAAGCATCGTGCCTGCCACGCAAGACCTGAAGGGTTCTGGATTACGAAGAAATCACTGTTCGCTGGAGGCGTGGCTGTGTCGAAAATCCGGTATTGGACGTTCGTCGCACTGATGTTGAGCACAGCCGAAGAATCCAACGTCAACTGTGTCGACGTGGGTACGGCGGTGATACGAGCGATCGTGCAGTTTGATGGATTGGTCGCATCGCGAATCGCGATGTGCTTGTTGATGAATGTTGCGTCGAAGACGCTAGCAGCGGCGTAGAATGCCTGAGGTGTTGCGTTGTTGATGATGCCGTTCGTGTTCGAGTAGAACACGGTGGACCATGCAGCGCCGCTGGCCTGAACCTCTGTGAAACCGTTGACGTAGGTCAACCAGTGGTACAGCATCTGTGCCTGTACCCGATAGTTCGTCGTCGCGAAGTTGTTGACAATCCTGGTTACCATCGTGTCCCTCAGCCTAATTCGTCGCGAAGACCTTCAAGCTCATCCTCACCATGCTCGATCTTGGACTCGTAGTCCTTGATCTTCTTCTGCATCTCGCTGCGTTGCTTCCGGTTAAAAGATGCTGATTCGGTGATGATTTGGGTCAGCGTGACCGCCATGTACAGGAAGCCCTTGCACGCCACATAAGTACCAGGCTGAAGGTCTTCTTTGGCGGCGGTCGCAGCACGCGACAAAGCCAAAGCTAGAGTCGTAACCGACGCTGCCGAACGACGAATCTGATTGAAAGTAGGCGTGTCCGCTCCGGCAAGAACGGCAGTAAGGTCATCCTTGTAATCCATCAGGACATTACGAGGACCTTCCATCGCGCCAACGTACTTTCGAATCAGCTGCTGGAACTGTTGATCGTTCTTCGCACGGGCTGCTGGCTGCTTGTTTCGAAGCTTGCGCTGCGCGCCCTGCTGCGTCTGCTTTTGGTGATTGTCGACGATACGGTCAATTCGAAGCTCACGCTCCAGCGCCTCCGTAGTCGCGGCCTGCTCGTCGTCCTCGAAGCCTTCGGCGTCGGCAGGGACGGACATGGCGTCGGAACGCTTCAACATCTCAGCAGACAGTACAGCAATCTGATTGAAAAGAATCTTGAACGTCTGCAGAGCTAAAAGAGAGCGCTGACGAAGCTTGTCTTCGGTACGCTGCTTCCCTTTGAAGAAGGGAACATATCGATAGAGCATCTTGACGAACTTCATCTTGTAGCGCTTGTTGACGTAGTCCGAAGGATAGTTGTCACGGACCCATTTCTCAAGCTGCTCGTCTTCAGGAACAGCACTCTCCTGATAGCGACGAGCAAGCACGTCGTAACGACGCAAATTCGATTGAAGATCTCGACGTGCGCTCTCGGCCGCCATCATCGCAGACGGCTCCATCGGTCCGGCCACAGAGACCAGACGAAGGAGGGTACCATTCAAAGCGGTCCCCAGCTGCCGCGCTACGTTGATGTCAACCACGACAGCCTCACGCAATCTTCCAACGGCGTACCACAGGAACGGGCGCTACCGCAGGCTGAAAGTTGCGCTTTTCCTGCTCAAGGATCTCAAACGCACGAGTCAAAGCAGCAGAAACAGTGGTCTCTGCGCTGGGCTCGGGAATACAAAAGCGAGAAGTATCGTCAGGATCAGCAGGAGGATCGACACGAATCGTGACTTCCTCAACGACTGGAGTCGTCATCATATGAAATCCAGTCGCTGGAGTCAGGTCGGCAAACGCTTCCTGCGCGGCCTTGAAGCTCTTGTGGCTATCACGAGAGATTCTACGCACCTTTCGCAGTGTATCGTTAATCTTTCGTACCTGCTGCTGGGCTAGCTCCCTGTTCTCCTGCTCAAGATCCCGAGCATCTGCAACATCGCGCTTTCTCATTTGCGTATACTCCAAAGCCTTTCGGCTAGTTCATGAAGTTGCTCAACTGCCGTAACAGAACTCTCACCGTGGGCCTGAAGAATGCCGTTGATTTCCTTTTCGCGTTCCGTCTGAGCCTTACGGATATCATCGAGCGTGCGTGCGTGAGTCTCAAGCAGCGACTGAATCTTTGCATTCAGTTCGTTTACGTCCTTCTTCGCTTGCTCTTTTTCCGCAAGGTACATCTTCAAGACGACCGCAGAAATTACACCTAACGGCCCATACGTCAGTAATGCCGTGATAAGCTCAGCCATAAGTCCTCACGCTGCTGACTTGCCACGATTGATGGCAAGGAGGTCCTGTTCGTCCTTCACACCTTCATTGGTGCGGAGTCCGCGATCAAGTGCGTCGTCGATAGCCAAGAACATCGCACCATATGCCTGAATTGCGGCAGGCAAACGAGGATACTTCTTCCTCAGCTTCTCGGCAAACCGCATCAGGGCCTGTACGGACTTCGCGATCTTCTCTGAATTTCGCAGAAGCTCGGCCTCTACCTCGGCGTCCTCAGGCAGAAGAGCAACGAACTTCACAATCTGCGGAGCGGATGTCTCCATCAGACGCTTCGCGAACTGTAGTTCATTCTGGGGCTTGCGTGCTTTCTGTTCGACTGCCTTCATCGCGCCAGGAGACGGTGCGTGCTGAAGGCCCTTCGAGTATACGTCCTTGCGTTCCCCGAGCGCCTGAAGTGACGTATCAATCTCCTGAAGCTTCTGTTGAAGCTTGCGGGCTTTGATTGGGTCCTCGGAGAACTGCTGGAGAAGGGCTTCGGCCTTCTGACGCTCCTTCACAAGGAGCTTTTCGGTCTCCTGGAGCATCTTCAGGTTCTGTCGAGCCTCATCAACCTGCAGGTTCATGTCACGACGAGGCTTCGATGTATCCCGCTTGTTGAATTGGAACTTGTCGATGCCTTCGCTGATCGCGGTGCCGACGTCCTTAGCCTTGTCCACCGCCCACTGACCGATGTCGCGGCCCTTGGAGATGAAATCTCGAAGACCCAGCGCTTCCTTGACGTATCCCGCCTGGCGAAGATCTTCGACGAGAGCCATAGCCTCGCGAAGCTCGTCGTCGCCTGCTTCCATGTCGTCGTCGGACCCGCCAGGATTGATCCCCTGCGTCATAGCATCTACAAGGATCATGTAGAGCGTGGGCACGAGAAGAATGGCTGAGCGATGAACGTCGTCTCTCTTGTAACGATTCGACATCTTATGCATCGCGTCCACACGCTGCATAATGGATTCGGTCGTCTGATCGATCGCCTGCTCAACCTTAGGGTCGTTTGGGATGGCGGGCACTAAGACGTTCGAGACGAAATTCTGGTACTGACCCTCCAAACGCTTCGCAAACGAAAGGATAGCGTCTGCTTTATCCTTTCGCGCCTTTGCCCGTTCAGTAAGATCGTTCTCAACATCGTCAGGCGCGATTTCATCACGCGACTGCTCGCGTACCTTCTCGATCGTGTCCGAGTTACCGAGCGGGTTCTTCAGCTTCTCAATCTTTTCAGCTTCCTCATCGTGAGGAAGATTCTCCTTCATGATCTCGTCGAGTTCACGGAGCTTCTGTTCCGTAGACTTATCACGAAGCTGGCTCTCTCGATCGAGAATTTCATGAACAAGCTCACGAGTGTTGTCCTCAAGCTTGTCGATGTCCTGCTGAATATCCTTGAGTTCAAGCTCCATTTCGTTGAACTTGTGAGCGTCGAACTCAGGATCGCTGTAGTAGGCATCCATGTTCTTGAGCAAGCGAAACATTTTCGTCCGCTGCTGCTCAAGCTGTTGATGGTTCTTCTCCTGCTCCTGGCGGAGCGCGTCGATGTTCTGAAGCTCGTTGATCTTGTCCTGGATCAACTCTTCGATGATCTTGTCGTCCTCAGTTCCCGGCGTGCTGATCGCTGCGTCATTCGCCTCCTGCAACTGCTCGATGAGCTTGTCAGAGGACTGAATGATCTGAGAAACGAGGTTGTCTTGTGCCTTGATGTCCACGTCAAGGCTGTTGATCGCCTGCTCCCAGAATTGGAAGTGGCGGCTAAGCATCTCAATCTTGCGTTGCGCCTGCTCAGATGAGTCATCCTTGAGCGCGTCCATCTGAGCAATCGCCTTTTCAAGCGACTTCTCAGCGTTCTCGCGCTTCTTCTTGAGCAATTCGAGGCGCTTCTTCGCCTTCTCCAGCGCCTTCAGTTCTAGCTGCTCGCGCTGATCGAGAATCTGTTCGTGGTAAGCAGCAGCCTGTGCCTTATCCTGGGCACTGACTCCCTGGGAAATGATGTCCTGTGCCTGTTGCGGTGTCAGTCCAGCAATGTCGTCCGGACCGTAGCCAAGGTCCGCTAGAGACTGTCGCATCTCCTGCGTGATCATAAACGGGATGGACGCGCCCCCGTCCGCCGCCCGCTTCTCGAATCGGGCGATAGCTTCACGCATACGAACACGACGCAAACGAGCATCGCGAAGATGCTCGTTGATGCGATTAGTGACTAGCAGGTGGTTGTACCTAGCGGAGATTGACATCGCTCACCTTGAGAGACTTCCGTCCCACTCGACGGCCAACCCGCCGCCCAAACTCAAAATAAGGCGTCCGTTGTCAACGAAAGACCGGTACGGGATAGAATCTGAGATGTAGCGGAATCCCCTCAGGTAGCCGCGGTCATCCTCTTCGTTACCTGCTGCGTTACATCCGATAGGGATCTTAGCGGAATCGTTACGCAAATCGAACTGGTTGACCGGAAGACTGGTGAACATATTCGCCGCCACAGAATCTCCGTACGTCAACGCGGAGTATTGAACCTCTGTAGCAAGAGCAGCGTTCAGCCCTCTGACATCAGCCAGAGCACCGGCAGCCGAGAGAACCGGCGTGCCCGCGGAGGAAACAACAAAACGATCGTCGACCGCGAGGCGACGGCCCTCACCTGCACCAACATAAGCGATGTTGAAGACTCCCGTGCCCGCGGTCGTCTGCGTCCACATGCGAATGTGGCTGTCGTCGATCAACGCATACCAGGTCTGAGTCGCGTCGGCCTGAATAGAACGCGTACTGAGGGACGGTAGTGTCCATCCTGCAGCCCAGCCCGCGCTAGGACCGACCTGGATATCGATCGTGTCAGTAGACGGAGCAGTCATCGAGAATCGCGCTTGCCACAAAGGAGCAGTCGACCCAGCAAGCGCCTGTACAACGAATTCTGTAGCGCCTGTGTTCAGCGTGGGGTCGACGACACGGAAGCTAACGTTCATGTCGTCAACGAACGCTGCGCCATAGGGGCCGCTTGCGAGGACCACTTCAGTAGCACTGGCAACACCGATGATCTCGTACACACCTACATTCGAGAATTCGGAGTTGTACACCGTCAGCCACTTACCGACGTGGCCTACGACGAACGGACCGGTAGCTGAAGTAAGACGATTTGGGGTTAACGAGGAGACAACACCGTCAGTCCCCGTCGCCATTGGTGTGAAATTTCCTGCGGGATTCGCGTACACGTCTCCCCAGCCCAGTGCGTAGACAAGGGTCTCACGGAGAAGGGTGTGAAAAGTGCGCGCAGGCTGCGCAATTCTCTTCAAGATCTTGGTAGGCATTGATCACTTTCTCTTGAAGACAGGACGTCCAACAGGAGTGAATACGTCAAAAGCGTAGCCAGGCAAGAGCGAAAGGTACTGCGACGAGAGCGTGGCGAGTCCGGTAGACACACCCATCGAAACCTCGTCACGAGCGCCCGCGTCCTCGGATCGAATCATATACGACTGTGCAGTCATACCTGAAAGCGCCGAGAGGGCGGACTGCTCGCCTGCAGCCAAGTCCGGCTGAGACCCTGCCGCAGTCGGAAGGGACGTAAGCGAACCGTACGGTGCAGGCCACGACTTTCCGCGCAACGCGAATGTCGTTCCTGTCACAGTTGGAGAAACGTTGATTACGTAACCGAACTGGCCGCCCACAGGGCTGAAACTCGTTGGTGACGAGCGGACCCATACGCCGCGAATTGGAGAATTCGTAGGCCAATCGGTAGCGCCGTTAGCAACCAACGAGGATTGAAGCGCCGCGCGATCTGCAGCCCACACGTCGGAAAGACGTACGCCCTTCTTGAAGGCCACCTGAGGTGCCCCTGTGCTGCCCGCTACAGTTTCTGGGTCGATGCGATTGAACGTAGAGCCAGCAAGCTGCAGGAGCGCCGGCTGGTACGTAACGCGTACGCCGGCAACCCACACACCAGCGGCACCCGACGTCATACCGAGCATCAAGAGGCTCGTTGACGTGGAGTTTGCGTTGATCATGTCAGTGACCGGGGCAAACCCAGCACCAGACGGGAAGTTCGTCGCCGAACCAAGAGCAGTCAATGTGCTGTTGGTATGCGTCCACCGATAGCCCTGGATAGTCGCGTTGCCTCCGCTGGAGTGCATCTCGACCTCCCACACACGCCAACCGTCACGAATCTTACGCAAGGTCGCAAGCATGCGCTGGCTTCCAGCAGTTGATTCGCGGCGAGGCATATTTGCACCAGCCGACTGCACCCAGTGAGTAGATGCTTCCGGCACGAAATCCAGTGCGGTAAGCTTCTCGACAGTATCGAACGTCTCAGCGGTCATGAGAGTTCCGACCATCGAGTTCAATGCGACCTGGAACGCGCTTCCCACGAATGGCAGGTGCTGAATGACGCTGCTGTACAAGGGCGCGGACGTAGAAGGATACCTATTGAGGTTGTCTCGACGAACGAAGTCAGTGCGACTCATCGTACGCGTCACAGTGTAATCAACACCGTGAGCGCCGACAGGGCCTACGTCTGCCGTAATCTGGTGAGGTACTCGAATAGAGTCGTTGAAGTTCAAGCGAGAAATCGCAGAATTCGTGATTGCTCGCGGGCTCCACATCGAGGTTCCGTAGCCCGTGGTCGTAACAGCGACGTCAGAAACGGCTTCTACAACGCCAAGACCTCTGCGCGCCAAAGCTACAGCGTCATTCCCAACACCCTGGTAAGGTGCCATCTCGTAGTAGACGACCGCCTGCTCCGAGGAATCCATAGGAATTCGGAGGGGCTGGACGACGAGAACGGACACCGTGCCACCGGGGTCGGAGTGACTCAGTGTAGTAGCAGCGCCCCATCCTGCGATGTGCTCAGTCGACGTACCGAGGTGATTGAAGTTGTAGCTGATACCAGCGCGAGGGTTATCCGCAGCGTCAACCCATGTACGGTAGGGGCCGCCTGCATTAGAAATGTAGACGAGTGCTTCTGCTTCTCTATTGAACGTGAACGACGTGAAGGATGCGCCGCCATTCACGCCAAGCAGCACGTCCGTGCAAACGTCAGAGAAGGGAACGGAGTAAGCACGCTGATTTACGAGTGGGTTGCGGTGCAGAACCTCACGACCATAAATCAGAGTGTTGCTGCTGTTGAATTCCGTGAAGCCCCACTGGTACGGACCGCGCACCTGCTTAGACGGCTGGCTGAACTCCATCCAGCGGTACACCTGGTCGCCGTCGCACAGCACAACCACGTCACATGACGTAGCGGTCGTCGTATTTCTGAACAGAATGCGGCAACGAGACAACGCAGGAAGACCCGCACCATCGTCAAGCTCGATGTAACGAACCTGCGCGTTGGCCGTCTGCCCCGTGAGAGAAATACTCTCCACGCCGAAGATGCGAACATCGCCATCTGTGGTGGCCAATGGGCCGTAACCCAAGGTCGCGAAAGCGGTACGCACCATCGACTGTGTGATCGTAGCCCTGAACGAGCCGTCGATCGGTACGTTTCGGATCAGAACCTTGATTGCACCGACATTCAAGCGCTCGTTAGAAGGTCCGTTGTCAACGCGGTGAATGACCTTCGGAATGCCGTAAAGACCATCGTTCGTGGTATAGCCAACCGACATACGGTTAGCCTTCACCACCCACACGATGATGTTCATGTTCACGTTGGCGGCAGTGGCGATAGAGGGGTGCGTAATCGTCGAAGTAAACTCGACGATATTACCCTGACCGTCCAGCGTCAACGACGTGGTGCCGAGCGTACCACTACCAGTACCGAGATACATTCGGTTGGTCGTGATGTCGCGGTAGCAGACTGAAATGCGATTCGGCCCGAGCACCGTTCCGTTTGGGAACGTAAAGTGACAGCCCGCAGGGGCACGAACCGTCAAGGTTCCACCAGAGCCGCCGCCGTTCCACGTAAAGCACGGCGTGCCCGCGTAGGAAACTGACGAATCGTTCTGAAGGACGTTCGTTCCTGTGAACGACCAAGCGATCGGCATCGCTTCCGCGGACTCTGACCAGACAGTGCGCTGTCCGTCAGGACCATTCGTTACGCGGTGAACGTTTGGAATCGCGAGACCGGACGTAGCGATCTGATCAATGATCGTGTGAGAAGTACCGACTGCTACGCTCTGGTAGGGGTGAGCCACGAACTTGGTGTTCAATTCGCCACGCAGAAGCTTCTCCCACGATTCATCGAGAATTGCGTCAAGCGTCGCTTCGTCGATCACCGTCTTACGACGAAGGTCGAGGATTTCTCGTGCCTGAGGAATCGTGGCCGAAGTGTTGGGCAGTCCGAGCTTGTTGGGAGTCGTTACGTCAGCGCCGTTCTGGTTCGTATTGCTGTATGAACCAGTGTTTCGACGGTGAACCAAGCAAATTGGAATAGCGTAGATGTAGTCGGTGCCACCAGGGAGTCCCGCAGTGCGCTCTTCGTCATTCGACGGGTCACGACGCCAGATACCTGGGCCCTCCTTCGTGTAAGAACCCCAAGCCGAACCAAGAAGAGGGTGAGCAACAGTGCTCGCCGCTGTCATCGCATCGTCTTCGTCGATCCAGGCGTTCCCTGCGACAGCCGTAGGCGATGAGAACGCAATGTAACGGCCCGTCCAAGCAAAAATGTCGTAGCCCTGATGTTCGAGCCGGCCGCCGAACAAAGCGCTCGTGGCCGAACGCGTCGAATCTGCGTTCGGATTCTTTCTGAACGGCGTCTTGCTGATCTCCAGCACCACGAAATCGCGACGATTATCCGTTGCTGGAGGCGCGGGCAGAGAAACCAGCGTATCACTGGTACGTGCAAGGAAGCCCTGAATACTCAGAACACCCTCAGGAACGAAGACCTGGTTCACTCCACCAGAAATAGGAGTCTCGGTTCCGGTGAGGAAGCCGTCAGCAAGCTGCTCGCGCTCCGAATCCTCGAATTCAGGGATTCGAAGAATCTCTCCTGTCAGAACGTTGGCCATCGACTCGGCGCGTGGGGCGATGTCGAAGATGAAACGTCGATTCAGAGAGCTTGGGCGATAGGTCTGGATGTAGTTTCCAGGACCTTCAGGGTCCGCCGACGCTGTGCCTGGGCGCTTTACGACAAGCAGGGGGACCGCGTAGATGACGCCGTCGACCTTAGCCGCATCAACTGTGGTCGCGCGAAGGATTCTCTGATCGTTCGGCCCCGTGAAATTGAACGGGGTTCCATCGACGCTATTGAACGCGCCGTCCAAATCGCCGGTCTTGTACACGGCGGTGGCGGGGCAGTTCGAGAAAACCCCGTAGGAGTATCTCGTGATGACGATCTGAGAACCGGTGCGGTACTCAATCGCGCTGAAATCGTAGTTAGGCGTAGCTCCAGATTCGAGAAGACGCTCCAACGAGTCGCGAAGCGTGCTGAATGGCACCGATGCACCAGCGTCATTCGTGTACGTAACAGAGCTAGGAGCTACTGCGAGAGTCTCGCGCCAAACCTGGAGATAAATCAGGTCGTAGCGAGGAGCAGCGCCTACGGGCGGAGCAGACAGTGTTACTTGCTGAGCGCGAGTCTTCACGAGGTGACCGTTGACCGCCCAGTGAGCGCCCTGAATCCCGAGCGCGTTCGCACTCGCGATTGTGTAGTACGGAACACCCGCACCATTTGCGATCACTTGCGTACCGATCGTGTGCTCACCACCAACCTGGTCGTTGATGCCGCCGATCAGACCGGAACCGAGCGTAGAGCGAAGCAGTTGCTTCTGAAGCTCTGTCTCCCGCGCTGTGGTTTCGCTTAGGTCAAGCGCACCACCGAGGACGCCCCAGCTGAGGGCGCTCGCATCCCAAACGTAGGGAACGAGCGTATCGAGAGCAATTCTAACGTCACCGTCGCGGTTTCCAGTGGTAGGAAGAGATCCAGACGTAGCAACGGGAGCGCGCCAACCAGTCTTACCGAGCTTATCTGCCCAGTCACCGACGCTGTAATCAAGGTAGCTAGCAAGAATCGACGTCGCACCAAACGGAACGCTCACGCGAGCGAAGGTGACGAAGTAGTTGCGGCTAACTGACGTGAGCCAGGTCGACTCCGGAACGACAAGAAGATTTGCGATCGTTGTCGTAAGGCTACGGTACTCCAGATGAAGGATGATGTAGCTTACTAGCGTACCAGGCGCGGAGGGCGCCGGAATTGAGAGTGCTTCGGTTGAATCAGAAATCGCTACGACACCGTCGTAGCCCGCTGCGATGAACGGAGCAATGCTCACGCTCAACGACGAACCAGACGGAGTAAGCTGGCCTCCGTCAAAGATTCCGCGGTCGATGATCCTAGCCGAGCGGCTGTTCAGATCCTGTGTAGAATCTGAATTGCGGTAGATTAGTACAGGCTTGATCGCCACGGTTTCACCTTATCAGAGTTGCACGAAAACGTCGTAGACGAAGCGTTCAGTCGGCGTCTTAAACTTCAGCGGAAAGTTAGCGATGGCAAACAGGAACTGCGTGCCGATTTCTGGGTCGCCAGGCGTCGGACTGTACACGACCGTGCCAAGAAGGCACAAGGAAGAGACAGCACCCGTTGCCTCACCAGGCTCAACAGAGCACGTAAATACTGGGCAGGTCTGGCTCGCAAAAGACACAGAATCGATCGTGTCTGCGAATGAACAGCCCCCAGCGGTCGAGATTGCCTCAATTGGAGCGCCCACGGGACCGCAATAGCATCCGGTACGTGTGGGATCTGGGGTAATTGCCAGCGTAGGGTCGACCGCGTCGTGGCCGTTTGAGCCGATGACGAAAGAATCCACGACAAAGCTCTTACCCGTCGCGAGCATCTCCGCGATCCGGGCCTTGCCTTGGTTGGTTACGAGTGCGAGTGCTTCAATCGTCGGCATGAGGCGTCCTGTGGGTAGATAAGGGCCTGTGCCCTTTCTGTTTATCAGAGGGCGGCACGAACACTACGCAAAACAGACAAGGTCACATCAGTGCGCGACCATCGTCCTCGTAGATCGAGAAATGCGAAATGTAAGCCTCGTAAACGACGTAGGAGCTTGCGTTGTAGCAATAGAAGCCCACGTCATCCATCACGAGGCTGTTCCACGCGGCGGGCTGCCAAATAGCACCCTGGCTGGAGCTAAGCTGACCTCCCGTCTGCATGCTCGCGTAAGATTCGATTCCATACAGCTGCCAGACGGCAGGGTTTTCACCGTTGGGCCGACGTACACGTAGCCTAAACCTATCCGGCCCACGGTTGAAATTGGCTGTGGAGGGGCTGTCGCTAGAGCAAAGCTGGTTGCTTGACGTCGTGTGCTGATTTGAAACTACGGTACCGATAGGGGTACTGGCAGACGAAACGAGACGTCGGACATTCACGCCGTTCATGTTCGTGCCGCCAGTGATGTCGGCGAAAGGAAATACACCATACGTAACGCCGGAATTGATCGCGGCGCTGATGAACGTGATGTCGATGATGTAATTGACCGGCATCGGCGAAGGAAGATCGAGAATGCGCCAGAACCAACCGCCAGCCAGGGCGAGTGTGGGATTTCCTGGGTCTGGGGTACCAGTGTGAGGCACCTGAATACGCAGTACGTTGGATGTATGCCAAGGGTAGGGCGAGGCAACTACACTGAGCGTGGGCGCTCCGTACGGACCGCCGCCTAGGTCATTCCTGAAACCGTGAGGCGATGCTGCAAACTGCGTCGTGTCCGTGCCGTTCCATTCCCACGCCAGCTTGTGAGCGCCTGATGAGCCATCGATCTGGGTCCACGTCGGCGCCGTGTGGTCCTGGAGGATGAAGAATTGGTACGGTGCAGCACTGCCTACCCGAGCCACACGCCCCACATCAGCCGCCAGAAACGTAACGGCGCCAAGAACCGCATCAGTTCCGGCGAGCATCGCCGCTGTGTCCACGAATGTGTAGTAGTGGACTACGTGAGCGCCCGCGTCTGGGTCGGAGGAAACAGGCTTGATGTCCTTGTGTAGAATCATTACGCACCACCGTCCTCTACGGGATCAGTACCGTCGAATACATCATCAAGAGCCATGCTGTCTTCAACCATCGCCATCATGGTAGCAACGTCAAAGGCAGAAAACCCCGCGGTCACAGTCGTAGGCATCGTGAGGTCAATGGACGTCATCGACGCAGTCAACAATGTAGCGGCGGGTGAAGTAAAACAGCATTCGAGGTCCGCGAAGAGTGAGGTCTCCGGAACCATCGTGTCGAGACAATGGCCGCCATCAAAACGATCTACGAGAGGCGTACCAATCCAGCCATCAGAAAGAGGGTCAGCTTCCTCGACGTTGTCTAGAGGAATGCCAGAGTCGAATGGCAGAGCACCAACGTAGCGAACCGAAATGGACCCCGCAGGAAGTCCCGAGGGTAGAACGAGATAACTCGTGCCGCTCACCAACGAGGCAGAAATGATCGTTGTTGGCGCACCAACTGTAGTCACGAGAATCAACGAGTAAGGATTCTGTGATAGTGAAGCGTACGCAGCACCAACAATACCTGTTACCGCGCCAGTAGCGTCAACAGTGAATGCTCCCGCAGCAAGCACCTCAGCGAATACATCACGACTGTCCAGGCGAGGGCGGCCGAGCGCCGATTCGACGACGACATCGAATGGGTAGCGCCACATGCAGAACGCAAGCTCAGCCTCGATCGTCAGAGCCACAGAAACAACGATCGGGAGACAGTCCTGAGTTAACAGGCTCGTGATGCTGCACGCGTCGGTCTCGAAATCGAACCCATGAGACTCGGTCCTACCAAGGTAGGACAAAGAGACCTTCTCGTCGGAAACGGACTTCAACTCGGCAATGTCGTAGCCGAGGTTGTCCATGAGCTTGATGAACGCCGCCCAGGTACCAATACAGATATTTGGTGTCCAGACGTGAAACTCGAAACCGCCTTCGTCGTGCGCACCCGAAAACACCGGGTACACTGAAGGCTCGTACGTAAACAGATCGACAGTAGTCGGAACCACGAGCGGAGTCGTGTGCGACGCAGCAGCCACGATGTCGTCAACACCGCGTGTCGAGCCAGACTCGTTAATCAGCGCGCGAACCGCCATCTTCCCTGCCAACGAACGCATCGAGCGTGTCGGCGGGAGATACTGCTGGAAGTCAATTTGATGCTCGACGCTGCGTAAGGAGAGTTCGCTGTTCAACTGGTTTTCAGCATCATCGAACTTCACTCCAACATTGAAGAAGTAATCCTCAGCGTACCCCTTCAGAATGGTTGCGTAGTTCGCCGAAACGACCAGAAGGAGCGCGCTCCCTGCAGCCGAACGAACGTAGATGAAGTTCTTCTTGCTGTGCTGAAGCCTAATTCCAACCTGTTCGGCTTGCGACGTAAGCGTAATGCTCGTCACAAACGCATCGTTCAGGTAGATCTGAACAACGTCGCCAACATTTCCTTCAATGATGAATGGAGTGGGGTCGAAGCTGTTAGGGACAATTACGTCAGCGCGGTGCCACTGATTTCCCGCAGGAATGCTAGCAAGAAGCTCAGCATAGAGCGTCTCGTAAGCAGTCGTTACGGGAATGATGCGCAGTGCTGCCATGAGTTATCCCTGACGGGGACCGAGAGAAAGCTGCGAACGCCTCTCAAAGAAGTACACGAGAATTTCGATGTCGTTCGCTGTTGAAGCCAGAAGGTCCTCAAGACCCATCGTCAAGTAACCTTCAGTGCGCATTACATCAGCAAGGGCGCGGAACTTTCGACTAAGCGAACGAAGCTCAGTGTAGAACCACGTAGCCGTAGCATTCGCGTCTTCTAGTGCAGATTCGAGCGGCGGCCCCAACTGCATCGTTCGTTCGTACACATACATGGCCTGTTCGACCAGCGACACGTTCTCACGATCGTTGAATTCGGAAAAAGCAGTCAGCCGCTCAGCAAGCTCATCGAGAAGGTCATTGAGTTTCTCGTAAACACGCTTGTAGAGTTCGTGGTCTGAGTACGCAGTCGGACCAAACACCCGCCAATGCGCAACCTGCGAAGCCATCGAAAAGAAACGAAGCTCCCATACAAGGTGCGAAAGACGCATCAAGTTAGGCTGGCTCATCGCGGTACGCTCCTAGGAGGAATCATCACAGACTTGCTGGGGTTGCCGGGCGTATCCTCAGCGCCGACACCGACCTCGAAGTCTGGGCGCTCCTTCTGCTTCGCACCCTGATCGTTCTTGGGCCCGGTGTATACTTCCTGCTCGTCGGTCACCGGAGTTGCGACGCGATCGAAATCAAGGAAACGATGGGCTCTCTTTCTCATCGGCGCACCTGGATAGTGATTAGATCGTCGCGGCTTTCTGGGTACTCGTACGGCTTGAACTCAACGGTCTCTACAGGAATAGTTCCGGTGAGATCTCGCGTAAATTCAAGGATAGAGATATTCGAGATGCCCGCTACATCAGCAGAAACCTTGGTTCTGAGGTCGTTTGCAGACAGAACCGTCTTGAATTGATTGCTGTTCAGGAACGAAGAAACCGAAGAGAACGCTGAAGCTGCAGCGTCGGTCTCATCGAAAGAGCTAAGAACCTGAACAAGAATGGTTGTCCTGATTGCAACAGGTACAGCCTTACGAACCAAAATGTCCGCACGGTACAGCTGGACGGCGATACGATCAGCGTAGTCCTGAACATCACGAATCAGTTTGTCGTACGCGTACGAAATCGTAACGGTAGAGTTCAATGGCGGGATCGAGTCGAGAATCACCCGGTCATTCGCCTGCGTCGACGTTCGGTACTGCTCCGTAGTGTCAGGCACGAACGAGAAAGAGACAGAGCTTCCGTCAACCTGCACACCACTCACCGACAAAGCAGGAGACAGCGGAAGCCTGAATTCACGGCGAAGACCATCACCTACGTAAGTGATGTCCGTCGTCTCTTCCTTCGAGCCGATGATGTAGATATCCCAGGCGGATCGACGCGTACGACGACGGAAATACTCGTAGTCAGAACTGAAGATCATCGCAACGTCGTCGATCGACGATGCGTCGAAGTTACGAATCAGCTGCTGAAGACCCGCACCCGAACCAAGCGCAAGGCCATTGAACTTAGCGCGGATTCGACGACCGAAGCGAGCATTGTTCTCGACCTCAGTACCGCCCTCTACACGTTCACGGTTGATTACGCCGTCAATTCCTCGAACCTGGCCCTGAATGTTGACGATACGATTCGGCGGAACCTCGAACAGAGGACCAGAACCAAGTGCTTCCACCGGGACTTTGATTTCGTACCGGCGCGCACTTGCGTTGTAGAACGACGACAATGACGATCCGAGAATGAATGCGTCGCGCAGCGTGCGGTACGCAATAGTGCTGTCCGTCGTCGTCACCACAGTGCCAGCAGGAATGACAACAACCTCATCAGCAGACAATGCGACGTACGTGTAGAAGATCACGTTACCGCGAGCAGCGCGACCCTGGCTCTTACGGATGCCGTGGTTGGCCCCGTACAGCTGGAGTACCTCAGGATTCCTAGAGAGGACGTAATCAAGGCTGTAGCGTCTGCTCAGATCGTCGTAGAGCAGTTCTACGCTGCGTAGCTGCGCAGCCTGAGGGCGGATGAAGATGTCGAACACAGGTCCCTTGACCGTGTCGATAGACGAGTCCTGATTCTCGATTGAACGAGCAAGAGACTCTTCGATTTGTCGCAAGGTTCTTGCCACGGCTGACCTCAGAACGGACGAGTGTCGTCCGTTACGATAGAACCAGGAAGGTTAGGCTGCGCGGAATTGAGGAATTGGTGACGGAGGTTGACGCGGAATGACGAAGGGACCTTGTCGGGGCCCGCCATCGGATGCACGTCGATCCAAAGAATGTAGCCAGTCTGAGAAATCTGAAACACGCGAATCGTCCCAACCTCTTTGATTGCTTCGAAAGCCGTCAACTGGTCCTGGCGTGTGTTCTGAAGCGCCTGAAGACGGTCAATCGCGTCACGAGCACGTTGCATCAAGAACGCCTTGTTGAAGATGCCAAGGACACCAGCACGAACAGGCTGGTCGTTCAAAGAGGCAAGCTCAGAACCAAACTGGCGGTCGGGGTCGTACTCCGTTAAAAGAGCATCAGCCGTATCTTGCGATAGCTTCTCGATGCCCTCGATGTATTCGGGGCGACCATTGCTCGTCGGCAGATAGATATCTCCGTCAATTTTCTTCAACGTTTTCGACATGTTATTCGTACGTAGCTAGAACACGAATCCAGGATTGCAATTCCGACCTAAAGTTCGCGTTGCCTGAAGCTTCCGCCCGAGAGCGAAGAACGTTCAAGACGGAGTAATTGAATTGATACCGATCGCGCAGTTCCGCCAAGGGGCCGAGGCTGGTATTGATCGCTTCTTGTAGGAGGGAAGTCTCACCTACGTCAGTGAATCCCTCGGCAACATTGCTGAACGAGTCGCGAATTTGGTCGTACAGTTCAGTGTAGTTGTCGAAAGCGCGCAACGACTCAGTGTCGTTACGAAGTTCCTCTTCAAGAAACTCAGAAAGTAGGTCGGCCCTGTCCTCCAGGTCGTTAGGGTTGTTCTCTAGGATAACCTGGAAGAAGTTTGCGATCTGATTCCGAACCGATACGGGGGTCAAGATCAGGAAGATCTCGAATTCCTCGGAGATTTCGCTGGCCGTAGCGGTCAGGGACGAGAAAAGCTCGGGTCGATTACCATCACCACGAGCTTGACTTGAGACTCTCTCCGCTTCTTCTGCGGTAAGCGTGCGCATTAGCCACCTACTGAGATGTCCGCACCTGCCGTAAACCCTGCGAGAGCGCGGTCTTGGAGGAGCGAAATCAGCTGGGCTACTTCAGGAGGGGCACAACCACCCGAACCTGAAGTGTCACCAGACGTGTACGAAGATCCCGACGTGTTCCTCTGCATGAGGTTGAGTCGGAGGCTCAGGCTGAGGCTCACCGAAGACATACGAAGCGAGCGTAGGTTAGCGATCGAGCGGTCGAACAGACTCGTCATGAAGTCCATCGCCACCTTGATAGCACCCATCGCGTCGATCATCTCGCCTGGAAGCTCAAAACCCTCAGCCTCAAGACGCTCGCTCTGGCATTCCAAAGCTCCACCACTGAACGAGTTCTGCGAAATGAAGCTCGTCGGTACGAACGAACCCATACAGGAAATCGAGGAAGCACTCGAAAACACCGAGGTGACCGAATCAATGTAGCTCTGGATAGAGGCGACCTGCCCCTCTACACGAGAGATGATTGATTCAATCAGACTCACCGTAGAAGATCCGGGAGTTCCAGGAGTACCCGGCCCGCCAAATCCACCCACGCCAACGGTAATCGAAGCCGACGCTGACGCAGCAGGAGCGCCAAACGCAGGCGAGAAGCCTGAGCCGAACAAGCAATTGAAGAGGCCGTTGGCCTGGTCGTTGAACACCGTGTTGACGACGTTCTGGAGGTTCGTAAGCTCGTTCAGTGTCTGCGTTACAGTACCTTGAATCTCGTCAAGAACCGCCTGCATCACGTCCAGCTGTGCCTGCAGAGCGCCTGCAACCCCTTCAGCAAACTGCTGAGCAGGCCCCGTACTCGCTGCGGAAAACTGCCTGATTGAGGCAAATGTATCACTGAGTCTGAACGTTTTGTTGATGTCGATTACACCGACAAGTGACGCCGAGGGTGAGGTGAAATCCTGAAATCCTGAAGGGCCCGCACCGCCCGAGGACCTCGATAGGGAATCTCGGAGAACTCGCGCGACTTCCAGCGCCGTCGCGTCCAACGAAACAGGACCACGTGCCCGGTCGATAACCGCATCAGCGTCGTCCCCAAAGGCACCGCTGACACGAGCGATGTCCATCGGATCGTCGATCTTGTACACGAAGAGGTTTCCTCTCGACGTCAACGAGACCATATCGACGAATTGGTCATTCGTGAAGCCAAGAAGGCGGGCTTTTGCCCTATTCAGTTCACTCGCTTCAGGGCGGCCGAGCCAAATGATGTAGAGCTTCAACTCGCTAGCGGGAACACCAGCAGTTAGCGCCGCTCGCGAAATGGGCACGTCGATCCCAGCCGTAACTTCGACTTCGATGACCTTCTCAGGATCACACTTGGATGCTGCGATCACCGTGCGCTTCATGTACGTCGCAGCGAAAATGAAGCGCCGAGTGAATGTCATCGTACGTCGGTACGAACGCTCAGACCCTGGGTCGATGACTACGCCTTCAAGTTCGGGCGTGATCGCTCGAATTCCTTCGAGGCCGCCAACCAAACGGGCCAGAATCTTGATCGGTCGAAGGTCGACCGTACCAGCAGGAATGATTCGACCCTCAACTGCAAGCAAACCGAAGCGGTCAGTAAAGGTCGATTCAATATCCTCAGACGTTTCGCCTGTGATCATGCCAGAAGCGTCGATCAGTGCCTCTGTGCTCGTGTCAGCGATGGCTAAGGTAGCGTCAAGGTCACGACGCAGGGGAACAAGATAGTCAGTCGACAAAGCCGCCGACGTAGCCGCTACCTCGCCCAGCAAACGCCGGGTCTCAAGCAGACGCTCGCCTAGTCGCTCCTGATAGGAAATCAGGGCAGCGTCTACGGCGGAATCAATGCGGCAGCGAACGTACGTCGGCGTAAACGGCATTGTCAGACCTGAACAGGCTCCTGAATGGTGATCACGAACTCATACGCACTCTTCGCGTATCCGAGTTCTTGCACGTAACCACCAGAAGGAGGCGTGGGGTTGGTCGTCAGCTGACCGGCTGTACCAATGTAGTACACCGTATCAGGCGTAAGAGGAATGAAATTCAATCCAAGGTTCTCGGTGTACACGAACGAACCAAGGTTTTGAACGCGAGCAGTAGTCGGAGACGGCAACGAAGTCACAACGCCAACGACAGGACCAGTGGTGTACGAAGCATTGCTTGCGACAGACACGGTATCATTGCTCGAAATGTAGACCCACTCGCCCACGTTGATGGTACCAGACGTGTTGAACAACAACGTCGGGGTGACCGCGGATCCTTGCTGGCCCAGCTGACCGTAGATCGTGTTGATCTGCGAGTTGAAGTAGGCGTTCGACGGGTTCTGTGTACCAGACAAGGCGTCTGCCCACGCCTGGACAACCATGTTGTAGTTCGCGCTGCCGCCATTCTGCAGAGCGGGAACATTCATCTGCGACCGAAGATTCGACTTGATCGCTTCAGCTAGAGTATTCGGGTCGATTTCAGGAAACTGCGGCATGTCACAACGCCTTTGTGTTCGTGGTTGTATAGGACTGAAGACAGGTGTCCAGAGCAATAAGATACGTGAAAATCGTGTTCAGCGGACCGGCGAGAGCAGCCAAAGGCCCCGCCGAGGTGGCCGCTGTAGCTGAGGTGGCTCCCGAAACGAGCGCAGCCCCGCCTACAGACTGCAGAATGTTATTGATCGAGTCAGCGTAATAAAGCGTATGCGCCATCGCGCGCTGATCCGTTCCCAACGTAACGCTCGTGCTGTTCATAACGATCGAGTTCTGACCATCCATCTTGATGTCATCAGCGCTGATCGTGGCCGTATTCTCTACGTCCATTAGAAGGTTCCGGCCGATGTTGTGCTGCTCGTCGCGGCCCACCGTAATCTTCACATCCGTGCGCTCGACGTCGATATTGACGCCGTAGCTCGCATTCGATGGGAGCATTACGTTGACGTTGCCCTCCTCATCAAGCTCAACTAGCGTTTGTTCTGACTGCACGGTGCCGTACACCGTACGGCTTCGAAGCTTCTTTCCAGTTACGTCAGACTCCATCTCTTCGCCATCATTGTCAATGACGTGACCTTCACGATGGTCGACCAGCGTGTACGGGGGAGCCTTGCTTGCGATGTTTCTCAGGTACTCCTTCGCAAATACGCGGCTCGAAGCACCCTCAGGCTGGATTCTCACGTACTTGTCCTGCGTCTCATCAGTGGAATTGACGCGCTTGACGACGCCAAAACGAATCTCACTAGAGATTTCGGACACCTCGTTATCGAGTGTACGCTGAATGATCGTCGGGGCCTTGGAATTGATCTCCAATTTCTCGACGGACATGATGGACGTCAGAGGCCCGGCACGATGTGAAAGCGTACCTCCCTGTGCCCAGTGCGTTTGGGCTAGTCCGTTGGAGCTAACATCAATCTCACCTTCCCGAAGGCGACGGTAGTAGAAGTTGTTGTCTCTGTAAGTCGAGTCGATTTGGCCCTGAGATGAAGCCTCAGCTACGTAAGCAGAGATGAACGGCTCACCTGAATCTGCGCGAGAGTTCACGATTAGTCGTGTTGCGCGCTCAGGCATGACCCGGATCCAGCTGCCGGGGCCGAGATACGGGTGAGAAATCGGAATGGTGCGGCCCGAACGAGGGCCCTCGAACGTAATCTGATCACGCTGCGGATTCGTTGAGATAAGCACAGCGCCATAAGGGCGCTTCGCGTACTCGACGTCCGTTCCGTGCAACCTTCTTTGGATCTGAACTTCGCGTCCTGCGCTCATATTCAACCTTCACGACTACGATACGTCGCTTCTGCCATCTCTCTTGTAAGTCTGGCCTGATCCGGAAGGGGCTCACCAGGCTGACGAGGGACATTCCCTTCATATCGCTCAGGAGGACAGGTATCAGGAGCAACCGCCCCAGAGAAGAGCGCCTTCTGGCGATCCCTCTGCGCAGTGTATTCCTCAAGTTCCGCCAGCGTACGCTCGTTCCTACGAATCACAGCGTCACGTGCTTGCTGCTGTCTACGCAGGCGGACGCCAGTAGCTGATGAATCAACTTCAGGCACAGGCTCCGTCGTAAATCTGCGGGGCTCGGCAGGCAAACGCAACGCGGGAATGCCCTTGAGACCCCAATCACGGTAGTAGGCTTGCAGCGAAATCACGTCAGTTCGGCTCGGCTCTCGTGCCGCAGGATTCGTAGCATCGGAGAACGGGTCAGCCTGCGGCACCGGACTGTAGAACAGGAACGTGCGAGGGAGCACGAAATTACCGTCACGACGCGGAAGGAACGTAAGATCGAAACGCTGCGCAAGCTCGGGGCTGATCGTCGCCATCGAAATGGTAGCGCTGCCTACGCCGTTAACCAAACGCTGACCCGCGGTGACGGCAGAGGCACTAACGTCGACCAACGTGGCGCGAAGTCTGGTGACCTCGGGGAATTGAGAGGGGACGTAGCGATCGTACGTCGGAGAATACTTGATGACCGCTGTCTCGAAGTGAATATGGGTCATCGTTTCCCGGCGCTCTGTGCCGGAGAATCCACAGTACGAAATGACTTGGTGTCTTTTAACAGCAGCACCAAGCTCGATTTCGTCAGCCAGACGCCGCTGATGTCGATAGAATGTGCAGAACCCGCCCTTGTGGATGAGTCCGACACCCATACCCTGGCCGTCGCCGTCCTCAGGTGAAATGTAGAAGACGACACCGTCAGCAACTGCGTAGACTGGTTCGTCGAGATCCATCGGAATATCAACGCCAGGATGCCACCCACCGCTACGCGCACCGAAAGGTGACGTTACAATGCGAGGGAATTCTCCCGCAAACTGCCACGTACCCACGCCACGCGGAATCTGGTCATCGGGAAGACGACCTTCAGCGTAGCTTTCAAGCACACGACGACGTTGTCCCGACTGAATCGCGCTGCGGAACGCGGCCCACAGCGGATACGTACGACGAGCAGCACCTGTAGGGGCGCTGAAAAGGTCAGGATCGCCTGGGTAGCAGGGTGGACCAGGATCTTCCGGGCCCTGCGGGTCAGAATCGCGCTCGCTCTCGTCAAGAGGCTGCACGGTTGAGCGCACGCCGGTAACTCCGACGTCAGGACGTACGCCTGCGCTTGCGCTTCGAGACGTGCGAGGTTCGATTCCTGAGTCGCGCAGCGACTGAAGAACCTCGTCGGCCTGAGCACGCAGGTCGCGCAAGGCTTCCTGTCGTTCAGACTCAGACATTGACCCCGCAGAAGTCATCAGTTCAGCTACGCGTGCGTCCAACTCACGGAGAGCAATGATGCGCTCGTCCTCTTCACCCTCAGGGCGAGTACGCTCACCTTGGAACGAGGCAGCCAACACGTTGTACGTATCCTGCCTATTCGGCAGAATTGCGTTGTAGTGCTCGCGAAGCTCACGGAACTGCTCTGCGGTAACGCTGCCGCCCTCTGACTGAAGAGATTGGATGGCGCTACGGAACTCGTTCACCCGCTCCTGAATCGTTTGCAGGACCTGCCCGTCGCCTCCTACACGCTGGCCGAAGTACATCGGCTGAGAAGGGCCGCCTGTAATGAACCTAGGCACGCCAAGCTCATCAAAAGAACGACTGTAGTTCAGCGTGATGTTCATCGTGGGTGGGCTGTGACCCACGCCAGCGCCGTTCGTAACAGGAAGCTGCCAGCTGACGTTCTCAACCAGCGCAAAGCGATCTCGGTACTTGTTGAATACGGGCTTGTTGATCAGAAGCCACGGACGGAAAGCAATCTGAATCTGATAGCGGTCGGCTGCTGCAAGCAACTTTTGAAATTCGAGCGAAGCAAGCTGGTTGAGTCGGTCCTGGTTGACGATTTGCGGGAAGCTACGCACGCGAACGTTCAATCCGTGCCTAGAAGCCATGGAAGGCGACCAGATACCGACCGAATTCGGGATGAATCGTCCGAAACTCTCGGGGTCCGACACGTCTGCTCGACCGGTATAAGACCCGTTAACCACCACAGCGGTAACGACTTCGCCGCCTTCCTCGTCAAAGCTCTCGTTCTTGAGATGGTGGTCTAGCGTCAGAACCTCCTGCCACGGACCATAATCCCGTGGATTGAAGTCGTACTGCGCGAATTCAAAGATGAGGTCGCCTGCTCCGCTGACCCAGAAGCGATAATCAACAGTCTCACAAGCGTCCACGATCAACTGAAGACGTGTAGTCCAGTTGTGATTCTGAGCAACAGCCTGACCTGCGATAGTCGCCATTTCCCAGATCAAATCACCAAAAGGTGTGTCGATACCGGGAAGGGCCATATGAACTGCCTGCGCATCAGGCTGCCACAAGCCTTCGCGGCGCGTCTGGCGACCAGCGGCGTGTACTTCACGCTCTCTCCAGTAGCGACGATAAACCGCGCTGTGATCTACAGGAGAGTCCTGTACCTCACCCGTACGTGAAATAGGCTCGTGCCTACGAGGTGACGAGAAGAAACAGAGGTTGTACCAGCGCGCCCACCACCTACGAACAGTCGAATCGTCACGAACGGAGGGGTAGTAGCATTCGTGCATGTACGAACGAGGAGGATCCGTAGGGACCGCTTCGTCGTCGTAAGGGAATACACCCGGACGCATACGGCCGATACGCCCTGAACCGTTCGACTGCACTCGACGATATTCGATGCGCTGCGAAGCCACACCTGAAACGTCGGATTCGCTGGTCCCTGGGGGAGCAACTGGAGTAGTTCCCGGCTCTCTCGCCTGCGTCAATGTAGGGTCAAGCTCAGGCTGATCGGTTGGCGAATCGGCAACAGGCGTCGCAGCGGGCTGCAGATCCTCCAAGCTGCCACCGAGCAGGCGGAATTGATTGGAGAGATCGTCGTATTCCTCGCGCTCCTCGGCACTCAACACGTCCAGAGAGCCGCCCGCGGCCTGAACACGCTGACGAAGCACAGAAAGACGCTCACCAATCGCCGCTGCTTCACGGCGACGTGCGGTCTGAAGGCGGCTATCGACTGTCTGATCGGCCTCGTCCGTGAGGCGCTGCGAATCGCCAACGAACGTCAGGGCAGCAATCAGGTCGGGGAACGGAAGAGAGACCCAAGGATTAGCGTACTGCGAGCTACGGACGAGGTCCGTGAAGAAGCTATTGCTGAATTGCTGGTTCGACTGAGGGCTGAAGATTCGAAGGCCAGTGAAGGGCTGCTGGTTCGTAGGGTCAGCCCCCTGCGTCGCCTGCTGACTTGGAAGGCATGCCAGCACGTTGTTCGAATTCACGCGCATGCTTGACATCAGGTGACGAATGTCAGCGCAAGAAATCGAAATGGTATTCCTACCCGTGATGTAATCCTCACTGATAGGCTTGCTTACAACGTATCCGGTAAATACTGGAATCCACTCATCAAATTCAGACGCAGGGTTGTGAATCCACACGCGCACGCAGTCGTTCTTGTGAAAGACCGTGCTCCAGTGGTGAAGCGGAAAGCGACGTCCGCCTGATTCGTCGTCGATCGGGTTGTAGTCGATGTCCCGCTTACGTCGGAACATCGCAGCCTTAGCAGATTCGTCGTAGTCAAAGTCTACAACACGCCCATCTTCGCCACTCGATGTTCTGAAGCGATTCAGCTGAATATTTTCTGGCGTCAGAGTGAATCTGTGCCCCGCATTATCGAGCGTGAGATCGCACTTGTTTGGCTCGGCACCGGATCCATAGCTCACGGAAATGTGGCCGGACAGGAAGGGTGTTACGTTCTGCCCCTCGATGTAAACGATCACGTCATGGTAGTAGACCTGGTGCACCCTTTCGGTGAAGTAGTGCGGCGCGTAAGCTCGGCGAGGACGCGTAGCTTCGGTCGAAGCTGTCGAGGTACCGGGCACCTCTTCAGTTTCGTCCTCCGATCGAGAAGAAACAGTTGACGTAGCAGCACGTTCGGCTGCTGCCGCCTGCTGCTGAGGCGTAAGGCCGTCAGCTAGGGGTACCTGGTCAACGATCGTTTCCGTATGCGGAAGGTCTTGCTCAGCAATTCCTTCAGCAAGACCACGATCATCGACAAGACTAGGCGTAGCAGCAAGCTCTTCGCCTGGGCGGCGAAGCCTGCTAGCGTCCTGTCCTCTGATGAATCTTAGCTCGTCAGCCATTCTTACCCAAGTGAAGACTACTCGTAGAGATAACCCAGAATGGCCAGAAAAACAAACGCCCCAGCGGGGGTGCCGGGGCGTTTCTTCGAGACGAACTACTGAATTTCTTCAGCGATTCTGCCTGGTTTGCAGACTCTATCCACGTGATAGGTCATCCAGGGGTCGGCGACAGCACACTGGGTGACTCCGATGGTCTTCAAACCCAACATAGAGGCGTAAGCTAACTCCAACCCCACTCGACCACGACCGAGCGAATCGAGGTCAACGACGAAGTAATCGGAGCGCAGGAGCACCCACAGGTCCTGCATGACCAACCCTTCGATGTTAAAAGGGTTCTGCATGGCGTAGGCAGAGATTTTGTCACCTCTGGCTTCAAGCAATGAAGGAGTTAGGCGAGCAGAATAGCGCCCGGAAGCGACCGTACTAAGGCGTTCAACCCGTGACGCACTTACCGACCGAGAAGCAAGTTCAACCATCGTCTGCGGTACGATCTGCCCACCAGACAAGTAGAACGCCGCTCTGTCCTTGAACTGAGCGATCGTTTCTTCAACCCAAGTAGGGACGTCGCGAGAGTCGCAGGGGTACCCTACGTAGATGACATTGATCATCGGAGGTCCCGTCGAGCGAACTCACGATCAATTACGTGATTCACGATGCGGTCTGCGTCAGCCTTCTCAAGAAGGCAGGAGCAGATGTGGCGAATGACGTACACTTCATCAATCTTCTCCAGTACGTCAGTCACATCCTTCGACTTGAAGGTAAGCGCCTGGTCTCCGACCTGGTTGTTGAAATCTGAAATGTACTGGGTAATGCGTGTCAGGGCGTTGTAGTAGCCCATGTAACGCTGAAGGCGGTCGTTTACCGCGGAAAAGAGGATCTCTTCGTAAGCCTTCGCGTTGTCATCCGTAATGTTGTCGTCCGAGAACGAATTGGCCAGGGCATCGTGAAGCTCCTGGCGCATCGAGTCCATCTGCTCTTCTAAGATGGCGGCAGCGCTCTCGCGCTCCTCGGCCGACATCTCCGCTACTTCCACGGAGAAGTCGTTGAGCAGGTGCTTCAGCCTGTTCTCAAACTGCGAGATAACGCTCAATCGAGCGGCGCGGGGGCTGAGTTTGGGACGAGTCATACTTTGTCCGCAAGAGTCTGCTTGCTCTTGCGCCCTACGTTCGAGAGACCGCCTTCGTACATCATCTCCTTCACAATCTCAACCTGAGTGCGAAGGATGTTGAAGGACTGGTTGATATTCTGGTTTACCAGGTGAGCGGCGTCAACCAGGCGTGATACCCTGTCGAGCTTCTCCTCAATCTCAGGGCATGTGATGGAAATGACTGCATTTCGCTGCGTGTCATTCTTCAGGTTGAGCACTTCCTTCTTCAGGAACAGCTGCGCGCGAACAATAGACAGAAGGCGCTCCAGACGACCCTTAACCGGGTTCAGTGTCAGCAGCAGATATGACGTACGATCCTTGTACGACTTGATCTGTTCTGCGATCTCCATGCCCTTCTGAAGGTCTGCTGGGCCATGGATTCTCTTGACGAGCTTATCAGCTTCCTCCATGTGCGGGAAATACTGCTGAAGTTCATCAAGGATCGACATGTCGATCTTGATCTTCTTGGCCGAATCAAGAGCCTTTGCGATAGGAGGCTCCTGTCGGTACTCCGCAGCACGTGCCTGCCAAGAGTTAGTTGCGAGTTCGTCAGTCATCGGTCCACCATGACTTTCATATTAGGCACGCCGGGGTAAGCGGGGACGTTTACAAGCCGACGAACACAAAGGAAGGTGTTGTTCAACATACGGAAATCGACAGCACCGTGACGCTCCTTTACGATCTTCGCGAACCAAGAAGCGATCACCTCAACGCGAGAGTTGAATTGCTCCGCGTCTGGTACGTCGACCAAAAGCAAGACGTGCTGGCCCTGGTTCAGAGCCTCCCACACTTTCGTATAGTCTCTCATTCCACGACGCTCGAAAGAAGTGTCTCTATCTCGCCGAGAGCGATCTCAAGTTCCTCGTCTGTAGGATTCTGTTGGCGAATACCTTGCGTCAACTTATCCCGGAGGGAAGAGCCTACGTCAATCGCAAGAGACGTGATCGACTTCTCGTAATCGAACTTCACGACGTTCTCAGGAAGCTCCATCGAGGAAAGCTCCTGAGCGTCTCGCACCTTGAGCTTTACGAACGCTCCCTTAGGGACGATGTCGTCCTTCCCTGCTTTCACCAGCTGGTTAGAAGGGACGGGAACGAACTTGGGATGCTCGGGATCGTCTGTGTCGACGATAAGCACACCTTTCGGCCAATCATCGTCGAACTTAGTCTGAACCGGGGACCCGCTGTAGAACGCCTTCGACCCGACGGCCTGATGCTTGTGGATGTCCCCACAAGCCCAATAAGTCACTGGAAGGGTCATGTCCGGAGCTTCTTCACCGGTCTTCATGCGGTAGTGAGACCCATCCTTCATCCGAGCGTCGGTGAGAGATCCTTGAATCGTCTCGTGACAGACGACAACGAAGCTACTCGCTCCGGTGTCGATGGAGGAACGATGATAATCTCGCACGGCTCGCCTGGAATCCTTGCGGAAGTGTCCGGGGCGATGGCACAGCAGGCAGAAAACCGTGTCTCGAATCTTGACGTAGGCCGTATGCTCCACGATCGTTGAATTCTTGAACCTGCCGTGAGCATGAAGCATAGCCAGATAGTGAATCGCCGTCTCGCCTTGAGCGTTCACTAGGTCGTGGTTCCCTGGAATGCAGAGGATGTGGTACCCTGCTGCATCGTACTCCAGGAACTTACGCTGAACTAAATGACGCTCCTCGGGTGAGGGGTCAGGGATGTCAAAAACATCCCCAGCCACAACGACCACGTCAACATCCTGATCGTAAGCAATATCGAAGATCGCGTCGAGCATCGCTTCCTGGCGTTCCAGGAAGCGTGGCAAGAAGCGCGTACCTCCGATATGCAGATCTGCCGTGTGCAGAAAACGCATTCAGATATCCGGAGTGATGCCTTCGACCTTCAGGTAGTTGAGAATCTTCGCGCTGGCTTCTTCGCGGGTGTAGAAGCGCCCAAGGTCTCGTTCGCCAGAGACGAAGTATTGCTTATAGGCCGCGGACCACAGACGTACCTGAGAGATACCGATCTGTTCCGTGGACAACTTCATCTTGAACTGGACCAGAACAACCCAGTGCTGCTTACAGGGCATCACCAGGCCGAACCAGGTAGCAACTCCGTCGGCGATCTGCACCTTATAGAGGTTCAGAGCGACGAACAGACTCCGCTGCTTGAGCGCGGGAAGAATCCTGTCGTAGGCTGTCTCGTCGATAACAGTGATGTTCAACGAGCTAGCGAGAAACCGAGCCATCGGTAGGATGAAACGGATTTCGGCGTTCTTCACCTGAGGAGGTACGTCAGGGAATGCTGTATCAGGCCGAAAAGAGAATTCGACCTTGTCGTCAGGACCGATGATGTTCGGGTTCGTATTGCCGTGAACGATGGCGTTACCATCAAGGTCGAACAGAGCGCCATCAACCTTGGCGGTGGGGTCGCGCATCAGCGCGCCATCCCGCAGAAGTTCAGTAACAGGGCGATTGCTCACGAATTACCCTCCACAAGAGGAAGAACATAGCTCTTCAAGTACGAAGAGCAGACCTTCTCCGCGGTCAGCATCTTGCTGCACGTCGTGAAGATTTCCTTCCCGTTGTCGATGAGAGTAATACCCTGAAGTCGGGCACCACGAACGTCGTACGATGCGTGCAACGAAAGGACGCGACGTCCCTTCACAAACACAGCGAATGGGATCCACTGGGCACTCAAGATGCCCTTCTTCTTGGTGATGCGCTGGTCAACGAAATCGAACACCGCGTACGAACGGTCAGCGAGATCTTCTTCGCGTTCGGTCTCCAGCGCCTCCAAGACAAGCAGATCGCATTTAATGGTACGTGCGAGGCGCTCTGCGAGCGAACGCAACGCAAACTGAAGAACAAGAGAATGCTGACGCATTCTCGTCTCCTGAAAGTCAACAACGTTCCCTGAACGGAGCGCTACTGCGTCCGAGTTGAGGGAAAGGGTCGTAGACTTACGTACCATCGGTACAACGTTCGTGATTCCCATGAGATAACGGTCCTGACGCCTGTTTTACAAGGTCAGTCCCTGTTGATCACCTCAAGCATCTCACTCTCTTCGTCAGCAGCGCGTCGCCCGCGCTTCTTCTTCGGCACAGGCAGCGCTTCGGCTTCCTCGTACTGCTCCTTGAGGGCCTTGAGAGGGTTGACCTCGTCCGCAGCGGCTTCCTCGTCCACCGCGTACACGTCTTCCCAGTTGTTAGCCGCGAAGTACATCTTGAACGCGGTGCCCGATTCGATCTGGCTGCGGCACACGTCGCGGAAAGCGTTCGTGCAGAACAGCGCCATCAATTCGTCCACGCTCTGGTAGCTCTTGCCGTTCCAGTCGAAGTTCTCACCATCAAGCTGCATGTTGAGCAGCTTGCGACTTCCCTTCGCCTCCAGCTGCCCGGTCAGCTGCAAGTACCCGTAGGCGTCACGGCCGCGTTCGTATCCGCGCCCGAAAGCAACGGCGAGAGTATCCTTACACTCCAAGAACGGAACGAACTGCTTGTTCTTCTTCGTGGAGATATTCACGTAGCGCATCGAACGATTGCGCTCCTCGAATACCTTACCGACCGCCTGGAACCTGATCTTCAGGTCGGGGTAGAAATCAACAGCCTGGCCACCGGGCTCGTACTCAGGGTTGCCGTACATTACGCCCGGCTTGAGACGAGTCTGGTTGGTGGCGAACAAGCTACAGTTCTTACGGCCGAGCTTGCTCTTGATGAGCGGCATGAACTGCGAGTGCACCGCGGCCTGCGCAGCCATACGAATGTTCTCGTCATCCTCCTCAATCGCTTCAGGCAGCATGGCTGCAAGCGAATCGATCAGGAACAAAGCAGGAGGGAACGGACGTCCTCCAGGACCGGGGGTGTAATCCGGCATCGACGACAGAAGACGGCTGATAACGCGATACGTTGCCTCTGCCGTGGTCGGCTGGAAGTAGTTGAAGAGCGGGTTCTTGGTCCCGTCCTTCAGTCGAATCTTGATTCCGAGCGAATGGAGGTACTTGCTGTCCGCCGACGCTTCATGGTCGAACAAGAAGACAGGAATACCCAGCTTGATCGCGCTGGAAATCAAGTGGTAACTGCAAGTGCTCTTGCTGCTACCTGGCAAGCCGTAGGTATTTCCGATCTTACCTGGCGGCATTCCACCACCAGTGATCAGGTCAAGAACGAGACTTCCGAAGGAAATAGCGCCCTGGACGTAGGAACCACGGTCAAGGTTGACGGGAGGGTTGTCGTTTTCAGCACCGATAGCTTCTGCCTTACGAGCAAGCTCAAGCGGGTCGGTGGTAAAAACCTTCTCTGGTACGGACTTCTTCTCTTTTGCCATGTGACGGACTCTTTACGGTTTACGGGGTTACTGTGTACGTTGAACTAGAACGATGTGCCCTTTTGCATCAAAGCAGAAAGGACTCGACCAAGCGGTAGACGCGGATTGCAGTACGGGGTCAGCGTTCGCAGGAAGCCAGACGCGTAGAGCGCTGTCGTCCTCCGGACATCTGAATTTCGGACGAAGAGACTTCGTCGAAATCAAGGCACAAGCATTCTGTGCCCACTCCCAATAGTAGCGCATAAACGCATCAAGGGGAGCCCCAGAACGCACAGAATCGATCTCCTCTTCTGCCTCGGCGCAGAAATCAGCGTCAAGAAGATCGGGTACTGTCTTCTTGAGAAATGTTACGAGTGACTCACCACGCAACGTAGGGCGTACGGTGCCTCCGTGGATGATTACGTAACCTTCGTCAAGGAGATGAGTGAACATACTTCGGTAAAGCGAGGGGCGCCCCATCATCGCCTCGTCGAGCTTGTGCAGGAGGGAAGCGTACGTATGGCGTACAGGCCCCGAGCTACGAGGGCGGACAGCGTAGTCGATGATGGTCAACTGACCGTCTTCGAGCGTCTGGCCGCGGTCTAGGAACAGCTTACTACTCAGTTGATGCCATCCGAGACTACTAGAAGCGGCGCCACGAGCCCGAAGAACAATTCCATCCGCTTCGTGAACACATTCCTGCGTGTCGACAACGTAAGAATTTCCCTGAGTAGCTAGAGTGCGGAACCAAATCGCCGAGTAAACGGTTCGAAGGTCCCCTCCCAGCGAGGAATCTGCAGGGCTCACCTTGATTGCGACGGGGCGAACGGCCTCTTCACCTCCATCGACACCAAAACGAGTCGACGGAGATAGAAGTGACGAACCAAAAGTCTTCAGTACGTAATCTCGAACCTGGTCAACGGTCGAACACCTTAGTGTAGTCGCTTGCGTGTACGGGTACGTGATCATACCCATCGCGTACAAGGCGTCACACAAATCAAGAGACTTAGCTGGCGAGAAGTCGTATCGAGCGGCGAGGAAATGAAGCAGTGATGAGGTGTTAAATGGCGCTGGTGCTGGTACTGCCTCACGGGCTGAGGTGTACGCGGGAGCAGCTAGCTTAACCTTCTCTGCCGCGGTGATGGCTTCCTGCTCCGAGGGGAACGAAACAACCGATTCAGAGATCGATCCGTCCTCCAACGTGGCGTAAATAGCCCACTGCTTCTCGCTGGGGCGGCCTCGAACCTTACGTTCACGACGCGCTAGATGGTTCAACAGGAAGGCGGTCGAGAGACGAAGAACTCCCGCCCCCGGCCCTAGCCGCTTCTCAACCAACGGCCCAATCTCGAACGCAATAAAGCGCTCAATGGCCTCGCGGGCTAGGTAAGCGTTTACCTGTGACTCGTTGATCGAGGATCTCACCTCCAACGCCGCAGCCACAGCACCAGAGGTAAGCTCGCTTACTCGAACGCGGTTGAACGGTTTTCCGCAGACCTCTGACGTGATCGAGATCTGCTTAGCTATGAATTCACCCTCATCGTCGTCCAAAGTCAGAGCGACTACTTCGTCTGCTTCCGAAATGGCTGCTTTGATCCGAGCCATCGTCTTCGAGTCACGCACGCCGTACTTCGGAACGAAGTTCTCCTTGGGGTCGAATGCGCGCTGCTTCTTAGGCAGACCGGCGTAGATTCCGTTGCAAGAAATCACGCTGACGTCGCTGATCTTCGCAGCAACGCCAGACAACAAACTTGCTCGGGCAGGAGATTCGACGATCAGAAGTCGCATGCTACTCAACCGAAGACACTGCTTCCATCACCTCTTCTTCGATGGGAACTCCAACGCTCTTGTGGCGAAGACGTCCACCGGAGAAAAGTCTCAATTGAGGCACACGAACACAAGCGAATTCCTCGATCTTCGAGGTCTTGTCAGAGACAGGTACGACGAAAACCTCGAAATCGTTGGCGCGCAGCCGTGTCTCAAGAAGAGAAAAGACCGATCTTGCGCGCGTACACAGGGGCTCGTTCTCCTGGATGAGAAGGACGGCCACATTCGCTCGTGAGCGAATCTGAGAGAGTGCCTGTTCGTGCATGTCTGCCTCAATATGAGGGAAAGAAAAGGGGCGGAAGGAAATCCCTCCGCCCCTAAGCTAATCACTCATCATCGTCTGCGTCGTCGTCGAAATCATCATCGTCGACAGGAGCCCTCTTGATGGGCTTCGCAGGGGCAGCAGCCTTCGCAGGCTTCTTAGCGGGCACGACGTCATCATCGTCGTCATCGTCGTCTACGACCGGCTTCGCCTTCTTGGCGGGCTTGACGTCGTCATCGTCGTCTACGACCGGCTTCTTGGCCGGCTTCTTCACCGGCACATCGTCGTCATCGTCGTCGACTGCGGGCTTCTTTGCAGCCGGCTTTCGAACCGGCACATCGTCATCATCGTCGTCATCGACAGCAGGCTTGGACGGCTTCTTGGAGGGCTTCACGTCCTCCTCTTCATCGTCCATCTTCTTCGACATAGGCTTCTTCCCGCCAGGGACCTTCGTCGAATCTTCGTCGCCGTCGTTGAAGTATCCGTGGCGCTTCAAGTCCTCGCGGATACGATGCACATCTGGCTCCAGATAGTGCTCGTCGAAGCTGATGAATTCAAATGCCTGCTCTTCCTCAGTGAGAGGAGAGCGATCACCCTTCTGAACCGCCCACTCAACGCCGCCACGCTTCTTAGAGCGCTGCTTCATGAGGAAGATATCAGTTCCGAACTTCGGGTGCGCGACAGAGTACGCCTGACCCTTCACCGTGTTCAGCTTCTTCAGATCGATGATCTGGCGCATGACGGTGGGGGCGATATCGAGAGCACGGATCGGGTCGGACGAGCCGCTCTGCTGCGCCTCGCGGTCGATGACGTTCATCATGTAACGAACGCCAGGACGCTCACCAAGCTCGCAGACAGGGCAGTTGCCCTTCTTGCTCGTCGACTCGGTGGACTGATCCCAGTTTGCGCAGTCTACAGGATAGCGCTTCGTCTCGCCATTCTTGTTCTGGAACTCGATCCAGTGCTGCGCATAGGTAAAGACACCGCCGACAATACGGAAGCCATACCACTCATCCATCTTCGGCATGGCGACCTGGGGAATCTCTTCCTTCCAGTTCTTGTCACGGGTCCTAGGGTTTACGTCGTCAAAGTCCTTCAATGCCATTGTTCTGATTTTCTACGGGTTACGGGTTAGTGGGGTACGTGCGGAGGATTGCTGCCTACGACGTTCTGCTTCTACTTTTCCCGGATCAAGCTCCTGCGCGACGTACTCGATTAGTCCGAAATGCAAACAGACTAGATTTCGTAGGTCGACAGGTAGATTGTCCAGTAAGACGTTTACAGAGTCAGAGGGGGAGTAAGCTAAGATGTCAACTTCATCAGGACTTTCCACCAAGTTCATCGCGGACGTACCGCCATCGGACTTGAGTGGGTAATCCAAAGAGCGCACTTGAGACGTGCGCACGGTGTTATATATCGTCTCCACGTGAGACTTTGAATACCCAGACAATTCTGAAAGATCAGAATCGTCAAGGGGCCCGTGCTGTGACTCAAGCTTCGAGCGGATCGCCTCCAGTTTGGCGTAATGCTGCCAGGTATTGGAGGAGACCTTGATGAGGTTCGAATCTTCCTTTACATAGAAGAGCATGCTCTGGCGAATCCACCAGCGAGCATGCCCTACGAATCTCGCGTTTGACACGTGGTCATACGACGAGGTCGCACGCAGCAGCCCGAACGAACCGTTCTGGAAATTGTCGAGCGAATGATCGTCAGAAATGGCCTGACTCTTCGCCAACTTCAGGATTACGCGTGAATAGGCGTTGAAGATCTTGTCGTAGATGCGTCGCAACGCGTCGAGTCGGCGCTCAACATAGCGGATCACGCCAAATGAACTGAGCGGGTCGAGGAAACACTGCTGCTCGATGCGGTGACACTCTGCGTCGGCAGCAGAAGCGCGCAGTAAGTCACCCTGCGCGTACGCCTCACTCGACGCGATGCATGCCTCAGTGTAACCGTTCGTAGCCGCAACCCAGTCCTTTACGATCTGCTCGAAGACCATGCGGGTCAACGGTAAGCTCAGGATCAGGTCAATTTGACGATCTACGTCGGCGTCAAGGAGTGCCCGCTGAAGGTCCATGCAGCGACACAGGAACTCTGCCTGACGTTCCTCGGCATCCGGAGGTACATCACGTACGGAACCATCAACGAACGCCACAGAGCGTCGGTAAATCGCCTTATTGCGGTCGAGATTCGCCGCGACCTCCGCGCCAAGAGCCACGATGCGCAGCTGTACGTAATTGCTCTCACGCACAATCAAGCGAACACAGTCGTTCACGAGGTGCGACGCGCGAGCGAACAGGGGGAAAAGCTCTTCTTGGGTGAGCGTTTCTCCTGTGTTTACGGACTCGATGAGTTTTCTGGCTGAAAGCATCAGGTGAGTCGCTTGAGCCTATCGCTGATCGTGATGTCCCGCGACTGTTCGCGGAGGCGCTTCGCTTCAGTGTTGTTTGAGTAGAGCACGGTCTCGGCCAGTTTCAACAAGTGGGGGCACAGGCCCACCTTCTGGTCGGACCGAAAGCGGTCAGGGATATCGCCGCGCTCGACTTTCGAGTCAGTCGCGCCGTTCGTGTACAACGAATTCGACAGACGATATTTGAAGTACGCACAGGTACACCCAACCTTTACAGAAGCAGTAGCGTCAACCTTCTCTGCGTACATATGAATTGTAGGTCTGCGTGGTTGCTCGCCGCCGACGACAATCGCTGAGAACGAGAGATACTCTCCGCCTTCGTCCTCGCCTTTGCTCTGCTTAAGGGTGTCGATCACGTAGTCACCCTTGAACATCTTCTTGTCCGTGGCAGTGATCGATAGCAGCTGAGCAAGGGATAGCGACATCAGAACACCTTGAATACCTTGTTCATCAACTCAAGCGAGGCACGCAACTTACGCAAAATGAAGCGATTCTTAGGCGTAAGATGCTCAGAGATACGCGATGCCTGCGTGTCCATGAGAAGGAAGGCTAGGACTTGGGAGAGATAGAAGATGTCTTCACCCTCTTGAATCCCTCGCGCTGCCATCTCGGACCGCATGCGCCTCGCGTCCTCCGCAACGTCTTGGTAAGATTTGTTCATGAGTGAGCCTACAGTCTACCATCTTCAGATACGAATCGAGTAACTCTTCGTATTGTGAAGGGTTCAGACGAAACTTGGAGGCAGCCTTGGTGAAGCGCTCCTCAAGAATAGGTAATTCAGAACGGCTCATAGGTCAACAACCCCTAGAGTTCCTTCCAGGCACCGAGCGAAAACAGTAAGAAATCGTATTTCAGCGGGTCGTGAGGGTCGAGACAGCGCAAACTAGCTGTAATTTCCTCAGCAACAGCCCACGAACTACCCGATCTGCTCGTCAAGCCAAGAACAGAACTCGCTTTCTGTACATGCGTATCCAGCGGAATGATAAGCTCTGAGCGTGAGATTCCAGACCATATACCTAAATCTACGTCATCCTTCCGCACCATCCACCGCAGGAACATGTTGAGACGCTTGCATGCGCCTTTCTTACGGGGATCAGGAATCAGATAAGAGAACGAGGGAGAACCTTCGACAGGGAGACCTAAAGGGGAGAAATCTAATCCACGAAGGAGCGACACAAATGAACACAACGTGTCGTACAGAGGCTCCTCTTGTCGCTCGATAACGAAAGCGCTTTCAAGCGAGCCGTACATCTCAATCAAGTGCTTGGTTGCGTACAGCAGGCACCTGATGTCGTCCGCAGAATTGAATCGGTACAGCAGGCCGTGGAAATACTTCCTAACATCGGCACTCCTAACGAAGTCGTAAGGAGACGATCCCATTACGTCGAAGATGCCTCGAACGACGGGAACGAATACCTTACGCTGACCGTACGCCAATGAAGACGCCACAAGGCCCGCGATCTCCAGGTCTTCCGGGCGCGAGTATCGATAGATCGTACCGATAGGGTCATCTGCTGAGGCACTAAGACGAAGGGCGGCTCTCTTTTCAGAAAGCCGCCTGTCCAGGAACTCACGCAGATAGTCAGATCGCTCTGACGAAAGCTGCATCAACCCTCACACATCGTGCACTCGGAAGCAGACCGATAGTACGATCTGCTACCGCTGTCTCCTTTGAGAACAGAACTGGTACGGCAGTAATACAACGTTGCGAGCCCCGACGACCAAGCCTCAATGTGCACCTTGTTGAGGTACTTGGTATCAGTGTTCGCAGGGAAGAACAGGTTCAGGGACTGGCCCTGGTCGATGTGACGCTGACGAGCGGCAGCCAGACGAACCAGGACGTACTGATTGAGTTCTCTCGCGGTGAGGAAAACGTTCTTCTCGTCTTCCGAGAGGAAATCCAGACCCTGGACGCTTCCGTTATTGTTGACGATGTGCTTCCAGGTCTCGGAATTGTTCTTGCCCTTCGAGTCAAGAAGAGCCTCAAGCTGCCTGTTCTTCTGCAGGAAGGTACCCTTCGCCGACTTCTGAGCGAAGGCGTTTGCGGCCCAAGGCTCGATACCCGCGGACACGTTACCCGAGATGAGCGAGTTCGAAACGGTAGGCGCAATCGCGAGGAGGTGCGTGTTACGACGGCCGTATCCCTTGCACCACTCAGGCTCACCGAACGCTTCAGCGAGGGCCTTCGTAGCGATCTCAGCCTCTGCGCGGATGAACTTGAACATCTGGAGGTTCAGGAGATGCGTCTCCATGCAGTCGAATGGGATCATTCGCTGCTGGAGCAGCGTATGGAACCCGAGGATGCCGAGACCGAGAGCGCGGCTCTTCACCGAGAAGGCATGTGCGCGCTCGAACCCCTTGAGGTTAGCCGTCTTCTGGATGAACTCCTCCATGACAGCGTCAAGGAACCAGATTGCAAGCTGCACCGTATCGGTGTCCTTCCACTCATCCCAGCGTGCTGCGTTGAGGGAGCTAAGGCAGCACACGAACGTGTGGTGTTCATCGGTGTGGAGAAGGATCTCAGAGCACAACTGGGACGTCTTTACGTCCAGGCCAAGGTCCTTGTACCACTGAGGGCGCATTCTGTCTGCGTTGTCGCGGAAGAACAGGTAAGGCTCACCCGTCTCGAAGCGCGACTTCAGAATATGCTTCCAGCGACGACGAGACTCCTTGTCTCCGTCGACGACCTTCTGCATGAATTCATCACCGATGCTGACCGCGTGGTGAATATTCAGGCACTGACGATTGAGGTCGCCTTTGGGGCGACGCATCTCAATGAATTCGTCGAAATCTCCGTGCTCGACGGGGAGGTACGCCGAAGATGCACCCCTGCGTGTTCCTCCCTGAGAGATGCCGATCGTCACAGAGTCCTGGATCTTCAGGAACGGTACGATTCCGTCGGAGACTCCGTTGCCCTTGATGGCGGAGCCGCGGGCACGAACATCACCCCAATACGTGCCGATACCTCCGCCGTTCTTCGAGAGCATCGAGATTTCGTGCATCGAAGACATGATTCCATCGACGCTGTCGGGAATCGTCATCCCGTAACACGAAATCGGAAGACCTCGCTCCGTGCCGAGGTTCGCAGCAACAGGAGAAGCGGGGCACAGCCAGTTCTTCCAGAAGATATTGAAGAACTTCGCTTCGAGATCAGGACGCTTCAGCGTCTTCGCAGCGGCGCGTGCGAGACGCAAGTACATCGTACGAGGAGTCTCTCCTGCAAGGAGATACCCGCGGCTGAGGGTTTCGTAACCCTCAATAGTCATCCACTCAGGAACGTCGCCATTACGCTTCAGATCATCGAGATTAGGACTGCTCATGGTCACTCCGCCGCGTCGGCAAGGTCGTCATCGAACATGGTGTCGAAGTCGAGAGCGCCCTTCGAGTAGTCCGACACGCGATTTGCGAAGAAGTCCTGACTCTCTACACCACTACTGAGGAAATCGAACCAAGCCATGCGATCGAGAGACTCCGAATTGATGTTGTCCCAATTGCGCTTGAGACCGAGGTCGCCAAGCTTCACGTTTGCGCGATTGCGAATGAACTGCTTCAGGTCGTACTTCGAGAGACCCTTAGGCTCACCAGCACCGAAAACAGAATCAATGAAGCTGTCCTCAAGAGCGACAGTAGTGCGAGCAGCCTCGTAGATCTCACGCTTCAATTCGTCGTCCCAGATTTCTGGGTTCTCAGAGATAAACTGACGGAACAGCCAGCATCCTGCTTCCGAGTGAAGCGATTCATCGCGAATCGAGAACGCGATGATTTGACCTACGCCCTTCAGGAGATTCCATCGAGAGAAGTTGAGAAGAACAGCAAAGCTAGAAAACAACGAAACGCCCTCAGTGAACCCTGAGAACGTTGCGAGAGAGCGTGCGATGTCACGCTTATCACCATTCTTTACAGCAAGGAGGCGGTCAATCTTCGCCTTGGCTGCTGGCTCCTCTAGGAAGGCGTCGTAGTCCTCCAGACCGAGGCTGTCGTTCAGGTGCGCGTACGCGATCGTGTGGATCGTCTCCATCGCACCGAAGCACGAGGCCATCATTGCAACCTCGGGGTGCCTGAACCAGCCAGCGACGTTCTTCGTCCAGTAGTCGTTGACGATGATTTCCGTCTGAATGAACCCCTTCAGCACGCCACCGACAATCGACTTATCGGTGTCACTCAGGAGGAGCTTCCAGTCCTGGACATCCGAGGACATCGGTACCTCGGAGTGCAGCCAATGGGCGTTCTGCTGCTTGAGCCAATAGTCGTAAGCTTGTGGGTAATGAAACGGCTTGTATGTGTTGCGTACTTCCAGAAGACCCACGGGACCACCTCAAAGGGAAAAGAATGCCGCTAGGGATCTAGAACGTGCCCAGTCCCTATGTTGTTTGACCCGAGCCGGAAAGGCCGTGACCTACTTAGCGAGTCTTGAGTCTAGATAAGTAGGGACCAAGCAGGTCTAAGACACGTCGGTCAAGCGAAAGAATTAGCGACGTAACCACGCGTTAAGAGACGAGATATAAGCGTCGATGTGCTCCGAAAGCTTCATCAAAGCGCTGTCAATCTCCTTCTCGGTGGTGACGGCAGAAAGAGCAGGTACGAGATCGGATTGTGCACGAGTCCACACGTCAGCGTCAACCTTGAACGCGTGCGCGAGACGCAGGTAAGAGTCGGACACAACAGCGAGAGCATGAGCACGTTCCGAGTACGACCCTTTACGGGACTGGACGAGCACTGCCTTCAACTTCGTTGAAGTCTGAAGCAACTTCGTGGCACGAACGGAAGTGTAATCATCCCGGTCGGACGTCATCGTCTTCTTCAACTGAGCAAGCTGACCCGCAGAACGGGTAACATGCTTCTCTTTGAGCATGCCTTCGAGCTTCTCGACAATTTCAAGCGCAGCCTTGTTAGTCATCAGCCCCTCCTCACGAGGGAAGACGGGCTGATCAGCAGTTGCTCAAGATCGTCACGGAAGCACACTCCGTAGTATGAGCACCCAAGGTTGTGTCCTTCGTAGGTGCTCGAACACGTACGCGCAGGCATCTCACCCGAGTATAGGTCGTCCTTCGCCTTTGCGAACTGCTTCAAGGCTTCCGGGTAAACGTCGTGTAGAGGCTCGCGAACAAAGACCGCGAACTCTTTCGGCCGATTACGACTGAAGTACACAAAGATGAGCTTGTCGAGTGACCAGTCGAACTGCTGGTTCAGCGAAGCGAGGTAACAGGATGCCTGGACCATGTGCTTCGGGTATGGGCTGGTCAGCTTCTTCAGGTTCTCAGAAGACGTCGTCTTGAATTCCCCGACAGCGTTGTATCTCTTGAATACAGCATCAACGTGCATTCCAAGCTCTGAGTCGATCTCAAATTCTTCGTACTTCTGTGGTTTCCCGCAGACAGGGCACGTGGCGGATCCCTCACGCATCTTTTCGGTAACGCCGCAGCAGGTCCAGTTACCGAACAACAGCGAAATCATTCCGAGGTACTGCTGTACGTGCTCGTGCACTGCATGCCCGATGCGGACATAGAAGTTGAAGGAGTAATCCTCACTCCTGACAGGCCGCTGATGAAGCGGCCATCGCTTGTGGATGACTACTTCACGAGAACAGAAAGGAAGGCGGCTCGCACGAAACTGGAAATCGTACGGAACGTAAAACTCCGAGGCCATCGCTTGATTGAGATCGACACTGACCGCCTTCTCAATCTCTGCGCGAATCTCGTTCGTCAGGCTTGCTGAAGGAACTCGTGCAGCCATTCCAATTGCTCCTTCTGCAGCGAACCAGGATCCTGGTCAGGATCGTCAAGCGAGAGGGTTTTCACGCGGTCGAAGAACGGGAGAATCTCTTCTTTGATCTCTCTCGCTGCAACTCTTCCCGCGTGGTCGGGGTCCATGAAGAGGTATACGTACTTGATACCGAGGGCAAGAAGCATATCCCGCTTCTTGTCTGACCAGTTGTTCGATCCGAGGATCGACAGTGCCGGAATACCTGCCTGTAGCAGGTTGAGTGCGTCGACCTCGCCCTCTACGAGGACGACAGAGTCAGTGCCAGGGAACGTATCGCGTACGTAGTCGAACGGAAAGAATGTAGTAAGCGCCTGGCACCAAGGTGCCCGGTAATACTTCATCTTCTTGTTCTTATCGAGCCGACGACCGACCCAACCAACGAGCCGGTCATTCTGCATGTACGGCCAAAGAATGCGCTCGACGACGAACCGCTTGTACACCACACCGGAGTCGTTCTTCAACTCAACGGGCTGCTGCCAGAGGTACGAAGGAATCTTCTTGAGGAACTTTCTCTGAAGTCCGCGCCAAACAGGCTCGGTCCACGGAGTGATCTCCTTAGGAAGGTCTTGACCTTCATCCTCCTTACCAAAAGACTCAAGCTCGTCATGAAGCTGGGCGAAGAGGTCCATCTTCGCCACGCGCTCAGTGAACGTATTTGCGGTGGCCTGTTCAAATTCAGCCAGACCAAGAAGTCGGGCAACCTTATTCCAGCTGCCAGACCAGTTGCACACCCAACAGTGTGCCTTCCGGCCGTCGCGAGTAAGTTCGAGGTTGTATCCCGTGTCAACCTTGTCCCCGTGAGGATTGGGGCAGTTGATCTTGATGTTATTCCGTCCACCTGACCGCCAGTCAATGCCCGAGCGGCCAAGCTCACCCATGAGGTGAGCCTCTGCTTCTGCGGGATGCGGCCAGCGCATAATCAACCCTTCGGGTCTGCGGGCGGATTCAAAAGCATCGCGGTCTGACGCACAAGATTGTTCCAGTGGTCAGGAGGGCATCCTTCGGGTGCCTTCGTCTGCGACGCGATGTTGTACCACTCGTACAACAGCTGAAGGTGCGCGTGAGGCGTCACAAACAGCTGAGTAAGCGGCAACAGCGGCAACTTCTCACCTGCCTGGATGTACGTCGAGTCGATTTCCATGTCCATCACAAGGATATCGTCAACGAAATACTCAACATACGTGGTCTTGGCGTCCTTCTGAGACACCGACACGTAGACCATGGGTACCTTGATGGTCGTCATAGGCTTGGATTTACAGAACGCTCACTCGTCCGAAAGGCTTAGAGAATTCCCGGCGAGAGCGGAACGCCAGGCGCTGTACAACGAGCGCCCGGAGTAGAATGGGGGTTCGGTGGAGCGCACAGTAAACGTAGCGGTCCAGTTGACCTTGGCGGGGTCTTCTGCTTGCTCGCCAAACTGCAGGCCCTCGGGGTTGAAGAATCCACGAAGGAAAATCTCAGGATATACCAAGCTGTGGTACACGATGTAGGTGAAGTTGGGGCGGCCGTCTGCAAGAATCTTCTCCTCGTTCATCAGGTCGAAGAAGTCGTAGAAGTCCAGCAGCCCTGGAGGCAGGTCGATTGCGTCCGCGGTGAACGTCTGGCCTGAAATCTCGCCAGAAGTACGTGTACGAACAGGCAAAAGGTTACCGGTCTGGAAGGTGAACTGAACAGTAGGTTCATCGAAGAACGTGCTGCGGGAAGAATTCCGCCAAAGGTGGAGAATGGTCCCGGACCGCGTCTTTTCCTGAGCGGCGCGCATCGGGAAATTCCACTGCGTGTTCTCTGGTCCCGACCAGAAGATGATGTACCTACCCTGCGCCGCGAACGATTCCGAAGTGATGATCATCGGCGCGCGGATCTGCGCGTAAGGGCCACGGTAGTCGCCGGAGGCCGTGTTCAGGTCCTGCGCCCTGATGCCGCGGCGCTGCATGATGTCGACCAGCCGCTCATCGTCACGGACAAGCTCTTGAACCGCGGCGAAATTAGTCAGGACTTGGGATGCTTCTGAGCCTGCTCCGGGCATTTGCGCTCCTAACGCAGAGTGCCTGGCAAGAATTTCTCACCAGGCACTCCGTAGATAACCATCAACCTTCAGGTGTCACTCGTCGTCGGATTCCTCATCGATCGCTTCACCGGTGAGCAATGCGTACTTCTCCTTCGCGTACTTCTGGACGATACCAGTCGTGTTCGCGATGATGTATGCAAGGTCAGCCTCAGTGAGTTCGATGCCCTCAAGCTCATTCTTGGCCTGACGGGACTTGATCTCCTTGCTCGCGAGCGACTCACAGATCGACTCAACGCGGGCACTGACGTTCGTGTCAGTGATCGCCTCTGCCATCTCGATCTCACTATCGCTTGCGAGGAAGTGCTCCGGGATCTCTGGGGCGGCGGCCACTGCCTTACCCTGAAGGCGGGCGTCAGCAACCTCGTCGTCCTCTGCAGTCTTCTTCAGCGCACGCACGTCGCGGTTCTTGTAACCGATGCGCTCATACGCCTCAGCAATCGCTTCACGCACGCCTGGGCGGCCAAGCTCCTGCTCAGCCTGGTCCTTCGGGACAAGCTCAAGAGCATTCGCGTCAAGAAGCTGACGCAACTGCGAGCTATTCCGAATCATGTTCGGGGTCGCCTTGTTGGAAAGGCAGATGGGGTGCTTGATATTCGGAATCGCCTCACGGTGCGTCCTACCATTATCGGACAGCGTGACGACGATGATGCCGCGCTTGCCGTCCTTCGTCTTGTAGACGTTGCGGACGTAGATCGGCTGCTTGTTATCCAGAAGCTCGTCAAGATAGACGAATGCACTCGTTTCCATTGCGGACCTCACTTAGACTCAGTTGGCTTGTTGTCAGACTGCTTTTCGGAAGGGGAAGGAACCTCGCGCGGCTCTTCGCCATTAGAGGCCCGACGACGCTTGACCTTGTCCTCAAGGGATTCACCCTCAACGACCTGGGTGGACTGAACGACATCACCGTAGCGAACTGTAGACATGATGCACCTCACTCAAAAGTTTCGGGCATGATGCCCGTTGGTTCGAAGAATTCTTTCGGCCAGAGACCCGAAGCCTTTGCTGCGAGCCTCGTTCGGGACCATCGACCCGAAGGAACCGAAAAGTTCCAACGACCATACGTGGAATGAGCCAGATCTCGAAGCAAACGAGAAGCAAAACCCTTCGACGGCAAGGGATCCTTCTCAAGAACCGAGGTTAAGATGCGATAAGCCACGGATGGACCGTTGACAGAATGACTCCAAAACACGGCAGTAGCAAGGTCAGCCTCAGCTGAAAGAGGACCGCTGCCGTACAACCACTCCTGAAGAGTGGCGGTGCGCCCCGCAACTGTGAGTTTCTTGCGCTGCGACGTGTTGTTGAAGTGTTTGACGCCAAAGTCAACTTGAGCGTCGAACGTCTTTGGATTCGAGAACACTTCGTGGAATGCAAGCGCCCAGCGCTTGGATTCATCCCACTGAGGCCCGCTGCGAGGCACTTTGCCATCGACAGGAGTAAACACATCTCGGATGTGATCGCCGTACACGAGAGATCCCGTCTTTGCGCGTACGGTCACGGAACCAATCTGAACGGTCGCGTCTTTTGCGTAGCGAAGGTCGGTGCCAATAAGCGACCACCCCTCAGACGCAAACATCGAACGAAGCGATGCAGTAGTTTCATTAGGGAGCGATGCCACCAGCGCAAACAACGACCCTTGGTCATCAGCTGCGTTGAGATCTTCGTCCGCAAGTTCCTTCGGATAAACCGCAATAGCCTGGTGAAGGCCCGCAGTCATTCCCGTACCGTCATAGGCCATGACGGCACCAAAATTCCCACCTGATTCGACCTTAGAGGTCAACCAAAGGACGCGGTCCATGTGGGAAGCGTCGCGTTGTAGAGTAAGCGACTGCTTCCCACGGATCCGGGGCCCAGAATAGGAACCGTGAGACGAAAAAGAGACTAAGGTCACTGACCCTCGCCTTCGCCTTCACCCTTCTCAGCAGCGTCAGCCGCAGCCTTCTTCTGCTTCTTCAGCTTCTTGCGCTCAGCGCGAGAAAGACCCGACTCAGGGTCACTGGACGACGTCTCAGCAGGTGCTTCTTCCGAAGCGGATTCAACCGTCTCGGACTCAACAGCAGGCTCCTCAGACTTCGGAGCTTCAGTGGTCTCTTCAACCTTTGGCTCTTCAGGCTTTGAATCAGCAGGAACGACAGGCTCGGAAGGGGCCGCAGGCTCCGTTGGCTCGACCGGAGGAGCCTCAACTTCGACCTTCTTCTCCTTCTGCTTCTTCAGCGCGAGAGGAGGCGAAGGTGGAGCAGCTACCTCAGGCTCAGCCGGAGCCGAGGTATGCTCCTCCTTTACGATGACCCCAAACTTACGCAACTCCTCTACGGTTGAATTGTCGAGAGGAGCAGCGAAATTGCTGTAAGGGCCTACACGGTGGCCGCGTACAAACACGACGCTGCCATTTGGGTTTCGTACATCGTAACGGCGACTACTCATGATTTGTTCTCCAGAAAGGGACTAAGCCGGAGACAGCCTAGCGATTGGTCACTTAGCGACCCAGCCTGCGGTCGTACCGTTGCCCGACTCCTTCACGTACAGGGTCGTGTTGGCGCCACCGTCCGTGCGGACGTAAAGGTCACCAATGCTACCAAGCACGGCTCCAGCAGGAGCGCCGGTACCACGAAGAAGACGGCCACCACCGAGAACAACTTCCGCCTGATTGTCGGCGTTGCTCGTCGTGGGGGTCGTGCTCCAAAGAATTAGGCTAGCAGCAGCAAGCTCGATGAGCTTCGCCTTCGTAAGCTCAAGCTCCTGCTCCAGTAGTTCAACGACACGAACTTCGTTAGGCTCAAGAACACCGACGTAGCTGTTGACAGGAAGACGGCTCGCCGTGCGATTTGTGACTGAAAGATTCGGCATGTCCCAGGTTACTCCGTGGCGAGGACCCTCCCCACCAACTCATTCGGTATATAATCGAGGGGTGCCGTTCCATTATCTCAAACGCTGCTCGGGCTCCATTTCATAAGGAGAATCCACTCATTTCCTGTGCCGAGGATCTGGGCGCATTCACCTACCCCTAGCTGAAAAAGCTCGCCAAAATAGACGTTGCCGATTCCTCGGTAGTGCTTCACGGTGATGAATGATGCACGAACCTCAGGAGGCAAACGTAGCGTAACGTGCCCTGTAGTCGTGTCACACAGAATCAGCTGGTCGTCATCCTGAACGCTGTCCGCCCCTGAAACAAATCGGAACTTGGGCAGGTGCTCGTGGTTTCCGGCCGCAGCCTGCTTAGCGCCTGTACCGAGAGAACGAAGGCCGGGCTGCGTCGGTAGTGGGTCAAGCAACGATGAATTCAGCTTATTCACCGTGATTGAAGCAGCCGCAATGTGCCTGGTACCTACAGCACTCGGAGCAATCTCAAGCTTGTCAGGGAATCGTCCGACGATAGCGCCGCCTGCGTCGCCTGTGGGGAGGCCGCCAGCGTGTTCCTGTACAAAGCGCACCGTCGCGATAGCCCCCTCAGGGGTAGAATCCGTCGAGGTCGTGTAGGAAATTGCACCAGAAGTGCGCAACGACTCCAACTTTGACCGGACAGAATCAAGCTGCGTGACGTTCACGTTGAACTCGCGGGTCTCCGTCGGCCCAACGAATCCAATCGTGGAATCGAGCACGATGCGGGAGCGTGTGTTGTTCTTCACCGTCAGCAGCATAGATTACCTCAGAGAAGACCCAAACGGGACATGAGTGGGAGAATTTGACTAGAGCCTCCCTGGACCGTCTGCACCTTCGCAACGAGGCTGGTCAGGCCGAAGTCGTAGGGGCGCGTTGCGAGCACGCCTGTGCTCACGCGACGGAGCATATTCCTCTTCGTCTTCTGAAGCTCATTGTCCAGGTAGTCCTTTAGACGGCTCATTGCGTCGGAGTACGTACCAGTGCGGTCTACGTCGAGCGTGGTGGTCTGGCCTCCGAAGTTGAAGGCAAGCTCGCCCTCGCTGATGTACTGCGCCTGAAGGCCCCACCAAGCGGAAGCGGCGAGGAGGAAATTCGTCATACCGTAGGCGAATGGGAACGTCGTAAGGTCCCACGAAGTGATCGGGTTCGTGGCATTGATCGTGTCTACGCCGCGTAGGAAGTACGCATACATATCTGCGTCGCTGTAAGCCTGAACGTGACCGACCTTCTTCTGAATCTTGTCGATCAGCATACGAAGATCGGGCTGTAGCCACCAGAATGTCTGCTCTGGTACACGAATCTGGTGAATGAATGTAGTGGCGGGAGATACGACGGTCTGACGGCACTGCCAGCGCACGAGATACGCGCCCTCGCTCAGCGTTGGCGTGTCAGCATAGTAGATGTAGAACCCGTCCTGCTGCACTTCCTGAAGGAAGGGAGTCAGGTCGTACGTCGTGTTCGCGCGGTTGACCAAGAAGCACTGCTTCTCTGCTTGTGCATTCTTGAATTTGATGATGACGCGCTCGGACTGGCCGCAGTACGTAATCATCGTGTACTGGCGCTCGTCTGGCGACGCTTCAATGTTGTCGATGACGACGAAGTTCGACTGGCGTTCGATCTGACGGCCACCGTTCGTGACCATCATCCAGTCGATGCGCCATGGCGTATCAGGACCACCGAGCATCGCGTCAGCGGGCACGAACCATTGAAAGCGCCAGCGTCCGTCGCCCAGAGAAGTGGCAACGCCGGACTGGATGATCTCTTCCGCAGGTGAAACAATCGACACCGAAGGATACGCCAACGGATCGACTGGAACGATCGGCGAAACACCATCAGCATCAACGAATAGCTGCTCGAAAGCAACCATTGTTCCGCGCACGACCTTTTGAGCAGAATTCGCCATAGTCCACACAACCCCTCTCGTTATATTGAGATAGGCTGGTCCTCAAATAACGGGGCCGGCTCGATTTGCTAACGCAGCAGGGGCATTTCGTGAGCGCAAGAGGGTACAGGCCACCAGACGACGACAGGGTCAGTTCCAGAACGGACATTCTGGACGACCTGCCGCAGCGTCACGCGCGCGAGGACCTGGTCCCCATCATCGCGAGAATGAGTCAGAACGCAACGAACGTAGACCCTGTCTACTTCGAGTTCTTTCAGCGACTGAAGACGGGACGTCGCTGCTCCTGCTGGACTGTCGAGACCGAGGCGCAGGCGCTCTGCGTGTGCTGCTTCGGAACTGGAGTCGTAGGCGGGTACAACAAACGTGGCACGAAGACAGAAGTGTTCGATGTCACGTACCCCAATACGCGTTGTGCGAACACCACACCTGATTACGCACAGCCTACGCGGCCTACGTTCTGGTCGCTTGTGAAGACGGCGGTCTTCGGGACAATCGAATTTGACATCCCGATCACAAGCAACATCGGAAAGATTGACGTTCTCGATATTCAGGATTACCAGCCTGAGGGTACCGAGATTCAATACTACGTCAAATCCCCTTCGGAGGCAGACTTCATTCGCCTTACGCAGGCGTCAGTTACAGCCAGACTCGGACAAAAGAAGCTCCAAGTCAAGGTCGTAATGAAGCGGGTCAGCCCTGTGGCACCTCTGCCGAAGCTCGTGTGCATGCGCTTTTCGTACAAGCTCATCCCCCACACAGAAATTCGAGTCGACATTCCCCGTGTACAGGAGAGTCTCACACTCGAAGAGTTCGGTATCTATCAAAGCTTCAGCAGCCAGACGTTCTTCCTCGACAACACACTCAAGAATGTCAGCACCGAAGACTTCATGTACAACGTCAGGGACGGCACGCGCTGGAAGGTAATTGAGGTTTCAGACAACCGTCCCCTTGGAATGCTGACGTCGTGGGATCTTACCGCCCGTCTCGTCCAAGATTTCGAGTCTTACGCAAAGGTTCCGCTTGGTGAGCTTACCTCGAAGATTCTTCCTGAGTACGTCAAGAGCATTCAGACAGACAAGGAAGATGCATCGTTTGTCTACAAGAGCGATACAAGCCATCTAAGGCAGCCTGGAAATCGACCACAGACATCAACACCTGACGGACCGCCTGTCACATCACCAGGACAAACCGACGTTAGCTCTCCGAAGCGAGAGGTTTAAGGAGTAACACATGCCAACATTCCAGATTCGCCGAGGAGATCCTTCGGCAAGCCCACCTCCGAGCGATGACCCGGCGCTCACCGTTCTGCTCACGGCGGACGATCGTGCTGTCATCTGCGTCGGCGCAAAGATGTTCGCAGCGTCGGACACCGGACAGGTCAGTCGAGGAATGCAGAGCGCACTTATCGGCAAGCGTTACGCAGGCCCCTATGCGGGCACTGTTGATCGCAAGCCGCTGTCACACGGCGGCACTCTCAATATCTCAATTCACGGTGTCGATATCCCCGACGAAACAGCTAAAACGCTAGATCAGATGATCAAAGATGCTCTCGCAGATCTAGTTTATCGCAGATACCTCGTATGCACGGTCGACGGGGGAGCAAGGCTGACACCAGACGAGGTTAGAACTCACGCGTAAGGAGAAACAATAGGTGCAGATTGAACTACGGCAGCATGAAGATGGCACCTACGTACTTGAAGTAGTCTCGAACAATCAGAAGAAGGAAGTCGACGTAACGTTGATTATCCAAGAGATTGTCGTCAACAAGCTCAAGTACCTACAGACCAAGCTTCAGCTTGAAGAGCGTTACAGGAATTGGATTGTCGAGTCGGCTCAAGAAACTAACCGTAGTCTCTCAACCACTGCATCTAGGTACGCCCAGATGCAGCAGCGTCTCAAGGAAACTAACGAAGCGATCTATACCGCTGTCGACCTATGGCGAAAGCAAAAAGAACTTCAAGGAAGCATGATGGTTCTGAACCGAGTAGCGGATCAGAATCGCCACTTCATCGAGAACGACTCAGCGCTCCAGAACCTAGAGAAGGTCCTGAACAAGGGCCAGAAGCCACAGGGCTAGGGTCCATCCTAGCGATGGACCCAGGCTCGAAGAACTTTGCCTGGGCCTTCCGTAAGGAAGGGAAATTAGTTACAGCGGGATGGCTAAAGGCCATGCCGACAGTCTACGAAGATGAAGAGTTCATCAATCACTACCTCGAACTCTTAACCAAGCTCAAGCCTGACTTTGTCATCCTTGAGCGGTTCATGGTGCGTGATCGTGGCCAGAGCGTTCTGGCAGAAATCATCAACCAGATGATCGGCAGAATCTGCGTGCTCTCCCGTGCATTCGGAAGAGACGTACTACAGGTCACTGCCGCTCAATGGAAAGTGTACATGGAGAAGAACAAGGGGAAGGACTCTACCGGCCTGTTCCCTGAGTTGCCGAGCATCCACCAGCAAGATGCTGCGGCTATGGCTCTGTACGCTGATGAGTATTGGATTACTGAAACGGTAAAGCGGGCAGCCAAGAACTAGCGCGACACACTCTCGTTGCGAGAGATCCTACGGGAACTACGACGCTGCTTCACCTTCGGCTTCTCGGAAAGCTCGATAGACTCTTCCCAGTCTCCGGCGTCGTTAATAGACGCTCCGACCTGGTGACAGCCGCTATCGATACGCTCGTCACGCGCACCGCGAGCCCACTCCTTCTTGTGGAAGTCGAGGTAGTCTGACGTCAACAGACCGGGCTTACGCTCGTCTGGACGACGCACAGCGTGAATTGCGAACAGAAGCTCGTTGCCCTTCTCACGAAGAACCTCGGCGGACTCACGCAGCGTGTCGCTCGTGTAGACCCAGCCCTCCAAGTTCTCGTGCAGAATGCGTGGCGACCCCTGGAACTCAGACTCAAACCACTGGTCCGACGCTGGGCGTTCAAGCTCATACGCCGAGCGCAGTAGTACCGTGGCCAGGTCACGAAGCTGCTGAGCAGTGTAGCCCTTCATGTCCATGCCCTTGCTTACGAAGGTCATGTCAGTCGAGCCCATTGCTCCAAAGGAAATGCAGAGGTCAGCACGATCAGGCAGTCTCTCAGAGCGAGAGACTGCGATCGTGACTCCGCTATTGCCAGTGTGAACGTAACGAGAATCTAAGACACGCGGAAAAGACGTACTCATTGGATATTACACCAGGATTTCTTCCCAGTCTCCTCTGAGATACCTCTTTACAGATGTTTTCCGACCATTTCGGTGATCAATTACGACGTCATCCTGATATCGGATGGTCCGGATCTTATCCCCGCGCATTCCAGAGCCGACTTGCTCCTTTCTCGCCGCTGCCATTGCAGAGAATTTGGCATTCTGTTCTGCTTCGTACAAGCGAGCACGAAGAAGAGCCTTAGCCAATTCCTTGTTCTGAAGCTGCGAGCGTTCGTTCTCGACACGAACAACAAGCCCAGAAGGCTTGTGAACAGCACGGACCGCGGATTCAGTCTTGTTCCGCTTCTGGCCTCCATTACCGGAGCCACGGAACGTAGACCACTCGATGTCGCGTTCGTCGAGACGGACCTGTGTAGGTCCAGGCTCCGCCAACACAGCGACCGTCACGGTGGACGTATGAACGCGTCCCCGCTTCTCGTTGGGAGGGATTCGCTGGTAGCGATGGCCTCCCGATTCATTCTGGAACGTACTGCGGGCACCGCGCCCGCTTACACGGAACGCTAGAAACCCAGGACGCTCTTCGATGACTTCAAACTGGTCAAAGACCCCTCCGACCTCCGAGCTTCACGTAGGTCGAGAAAAGCTCGTGTACGAGATCCTTGGCGTCGTCGCCACCTTCACCAGCCCGAATTTCTACGATCACAGATTCCATTGCGAACCTCCCTATCTGTTAGGGTAAGACTACTTCAGACTACGACAAACTAGCTGAGGTATCAATCGGCCTTCGGAGAGTCCCCACCCTCATCGGCCTGTGTCGTCGGTTCTGCCCCTTCCGAGAAAGCAGAATCGACGGCATCCTTTTGGGATGCCGACATCGTTCATTCGTCCCGCTCAGGCGTGTAGCCATCGAACGAAGCAAGGGCCTGGGCTGCCGCAGCAGCCTGCATGTCTGCCTGAATCTTGGCGTCCTCACGAGCCTGAATATCACAGACCGTGCAGGAACCAAGCTCGTGCACGTGATCAACGCCGCTGGCGTGGGATTCCGCGACGTGGTCACGTTCCTTTTGCACCATCTCTTCGAGAACACTCATCATCTGCGGCATCAACTCGGGGCCTCGCTCCTCCACGAGGATACGGCCCATCTCTTCAGCGCTCTCCGCCTTCTCCAGGCGCTCCTGCAGATCGAAACCAGCAACGTCCATCTGGTTGCGGGCTTCGCGGAGGTCGTCGCTGCTGGGCATCTGGGGAAGGTCCTCGACCTTCTTCGCTTCGCTCTCAGTGCGGAATCCTTCGCCAGACACACCACCGACGGTACGAGCGATGCGCCCAGTGAACACATCGCGCTTGTACTGCTCCTTCAGATCGACCTTGCTCTGGACGCCGTGGCGATCGAGGAGATCACGGGCAACGGTGCTCGCAGTCTCGGGCGATTCAGCAAAGCTACGCTGAACCTCCATGCGGAATCTCTTGAGACCATCCTCCGTGAGGGGAGGATCGAGCTTGATGTGAACCTCACGAGGAGGTTCCTTTGAACCAATCTCAGGCTGCGTCTCGACGAACTCCTTCTTGAAGTGCCAAGCAGGAGGGGCGTCAATCTTCAGACGGAAGATGCGGCCAAGGACTGGAAGATGAAATTCGAGACGGTACAGGTCCCGCTCTGAGTCAATGTTGAGTACGAAAGACATCGAAAGCCTCCGGCATGGGTTAGGGCTTATGCCTATTAGATAACTTCTAACTCCGCGCGACTATCTTTTTCTCTGCTTACCGCCACGAGTCCGGAAAGCCTCTTCCTTCCATCCTCGCTGGATTCTGCGACAGAGACTGCGGTACTTGATGTTGAGGAACTTTGCCCAACGGTAGAGGCTCATCGTCCTCTTTCGGCCATCGGGACCAACCGCAGTCACAGAGGTTCCACCAGCGTAGAGTAGGTAGGCGTTCTGTTCGCTCGCAGTGGCCCAGGTTACGTTCCCTGGCTCGTACCCCTTCGTCGAATCAATGCGATGAAGGGTGCAGCCCTCTGGTCGCTCGCCTACGTGCTCAAGGAAGCGCTCGAAGCCTCCACGTCCCGTCCATTCGTCGCAAACCGTGATCCCCTTACCACCGTAGTCCGGGTAGCTCTTGTGCTTCGGATTCCGGCAGCGCTGGTGCATCGCGGTCCAGGTGCCGTACGTCGGGCTAGCCTTGCCGCCCTTCTTGTGACCGTGCTTGCTCACGGCAGTGCATTGTGAAATTCGAGAGCGAGGTCACGGAGAATGGCAGCGTCCGGGCCGTACTCCTCAAGCTCGTTCACAGCGTTGATCTGTGAGATGCGAAGAAACGCCTTGCGCCAATCGTTGCTGAAGAAGAGTAGGATGCCGTTCATTCCCTCAAGCAGCATGTCACTAGCTTCGCGCCACACACCGAAAGCTGGGTCCTTCTTAGCAGAAGCAAGCCAAGGGAGACGCTCTACGTACTTCGAGGCAGCAAGCTCTTGAACCTTGCCGAAGGCTGAATGGAATTCGGGCCCATCCGCGACAAAGGTTTCACGGTGGGCCCGAAGAGCGAGCAGTAGACCGAGGTAGAACTGATAGCGGCTCACACCTCGTGTTTACAGGAGTCAGTTGCGGATGATCACCATAGCGTTCGGATCACCCGAGACCGTGACTGAGCCGAACTTGATATTCGGGTCAACCCAGGTGGAGCAGCAACGGCAGGGGTAGCCACTCATTCCACACTGGAAGCAGGGAGAACCGATGGGGCGAGCAGTCGAATTCGGGTCAGGAGTGTAGGGCAACGGAACAACAGTCACAGGAGGGTTAACCGCTGGCACATACGGGCTCACCCTGATACCTGATCCGCTAGCAGGAAACGTGATGGTCTGGATGTAATCACTGGGGACAACAGGCTCCACCTTCTTCAGGTCTCCCTGCTTCTCGACGAGGAGCTTCATTAGCTCCGGCAGCGAGTCCATATCGATTTCCAGTTCGACCTTCATCTTCTTGCTATTCGTCGTCATCTGAATCATCCTCCTCATCGAAGACTTCGTGCAGATCGTCATCGTCCCCATCGTCGTCGGGGTCCTCTGTACGCTCAGAGGTTCGGACGTACTCTGACTCTAGGAATTTCACAAGGCCCCGAAGGAGTGGGATGATATTCTCACCCTCAGACTCCATCCAGTCCTCTTCGAATTCCATGTCGTGAATCTGGTCCACGAGATAGCCGTGCAGTCGGGTTAACTGCTCGTCACTCATAGAGTCGAGGTCGATGATTTTCTGCTTGCGTTTCCTAGCCACGAGAACCCTCTCCCCGAGTAACTAGCAGATGCGAGGAGAGTTTCTAGTCCAGCAGCGAGTTGTTAACGCAGGAGCGAGTGTAGGTATGAGTAAGCAGGGAGTTAAAGTCCGTCAGGAGCTATTTCTCCCTCGGATTGTTAATACGAGGGGCTGGGTCTAGACTCTAATGTCTTTAACTTACTTGTACCCCGGGCGCCGGGGGCCAACCAACGAGTAACGAAGGTACGAAGTGGGTTTACAGAATTCGACAGACCACTTGATCGTTTCTTCTGTAACATCGTACAAGTGACCGAAACCACTCACGATTAAGTCTCACACAGCATGCAGTCTGAAACAATCGATCCGGAGCCGCCGATGAGCGAGAACAGCGCAAAAAACCCTCCTGGCGAGGTTAAAAAACTCAGTCTGAGGGTTGTTCACGACGAAAAATCCCTGATGCGCTGTCAGGTGCACGGCGAGCCGATCCGCGTCGACTGCCAGCTGAGTGAGTGCGTGTTCCACACCCGGTACCCCGGGGTGAAGAATTGCGTGCTGGTGTACATGGCCAAGCAGGGCCTTCACGACCTCAAGGCCATCGACATCGGTATGCTCAAGGGCATCCCCGCTCAGAAGGTCAACCGCGACCTCTCCCGGGCTACCGTCGCGATGCGCAACGACACGCTGAAGGTCTCGAATGCGATCGACGTGGAGCCTCGCTTCGTCACCATGGTCGGCCTGGACGTCTGCTACGCGTGCGAGACGCCCATCACCATGAAGAACCGCAAGGCTGCCCTGGAGACCCGCCTGCCGCGCTCAGGGGACACCGTCACCTACTGCTCGCAGGCGTGCCACGACCAGAAGCCTCCCCAGTTCATCGCTGCTGAAATTGCGTGCTGCAACGACATCGCAGTGATCAGTGAGTGGGCCTCCAAGAAGTATTCGACGCTCGGCGGCTTGGAGCAGGCGCTCGGGATGAATCGCGCACTGCTTGGTGAAGCGCTCAAGAATCTCCTGGATATTGATGCCGAAGAGCTTTACTCGACGACCCAGCGTGTAAAGACCAGGAGCAAGGAATTGGTCCGCCGCACCGGCTCCCGTCCGGAGTGGTTGTCGAACTTCATGGACCTGATGCGGCCTCTCCTGGACGATATGACCCGAAAGCACGGCAAGCCGAAGATGAATTTCTCGGCGCTGGTCGAGGAAGTTCAAACCGTAATCGATACGATCTAACCATTATAGATGGCAGGCACTTGCTTATCTATGAGAAGTTAGTGCCAGTAGGGGTCCACCACCCCACCTCAGGAGAACAAAATGAGAGATCGCATCAACAGCAAGCTCCTCGATCGCCTCGGTAAGACGGTTGAAGCGAGGAATCTCCCGCCGCGTTCGGACATGTTCATTTCGGATGTTGAGTACATCGACCCAATGAAGTGCAATGTGCTCATTGGCTACGATGCGCACGTGGCTGGCGCCCCGACGCTCTCGCAGATCGAGCGCTTCGTCGAGGCGACCTTCAACGGCAAGATCCACGCGCAGAGCACGACCGCGATGCTTCACGAGCCAGAAGAGGCCGTCAGCATCCTTCTCACGCTCCACGCCGATACCCGCCCCATCACCGACGCGACCGTGATGCGCCGCATGCTTGCGAGCGCGTACATGGACGACGCAACTGGTTCGATTTGGCAGGTTGCTGATACCGGCACGCACAAGATTCTCGTTCGTCAGACGGACGAGGACATCTCGCAGATCGTCAAGGCCCGCGTGCAGCGCCGTTCGCGCAAGCAGGCGAGCTTCGGCCGCGTTCGTCAGGCCGCGCCGATGGTTTCTGTCGGAGACAAGGTCCGCTACTTCGACGGCGTGATCCCGCAGGTGGGCACTGTTTCGTCCGTGTCGGACAAGAAGGTGACCATCAACGGCAAGTCCTTCCCCCGCGAGTCCGTTTTCAACGTTGTGGAGCGCTCCGAGGGCGTGCTCACCGACGAGAAGAACGTCCTTCAGGACTACTGGACCCGCGCTGTTGGCAATGCTGAGTGGGCGAAGGCATTCACCCGTCAGCTGAATCAGCAGTCCGAGAGCCTTTCGACCGACACTGGATTCTCCGGCACGGTTGGTGAGGGCGCTGGAAAGAAGAAGTGAGCCCTGAGCGTCTTCTTCGTCTAGCACTTCGTCTGAAGGACCTCGCTAATCTGACAGACGAAGAGACCTCTATGTCTCCTCATTCCTTCCCCGGAATTCTTCCTGAGACGCTCGGTGGACCCATCAGGAAAAGGCACTTGCCGCATGATACCGAGAGGCCCCGAGGAATTGTAGAGGCAGAAGAAGACGACGATCTGACTGACGAATGACTGATGCTAAAGGGGCCGCTTCTATCCGGATGCGGCCCTTTTTGCTTCCAGGGAGTTGGACATGAAGGTAATCAAGCTGACCAAAGAAGAGCAGGAACAAGTGCTCGAAGAGACGCGCATCGGCAAGTCCCCCGAGCGCATTTCGATTGAACTATGCCTGGATTACGACGATGTCGTGACCTTTCTTGACTCGCTTGAGCCGAAGAATCGCTACGCTCGTCTGTCCGAAGTCATCGACGACCTCGAAGATGTATGCCGCCGAACGAAGATGGAGCTTGATCAGGGCGCGGATAACGCAATGCTCGTTCAGGCATACCAGCGTGTGGCCAACGAATACCGTGTAGCTCTCGCTGAGCTTGATTCTCTTCAGACTCCTGAGGAACGCGTAGGCGAACTCATGGAGCGCGCATTCAATCCATTCGTGAAGGCGCTCTTGAAGGTGTGCGTCGAGGAAACCAACAAGCTTCAGCAGGAGCTTGTGAAGTACGCGGTGCCGGAGCGCGACGCGAAGAACGTCTCGACAGAGCTTTTCAAGCGTCTCGCTGATTCACTGAAGGGGTCGATGAGCCCCTCTGCTGACGCCCTCCGCGCTTACTTCGGTGCCAAGAAGCAGGAAGAGGCCGCTCAAGGCGTGCCCGGAAGGACGCTGCAGTGAATCCTACGATTCAGCAGCGCCTAGCGAAGGTTGCGGCGACCGTAGCGCAGCTTGAGCGGCTGCGAATCGTGGCCGAGGGTTGCGTATGCCCGCCGAATTCTGCGCCTGTGTGCGGAACTGACGGGCGTACGTATGAGAACGCCTGCGTGTGCCGATGCAGCGGCGCTGACGTGATGCACGACGGGCCTTGTGAAAAGAAGGAAGAGTCGAACATCGATGACGGCGCGGCCCCTGCCCCGACCGGATCGCCTGTTAACCACTCGCGTTACATGGTTGAGCCAGGCCACGGCGAAGCCACTGTTGACTTCCTCAGATTTACGGCGAAGAGAAAATGAGCAAGACGAATCCCAAGGTCCAGGACGACAACTCACATCTGTTAGATCTCGATGCGCTGATCAATCAGATTGTCGATTCCGGCCTTGATCCTACAATTTTCGACGTCGATCTTGACGTCAAGTTCGCGAAAAACGTCATCGAATTCGCGCTCAGTCCTGAGTACATGAACACCCTGCTCTTTGCTCGCCAGGCAGAGCAGGCAGTCAGGCTGTTCCTTGACTACTGCCCCGCGTGCACAGACAAGGATTTCATCGAGGACGTTCCTGTCGATGCATCGATGGGTACCTTCCGTTCGAAGGTGATTCTCCTGGAGCATGGCGTTTGTCCCTCATGCCAGAAGAATCGCTGCGAGCTATTTGAGACGATCCCTTACGAACTCGTAAGCTGTCTCGGTCAGCGCTCGGGTAAGACGGCTCTCGCGGGTGGCATCATTTTCCCGTACTACGTGCACCGGTTCTTGGAGATCAAGAATCCGTCTCAGTATTACGGGCTGATGAGCAACACGCTGTTCCAGATGACGTTCGTCGCCGTCACGGCTACACAGGCGTACGAAACACTGTGGCAGCAGTTCAAGCAGTCGCTTCTTTCCAGTCCTTGGTTCAAGGACTACATGAAGAAGCTGAAGGACGTCGAGAAGGAGCGTGACTACGAAAAGGGCACGCTCATCAAGGTCATGGATACCTTGATTTGGTTCGGCAACAAGCAGCTGGGTATTTCCTACGCTGCCGCCGACATGAAGTCCCTTCGTGGTCGTACGCGTGTTGCTGCCGGCATCGACGAGTTGGGCTGGTTCAATTCCAAGGAAGCTGTTCGCGCGAACGCCGACGAAACGTATGCGGCTCTTGCGAACTCTCTCCGCACGGTTCGTTCTGCTGCTGACAAGCTCTGGAAGAATGGCGACTACAAGGCCCTTCCGGGTTTGATGGTGAACATCAGTTCGCCTAGCTCTCTGTTCGATAAGATCATGCGCCTACTCAAGGAGGGTGAGCGCGATAAGCGTAAGGCGTGCTTCCACCTCGCTTCGTGGGAGGCGAACCCAAACATCACGCGCGAGAGCTTGCACTCGGACGAGATGAATAACCCCGTGGTGTTCTGGCGCGACTTCGGGGCCCAACCTCCCGTCGCCAACAATCCGTTCATCGAGAGTGCGTCTGCAATCAAGGATCTGAATTCTGGGCGTAAGGCGCTCTTCAACTGGAAGACGGAATACGTCAAGGACAAGGTTACGAACAAGAATCGTTACGTCGGCGCAAAGCTCATTACGAGCCAATTCACCGACCGCATGACTCCACGAATCATCACCGTAGACGGCGGCGAAACCCAGAACGCCTTCGCTATCAACGTGATGCACATGGAGCGCAGTGCAGATTCGACCGAGTCTGAGTTCACCATCTATACGGATGCGGTGATCGAAGTCAGGCCGGAAAAGATCAAGGAGACTGAGGAAACCATCCCGGTCCATTTCCCCTCGATGTTCCAGATCATTCTGGACCTCTGCAACCGCCAGACAGGCTTGAACATCCGAGCGGTTCTCTACGACCGTTGGCAGAGTACCGGCGAAGTACAGCGTCTTCGTGATCTCCGAATCAAGGCTGAACGCTACTCGCCCAAGGAGCAGGACTTCAAGAATTTCCGCAACCTAGTGTACAGCGGGAATTTCCGTACGCCGAAATGGGAGTACGATAGCGTTGACGAGCTTGACATCACCGATTTGATGCAGGTGAGGGCTGCTCCATACACCCATTTGGCTCTCCAGTGCGCCACAGTTCGCGAGATTGGACGCAAGGTCGTCAAGCCGGAAGCTGGTGACGACGATCTTTTCCGTACATGTGTTCTCGGAGCTTATTATCTACTGGAGAACAAGAAGGAGTTCCTCGTCGCTTCAACCGGGGAGCGTCAGGGTGCTGTTGTCGGCTCACTCAGGCTTAGGTCAGCGGGGAGAATGGGACCGTCGTTCCAGGCTACCAGACCAAAGAACCAGGTCGGTGCTGTTCGAGGTATGAACGGCTTCAAACGCCGCTAGGAGAAACCATGCGTAGTCCAATCGACGAATTCATCGACGAAACCCTGAAGACCTATCAGGTCAAGCACGTAGTGACGCCGGAATACCGACGTGCGCTCAAGTACAAGTTGGCGATGGCCGAGATCACCGATCGTCCGTCCACAGACGTGGATAAGGAGATCGCCCGCGACATCATCCTGAAGGATTTCCAGAAGGGCGCCAACTCGATGCGCACTGCCGCGCTTTCATCGCCCTATCAGGCGGAAGTAATGAAGAGCGCGGGTATGTGCCCCCGTTGCCGCCACGTGATGGCATTCTGCAAGCTTGCCGAAAGCAATGACGCTCGCTTCTGCAGCAACTGTCACGTCGTTCTCCCCTCCTGAATCGAGGCTCCAATGTCTGACGTGTCCGCAAAGAAGGCGTTGATCCGCAATCTTTGGTCCCTTGGTCTTCACAAGCAGGCCAGAGCCGAATACCGTTCGGCTCTTTCCGGCATGGATCAGAAGACTCAGGGCCAGCAGATGAAGATCTTCAGGTCCGTTCTGAGCGACATGGGCGCTGATTCGGTGGTCGAGAGCCTTCGCCTCAATCCGCAGAAGAAGACCATGTCGTTCAAGTTGAACCTCGGTCTCACGGAGTTTTCTCCGTTCCTGGAGAGATTCCTTCGTAACCTGAATGCGTCAGGCACGAAGGAGTATTCCGTCAGCGGTATCCACCGTGGAGACAACACCATCGTCGAAATCAAGATCGGGTGAAGTATGGAGCCGTATCAGCCGAAATTTCTCACGGAAGATGAGCGTGGAGAGCCCGAGACGATTCCTTCGGCTGACGTAACGCCGTCACAGCGTGAGCTTCGTCCAGTCGAGGGCTCGTACATGACGTACGACGCGGCAATCGACGACCTTCGAATGATGGGTGCTTACAAATTCGCCCTGAAGAGCAAGCTCGGCGAGAAGTGTCACGTACTTCAGTTCAAGTCGAACTACTCTCTTGACTCCGTGCCTAACGCATACAAGGGTAAGGACGGCCCGCTCCTCTGGAAGATCACTCTGCCAGGAGTCGTGGGCTACACCACGGACCAGGATTTCAAGACGATGTACTTCAAATCCCCCGCACACGTTGAGAAGTTTCTCGCGGCAATGCGTGGTGATGACGAAGGTCGCTCGTTCGAAGAAGTCCAAGAACAGGGTGACAACCTCAAGAAAGTCCTGTGGTAATTCATGTCCAGTATCAAGTTCAACTTCGACAGAATGAGGGTCGCAACCCTGCGTAAGCAGGCTGCGGGCGCTTCTGGCTTTTCCAGTTCAGGACTTAGTGGCGGCGGCGCAGGCGGGTTTGGCGGATCTGGATTCAACGGATTCGGGGGTGGTGGTCGAGGCAACTCCCATAACCGCTTCAACCCAGTCTACGACGATCTCTCAGAGGGCACGATTGTCGAGCAGTTCATGCCGACGGATGTTCGCCGTCTGCATCGTATCTGGCGACGCATCTACTACCAGGATCCGGTAGCAGGCCCAGCTGTTGAGTTGTACAAGGACCTGCCCTGGTCGGACTTCCAGTTGATCGGAGTCGACGACCAGACAATCGCGCAGCTGTACAGCGACTGCCTCAACGCGATCAACATCACGTCGCGTTTGCCTGAACTTTCGGCCGAATTCCTTACGATGGGTAAGGTCATCGGTCACATGCTGTTTGATGAGTCCAAGGGATTCTTCAACCGCATGATCATTCACGATCCTGACTGGATTCGTGTCAGCGAGATTCCGCTTGGCGGTTTCCAGCCTAAGCTGGACCTCATTCCAACTCCAGGAATGAGAGCCTTTGCGTCTTCAAAGGACCCTCGTGACATCGAAGCGCAGGAACAGGTACCTGAACTCGTCCAGATGATTCGGAACGGCCAGGAGATTCCGCTCGCTCCTGAGCACACGTTCTACATTCCTCGTCGATACGCACCGTACGACGTCATGGGCGCAAGCGCTTACACGCGCATCATCATGTTCGTGGCGTACGAAAAGGCGCTCGTCAACGCGACGGTGGCGTCCGCACGCCGCCGCGCATCCAGAATTCGCCACGTAACGGCAGGCATCGACGATGTGTGGGAGCCTAGCGCTGAGGAGCTTGGTTCGATTTCCGATCTCTTCATGCAGGCGGATGAGGACCCTGTCGGCGCTATCGTAGTTACCCGTACCGGAGTGCAGGTAAACGAAGTCGGTGGGTCGAGTCCTCAGGATATCGTCAAGATTTCCGACGAGTGGCAGTTCCTTCTCCAGGGTAAGCTCAATGCTCTCGGTGTGTCTGAGGCATTCCTTACCGGTGAGGCGACGTACAATACGCTTGAACAGCTGATGTCGGTCTTCCTTGAGAAGGTGAAGGCGCACCGAAACTTCTTCGTGCATAACCTCATCAAGGAAAAGATCCTCAAGCCACTCGCTATCAAGCACAACTTCATTCGCCGTAAGAAGGCCGAAGTCGACCATCGCATTCGTATCGCGCAGGACGTGAACGAGCGCGATTATATCATCCCAACGTTGGCGTGGGCGAAGAGCTTGCGGCCAGTTGCAGACCGTGACTACCTCGAAATTCTCGGTATGATGGAAGAGAAGGGCATTCCCGTAACTCTTCGCACATGGTCGTCTGCCGCTGGATTCGATCTCGACTCCGAGATGGACCAGTTCCCGAACGACGTCGAAGCACGTCGTCAGATGTCACAGCAGAAGAAGAAGGTCACTGCCGTAGCGCCTGAAATGGCGCAGCAGGGCGCTGGAGGAGGTCTCGGCGGAGACGACGCTCTTGGCGGTCTTGGTGGTGATCTCGGCGGCCTTGGGGGCGGCGGTGGCATGGATATGGGCGGCCTCGGCGGCGGCATGGACATGGGAGGTATGGGTGGTGCTGGCGGAGACATGGGCGGTGGGCTCGGCGGCGCTGGTGGAGATGCTGGTGCAGGTGGTGCTGGTGGCGGAGCAGGCGGGGGTCTTGCGCTACCCGCTGTCGGTGCATCTTTCCGCGGCGCCGCTGCTATTTCGTCACCTGACGAAGTTCCAGATTCATCCAGGGAATTTGCCGCTATCTTGAGGAACCTTCCCTTCTGGGATCGTAAGGGCCAATTCATGGGCCTCGGTCTGGATCAGGCCGAGCTTACGATGTGGCGTCTTCTCGATTTCGCAGGGACGAAGACTGCACGTACGATGACCAAGGGCGATACGAATCGCCTGCTTCGCACCGGAAATCACCGACGTGATGACGTGCTGAAGTTCGTCCTTAGCCGTGTCGGTGTTCTGCGTAACGCAGCTATCTCTCGCGAAGTCGGAATCGATATTCAGGAGAAGCTCTCCGCGACACTCGGGGGTCACCCTGACAAGCTCGCAGTAGAGCTTAGGGCGGTCGCTGCTTGTGTGGCAACGGGCCTTCGTGATTCGAAGCCGGCCATTCTTGAAAGGCCGGAGAACGCGAAGCTTAGGAAGGCTTCCGCGATGCAGAAGGGCCTTGTTTCTCGCTCAGAATCCGCGGGCACTTCGCTGCTTACGGGCTATGTCGACGATCCAAAACAGCTTAAGGATGAATGAAAATCGAAACCTGTTGATTATCTAGAGGTCACGATGCTGAAGATCGGTGAATCAATTGGGGCCGTTCGTCTCTTCGAGGGACGTACTTGCGAGATGGAGCGTGATCCGTTCAGCGGAAAGCTACGCGCCGCCTCGGAGAACTTCCTCAACAAGACGAGGTCGATTGACGTATCGTGGCTCCCGATGGCTGCAGAGAAGCTGAACATCTCTGCCGACATTCGCGACTACATCATCAACGAGATTCCAATCGTCACCGTCAACGTTCCAAACAGGAACCTTGATGAGTTCCCATACGATGAGGTCTCTGGTTTCAACGAAGAGATGGGTCGCCTCGTTTACCAGACGTTCATCGGTAAGCCGACCCATATGGATCACGACAACCGTGATCCACGCAAGGCCAAGGGCGTTCACTTCGACGCTTCTCTCCAGAAGGTGAGCGACACTCAGTACAAGATTGTCGTTCTCGCTGGTTGGGACCGTACGAAGGACCGCGAGCTTGCGAATGCAATCCTTCGTCGTGAGCGCACGGGCTTCTCGATGGGTGCCCTCGTCGGTTACACGATGTGTTCGTATCCAGGTTGCGGTGCAACTAGCCCGAACGGCAAGATTGCGTGCCGCCACCAGGAGCACGGACGCGGCAAGGGTCGCATCCTCGAAGGTCAGCTGATCTACGAGCGTTGCTTCCGCGTCAACTTCATCGAGACGTCGTCCGTCGCCGATCCTGCAGACCACACAGCGCACGATCGCTGGGTCAAGCCTTTCATGTGATCATGAAGCGCCCTGCAAACAGACTCGCCAAGTTTGAGCAGAACCTGCAGCGTCTTGCTGTGTGGGGCGTGGATGATTCCGCGGAGACGGCCAAGTATAAGGCATGGCGTGATGTTCGCGCTATGCTGAATCGTATTCTTCTGCGCCTGAATGCGATTGAGAGCCCAATCAATGCGGCGATCAATATCCCTCGTCAGAAGGCGAAGGAATTGAACAATCCGCAGCTTGCGGCCAAGGCGCAGGAGAAGTTCAATCGTATTTTCGGAGACATCCTATCCCCGCTTGAAATGCTCCGCTCAAACATTGCTCCCATCGAAAATGCGATGGAGCAAGTTGAGGTTCGGATGGCAAAGGGGTCGGAGCCGATCACACGCAAGATTCAGGAGATTGAGGCCGAAGGCAGCCTCAGTCAGATGCGCGCGCAGAAGCTCCAGCAACTCAAGCAGGAGCTTGCAAAGCTTTATCCCGATATTGCTGAAGTGAAGCAGGTAGTGGAGGCGATCAAGCAGTCTCTACCGATGATTCAGACTGGCCTGAACGCCGTCAAGCCTGGAAATATTCTCGCGCCTATCCGGACCGAGATTGCTAAGCAAAAGCAGGCACTTGTACAGCTTGAAGAGTTCAAGAGCACTGAAGGTTTCAAGTCGAATCCTGAACTTCAGCGCAAGTACCAAATTACACTTCAGGGCATTCAGCAGTATCTAAGCGTGCTGGAACAGATCGGCGCGACCGCGCAGGATGCTGACGGCAACGAGGTCTCTGATTTTATCGATCGCATTCAGACGAATGTGGATCGTGCCTTGAAAGAAGACGTACCGAAGCTTATCGAAGCAACGAAAGCTCTCGGAATGGCCTACGGCGCAAAGCCCAGAGAAAAAGCAGCCTCTGTGTCCAAGCGCCGACAGCTTCAGAACAGACTTAGAACAGCGGCTAAAAGAGTATTCTGGCTACACTATCTAAGTAGCAGGTTGTGAGGAGTTCCTCCGTGACTCGGAAGCAGGCAATGGTGCTTGATTCCATCAACCGCTCGGAGGCCCATTTTACTGGTTTCACCGGTAAACAAGGCTAGACACAATGGCAAAGCAGGACGCAGCAGCCTTACGAGCAGCCCGTGAAGCGCGCATTGCAGCGCGTGGTAACTCTGCAACGGGCGATCAGTCTAATTCGAAGAACGTTAAGAGTGACGAGCAGACCAAGAGCGCTGCCCCCGTCGAGACCCCGAAGGCCGCTCCTGCGAGCGAGCTTCCGGCTGTCCTTACGGCGGCTGTTCTTGATCCTTCCGCAGTGCAGAAGACGGCCGAGGTCGACATGCTTCTGTACGGCGCGGAGAGCGAAGACCCCCACTGGGTGGTCGTTGCTAGCGGCAAGCCTGTGGCGGAAATTCGCCTGAGCGATCAGGAAGAGCCCCACAAGATCGCCAAGATGTTCGTGACTCAGCAGTATGCAGAGGGCGTTCGTGAGGCGGCGAAGCAGTTCGATTTCGCTGAGATCCTTACGAGCATTCACGCACGTCCGTACGTGGCTTCGGTTTCGACGGCTGACGCAGTGAAGACCATCACTGCCCAGGCGCAGGAAGCGGCTGCCAAGGACCTTCGCAAGGCGAAGGCGGACCTTCGTGACAACACGCTCAATATGCTCAACCTCGTGGTCCTCGCTCAGACGAAGAACTTCCTCCAGGAGAACCCCCTGAAGGATGAGCTTTACCGTCGCATGACGGAGTCGGGCGTGGGCGAGCGTCAGGCTGTCGCAATCATTGAAGCTGCATACCAGGCGCGCGCGGCGGATCACTTTGAGGCTTGCTTCAAGCAGGCGTCGAAGTGGATGGACCTGCAGCCGGCTGCGCTCGCTGAGCTTGAGGAGCAGATCAAGGGCCTCGCGTACCGTCAGCCCGTCGTGGCTGAGTCGGACGAGATCCGCTCTGCGTCTCATTCGCCAAGCCGAATCCACAACGTTCCTCTTGAGACCCGTACCGCCTCCGGCACCGCTCACGCGGGCGAAGAGGACGAGAAGGAGAACCTCAAGGTGGCGTTCGGATTCCGAAGCAGGTCTCTTAATCGCTCGATGCCACAGCGCTGAGTCACAGGAGAAAATAGACCATGTTCGATTTGACCCGTTCCTACTTCAATGACATCCGCGAGCGCGCGGTTCACTCTGCGGCGACGATCGCCGAAGAGGGCACCGTCCTCGTATACGTGAATGCCGGCGACGGCACCCTCGCTGTCCAGCCTTCGGCTGGTGCAGGCGCCGAGGTTGTCGCGGGCTTCGCCATCACCGACGCGCTCAAGTACGCCACGAACGTGGTGGTTGAGTCGGTCGTTGTCCCTGCGGGCGGCGGCGCGGTGAACCTTCGTCACGCTGGTCTCGTTGCGAGCACCACTCGCGCGTACAACGTGACGGACGCGGCTGCCCTTACGGCAGTCGGTGGCGCTCCGGCAGCTGGTCAGTTCCTCATGAACACGACCAACGGCACGATCACCTTCAACGCTGCGGAAGCGGGCGACACCGTCACGGTGACCTACCGCTACACTCCAACGCTTGAAGAGGCGCTTGCTACGCACCACGAGCGCAGCATCAACAACCGCGCGCAGGATTTCTTCCACAGCGTGTCGGTTGGCTGCCTTGAGGGCGAGATCTTCACCTCGATGTACGACACCACGCAGGCATACGCCGTTGGCGCCACTGTTTACAGCGGCGCGAACGGACGTGCGACCAGCGCGGCTGGTGGTACCGCTCTTGGTGTGGTCTCTCAGACCCCGAGCGTGAACGACGGCCTTCTGGGCATCAAGTTCCACATCGGCGCCTGATAGCAACTAGCTGAGATCTGAATGGGCCGGGAGGATAAATGCCCTCCCGGCTCGTTCTATTTAAGCTTGACGCTACCCTTAGCGGAGGAATTCCATGGCTAACGCGCTCTACGATACAGGTCGTGCTGCATTCTTGAACGGCGACATCGACTGGACGAACGACGACATCAAGTGTGTGCTTGTCGACACTGGCGCATACACGCCAAACATGGCCACTGACGATTTCCTTGCGGACATTGCATCGGGCGCACGCATCGCGACCTCGGCAAACCTATCAGGAAAAACGTCAACAGCAGGCGTAGCTGACGCGAACGACGTGACGTTCACCGCCGTGTCAGGCGTCAGCGTCGAAGCGCTCGTGATCTATAAGGACACAGGAAGCGCAGCAACGTCCCAGCTAATCGCATACATCGATACAGCGACGGGTCTGCCTGTTACACCGAACGGCGGCGATATCACAGTCGTTTGGGACAACGGAGCGAACAGAATCTTCAGGCTGTGATCTATGGAGAAGTGGACAAATAATGCAACGTCCACACTAGCCTCAGGCATTTTGTCTGGGGCTACGTCTCTTGACGTCCAAGCGGGACATGGATCTCGGTTCCCTACGCTTACTGCTGGTGATTATTTCTGGGCGACGTTGACCGAAGGCTCAACGATGGAAGTCGTACTCGTTACGGCTAGGTCGACGGATACCTTCACCATCGAGCGAGCCCAGCAGGGTACGTCAGCTGCGGCATTTAGTGCTGGCGCTACGGTCGAGCTTCGGGTAACTGCAGACACCCTGCTACGTCTTCAGCGGGGTCCTGAGCTTGTGCTGGCGACTGGCTGGAGCGGTAGCAATTTCCTTCAGAGTGCCTCCGGCAACATGAACGGAAATGCCACAATGACTGTTGGTACCCTCGTTCGTCTGCCCCGTGTGCAAGATGAAGATGGTGTTACAAAGGTCATCATCTCGAATGGGACCTTGTTCACGCAGGGTTATGGCATTCAGTTCGATGCATTGCGTCCGGCTGTTCAGGCTGCATTCGATTTCTCCAAGTTCACGACTGGATCTTTCAGCCCCGACTGGTCTCCAGGTCCTGTTACATCGCCGGGTACATTCGGGTTCATCGACTGGAAGACGTGCCTCCTTGTCGAGCGCGTAGATGGCAATAACGTCTCGATTTTCCTTCAGATGATTGAATTCCGTACGATTACACCTGCTGGCGTGTTCACTCCGGGCGCTACCGGAATGATCGTGGGACAGGCAGTCGACGGAACTCTCCCGTTCACTGATGGTGGCCTGGCCGGAATCGCGTACGCAGACGTCGCATTCACTAATGCACAAATCCGTGAGTGGATGCTTGCGTGCATCGAAGCGAACGACGTTGTGACGAACAGCCTTGCGTGGGATAATCTGTTCTCATTCAAGCAGATGGGCCTGCGGCACGGTGATTCAGTACCGAGCACTGTTGATGATATGATCGGTTCTGCCGATTTGACGCTTACAGGCTCCCTCAGTATCGTAGAAGAACGACCAAGGTGGCTTTGATATGAGTCTTATGATTCCGCCGAAGAACATTCGTCTTCACTGGGACGCAGAAAAGGGATGGCTCTTGGATGTTCCGTGGGGTGTTTCGGAGTCGATGCTTCGAAGGGTTGCAGAGTATGCAGTGCCTCGGCAGATCGACAGATGGAAATCCCTGCCACCAGGCGATAAGAAAGAAGACCTGAAGCTCGCAATCCAAAAGCTTCAGCGGTTTGAGATCAAGCAGAACATCGTAGGCCCTCGTGGTGACGGCCTAGGGGACCTCGTACTCTTCTCAGGCTCTAAGGAGTAGAACATGGCAGCCACTTGGCGCGCAACTTCACAGGCAGTCGCTTTCGCAAGCGGAAAGTCGATGCTCGACGTGTTCAACGGTGCGGGGTCTACCCGTGTTGTTCGCGTGTACCGCATCTATCAATTCAACAACGGTGTGACTGCTGTTACCGGCGTGCTCACAGCAATGCGTATCAACCGCCTGACTGCGGCTTCGGCGGGCACGACGGTTACGCCTGTTGCTCACGATACGGCTAGCTCCGCTTTGAACGCAAATACTACGGCGGGAACAGGCCGAACGGTTACACGTACGTCGGTCTTCCGTCAGTTCTTGTGGTCGAACGACGAGCCCGCCGTCTCCGGCGCAACGATGGACGAGTGGGAACTTCTTGTTCCGTTTGCGGAGGTCTGGAACGCTGGATATGGTGACACCAACATCGAGCCGCTCGTGTGTCGCGCAGGCTTTGGTGTCGAAATTCAGCAGTCAGGTACTTCTGCCGTGGGATCAAACGACTTCGAAATTGAATTCACCGACTCTGCGACCTGATACGTGACTGCAACGTACACATGGCGTGTTCCTCGCGTTGACTCAGGCATTCAGCTTGACGGTCTCGCCATGCTTTTAAATCAAAGCGAGGGGGAAATCGAGATTGTTGAGATCAGCATCCTTGAGCCATCTCCCGCGTCCGGAAATCCGGCAACTAAGACAGCCGGAACGTGGCATCTAGAGAAGATCACAGCACTGGACACGTCGTCCGGACAGGCGATGAATGTCGAGAAATTCGACACTGATGCAGCTGACCTACCATCGCAAGTAATAGCCTGGGCCGAGCCTGCAAGCGTTACTCTCCCAGGCCAAATCATCAGGCAAATTGCAGATGCTCCGGGACTCACACCAACGGTTAGCGGTGGGATGCTGGCATCCATGTTACCGCTTCAGGTAACAAACAACGCCAATTCTGCAACGATTTTTCGTTCTGGATGGGCCACTGAGGTAGAGCCGCTCGTCCTTCGTGAAGGTGAAGGTGTTGCTTGCGTACAGGATTTGTACGGATCGCCGCACGCAGCAACAGTGTCGATGATGGTTCGTGTTGCTGGCACAGGTGCGACTTACGTCATCCGTTCTCGTGACTTCGGAACTCGAAGAGCAGGGAACGCGCTTTATGCCGTTTTCAACGGCGTGGGGTCTGGTGTTGTTCTCGAAGTGTTCCGGTGGATGATGATGGAGGACGGGGACACCGTCATTCCTGGAATTCGCCTGACTCGCTGTGACGGCTACATCGATGTAGCTGGTTCAGTAGAACTGAATACGGCAATTCCAAACGACCCAGCCAGTCCTAGTCTACCATCAGACGTAAAGCTGGTCCGTGGAGCCGCACTCGTTAAGCTTCTTGGCTGGGATATGGGTGTGCCTTATCGCTGGTTCGAGGGCTTTGTTGGTGCCGGGTTGACTACCACAAACGTCAATGGTTTCGTTCCTGCAACTAGCCCGAATGGAATGAGCACTGTTATCGAACAGTCGATTGGCACGTATAGGTCTGTGTCACGAGTCGCGCGTCCTAACGATATCGGCGTAACAGTAGGCACGCCTGACATTGGCAACCTATTCTGGAAAGCGAAGAGCGGTTCGGGCATTCTGTTGCGAAAGAATCAGGGAGTTGCAATTGCAGCCGGTCGCGGCGGTTACGTCGACTCAAGTCAGCTGAATTTCTACGACATCAGAGTTACTTTCACGTATCGTCCGAAGATCGGTGCGTCATCTTCGCTAGCTAACCCGATTGTGAGGGGAGCATGAAAATCTCTGGTATCCCTCTCGGGCAAACAATCACGCTAGATTTCATTACTTCCGACCCTGCGTACGGCACCCCTACCAGTGCGTCAGCCACAACTATTCGTGTCTTCGAGGATGCGAACGATACTGAGATTCTAACACCAACAGCCACTGAGCGTTCGGGCAACACAGGTAATTACCGTGTACAGATCGCGTGTACTACAGCGAACGGTTTCGAGGTAGGCAAGTCCTACAACGTCGTCGCTGATGTGACAGTGTCCGGGGCCAACGCCAAGGCGGTCATTGGATCTTTTCTTGTCGTAGTGCCGCTGTTTCAGGCCAACGTAGTAGCTGATGGTTCCAACACAGCTACTACGTTTGAAACTGACCTGACTGAGGCCACGAACGACCACTGGAAGGATGCGCTGCTTGTGTTTGTCACAGGCTCGCTCGCCGGGCAGGTCAAGAAAATCACAGCATACAACGGTACGACGAAGTTCGTAACCTTTACCAGTGGCTTTACGGCAGCGCCTAGCGGCGGGGACAAGTTCATCTTAGTGAACGCATAAGGGGGTCCTATGAGTAGGATTCTCTTTGAGTTCTTCGATAGCGCGGGAGGGCCGACGCAGGTCATTGACCTGAACGGCACGACTTCCAGCGGCGCGATCAACTCTGGCGCGATCAACACGTTCGCGATCAATGCCACACCCCCGTCTTCGACGAGCGGTGGCATTGCGTCAGGCGAGGCGTTTGGCACGCCGACAGTAACGCAGGGTACTGCAGGGCAGTCGATCAATCTGTCGGGCGAAGGCATCGCGTCCGGCGAAGCCTTCGGTACCTCGCAGCTGAACCTTACACTGTACGCCACGAGCATTGCCTCTGGTGAAGCGTTCGGTACGTTGCAGGTAAATCGGAACCTGCAACTCACAGGAATTGCCTCGGGCGAGGCATTTGGCACTCCGCAGCTAAATCTCGTTCTCACTGCTACGGGTATTGCTTCTGGTGAAGCATTTGGCACCCCGCAGTTGAATCTGCGTGTCTTTGCGACCGGAATCGCTTCAGGTGAGGCGTTCGGCACTCCACAGCTGAATGTCCAGGTTACTGCTACAGGGATTCCTACAGCTGAGGCGTTTGGTACGCCTCAGCTAAATCTCAGACTGACGGCGACTTCGATTGCCTCGGGCGAGGCGTTTGGTATTCCTGCTCTAATTCAACAGCAGTTTGTTTCGCCGTCGAGCATCGCCTCGGGCGAAGCTTTCGGTACTCCTCAACTCAATCTCCGCATTGACCTTGACGGAGACGGCATCGCCTCTGCTGAAGCATTTGGAACGCCGACTGTTCAGGCGGCCGGTAACAATCTCTATCCTACCGGAATTGCGAGTGCAGAGGCGTTCGGCACAGCACAGGTGAACCTCACTGTATACGCCGCAGGTATTTCAACTGCCGAGGCGTTCGGTACTCCGAGCGTAAATCGCGTTATCCAGGTCACGGGTATTTCGACTGGCGAGGCGTTTGGTACTCCTCGTATCGTCAACATCGTTCAGCCTAGCGGTATTGCTTCGGCTGAAGCGTTTGGAACTCCTCAGATCAACCGGACCATCGTTGTAACATCGATCGCGTCGGCTGAGGCGTTTGGTACGCCACGCTTCAGCCGCGGAGTGCACCCCACAAGTATTGCCTCCGCTGAGGCATTCGGTACTCCACTATTCCGGCTTTCGGTGCACCCAACCAGCATTGCTTCTGCTGAGGCGTTCGGCACTGCGCAGGTCAATCGCACTATCCAAATGACTGGAATTCCTACGGCTGAGGCGTTCGGCAGCCCCTCACTCTTCCAGTCAATCCAGATTCATCCTACCTCAATCGCTTCTGCAGAGGCATTCGGGGCACCTCAGCTGAACAGAACGGTGCCTGTCACAGGAATTCCTACAGGGGAAGCGTTCGGCACGGCGCAGGTCAACAGGAACATCCGCGTCAACGCGGGTATCCCGACCGCAGAGGCTTTCGGTACAGCCCGAGTAAATCGGAATATCTACGCGAATGGAATCGCTTCGGCTGAAGCGTTTGGAACACCTCTCGCGCGTATCGAGACGCACCCAACAGGCATTCCGACAGGCGTTGCGTTCGGTACGGCCCGCGTCAACCGAAATATTCGCATGACCGGCATCGCGTCGGGTGAAGCTTTTGGTACGCCGATTTTCAGCGACGTAGCGATGGGTATTTACCCCACCGGTATTCCTTCTGGTGAGGCGTTCGGCACGCCCTGGGTGTACGGTCTAATGATTCCACCGAGCTTTCCTCGCTACGGACGAATCAACCCAACACCTGGCGAATTTGTTCGAGGAACAGAGAAAATCGAGATCACGTCGTTGGCCATTCGCGCTGACGCGCTCTACTGGACCACGCAGAGAGATGTCCAAGCGAAGGTATCTCCTGCATTCAAAAACGGCAACGCTGCCGACTACGTAATCGGCGAAACAGCCGTCGAAAAGAACATGCTCATGCTCCGTCAGCGAATCGTCTTGCGCTTTTTCTGATACTTGCAGCGTTAGACTCTTTCGAAGGCCCCTCTATTTTTCAGATGTAGTCTTACTGACTCCTGCCGGGGTCGAACAGAAGCAAGTTTTACGCGGACTTCAGGAGCGCGATACTCCTCCCAAAAACATCGGGTCAGTCTAATAGGTGCAACAAGTCGAATTGTTCTCCATCGATCCACTAGATCGAACCTAAAAAGAGAAAGACAACTACAATGGCAAGTCCGTACGCTTCTGGTCCCGGCATCAAGGTCATGCGCGATGCTCCGGACGTGCCTGCGACCTCGCAGGACGGTATTCGTGGTGGTGTTCGTGTTGCTGGCTCGTCCCGCGTTTCCAGCGGCCCAGCCTTCGGCGCGAACGGTGAGTTGAACGCATCCTCGAAGCGCGAGCTTATGCAGGTCGTTGGTCACGTTCTCGCGTCAGCGCGTGAGAGCGTAACGACGCACCGCGCGAGCGCAGAGAACGCGGAGATGCGCATTGCGCACCTTCGTGAGGCTTACGCCGACAAGTCTGGAACCAAGTTCCAGGTTCTCGGTGAGGTCATCTCGGAGGAGATCTGGGAGACGCTCGGTCGCGAAGGCTTCAGCCGTCGCCTCATGTCGGTTATGCCCCTCGCGAAGGGTCAGACCGGCCGCGTGAAGGTTCGTCGCAAGGACGTCGTTGCCTACCAGGTGACGACCGATGTGAAGATCCAGGAGCAGCGCATCCGTCAGACCTACGTGTACCCGCCTGAGTTCTACCTCGGCGCGTACATCCTCATCGAGGACAAGGAGATCGAGCAGGCGTCCACGGATCTTCTCGACGAGAAGTTCCAGGATGGTCTTGAGGCAATTCTTCGCCGCGAGGACCAGATCACCCGTTCGCTCCTGAACACCGCGTCGACCGTGTTCAACGACCTCGTGCTCTTCACGACCTTCAACCCAAGCGTTCTCACGACGCTTCGTACGCAGGTTAACCGTTGGGGTACGCCTGCTGCGACGATGCTCATCGCCTTCGACATTTGGGATGACATCATCGCCGACGCTGACTTCGTTCAGTGGTGGGACCAGGTCCACAAGCACGAGCTTATTCTTGAGGGTCGCCTCGGCTCGATGCTCGGCATGGAGATCATCACGGACGGCTACCGTTACCCAACCCTCCAGGTTCTTCAGCCTGGTGAGGTTTACGTGACGGCGTCGCCTGTGACCCTCGGAACGATCACGCAGCGCAAGGAGCTTGATAGCCGCGCGATCGACACCTACAACCAGGGCCGCCCGGCTCGCGGTTGGTTCATGGAGCAGATCCAGGGTATGGTTGTGGTCAACGCTCGCGCGTGCGACCGCGGCGTCCGCGTCTGATCAACTCCTAGGTGAGTGGACTAGGCAGGAGAGCTTCGGCTCTCTTGCCTTTTCCTTTTAAGCCCTAAGAACACCTAAACGAGCGCTCGAACGACGCTATTTGATAGCATCTGAGGAGTGTGCGTTCATGCGACCTGATATTCAAGAGCGGCTCATCCGCGTCGGTCGGAACATGGATCGCCTTGCCCATATCGAGCGCATCTACAAGGATGCCGCGGGCGAGAATCCACGAGAAGTCGTTGCTAACGCTGCTGTGGTAGCTGCTGAAATCGTCGCCGCCTACACAGGGAACATCGAGGACGTGGGAGCAATCCACAGAGCGTACGAAGAGATCTTCGCAGCGCTAGAGGCTTCCCCAGCCATCCAGGAAATGTTCTCGTGGGCGAAGACGGCATCGTTTAACAACGACGAAGTGTCTTCGAAGATTGCGGATTTCCGCGTACGTATGAACCTGAAGTCAGCGGCCAAGCCATGCGCCTGCGGTCACGGTGACTGTGAAGATTGCGCAGACTGCGCAGGAGAGGGCTGCCCCGATGAGTGACATCTACGAACGCTTGATGGTACTTGCGGGCCGTGCTCGTAAGAAGAAGTACGAGAGCGACGTCGAGAACGCCTACGACGAATTGCTTGAGTACACGACCGACGAGACTGATTACTCGATCAACGACAAGGTTCATCGCATGTTGAAGCGCATCAAGTACGCGCTTCAGGCGGAGGGCTACAAGTTCGTTGCGAAGGCCACGCCTTCTCCGAAGGACATTTCATCCAATACGGCCCTACCGAACTCGTCGTCAGACGGAATGAACCCTCAGCACATTCAGTGTAAGGGTAGTCTGTTCACGCTATTCAAGGCAAAGGCACCTGCTTCCGTTGATCACGAGAGCTACTTCAAGCTCCGGGAGATCTTCGATAAGCAGTGCTACAAGTTCGATCTTTCGCCAGCCGAAGGCCGCGAGAAGCGAAACAACGGACGCAACATCGTTCTGCCTAAGCCCATCACGTGGGCAAAGCTTCAGAGCGAAGGTCTCGTTATTCAGTCGATGTTCAACAGCACCGGCAAGCTTCTACTGGAGGAATTCCGTGCTGACGGTGTGTCGGCGTATACGTACGACCGCCAGTGCTTCTACGTGGCGAATGCGGGTATGTGCCGTCGCTGGGTCAAGGCAATCGACACGATGATTGCTGAGTGCGTGGAGCGTTGAATTATGCTTCGCTTCTTGGTCAAGGCGGACAATATCACCGACATTGCGTCGGCTGAGCGTGTCCTGTCAAAATACAAGAACGAAGACGTTCACATGCGTGTGGACGCCCAGTCGTTCGACGCAACGCTGATTGACGCCCGCGTCGCCAGCGGCATTCTGCATATCAAATTCTCGTGGAAGACGAACGGGTCTAACAGCAACCTGACGGATATCGCCAGTAAGGTGCGCTTGCTTGAAAGCTCCATCGGGAAGATGGTACGCTTTCAGGTGAATTCCGATTCGTTCATGGGCCTGCTGACGAATACTACGAAGCCGCCTACCGGATTCACGCCAGATCAGTACGTGGATTCGCCGTTTGTGATTAGCTTCAGCTTCAACGAACAGGACCAAACCGTCACTGCTGGTGCGGGTGAGTCCTCAATCATCGGCCTCAGCATCCCCAAGAACATCCAGGACATGCTCCCGTTCGATCCTGAACTGGAGTACCCTCCTCACATTACGGTCTGCTACTTCCCGAAGCTGGAAGCCAACAAGCTTGAGGCTGTCGTTGACAAGGTGCGGGAAGTCTCCGAGAACTTTGGATCGTTCAAGGTCACGCTCGACGGCAAGACGACAAGCTTCCCGAATCCTGGGGACGATGGGAAGTATCCTTACGTCGCTCTAGTGAACTGCCCCATGCTCCAGAAGTTTCACTCGACTCTAGTCGAGGCACTGGAGGATTCTTTTCCGGGCCTGGTAGACACCAAGTTCGCCTACAAGAACTACAAGCCGCACGCCACGCTCAGCTACGTTGAGGAGCCCCTCCGTGCTCCTATCAAGCCCGTCGCGTGGACCGTCGACAAACTCTACCTCCACTACAAGAGCACGGACAAAATCCCGATTACGCTGCAAAAGAAGCACGTAGCGAAGACCGAGGGAGAAGTTCCGTACATCCAGTTCGAGAACAGTAGAATTCCGATCACGATCGCGGAGTCCGATCAGAACAAGATCGTTTTCCGTCTGAGCAACTCCTCTGACGCTCCAAAGGCCGCAAAGCTTGAGGGCATGGAAGTAATGCTCGGCACACGGGACGGCGATCGACGCATCGAGATTATGGACCTCGACGAGAACGGAAATAACGAGTACACGGCGACATTCCGGGTACTCAATACACACGTTCCGATTACGACTGCGTCTACGCTGCGTTATGTCGCTGCTGTGGCGGAGAGTCGTGGTCTGTTAGGTGTCGCTGAGAAGATCGCGAAGTTCTTGGACTTCTCAACGCCAGCGCCTACTGAAGAATGCGGAGACGAGGGCGAAGACAAGGAAGCTCTGGGCCCTGGTTTCGAAGGAACTGACCCACGAATCGTTACTTACGTCAAGTCACCACAGACTCAGCAGAGCGTCGAAGAGCCTAAAAATCCGAAGAGCTTACCTCTTCACGAACGAATTTGAGCGGGGATCTCATGAAGAAGACGGTGTTTGATTCAGACGAAGAGCGCATGCTCCGCACTGCGAATAAGCTTCGCGGACTGGTTCGTGCGCAGGTGAAGAAGGAAGCAATCGCTCCCGCTCTTGCTGCGGTAGCACGTGCAATTATCCCTGCCCTTCGCTCTCTCGGGCCGAAGATTGTGCAGGTGTTGCAGAGCATTCCACCTGAGGCGTGGCAGCAGATTGGCCAGCTAATTGTGACGATGCTTCAGTCGCAGCTTGGCGGCGGTGAAGGCGGGGCCGGAGCGCCTGCGAAGGCCGCGTCCGTGAATCCTTCCGACAAGGCGATCGAGAAGATTGCGGAGATTCTGGAAAAGAAGGGCTTCCCCGAGCCACAGCGCGTCGCGACGATTCTCGTCACGGCTACTGAGGTCGAGACGGAGCAGAAGACTCCTGCTATCCTTGAAGCTTCCGCGGCTGTAGAGGAAATGATTCGTCAGCTGCGCATCCTTAAGGAGTACGCGTAATGGAAGTCCTCCCCCTCGATCAGCAGAAGAAGGCCATCCTCTTCGCGCCGAAGGAACTTCTTTGGAAGATCGTGGAGGATGAGCAGGCGTGGGTTTCTCTTTTCCGCGCTCTGCCTGATGAATACTACTCTCAGTTCCTTGCGCTCTGCAGGCGAAATCACGTCAAAGACCCAGGTAAGATTCGCTCGTTTGCCCAGTCTTACGTGAAGAACAAGGTCCGGTACGACCACCTGCAGAAGGCAGTCACCGATAGCTGGAATCCAGAGAATCTGGAGGAGGCTACCTCCTGGCTCAAGGAGAATGGGTTCCTCAACCGTCCACTGATGCCGCTGAATCTGGCAGCGATGGTTCGGGAGGCAGCCACGACTCCACGCGCCACTCGTGAGCGCCTCGCTCGTGCGGCGAACAACGAAAGCCCTAAGCTCGGGCGCCCTCCGGAGGGTGCGTCCCCCGAGGGCACCAAGGCGTGGAATCGTGTGATGCGCGATAAGAAGCGCCGCAAGATGATCCTCAAGCCTAAGTCCGTGGGTGATCAGTGGGCGCTTGCTATGAAGTTCTGGCTGTCGGAGTGCGCAGAGAAGTGCGCCCCGGCGTACAAGAGCAATAGCAGCGGAAGCTCTACGTCCCATCACGGCAAGAGCACGGTTCAGCGCGCTATTCGCGAGTTGGCTTCCGGCCTTGCGTATGACGGATATACGATGTCCAGGCCCGCTTCCCGTGCGTACAAGACACTGTGGGAGCAGCTGAAGGCGGACGGCTATGACCTCGGTGAATGGTCGCCCCTCAAGCCTAAGAGGAGAGTCAAGTGATGTCTGCACGTGAACGGCTTGAGAAGAAGGCAATTGAATTCCAGAAGCTGGCTCAGGAGCTTCTGAATGCCGACGAAGTAAAGATCGCGTCCCTCGGATCGAAGGTTGACGACGCGGCTATGTTTGACCGCGATCTCTCAACGATTCTTTCGATTCTTTGGGCGCACGATACACTCGCGCCATCTACCGGGAATCTTCAGAAGTCACCTGTTCGCTTCCTCAAGATCCTTGCTGAGGAGCTTCAGGGTAACCGCGGATTCAAACTGAATTCGTTCACGAACCGCCTGAAGCACATTGAGCAGGCGTCAGGCGGAACTTTCCGTCGTAAGGAGCCCTCGGCCTACGGCGGCGGTGACGTGCACGCTCTTGATAAGCCGCTGCGCCGCCTCCGCGAGATGTTCTACGAGATCGGCATGCACGAGGCCGGTCACGAAAGCGCAGCGGACGGGAAGAAGGTTACACAGCTTTCTGGTCAGGATCTTGTCAAGCTTCTTGAGAACCTCATCGTTGTCATCAAGACGCTTGAAACTGACGGGCTCAAGTACGAAATCAATGATCAGGGCGAACGTGTGTCGAAGGAACGCACCAAGCGCCTCGATGAGATGTTCGATAAGCTCGCCGCGCAGCTGAACAAGAAGATTGGTTCTTCGACAGAAGGAACGATTGTCCGTCTCCTGCACATTCACACAGCAGGGCTGGAGCAGGAATTCGGTGACAATTCCTACGCTGTTGCAATCGACGCGGTGCCGAAGCTTGTTGAGATCGTAAAGTCGGCCCTTCCCGATCCAGACAAGTGGAATCCGACCGAAGAGTACCACAAGGTCGATTCCATTGTGCCCGAGCCTCCTGTGGAGTCCGCCTCGTTGCTTGAGGAATACAATCAGGAGTATGAGGCGATCTCAGAGATCGCCTTGGCTTCGAAGAGCGGCAACGACATCGTTCGCGTTGTGCGCCTTCCGTTTACCCCCGGGGACCTCGACAAGGACGCATTCGCTACGCTGGAGCTTGTGAAGGACGAGCCCATCGGGCGTAACATCTCTCGGACGGTCATCGAGGGGATGAACAAGCTCAGATTCTCTGGATTCGTAGAATTCGATCAGCATTACCGTATGATGATCGTCTGGGCAATTGCTGATGACCAGCAAGTCGACGAACTCGGACAGTCATACAGAGATATGCTCATCAAGGTGCTCACCCACTACTCAGGTAAGTTCACCGACGTAACTGGGCAGAAGCCCGAAGTTCGTAAGACGAAGAGCGGCGCAGCCTACTACTTCCCGAAGCCCACCAGCGTGCCTGTGCTGGTCAAGAATTTCGAGAAGTTCACGAACCTCTTGGGACAGATCAACAATACGATCGTTACCCAGGAAGTGAACCGCGGATTTACACGTCAGTTCAACCGCACTCTTAGCAACGAAGAACTTCCTAGCTACGTAGAGGAGAGTGCTTGATGTACCTCAGAATTCGCAAAGAGGTTGGCTTCGTCAACATCAATATCGTAACCACGACAGCGGCAGGGGCTCCGGTATCCCCTGACGCGGCTCCGCAGGTACGAATCTACCGCGTCGCTCCGAATTCAGGAACTCTCGACCTTGATTTCGGTATGGGCACCTTCGGTGCGATGACGCTCAGCCTTGTTGCTGGTTCATCGTTCCTTTACGCAGGGGCTCTTGACGTCAGTGAAGCGCTTTTCGAACAGTACGCACTCACTATCAGCTACTCGCATGGTGGGGGTGCGGCTACTGTCGTGAAGCATATGACACTCATCCTGAGCGAGCCTGATTCGATCATCTACCGCGAGCGTCAGGTCAGCTTGGCTGGCCCCGGAACTACGTTCAAGGCGCCTCCTCCGCTACTGCCTCCTCCCAACAACAATAACAACAACTGAGGCGGGTCGTGGCTTCGCAACTCGTACTCGGAGCAACAGCTGAATACATCGAGGGCGGAGACACCGTCCTCGTGACGGCTCATTTGTACGACACAGACAACGACTCGTACGAGCCTCAATTGGTCCGTACGGGCACTTGCTCGCTGCGATATCAGAACGCGACGATTCAATCAATCACGTTTGATCGTCGATTTGGAAATAGCGACGGAAGCTTCAACTTCCAGTTCAGCCACCCTTCGGCGATCCGTGGCTTGAGTGTTGAGTTCGACGTCACAACGACAGAGGGCAACATTCTCAAGACAACAGTGCCAGTGGTCAAAGAAGCTGAAGATCCTTCAATCCCTCTGTCTTCGGTTCAGGCGACGGATGATTCCGCTGTCGATTACCGCACTAAGAAGCGGTTGCAGGAGTTGCTATGAAGACAGCGCCTTCACTGAAGAACCCACCTTCCGCGATGAATCCGGACGCCCGGGATATCTGGGACCACGTCATCAAGAAGTACGCCGACCATATTTACGACTCGAAGGCGCTACGAGAGCAGTGGGCTACTGCTCGCCGCCTCTTTGAGAGAGCATGCAAGCAGTCGGATATCCCGCCGTACGTCGAAGAGACGGATAAGCATATCCACTGGGCAAACGCTCTTGAACGAATTGCGAGGTCCTGATGTTGATTCCTGTACAGCAGCTGTATCCGGCACGACTGAACCCCAGTGAAGAGCGCACCACTGTGGTAGAAACAAATCTACCCGTTGCGCCCCTCCTGCGTCCGAGAATCTTCTTCCGAAACGCATCAGAGGACTACACCGTACGCGTTACAATCACGCATGTACTTGAACTTGGGTTCACTGATGATCCTCTAGTTACGGGTACTTACGAGACGATCATTATGCAGGAAGACCTCGCACCTGGCGAGCTTCTTTGCCACGTCTTCATGACAGCCGCACTCCAGCAGGGGGCGATGACGTACCATCAATTCACGTTGGAGAACCTTTCTCCCGTCGGAGAGGTTATTTTCCACACGTGGATTGAGGGCGAGTTCGAAGAGACGTTGAAGAACGTCCCGACGTTCGAGCCTATCGTCATCTGAGGTCTGTCATGGATACTGTCTATCTCGTCGTGATTGGTGCATTGCTTGTAGGCGTCCTTGTACTGCTCGCAATGTTCAAGCGCGACTGGCTCGTCAAGGGCTGGAAGTACATCGCGGGAGCGGCAGTGGCGCTTGTTGCGTTGTTCTTCGCGTTTGGTCGCCGTAGATCGGAACCTGACCCGGGTATCCAAGAGGAAATCAAGCAGAAGCGCGAAGAACTCCAGAAGAACCTCGAAGAGGTACGGCAGGAAGGCCAGGTCGAAGTCGATCAGGCGAAGGCGAAAGAACAGGAAATCGTCGAAGAGCTACACGAGATCGAAGAGATTCAGGACGAAGAAGAGAAGCTCAATCGTCTTGAAGAACTCTTCAACAAGACACGGCGCAGATAATGGCACTTGCAAGCGACATTCGATCACTCGTAGTCAAACTGCTCAAAGCGCACAGCTTGCGCTTCATGAACATTTGGCAGGAGGCAGATCCGAATTCTGGAATCAAGCTAACGCTGCTGAAGTTCCGTCGCGACAAGGACCATTCTCCGAAGGCATTCTTCGACGCTCTCAACGAGAACGGAATCCAGTACAAGAAGATCAACAAGGACCCTGACGCTCAGGAGATCATTTGTGAGATCTTCCCGAAAGGCTCGAAGAGTCGAGCGACACAGCTGCGTCGCAAGTACCGCGAAAAGGAAAAGCAGCGGGACAACCATCGACGTGACGAGCCTACGAGAAACCTCAGTTATATAGCGGTACCAGAGCAGGGAACGGCCTCGAAGATGGTTGACGCAATCGTACGAGATCTCCGTGCTGCTGGGTACTCCGAGGATGCTGCAATGGTGGAACGTGTTGCTCACGAGCACAATCAGAGCGAGTTCGTCCGTAAGATGCGTGACGTTCTTCGTGCCGCGAAGCTGTACCAGCGCCCGGAGATCCGTCAGATCCGAGAGCAGATCGTACAGGATATGATGTCAGCCCTCGGCGCTGACTCTTCGCTATACAAGACAATGCGCAGTGCTGACCTTGAGAAGTGGGTCAAGGACGTATTCTGCGACAACATCGACCTGATTCTCGATACTCGCGGTGTTGCTGATTCGATGCTTCGTCGTGCTTCTGCTTCGTCAGAGGAATTCGATTTGCCGAAGTTGACAACAGCCCGTCGTCGCCTGTCCGCATTGTACGATATGGTGGGAGACGCCGATCTTCCGTCTTCGGCAAAGACTCGTGCTAGGGTTCGTGTGGCAGACGCTCGACGCAGCGTTGACGCAAAGATGCGTCGGCTTCTGTCAGAGAACCCTGCATCCATGGACGCTCTCGATCCTATTGTCGCCAAGGTTGTGCACGATGGCATCGACAGCGTTTTCTTTGAGCTAATCGAGTCGATCTGATGACATTCGACAAGAACCGAGACCTGGCCGCCGCATTCCTTGAGATCTCCGCCGCCGAGTGGGAGGAGTTGGTCTCTTCTGGAGTTGCGCACGATCTCGTGAAGCTGATCCCAATCGCCGTCGAGTATCAAGACCGATTGGAGCAAGCGAACAAGTTCTTCGTCGATATCAAAGAGCTTGAGATGGCAAAGAAGCTCGACGCCCAGCTGCACATGCTGGACGCGATGCGCGCCGCAATTACCGCCACGGTACAGGATGATCGCCTGGATTCGGCGGAGGTGAAGGGTCTTCTTGTCGAGACGCAAGAGGACATTCAGAAAGCCTTCACTGCGTACACGAAAGTCGAAGCAGAGACCGTCGAGGAAATCCGGAAGAACTCAAAGCGCGTCCCTAAGGAAGCGTTTTTCGACAAGGTCCGGAGTTTCTGGAATCACATCGACGAATTCTGGACTAATGAACGCGAAGGCATCCTTGGAAAGTGGGAGGAATACCTCAGGTTCTCCACCCCTTTCTTGAAGAAGTCTGTTTCTGTCTTCCGCGTGCCTAACAGCACGGCAGTTGGAACCCTCATCCAGGTTGAAGCTCTCCTCAAGAAGAGGTCTTCAAAGTTCCTTGCTCAGCGTGTCGGAGAATCAAAAGAGCGCATCAAGCAGTATGTCGTCGAAGAACTCGGTCTGATTCCAGGGTTCGTGGGTGCTAAGGGCAATTGGAAGGTAGAGAAGGACGACTGTCCTGAGCCTGGCAAGCCTGACAAGCACACGAAGCTGACTGACCGCTTTGCATTCTGCCACGCCACGCTCAACGGCAAGGAAAAGACGTGCCCGGCCTTTGCAGGCACCCAGGGCAGCTACGTGAAGTGCAAGTCTTTCGGTGTTCTGAAAGAAGCTGCGCTGCTGTCTGACATCCAGGTCCTCAACGACGAAGACCTTCTTTCGCAGATTCAGGAAGTTGCCACTACGGACCCGTTCGTGAAGCAGCTGGTCATCAGCGCGCGACGCACCGGTGGTGTTTATTACGTTGGAAAGGCCACTGACGATCGACTGGAGACGATGCTTGACCAGTATCCACAGTCGAACCGTAAGGGAAAGTACGACTACAAGGTATACCTGATTGCAAACGAGCCTATCTTTTTGAGCGGAGGTTACGCAATCTCCGCTGATAAGGTACTGCTTGAGACTATCGGTGAAGGTGCAAGAATGCCTAAGACAGCCACCACAACTCGAATTGCTGGTCCGATCGTAAGGATCACCTTCACTGCAAACGCGCTCAGGGATCCGGAGTTCCGTGATTTCCTTCGCAAGAAGAAGGCAGTTAAGTACTCGATCCAGTACACATACGACATCCCGTTCGAGAGCGAGGAAGATATCTCGCTCCTGATTAGCGAGATCAGGGACGAGTTCGGGTACCCGATCCAGGTTTTTGAGATCGTCGAAGATGCCGATATCGTCCTGGAGAAGGACTTTGGGGTTTACGACTACAAGCGTTTCCCTATCGTGCGCTACTCGGCATTCTCGTCTCCGCGCATGCTGTACGTCCCACGCGTGAAGGTCAGCACGGCGCTCAATCGAAGCACGTACAGCCTCACTGTTGCAGAGAAGCTAGTCGACGCTGCAAACAACCTCGGGGACAAGAATCCGCTGCGCCCACGTCTCGCACACCTTGCCGATAAGATGCGCGTAGGTTCTCGCCTTCTTGTCGCGACGCGAGCGGACATCGTTGTCTACGCAGACAAGGCATTCGGCGTAATCCCAGAGGTGGGTACGCGCATGCAGGTTCGCGACCCTGATAGTGGTCAGGTCGTTGCCGCGGAATTGGTCGAAGTTGTCCGAGACAACCCGAAGGCCCCTAGCGAAGGCACCACGTACAAGCTGCGCACGCTTGATTCTGGCAAGGAAATCGAATTCAAGGTTGCTGCACTGCGCAAGCACGCGATGGATGTGGCACAGGCTAAGCGCTACTACATGCGCCAGCTTCAGAACGGATGGACGCCTGAGAAGATCGACAAGGTCCTGAAGGAAGACTACGCGATCTGGCCGTCTGACCTTCGTCAGATCAAGGAGCAGTTGCAGGCTGACGGACTTCTCGCGAAGCTTGCGTGTGGTATGCCTGGGGACATGGTCGGTTGTGGCGGACCGCTTCCGCCCCCTCCAATGCCTCCCGCACTGACGCCCCCGCCTGTTATTGCACCAGAAGGCCCTCCAGTTGGGCAGTTCATGGGCGAAGACGGCGTGGTGTACATTATCCAGGGCCCTCCGCTGCCTGAACCCGCGCCCATGCACCCCGTCGACATGGGGCCTCCGGCTCCCGCGTTCCCTGCGGAGCATCTTCCGGCATTTCCCCCGTTGAAGATTCCGCCACGCTTCACGTTCCCGCCCGCGGAGTTTCCTCCTCCGCCTCCGATGGGTGGTCCGGTGACCGAGATGGCACCTCCGCCTCCTCCGCCTCCTCCGCCTCCTCCGCCTCCGCCTCCTGCGCCACAGATGGTTCAGCACGGACCGGTCACGGAGAGTGTCGAGGTTTTCGTCCCGGAGAAAACTCCTTCAAACCCCGACAAGGCCCCCGAAGGCAGAGTTTTGAACGACTCTGAGCGCGAGATCATCGAAGACATCAAGAGCAAGGTGACTCCCGCCCCTGGAAATCCGAAGCTCGTCTTCAAGAACAGCCCTTTTCGTGACCCCGCCGCTCCGTCGGGCGCGCGGGAAGAAGACGTAGAGGCTGCTGTCAAGAAATTGAAGGACCAGTTCAAGGGCGATCCTCGTGTGAAAGAAGTCCGTCGAGATCTAAATCCGAGCGGAAAGCCCATCCTTTACGTGCACACGACGATGCCGAAGGCGCTTCGAAAGGAAGTGCCTACGACGATGAACGGCTTCCAGGTAGAGGTCGCCCCTCTGCATGATTCTTCGAGTTCTGGTACTGACAAGGAGGCGGCAGACTCGATTGTCGCGCCAATTCCTAACAGACCACAGAACGGCAAATCTGAAGTCAGTGAGCCCGGACCTTATCTAAACCAGGTCAGCCCGCCAGCGGTGGGTGACGAAATGGTTCGTCAGGTAAGGGATATTCCCAAGGGCAGCTGATTCCATGTCCGCCATCAACAAGCTTCGCTATGTGCACCGCGCTGCACCTGTAACCCTCCAGCCTCGAATCGCCAAGATCATCGAGGCTATGGAGAGGAGCACACCGCAAGGTGTCGTTGCTCCTGTTACGCAGCAGGTAAAAGTCCTCGAAACGCCGATTTCGGCACTTCAGGACAACGGAGATTCATTTCTTGCGCTGATGCGCACACTGCCGAAGGACCACAAGTTCAAGAAGGCAGTCGGCGGTATGCAGGAAGCTGCAGAGAACCTCGATAAGAAGTTGAAGGAGGCGGGAGAAGAACTCTCCAAGATCCTTGAATCCGACGAGGAGGACCTTCCGGGAATCAAGGCGAGCGCACTAGGTGAGCTTGCTGAGATGCTCAAGACGGAAGGATCGAAGCTGGCTGAGATTACAGAACTCGCAAAGATGTTGAATACTCTCGCGGGTAAGGTACATAAGGAAGAGAAGACGAACCCCGTCGAGCACGATCTACCTTCGAAAGAACTCAAGCCGAAGGATAATAGTAAGGAAGAAAAGTCCGACGACGCATCGAAAGCAGATTCCGGTGGCGCTGATGGCGCAATGGCAGAGCTTGACGGACTTTTCAATACCTGACTTGAGGACCCGCGATGAGTAACAAGGCCAGACTCAAGAGAGCAGAGGCAGCGCGCACCCACAAGATGCAGTTCACTGTGGGCGACGACGCTTCGTTTACGCTTCCTCACACCGGAATCGACCCTGAGAGCGTTGAACTTTCGACTGCTAAGGGTGGTCGCGATCTTGAGCCGACCGGCAATACCGGTGACTTGGACAAGAATCAGTACCGCCTTAACCCGGAGACGGGCGAGATCGAATTCAACAAGTGGGCGATCGGCAAGAAGTTCAAGATCGAATACGCGTACTCCGGCGAAGAGACGGCAGACGAACCTGACGACTCAGACGAGGGCGGCGCATTTATCGACAAGATCGAGGATGTAGAGTCCGACGAGGACGACGAGTCTTCTGCCGAGAAGGAAGAAATCGACGAGGAAGACCTCGGAGAAGCATCCGAGTCGGCGTCGAGAGGGCATAAGTTCAAGTACGAAGAGAAGCCCTGGCAGATCGACAAGGAATGGTTCCACTGGCAGCCGGAAGAAGTCCGCGTCGTTGTTGATGACAGCTTGGAGTACACGCTCGGCAAGCACGTCGACATTCGTAAGGGGCACTTCCCGAGGCTCGTCCGCGAGGACGACGGAACCGAGATCACGCTCCGCCTCCAGTCAGGAAAGTCGGCCCGTTCCCCGAATCCAGGGGAGGCGCTGTACGTCAAGGACCGGGGCAAGATCTACTTCAGTGACGGTCTGCAGGGAGTAAAGCTTCGCGTTCTGTATTACCCTCTGGGTAAGGACCTCAAGCCTAAGTACCAGTCTGAGCAGGAAGAATTCGACACGATCGAGAGCCTCAGGAATCGTGTATCGACCCTCTGGACTCGTCTACTCAGCAACCCAGACCCTGAATTCGTCCGTGATCGTCTCATCCCGATCATTGAGGACGAAATCAACTCTGTTCGTTCGAAGTCCAAGGAAGAGATCACGGACGTCACCGAAGAGTTGATGACGCTTGATCACCTGCTCACGCGTCTGGAAAACAATCCTGATGATGACGCTGCCCGTGAGGCGGTTGAATCTCACATCGCCCTGGAGCTTGCCCCTAAGCTGACAAGGTTCCACAACCTCGCGGGCCTGCTCGCCGATCAGGTCTACGAGATGCAGACCAAGGGCATGGAAGACGATGACAATCTTCCTGACCTGGAGAACTTCCTTCGAGAGTTCATGATTCCGCTTCTTGAGAAGGCGGAAAGCATCTCTCGTCAGAAGAAGATTGAGCGTTCGAAGGAGCCCTTCCAGGACGTCCCGAAGATCAAGCCGATTCCGTCGTTCAAGGACGACATCGCCAAGCTTCGTGGGTACCTGGAGACTGTCGTCCGTGGAAACAACCGCAAGATTGTGGACGAGGTTCAGGGTTACATTGAGCGCGCGGTGCTGCCGCACTTGCGTGAGCTTGATGCCGGGATGGCACGCCACGTCGAGCAGGAGATCACTCAGCTTGACATCCAGGATCTGAATCTCCCTGGAACTGAGTTCTCTGAGGCGGGCGTTCGCGCATTCGACTTCAATTTCCTGCACTACATCGACAAGATTCGTCGCGAGGCGAATCAGCTTGACAGCGAGCTTACCGATTTCGCGAAGTACCACATGGGTACTCTCGCTAACCTGATTCAGCGCGGTACCTCGTACAATCCTGGTCTTCAGGTAGAGAATGAGGCGAAGGACCGACGAATCTTCGACTCCAATTACCGTCGTGAGTTTGAAAAGCAGGGCATCACCATCAAGGATCTCCTCGATGTTGCGCTCGACGCTTTCCGTGACGCAGTTCTGCGCTTCGATCGTAGTAAGGTCGTAGCGACGCAGGACGATCCTATGAAGGCACGCATCACCTCGAATCCCATGATTCGTAAGGCGGTGCAGCGTGCGCTTCAGAGCTTCTGGAAGAAGTTCGAAGAGGAGACCACGCAGGAGCTTGAGCGTAAGCAGAGCATGACGTTCACCGTCCCGAATGGTGGCGGAAAGCTCTCGCTGGAGTCGCGTAACATCATCCCCGGCACGGTTCATGTCCAGTCGGAGGATGGTCGTCGTACATTCTTGATTGCGCGAGGCTATCCGTTCGTTGCCCGTAAGTGGATGAGCGGACGTGCACAGATCAACCTCAAGGAAGACCATCCGGTGGGAAACAAGGGCGTATCGCCCTTTTCCGGTATGGGTGGTTGGCGCCGTAAGTCCGTCGTGCTGGTGGACTCGAACGGAACTCCGTGGAATTTCAAGGCACCGCCCCCGAACAAGTCGGGCGAGATGTCGGAGTTCAACAAGATGATCGCAACCGGTGAGCAGCAGAAGCTGTACACCGTTTCCGACTCCGGTATTCTTGCCCTCCCTGGCAGCGTGGCGGGGCAGACGTTCTACGTCACGATCGGCGGCGCAGCCTCTGACGACAAGCCTCTCGACAAGGACGAATACCGCATCAATCCCGGTAAGGGTGAGATCGAGTTCTCGTCGAAGAATGGCGGCGAGAAGGTCGTCGTTCACTTCGAGCACAAGATTAAGACGACGAAGAATATTCAAGATCACGTTAGCTCCCCGAGCGAGGAGAGCGAAGACGCCGCGGTCAACCTTCACGATCTGGCACAGGGAGATGGCTCCGCCAACCCCGAGGACCAGATCGAGCAGGCCGAGCAGGCGGACCGCGTCAACAAGCTCATGGACGTCGTCGGGGACATTCTCGATGACGAGAGCAACGGACTGAACGAGTCCGATCGCGCAATTCTTCAGGGTATTCTCGGTCTTGGTTCCGAAGGGGTGAAGCTCAGCGACCAGGAAATCGCGACGAAGCCTCCCTTCAATCTTGACCCTGAGGACTCGAATTTCGCTGTAAACGTCAGCAATCGAGTCAAGCAGCGTAAGAAGGTCCTCGGACCAAAGCTCGTGGAGCTTCTTACGGAGCGCTTGAAGAGTGGCAAGGACGACCGTCTTCTCAGCATCGTGAAGTCGAAGGCTTTCAAGAAGCTCTTCGGCTTTGACGGAATCTTCCAGGAGGACAAGTTCCTCCCGTTCTTCCAGCGTCACTCGGACAATCCTGACTTCACGCGGAGCCTCCGCGTCGGTCTCGGTAAGCTGCTTTCACAGGCAGGGCTTACGGGCGACGAGGAGAACATCCTGCGCATGATGTGGGGCGTGCAGGGTCCGTTGAAGGATTGGCGTGAATTCGAGGGTTACATCGACCAGGTCAAGGGCGGCGAGCCCATCGACCTCGCAACGGTTGTAGAGACTCTCGGACTCGATCCTGAGAATCCTGAAGACGTCGCACGCGTAAAGTCGACGTACAAGAAGGCCATCGAGAAGTTCGAGCCTAAGTTCGACCAGTTCCTCAACCGGAAGAACAGCGAAGGTAAGAAGGTCCGAGACCTGATGATGGATCAGGAGTGGGGCCGCGACTTCGTACCGAACTACACACGTCAGCGTGAAATTCAGCGCGATGTCACCGAATCTGACGATCCCGACACGATGTCGGATACGCCGGAGTTCAAGTCGCGCCAGAAGGCTCTCCCGAAGCGCCCTCTTTACGAGGACTTCAAGGACGCTGTGCGCCCCGAGGACGAGGGCCTTTTCCGCGAGACCATCGAGGAATTCGCGTCTGAGCAGGAGAAGGGCAAGACCCTGGCTCAGATCCTTTCCGAGAAGCAGTCGATCCTCGACGCCGCCCGTGCAGAAGCCGAGTCTCGCGTCAAGAAGATGGTCGGCAAGCAGGAGCGTAAGAAGGTTGACGAGATTCGCAAGGCCGTCGAAGGGCAGCGTGAGAAGATCTCCAAGAACAAGGAGAGAATCAAGGCGCTGCAGGGCGATGAACGCGATCTGCTCGACCAGATCCTCAAGGCAAATCCTGAAATCGAGGTCGCCCTTCGCCGCGTGAACAAGGAAATCCTCGCTCTTGGCAAGGATGAGTCCGAAGAAACGCAGGCTCGCCTCAGTGAACTGAACGAAAAGCGCGAGGAGCTTACGCGTCGTGCCGTGGGTCTGGCCGATGGCGACCTTCGCAAGCAGTTCCGTCGAATTCGTATGGAAATGCTCGCGCTTCAGAGCGCCGAGGACGACGACAATTCGCTTCTGCGTGAGCAGGCGAACAAGCTTGAAGACGCTCTCGATGAGCTTCGTAAGGTCACAAAGGACGCGACGGACAAGCTTCAGACCAAAATCAAGAGCCTTCCCGAGCAGAAGGCTGTTGATTACCTCTCGGGCATCGCTTCGTTCCTCATGGACCGTAAGGATCTCGCGAGAGGCAACGGTAAGTATTCGCTAGAGAACCTCTTCGAGGTGAAGGCCCCAGAGAAGACGAAGGGCTACCAGCCTCCGAAGCTTCAGCCTGGTGAAGAGGATACGTACCGACCTGAGCCTCAGAAGGTTCAGCCCGGCGTGCAGTCCCAGCCGAAGGTGAAGGAAGTTCCACCTGCCGCCAAGGAAGACGCCTCGGCACCGCAGAAAATCCGCACTGATTCGGAACTCTTCAAGGAAATCTATCAGGCCGCAGAGATGGAAGGCGGCGCTGGCGACCTTGTCGGTTTCCTCAAGATCATCACGGATGGAATGGCAGAGGGTAAGTCCCTCGGAGACATTCGTCCTGCGCTTGAGGCGTACGACAAGATCGACAAGAACGTGAAGCGCAAGGTCTACTCGTTCCTTCAGGGACGTAGCGATTTGCGCCCCACGCCAGGTACCGTCGACCTTTCGGGACTGTTCAAGCGTCCAATCACCTCTCGTGAGGCTCCTGTCAAGCAGGAAATCAAGACGCGAGAGATGCGTCGCCACCGGTCGCTCTACGACGAGCTTCTTTCGACAGCGTATCCGCCTGATCCGGAAGACTCCGACTACAGCACGGATCGCTTCGAGAAGATGATGAAGAAGCTGCGCGAGCACTTCGCTGGCGGCGGTACCCTTCGTGAATTCGCTACGAATCACGGAATGGGCAAGGAAGCGCCACCGAATCTTCCGAAGATTCTCGTCAAGGTCCGCGACCACCTTCGCGAGACTGCGCCTGAGCTTGAAACCTCGCCGGGTGTCTGGGACCTGAAGAATCTCTTTGCTACCCGTGATGTCACGGACAAGGTGAAGGACCCTGTTGGACCTCAGATTGACAAGACTCCGGAAGAGCAGTCGATGGAGTCTTTGGAGAACGGCCAGGGAATCAGCCCGGAGGAGGCTAAGATTCTCCACGTGCTGCTTCAGCAGCTGGAAACGAAGGGCGGCGACGCCAATGTCCTGCTGCGCCAGGTAAGCAAGAAGAGCCCGCACGCAGCCGAAATGGCAGGACGCGTGGCCGTGCTTCTCGCCCAGCACCCGGATCTTGTTTCGTCGCTGGACGAAGAGACCCATCAGGCGAAGTACGACTTCAGCAAGGTGTACTCTGGTGAGTACAAGCTCCCGAGCCGCGACGAGTACGAGCAGAAGTACAAGCCGCTGGAGACATATCTCTCCCCTCTCTACAAGTCGCTTTCCGAGGAATCGCGTCAGAACGACAAGGGAGAAAAGAAGGACGGCGACCCCGGCATTTCCGAGAAGGATGCCCAGGAGCGTGTCCTCGACGTAATCGAGCAGATGCAGACCTTCGCCTCCGACGGCCTCTCGCTCGACGACATGGAAGCGCAGTTCGAGCAGATGGACGAGGATCAGGAGCGTCCATACTCCATCGCTTACGTCTTCCAGAGAGTTCGCAACTTCCTCGCTCGCCTTAGCAGGCAGCGCGGAATTGCAAACATGCAGGACAACAAGGGCCTTGCACCGTTGTTTGGTGAGGAAGAGGCCGGAACGACTGATCAGGAAGCAGCACCAGGGACCACCGAGGAGGTGGCTGAGGAATCTGCACCGGAAGAGTCAGTCGACGAAGAGAGCACTGACGAAGAGCCGGGGGAGACCGAAATGCCCACCTCACCTACAGAGACGCCTGAGTTCAAGAAGTTGGTCGAGACACAGAAGCTCGACGAAAAGGAAAAGCGCCGCGCCCGCATGATCTTGGACCTCGCCCAGAACGAAATGGCCGAGGGCAAGACGATTCAGGAGGTCTTCAACGATCTTCCTGAGATGATGCGTCCGGTTGCGAGCAAGATCGTGAAGTTCTTGCGCGACAACATCGCGAAGTACCGCATCAAGGACACGCCAGGCGCTCTCAACCTCGAATTGCTGACGGGTAAGAAGCCGGCAGGTAATTCGGAGGCGTCCGAAATGGACGACGCAGCAAGGCCGCCTGAGGGTGCTACGCTCTCCGACGACGTGGATGTCACGTTGGAGGAGACGCCGATGCCCGCGGCTGGCGCTGAGCCAGAGACGCTGCCTCCTGCCCTCCGTAAGCGTAAGCCAAAGTCGGGCGAGGTTCGCCGTGTTATCGAGCAGGCGAAGCTCAAGCCTGGCCAGCGCAAGTTCATCGAGGAGTTCATCGCCAGCCGTAAGGACGCGTTCGAGGCCATGTCTATGGCCGAGATGTCGAAGTTCCTGAAGGCCGCCAAGGAGGATGAGTCTCTCAAGCCTCTCTATGGCAGGCTCCGCGCTGCGTTCCTTCCGATCTTCGGATCCTACAAGCGCTTCCTTCTTTCGCTTCCCGCTGACGAGGTTCCGGCTGAGCCCGCGAAGAAGCCGAAGAAGGAGAAGGCTGCTCCTGCTGCGCCTGCAGCAGAAGCCCCTGCGGCGGAAGAGCCCGCAGGTAAGAAGCCGAAGGCAACGCCCCTTGCCGTTGACCAGCCTATCGGCGGAGATACGATTGCCAAGCTCCTGAAGGAAATGGAGCCAATTCTCCAGAGCGCCTTCGTCTCGCTTATGAAGCACCTGATGAAGGAGCTTAAGAAGACGAGCGAAGAAATCACGCCTGGCGACATCAATCTTCTTACGAAGAAGACTTCCGTTCAGCAGTGGAAGCGTGCGGGGAGCAACTTCCTCGGCCGTCTTCGTAAGCACCTCGCAGCCCAGGGCGCTCCTGAAGCTCCGGCCGCAGAGGCGCCCGCCAAGACCACCGCCCCCGCCGCACAGAACGACGAGATTGAAATCCAGCTTGAGGACGAAGCACCGGCACCTGCCGCTCCTCCGGCAAAGCAGCCGCGTGCCCAGAAGCCGAAGGCTCCTGCTGCACAGCCCGCCGCTCAGCCTAAGGCCCCGGCCAAGGCTCCTGCTGGCGCACCTCCGGGCCTGACCGCGCAGAATCTGATGGCTATGGCCGTCAAGAAGTGCATGGAAAAGGGCTGGGACGCAGAGACCCTCGGCCATGTAATCCAGCAGAAGATGCCGCACCTTCACGAGTCTTACGAGAAGATCAAGGCGAAGGTACAGAGTGCACTGGATGCAATGAACGATGAGGAATTCTCGCTCTGAGTTCGAACCGGTAGAAGCCAAGGAGTTCTTCAGGGATAGAGTCATCGACGCCCTGAATCGGCTCCGTCTGCGCGTAAAAGAATGGACCGAGTTCTACCTGGTTGATCTCCTAGATCGCCAGGTAGCTCGGTCCTTTCCTATTGAAACGCCCTTGGCGCTTCAGCTTCACGACGCAAAGGAAGCCCAAACCCACGCCGAGAAGTTTGCTCGCTATAGGAAAATGGGAGACTCCGCTCTAGTGCTGGCGGGCCTCTACACCGAATACCTCGAAGCAAAGGGCGTGAGTGCCACGTACGTAAGTACGATGGGTGGTGGCGCTTACACAGTCACTGCCTCGCTGTCGACGGACGGCTACGGCCCCGTGTACGTCGAATTGGCCGATGGCTTCGACGACTTCGTTCGGGTGCTCGTAGAAGTCCGCGAATCAACAGTCAGTCTGAAGACCCCGCAGGACATCGTACGCCTGTACGATCGATGGCGGAAGTCCGGCTCACCCGCGTTGGCTGAGCGCCTCCGTAAAGAAGGCGTGTACCCACAAGGTGGCGGAGAATCATGACTGAGAAGGACTACGACCTGCTTCGCCGAGCTAGAATGGCGCTTCTAGATGATGCTGTAACCTGCAAGAAAGACTGTTTCAGCGCTTATGAGTGGGAGCAGCGGGCCCGTGAATCTGAGGCAGGCAAGATAGTCGGGCCCGCAGAGGTTGACCGATTCGTACGTTTCGTCTGGCGGCTCAAATAGCCGAGCGCTTGAACGGCAATACAGTTGCGCCTGAATTGGCTTCTGGCTGAAGCTGACTCCAGGTCTTTAGCAACTGGATTGCTGTCAAATACTGGTCAGCTTTCGTTGACTCAGTAAACGATTCTTCGGTCTTGCCCTGTTCGGTATACAAGCAGGTCTTGTCAAGGGCATCTACAAACAGTCTCTCTAGTTCATTGATCGCGTACTTCATGGTCTCCTCTATGGGGGTTAAGCACGAATGCCACCGCGAGGGTGGCATTCATGGTTACTCTTCTGACGGCGGGGCCGGCTGGTGCGCTGTCTCTTCGCGACGGATCTCATCCATGGCGATGGACAACATGATGACGAACTGATTTGACACTTCGATGGTCGAGATCCCGTACCTGTCGAGCTTCTTGTTGATGCGCTTTGCGAGCTTCGTCGCAGTTTCGAGATCGCTGATCATACACCCTGAATTCTACCCCAAAGGGGCAAGGTTCCACGACGGCTCGTCCGTCCGTTGACGGCGAACCACGTGCTCTCACCTGCTACTGATGAGAGAGTCACACCGAACGAGAAGGTTCGGAATTTCCATTCAAGCGTCACGTCACCAAGTTCTTTGTCAGCAGTAATCGTTGGCTCTATCACTTCGTAGATGCCCAGGGCTTCTTTAGCCCATTCTAGAGCAGCTTCTTTGAGGGCACTACGCATGTTGTATGGAGAGGGAGGGATTCGAACCCCCGGCACGTATCACCGTGCGCCGGTTTTCAAGACCAGTGCAATAAACCGCTCTGCCACCTCTCCAAGGTCGTGGAATGCTATCGTATTCCACGACTAAAGTCAAGCCTTTCCGTTGTCGATCGTAAGATAAATCGGCTTCTGACAGAGATTGTTCCAGTCGTCGCACATCGATGCGTTCACGACCACGGTACCGAAATCCGTGACGTAGATGCCCCTCGACGCGTGGATGTGGCCGCAGACAACGAGCTTCGGCTTCACCTGCTTGATTCTCTCAAGCAACTTCCGGCACCCGACGTTCTCCCGCGAGTCAGGCACCCAGTCTCCGTAGCCCTTCGGAGGGCCGTGGACGATCAGGATGTCCGTGTCATCAGGAATTGCAGCCCAGCGCTCTTCGGCCTGGTAATCGTACTGGTTGAAAACCCAGTGCTGGGGGTAGAATGCAGGAGACCAAGGCGTCCCGTAGATCTTGAGCCCGAGAACTTCGTGCTCCGAATCACACAGGTACGTCCAGTTCTTGACGTGCGTGATTGCCCACTGCGGAAGGGTCTCGAATGCGTGGTCGTGATTGCCTGCGATCATGACCTTTCGCTCAACCGGGAGCATGATCTCTTCCGCCCACGAATCGAAGTCCTTCAACTTCGGAAGCGGAAGGGGCGCTCCCTCGCGATCGTAGTTCACGGGGAGCACACCGAACGCATCGCCGGCATGAAGCAGAAGGTCGAAGGTCTGGTCGAACTCAATCCCATGATGCCTCTCATGGGTATCGCTCACCATGCAAACACGAACAAGCACGAGGGTCTTCTTTCTAGCTGAGCTAGTTCAGCCACTTCTTAGTATCGGTGGGCTTTGCAAAGAGATTGTTGCCCATCTTCTCGATGATGGACTCGTCGTCCTCTTCCTGCAACTCCAATTGCTCAACTTCTGTTGAGCCTACCGTCATTGTCTTCGCGGCCTGACCCTTCGAATGAATCTCGATCCAAGTCTCGACAATCTCAAGGTGCTCCTCAAGAGCCTTCGCTAGGTCCTGGTTGAACTCCAGAAGTGACTCGCAGAGGATTCGGTGGCAGTCCTGCACAGCCTCCTTTGGAGGCACTGCGTCCCACGCTACTCGGTCATAGGCCATCGCCAGAATGTAAGCGAGGCACACGTTCATGATGCCTTCTTCGACTGACGATTCCATGCTGGTGAAGATACGGATGCGCTTCTCATCCATGTCTAGCTCGGCAGCAAAGGTTCCCGATTCGATGTTCGCAACCTCGACGACAAGATCGCCCTGCACGAGGGCGACGTGATCCTCTATCCAATTTGCGATAGAGACGATTTGGTAGTTATCCCACTTGATTGCCATTCGGTCGTCCCCTATGGAGCAACCAAGAGATTGCTCCAATCGCAGCATCCGAGGATGCGTGAAAAGCCCTGAGCTACAGAGTCAGACTCATGATCTAGATAACCCCTTGAAGCGTTTGAGGTTTCCTTGAGCGTCTCTCCGTATCTCTGGATCGAGAGCAGCGCTTCATTGTGCTCTTCGGTCGTGAGCTTCCCCATCAAGTGTGCGAATCGAACGAAGCAGACAGCAGTTTGAATCACATCTGTGATGCAATATGCCCCAATGTCCACGAACTGCTTCCGTACCCATTGATTGTGGACCGAGCTTCCAGAGCCCACAATTTTTCCGGGCAGACCAAGAAGAACACAAAGAACATCGAGAGGCACTCGGTCACTAGCGCCGTGGTTCGTGATCCAGTCCTGCAGATCGATATGTCCCTGCAGCTTGAAGCGACCACGGAACTCTTTGCTGAAATCCCACGGGGTCTGAATGCCGTACTTCATCGACCGGTAGCTGATGACCGCCATGTCGAAACGGCGACCATTCCACGTGATCACCATCGTCTTGTCGTCGATCATATCGCCGAACAGCCTGAGTGCTTCCTTCTCGGAATGCATGTCGAGGCCGAGTACCCCTGCCTTCTGAATCTGGCAGACGTCGTTCAGTACGATGTAGCCAATGCACGCCACCTTGTGAAAGATGGGTGCGGGGAACTCATCCTCGTCAGTGACGGGCCGCTTCGCCAACGCGGCGATCTCACTTGGGATGCTCTCGATGTCAACGATAATTGCTTTCATCAGCCTACCCTATGCCGAACCAGGAACCAGTAGCTCGGGTCCTGCGTCGAGTTGAATCGCATCAAATGGACCTTCTGGTCCTTGTACACGAACTTCGGATTCGTGTGCGCGTCGACGTCAGCAAGCAGTGACACGTACGTGTCCTGCAAGAGCGTGCGCGGAAACTCCTTCTTCATCAGGAGCGTGTACCCGAGAACCGAGTTCGACTCGCCGACGATGGAGCTTAAATGGACGAAGGCGTCCTCGAACCGCTTCATCTTCTTGAAGCGGTTTACGACGACGCCAGTCCTTACGACGTAGAGTTCGTTTCTGGGCCGGACAACCTGGCCTTCAGGAAAGGAACTCCATGGTAGTGAATCTTCCGCGGTCGCCCGCATATTTGGTTCTCCGCCTCACGCAGCAATCGTGGGAATGATGGCGGAGAACTTACCGGAGTTTGCGGTCATGAGGACGAAATTGTCCCAGAACCCTACCGTAAGGTCTCCTGCCTTGATCAGATTCAAGATCTCAAACGTATACCGAGCCGACAGCTTAGTCACGTGCTTTTCGGCATCGGATTCGTCCAGCTGAAGACTGGACTGCGCTGATCCGTGATCAGCCGTAACCTTGATGATCATCTTAGGTCCTTTGATCATCACGTTGAGGTGGGTCTCAAAGCTATTCGAGCTTGCCGTGATCGACGTAGCCTCGGAGATCGCTCCACTGAGCGCTTCTACCTGCGTCTGCACCTCGCACTTACGTGCGTTGTAGTCGATGCCTTCTGCGATCCACGCCTCGATGTCGTCAGGTTCGGTCTGGATCACCGGGTGGTAGACTTCGAGCGAGTCCGTTTTGATGATGAACGTACCCTTGCGTGCGCCGATACAAATCTCGAAGTCCTCGATGCGCCCGAGAATCGTCTGGACGAAAGACGGCTTGAGCAGTACGTCGATGTTCGGCTGAGGAACCGCGAGCTTCTCCTTGTAGAGGGAGGCACGGTATTGATCAGTCGTGCTGATCTTCAACTCCTCACCCGCCTGAATTCTCAGGCCCTGACCGGTACCAGGAAGGGCGGCACCGAAGTTCGCACGCGACACAGCGTTCTTGAGCACCTCGGCAGGGAGGGCGACCTTCGCCTTGAGTTCCTCGACAGGCCGCTGACTCTCAATCTTACCGGAGTCCGCGCCCACATTCAGAGCGCCCTTGAAACGTCCGGCCTTGAAAGACAGCTGCGTACCGTCGAGCAGAAGCTCCAACTTCTCGGTGAACTTCAGCTGCGTGACATGCTGGACCGGTACGACGGCGGACCCAGGAGCCTGCACATTGGCCTCAAACGAAGCCTTCATGTACACACCCTGGTGTCCTGCCTCCACGTACAGGCGACCCGTCTGGTCATCCGCCGTAAGAAGGACATCGATCTCTGCGCCGAAAAGCTGCGCAGCCGTACGCATTGCGTTACGGAAATTGTCAGACTCCAGGATCAGATGCATGAGGTCGTCCTAATGTAGTGACAGAATGCTTGGTTGCGCAAGGCAAACGTACGGACCGATTGAATCGTGTGAATCGCCTCGGCCCCGTCGCAACCCAGTGCATACCGCAAAGTCAGCGCGGTGAGAAGACCACTACGATTCACGCCAGCAAAACACGTGATGAGGATGTTCTTCCCCTCTGCGTGCATCTGGGCCAGCTGTTTCGCTCGCTTGTGAAGTTCAGCCGCTACCGAGTTATTAATCGCGTTCGGCGAATCGTCGAAAGGAACGCGCAGAATGGACTTGCCCCTATCCTCGGGGAGGTCGACGATCGGCTGGTACTCACCTGCACAGAACACAATCACATCCCACTTCTCGAAGAGCTTCGAAATGCCGGTAGGCATTCCGCCCATCCAGATGCGGTCCGTGATCATGTGACAGTCGGTGTAAGGCAAGATGATTTTCCGGTGATCGGACATCAGTATTCTTCGTAGGGAACGTCTGTCACCCTCGCAGGGCCGGTCTGCATGATGTGCCGGGAGACAGGACAGCTTTGCTCACAGTATTCCGCGTTGTGCGGAACGGTATCGACGGGCCACTTCCGACGCTGTTCGCACTTGACGTCGCAGGTGAACTTTACAACTTCTTCGACCGTAGCTTCGGAAGTTCCTCGATCTCCGAAGAACTCGAACACACAGCATGTACGCGGAGGAGTGCGTACCAGGGTCCGAGCGATACAGACGGCCTGGTACCAGCATGAGTTGCAAATGTCACTGACGGGGACAGGAGCCGCACGAACTATGTCGTGTTTCCGTTCCTCGTACTTCTTTCTCAGAAGAGCAGACGTAGAGACGAAATTAGGCATCCTTCTTCTTTTTCGGCTTCCACGGCGCTCGGCCGTTCTCACCGACGCCCCGCGTGAAAAGCTCAAGGTTGCAGCCAGGGCATGCCTGCACCCCTACGCTGTACTGCGTTCCACACGACAAGCAAGTGGAGGTCTCAGGCATCTTCTGGACCTCACCCACCCGCCCGCAAACGCAACGAATCTTGCTCGCTGGAACCTTACCAACCACGGAGTAGTTGGTGCCACAAACGCAACGTACCTGCATGATCTACCTCGAAAGGTAGATAACAGGTTCACTTGTATCTGTAGGTGATGATTCCGTGGCTGAGATCGTAGGGCGACAGCGCTACGTCAACCAGATCGTGCAGGATTACGCGAATCCTGTTCTTGCGCATGTCACCGCAAAGCTTCGCCTTCACGGCGTGGCCCTGCTCAAGCTCAACGGTGAACTGGCCTCCTGGGTGGACGTCAGTTACCTTGCCACTCATCTTTACGTGCGAATCTCTCGGCATACTCTCAGTGGGTTCCCTTCATACTCGGGATGGAGGACCTTCCTCCACCGCCATCATCGTCATCATCCAATTCGCCGCCGAAGTAATCCTCGACGTGCATCCGTTCGAAATCTTCCAGCAGTTGGAACTTGAACGGCGTCCAACCACGGACGGCTGGCTGGTTAATAGTAAGCACGTGAGTGCCTGCCTCTTCCTCGCCGTAGAACCAAGTCCACAGAGTATTCACGTGGTCCTTGATGGCCTTCGCGTAGCGAAGCTCACCGGTTTCCGCGTTCATCTGCGTCGGGGCGATGATGAGCGCATTCATGTCCTTCGTCATCAGCTTCAATTCACGAGCAAATGTGCTGAGCCGCTGCCAGTCGACCGGGTTGTTGGTTGGGTCGGTCAAGAGGTTCAGATAGTCGATGCAGATGACGTTGTACTTGAATGGCTTGAGCTTCAGCCTCAACTGTGAGGTTGTGAGATAGCTCGTAGGCCATACAGTGAACCGGCAATTGTTCTCGATGCCGTGATTCTTGAACGCCTTCCATGCACGACGCATCGACTTGAGTTCGATGGCGGATGCGGTCTTTGTTCTGATCTTGTTGTGCTCGACCTTGGAGAGCTTGGAGATGAGGCGTTCGGCCGTCTCCTGCTTACTCATTTCGAGTGGGATGTAGCACACGTCCTGGTTGAACAGGGTGTACATATTCGACACCATATTCAACGAAAGGATGGACTTTCCACCCTTCGCATGTGAGGCGAGGACGACGAAATCCGTCCCACCGAAGCCGCCCGTACGTGAATCGAAATTCTTGAACGAGGTGGGGATGAGCTTGGGCTGCTCAGGACTAAACACCTCGGTCATGAGGTCATCTGGCTTCTCTGCGCCACGACCGACGTGGAACATCGGTTCCTCGTGAACGTCGCTACGCATGTCCGTAAGGACCTGCTCGACGTCACTCATCAGGTCGTCAACGTCGACCTTGCGCTGGTCCTTCAGCTTCGCCAGCGATTCGCGCGAGAACGTGTAGAAGCGGCGAACAACTCGATAGTGTTCGAGAATCTTGACGAGGTGCTTCGCGTCGTCGACCTGCGAAATCGGGCTAATCGTTGGGGCCTTGAGAATGTCGACGGTCTCCTGTTCGAGACCAGGACTCTCAAGGAAAGTCTGCATGGACGGAAGCTCAAGCGCCGACTTCGAGATCATCTTCTCGATGACAGCATAGGCTTCGTGCATCGGCCTGTAGCCGAAGTGCTCCGCGTTGAGGGCGTTCAGAAGCTCCGTCTTGACTTCGTCGGTACCCTCTAAGAGGGAGAAAACTGCCTGAATCTCAGCCTTGGGCCTAACGACCTTCATGAATGCCTTTACGCAAAAGTCTTCTCGGAGACGATCTTCGAATCCATGTAGAAGATCGCATTGAACTTGAGGCGTAGTTTCTTCGTGATGACGGCAGGGTCCCCCGCTGCACATACCACTCGAAAGTCTGCCTCGTGACAGTACGCCCAGTCGCGCACGAGTTGCATCCGCTCAGGTGGAGCGTCCTCATGCATGTTGATGAGCATGAATACTTGCTCCTCTCTGAACTGGTCCTCAGGAACACGCGACGATTCAGTCACATGAATCCTGAAGCCCTTTTCTAGGGCGATCTTCATGATGTCGTAACCGTAGGAAACGGCCCGGTCGTCATCATGGTCGGACGTAAGCAGGATCAGGTAAGGAAGGGTGAACATTTCGCCCTTCCATACACGATCGAACCACTCATCCTGAGTTTTCGGACTCACCGGTGAGTCCGTGATGTTGAACATCTTGAACTTCGGCGGCTTGGATGCCGGGGGTGTCCAGGCCGTGCTGGGAATTCCAGCACCGTAGTACAAGCGTTCCTTCGGCGTCTTGGCGCGGTGATAGTCCGCGGTACGGAGCCCAGTTCGCATGTGGCCCTACTTTACAGACCGGCGACTTCTCTTGGGCTTCGGCTCATCAAGGCTCTTGCCGTGAATCACAAGCCGGTCGGCTCCCTTAGAATCCGTAACGATTACTCGGTGATACTCGTCACGAAGCTTGTACGCGAGAACCGGATCCGCCTTGAATTCATCGATCGTGAGCACGATCGACTCGATGTATCTATACCTCGCCATCGGTACGGCTCAGCGGCTTTGCCTCAATCTTCGCAAGCGCGTCAATACCGAACAGGTGCTCCGCGCGCATGCGCATGAAGCTGTAGCCCTGCTCAAGAGCGTCATCGATGGCCTTGTGCGTGTGCGGAAGGCTGGTGAACCACCGCTTCGGCCAGCGCCCCTTTGCCGACTCCTTGAACTTCAGGCCCTTCCGGATTGCGTAGACGTACGTCTTTACATCGAGGCACGAATACGAGAAGGGACTCCGCCCATGGTACTTGATCATGTACCAGTATGTGAAGGTCCAGTCGAAGCCTGCGGGAGCACAGACCGCTGTCTTCACGCCCGGGAGACTTTCGACCCAAGCAACGAACGCCGGCATAGCTACCGCTGGGTCCTGCTGATTCTTCGTGCAGTAGTCCCATGCTTCCGGGTTCTTTGCCCAGAACTCGGTCATCGTGCGCTCATCTTGCTTTGCTCCCGTCGGGAGTAGGTTCGCTTCGAAGCTGCCGATAACATTAGCCTCCTCGTCGAACGCTACAGCCGCAAAGCTGAGCATTGAGTATTCTCCGGGAATCGGGCCGTCGGTCTCGATGTCGATCGAGACGAACGTCTCTCTATTGTCTTTCATGGTTATTTCCTTGCGAGGAGCCAGCTATGATTCTGACTGTAAGGACAACGACCGCGTCCAGCGTGTCTGTAGGCGGACGTGTAGGTACGATGCCCGGTAATAAGACTGCGAGCTTCGAACTCTCTGTTACAGAAATGGACGAGCTTAGATCGAAGCTTACCGCTTTGGTGACCCGCGGGCTCGTCGAATATACGGTAGCACCGAACAACGTCTCAGGCGACGACGACCTGGAGTTCGCCACCATCGACTACGTCAACGATAATGGTGGGGGCGGCGGGCCGGGTACGTCAGGAGACGAGCTTGTCGGCTCCGACTTTGATGCAGGCACGGAGCTTACAGGTGCGGGAGGGGACGTCACCATCGACGGTGGTGACGTCACGGGGTCAAACGACGAAGGCCGCTACACGGGCGGCCAGGTTCTCATCAAGGGCGGTTTTGCTGAGGATCATAGCACCTCCGAATTCACATTCTTGGCGGAGGCACACGGCGGAGACATCTACATCGAAGGCGGCGACGCTACATCTGACCAGTCGAACGCCAGCGGGGGTGACGTTTACATCCGCGGCGGTAACATCGCAGGCACGGGCTACGGCGGTGTCTATCTCGATGGGAGCATTAGGATCGGAACGACTCAAGGAACAATTTCGTCAGGCCGTACCATCACTGCTCCCTATCAGGGAACTCCTTGGAATCACAACGGAACGTTCACGAGGAAGGTAAACGTTCGTACAATCAACGGCACAGGGTCTTCCGTCGCTACGGCTTCCATCACAGATCAAATCTTGGCGATAAACACAGCGTTGGGCTTCGCTCACTTTCGAATCTTCCCCGATGGTTACCTGTACGAGCCGATGATCTTCAAGAAGGTCACCAGCGACACCAATCCGATCTTCTTTTCGACGGTGACTGGCGCGGCAGCACGAATCAACGGCGTGCTTTGCCGAGCGAACGTCGACCCACCGTTCCAGCTGCCAGGGTCCGATGCCACGAATTTCCCGTCATGGATGTTGTTCACCGACGGCACGAATCACTGGATTGTCCAGCACACGTACCCGGTGTGATCACAAATCCCCAGAGCTACCTTCGCCTTCGCACTCTTCCAGCCACTCTTTCATCGTCTTAGCTCTGCGCTTAGGCTGCGGCTGGCCTGGCGGCTGGTCGAACTCGAAGTCCCATGAAGCATAGAGCTTCTCACGGAAGCCAGAAGCCGCTCGGTGGAAGTCATTACCCGAGTGCCAAGTGTACACATGCACGCGGGGCTGAGGCTTCTCGTACTCGACGCCGATTTCCTTCAGGTACGCGAGATTATCTCCGGTCAGCTGGCGGCGAATACGACCGACACGCTGCTGCTCCTTCTCTTTCACGAAATTCGGGAAAGGGAAGTGCACGCTGTCCATCGGCGGAATGTTGATGTTCTCATCGATGACTTTGGTCCCGATGATCAGGTGCAGACGGTTCGCCAGAAGCTCCTTGGCGTACCAGTCCTGCGGCTTCATTTTGCTCTGACCGATGATCAGTTCGGCGTTGTAGCCGTGAGCTTTGACCTTGTCTCGAATTGAGAAAGCGTTGTGCCTGCGCTCCGTGATGAGCAAGACCTTACGCCCCTCTTCGATTTCCTTCATGATCTCTTCGAGGACGGCGTTCTGGTAAAACGCATTCCTCGCGAGATAGTTGCACAACATCGGGAGCACGTACCGATGATTGAACACCTTCTCAGGTACGAGGATATTCGTGTGGTGGAAGTACACACGAGGAATCATCTGTTCCTTGACGCCCTCGGCGGTCACAGGCCCGAGGGTGTCGTAGATGGCGACGTGCGTCTGGTCCTTACGCGTGGGGGTTGCGGTCTGTCCGCCACGATAGAAAGGATTGAACGACTTCGTTACCGCGTGGTAGGTCGCGGCTGACTCGTGGTGGGCCTCTTCACACCAGACGACGCCGAAGTAGTTCTTCAGCTTCTTCCTGAGCTTCTTACCCCTCTTGGAGCCGAAGCCCTGATACGTCGCGAAGGTAATCGGGTAGATGGCCCCTGGACGCGATACGAGCTTCCTGTATCGGTTCCCGTGCTCGTCTGTGTCCCATTTCCAGTCGTGATTCAGGACGCCGCACAGATGCACGCCAAGCTCTTCTTCAAGCTCGGCGATGTTCGTGTGCTCGATGAGACCTTCCCAGGCGACCGACAGGTGTCGCGTCTCGTGGGAAAGAAGCAGGGTACGCAGGCCAATCTTTGCGATGAGCCACGCCCACGTGACGGTTTTACCCCATCCCGTAGGTGCCTTGAGCAGACCGTACCCGTGCTTCAGCCAACGACGAACGACCTTCGCCTGTTCCTCGCGAAGCTCACGAGTGCACTTCAGGGGGAAATCGAGCTTAGGAGCCGATCGATTGTCCTGAATGGGATACTCGCCAAAGAGACGCTCAATCTTCCCGAGGTCACCTCGGGCGAACATCGTCCAGTCCTCATCGTGGTCGCGATGAGTCTTGATGATGATCTCTTCAACAACTGGCAATTTCTTCGGGTCGAAATGCTTGCAAACGTCTTCGAGCGTGTAGCCCTTTTCCGCGCAAGTCATCTTCCCTGGCCGCCACTTCTTGTCCCAGAGGTGGCAGTTCGCACACTTCTTTGGAAGGTCGATCTGAGGAACGTAGTTGACCTTCTCGAAGCGATACGTGAAAGCCTCTCGGGCTTCTTCCGTCACGAGGTGACGGGGAACCCAAAGAACGTTGTCTAGAATGAGCGTGTTGTCGTCAGACATTACGTAGACACGACTGTATTGGCGAGCGCCTCGCAGACGATGCGTGACCAGTTCTCCATCCGATCCTTACGAGAGATCAGATCCTGAACGGTGTGCCATTCGATGTCGAGAATGCAGGCTTCTCCTGCTTCAATGCTCGAATCGATCGTCCAGACCTGGACGAGACCAAGGTGCACGCGACTGACGTCGTCGGCATCGGAAATGATGAGACCGACGTCCACGACGTCCTTTACAGTGATGCGCGTTGCAAGCTCCTCCTGGATCTCGCGCTGGGTCGCCATCTGAAGCGTCATCTTGGCGTCAAATTCCTCGCCAACCACGAACGCATCCGATACGTCCACGTGCCCACCGAACCCTAGAGTGAGGCGATCGTGAAGGCGGGCCTCACCTCCGGTAGCTCCGCGGCGGTACACCGCAATCTTGCCTTCCGTGTTGGCGAGAACGATGTACGGAATCAGCTGGCGGAAGCGCGGGTCCTCCTCCGCAAGGCTGCGCGGAACGAACCAGCACGGGATCGAATCAAGCCAGGACAAATTGTTCAGCACCAGCTGCTCGGCGGGTGCGATGTTGAACTTCTTGAGAGTCTCTGCCTCTACGCACAGAATAAGCTGCTTTGAACGGTCCATGGTTCTCCTGTAGTGATTTTGGGCCAGAAAGCAAGAAAGGGCGAGCCGAAGCCCGCCCTTTCTTTTACTGACGCGTATGTGTCAGCCGGTGACTGCCGTGGGTGCACGGTCGGCCGGGCTGCGGAAGCGGTCCCTCTGCTCTCGATTGATGACGTTCAACATGACGCGGAAGCCATACTTCGACGCGACCGCGTAAACAATCGTCTGAATCGAGCGTAGAGTGTTCTTCTTCGAACCCATGATCTTCGCAATCTCGCGCGAAGACCCGCACACCTCAATTGCTCCGGTGTTGCCGTTCGGCGGACACGTCGCGCTGATCTCGATATCCTCGGGATCGTCGACGAGTTCCTCCGCCATGTGCTCAACAAGATCAACGATTTCCTGGAACTTTTCGCTCTGGGTCTGGGGCATGGTTACCTCTTAGCAAGCAGGAAGCTTCGCCTGCCCCAGTTCTTTACAGAGCGCCTAAGAACACATGAAATCGACGTCTTGAATGAGCGACGTGCACTCGAATTCGCGCAGCATGTTGCGGAGCCTGTTGGGCTTGCCCGTGCGCGATCGGACGTCCAGAGCGACGTCCGCCCGAAGGCTTACGACCTCATACATCTTTCGAATCTGCGGCTCGAATTCCTTGAGCTTGACGGCGGTCGTCGCGGGTACGCCTTCGAGGTTCGCAAAGAGGTCGTCAGGCGTCTCTGCGACTTCGAGCAACGAAGCGACATGCTTCTTCAGCAGCCGGGGAACCTTCGGGAGATTATCGCTGGAGTCGCCGTAGAGCGCCTTCGCGAGCGTAATCGAGCGCAGGTTCGGGGTACCGAAGTGCTTCTCGCACGACTTGGCTACGTGTGCGTCGTCGAGAATATCCTGGAAAGACACGATCTGGACGTTCGGTGCGCGCAGGGTCCAGAGGTCTTTATCGCTGCTGAGGATGAGATGGTTCGCGTCAGGGTACATCTTCACCCATGCCGCGATGGCGTCATCCGCCTCAGCTTCTAACGGAGTTACGTCAAAGCATTTGAAGCAGTTCACCATCCGAAGTACGTCGGAGGTTGGATCGAATTCGTCCGGGCTGGCCTTCTTCCGTGTGCCCTTGTACTCGGGATAAGCTTCGTACCGGAGCCGCTCTCCGCCTTCGTAACAGAATACGAGGTCCCCTCCGAACCCTCGCTTCCACTTACACAGCGTGCGAAACATTCGGAAGATGTGGCCGCTCGGATATCCGTCTGCACGGGTGAGATCGCCGGTAGCCGGCTTCACCATCCAACTTTTCCAGAGCGTGTTCTTGAAATCAACGACTACATATCGCTGTCGTACTTCTTCGAAAGACTTCATGCCGCGTCCTTGGACAGATTCGTCAACTTGCGAATCTGCTCAAGACCCTCCCTACACTTTTCTCGTGCCTGCTGCAAACGCTGAATGGTGTCACCGTCCATCTGATCGACGTACACCTCAAGCGTGTCGTCAACGACGTCGTGCACCATGTTGAGGATGTTTTCGAGATGAGATCCGCCGTCTCCTCGTGCGTCGTTGTACACAGCCATGACGCGCAGAGCGTCACGAATGGCCTTCAATTCGGAAGTGTCATGGTCGCTGGCGTTACTTTCGCCAGAACGAAGACGCGTTTCGAGATGACGTGCCCTACGTTCGAGTCGCTTTACAGTGCTATTGATGTCGTGCATGATTGCTGTTCTTCCAGGGCCTTGGGCCCTCTCCGTATCGCTACTATCGGCGGAGTTTGGCTGATAAGTATCAAGCCAAAGGTGTACTGATGGTACCGTCCGGCCACACAATCCACACCGGGCGGTCAACCTTCCTGGCGTACCGAACTGTTGCCCAGGTACCGGATCGAAGTTCCTCATGCATGGTTTTCGGAGTAGCTACTAGGGCCTGTGCATCGTCAACCATCTTGTGGTTACGGTCAAGCGGAGGTTCAGGGGGCGCGATCACCTTGCCGCCCTTCGTGTAGGCTCGTTTTTGCGTGATGTTGCAGGGGCGCTTTCTTACTTCTCGCCCTTGCTCCTCGAACGCAATTACGTGCGCCTCCGCGTCCGCGCCTACGCAGTCTCCGTGAATAAAGACAGAAGGGTCTATCTCAGCAAGAAGCTGGCGGAAAGCCTTTCTTTGGACTTTCGTCATGCCTTCTTGTGTGCCTGTAAACGCTAAGACGTCGATCTGCTTATAGAGATCATCCTCGGGGTTATTTACTGGCGTGAATTTGGGCTTACTCATGCGACCAGACCTCCAAGACAGAATTGCTCGCGTTGCCTCTGCCGTTCATCTGCTGCACCGTATTGCAGATGTTTCACAGATCGTCGACCGCAGCGCTGAGCAGTCAAAGAAGTGGGCGTTGAAGGCGCGTGAGCAGATGCTCAAGGCTGTAGCGACAGTGGCTCAAGGCGCACCTGAAGACAAGAAGGCCGTCTTCGAGCAGCTGATGCAGACGATCAAGAGCTTCGTTCCCGACTCTGGAGTGATTGACCGTGAGGCAATCCCGTCGATGGGCGAGGAACTGAAGAGCGTCGTGGAGCAGCACTCGCCTCCGCTCTTTCAGGGCTTCTTGAAGTTCATCCAGGCTGGCGTTGTTCTTTCACGTCTACAGGACGTAAACCGTACGCAGCTAGCGAAGAACGACCCTCGATACACAGAGAATTTCGAGAAGGCACAGCAGCAATTCGCTGGCGCTATGAAGGGCATGCTCGAAGCGTTGTCACAGGTGAAGGCACCTGAGGCTCCTGCCGCAGCACAGCCGGCCGCCCCAGCAGAGGAAGTGATTGACCCCGAGCAGCTGAAGTCCATTCAGAATCAGCTGGAGGAGGTCGAAGCAGACATGAAGAAGATCGTTGCTGAGATGGTCGGCGCGATCACGAAGAAGCTCCGGGAAGTCTTCATCAAGGACGAAGATTTCCGGGCCGAAATCACGGACAACATTTCCGCGTTCTTCCACAACAATAAGGTCGACCCTCGCCTGAACCGCAGCAAGCAGTTCTACGAGAAGGCACTGCACCTTGAGATGGGAGACGTGCGCGACCATGAGTTGATTGTCGGCAGCGATAAAAACAAGAAGGCGCTCTACTCTGCGTACAAGTCGCTTGTGATGGCAGCGCGTTCGCTCGGCATCGTGCAGTACGCGAAGCAAAGGCCCGAGCTTGTCCTGAAGAGCCCACGCGCACGTGAGCTAGTTCTCAAGGCGCAGAAGATTCTTCAGAAGCGTCGTTCGGACATCATCGAGAAGCTTTCGCAGCTGAAGCACCAGCAGATCGACCAGTCGCCCATCGTCGACGATGACGATAACGAGTGGTTGTCCGTGCTTAGAAGCTGAGTCGAACTCGACACCTCTCTGTAAAGGCGTTAGGACGACGATTGCGTTGTTTCACGCGCGGCTCTGCGCGCGTTATTCGTCGCCGACGTCACCTAACTTCGTCGAGTAGCAGTCTATCTAAAACACAGACGCAGTTCTGCTGCTTCTGCTCTAAAGAGAGGGATCATGAACGTCAAACCTCCTCATGGAACGGATGGCCACAAGGCTTGGATGGTTCGGGAAATCCACCGTGTGGCCACCGAGTTGGGGGTTCCGGTTGGTTTTCTGACGCGCAAGCAGTTCCTGGATAACTCGAATGCCACGCGCACTGATATCGACGCGTGCGCGAACTGGGGCGCGATTCGTTTTCACGCTGATGAGATGCACCGCACCGAGGCACCTGAGCGCGGGTACCAGGCGGAACGTAGGTCGGTGCAGCACGCAAATACGCACCGTCGCGCTCTTGAGCGCCAGATCGGTGATGTCGAATACATCTCGGGTCGGCTCCACTCGGCGCTAGCTGACGCGGTCGTCGCAAACCCGCCAGTTATCTCGAAGTTGAACAAGCCAAAGATTGCGATGTACTCGCCTGCTCGCCGCGAGATTGTCGCGGTGATCAGCGATACCCACTTTGGGCAGTTCATCGACCCTGAGGAAGTGATCGGCCAGCGCTACAACTGGCAGATCGCGGCTCGTCGTATGGCGAGGTTTGCTCACCAGATCTCGACGTACAAGGAGAGCCACCGCAAGGGCACCGCTCTTCGCCTTATCCTCAACGGCGATATCATCGAAGGCAAGATCCACAACGACGACAATGGCGTGGACATGCTCGCGAGCCAGATGGACGGAGCGCGTCAGATCCTCACGTCGCTGATCGATTATCTCCGCCATTTCTTCGAGGTAATTTACGTCGAGTGCACGCCAGGAAACCACGGACGCTGGCCGTTCAAGGGACCTGGTAGGGCCACCGCACAGAAGTACGATTCGGCGGCGACCACGATCTATCGCGGCATCGAGGCCATCTTCCGGGGTGCCACGGATGTCGTCTTCAACATTCCGAAGACTCCGTACAACTCGTTCAAGCTCTGCGGAGTGCATCGCGCATTCGTTACGCACGGCGATACGGTGTTCCACGCAGGGTCGCCCGGGAAGAGCGTCAACGTCGAGCGCCTCACGCGCCAGATCTTCACCCTGGACGCCTCCCGCGTACTCCAGGAGCCCGTCGCCGTGACGATCCTCGGGCACTACCACGTGCCTCTCTGGTCTAAGCTGGAGAACGGCTCTGACCTCGTCATCAACGGATGTGGTTCCGGACTGAATGCTTATGCGCAGTCGATCGGCATCTTCGGAGGAAAGCCCATCCAGGTGTTCTTCGAGTCCACCGACGAGCATGCAGTGGGCGATTTCCGCATGGTTGACCTGACTCCTGCGGACGAAGAAACTCTGCTCGACGAAATCATTCCCACGCCGTCTCCGCTTGGCGTCGCGTTCAGCAAGGTCCCCGCACACACGACGGACTTCTACGCGATGGCTCAGGAGATTTCGAGGCTTTCGAAGCGCTGAACAAATTCCTCGTTATATACGGGGTGTTATGGCTAAGAAAGCTCATGGCACCCCGCTTGCTCTCAGTGATGAGATGCTTTCGGCCCTTCTTGAGGGTCGGAAGAAGCTGACTGTTCGTTCGATTTCCAAGCGCGAGCATTCCCTCTGGGAGACAGAGGACGCTGACGGTTGGCCGATCTACGAAACGAACAACGAACGTTGGGTTCGCGTTAAGCCGCCGTATGGTCCTGTAGGTTCGTACCTTTGGGTGCGTGAATCTTACAGGATCGACGACGGCAACGTCATTTACAAGCACCGGGACGACCCGGAAAATGCATCGTGCTCCGCTAATTGGCTGCCGGTCGTCGGCATGCCTGAGGCGCATTCCCGTATGAAGCTGATCATCACGGGATACCGATTCCTTCCAGGAATTCAGCTTATCAAGACCCGAGACATCCGCGCCGATGGCTATTCCTCGCTTTTGGAGGACAAGCAGAAGTCGAAACTAGATGTCCGGGAGCAGTTTGCACGCGCCTGGAACACCAGGTACCGTGAGGACTGGCAGAAGTGGGAAGCAAATCCTGCTGCCTGGATTACTGAGTTCGAATTGGAGACCAAATGATCAGCAGGCAATACGGCGTGTGGAACGCGGAGACTCTCGCCAAGTCCATCGACACAATCCTTGAAATCGAGGACGTTCGTGCAATTCCAGACACGACGTCCGCTTCGATTTCACACGCTAATTTGCCGTCTGCTGACGTTGCTGAGTTCGAAGCCCTCGGCTGGCGCTTCGTTTCTTCCACCACGTTCGGTGGTCGAGGAGCGCGCGTGTTCCTTAAGAACGGAAGGCTCGCTCTCTCGATGGGAGATGCGAGCCTTCGATTCTCTCTGGGCCTGTTGGACTCTCAGCGGCTGTCAGTATTGAACCGTTTCGGTATGAACCTGAGAGAGCCGGTGGACGTCGACACGAACACGTTCCGCGTGAACATTCCTACGACCTCAGCAGTCGACGTTCTCGCGACCTCAGTCCTTCTCCAGTACACGAGCGATGTCGTGTTCATGGAGCTAGACTTCATCGTGATTTGAGGTCGAACTGCGTCAGGAATGCGCCTGCTGCGTCGGAGATGTAGACGCTGAATCCGATGACCCGAGATTCGTCAGTAGGATCCCGGCGTTCAGAGGTAAACACCTTGGTGCCTGCGCGGGCCTTTGTCACTTCGTCGGAGTACGGAACTCCGCGCATGACGATCTGGCCCTTGGCATTCACCTGACGCCAGCCGGTGAGGCTTCTCATTCCTCTGCTCGCTCGTAGGTAATCGGAATAGCGCACCAGTGCGTCATACCAAGAACCTCGGCGGACGTTCCGTCAATGCGCATACCGAGGTCCTTCAGGTAGACAACGAATCCACGCACTCCCGGGACGACGCTAACTACGTTCTCGTCCCGGCCCAAGAAAGCGCGCAGGTTATCGATTTCCTCAGCCATACGCTCCTGAATACGAGCGTATTCCGTCTTTTCAACGAGGACGCGGGGACCCCACTTCTTGGCGATCTCCATCTCGTAAAGGCTGAAGACGTCCTTCAGACGATCGAGAGCTTCATCGACCGTCATTGCCTGCGTCGCGACACCATTCATGTTCCAGAGACGACCATCGCAGACGACGTTTGCGACTTCGCTCTCTTCGTCGTCAGTCGCGATGAACGATACGTATCCGATGAGCGCAGGCTCGACGAACGGCATGAGGATGCGCTGGACCATTTCCCGCGCCCCTTCCGAGCCCGTCACACCGATTTGGTGGTTCATGTTTTCGTGGAGCCACTCGGCGAGGAGATCGAATTCCTTCGCCTTGGTCTGCAACAACTCGTAGTCGGCAGGAGTAAGCTCGACGATCCGCTTTTCCCAAACACGCTTTTCAGTCATTGGACCTCACAGGAAGAAGCTTTCTCCAGTAGGAGAGCAGCTGGTCGACGCGCTCAGACGTAAGCGGGTCCTGCTTCGGGAAATCCGTACGGTATCCGGGAGGATTACCCCACGGGTCCCCGGTGATCATGATGGAATACGAAGGGAGCGAGATCGGACGCACGTAGTGCCACCCCTTTGGATCTAGCATCGCATACGTCATCGTCCCGCTCATCTGGAGCACCGTCGTCGCGCTCGGGGAACCGTCACCCCTCTCGTCGCTCCCTACGCCCATCTCATACATGCCGCCGTTCGGCAGCACACGAATGATCGAGGGCCAAGGATGAGGATGCCACAACGCCTGGTGCCTTTCGCACGGATAGATCACGTGCAAGAACACCCGATAGCTGCACTTGTTGTACGAGAACGGCTTCCAAAGTCGTTCAACGTGCGGCTTTTCGTACGTGACGTGCAACGTATTCCACATGTCCGGGTGATTCACCCAGTGAGGCAGGAATTCGTTGTGGATGAGGTCGAGGACAGAGATCCAGCTATCGAGCTTTTCCATGCGTCGGCTTCGGAATCGTGAGGTCGTGGACTTTCATCGCGAGATCGTACTGACCAGCAAGAGCGAGAATCTGCATCACCGGGTGACCTACGATGTTGTGGACCACCCAAGCATTCTTCGCCCACTTCATTCGGTGACCCTCAAGGAGACTGGCCTTGACGGACATTAGTGCCTCGATCGCATTGTTCTCCGTGCAAGTATGCACGCAGCCCATGTCATCGAACACAAGAACCTTCGGGATGCTCGCGTCCAGGAGTGTGGCGTGCGAGATGTCCTTCAGATTGACAGCCACGCCCATGTCAGTTCGTACGAACTGAGGCCGCTTCGACATACGCTCAACGGCCTTGACCAGTCTCTCTAAGAGGTCTCGCATTGCATTTCCTTCTTCAGCTTGTTCCGAAGCGACTGCAGCTTCAGCCACATGCTCGACTGCTCATCCGATAGCATGTCGATGAGTGAAGGACCGTCAGAATTGAGGATGCTCGCCTCAACTTGCTCGTGAAGGTCCACGAACGCCTGCAGAAGATCCTTCGACACAGAGATCTTCTCAGGACGTTCGGGGTCGTCTGCGAGAAGAGGCCCCTTCGGATCCAAGTACCAGCATTTGTAACAATCGCCGCACTCAGACCCGAGGTTGTAGCTCCCTTTACACAGATGGACTCTACGCCCTACGACGGCGTAGATCTCAGCCGGGTCTTCGACGATCAGGCGGTACTCATGCTTATTCAGCCCGAGAAAATCGTGGAGCGGAGGCGTCGGGCCCTCCGCGTCATGCCATTTGCTAACCTGATCGTCGAAGAGTTCAGCGAGATATTGCCGAACCGTATTGACGCTGCTGGACTTGTCGAAGTCTCTGATAGCTACTTCGATGAAGATCATGCGATTTCACTCGTCGAGCGCTGCAGGTCGAACTTATCCTCGATGAACTTGATCACATGCTGCGGATCGACATTTCGGTTGAACACGATGTTCGGTCCGTGCTTGTCGAGCATCACAGCCTTGATCGAGCCGTCAGCATTCATCGCCTTCAGCCCCTTCGAGGTATTCTGACCGCACTCGTGGGAGCCGCACTCGTACGGGCGCTGCTGAACGACCGGTACGTCCCACACGCCCTTCTTGAGAGGGCAATGGAAATGAACGATCGAGTCGAGGTCCTTGTGGTCCGTGAAGATCGACCGCTGCGATTGACCTCCGACGGAGGGCCGCGCACCGTAGGCGATGACATTATCTTCGCCCAGAGTCTGGATGCGAACCATACCTTTCGTCTTCAGGTCGGTGTTGAAGTTCGAGCGCCGAATGCTGGTGACGAATTCCCCATCCTTCAACTTGAAGGCGAAGTGTCCGACGGTCTTTCCCTCGAACGGCTTGTACGCACCCCGCTCGATGCAGTAGCTGACGACGGTCCGGAGAGCCTCAGGAACCTCCGGGCTGTCGAACTTGACGAGTTCACCGTCGACCACGGTCGAACGAGTGAATCGGAGCTTGCTCCGCATTCCTGCCATCTCGACGAGGCCGGCGATAGCCGCCTCGCGGTCGTCCGTGACGTGGTAGGGCGCTTCCTCGGGCGTGATGACCATGTTCAAGCGGGTATGAACGTCATTCGCCAGAACGAGGTTGCAGGAATTCTGCTTACACAGCCCAAGGCCGGCACGGAACTGTTCCTCCGGAGAAACACCCGCAGTGGTCTTGAACCCGACCAAGAAGATATCCTTCCGGGTCTTGCGGATCTTCCGGAGGACCTTCTCAGCCGGCGTCAGCTTGAGGTACTTCACGCCTTCGCTGGTCTTGAGCCGCGGCTGGTCCTTGCCCGAAGGGCTTCCCTGGAAAGAAGGCACAGCCTCCTTGATTCCCCAGTCGACAGATTCAACTGAGGCACCAAGCTCCCCGACCTGTCCGGTGAAATCACAAAGGGCCGCACCCATGAACACGATCGAGGGCGTGGGGTCGGCGACGATCTGATCGATCACACGCTCGATATCTGCATTCGTTTCGAGCTTGGACTTGTTCGCCGCCATCTTGGTCAGATGGAGCTTCACGTTGCAGTCGTTGAACAGAGGGTTCGGCCAGTAATTGATCATCTTCTCGATCATACGGCCGACCGTGCCGTACGCAGGGGCAGCCAGAGCGAGATGCGGACGGACATGATAGACCGTGCCACCAGCGAAGATGTGAATGTTCCGCATGTTTTCTCTCACTTCCAGATGGGGTAGCGAGGCGAAAGGAGCGCCTTGCTCAGACCCTTCAGGTATTCCTTCCCGTACTGACCCGCTTCGAGACCATCGACCAGAGGCTGAATTTCTTCGTACCAACGCCACGCCGCACGCTGCAGGCTCAAGGCGCCAAGCGCAATCGCTGCGACCGTGTCGACGTCACCGCCGAAGTTTACACACTCCTTGAGAAGTTCGATAGGGTGTCGCGTCTTCCGCAGAGCCGTCAGCGCAGCAAGTACACAAGGGATGCCGTCCGAGGAGACCCGGCCCTCCCACTCCTTGCGCCAATCCATGTTTTCCAGCGCCTTGACCTCATCGGTCTGATAGTGCGACGGCCAGTCAGGGCGGTTGATGACGTGGTTCTGAGCGTGCTCCATCACGGACTGAATGTACTCCGCGACGTCATGAGACGGTCCCTTGTTCCAGTAGTAATAGTGGCCAATCAGACCAGCTACCATCGCCGACAGGAGCGCTTCAGCGGTGTCGTGGGTCACCGTCGAATGAGCAATAGCTCTGTCAATGACGTGGCCGTCGTACTCGTAGACAGCCAACGGCAGCGATCTCATCGCACACCCAGATCCCTTGCTCTTCGACCGGGTAGGCTGGAGCAGCTTGAATAGATCCTCGCCGTCCTTCGCTTCCTTGAGAGCGTTGTAGATCCGCTTTGAATACGTGTCACGGGGGTCCGCCTGGAACACGTTGAGAAAGCGCTGTGCAACACGAAGAGTGTTCCAGTGCTTGTACAGCATCGTCGTATCGATGTAGTACCCGCGATACTTTTCGTAATCGACCTCGGTGTAGTTCCCGACCTCGTCCATCTCTTCAACGACGATGGACGCGATGGCGATGCTCATCTGCGTGTCGTCAGTGTAGTGGCCCGGACCAAGCGTCGACAGAGCGTGCGGGTGGTAGCTCTTCGCGTCGTTGTGTTTGCTGATGAAATCAGCGGGCTTGAATTCGAATCCTGCACCGTAGGCGTCGCCCACAGCGGTCCACAGAAGTAGCATTGAGACTCTCCTAATTCAGAAATGACGCTTCAATTTCTGCCCCAGCAGAAGCATACATTCCGGACGTTCTGCCCACCTACGATAGGGGTACCGTGTGTACCTCTTCTTTACGTAGTCTGGCAGTGTGTCCAGCACGCCGTCTTTAGCGGTTTCCCAGAGGTGCTTCTTGTGCCTCTCCATGCTGGAATAGCGCTGGTCGAAACGATCGTCAGCCGACTTCCAGTCTTCTACCTGAGGAGGTAGTGAGAACTTCTTCACCAAGCACACCGTTTCACAAGAGTTCGTTTTCGGCTTTCTAGGCGCACTGTGCGCATTGGTTCAACGACATTCTTGCGAACTTCTGGGCTTCTCGGGCGGCCCTTTCGTCCCCGATCCATCATCACAGTCCGGCCAGGGCAGGATAGTTCCTGCTTGACCTGCTCGACTGGGGGTGGATCGAAGAACTTCTTCACTTCCCGAGTTTCGCCTTTATCGCTTGGAGTTCTCGTTCGAGGTGTTCCTTCTGGCTCAGAAGGAATCGCTCGTGACTTGCTGCGCGCTCTTTCGCCTTCTTCTGCTCGTGCTCATTCAGATAATCTCTGACGAGCATGATGGGCTGTTCCGTGTGGACGAATTCCACCTCGACGACCTGTGTGCCTTCAGGGTACCCGCTACGGGTATGAGTGCTGTAGATTCCCTGGAGGTGGGTCAGGACGTGACCTCTATTCGTCCAGAGCTTCGCCTTCTCAAAGGCTACGCGACGCATTCTCGGGCCATCACTGTAGGTGCCGTCGGGAAACTTGATTGCGTACCGTTTCATGAGTCTTCGAGTTGCTCCCAAAAGGGCACGTCGTGCCAGTGTTTCAGGCGTATGCGGTCACGAATCAATGAGACGAACGGGTACTTGCGACTGCCGTCGCTAGGTCCAGAGTTCTTGGCCCTAAAATGCGCAAGGGGCCTTTTTCGGGCCCCTTGTGCTTGTTTCCTAGCGTTGTCCCATCGCTCTTCCCACGTCTTCAAAACTTACGCCTCAATTCGATTTTCTTCGATGGGATGGCGTTCTTTTTCTTGACGCTGTCGGGGACGAGGGCGTGCCACTTACTCATGCGAGCGAGTGTGCGCTCCACCCAATCTGCCGACCTGGATTCTTCAAGCTCGTCGAGAAAGTCAGGCTCGTCGTCAAGGAAGACGTTCTTCACGGCTACTTGCGGGCCTTCTTCGCTGGGACCTTCGAGCCTACAGCGGCCTTGGCCTTCGGCTGGTGTCGAACGAAGCGCATCTCGGTGAAGGAGAGCGACCAGCCGCCCTCATCGAGATTGATCTTGTGAGCAGCAACGAGATCGTTCGTGTAGCTCTTGAGATCAGCCTCGGTCTGTGCGATGAGCCCACGAATCGTCGAGAACTGTGATTCGCTCTCACCCTTCAGACGCTTGTACTCCGCCTCAAGCTTGTCCACCTGTAGCGCGATCTCAGCAATCCTGAGCTTGTTGTCGTTCAACATACGGGTGAACGCCGAAAGGCGTTCAGCCTGCTCTGGGGTAAGGTTACTGCTGCTTACCTCAACCAATTCCTTAGTATCCTCAGACATGTTCATCCTCTTTGAGGGTCCTGGACCCTTTACATAGTATCGTCGGACTTTCACCTAGCCAAGCCGAAACGAATCAATAGCACACGAAGCGCCTGATCCTTCTCAGCTGGCGTCATTCTGTCGAATTCCTTGATCGTAGCAGGAGCGCGCCTACGAGCCTCGCTCTCACGCGCTGCGCGTGCTTCCGCGGCTTCCTTCTTCGTTGCAAACGAAGGACGGTCTCTCAGCCTTTTAACCTCGGCCATTGGGCTCCTCCTGAAGAATCGTGCGTGCGGCGTTGAAGCTGAAGGGATTGACTTCTCCGCCTCTCCAGTCCGCCCACACTAACGTAATCAGATTCTCAAGACCTGCATCCTTGGGAGATAGCGTAACCTCCGCGGGGTTGCGCTCATCCACGAAAAGCTCCACCTGATCGGTGTCAGGATCGCGTGCGACATAGATGACAACAGTCAAGGGGGCTGCGCTCAGTGTTGGCGCGTACGTTGATTCCCCTTCGAACGAAAAGGAATGACCTCGCACACTCCCACTGAACGGAGCGATCTTAAGTACGCGGGTAGTAGAATCCCACTCGACAGATGCCTCGAAGAAATTCGTAACACTACGGCTAATGTGGTATACCGGTTCCATATCACTGCTGACCTACGAGGATGAACGACACAGACTTTACTGACGTTCCGAGAGTAAACTGGGTGCCTGCATCGCCGTCGAACATAGCGATCTGGAACGAGCCTACCGCCTCGGATGTTACGACCGCTACATCATTTACACCATCGGCCGCTGTGCATACGACCGAGTAGTTAGCGTTAGCTAGGTCCGTATTGATTGTGAGCAGGATGTTGTTGCCAGAGATTGTGGCGGATGTGATGTTGAATCCGTCATTGATCGTAACTGCGCCCGCTCCGGTGGTCGTAAGCTTACCCCAACACTTGATGATGTTCTTTTCGTACAGAGAGTTGGCTGACGCGGCCGTAGTAGCGGTCGGATTGCCGTCCTGCATAAACAGACGCGAAGCTTCGGCTACGGCTCCAGTATTGACGAAGTAGGCCGCAGCACGACCACCGCAGGTAAATCCGACTGAGTTATCGGCTGGGTTGTAGATGCCGGTAGAAACGTCGCCGGTCCATCCGATGTTTGGCGAGGTCGCCGACCCGAAATTGAAGAATCCGATATCTCCGGAGGTGGCACCTCGGGAAATCTGCAGTGTAGCTACAGTACCGCAAGTTACACCGATGACATTTGGTGACTGTGAGTAGAACCCCGTGTCCGTGTCCGTGGTGAACACGAATGATGGATCAGTACCGCTGCCGTCAGGCGCAATGAATTGGTGTGATGTCCAGGTATTACCGAGATTGTCAACGAAGAAACGCGGCACCGTTGTAGGTACAGGGCTCGTTGTTTCAAGCCAGAGAAGGTAATTCCCGCTCGCACCCACCGCCGTTTCAGTTACGTTGAGCGAGATTCCGCGGTAAACGTGGGGCCCCTGACCTCCTGGCCAGTTCACCGTACCCTGGAACTGGAAGAGTGTTTCAGTTCCGATGGCTGCCGTCAGAAGATGACGCCAACGCGAAACTTCGGATCCGCCGACCGCGAAGCCGAGGATATTCGAACTCGGACGGAACAGGCCCACGTCCCCGTCAGTAAGGAATGTGTACGCAGGCGCAGATGCTGAGCCGTCAACGAGATACAGCTGGTTGTTGTACAACGTGGCGATGTTCGTTCCACCGGTAGCGAACGAGATCGAGTCTGGGATTCCCCTGTAGAGTCCTGTGTTCGTATCGTCGGCAAACGCGAACGAGGGTGAACCGACGAGACCGTCACCGGAAAATACGCGAGTTCCGTAGATGTTGTTCCAACGTGCCAGAGTAGAGCCAAGGTCGTACGTCGCGTTAGCTCCAGGCAAAACAGCGGCGTCGTTATCACTCATCGTAACGATCTTGGACGACAAGACCGTGAAAGTGAGGTCGGAACCCGTCAGGTACATTCCCGTACCCGGTTCGTTCTCGAAGGTGAACGCAGGATTCGCATTATCTCCGTCGGCAGCCGCGAAGTAACGCTCGACGTATGCACGAGCGAAAGGCTTACCGATGCCGTGAGTTGCTCCGGCAGTATCGTCGCCAAGCCAAGACAGACCGGATCCGTAGGGGACAATAGAACCGTCAGCAGCGATCTTGATTCTGCCCCCGCCCGCCATAGCGAAAGCGATTTCACCTCCGTCGCTATACATGCCGGTTTCTGGGGACGATGCGAACGCATACGTAGGAGCAGCACCCGAACCGTCGGGCGTCATCACCACGCCTTGCGACGAGATGAAGAAATTCGCACTTCCTCCGTTGCGTCCGATGAGATACCCGGAGAAAATACCAGTCGTCGTTTCCGTAACGTTGACGTTGATTCCCGTGAAGACTTCAAATCCGGTCTGGGTGACCGTCGCGTCGATATTGAGAACTGCCTGGTCTCCTGACGTCCCTCCATCAAACGTGCGACCGTTGAACCACGCACGAGAGACACCACCTACCTTCAAGTCGAGAAGGCGCTGATCTCCCGAGCCAAGAGACGTTTCCGTCGTATCAATTTCAAGAGCAGTGAATCCGGACGTCGATGCAACCTGGTTGACTGTTCCTGCGATGCGAACGAGCTTCTGTGTCCCCGCTCCGGTTGCCGTGAAGCTTCCGACGTTATCGAGCGTGATGGCAGGGTTCGTAACGCCATTGGTTGCTGCACCTCTAAGGCTGAATAGAGCGTTCGCAGTAATTGTGCGAATCGTACTCGTACCGCCAATGATCTGCAGATCCGCGGAAGTGAACCTTACGCGAGAAGCCCCACCAACGACAGCGTCGAGATTTCCTGCACCATTCAGGAAGAATCCGGTATTCGTTTCGCTGGCGAACGAAATAGATGGTGCGGACACACCAGAACCGCTGGCGAACAGTACCTGCGGATTTGCGCCTGTCGGGGCCTGGAAGCGAACTACTTCGAGTCCGTCTCCGGTCACTCCGGTGATTCCGTTACCTGGACGCCAGAACCCTGTGTTCGGGTCATTGGTGAACGTGATAGATGGCGTTCCTACAGCACCATCAGCGAACGTTCCCGAGAACGCACCCGTGATGTTGACGGCGTACAGGTTTGCCCAGCGTTGAGCAGGGGAGCCGAGGTTGCGCGTGTTGTCGGCTTCCGGCAGCCAGTTGCCCGTTACCTGCGAATTCGTTGCGGTGAAGCGAACGCGCTCCGCACCGGCCGTCGCGATTCCGTACACGCCATCGCTGATGAGGTAAGAACCTGTGTCGATGTCGTTGATGAACGAGTTCGACGGAGAGCCGACAGTTCCGTCAATCCCACGAAGTCTTCCTGCATCCGCGCCACCTGTCAGCACCAGCTGCGACGCGCCGCCCAGCTGGAAATCGAAGAGCTTGTACGCGCCAAGGCCGGTCGTAGAGGTCTGCGTGATGTTTAGTTCTAGGCCGGTGAAACCAAGACCAGCTGTTGCCGCTGTATGGTTCACAGTGCCCGCAGCACGAACAAGTGCCTGAATTCCTGCGGTAGCGTTACCGAACGCCGTCGCGCCTCCTGTGCCGTTTTGGAGGAGAACAGCTGCACCTGCTGCGACGGTGGTAATGTTACCTCGAATGAACATCGAGCCGTTCGTGGCTGATGTATTCACAATCGGCGACGTACGTACCGACGTGATCGCGTCGCCCGTAATCACCCACCGCTGCGTGCCCGAAATTGTGAAAGACCACGCATTTGCTGCCGAGCGGTACCAGCCGGTCGTGGTGTCTCCAGTGAAATACAGAGCAGGGGCACCGACTGCGCCTACAGGAAGAACGATAGGCAGCGTGGAAGTAACGAGCGTTGTGCTGACAGACAGGCGGTCGGTGCCTCCCGTTGTCAGATGGATCGTGTCCGCAGCAGACTGCCTGAGGCCCGTGTCTAAATCGCCGATGAACGAATAGACTGGCGACGCGAGTGCGGAGGTTCCCGCAATCTGGCCAGCACCAGTGACCTGTAGGCGCGCATTCGACGAGCCGTCTTGAACGTTGAAGACTAGGTCAGTTCCGGTGACCGCTGCTGAAGGATTGACAACCAACGGTCCCGTCGTGGAACCTGATGGTCGAATCGAATTGATGAGCAGCGCATCCGCAGTCTGACTAGCCTGACGCTGAACGTTAACGGTGCCAATGTTTACACCAATGAACTTCAGGTCAGCCATTGCAAAGCCTCATAACACTGATTTCAGTTGATCACAAGGACTTCACCCACGTGAATGACGTATTCCGTCGCACTGTAGGCATAGCCGATGCGAACAACAGCGTCTCCCGAAGACGAGAGAGGCGTGTTGACTGGTCGTCCGGCTGCTCCCAGGTAAAGAATTCCCTGTGTGAACGTTGCGCCGGCATCCGTGATTCGACCCGCGGTAACGACGCGGGCTGTGACGCTTCCTCCTACGTTACCTGTACCACCGCTCACCGCAATTCCAAGAACGTTGGAATTAGCGTTGCCCGTGCCGTTGGCTCGCGTGCAACGGCCCGCGGTGGCCGACGCGCCGACGACTTCACCTGCGGCAATGGTGACGCCGTTCTCGATCGGAATGTCAACCGCGACGGCGTCTTCAATATCGAACTGCAGCTGCGTCCAGCCAGACGAGCCAGCGTCGCCCGTCTTGACGTAGACCGAACCGCCAGAGCCCGTGCCGGTCCGCAAGTACAGCGAACCACGAGCAGGAGCCGTTGCTGTTGGTACCTGAGTACCTGTTCGAATCTGAAGGGCGGAGACGTTCACACCAGCGCCCGTGACCGCCATATTCACCAATGTCAACTCATCGGTGCCTGCGCTGGACGCGGTCGAGAGGCTGAGAGGGGTTCCGCTGTTCGCTGGATGCGTCACGGTCATTGTGCCGCGGTGAGACCACGGGACGCCGTTGCTGGTCGTGTGACCCGACGTGATCGCTGCCGTGCGTGTGGAGGACGTGCCGATGAGGACAGATCCCGACGCCGCGCCAGCGGCTGTAGCACCTGCGTCAATTTCGACGTTACCACCGGCTCCCGCGTTACCCGCGCCACCGCCGCCAGCACCACCGAAGATCTGAATCGTACCACCGACGCCTGCGTTCTGCGCCGCGCTGGCGTTACCACCAGCACCACCAGTCAGAACGATATTTGCGCCAGCGCCACCAATGCCTGATGAGCCTGCGCCACCCGCACCACCTGTAACGGTGATACCACCACCTGCTGTGCCCGCAGCAGCGCTAAGACCGCTCTGACCAGTGACCGTGACGCCAACACCCGCACCCGAGGTCGACGCGCCCGCAGCGGCAATGGAGAGCGCCTGACGGTATAGAATTGACCCGGGGCGGAAACCTAGTCCAGTCGTTGTCGACCCGACAAGCATCACGTCGGACGAAGCGTTTGCGTGTGTTGCTTGAACCGCTGCGGTAGTCGAACCGCCAGCACTCATTGCTACGCGCAAGCCAAAGGCATTTGCTTGTGACGATGCTTGGGCTACGTCAACGCCGATACCGGTGGCAGTTGCTGACGAATTCGAGACACTGACGAGAGCACCGCTACCCGTCCCAGAAGTACGAGTAAACTCAGCCAGCGCAGAGGAGTTCGAATCGGTCGTGGTGACGCTGAGAGCTTCGTCGGTAGCGAGGCCCTTCGTAATAGCAACAGCCCCGGACGACGTCGTGATTGTCTGGCCGTTTGTGTACGCATCCTGCAGCGACGTGATGCCAGAACCGGTTGTTAGTTGCGACCAGGCAGTGGCACCCGCGCCTGTCTTGATCCACGCCGTACCGTTCGTCTGAAGCATCAGCGAGCCGGCAGGCGGGTTATACGTGCCGTTCGTACCGTTTGCGGCAGGGCTGACGCCTGAACCAATTACAAGGTGAACGGCGCCGTTGGTGCCGAACGTGGGCGAGTCATTTGGGTCGAGGATGAGCGAGCTTGCGTAGCTCAGATCAGTTCCGTCGACCCAGCCCCGCGCCATTGTGACGGTATCTGTATCGTCGTCACCGAATGTGATAGATCCGTTGACGTTTGATGGGCCCGCGGAGACCAGCGCGGTGCCGCTCACAGTCAGGTCACCCGTAACCGTCAGGTCATTAGCGACGGTAGCGTCACCCGCTCCTGTCACAAAGAATCGTGTGTTACCTGAGCCATCACGGACCTCGAAGATTCGATCCGTGCCAGTAACAGCTGCCGATGGATTGATTACAAGGGGCCCGCTGGCCCCACCGCTTGGGCGCACTGTGTTGATCAGCAGCGCGTCAGCGGTCTGACTCGCCTGCCGCTGGACGTTGACTGTGCCAACGTTGATGCCGATGAACTTTAGGTCAGCCATGCGCGGTCCCCATCTGCCTCATTCAAATAACGGGTAAGACAATCACCCGAAATGAGGGTGGTAGACAGCAGGTAATGGGACCGTTGCGTGGTCAGTTGTCTCGACGAACAGCGGAGACCCGCTGATGCTTCTTGCTTCGTACAAAGCAAAACTCCGGGCATACGGATAAACCTCGTCGTTGAGGTCGATCACGATAGACCCGGAGCTTGGTAGCTTTGTGTAGACGAGGAAGCACTGATTACAGCCTTCTTCCTCATCGCAATTTGGGCAAGGGCATGGTTCTCCCGGCTTGTTGATCGGGAGTTTGATGGCCGAGCAAGACCCGAGATACTTAAGACGCATCGGGCACCCGAATGAAGTCGTACTCCCGTGTCCAGGGATCCTTGCGGTACTCAAGGTGCGACTGGGCTACGGGGTCGGTTACTTCGAAAGACTCACCGGGCGCAAATGAGATCTCAAGCGTTCCGCGCCCCGTTGGGATGCGGACGATGAACTTACCGGTGGACTCCACCGGCGCGTGCGATCCTATGTACTTGTAGCGCGCCACGGCATACCTAAGTAAGCCGTTTTTGGCGGGGAACTTAGTCGTGCCCTACGATGTCCGCGTGAGTTCTCAACTCATGCGTGTCGTACTTCTTTCTCGGGTTGCCCCTACCGTCAACGTCGCGGCGGTCGCTGAACGTGCCACGGAGCACGTCTTCATTCCGTACCGTGTACTTGGGCATGTAGTACCGAAACGGATTCTTCCGCCCGCGATCCCTGAGGTCTTGTCGTTCATCGCCCTTCCGCAGGCAGTAGAACGACTTCTCTCCTTGGAGACTCTTCATCGATCGTAACGTCCGAAAAACGTGTGCTTGAACACGTCTTCCATACCCCGACTGAGGGTCATCGAGTGCACGGGGAACGTCTCCAAGGGGAACTCGGTTGCCGCGATTTTGCTCTGAAATCGCACCGAATTCCGCTTCGAAATACCGACGAACAGCAACTGATCAGACCTATTCTCCGCCCAATTGTGCTGGATAGAGTGCGCCAGTTGGCCTCCGGAGAAGGCGTGGGCCACGTCGTCGTTGAACCAATTCAGGTCCTTGTAGGACACCCTGCGCACGTAGAATTTGGGGTCGGAGGTGTCGATTTCGAGCCTCAGCGGGTACCTCCGCGACAGCACTTCGTGCGTCAGATCACCCAGAAAATCAGCGATTTCGCGCCTATTTCCGGGCTGGAAACGCCAGGTTTTCAGGGCGATCGGATGTCTCCTGAGGCGCAAAGTAAGCGATTCGGACTGCTCGATAGGATGCCTTACGAAGCTGATCGCGTACCGTAGAGTCGCTACGGTGCGACCGACGAGCAGCCTGGATACGATCTTGTGCGCGTTAGACGCGATCAAGAAATACCCATTACCCCGGTGCTCCTCCTGATCACGAAGGAACGCATGCTCCATCTCCTGGAGACTATCAGCGATCGAGGCCACGGTTCATCTCCTCCCAGATACGAAGATCAGAGAAATCGGTGTCGCGGTCAAGGCCGCTGTTCATCTCTGCCCAGATACGAAGCTCCAGCGACGAGAAATCACAATCGCAGTACACGCGATTAGGATCGAGCGGAGCCTTCGGCCCAGCCACGACGCCAAGCTCCATGGCCGCTTCCATCAGATGGTGCGGGATGATTCGCTTAGCGACATGATCCGGCATCGGAAGAGTCTGGAGCCGGAACTCAGAAGGTTTCCTGCCAGTGCGCTTCATTGCTCTCTCCTCTGGAAACAAAAACTGAAGGGATCAAATAGCTGCCGAGCCAGAGAGTCATTCCGCCAGGAATGTAGAAATTGTAGTCAAGCTGGGTGCCCCTGACGTTCTCGGAAACACTGATGCAGCCGTCTACGCTACCAGGCAGGGAGATGTACTTCTGGTGCGCCTGAGCCACCAGGAACTCAGCCAGGAAGGTACGCGCCACAACGATGGCGTGGTCCCGCGAGGACGGCTCGATGGCCATCAGCGTCCGATCCATGTATGCAGACGCCCAGTTGCGAAACATGTTCGCGGCGATCGTTACGTGAGCCAGGTCATCACTCTGCGGGGGCATACGAACCTCGTTTGTGGAGATACGAACCCCATTTACAATCCTGCCCGGAATTAGACGTGGCTTCGGTAATTCCGGAGCCTTAACGAAGCGAGGCGGGGAGTACCCGCCTCGTTCTGGAATGTCCAGCGTCGCAAACCACATGACCACAATGATCGTGATTCCGACGTAGATGAGCATCATTTAGTGTCGGACAGCCTCTTCAGGCGCCGCCTCCTGCTTTAACATACCATTCGGCGGAGGTGCGATCGAATCCTTCTGCCTGAGCGCTTCCTGCAGTTTCTTCTCGATCAGTCGCTCGACTTCTAGCATCTCTGCCCTACGAGCAATGTGATATCCGTACAGCGTAGCGAGCATGAACGGAAGGAAGAGCCAGTAGATCGGAATTGCTACCTCATTCACGCCCGACTGGAACAGTACGAGGTAAAGCAGGCCGAGTGCCGGAACACCAATGAGGACGAAGCCGAGAAGCTTCATGACCTCAGGCTTGTTCTTTTCGAACCAGGTGGTCACTTCGCGCTCCGGACGTACGGGTTGTGAGCCCACCCCTCGGTTTCAGCGAAATCCTGAGCGCGCTTGATCTGCTTCCTAACGAAGCTAACGGAAAAACCAAACTCGTCAGCTACGGAAAGAAGCGTCTGGCCTCGGGCCCACCGGGCGGCCATTTTCCGCGCGAGTTGCATTCCTTTATGCTGGTCGCATTCGACCTCCCACGACCCTACGAAAGCCACGTGCTCTCTGTAGCAGCCGCAGGGGCGCATCTTACTCTTCATCTTCGGAATCATCGCCGCCCCTATCCATCCTTTCGAGCGCAGCAACTCCAGACCAGAAAACGTCGTCGTATCTCGGTTCCGGCTGCGGCGAAACGTAACGACGTCTGCGTTCGCGCTTCTTGTCCTGTATGTGACCGATACGCGTGCGAAGAGCGGCGAGGCGGGCCTCTCGGTCGTTGATTCCGGTCTCGACTTCTTCTCGATAACCGTCAGCGCACAGGTAAAGAGGCCCCTTTTCGTCACTCATCGCCGGTTCCTGACACCCTTTGCAGCGGTCACGACCTTCTTCGGATTCACCTGAGCGAGCGCAGGCCGCTTGCCCGAAGAATCGGTGGAGAGCGGGAAGGTGTACGAGGGATTCTTCAGCGTATGAAGAATTCCGCGCTTCACCTTCGCCGAGAGCTTCGGATCCTTTTCCTTGCCCGAAATCGAAGGAGCGACCCACCCGAGCGAACGCGCAAGGGCGTACACGTTGGCCAAGGACGACCCCTTCTCGTCGCGGTGGCTCTTCTTCCAGTGCTCGTTCGTGAGCGTCTCACGCGCAGGCACCTCGATGTTCTGCGAGGTGAGGAGCTTCGTGAGAAGCTCGTACGCGTAATCGTCCGAAAGACGCTGCACCTGGACGTACTCGCTCAGGCGGCCAGAGCGCACGAGAGCTTCATCGATTTCCGTCTTCTTCGCGTTAGTCGTGGCGACCACACGGATGTCGAGGAGATCGCCCATAAGGCCGGACGTCAGATTCAGCAGCGAGCTAACAGCCGACATGTTATCGGCTGCGCGCTTCGTCAGAATCGAATCCGCGTCCTCACAGATGAGGATGACAGGACCACCGCCGCCGTTGTTGCTCGACAGATTCGTCAGCGTTCCCACGAGGCTGGGGTCGCCGAGCGAAGGAATCATGGCGGGCGGAATGAAGATGAAGGTCGCCTTCTTCACCTCCGAGACGAGGCCACGGATGAGGAAGGTCTTACCAGAACCGGGAGGGCCTTCGAAGAGGGCGAGACGACCGGAAGGCACCGACGAATTCAGATCACGAATGACGTTCTGAATCTGAGGGTGAATCTTCGGGTCGTAGTTCTCCATCGAGATCGGGTGCGCGGCGTACCCAAGCGAGTGAGCCTCAACACCGCCAGGCGTCGACACGAGCACGTATACCCTGCCCGAGTTCTCAAGCTTGCGCGTCTCGAACCACTCGTCGACGACCTCAGCGAGGCCGACCATCTCCGATTCCTCAAGAGTCGCAAAGCTGAAGTTCAGCTGGTCGTCTGCGTGTTCGAAGACGAACGACATTACGCCGTTATCCCAGACGAAATACTCAGTCGTATCTCCGTCGAGGAAGAACGTGCGGTTTACTCGGCGAGCACCCGGCAGGCTGCACATGAAGTCAACGAGCTTCTGGCAGCTTTCAGGGCTCTTTGCATAAGGAGCCGATGCAAACGTCAGCGGGATTCGAGTCTCTCTCCCGCTGAGGTGCGCGAGCATGAGATTCCGCTCAACCCATGCGGCCCACCAGTCATGGGCATCGCCGATCTTGTTGTAGGTGAGCGGAAGGGTCTCGAAGAAGTGGTTGGTGTCAGTCATTTGTCAGAGCCACTCAATCGTAGCAAGGAACGTTACACCTTCGGGCGAATCGGCCCACCGGAGCCAGAGGTCACGAAGGTCATCTGCAGGGTCTTTACAGACCGTCGTCCCCGTAAGTTGCTCCAACACTCCATTCCATACTTTGACGGAATGCTTACAGAAATACGGGCGGTCAATCTCCTCAAGAATGAAAAGGACTGCCTTTGGCCCGTACATCAGCGCGTAGTGAGGAGGGACGTTGTCATCAAGGACGTCCCTCATCACGTTGCGAAGCAACTGGTACTCACTCGCTGGGAAAAGATCCGAGGGAGTATCGCGCAATTCGTTCCTCTGCGTCATCTCTCTGCCTCTCCTCCGCAAACTCTTGACCCCAGTTCACCTTCTTAGGAAGAACAGAACTGGAGTGGAAGAGTTCGAACTTGAATTCCTCGGGTGAGTGAGGACTGGATCGCATCAAATTGAACGCGACCTCTCGGGCCAGCGCCAACGCTGCGTCCACAGATGACGCTTCCAGGAACTTGATGTCCCAGAATCTCTGATCGCCCATAGGGGCGTTAATCATCAGGATATATTGCTTACTGGTCGGTTCTGGCATGACGGCATTTTGCTAACACGAAGTGACACCAGTGATGCGCCGTCGTGAGCACTCCGGCAATGTCCACCGGTTTATGCTCCTCGTACGCATCATTCGCAGGGTCTACTACATTAGCAATCTCGGAGATGGCCTCCAAGGCGTCGTCACGCTCTTTCTTCAACTTTCGAACCAGGTGAAGCAGCTTCTCAACCTGATCGTGCGCCTTCGCGAAGGCTTCCGCCTCGGACTCCTCCTCGAAGAGTCCAATCACCGTAGTTGGTGACGTCACAGGGACAACTAGGAAGTTACCGTCCTTATCGGTAGCAACGAGCCTCATACCGGGACGTACACGAGACCAGGTCTCTAGAATTTCCTTGAGACCTTCCTCAACTCGCATACTTTCACTGCCCATACGCTTGCTTGTTCCTTTTTAGCTCTTTCACGCGGAAAGAAAAACGCACCACGTCACGTATGCCGTGTCCCAATGGGCGTGGTGCGTCTACCTCAGCGCACTAAATAATGCCGTTGTCCGCTGAGATGTTATCTAGAACTGCATGACTGCCGAAAGACTAGCGAAAAAGCTTGAGAGACTGGCGAATTCGCAGTTCTCTTTTGACAGCTTCATCCACGACGTGGATGCGGCTTTCGGCGGGCTGCATGAGGCCCTTGTATCCGCTCAGAAGGTCCAGTCGCTTTTGGAGCGTAGCGGATACGAAGAGCTTGCCAAGCGCATGGGCGGCATCGTCGACCGAATCGAGAAGACACATGCCGTAATTGAACAGCTGGGCAAGCTCTACCATAGCGGTAAGCTTCGTTACGGTCCGTCGCGTCCTGACGTCAGCCGAAGATAGGACCGTTGTTCTCGTCATCGTCTTCGCCAGGAAAACGACGACCCTTGTTCACTTCAGAGATGAAGTAGCAGAGCGAATGCCACTGCTGGTCCTGCTTCTTGTTATGTGCTCGGCCGCGAAGCTCGAAGTAGAGCTTTACGATCTCCTCACGGAGATCCTCGATGGCTGCCTCAGCACTTGAACCCTCACCTTCAACTCCGCCCTCAAGCCACGAAGCGACGTAGTTTCCGCGCTTCCCCGTGACCTCGACCGGAATCGATGACGTAAGGTACAGCTGATTGTGCTTCAGCGATTCGAGGTACTCACTTCGTGCTTCGTCCATTGTTCTTTCTCCGAGCTTCCAGGATACGCCGGTAGATTTCCTCTTCCTGTTCGGGAGTCAAGTCGATCGGGTCGAAATCGTCCTCTTCAGGCATCGGCGTAGGCGGAGGCAAGTGCTGCAGCTGCTCGATAGCGGGGACCAGTTCGTCCTCATAGAGGATTCTGTCCGCCTCGTTGAGGCGGGAGATTTTCTTCTTGAGGTTGTCGTCCTGGTCCACTCGCTCTCTTTACAGGTCAGTCGTTGCTGTGACCCTTCGGCCAGTTCGTCTGCTCGGTCGGGGTCGTCTGCTTCTTCGGCGCGTCAGGATCCGCGTTGGGGTCCCAGCCCTTGATTTTCTCGGCAGTCCCCACGGTCCCGTGACGATTCTTCACGACCTCGACGTTTCCATTCTCATCCACAGCCATTACGACCTCCGCTCTCTGGTACCACTTGTACTCAGGGTAATGATTCCCACGCTTCGAGACGCTGGTGTACGTCTTCAATTCGCCCGTTACGCGGTCCGGTACCTGGTAAATGTAGATGATCGGCTTCTTCCAGGCTTCCGCATACCTGTTCTTGTATTCGTAATCGAGTTCGACGTCAGGCGGAGTCGCTCGCGCTTTCACGACCTTGAATTCGAGCGTGGCGTGATCGTGCACCGCATTCAGCGGCGAGAGCGCGAAGTCCACCTCGGCAACCGCCTTGTTGGCGTAATCGCTCTGCACGCTCTGAATGAGGAAAGCATCCGGGCCGAATGCGTAGCGGATTCTGTCCTGTAGGGTTTGAGGTCGCGGCTTCGCGGGGCCGAGAGCTTCGCAGCAATCCCATGTCTTAGCGAACCCCGACCCTACAGCCTTCTCCTTCGGAACGAAGAAGTATTGAGGATCCCACGCAGCACCTTCGATGTCGAAAGCCACACGCAGATCTTTAGGAGTGGCCCACTCCTTCTCCGCCATCTTCTGAGCGACTTCCTTCAGTCGCGTGGTTGCCTTCTGCCGGTCTTCCTCCGTCAGCTTGAGCATGAGTGCGTGATCGGGACTGCGTTGACTGCTGTTCCACACACGCGAGAGGCTGTCTCGGACCCGCGTCGCAATGACGTGTGCAGCTTCCTTCGGCGAGTAATGCTGACACTCGATGTTGCTGCACTCGATCGCGCTCAGACCGACGTAAGCAGGTGAATTACAGACAGGACAACTCATACCTTGATTCCCTCGTCTCCCCAGTCCTCGTCGAACAGGTTGTCGAACTCTTCGTCCATCCGCTTTTGCATGCACGCATTACACATGCACAGGGGGTTGGTCTCGAACGGGTCCGAAATGGTCGTCGAAAATTCCCGCAATACGTCCTGATGACAGTTCGCACACCGGATGTAGTCGCCCGCCGACGATCGGTAGACGCCAGAACTAGGCTTTCGCGGAACACGCTGTTGCACGATCATGCTCCCCCTCCGAGCGCGTTACGGACGTAACGCGTTAGAAGTTCGGCCTTGTCGGGGTCAGCCTTCTGCGTGGTTCCGAGCTTACTCCATGCATTGGTCTGGAAAGACCCGAGCCACGTCTCCGTGTATTCACGAGAGAAGCGACCGTCATGGCGATAGAACGTGTTGTGGATTCGATCCGCCAGTGAATACACCCGAACCCGCACGACGATCAGGTACTGGCTGTACGACTGGAACGCCGAAGCGCGTACCAGCGTGTATTCCTCGCGGTCGAACATACGCAGAAGATCATGGATCTCAGACATAGGCCCCTGTCCCTCTTGAGACTGTACGCTTACAGTGAGACAGAATGCAACTAGAATCGACGCTTCCGGTTCCGCGACGTGAGATGCATACGGATGCGCCGAAGGTGAGTCTGGTGCTCCTTCATCTCACGCTCGGTCGCGAACACCTGGACCACGTCACCCACCCTCGTAGCTGCGTGGACGATCCGACGGCAGAACGCCGTCTGCCTCAGTAGGAAGTACGCCTTATCCCGCAGGTCCGAGCACGTCATCAGCGAGTACACCGGCGTGTACTCATCATTTACGATGTCGGTGCCCGGGGGCGAAATGTCAGGACCCTGCTTCTGTCCCGTCTTCATTCGCTCGCGAGATTCAATTCGGCCCCTGACCTGCTTCTCCAGCGCCCGATTCATGTTTTCCTTGTGGGTCTTGAACCCGAACTTGCTGTTGTGAGAAGTACCGCGCCGCACGCCGTCCCACGAAAGCACAGGCGTAAAGGGCGCGGAAAAGTCGATATCTCGTTCGTATACCGCCCGCTCGATGAGGAAGATTCGCTCGCTGCCGAAGTACGGGTCGTCTCGGAAATCGGGGTCCCAAGACTTCGGCGGAGTGACTTCCGTCATGTGCGGACGATATCGACCACAGTAGTCGTATGACAAAAAGTCCTCGGCTTCCAAGGGCTTATCGTCGGTATCGTCATCGTCCAACATCGGATGTCTTTTACTATCGACGGACTTTGGGGACAGATCTAGCGCAGGCACGATTATCTATTGGTAGTGAAATACCTGCTGCTGTTTGCGGTGCTCCTGGTAGGGTGCTTTCCCAGAACCCCAGCGCACACGACTAGCAGAATGATAGACGGCAGGATGCTCACAGAGGCCGGTGACCCCCAGCACTGGATGCCGTCGGATTTCCCTTTGCCTGTTCTGATCGACGACCACATGCCGAGTGAATTCGTCATGGGCGTGATCAAAGCGTGCACTCACTGGAACACGCGGGTCGGCGACACGATTTTCGTCCCTACGGTCACGCCCATCCCTGTGTTGAGGGATGGAGCGATCGTCGTAACGGACATGAGTCTCGGGTATGACGAACGCGACCGGAAGATCCTTGGCCGTGCTCGTAATCGATTTTACCCCGAGAGCGGTCGCCTGCGCAGCGTCGCGCTGTTTCTCGACCCGGAGTGCGGCGACTCCGTGCGTCCGGTCGCTGTGCACGAGCTAGGGCACGCGCTCGGGTTAGGTCACGATGACGACCCGGAATCCATCATGTTCGACGAGACCAGCCCAGATGGACAGGCCATCGAAGCGTGGGATATCGAAATCGTCAGAGAGCAGCTAGGCGCGCTGACGTGCGACCCTTGACACGGATTTAGGTGCGGTTATTCGTGCGGTCAGGAGGTAATCCTGATGTACGATTTGTTCCGCCCCCGTTACAAGACCCTCCGTGAAAAGGACGGAGGCTACCGAGTTCTCTGCGAAATGCCTGGCGTTGCGCCTACGGACGTGAACGTTGAAGTCGTAAACGACTCACTTCAGATCGCAGCTACGCGCAAGGCTGACGAGAGAAAGTACGTGCTGGACTTCTCGGTCGACTCTGACCGGCTCGACACCAGCACAATCTCCGCTTCGATGGAGAACGGACTTCTCACTTTGGTAGTCCCTGCCAAGAAGCCAGAGTCCAGAAAGATCGAAGTCCGATCTCTTCTCGGAGCGTAGAGACAAGAAAAGCCTGCTAGGCAGCAACCTAGCAGGCTTTTCGCTTCAATACGAGAACTTCCAGACGATGTAATTCGTAGTGGCGTTCGTCGAAGAGACCTGGTCCCAGGGGAACTTCGACTTTGCTTGGTCTCGGTTCCGCATCTTCTCTGCTTGGGACCCGTAGTAGATGTCCGTGTGGTTGTGGATGAAGAATTCCTTGCGGCCCGCCGTCAGTTCCGCGAGCTTATCCGCAACCCAGCGGCCCGCGAGCGGGAAAGAGAACCCGGTCTCCTTGTCCGTCTCCAGGGCCTTCCTCAGAATCGCTAGAGCGATGAAGATTCCGCTAGACTCTTCCTGGAATCGAGGATTCCTGAGAACATCGACGTACTTCTTCTGCTCATCGTTGAGCTTGAAGTCGACGACTCGCAGGAAGTCTTCGAACGAAGACCGAGCCAGTCGAGAACACGTAATGGAGTGCTTCCCGATCATCCCATACTTTTGAAGATGAGTCGGGAGATTGTTGTTGCAGAGAGACAGGAGTGCCGTCCTCTCGTCACGCATCATCATACCGATGCGCGCTGACTCTCCATTCATGGCTCGATGCAGCGCGATAAGAGCCATGAGCGTGGAACGTCCAGCCCGTTGCGGGCCGAACATCACCCAATACGCCGCGTCGACGAACTTGTTGGTCTGGTCAGACCAAAGCTCCGGCGACTTATCCTTAGACAGTCTAGCCCAATCGAGAACCTGAGATACGTTAGCCATGGGGCACCTCGCTCCGGTCTTTACAGTCAGCTACGCCACACGAGGCGGACCGAGAACCAGTTCCCGATTCCTACCTGACTCTCAGGGAGGCAGTAGTCTACCTGGTGGAACGAACGCGCCCACGGCTTCCACCAGGGAGTTCCGTTAGGGGCCCCGTGGTCCGTCCTGAACGTGCGCGGCTTCGACAGCGGCAGGTCCAGCTGAACCGTCAAGAGACCCGGACGACGTGACTCGGGCTTCGGCTGTTCCACGTATTCAATCATTGACTCGCCTGATTCGATGAAGGTTTTCGTAGTGCTTGAATGGGGTATGTTCGATGACGCAATGCTTCGAGAAAAACTCTCGACCTTGCTTGTCGAATGGGATGCACACAAGCATCCTTCGAATTCTCTTTCGAGCAAACTGCGCGGCGTATTTCACAAGTTGAGCCGCAATACCTTTACGGCGATGTCTTGGTGAGACGAAGACTTGTAAGAGCTTCGCTCCTTGCTCGAACTTCGTAACAGAAACCCAACCAACGAGTTCTTCGCCTAACCAGCCTAGGAAGAACCACCCACGCTCCTGATTTGCAAGGAGCACCTGCATGCGAGAGCGTGGGTGTTTCTTACCAAGGGTAAGGTTCTTCAGGCTGGCGATCAGTTCAGGTGAACGATAGGCGTCCACTGCACGGATCGCCTCCACGTTGAGCATGCACCACGTTTACAGATCGACGCGGTGCAGAATCTGCTCCTCGTGGTAGCCGAAGAACGCGATTTCCCTAACGCTCTGAAGGGGATACGCGATTTCGCCCTGGATGTCCGGGACGTCAATAGGAACGAAGATCAGCTTGCCGGGCAGCATCGACACCCGATGCAGATCTTCGTTACGGACGTCCCAGCGCACGTCCTTGTCGACGACGATCGTGGCGTTGAGCTTGTGCGCGTACATCCTCTGGAGAATGTTGCCGAGCAGGTCGCTCAGCGCTCCGGGAGGATTCGCCATCGAGAGGATCTCCGGCCCTTCGTATTCCTTCGGGACGAAGACCTCCAGGGCCTTCACGTCAGTGACCCGAACAGCCTGCTTCATCGAAGTGACGCAGCCGTCCTGTACCCACACCCCACGCTTCTTCTTGAGCAGCGAATTCTTGATCGCGAACCGGACGCGGCTGTGGGTGATCAGCCGAATGTCGGCGTCCTCGGCGAGTGCCTTCTGGTGGCACTCCATCATCGCGTCTCCGAACGGAATGCGCTTGGCATCTCTGTACATGAGAACCTCACTTCCTGGGTCTGAGAACGACGTCGTAGCCGAAATAATCGGCCATGTGAACGAGCGTTTCGAGCTTCGGATTGCTGCCCTCGCCGAGTAGCTGCGTGATGCGGGACGGCGAAACGTTCCACGCACGAGCCAGATCGGAGCGGGTCATTGCCTTCTGCTCCAGCAAAATACCGACAGCACGGTTGAGGTCGGAACTCGAACGAATGCGGTAAGCCATTCGTTTCTTCTCCTTAGAGCTTGACGGCTCGGCCATCACACAGCCGATGAAGAATGGGCCGAGGAACACCTTCGATCATGCAAATGAACTCGAAGCTATGCGGGTGGTCGTAGTACGTCTTGTCGCAAATCTCACAGACGCAGTCACCGCCAGCCCGCGCCCAGCCGATCGGAGTTGCTCCGGCCTTATGGAGCGCCAGGCCGACCAGCATTTCTCCGGGGTTACCCCTCCGGCCTGCGGTGAACGTTGCGCAGAATCCCAGAGGATTGTCCTGGAACTCGTCCCACTTCTGGCGGACGTAATTCTCGTGGAGGTCGTAGTCTCGAAGCATGTACTTCAGAACTTCTCTGAAGTCGTTGAAGTCGATCCGCTGAAAGCCCTCGTGAAGGGCCGTCACCGTCGGGTACGTGGGGTATACGGGCTCGTTCACTGCTTGAATCCTTCGCGAAGCATCGCCAGTCCGCAGATGAAGCTCGCAAAAAGCGAAAAGGACAAGAGCATGATGCTTACGACGCTTACTAGCGCGTACCGCACGTCCGTAGGAAGAAACAGGAAACCCACATACAGAAACGGCAGCGCCGAAAGGACGCTGCCGCAGATGAGATTAGCCTTCTTACTTCGATTCTTCATCGGATTCTCGTATTGCTCCGCGAAGGAAGCGAGGAGAGAAGGTTCTCCAGCCTCACTCGCACGTCGTGCTTGCATATCTCGCAAGACCACGGGAAGAAGTGAGGGACGCCCTGACGTGTGGCATGGAACAACTGATAGTGCCTCCACCAGCTGTTCTGCCCGAAAATGCGAACTTGCATTCCGGGCGTGAAGGACAGGAATTCCATCAGGCGCCTGCCTGGTAAAGCTCGGTCTCGGCAGGGATCTTCATGTACCCACCGCTGAGGTACTCCGGCTGAACCCAGGTGCCGTCCTTCAGGCGGACGCGGTAAACCGTGCGAGCGCTCACGCCCTCGTACGACACGTCACGCACCTCGGCGTCCGCATCGACCTCGTACTCGAACGGCCCGATCCACTTCTCGAACTTCATCTCGGGCACGGAGTAGTAGCAGAAGTAGCCCTTGTTCAGCTTCTCGTTGACCTTCATCGATAGCTCCTAGCTGATTTCGAAACGTTCTCGTTTCGGGAAAGTCTGCGTCGCTCAGCTTTCGCGCGGCCCGCCCGGGTCCGCGGTTGCGTGACCACCGGCTCGATCTTGGGCGTAGGCACCTTCAAGGTCGGCTTAGGGGCGGGCGCTTCCTCGTTGCGAAAATGCTCAGCGATGATATCGAGCCAGTTCATGACCGTTACTATCGTTGGACTTTCAATGATCAGATCATCTGCCGCTGCTGGTTGCGGCTCACCGCCCAGCCATCAGCCTTCAGCGACTCCACCTGCTCATCAGTGAGTTCAGGAAGGAACACTGTCTTGATTCGACCTAGGACTTTCAGGGGAGCCATCGGAAGTTTCTGCTTGGCTTGATCGAAGTCCTGGCCGGGCTTGAGGCAAGCGATCCAGCGTACTCCCTCTTCATCGTGCTCGCTCATGACTCTATTTCCTCCTGAAGAGCTTTCACTGCATCTTCGAGTGCGGCTGCCGCTTCAAGCAAGTGAGGACTTGCTGTTCGATTCGCGTGCGCCTCAATTACCGTGTGGTGGAACTTGATGTCTTCGAGTCGATGGAGGAGATCCTCCAAAAGCTCGCGGCGCGAGTACCTCATCGCGGCAACTTGTCAATCGACGCACCGCTGATGTTGAGCGCCACGTCGCGCTGACCCTTGTACATCTCCTCGTACGCGTCCTTCGCTGCACGAGCTTTATCCATGCTCGTGTACACACCGAGGACGTCGGCGATGCCGTGACGAGTACGCACAAGGACGTACACCTCACCGGGAACAATATTCTGCGAAGAGTCCATGACTTACCTCCTGGTCGGACTTTCCGACCTCGACTACTTAGTATCGTCGGACTTTTCGGAGTCGTCGGGGAAGTAAGGATCCGCGCAGCAATCGCCCTTGGTCGTTCCGAAGACAGTCCCGCAGTTGGCGCAGGGAGGCCAAGGACCGAACTTGGGGTCACTGCAGCATCGCCCGATCATGACGATACGTCCACAGGTGAGGCACGGCGGGAACGCCGGCACCCTCTGGACCATCTTCATGAACTTCTCGCCCAACTCAATGTGGCGGCGCTTCTTCTCTTCAGTCATCGTCAATCCAGGGAAGTGCGGTAACAAGCTCGGAGTCGTACGCGACACCGTCGTCAGCGACTTGCGTTCGAGCGAGCATGCCTGTGATCACCATCACATCGAGCATGAACGATATAGGCTCGTCGGACCAGTCCGCGTAGACCTTGCCATCTTCGCGCCAGATCCCGTTGGCTCTCGCGTTCTCAGCGAACCTGGTCGCTTCTTCGGCGGGGATGTTCAGGTTCGACGAGAGCGCTTCCACGTCCTGTCCGAAGAATGCACAGCCGTAGAGGAACTTGGCCGCGTTGACGCTCTCGTCGCTAATTCCGTATTCGGAGATGATGTTGTCCAGGTCGGACTTGATCTGCGCTACGTCAATCATTCGTCACCTCCAAACGTCACACCGACCGACTTCAGAATCGAATCGATCTGCTCCGGGGATTCCTCCACCAGGAATTGCCCCTCGGAAACCTTGAAGACGGTCAGAGTAGGGTCGCTGTCCGACCTATCGTACCCTAGGATGTGGGCTACGTTGAATCGGGACATCTTCGACTTCGCCCGCGTGACATCGTCGCCGTAATTGCGCAGGACGATGAACTTGGGGCCGGTCGTAGACCAACCCTCCTCACGGAACACTTCCGCGATCTCGTGCACGTCGTCACGGGCGATGGCTTCTTCGTAGGGGTCGCGAATCTTCAGGACGCGCATCGCCTGAAGGATGTAAGGGTCCTTCTTCATCACTCACCCATCGGCTTTCTGCGCACGAAAATGCTCATGAAAAGTCCGATGAAGATGCCGATCCCCACCGAACCAATGCAAAGGAGAAAAACAAGCCCAGGATTCATCAACCCCACCCCGCGTCCAAATCGTTGAGAATGTCGAGAGCCTCCCAGATGCGCTTGCTCTTGTGAGCAAGCACCTGGGACATTACCAACCGGAGGGCCTGCTCATCGATTTGGCTCTCGACCAGCCAGGCCACCTCGATGGCGTGAATGAGTGCAGCGAGATCCGGACGGCCCGCATCGAGCAGGTCGTCGTAGAACTCTTTCAGCTTGTCTCCCGTTTCGCGGAGCTTGGCGTTGCCTCGCGATCCGGTACGTCGAACGATGTCCGAACGATCGCGCAGCGTTTCGAAATGGGCAAGACACGCGTCGCACGAAAGGAGGCGATCACGCTCGACGAAAGACCCGTCAGCCCTCGAACCGCCCCAGTGACCCCCAGCCATCCAAAGGTCCTTCGTACGGCACAGGGCGCGGGAAAGCTCGCCGGCCTTTTCGACCAGCGTAATGTGGCTCAGTTGGGGGCTGTTCGTGTCGACGTCGTACCCCTGCGTGAATCCACGCATACTGAGCCAGTTGCATTCCTCGACCGTGAGAATTCTACCAGTCATCGTACCTCTATACGTCACACTGTTTGCACAGAATCGAAAGCGTAATCTCATTCGGCTGAAGCATCACGACGATGCGTTCTCCGCAATCGCAGCAGCGGGTGCACCACAACCCGCCCGTAGACCGATAGACTTTGGGCTCTTTCGATTCGATGACGATTACAGTGAAGAATCCCATCACGTCTTATTGTCGAGGCCGCCGTCTGCGTCCTCAAGCTCGCGAAGACGGTCGCCTAGCGCGATCAGAGTTGCACGCGGGCGTGCCGTGATGACGCCGAATCCTGCCTCGGCTCCCTCCCGCCAGTCCTGAAGCTCCTCTGCCATCCTCTTCAGGCCCTCGACCAGACCATTGTCGCGGTATCCGGGCGGAATCTGGTTGAGGCACTCCGAAACCATCATGTGGACTGCGGCTCCGTTGTGACCAAGCGGGGCGGTCGCGACCCCGAGCATTTCTGCCACGTGGTTGAGGTATTCCTCAGCTTCCGTTTCCCGCCCTGCCTGCCTCTTCCGCACCCATTCAGGTACGAGCACATCACGCTTCGCCATTGCGACGCACTGACGCTGCGGGCTGTCCTTACCACACTTAGAACAGCGCCATTCCCGCATGTCATCGTCGTAGCGCTCTTCAGTCGCACCGCAGGCGCATGACTTAGGTGCCTCAGGCACCGGCTTCGGTCCGAGCTTCTTTTCAAGCTCCACGATACGCTTCCGCGCTTCGTCAAGCTCTGCCATCAGGCAGTAAATTGCCTTGTGCCCGGGACCGATCTCAAGCCACGGCTCGTTGTACCGATGGACGTGGATCTGGTAGTCGTTGTCCGGCGAAATGAAGGTGTACTTCCCCATTCCGACGGGAACTCGAAGCTCATCCTTGCCGCTCATCTTGACGCTCCTTCAGCCAGTGAAATCCGTAGTGATTCAGGAGACGAGTGCTGGTCGCATATTCCGCCGCCTCGTCTCGCTGGGAATACTGCGCAGTAACTACGGCGCGCAGGGCCTGAAGGTACGCTTGTCCTTCGGACAGCTTGGCGTAGCGTACGAGTGTGGGGACGGCTTCGTACACCACACTCATAGCGAAAAGCTCGTTCTCTTCTCGCCTGTCCTTTTCGTCCCGTGCGTTGCTGATGAGCACGAAGCCAAGGTGATAGGCGTCGCCGTTGACCACATGTACGACGTCGACCTTATTCATCGTCCGCCTCGGGGTTCGCGCCAACTGCCTCTTCCCACCGCTTCTGTTCTTCGGCAGGAACGAAGAAGTCCTCACGCTCCATTCGGATGACGCGAGCACCCTTCTTTACAGCACATACGTTGCCGTTGAAGCAGACCCCGTAAACGTAGTTCTCCGGATTCGGCAAGTAGTGCTTGGCCGCGCTTTCGGAGACGGCCATGTAGACGAACGAACCGCTCTTCTTGCGAAAGAATTCCCCCTGCTTGATTTCACCAGCGGCGACAGTCGGATCCATCTTCAGAAGCTCGCGGACCTTCGCGTCTGCCTCCGCAACGACGTCGGGGTCTGCGTAGGAGAGATCGCCGAAGCCGCTGACAGAATACCCAAGCAGCTGAGCAAGCTGCATGCGGTCTTCTTGCGAAATGTCCTTGAACATAAGCTCGTTGAGCCCGAAGCCATGCTTTTGGCTATGTTCGAGGAGCAGATGCACCGCTTCGTTGGGCACGAACCGGACGACCTTATCAGGGGCCACCCAGACCGGCTGCATCGGGTGCTTGGGCTTCTTCATTCGTCGGGCCTTTTCGCTCGCGGGGTGAACGGGAGACTTTCCTTGATGTCGGTCCTTACTCCACACTGCGCACACTTGAACGTGTTGAAGTAATCGGTCTCGTCTCGGCAGTGACTCGCGGTGACGAATACGTCGTCCTTCTCGACAAGAAGGACGGCACCACACCCACCTCCGCCGTTGCCGGCTCCGGTGCACGTGTATTCCTTCGCCCAGCTGGTCTGGCCCGGATTACCCGGCTTGAGAATTTTCACGTTGCTTCCTCTTTTTCTTGCCTTCGAGGTGGTCGTAAAGCTCGTACCCACCTTTTGTGCCCTTGTTCCACACGATCTGAAGGAGACGGGAATCCCAGTTCTTCAGTACGCGGGCCCAGTCCTTACCACGCTCTTTCCACTGTTTCTTGGTGACACCGTCAGGCATCGTGTCGGTGTTGTTCCAGTAACAGTAATCCTTGAGCCACGCAGGCAGCTTCCCGCTCACGTCAATGAACGCGTGGAAGCCGAAGGGAACGATGTACGCGTGCTGATTTCCCTGATCGATCATGACGTGGAAACCAGCCTCGGCGTAGTTCTCTACGAACTGGAGGTTCGCTTCCCAGTTATCGATTTTCTGGGCTCGCGCTTCCTTCGTAATCTTCTTCCACACGCGCTTGCGGAGAAGATCGAGCGCCGGATACAGGTCTTCTAACTGGACCCGGAATCCAGTGTAGATCTTGGTGCTCACAGGCCAGCCATCGTACGAGCGCCCAAGGCGTACCCGGCTTCCCACGCGGTGCGAAGCTCGCCCTCAAGCTCATTGTAGTAGTTCTCGTCCCGGGGCAAACCAGCGAGAGCCGCCTGCCGACCTTCGAGTTCGGCCAGCTGCAAAAGCTCCAACCGCTCCTGCGTGCTCGCCTGAGGCCAACGGCGTGCGTTCTCGTATTCGCGCTTTTCCTTCGTCACGTTTCTCTCCGGTCGAATCGGAAACTCTTCATGTGCGTCCGGGTCATTCGCCCAGCCGACGTGGCAGTTGAGATTTGTGCAGTGCTCGTAGTAGTCAGCCCCGCACTCCTCGCAGACGTTGGGACCTAGAGACATTCGTCATTTCCCACTTGGACAAATTCAAAAAATTGAGTTAGTGTCCAATTTCGAATTTCGACGTGCTGAGCCCGACAAATATTACCTGGCGTACTCTACATTTTCGAGTGCGCGCTGGATTTCGATGTCGTTCCCGAGCTTGTCCTGGTAGAATCCCGCGCAGTCGTTGCACCTGCGGATACGAATCGCCTTGCCGAACCGCTTGCTGTTGACGACCGCCGAGCATTCCTTGCACGCCGGCTTGCCGCACTCGTAGCAGCTGGAGCGGATACGGTACCCGTTCCGGTTCTCGCAGTCGTGCGTGTTCAGGCCCACCTCACACTGGCGGCATTCACACATCTTCGATCGTCCATTTCTCGATCTTGTGGTGTTCCTTGCTGATGTCGAGTTGGAGCATTCCGCGCTCCAACTCTTCGATCGACGTAGGCGTCCACATGTGATCGATGTCCTGGGTGTAGTAGAGAACGCCGCGTTTCGAACTGAGCCCGACCCGCCGTCCCGACTGGAGATGCCGCACGCTGTAGAACGTCACAGTCATTTCAGGTTGACCTTCGGAATGACGGTGTCCTGTAGAATCCGCTCGGGCTCGATGACTTGGATGAGTCGGACGCGCTGCGGGCGGACGACCATGATGAAGCGATTGCCCCCGTGGAGTTCTTCCTGGAGGTTGAGGAATCCATCCTCGTACTTCCACTTGAGGAATTCCTCAACGGTCGACGTCCAGGGATTGTAGTGCGTGCTCGGGTTGACGAGGAATTCCTGCCTGTCCGCTCGAACCACGCGACGGCTAATGACGTGGTGATCGACGAAGAGACGGACCTGAAGATGCGGTCGGTCCTTGACGTAATCCCTAGTACGCTGAAGGTGGTCAGCGAGGAAGGGCCACGCGTTCTCGGCCTGGGTAAAAACGTCGCGTGCGATCATCGGTGCTTCTCCACCCATTCCTTGACGGCTGCTGCGAGCTTCGGCAGGACCCACGGCGAATCTTCGGGGTCCTCTTGATTCGATTGGAAGTATTGGACGCAGAGTTCGATGATTCTGTGCTGCGCCTCGTAGCGGGCCTGCGACGCTTCTCGGTCCTTCGCCATCCAAGCGTAGTGCTCTTCGCTCGGCAAGTCCCAGATGTATTCCTCTTTGAGGTGCCGCTGCCATTCCTCTTCGGTGGCCTTGCGGTACTCCCCTTCGAGGTAGCAGTCGACGTCGCCGTAGTAGTCCTTCGAGGTGTGGAGGTACCCCTCCCACACCCAGATCCCATCTTCGGGAGGCAGACCCATCGAGTGATCGAAGAGGTAATCTCCCCTTCCCACGTTCTCGATTTCGTAGTCGATGTCGCCTCCCTGGTGTTCGAGAAGCTCGGCCTTCCCGAAGTAACAAGCGACGAGTGCCTTGGCCGGACGCTTGTCCCACGGAGGCTCGTACTCCCGAATGGGTCTGACGCTCTCTACGAGCTTGACGTTGTCGAAGATTTTCGGCTTGTCGTTACTCACTTGAAAAGCTCCTCGTCGCTCAGAGCTACGACGTTATAGACTTCACCGGTAGCAGAGATGACAGCCCCGGTGTTGCCAGAACCAATCGCATTCTTGAGCGCGACTGCAGCTTTAGCGACTCTCAGGACAGACGCGATGGCCGCACGGTCCTTTTCACTGAGGTCCCAAGTGTCGCCGCGGGTGTCTGCCGCCATTGCTTCGAGCCGTTCCATCTGCTCTTCTAGCAGCACCTGGTGGCTAGTCGTCACTTCTTCCTCCGCCGTCGAGTCTTCGCGATTTCCTGCTCGGCCAGCGTTGCACTCTTGGCCGCCAGCATCAGAAGCGTGACCGAGTGCGAGTTGAAATCCCCGAGGTAAATCGGAAACCCGCCCGTCTTTTCGAGGCAGTTCTCCGTCGCCTTGATGAGCTTCTTCATCTCCGCGAGAGTCGACTTCGCTCTTGCGTTGATGTTTTCCCGCGTGTCGATCATTCCTCAGGACTTTCCTTGATCGAGATGATGTCGAACTTCGAAGAGATGTAATCGGCCTCAGGCTTCGCTGCCGTCGACTCCCAGAAGGTCCGGAGGATCTCCCTCGCCTCTTCTTCCGAATGGGCGAGAATGGTCAACTCCACCTTCAGGTCGAAATACTTTCTCATTCGAACACCATGATCGTTTCTTCAGGGACGAACGTACGCAGGCCCGTAATTGCATGGACGGGGAGGCGGAGTTCGTGGTACTCCACTTTCCACTTCAAGTACACCTCTCGGTCCTTCCAGATCGAGACGTCCTCCTCGATACGCGTGGAATTCAGCCTCTCCAGGTTGAACTTCAACACGCCCTTGACGAAGACGGTATGCTCCCAAGCGCAGGGTCCCCTTACGCCCGGCAACTCCCCTTCGATGAGGTGCGGGTTTGCAATCACTTCCAGCTGACGACGTACCGGGTCCTGCCCCAGCCAGTTCCCAATCATCGTCAGCTTCTCGACCAGCTGCTCGTGATGCACGCTCACTTCCCCATTTTCGCGTAGAGCTTTTCGAGCGCTTCGAGGGGAGTCCTTCCCCTACCCTGCGGCGAGCCGTTCTTCACGATGTTCGTCCACCCGTCGCCAGCCAGACTCGTGATGCTCGCCACCCACTCGGTCTCCTCAACCAAATCCAGCACCGGCTGCAGCTTGACGTTGTTCTTCGCCATCCACTCCAGCCACTCGGTTGCGTCCTTATCCACGTAGCAAACCTCAGTACGTTTTCGGTTCGAGTTCATCAAGCGTGCGCTCCGCAACAGCCCGTGCGTCATTCGCACTCATCCCTGCGTCGCGAATCAATTTCAGATTCTCTTTGGCACACTGGATGTCACCCTGAAGATTACGGGCGTAGAGGATCACCCAGTCGAGGTTCTCCCTCAACTGTTCGGAGTTCCGCAGCCACGCCTCTTTGTGCTTCGGGTCTCCGGTGTCCTTCCACTTCTGCCAGTTCTCCTGGTACTCACGGATGACCACACCGACATCGTCGATCAGGACGAATCTCTCGCTCATGCTCCCTCCTCGATCGCCTTTGCCACGAGCCCCAGCCACCGCTCTTCGTAGTCGACATGCGACCACGTGGCCGTCTCCTCGCACGAACGCAGGAAGTTCCGCACCTGCATCCCTTCGCGGAAGTACACCGAGTACGGGAAATACTTCCCCTCTCCGTACTCCACAGCGAACACCGCGTCGATGCGCCCGTGCATCTTCTTCACTTCGCGGAAGTAGTCGACGCCCTCTTCGCCGAGCCACTCCCGCAGTTTCTCAACCAGCCGGTCTTCCATGGGCCATCTACCATCGCCGGACTTTGCTCTTACGAATTTGTGCGCGTGTATTTAGGGTACTACCCCGACAGAAAACCCCACCCCCTCATTTTTTCGTAACTGGGTTCCGCTGTTCCCCGAGGGCTCACCCGCGCGCACGCGAGGGCAGCTGGAGAAGTGCCGCAGAAAACACCCCCATGTTTTCAACACCCCAGGGGGTCATTTTTTCGTAACTGGGAACTGGGGATCTGGCGCAGCGAGTACAGTACGAGCGTAACCAATTTACCGGGCCCGCTCCGCGGGCCGAGGTATTTTCGCGGAGCGAAAATACCGGGGAGGTCGTTCGCTTATTTTTCGCGGAGCGAAAATGCGAACGGATTTACCGGGCGCTCCGCGCCCTAAGCATTTGCTCCGCAAATGCGGGAATGGCGGGACGCCATTCGCTGGGAATCGCTCCGCGATTCTACCGGGCCGCGGAGCGGCCATTAAATGCGAGAAGGCCCCACGCATTTAGCGTGGGGCCGTTCGCTGGTCACGCGAGACGCGTGACACCCTCGACTGCGCCGGTCTGGAGCCCGACGTTGAAATCGGGAATCGAGAGCGACGTCTTGTCTCCGGCGTAGTAGACACCGGCGACCACCTCGACCGGGGCGACGAATCGGAGCTTGCCCCGATCCTTCCCGCGGTACGTGAACGCCTTGCCCTCGATGTTGTACGAGTGACCGCGCTTGGGCATGAACAGAGCCATGATTCACCTCCTCATGGCCATTATCATTCCCGGGCTTTTAGCTGCGGCTTAAATGCGAAAGGCGCCCAGCATTTCTGCTGGACGCCGTTCGCTTATCAGCCGAGCGTGAGGTACGCGCAGCCGGCCGTGAGCCAGAAGCCGAGACCCATCAGGATTCCCCAGCGCATGGCTCAGACTCCCGGCACGAAGCTGCGGAACTTGCCGTTGACGCGGCGGGGCCGGAAATCCGACTTGCGGATTCCCGCCTCGCTCAGCTTCGCGCCGAGGCTGGTGCGGGGCGCCGGAGCGCCACCGAAGACGAGCGCCGCCTCCGAGGGGGCGGTCGCGGGGACGAGCAGGTGCTCCGGACGCTTGATGATGAAGCCGCGCATCGATTCCTCCTGAGGCGACATCGCCTCTCTTGCCCACTATCATCGGCGGGCTTTTGCGCTTGGCCTTAAACGCGAAAAGCACCCGGGAATCCCAGGTGCCAATCGCTCAGTGACTCGCGGTCTGGATCGTCTGCACGCCCGTCTCGGCGCCGGTCGTCGCGACGTCGACCACCACCGTCGCGCCCTGCGCCGCCACGCCGACGACGCGCTGCGCCGGAGCGCAGGAACGCGTGCCGTAGCAGGCCAGACCGACGATGACGAGACCCGCGATGACGATGTGCTTGATACGCATGGGAACCTCCTGTTGCCCACTATCATCGCCGGGCTTTTGCGCCGCAGCTTAAAGGCGAAAGGCCCCGGATTTCTCCGAGGGCCAATCACTGGTCACAGGTCGCCGAGGAGATCCGCGAACGGGTCCGCGGGCGCCGCCTTCGGAGCGGCCTTCGGGGTCGCCTTCGGAGCGGGCGCGGCAGCCTTCGGGGCCGGCTTGCTCGCCGTCTTCTGCGCCGGCTTCGCGGGCGGCGGAGGCGCATCGTCCTCCAACGAGAGGTCGAGCTCGTCGCCGCTCATCTCCAGGGTCTCGGTCTCGGTCTCCTCCGAGGTCGTCGCGGGCGGACGGCCCGCCGCGGAGCGCTTGGGATGCCCGTTCGACTTCAGGCCGTAGGGAGCGATGGCGCGACCCTTGGAGTCGCGGCCGAAGGGCGCTTCCTCGTCGTCCGAGATCGGCACCGGACGGTCGCTGGCCGGCTCGGGCATCTCGACCTTGATCGACTCGGGGCTCTTCTCGACGTTCGGGAGCAGCGTGATCGTGCCGCCGATCGTGATCGGGAATCCCGCCTCGATGAACTTGGCGAGGACGTCGGCGTGCATCACGATCAGGTCGGCGAGGTTCTGCTTCTTCGTCATTCGTGAATCCTCCTGGGACCACTGCGGTCCCTTGCACGAATTACTATCGGGGGATTTTGAAATGCCCCTTAAACGCCGAAGGGGCTCGGCAGCAATGCCGAGCCCCCTCGTACGTTCACGCCGCCGCGGTGCGCTTCGCCTTGCTCTGCGCGCCCTTCGAGGCGAGCAGCGCCATCGCCTTGTCGGCCAGCTTGCCGACGAGGACGGCGAGGCTCAGCTCGAACGACTCGACGTTCTTCTGGTAGCTCTCGCCCTTGGCGCTCGTCCCGACGATCACGACCTTCGCCTTCGGGGCGTTGTCGGCGTACTGGTAGACGTGCACCTCGATGCGGCGCTGGCCGGGCGCCACCGGGGTCGTGGGCTTGACGCCC